CAAACAATTATTTGTATACACTCTCAACTCATTCATCTCACTCTTTACACTACCAACTCCACCACCCAATACACGATACATTAAATCCGTCATCACACTCACATACATCCCTATTATATTACTTATCGAATTAAATAACACTCTCAAAATAATTGTCCTTCAAACTATTATCATACCCAATCTTCCCATTTTCATACCTCAATACATCATGGTCATAATAATCCGGAACAGCTAATATAATATCACCCCTATCCCAACTATTTAATTCAATACACTTTTCAAATATTTCTAATTGCTCATTTTGATTATAACTATCAAATTTCGTCACAAAATCACAAAACCTCTCATTTATTACATGTTTATTTTGTTCATTACTTCTTGAAATATTGTAAAAAAATAATACACTCCCATTAATTCACTTAATATTCTTTTAATTTTCATTTGTTTTAACCTTTGTCAATTAATTTAAAGTTAATGACTATTATTATATAAGATGAATTTTCAAGAACAACTTAAATTACTTGAACAAGAAACTAGTATTATTCACTATTTTCAAAATAGAAATATTGTAGATTTTATTAAAACTTATATTCAAGTCGACTCACTTGTAAACACATCTAAAGATATTGAACCAAATCATATCCATCAACAATTGTCACATATTCAGAATAACTTGTCACAAATTACTAATCATTTAACCACTGGACTAAAACAACAACTACATGATTGTTTATTTAATATTACAAACACCGAGCTTAAAAATATTATCACAGAACTTTACACAAACAAAGAAGATAACCTGAAAAATACACTTGATAACTTTAAAGATAAACTTCTCAATATTAATAATCAAAACTTAAATGAATTTGATAGAAAAAGTTTAGGAATCGTTCAAAATATTCAATCTACATTTAATAGCTCTCTTGATTCTCATAATATTTCACATAAAATTAACTCTATAGACACAACTCTTAACTTATTACATAATACATTTACAAGTAACAGTTCCAAAAAAGGAGAATTTGCAGAAAATATTCTTTTTAATAATTTAATTAAAGCATTCCCATCAAGTGATGTCACAAATACTAGTCAAACACCTAATTGTGGAGACATCGTAATTAAAAAAGATGGTAAACCTGATATTTTAATTGATTCAAAAAATTTCCAAACAAATGTACCAAAAGTTGATTTAGAAAAATTCTACCGTGATTGTGAACTCAATAATTGTTCTGGTATTTTATGTAATGTTAACAGTGGAATTGCCAATAAAGACCATTTCCAAGTAGATATTCAAGATTCAAGAATTTATGTTTATATTGCTAATCACGAATTCGATAATACATACTTCCAACTAGCAGTTAAAATTATTTATCACATCCATGAAATTATTAAAAATAACAAAACTAATATTATTGAGCTCGATAAGGAACTATTTGAAAGAATTAAAATAGAATTTAATTTCTATAATCAAAGTTTCAAACAACACCTTAGTATCATTAAACAAAATATCGTAAGTCTTGAACAACTTACAATGAATCAACTAGAACAGTTCTTCAAACGTAGTAACTTTAATGACCTTAAACCATTTAGTTGTTCCAGTTGTGGAGCTGGTTATGGAAGTGCTAAAACACTTAAGAAACATATGGCTGACAAACACGGAATTAAAGTCACAGCAAAGAAAGGTAAAAAGGCTAAAAATCAAGAAGAACAAAGTGAAAATGACAATGAATTAGGTGAAGAAAATTACGAAGAACTTCCAGATAATATTAGAACCTTCTAAATGCAAAAAAGGGCCCGAAGGCCCTAATTTGGATTTTTTATTAATTTTTTAAATTTTAGTTTGATTTACAAGTTAAACTCAAATTCGTGCTTCTCATCCTTGACTTCAATATCAATTTCCATATCCTTTGGATAATTCTCAGTAGGATTCATTACAAACAACTTACCTTGATAACCCATAAATACGTCACTCTTAACAGGATTCAATGGCTTTGGAAGAATAGGAACATAAGGCATTTGAAAAAATATTGGCTGAAAAGGTTGAAATTGAAATGGAACTTGGTTAAACACAGATGGAACTTGATTCATTGACTTGGATTTAATTCTCTTCACACGATTCAATTGACGGTCTTTCTTATTATTGTAATTCAATACAATAGTTTCATTTTGATAAACAATAAAGTTACTTTTACATTTCTTACATTTACGATTCACCCAAGACTTCATAGTCTCAGTGCGATAAAACTCAGTCTTTCCACAATAACAAGTAACACGATACATTTTCAATAGAATACACAAATTTCCTATTTTTCTAAAAAAATTCAATTTTTCTTCTTATAGAAATTTAGCTTAATTTTAACATTTTATTTCTATACCTATATTAATTATGGCATCAGAGTTACATAAAGATATCAGAAAAGTATATATTTCTGATATAAGAAGTTCAACTACTGCTCCTACAACTTTAACAGTTACTAATGTATCCACAAATAATCTATTAGCTATTAATGCAAGTATAAGTAGTCTAAATATTACCGGGTTAACATCTGGTACCTCTCTTATTAATGGAATTTTAAGTATTAATAATATAGGGGATAATGTATCTCTATTAAATTTAAATTCTAATAATCCCTGGACATTTAAACAATCTGGAACAGGAACACACTCTAATTTATTATTTCAATCTCAAACATCAAATACAAACTTTTTTATTCAAACTTCCTCTGGCAATAATATAGTCCAGTTTAATGACAGCGGAGCATCTAATTTTGTTTCCGTAGGAAATCTATATTCCAATAATTTTACCTCATCTAATATATCAGCAACTACTTATTCTGGTTCCAATATAAACGCCATAAATATTTCATCATCTACCCTCTATGTATCTAATTCAAGAATTACAACTTTAACAACATCTAATTTACTTTCTACTTCTACAATATCTACTGGAACTATTAATGCTACAAATTCTACAATTACAAATACAGTTCATACTGCTCTATCAACAAGTACACTTAATTTAACTACAGCCGTTGCAAGTACCGGAATCACAACAGGTACACTTCTCGCAACTACCAGTATAAGCAGTAGTAGTATTCAAGGAACAAATAGTACTATAACAAATTCAGTTCATACAGCTTTATCAACAAGCACACTTAATATGACATCTGCTATCGCGAGTACCGGTATCACAACTGGAACAATTCTCGCCACTACTAGTACAAGTACAGGACAACTTTCTGCAACAAATACTTCTACAGCAACACTTAATACACCAGGAGCTACAATTGGCACGCTCAATGTTACTGGAACATCCACATTTCAAAATGTTACGGCCACTAATATATCCGCAAACACACTTAACTCAACAGGTCTTACAACTGGAACAATTCTCGCAACTACGAGTATTAGTACTGGTCAATTTACAGCTAACAATATCTCTTCCGGAACAATTAATACTGCAACTGGAATTACTACATCAAGTTTGTTAGCAACTGGAAGTATCAGTACTGGACAACTAGGAGCTGCCAATATTTCAACAACTAACTTGTATGTTACCACACTTATTACTGGTTCGAATCTTGGCACCGGCGCTATTTCAACCGGTACATTACGTGCATCTACAACAAGAGGTGTTCTTATTGGGTCAAGTACTGATATTGACGGAGGTCGTCTTATTTCAGCTCATAATAATACTTTAGCTAGTGGTGGCCAAACTTATATAACATTAGGTGTAGGAGGAGCTACGAATAATCAATCAGAATTTTCTTTTACTTATTTCACATCTGGTTCAACTCTTAATAGAACAAGTATTGGTTTATTCGGTTCACCAAATATTTTATCTATTTTAGGTACCGGAAATGTAGGTATCAGTAATACAAATCCTTCTTATAAGTTTGATGTTACAGGTAATATCAGAGCTACTGGTAATATATACTTAGGTGGTGGATTTATTTATCCAAATACTAATATAACTACAGCATCTAATTTACAACTTAATGTTTATGGCGGAACTTTATCCATTAATGGACCAACTACACTATTAGGTTACGGTATTAATGCAGCTGGAACTTCTACTTTAGGAAATATTATTTCAATCGGAAGTGGAAATGTAGGAATCGGTATTGCAGCACCAAATTCACTTTTACAAGTTGGTGCAGCCGTTGATACTATTTACGGAAATAACGTTTTAACATCTAATACAATTAATATGTTTGGTCCTGCAAGAGCAAGTCCTACCATAGGTGGAACAACAGACTTAAATGGAACTTTATTTATTAATTCTACATCCGCTTATGGAAGAAATGTTGGTGCATCTATTGCTTTAGGCGGTAGAGGGTACGCTTTTGGAAGTGGTAACTTACATATGAGTTTTGCAAGAATTCAAGGTGTTCAAGCTACTGATAGGGATACTTATGATGGAAATTTAGTTCTTGAAGTTCAAACCGGTGGAAGTATGTATGAACGTTTACGAATTATGGCAAACGGTAATATTGGTATCAATATGACTAATCCTGCATATACATTAGATGTTAATGGAACTATAGATGCTACAACTTACACTGGTGGTAGCGTAAGTGTTTCAGGAAGTATTTTGGCTGGTGCTAATATTGCTGCAACTGGTAATCTCACTAATGGTGGATTTGATTTTATTTTAGGAAATACGGATCAAAGTGCTCGTGGTAATTCCGGAACATCACGTGCTCTAGTTAAAGAGTCTGGAAATATACTTGTTATAAATTATGCAGGAGATTTTGGTGGGGGAACTAGAGTAGATGGTAACTTCTTTAGAACAGTAGGTAACAGTAATACTATCGGAAATATTATCACTACTGGTGGTAATGTTGGTATTGGAACTTCTAGCCCTGTTAGTAGATTCCATGTAACCTTACCAACTAACGTTGATGTTAATTGGAGAGACCTTATTTATAGAGGTACATCATTCTGGGGTGACGGCATAACCACTTATAATGGAGCTGGTGTATATACTTCAGGAAGTTTATATGGAACTATTATGAATACAATGTTATACAATCCTCATATTACAGCTGTTTCAGGTGATACAGCTCGAATGCGTTGGGGAAGAGCAGGTGGTGTTGCAAGTGGAGCTTGGTGGGAAACAGGTGTTAAAACAGATGGCAGTTGGCATATTGGCAAGGAAGGTGTTACAAATAATTTTATTATTACAACCGGTGGTAATGTCGGTATTAACACTGCTACACCATCTCAAAGATTACATGTCGTTGGTTCTATTAAAGCTTCAGAATCTGGTATTTTCGGAACAAACTCCATTTTAAGCATTGAAGATCAAACTAGTTTTACTCGTCTTGCTGCAAATGAAGTACGAATTTGGGACAATAATTATGGTGATATTCTATATGTCAATCATCCTGGTATAGGTATATATAAGTCACCAGCTTATGCACTAGACATCAACGGAAGTAGATTAAATTTACACAATGCAGCTGGAACTGGTGGTGGTCAAAATTTATTCGAAGGAATTACCAACGAATCTGCACGTGCACAAATTGTTATATCATCAATGTATAGTGACTTAGTCATTGCATCAAGCCAAGCTAATGATGTTCATGGAAGCACACTCACATTTGCATCTTATAACCCTAGTAATAAAGCTGATTATAGAAAATGGGTTATTAATCAGGGTGGATGGGGCTCTCGTGTTCATATGCTCGAATTTGGTTATAATCCCAATAATATACCTAATCCACATGATGCCATTAGTGATACATATACGGTGATGACTTTAGATGGAACTAACGATAGAGTAGGTATAAGTAATAGAAGCCCTAGTTTTAAATTAGATGTTGGCGGTGATTTCAGAGCTTATGGTGGACGTTATATCATCCAAAATACACAAAATGGTGGAACTGGTCGAGGTATTTATATGTGGGCAGAAAATGATACTAATTGGGCGATTTATATGGGAACATCTGGCGCAGGAAGAAGTTTTAATGGCGGTACAGCACCAACCGGTGTTTACGGATTCTCTTCACATGCAATGAGATTTAGAACATATCATAATGCAAGTGCCCCAGATAATGGATGGATTTTTGAAAATGGTAGTGAAGGACACGCAGCAAGCATTAGAGGTGATGGTCATGCATATTTTGCTGGTAATCTTGGTATTGGAACAGTTAGTCCTAGTTATAAACTCCACGTTTCTGGAGATACACTTACAAATGGTTGGTTTAGAACTACTGGTGATGCTGGATTATGGTCCGATACATATGGCCGAGGTATAAGAGCATTAATTTTAGGAGATTATGGTAATGTTGAAACACACGGGACAGGGAAAAATGAATGGGAAGGATACTCTATTCATGGAAGATATGTATTTATGAGTTCTGACGATAATAATTGTGGTATTTATAATGACGTTGATAATTATTGGCTCTGGTATTGGGACAGACCAGCTAATACTATTAGAATCGGTCATGACGGTGCTCGTAACGTTCACATAGGTGCTGGAGAAGGGTTAATTTATCTTGGAGGAAATCGAAGTGGAGCAATTGTAAAATTAAATGATGATTTATGGTTCTCTGACCCCCAAAATGGTAGTATTGAAATTAAAAATGGAGGCAATAATAACTGGGGTACTCTAGTAGGTTACTTTAATAACCAGTGTTCTCGTGAATCAAAAAAAGATATCCAAATGTTAAATGAAACTGATATAACAAACCTTTACAATGATACCATTAACACTGACATTTATACATTCTTTTATAAAGAAGACAATGAAGAAACTGATAAAAGAAAACTTGGTATTATTCTTGAAGAATCACCTGATTATATGTGTGTCACACCTGATGGTAAAAGTCTTTATAACTTAAGTTATATTTCTATGTTACACGGAGCAATCAAAACTATGGATAAGAAAATTAAAGATTTAGAACAAGAAAATTCTACTCTAAAAGCACAAATTCAACAAATATTTACACATCTAGGACTTAATTAAATTAATTAACTTTGAAATTAAATTATACACTTTTAATTTCTATGTTTATATTAATTATGAGTAGTGTTCTACCTAAAAATATCCAAAGTGTTTTAGTAACCGATATTACTACATCTAGTAGTATTATAGCACCAGTTATTTCTACAGGTAATTTATATTCAGGTTATGCAACTATTCCAACTATTATGATGACAGGAAGTTTTCATGCTACTCATACTAATAATACCATAGCTAATATTTTCACAACAGCAGGTAACGTTGGTATCGGTACAACTGCACCTAATTCTCGTCTAGAAGTTAATGGAACAATCAAATCAGGTGATATAACTGTTGGAAATATTAACTTTACTGGTAGTTTATACCAAAATGGTCTCGCTTATCTTGGAAGTCAATGGACAACAACTAGTGGAAATACTATTACATACACATCTGGTAATGTAATTGTAAATAGCGGATTTAATTCATCTTTTAACTCTAATACACTTGGGTCACTTATTAGTACAGGCGGAAACATCGGTATTAATACAACATCTCCTGGAACTCGCCTTGATGTATCCGGAACAGGGCGAATCACAACATCTTTAACTACAGGAGCTTTATATAGTACCAACCAAACTACAACTAATATAGTCAGTACAAATTTAAGTACAGGAACACTCAGTTCAACTACTATGTCTACCGCTTTATTAACTGCCTCAACATCCGTTACAACAGGCGCTTTATTCAGTACTAATCAAACAACAACTAATATCGTCGGAACTAATATAACTACTTCGAATATCACAGTTACAAGTGGAGGATTATCCGCGACATTTAATTCTAATACAATAGGTAATATTTTTACTACAGGTGGAAATGTCGGTATCGGAGTGAATCCAGTACAACAATTACATATTAATACTTCTTTAGCTGTAAATAATTTAACTTTCTTAGGAAATCCAACCTCCGGGTCAGCACGTCTTAATATACGCGATGTATCACAACAACTTATAGAATTTCAATATAGCTCAAATACAATAGGTAATATTACATCTTTTGCTGGTATACCAGGTATTCGTTTTAATGGAGGCGGGGGTGTAAACCAATTTGTATTAGCAAGTACAGGCAATATTGGTCTAGGTACCACCTCACCATCTGTTAAATTCCAAGTTGAAGACGGTTCTGTAATTTTTGGAGATTCCACTTATATATCAACGTCTGTACCATCTGCACCTGGAAGTGTTGGTACAGCAAATGAATATCGTCTATTTTTTGATAATAGTCACAACGCAACAGCAGGTGCTGGTATACCTGCAAATAAAATCGTTCTTCATAATAACAATTGGACTGGAGGATTTGGAATTGAAGGAAATTCAGTAACTTATCATTCAGGTTATTCTCATACCTTTTATGGCAATGCAACTAATACTTCAACCTATGGTAATGCAATTATGATGATAAATGGAGCTGGACGCGTAGGTATTATGACAACCAGTCCTGATACAACACTTCATATTAATGGACCAAGTTTACAAATGGGCACTAGTACAAATGCTTTTAACTTCCTTACTACAACTGGAAGTTTATATTTATCATCTGGAACAATTGGATCAAGTTACATTACATCATTTACATCTACTGGTAATGTAGGTATTGGTACAAGCACTCCGTCAAATCGTCTTGATGTTGTTGGTACTATTCGTGCAAGCGCTGGTATCTTATTATCTAGTAGTAATGTTACCGAATTTGGTCACGGAATTTCTGGTAAACACAGTGATGCTGGTAAAATAGGTTATAATACTTGGACAACTGGTCTTAATATTGTTGGAGCTGGTACTGGTGCTAGTGACCGCCTTGTTTATATTTATGACCATCTACAAGTAGCAACTGCTGTTACTATTCCTAATTTAAGAATAACTGGAGCAACTAATATTACTGGTAATGCCAGTGTTCAAGCAACTACTAATAATTATACTTTAACGTCTGGTGCCCTTAATGTTACAGGTGATATAGTTCTTTCTGGAAGTGAACTCATGTTTACAACAACTGGTGTTGGTACACCTACTATGAATGGTCGAGGAAGTGGTAGTAAAATTGTATTGTATCCAGAAACAGGTGTAGGATTTGGAGATTACTCTATAGGTGTTGAAAGTGCTTATACATGGTTTCAAGTTCCATCTTCTAATCACGGATATAAATTTTATCAAGGAACATCCTCTAATTTTGTTATAGCAACTAACGGTAATGTAGGTATTGGTACAACTGGTCCTGTTACTAAATTACATGTTGACGGTAATCTACTTTTATCACTAGGCTCACGTTTAGCAACAGCATCTATTAGTGATAATTTCATTTATTCTGGTGCTACCGTCGGTCACTATTCGTTATTATGGAATAACGATACAGCAGAAGCTGGTGGCGCTATGAGTTATATCTCAGGATATGGTGGTTTAAGAATATTTAGTAATGGAACTCCTCGTCTTAATCTTACAAGATTAGGTAATTTGGGTATCGGAACAACATCTCCAGGTTTTACACTTGATGTATCTAATACCACACGTTTACAAAATGATTTTGGTATTACAGCAAATTCAGCTGCATGGAATAGTACATTAACAAAAGGGTTATATATGAGATATTCTACAAATGGTGTACAAGACGCAGGATATATTCAATCTATTGATAGAAGTACCACTACTTGGTACCCATTAAGTATTCAAGGACGACAATTAACATTTAGTACTAATGGCGGAGATGGTTCCGAAAGAATGATAATTACTAGCACTGGAAATGTTGGTATAGGTACCACATCACCAAATGCTAAACTACATATTATTGGAAACGGAGGAAGTAGTAATATCTTTGAAGGTGTTGACCATGCATATCTTCAACTATATCCATTTGGTTATGCAGCAGGACGTAAAGCTTACATCGGATTCCCAGATGCCAATAACAAAAGTTTATTTATCTACAATGAAGCTACAGCAGGAAATATCGTACTTAATACAACTGCTCTAGGTGGCTCCATTCAATTCATTAATAATACTACAACAGCTGTTACTATTACAGGAGGTAATGTTGGTATTGGAACAGGTACACCGGCTTATCTTCTCGATGTAAATGGTACAATTGATGCTTTAACTGTTACTACAGGAAATTTAAGCAATGGAACAGCAACTATCGGAACACTTTTAAATAATAATTTAATCAATTACGGTGTTAGTGCTCAATGGGTTATTAATGGCGGTGGAACAGCAACATGGACAGGAACTAGTTTATTATGGAGTGAGCGTGTAATTGTTATCCCTGTTAAAAAATCAGAATATGGAAGTAATGGACATTTTGATATAAGTTGTCCAACTTCAGGAACTATTACATATTATAATTCGGCTAACGTTACGACAACTGTTACATGTACAGCTAGCGGTATACCTATGACAGACTGGGAAGCTTTATATTACGAAATTACACCTGGTCAATCTAATACAAGTGACCAAACTAAATTTAGATTAGTACAGTTCGGTAATTCTACTTGGAAACCTACAAGTAATTGGATTCTAATAGCAGTTAGAAATGGAGATACCAGGTCCTTAAAATGGATTCCTGGTAATTCCTATATTGCCCCTGGCGCAACATTCAATAATTTTACTATTTTTAATAGTAGTGGTGTTATTGGTATTGGTACCACTCAACCTGCAACTGGTCATACTACAACTATACCTAATGCACGTTTGAGTATTTTATCTGGTGTATCTGGAAATAACGGAGGAACTTCTCGTATTAGTATAGGAGGTGACAATAGTCACTATTCTGCTATAGAAGGAGCTCATACAGCGAGTGGTGCAACTACATTAGCATTCTTAACTTGTCTCAATGCTTCTACTAATTCTGCTAATCCCTTAACAAGAATGTTTATAGAAGCCGATGGTGATATTGGAATTAATACAACTGTTCCAGGTTATCGTCTTGATGTTAATGGAGCTGGTGGATTTAGAGGTAATCTATATGTTAATACAGCTGGTGCTGGTGCTACACCACAATTAAACGTTAGCCCAAACACTAATGCAGCAGAATCTAGTATTGCCTTTTGGCAAAATACAAACAATAGTGGTACACTTTGGGTTGCTGGTCATAATCCTGGAGGTGCTGGAAGTGATAAATTCGCAATCTACAATAGTACATTTGGTGGTAATGCTCTTACTATTCAAAATGATGGTAATGTAGGTCTTAATATTAATTCTCCTGGAACTCGTCTTCACGTCTATCAGAATAGAGATAATGAAGCTGGTATTTTATGTGAAAACCCTAATTCAGGTGCATCTGCATATGCTGCTCTTAGATTAAAAACAAACGCAGCTAACAATGGATATATTTTCCTTAATAGTACTGGAAAAACAAATGATGGACCAGCTTTATGTATGACCATGAGAAATGATACTGGTGATTTACGACTACAAAGTGCTGGAGCTAATGGTATTTATATTTCAAGTACAAGTGGAAATGTAGGTATTGGAACAACACCCAGTTCTAAATTGCATATTTTCGAAGCTTCAGGTACAGTGGCTGGCGCTAATAGTGGTAGTATTATTTTAGACCATGACAACAGTGGTGGTGCATCAAGTATTACGTTTAGAAGTAAAGTCAATAGAGGTAGTGACTTCGCTTATATTCAATATCTAGATGCAGCTACTGCAGGAGGTGCAGGTGAAACCTCTAGATTTATTATAGGTGTACAAAACGACGCAGATGACCATATTATTCTTGATCCATCAGGAAGTGTCGGTATTGGTACTTATTCACCAGGTTTTAAATTACATGTCAATGGTAATATGAGAGCTGATAATATATATAATAATGGATGGTTCAGGAATTATGGAGATCAAGGTTTATATAATGAAGACTACGGATGTCACTTTTATAGAAATGATACCCTATATGGCAATTGGCGTATTCACGGAAACGCAGTAAATAATTGGAATGGATTAAGATTTACTCAAGCTGAAATTTCAGTAATGGCAGGTGAAGGGGCTACAAGAACAAGTGGCTTTCATTATAACAATGTAGGTTGGGCTATGATGCTTGATGCAAGTAGAAACATGTATGTTACAGGTGATATTACAGCCTATTGGTCAGATAGACGTCTTAAAACGAACTTGCAAAAACTTGATCATTTTGATGATGTATTAACTTCTTTAACGGGATACTCATTTAACTGGAATGAAAAGGGACAAGAAATATTACAAAAACCAGCTGATGAATTAGACGTAGGTTTAATTGCACAAGATGTTCAAGCTGTTATACCACAAGCAGTCAAAGTAAATAAAGCAGGCCAAAAAATTGATGAACCAGACCCATTTGAATATTTAACAATTAATTATGATAAAATTGTTCCATTCTTAATTGAAGGTTACAAGGCTCAAAGAGGCGAAATCCAGGCTCAAAGAGGCGAAATTAACGAATTAAAATCTAAAATCGAATCACTTGAAAATATCATTCAACAACTTCTAACTAAATAATTTTCTATAATTTAATAAAAATTTAAATTATCGATATATAATAAGGAAAGGTTTATGCCATTACAAAGTTCAGGACAAATTAGTTTTAGTCAAATACGAAATGAATTAGGTGGACCAGCTACACAAGGCGCAATTAGTATGAGTCAATATAGAAGCGGTGGAACATATGGTGGTCAAATCGCATCCAACCCAAATGGTATTCCATCATCAAATTCTAATATATCATTTAGTAAATTTTATTCAGCTGCAAAATGGGTATACCCATCAAGTGCTCCATATAACGCTGTCAATGTTACAAATAGTGCATACGGAGGATGGAGTGTTACTAACCAAGATGCTAACGCTTACTTAATATGGATTGATCCATACCAAAACACAATCGTTCCTATAGCTAATTACGGTATTAATTATTATTTTATATTTCAAAATACATCTGGTTCCGATATTTCTGGTACAATTTATGTATTTCAAGACGACAACGCTAACTATTATTTAAATGGTACTAACGTAGCAAATTATAATTATACAGGTAATACTAATTCATTTGCAGCAACATTTAAGGTCGGTCAAAATTTATTTCAGGCTTATGTAGTTAACGGAGGTGGTCCAGGTGGTCTTATTCTAACATTTAAAAACTCTGGCGGTGGTACTATTATGTATACAAACAATACGTGGCGTGCTGATGCTAGATGTTTACTAAATTATTATAATTGGTTAGACGTTATGACAGCATCTAACCTATCAGGAACTGCATATCAAATTGAAGGTACAAACCCGGATAGACAAATTCGGTTAGGGTTTAGTTCAGGTAGTACTCAAAATGTTATTTATACTACAACTTCAGGTGTTAACTATTCAAGTTTTGTATTATATTTTGAAATATACGTTGCAACTGGTAGTGGAGCTGATGGATTATACGCATTTTTCGGTTCTAACTCTATATATATTGGTGAATTCGGTGGAAATAATTCATTCACATTATCATTTCATATTTGGCAAAGTCGTACACAAGGAATCTATCTTATGAGGGGCGATGGTACAATTGTTGCGTCCTATATTACATCTGGATTTATAGCCAGTACATGGCAAGGCGTTTATGTTTATTATACAAAAGGAACATCAAATACATGGAGTGTTTATTGGAATGGTATTAATATATTTAATTATAGCGACCCTAATAACGCATCTTTTGTTGCAAATGCTGGAACTTATTCAGGTATCGGATTCCGTGACGGAGGTGTTACAGGTACTGCATATGTACGTCATCTTGAACTATATCATAGAGTATAATTTCAAATTTATTTTAATAAATTAAATTATTAAGATATAATAAGTAATAAGTCAAATATGGTTCTTCAAAGCTCTGGAACTATAAGTTTAGGTCAAGTTAGAAATGAATTTGGAGGTCCATCTAGCCAAGGACCTGTTAGTTTAAGTCAATATAAAAGTGGAGGAACATACGGTGGACAAATAGCATCAAATCCTAATAGTATACCATCTACAAATTCACTTATATCACTTAGCAAGTTTTATTCATCTGCAAAATGGACATATCCATCAGGTACATATACAGCAGTTAATCTACTTAATTCTGCAGGTAATGCAACTAATCAAGACGCTAATTCCAAATCTATCTGGATTGATCCACTACAATATTCTGTAGCACCTATCGCAAATTACCCCGTTAATTTTTATTATATTGTTCAAAATACAACAGGGTCTGATATATCTGGTACAATTCATGAATACCAAGATGATACGGGTTTAATTTATTTAAATAATGTTACTATCGGTAATTATAGTTACACTGGTACAACTAATACAATAGGGTCTACATTTAAAGTTGGTCAAAATTTATTAAGAGGATATATTACAAATACAGGTGGTCCAGGTCATTTCCAATTAACATTTAAAAATAGCGGAGGAGGTACTATTGCATACACTGACTCAAATTGGTATGCTGATGCAAGATGTTTACTTCATTATAATAATTGGGCTACTACTTTAACTGCATCTAATAGAAATGGTACAGCTTATTCTATAACTGGCACAGACCCAGATAAACAAATTCAATTAGGCTTTCAAACAGGTGGTACCAAAAATGTTATTTATACTACTTCGAATGGTGTTAATTATTCTAGTTTTGTACTCTATTTTGAAATTAACATAGGTACAAGCAGTGGAGCCGATGGCTTATACGCATTTTTTGGTTCTAATTCAATTGACATTATTGAATCAGGGGGAAGCAATTCATTCACTTTGGCTTTCCAAATTTATACAGGAGGGGGTAAATCTCGGGGTATATATCTCATAAATGGTAGCGGTACAGTTGTTGCATCATATCTTACATCTGGATTTATAGCTAGTGCATGGCAATCCGTTTATGTTTATTATACCAAAGGAACAACAAATACATGGAATGTCTATTGGAATGGTACTAATATCTTTACTTACAGCGACCCCAATAATGCTACCTTTATTACAAATGCCGGTACATATACTGGTATCGGTTTCCGTGATGGGGGTGTTGCTGGTACTGCATACGTACGCCATCTTCAATTATACCATAAAGATTAAATAAATTCTTCAATAAACTTAAATTTACATCTTCAATAAATTTATTTTGCATTTCATCTTATGAATAAATTTACATCTTCAATAAATTTAATCTCTTATGAATAAATTTACATCTTCAATAAATTTAATCTCTTATGAATAAATTTACATCTTCAATAAATTTAATCTCTTATGAATAAATTTACATCTTCAATAAATTTAATCTCTTATGAATAAATTTATTTATTTAATTTCTATACTTATATTAATATAAGGCAACATGAGTTTTGCACCTAAACAATTCATCCGTAGTGTTGATTTTTTATCTACAGAAAATGCCATTAATACAAGTACTGGTTGTGTTAATATTTACGGTGGTATGTCCGTATCAAAAGATTCCTATTTAACTAACATGATTGTAGTTGGCAATAGTACATTAGCTAACATTAATATTACTGGTAATTTAATAACAAGTACAGGAAATACCTTAACTAGCTCTCAATGGACAAGTATTGATTCAAATACTGATATTTATTTTGGTACATCAGCTAACTCATTCGTTGGTATTGGAACAACTACACCTGGATTTAATTTAGATATATCTGGAGGCTCTAGAATTACTGGTGGACTAACTGTAGGAAATCTTAATGTTAATACTGGGGCAAGTGTCACAAATATCCTTAATACAACTATTTGTACAGGAACAGTTATAGTTACAGCTGGTAGTATTAACGCTGGTTTTAATTCCCATACAGTTGGGTCACTTGTGACTACAGGCGGCAATGTAGGTATAGGTACAACTTTACCATCTAAAACATTACATGTCTCTAGTTCTTCTGATTTACCCATACGAGTAGACTCAACCAGCACAGCTAATAATTCAGGTATTGCAATTGGAAGTAATTCTTCAATTGGGTACGGTGGTTCTACACATTCTAATCAATTAGTCCGTAATAGACAATTCTTATACTCGGCAAACGATATTGTATTTTTAAGCTCTAATTCAACTTCTGCTGCCATGTTTATTCAAACATCTGGTAATATTGGTATTGGAACTACGTCTCCTGGTTCAAAACTTGAAGTTAATGGTACAATCAAGTCTGGAGATATTACTGTAGGTAATATTAACTTTACTGGAAATTTATTCCAAAATGGCTCTGCATATCTTGGTAGTCAATGGACAACCACTAGTGGTAATACATTAACATATACATCCGGTAATGTAAGTATTAATAGTGGTTTTACATCTTCATTTAATTCTAACACTCTTGGAAATATTTTTACAACAGGAGGTAATGTAGGTATAGGAACTACATCACCAGTATATACACTTGATATTATTGGAACTATAGATGCTACAACTTATACAGGAGGTATTGTTTCTGTTACATCTATTACTACAGGAACTATTCGTGTCACAGGTAATGCTGATATTACTGACTTGACAGGTACAAATATTACATCTGGTACTATTCGAGCATCTAGTCTTATTTCTACATCTAACTTATCGACAAACAATTTTAGTTCTGGTACTATTAGGGCAACAACATTAATTACATCTGCCAATATTGCATCATCTAATTTAACATCAACTAATGTGTTAGCTACAAATATAACTACATCTATATTGAACGCCACTACTGTCGCCAGTACTATTGTTTCTGCTACCACATTTACAGGTGGTAATTTAAGTTTAAGTGGTAATCTTAATGTTGCTGGTACACTCACAACTGTTAATATTACTTCTACTAACTTAGTTAACACTAATGTTTCAGCTGGAGTTGTCGTTGCGAGCACTTTATTATCTGCCACGGCTAATTCAAATACATTAGGAAATATCTTTACTACGTCTGGTAATGTTGGTATTGGTACTACTAGTCCTCAATATAAGTTAGATGTAAATGGTATTTTAAATGCAACATACTTGCGAGTAAATACGACCCTTTTTGCTGCAAACACATCTGGAGTTAATGGACTTATAAAATTATATAATGTATCTAATTTAGAAGGAGGGAGTGGTTGTAATATAACAACATCAACATTACTAGCAACTACAGGTATCACATCAGCTGCTATATTAGTAACTGGTTTAACAAACATCGCTAGCACATCTAATAATTATTCTATTACATCAGGTTCACTGAATGTGAGCGGCGATATAGTATTATCAGGTACAGAATTAATGTTTACACAAACAGGTGCATCACCACCTACATTAAATGGAAGAAGTAGTGGCACCAAAATTGTGTTATATCCTTCAACAGCAAGTACACAAGGCGATTATTCACTTGGTATAGAAGGAGCAAATATGTGGTTCCAAGTACCTACATTAACTAACACAGGATATAAATTTTATCAAGGAACTACACCTAGTTTTATAATCAGCAGTGGGGGTAATGTCGGTATAAATACAACTTCGCCTTCTAGAATGTTGTCTTTAAATGGTCCTACAACTAGTCTTACAGCAGGACCACATTTATGGATTACTACATCTGACCAAACAAATCCTGTTTTCCAAATGTTAAACTGGTCAGCAAATAATGTTAGTATGAATTTTGATATGTATTATGATGGAGCATTCAGAAATAGCGGTAGCTCAACAGCTTGGCAACTTTATAAAATTAATAATCAACTTAAGTTCATGTATCAAAATGGAACAGCTGGAACTTCTAATGGACAAAGTAATGCTTTAATTCTAGCAAGTACAGGTAATGTTGGTATAATGCTTGGTAATGGTCTAAATTTTAATAGCGGGTCTTCAATAAATAACGGTGCATATTCTCTGCATACTGTAAACGCCAGCCCTTATCCAGTCCGTTTATCTATGTCATCAGATGGTGCCGTTCAACGCCCATTTGAAATAGGATACTATACAGGAGATGTTACATCTGGATCATGGAATTCTAAATTTTACGTAAATGGTTATAGTGGCAATACGGGTATTGGTACAGCTAGTCCAGCCTATACTCTTGATGTAGCTGGGACTACAAAAATTACAAACACATCATCTACGAGTATGGGTACACTAATCGTGGCTGGTCCTAATTCAAGTGCTCCTGCTACAGCAACAAGTGGACAATTAGCATCATTCTATGGAGCTGGAGGTACAGGAAGTATATCTAATATTGATTTAAGTACATATTTACCAGGCACGTCTACTAATAACTTACCAGCTGTACGATTTAGTATGTTAGATTTAGGAGCTGCAAATTCTACTTTTAATATTTTAACAAGAAACGGTGGAAGTACTGGTACAATGGGTTCAAAAATTTTTATTGATGGGTCTGGTAATATTGGTATGGCTACAACCAGTCCACGTTCCAATTTAGAAATTAATGGGACAACTAGTACAGTTGGTATGATGTTATATTCCGGAAATGACACTGGTATTAATAGTATTTTTTTCAATCATAGTAATACTACGTCTCAATATCTCAAAACAGCTATTCAAACACAAGCTTTAGGAACAAATCAGTCTGCTAGATCACATTTCGGTATATTAGTTAATACAACAGGCGATACAAGTAACGTTTCCTGGAGTGATTCCAAATTCTTTATTCATGGAAGTTCTGGTAATATAGGTATAAGAACAACAGCTCCTACAGATTTCATGCAAGTTTCAACAGTTATGTTATTAGCATCTACTGGTAACTTAACTTGCTCTGGAGACCTTTACGCATTTGGTACAATTTCAGATCAACGTCTTAAAACAAATATTGAAAACATAGATACAGATATAGCATTAAATACTATAAACCAATTAAGACCAGTTACTTTTACATGGAAAGACGATATTTTCAACGAACAAAAACGAGGCCAACAAGATATAGGATTTATAGCCCAAGAAGTTGAAGAACTTATACCATATGCAGTTGGAGAATATACCAATATTGAATCTGGTGAAGTTTATAAAAACATGAAACATGAACGTATCATTCCTTATTTAACATCAGCAATTCAAAGGTTAACGTCACGTTTAGCTTCTCTTGAAGAACAACTCAAATCTCTCAAAACTTAACTAATTTATTTCACTTTCTAACAAAATTATTATTATATTTTCTAGTATTAATATAATAATGAGTAGCACTAACTTGGTTAATACTAACAATTGGTACAATTTAATGTCTACTAACATCATTGGAACTAAAGTTAGTGTTAGTGGAACAAACCCAGATGTTCAAGCAACTTTAATTAGTGGTTCTAATAATGTTAACTTTTGCTATTATAAATATCCACTTCAAAAAACAAAAGGATTTACTCTTACTTTTCAACTATATATCACCGCGAGTAATATCAATAGTGTTGGTGCATCTTTTGGTGTTACTAACCCTTCTTACGATGGAAATGCAGGTGTTCCAAATCAAAATGGAGCAGTTGAATTAATGATACGACCAGCAAGTAACATTTTTTATTTATATAATAATTACGGCACTAACACAGCTGTCGCTAATGCAACTGTAACTTTTGCTTTAAACACATGGAAAACAGTCACAGTTACATTCACACCAAGTGCGACTAATACATGGGTTATTGGATATGATGGTAGCACTGTACTCACATACAATGACGCTTCTTATACAAATTTTGTTAATAATTCCAGTACTTTATGGGGAATATATGGAGCATCAACACCTGCTACAGCTGTTTATCTTAGACAAGTTAATATGAATGTTAATTTAAATAGTATATCATTAAATTCACTTAAAAATATTATTTATGATTACCCTGAAGAATGTTTTATTAATAAATTAAGTAATTATTCTCAAAATAATTGTACAGCAGCTTTTTCAACACGATTGCTCGTTGCTAATTACGCTGGACCTATGGTAAATGTTCGTAGAGGTTCTGATAGTGCTACCCAAGATTTTTATGGGGATATCAACGGTACATTGGGAACTGCATATGGTGGTACTGGAATTTTATTACAGAATTGGCTGAATGGTTCCCCTGGATATGTTACTGTGTGGTATGACCAATCAGGGTTTGGTAGAAATGTTATTCAACCAACAACAGGTCAACAACCTACTATAGCAACACCTTTATTAGATAATATGAGTTCTTCTGCAAAATCAAGTGCTAGAGGTATTTACACATTATTTCTCGCTAATAGCTCTTACACAGGTGCTATTATAAATATTAGAAGAAGTTCTGATAATGTTACTCAAGATTTTTACGCAGATATTTTAGGTAATCTATCCAATGGTACAGGAACATCCTTCACTTCTTGGATTGGTACGTCAACTGCTTATGTCACTACATGGTATGACCAAAGTGGAAATGGGTTTCACGCTACTCAAACAACAACTGCGTATCAACCTATTCTTACATGGAATAGTACTCATAGTGCATGGTGCGTAGATTCGCAAAATAGTAGCACTCAATTCTTAAATCTACCTGGAACATCTGTTATTCCAACTGGTTCAGGTTCATTTACTATTGCATTAAAACACGGAACTGTCAATAACACTACTAGTGGTAGTTTTATAGGTAATAGTTATACAGCTGCTTATACTAATAATATTTTATATCTCGCAAATGGTGTATACAAACAACAATGTGCTAGTAATGATTATAATTACAACTCTAGATATGCATCTGGAAACACTCTTGTTTTAAAATGGGATGGAACTACTAAATCTGGATATATTAATGATATTACTAATGGTTCAAATTTATATGGAAGCGGTGCTCAAGGTACTAATACATCTGCACAATACTTATTTAATTCTAGCGCTGGTTACTTAAATGGGCAATTATTTTATGTATGTGTTTTTAATACAGCTTTATCTGATACTGACCGTCTTATATGCACATCTACTAAAAATACTCTAGACATATATTATAATGGCGCAAAAAGACTTTATAATTCAACAAACGTTCCTATTACTGGTGGTAATAAAAATTATACATATGTGTTCAACTCTAAACCTAATGGTACTCAATATTCATGTTTAATTGAACAATCAGCTAATCCAGTGATTGATAATGTTCGAGCAACTGTTTATTTTTCGTCAAATTATAATTCTTATGGTTTTGTAGGTCATTTTAATGACAATATGGGTATCGTCCCATGTAACTTGATTACATCAATGAATAGAAAAGCCGTTTTTATGTGTAATCATAATCTAACGTCTAATAATATTACAGTTAATGATAATGGTACTTTATATCAAGGAACATCTAATGGAGTTTTATATGCAGGTAAATCTGGTAATATACCAACTTCTTTAAGTGTTGGAACAAATCAATTTGCAATAGGAAGTAATGTGGTAACTTCAGAATTCTTTATAGGAAATATCAATGAAGTCATAGTATTTAACAATACATTAACATTACACGAATCTATGTTATATTTCACCCCATCTCTAGTCACACGTAAAGATTATCCATCTAGACCCAAATTTCAAATTAAAGGTATACCAAAAAATACTGCAACGATTCAATCTGGATGGACAACTCCTGGACCAGTTATAGCATTAGATACACAAATCTTATCATCTTTACCATCAGGAAGTACCTTAACATCCTGGAAAAATGCAACATTATATAATTTACCAACTTATAATACAGCACCTGGAACAAGTACAATTAATTTAACACAATCACCTTATGTTACTTTAACTGCTGCTAGTTCACAATATATAGATTGCGGTACCAACACATTTAATATTAATACAAATGGTGGATTTACAGTAGTTTGTTATGCTAAATTCAATTCATTAGCAGTTTCTGCTCGTATTTTTGATTTTGGTAATGGTTCTCCTAGTGATAATGTTCTAGTAGGTACTTTAAATACGTCTGGTGGTGCATATTTTCACATTTATAATGATACTACAATAATATCATCGGCATCTTCACCTAATGGATTTTTAACAACTGATTGGCAACTTTATACATTTAGATATACAGTTAGTTCAAACCTTGTTGAATTTATAAAAGCAGGAGTTTTGATTAGTTCTACAACTATTGCTACAGCTGCAACTAATAGAACAGTTACTTCTTGGATAGGTCGAAGTCGTTGGGGAGTAGACCCTTATTCTAATATACATGTAGCTGGATTATATGCTTATGATAGAGCCTTAACAGATACACAAATCGCAGCTGTTAGTAACCACCTCACATTTTCTACAACATCGACTATCCCAAGTGTTATTCCTGATTACAACAAGGTAAATGTAGTTGGTTCAGTTTTAAGTAATGGTTGGCGACAAGATCAAGCTACTTATTTTAATGGGAATATTAATAGTTATATCGACGTTCAAGATGTCCCAGCACCTCCTATGAGTTACTGTTTTTGGTTTAATAATGTAAATACAAATGGAATCGGAGTTGGTAACACTATGGTTGGGTTATGTGATGCACTTCGAGGAACTAATTATGGTATCCAAATAGATACTTATAGTAACAATACTCTCAATTTTTATTGTGCCTTACCATCAACTTGGACTAGTTATACTGGTTATGCTATAAGTGCTAATACATGGTATCATGTAACTGTATGTGTTAATACAAATTATAGTGTAAGTATTTATGTAAATGGTTCTTTCTTAACTACCTTGACAGGTACTACAATTCCTCCTGCTAGAAGTAGATTTATTATAGGAGCGGATGGTACAACTGCACGTGGATGTTATGGATATATTTATGATTTTAGAGTGTATGATTATATTCTTCGCTCCGAAGAAGTTACTGCTATTTATGATCAACGTGAAAAATATCTTTTATCTTACAATGTACCATCAAATTATCTAGTTAATGTTAGAAACTGGTATTCTGTTATGACACAACAAGCTGTTAACAATTGGGGAGGTGGTAGTTATACTGGATATACGATGGTACAAAGTGGTTCCGACCCAAATGTTCAATTACAAATGGCTACATCAACAACTACTAGTGCTAATATTATTTATAATCAAACTGCTATTCAGAACTATAGTTCTTTTAGTTGTAGTTTCGAAATTTATACATCAGGAGGTATAGGTAACTGTATTTATTTCTTCTGCGGTGGAACAGGTTTCCCTGGTAGAAATGCAGCCTTAGATTGTTATGTCCCACCAAATGGATTCACAGTGCAATTTGAAGCATATGCAGGAGGTACACCTCAAGGTATAAATCTTATAAATAGTACTCCTGCTTTAGTTGTAAATTATCCAACAACTATGTGGATTAACGATAGTAGATGGCATGCTGTTACTATTACGTATACACGTGGAGTCGTCAATACATGGGTAATTAACTTTAATGGTCAAGATGTAATTACTTACAGTGACCCTAATAATACTTCTTGGTTAACTACTACTGGTTCTTATTGGGGTATTGGGGCTAATAATCAAGGCGCAAATATGAGTTCGGTTATAAGACGCCTTGAGTTAAATTATACACCATATACTACAAATTTAGGAATTACACGTAATGCATCTCAAGTTATGAAGTACCCTATAACTGCTTTAACAGGAGACTCAACTAATATTGCTGGTAATTCTAGAGGTTGTGGTACATATATTGCAAGTGCTAGTAGTGTTGACGGTAATCCAGCATTTTATTCTTTTCAAAATAATGTTGCTGGTCCTTATTGGCATAACACAGGTAGTCTTTATAATACATCAACTGGTGTTTATACAGGTGGTGTTACAACAACTGTTAGTGGAACAAGTTATTCAGGTGAATGGATTCAAATACAATTACCTAACACAATTCAATTAGCTTCTTTTAGTATTTATCCACGTCAAGATGGAGGTCTTTATGCAACACGTTCACCAAGAAAATTTGTTATGGCTGGTAGTAATAATGGTACAACATGGTATGCATTACATATAGAAACTGGTATTAATGATTGGACAACCGCAGAAAAGATTTTTGCTTGTAATCAAAATAATACTGATACTTTTAGTTATTTCAGACTAATTGTTCAAGAAGCTGGTAATACAACAAATAATCAGGGTTATATTAATTTTGCTAATTTAAGTTTATTTGCCACGCCAAGCTTAAGTAATAGTAAAATTGAATCACGTGGTCTTATTGATGGTCTTACATGGAAAATGTATGACGGTGAGGCTTCTGGAGATATGATTAATTACTTTACAAATAATACATATAGAAATATTGGTAGAAGCGTTAATTTACAAAATGTAAATTATGGTTCGAATGGTCAATATATAGTAAATGGTCTTGATTATTACTCTATGGAATGGTTCGGATATTTCTTACCAAATGTATCTGGAACATGGTCTTTTTATTTATGGACGGATAATAATGGGTATTTATGGATAGGAAATACAGCATTATCTGGATATAATACAAGCAATGGATTAATTAATAATACAAATGTTTCTGGAACAACAGCTACTATAAGTCTAATAGCTGGTGTTTATTATCCTATACGTATTAGGTTTACTGAATTATGGGGGGGTGATGACTGTCAATTCTACTTTACTCCACCTGGAGGTTCGCAAATATCAAATGGTCAAGGCTATTTCTTTAGTTCGATTGGTACAAATCAAGCTTATCCAGCTGAAAGTGCTAAAGTAATTAAAGACCTCACTGAAACAAATACAGATGGTGTTTACTATATAAATGTTAACGGGGTTTCTACAGCAACATATTGTCTAATGAATGACCATTATGACGGTGGTGGTTGGATGATGTTAATGAAGGCTACAAGAGGCACAACATTTAGTTATAATTCTAATTATTGGACTACACAAAATACATTAAACCCCGGTGACACAACTCGCCTTGATGCTGATGCCAAGTTTGATACATTTAATTACTCGTCAATAAAGGATGTTCTCGCTATTTGGCCTGACATTTCTCCTAATTCTTATACAAATGTTTATGGTAAAAATGGTGGTAGTATATATGCCGGAGAAGGTTGGACGTGGAAAATTGATAATTGGTGTGGAACTTATACTGGTGTATTAAATCAATTTTCAACAGCTGCACAAAATGCTTTAAGAGGAGCTTATGCATTATATAGAGCTAATAATAATTATAGTGGCGCCATGGTAAAATTACGAAGAAATGGAGACAATGTTGAACAAGATTTTTATGCAAATTTATCTGGTAATTTAGGAACTTTATACGATGCATGTGGAACGTCAGTCATTTCATGGATAGGTGGTATGCCATTAAATATTATGAATTCAAATAATTGGTATACAGTCATGACAGCTGGTGCCGTAGCATCAGCATTAGCTGGAACAGATCCATACGTACAAAGTCAACTTGTAGCTGGAACAGCAAATACTGGCGGTCATTGGTATTATAATTCTCTCTCTATGTCTACATATGCTAATTTTGCATTTGACGCACAAATATATTGGACTGGAAGTGGAGATTTTTATTCTGTAGGATTTGGCGATACAACTGCTAATGGAAATCAAGGTATTAGAATCTTATTTAACTTTTGGTCTGGGTATTCTAATAACGGCTTTAGTGGAACTGGTATCTATATATTAAAGAATAATGTTGCATTAGCCAAATCTAATACGTCTCCTAATGGTGCTGGCGCAAATGCATGGTTTCCAATACGAGTAATATACACAGCATCCGTAACAAATACATGGCAAGTGTTTATTAACGGAGTATCTGCTTTAACTTATAGTGACTCTAATGCCATAAGCTGGGCTGCTTCAGCTGGTAATTCAATGTCTATATCAGCATGGTCTGGTGGTGGTTTACAAATTAGTGTTTGGATTAGACAACTTAACTTATGTACAAATTTTGCAAACGTGACCACATGGTATGACCAAAGTGGTAATGGATTCCATGCAACACAAACCACAGCAGCTAATCAACCTATTTTAACTGCAGATACATCAGGTAAATTTATGATAGATTCCCAAAATACAAGCACTCAATTTTTACAAATGAGTACAACAGGTCCTATTCCTACTGGCTCAAGTAATTATACTATATTAATTCGTCATGGTTCTTGGAGTACTAACGTAGGTACTTTAATAGGAGCTGGTGCCGCTATTGGTAATCAATCAAACGTATTGAGAGGTGGTAATGATTCTAGTTTTGGATATTGGAATTATTGGTATGGAAATGATTTAGGTATTGGAACAAATACACGACCTACAGGTAATACAATTGCAGTGACATGGGATGGTACTACTAGACGAGGTTATGTTGTAACAAATGGTGGTTCTACAATGACTACAGTTACCAATAGTAATACAAATACTGGTATCAATGTTTCAACATCTCAACAATACTTATTTAGGTCAGCACTGGGTGAATATTTAAATGGTCAGATGTATCATGCATATATTTTCAATATTGCATTAGGAACAGGTGACTTATCTGTACTGACAAATTCACAAAACTTTTCTGAAAGTTCAAGTGCTTCAAGAGTTGATACTCCACAAAGACGAATGACCGCATTAACTGGTTTCCAAATTAGTAGAGATGCACATCCAAGTAATCCATTTTTATTTAACGGATATAGTTCAACTCTATGGTCTAATCAAACTGGAGCCTATAGACATATTTTTGGAAATGGCATACATTTATCTGCTAATCAATATATACGATGGGGGTTTTTGTATAATAATGAGGGTGACTTTAATAGTATCGATGCCTGTAGTGGAATAGGTTTTTATGATGGGAGAGCTTTATACAGTGCAGGTGATTATTATGCTTGTTGTGGTACAGTTAATCTTAATAGAAGTGCGCGTGTAGAAATGTATGGGCGTTAAGATTTATTTGGAAAGTTTAATTTAAAATCTTTTTTTAAAATGTAAGATTAATGGAATTCAATAAAGGTCAGAAGAAGGACTGTTTTGAATATTGTAAAACTAAAAAACTACAATGTTTTCAACGTGATCTCAATTCAGCTGGAGCTAAGGTTCTTGTTGCTGACAGTTATCAAAATATATTCAATAAAATAAAGGCCGGTAATAACTCTTATTATGAATACTGGGATGCCTACCAACCTATCAAATTATTTATAGACTATGACAACAAAGTAAAACCTATTGACCCTAATGACCTTAAAAAACGTCTTAAGGTCATAGACGAACAAAGTAACCATAAAACAGATATTTTAAATATGATTAATGCCGTAAAACAACTTATTCCTAACATCACTGGTGTATATATTCTTAAAAGTATCCCTAATTTTGAAAAGAAAAGTTATCATATTATTTTTGATGGAATTCATTTTAGTAATCGTAGTGTTATGAAAAAATTCGTGGAAGAACAACTTAAACCAAAATTCAAAGAACTATTTGACAAAAAAATTATTGACCTTAAAGTTTACGGTGACCTTTGTTTTAGAACTATGTTATCCACTAAATACGGACAAAATAGACCACTTTATCTGATTGATACAGAAGAATTCTTAAATGAACTTCATGAAACTGCTATATCAGTTGAAGATACTACTTATGAACAATTCCTTAAATCATGTATTACATATGTAGATGAAGACTCGTATTTATACGGATACAAATCTGAAAAGAAAAAGAACAATTCCAAGAAAGTACATCTCATGAATGAAGAAGACATCTATTCAGATAGAGAAGTCGTACGTAAATATTTAGATATTCTTGACGGTGACCGTTATACTGACTATAATAAATGGCTTAACATAGGTTTTATATTATTCAGTATTAACCCTGATTTTTTAGATTTATGGCATTATTTCTCGTCTAAATGGGAGCATTATGATGAAGATACTTGTAATTCTAAATGGAATACCTTTGCTAACAGTGAATATATTTATACCATCAATAATTTAATTCATTTAGCTCGTGTAGATAACCCAGATGACTATGAAGAATTATCAAAAGATATTCCAAATCATGACATTAAATACTTACGACCTTTTGATAATGTTCTTAGTAAACTTATTTATAGATTATATGGAGAAAAATTCGTATGCAGTAATCCTCAAAAAGATGAATGGTACTACTTTAACGGTATTAGATGGAAAAAAGAAAATAAAAGTTTTAACCTTAGACACAAAATTACTAATGAAGTATTTACAAAGATTGAGAATTATCGTAGACAACTTATCAAAGAAGGAGCTAGTGATGAAATTATTAGAAATTATCACAATATTCTTCAAAAATTAGGCAGTGGTATTAAACTAAACTGTCTTGAAATAGAATTTTATAATGAAAACTTTTACAAAATTATTGACCAAGATAAAGACTTGATTGGTTTCGAAAATGGTATCTTTGACCTTCAATTAATGGAATTTCGTAATGGTTCTTCAAGCGACTATGTTAGTTTAACTACAGGTTATGATTATCGTTATCATGACCCAAGTGAACCTATTTATCAAGAACTTATGACATTAATTTCACAAATTTTACCAGAACCTGAAACACGACACTTTACTCTTAAATCTTTATCTAGTTGCCTTGACGGTCATAATCGTGATGAAAATTTCTACATTTGGAGTGGTAAAAATGCTTCAGGTGGTAACGGTAAAAGTACATTAACTGAATTATTAACTAAAGCTATGGGTGAATATGCAATTGACAGTCCTGTATCTCTTATTACAGGAAAACGTGAATCCGCAAATTCACCCAATAGTGCTCTTGCGGCAACTCGTAATAAACGTGTAGTTATTATGCAAGAACCTGGTAGTAATGACCAAATTCAAGCCGATGTAATGAAAGCTTTAACAGGTGGTGACCGTATTTCTACACGTGATCTTAATAGTACACAAATAGAATTCAAACCTCATGCAAAATATTTTATGGCTTGTAATAAAATTCCTAGTATTAGCGATATTGATGGTGGTGTAGTACGTCGTTTAAAAATTACAGAATTTGTTTCTAGATTCGTTGAAAAATTATCAGATGACGTCGAGGAAAAATATATGTATGAATTCAAAATAGATAGAGAACTCAAAAATAAACTAGAAAGTTATAAAACAGTATTTATGTGCATTTTATTAGATTACTATAAAATATATAGAGAAGAAGGTCTCATTGCACCAGAATCTGTTCTAAAAGTAACAAAACGTTACGAAAATAATAATAATAATATTAAAGCATTTATAGATGAAAATATAATTAAAGGCAAAAAGGCTGATTATATCACAAAAGATGAACTTAAAAATTTATATAAAGGTGACCGTCTTTTACAAGTTGCATTTAATAAGTTTTCTAATTTTGTAAATCAACTTGAAAATGCTCTTTGTGTTGAATTTAAAGTTGACCATAAGAAAAAAATACAAAAATTAGAAGGATACCACCTAAGACGTATTGATGATGATGAAGAAGAAGATTCTGAAGATGAACTTTAATCTTTATATTATGTTAATTTTAAAAATTACCATGAATTTTATAATGTTTAGACAAGTAGTGTAATATATAACTATTTAACAAACTAAAAATAGATACAGTTACGAAAATTTGTAACATTGTTTCTTTATTAGGCAAATGAAATTTATTATCTTCCTTACCATAATTATAATGAAGTAAAGCTTCTATAGAGAACAAACAAAAGGTTACAATGAAAACTATCATAGCTTAATTATATACAATAAATAAAATATTTATGGTATATTAAAATTACATAAAACACGTATTGTAAAGGTCTTCTATTAATAAACGCTGAATAATATACGATTTATTAAAGACAGATAATAAGATATTTCGTCTCATATTTGCATTATTAATAGGTTGTTCATACGTATAATTCAAAAATGCTAATTGATTATAAAAATCATGAAAACTCATATCTATTTCTTGTCTTTTTACTCTTCTTGTCATATTAAAAAAAATTTCTGTTTCTTTGGAATAATTTTTGTAGTATTGTAAAGCTATTGGTAGAGAATCTTGTAATAATAATTCAGCATAGAAAGAACTTACATCATGTGCATCACGCAATACTCTCAACATCAATTGTATATTATTTTTTGAACATACAACATTCTCTACTTCATTTGGTGGTACAGGTTTACTTAGAACATTCCCCATCTTATAATATATAGACAAATTATTTTTTTTAAATCAACTTAAATTAAAAAAAGGACCCGAAGGTCCTAATTTACAATATTGATACTTCTTGTTTTATTGTTTTAATTTAAATTGCAACCATGGTTAATTTAAATTGCAACCATAAGGATGATAATTTGAATTATATTCGCATTTCTCACATAGTTTGTCACTTTTTGGATCAATAATAAAAACCTTGAAAGCTCTTTCTTTTAATTTCGAATCGATTATAGCACATTTTCTATTGATAGTTTTAGACTCCTTTGTTTTTATTTCATCAGCTAATTCAATAATAGTTTTTGCATGCAATCTTCTTTTAACAACACTTAAAGGTACATTATCATTCATACGCTCAAGTGCATGCCTATACTTTTTAATTTTATATAAAGGTAAGTTATCAGGGACTTCACTTATGTTAACCATGTTACAATTCAATCAAAAATATTTTATTTTATAAAAAATTCAATTTTTCTTATTCATATCCTTAGATACTTGTTTGTAAAATTCAGTCTGAGTAAATTTATGATATAACTCTAATGTATAATCTTTCACTTTTGGAATAGTTTTGCCATATTCCTGACCTATATAAACACCAGCTAAAAATGTAACAGTATATTTAATTAATGACATTTGTATAAAACTGTTAAATAAAAAAAATTTAACTAAATGAACTTAAGGACCCGAAGGTCCTAATATATACATTATTTATACATATTCTTTATCAATTTAATATTTTTCAAGAGAACTAGCAACTTTTAATATAGTTGCTGCAGCTTTTTCAACTTGGTCTTTCATTTTTTCAATAGCTTTAATTTCATCTTCGTCAATATCTTCAGAATCAATTTTCTTAATAACACTGACAAACATCTCTTCTATACACTTAAGTTTGTCAAAAGTATCTTCATCAATTGAAGGAATGGCTTTAGGATATTTTTTCTTGAGTTTATTTTTCTTTTCATCCATTTCTTCGGCCTTTAATTCTTTCAAAATTTCTTCTCTCATTTCCTCTTTTAGTGCCTTTTTTTGTAAATCTTTTTTATAAGCAAGTTTTTCTGACCTTTCGTTTTTAACTTTGATTAAAAAAATTTCTTTTTTATCTTCATATTTTGGAAAAATAACCTCCTTAATATCTTCAATCACTTGATATTTCATTTCATCGATTTCATCTACTTTTTCATCGATTTGTTTTTTGAGTTTTGGATTGTCTTTGATAAAAGACATACCTGCCTCCTTAGAAGGAAAACCTAGCGATTTAAAAAATTCAAGTTTCAATAGCGAATTCATTTAATGTTATTTTAACGATTTGACAATTTTTCATGATTTTAAAAATTTTTCAATTTTTTGTAAAATTTTCTTTAGTACCTCCATTATATTTATATGCTAAATTAGCATGTAGTAATACATCAGAAATAGACTCTCTGATTTCGTTATTTTTGTATACATCACCTAATATACGTCCATATTTATCAAAATCATAACACTCTAACCAAACAATAGTAATTTGTTGTTTTAAAAAATTTTGAATATCACTTCTTAAAGAATCTTCTTTTAAATTGTAATCTTTACACAAATATTCTAAGATTGTATGTCTAGCCTCTAATGCTTTTAATTTGTCACTACCTTTTAATTCAGCTGTATCTATACCATTTAATCGAATATTGAATTTATAATAATTTTCACCAAAGATTGGAAAAATACATGTTACTGTATCTCCATCATATACGTCTACTAATCTAGCATACGTTCTTACACCCTTTAATGTAAATAATTGCGTAGATATATCATACATATTTAGTTTATCCATTGTATTAAATAGATAAAATAAAAATCATACCAAACCACATTTCATTAGTCTAATTACATAAATTTCATTAGTCTAATTACATAAATTTCATTAGTTTCATTACATAAATTTCATTAGTTTCATTACATAAATTTCATTAGTTTCATTACATAAATTTCATTATATTTTCAAATGATAATTCGCCCACTTCTTTCAATTTTCTTAATACCATGAACACTTCTACTGGTTTAAATTGAGTATATTCAGGATATTTTAAAATAAATTTTAGATATTCAGAATATTGTGTTTCCTTTGTTAAAAATCTCTGTAATGCCCTCATAAAATCCATATCTTTTTTATCTTGAGAAAATGATTCAATAGAATCCCACCAAAATACTATAATAATAACTATTAAGAATAACAATAATTCCATACTATTATTTACTAATAAAAAAATTTTAGACAAATTGAATGAAAGTTTATACAACAGGTGAAAATTGACTTACTATTAATCCACTAACACCATAATGTAAACCCTGTCTTACATTTGCCTTAAAATCTTCATTGATTGTTGTTGCAATTGAAACTAATAATCCAATAATTATACTTGCTTTAAAAATCTGTAGATAATCAATTGGTTTATCGATAATAGCTCTAATAATTAATAATATTACAAAGGCTTCTAATACATTTTCTAAATATTCCTTTACAAATGCTGAATTTATTTCTAAATCATCCATATTCTTATTATTATTATATACCAATAAAAATTTATTTAAAAAAATAATCTTTTATTTACTAAATTTATTAGATGAGGTCCAAAGTTATCAATTTTATTTCTGGTGCAGGTGCTGGCAAAAGTCTTATGTCAGCCATGACATTTGCTGAACTTAAAATGCGACATATGAAAGCAGAATATGTACAAGAATATGCTAAATCTCTTGTTTGGCAAAAACGTTTTGATGAATTAGATAACCAATATCATGTCAGTATGCAACAATACAAAATGATTAAAGCAGTGGATGGCGCAGTAGATTATATTGTATGTGACTCTGGACTTCTTATAGGTGTTTTTTATAATCGGTATAGTAAAACAAACGTATCTCATGTTCAACGAACAGAGAATGTTATCTTACGTAAAATGAAAGAATTTGATAATATTTATATATTTTTAGAAAGAAATCCAGAATTTCCTTATGAAAATGAGGGACGTATGCAAGACGAAGAAGAAGCTAAACGAATTGATTTACAATTTAAAGATTTACTTCATGAATTAAAACTTCCATATAAATCTTTTTTAAGTTCTAAAGAATCAATTCCTAAAATCATTGATTATATTTTAAAACATTAACCTGTTTTATTTTTTAATTCTTGTCTCAATTCTTTAATAGCTTCTACAAGTAAACCAACTATATTACCATAGTTAATCCCTAAGTATTCTCCTTTTGTAGCTACTACTTCTGGTAAAACATCTAATGTTTCTTGAGCAATTAAACCAATACTATCTTTTTGTGTTTCGATGTGTGTATAATATACACCTCGAAGTTTATCTACCTTATCAAGTGCACTATCAATAGTTTTGATATTAGTTTTAAGACGCGCATCAGAATAAGCTGTCACATCACCAGTTGCATAAATATCACCTGCAACATGTAATTTATAAGATGGCACACTTGTACCAATACCTACATTGCCACGTGAATCAATTGTCATAAGTTTAGCATCGTTATAATCTGCAAATGAAAATGTTGCAAGAGAGGGATTATTTGTACCAGACCTAAATAACATACCCCAGTTTGCATCTTTATAAATGGTACCGTATGTATAAGCCCCACTTCCATTAATTATAAGTGAATTAGCACGAGCATCCCCTGTAACATCTAATGTATATGCTGGAGCTGTTGTACCAATACCTACATTTCCGTTATCATAAATTGTCATTCTTATATTTTCTGCTGTTCTATTAGTTGTAGCTGATGAGTAGGTGTCAAACATAATAGTTCCAGCTCGTAAACGAATTCTATCTGGACCTGAACCACCAACTACATCATTACCTTTAAATAATAGCAATTCTGTATTTTCAGTTGATGCATAATTACGTGTTTGAATAACAGAATTCTCATAACCAACATCTCCACTAATACCGCCACCTAAGAAAATTGTAGCACCAGCACTTGCATTAGCAATATATAATTCGTTAGTTACTTTACAAGTACCATTAACATCAAGTGTATAACCAGGGTTTGTTGTTCCAATACCTATATTACCACTAGTTCTTAAACATAATCCTCTTACACTAGTTGAATCAATTCCAGCAAAAACAATATCACCAGATGATTGGAAATATGTTCTTGTATCACTATGAGAATGAATCTTTGTTTGAGAACTACCTGAGGAAGTATTTTGTAAATTCATATTAACTGAAGCTGCTGCACGTATATCTAAAGCAGTTCCTGTAGCATTTAAAGATAAGTTAGAAGCTGTTATTCCACTTGATATAATATTTGTATTACGTAAAGTACCAGCTGTTGCTGTGGTAACATTCATATTTGTTACTTGAGCACTTGCAGTTGTTATTCCTGTTGAAAGATTTAGCGTCGAACTTGATATATTAGTATTTAGAAGATTAGTTACTGTTAAGTTAGTTCCAACAATATTAGTAGTTGTTTGATTTGTAGAGTACAATGCAGCTGTAGTAATACTTGTTGTAACACGAGCTGTACCTGTTATATCTAATGTATTTGATGGACTTGTAGTACCAAGACCTACATTTCCTCCTGTTGTAAAAATATTACCTAATGTATTTGAATTACCCAAAGCTAATAAACTCGTAGTTACTCTAGATGTTCCTATTGTTTCTGTGGTAGCATTGATATTTGTTACTTGAATAGAGGATGATGTTAAACCAGTTGAAAGCGTTAGCGTCGAACTAGATATATTAGTTGATACCATATTTGTATTAAGAAGTGTTGGTATAGTTCCTGTTGTTGCATTTAAATTTGTTGTAACAATATTAGTAGTAGTTTGATTTGTACTATATAACGCACCTGAAGTAATATATGTACTTGCATCAATAGTTCCAGTAACGTCCAATGTAAACACGGGAGATGTAGTACCAATACCTACATTACCAGATGTATTTATTCGTAATCTTTCTATATTGTTTGTATAAAGTGTGATAGGTGCAGCATTTATACTATTAATTATAAAATTAGTATTGTCATGTTGAATATATCCATATGAACCTGAATTAATTTGATTATTAAATGATATTTTTGCTGTAGAATTTGAAATAGTTAAATCACCACCAACATTTAATCGACTTGCTGGACCTATTCCTACACCTACATTTCCTCCTGTTGTAAATATATTACCAATTGTATTTGAATTTCCAGTTGCGGATAAAGAACTACTTGCAACAACAATACCTGCGCTTACATTTGTATTGACTAAATTAGTTGAAGTAATATTAACAGTTGTGAGTGTACCAGCAACATTTAAATTACCACTTAAACTTAAATTACTTCCAGTAAATGTTGTTGATGATACTACATTAGATGAAACAGTAGAAGTAGTTAATATTGAGGATGTGATATTTGTTGCGACTATGTTTGTTGAATTTAAATTTGTAGATTGGATAGATGCTGAAGTTATTCCTGTAGATAAATTTATTGTACCACTTGATATATTTGTTGTAATGGCATTTGTATTACGTAGAGTACCTGTTGTAATAGTTGTAGCATTTATATTAGTTGCTTGAACTGATGCTGATGTCACTCCAGTTGACAAGTTTAGAGTTCCACTAGAAATATTTGTTGATACAGCGTTGGTGTTAAGAAGTGTTGGTACAGTAGCAGTTGTTGCATTTAAATTAGTTACTTGGATACTTGCTGAAGTTATTCCTGTTGAAAGTGTTAACGTTCCGCTTGAAATATTTGTTGATACAGAATTAGTATTAAGAAGTGTTGGTACAGTAGCAGTTGTTGCATTTAAATTAGTTACTTGGGCAGATGCTGAAGTTATTCCTGTCGAAAGTGTCATCGTTCCGCTGGAAATATTTGTTGATACAGCGTTGGTGTTAAGAAGTGTTGGTACAGTAGCAGTTGTTGCATTTAAATTAGTTACTTGGGCAGATGCGGAAGTTATTCCTGTTGAAAGTGTTAACGTTCCGCTGGAAATATTTGTTGATACAGCGTTGGTGTTAAGAAGTGTTGGTACAGTAGCAGTTGTTGCATTTAAATTAGTTATTTGAGCACTTGGTGTTGTCACTCCAGTTGACACATTTAATGTACCATTCACATCAAGAGAAAATGCAGGATTGCTTACATTTATACCGACATTACCTCCAGTAAAGTACATTGGTTTTGCATTACTAGTTTGGAAAAGTAAACCACCACTACTTATACCTGAATTATTTTGTAAATAAAATTGAGCCTGTGCATTAACACCCATAATAATCGTATTTGCACCACCATCACCTCTCTGGAATGCAATTTGCGGATTTCCAGAATTCCATCCAAGTACAAGTGGTGTGTATTGATTTGGTGTAGAACCAGTTGAAGAACCAGCAGCGCCTGCTAACCACATATTTCTAAATGAAGCACCTCCTGCACTTATAATAGATGCAGCGCTAGAAAATCCATACGCAACTGTTGTGTCAGTAATATAAACATTGCCACTTGTAAGAATGGTTGCATTTAAATTTGTAACTTTGGCACTTGCAGATGTTATTCCTGTTGACAGCGTAAGGGTCGCACTTGAAACATTTGTAGTTACAGTATTTGTATTAACAAGTGTAGCGGCTGTTGCAGTTGTTACATTTAAATTAGTTACCTGAGCACTTGCAGAAGTGATTCCTGTTGAGAGCGTAAGCGTTGAACTTGAAATATTTGTTGAAACAGTATTTGTATTAACAAGTGTTCCTATACTTGACGTTGTAAGATTAGCCATTGTAGCCGCAATGTTAGCTATATTAAATGTATCGTTAGCTACACTTAATGTTTTGTCTCCTAAATAAATAGTATTACCTGACAAATATAAGTCTCTCCATCTTAAAGTAGATGAACCTAAATCGTATGTAATATTAGTAGATGGAACTAAATGTCCGCCTACAGTACCACTGGATGCAACAAAAGTACCTAAAGTTGTATTTGTAGCATTTAAATTCGTTACTTGAGCACTTGCCGATGTTATTCCTGTTGAAAGATTTAATGTACCACTTGAAATGTTTGTTGATACAGCATTTGTATTAACAAGTGTTGGTATTGTTCCTGTTGTAATATTTGCATTTGAAACTTGTAGAGACGAAGATGATACATTTGTACCAACTATATTTGTTGAAGTTACATTACTGGAATATATTGCTCCAGTAGTAAGTGAAGTAGTTGCATTTATTGTTCCAGTAACATCTAAAGTACTTGTTGGCGCTGTTGTTCCTATACCCACATTACCACCTGTTGTAAATAGATTTCCAATAGTATTATTATTACTAGTCGCAGTTAATTTATCAAGCACCAATGCTGACCCTATAGTTTGATGACTTGATATCATATTAGATACTGTCATATGAGACAACTCTACATTAGACATTGTTGCTCTTGATATCACAATATTATCAACAAATACATTAGCACCAGTTATATTCATACCTATAATATTTACAGATGTTACATTAGTACTTATTACATTTGTTGATGTTAAATTTGTACTAACCATATTTGTTGATGTAATGTTAGTAGTATATAATGCACCAGTAGTAATTGAGGTTGTAATATTAACTGTTCCAGATACATCTAAAGTACTTGATGGAGCTGTTGTACCAATACCTACATTTCCATTTGTTGTAAAAATATTCCCTAAAGTATTTGAATTATTATTTGCAGACAATTGCTGACTTAATATAACATTACCTGATGTATAACTCAACGTATTACCACTAGTGGTTGTCCACTGACTACTTCCAATATACGGTACACCATTTTGATATAAAGCATTGAAATTAATATTACCTACTGATATGTTATCTAATAATGCATCTTCTCCATAAATATTACGAGCTCTTATAGGTATATACGAATTTAATGTTACAGTTCCACGTGTATCTGATGTAGCGTAACCAAATCTAAATTCATCAGCACTTTCAGAATAAACTAAAGCACTATAATTATTTCCAGCACTAACATCTGTAGAAGCTCTTTCCAATAATAATCCTGTATCTTGACTAGTGGTTGCTCCTGAATTTAAAATCAGAATATTGTCTGCAAATGAAGCAGCTGTTCCAGATACATTAATATTTCCACCAAAATAAGCATCTCCTCCAACTGCTACACCCCCACCTACTGTTAAAGAACCACCAGTTCCAACGCCAGTGGAATTAGTAGTATCTAATATTTCTAATGGATTAACCTGATACCAAGCCATAATTATATATATTATATTAATAAATTAATTTCATACAAATTAATTTATTGATTATAATTAATGAATTATACAGACTATACACTTAAAAGTCTTCAAGTTTTTATTTTATGCTTTATACTTGGTACATTTATTGATAACCAATTCCGTAAATATCAAGAGTCTTTTAAAAACCCTAATCGACCTTTCCTAGGATTCCTACAATTAGTAACTATTATTACAATTACTTATATATTACAGACTGTACAATTCTTACAACAATTCTTCGAAGAATACACACCAAACGTTCTTTTCTCCAGCTTTTTATTGTCTCTACAATCAAATATGATTGATAACTTTAAACATTTATTAAATGATAACTAACTTTACACATTTTGTTCACAATCTTTTTCATATTGTTCTTGATATTTTTTAAACTCTAAATACTCTAAAAACTCTTCATCGCTAAATTCTCTTTTTAACGTAGGACTAGGTTTAGGTGTAAGTGTCCTTACAGGAATAGTTTTTCTATACCTAGGTCGGGTAAATATACGTGAAGGTTGAGGTGAAGGAGAGGGTCTAGATGGTGAAGATATGTCATCACCGAATTTCCAGGTAACTTGAGGTGGTAATCTATTAATAGAACATGCAGCTTCAACAGAACCTGTTAATTCAATCAAAGCATCTAATGACATATCAACATGATTATCAACTGCACATGCAGGGCATTCATCCATTACAGTTAATACAATATTTCTATCACCATAACTTACAGTTATTTCTTCTCCGCAATGTCTACCTCCACCACTAATAGCAGCCCAGTATTTTGATGATGATGTGTATTTAGCATTACAAGGACCATAAATATTTCCATCATTAAATGTTTGTACATTAGGACACCCAGGTTGGTCTGAACCAACCCTAAAATAAAATGTAGCTGCACTTGAACCTTGTTGACTTGGAGGTGGTGATGGTTGACTTGGAGCTTGTTGTGATTGACTTGGTGGTGATGGTTGACTTGGAGCTTGTTGTGATTGACTTTGTGATTGTGATTGAGGTGACTGTGTTCCACTACCACTCATAATAGAAATATCTTTTCTTGCATTTAATAAATCCGTTCCGTCATTTCCAGCTGGTAAACCTTCTGGAACAACCGGATTACCTAAAATATTTAGAACTAATAATTCTTTACCATTAATCTCTACTGGTGAAGTACCTCCATTCGAATTATTAATCGTAACATCAGCACATTCCATATAATATTCTCTATTACCAATTCTATTTACCCATGTCCAAAATACTGTTATATCTCCAGATGGAATATTTTCTGGTAAATCAAAATCATATGTCATTCCACCTGTTAAACAATTATCAGTAACTGTTCTTAATACCACAAATGTATTGTCATCATATGTTACTCCGAATTGACAATGACCTCCACCATGAACTGCAGAACCTTCAAGTGTAACACTCACCTTATTACCATTTATAGTTTTTGTTGAAGGACCCTTTGGAAAACCTTTACATGGAAAAGGATAAGTAGAACCATCAAAATATAAAGGAGCCATAATATTGTAATCTACATTTCCTTGTGATACATATTCCTGACTATATTTATTTCTCCGTGAAGGAGGGTCGTTCATAAATATATGCGCATTTATAGGCATTATACATATTTGTAAACAGAGTAATGTACAAATTAAGCCAAACATTCTTAATAAATAATTAATGTTATCTTTAAACTAATTTAGAAATGAGTATGATTTCTAATTGAAACGCGCCCACGTCTTAAATATTTATCTTCCTTTACATTTACCTCAAAACAATCAGTATAAGGAATACTATTTAAGTCCCAACGCCACCAAAAAGTATATATACCAGGCTTTGTATTCTTAGGAATTTTAAAAGTTCCTGTACAATTTGCCCATGAAATTTCTTTATCTACACCATAACAATCATCAAATGGAAATTCGGAAATTAATTTAAAATCTTTGGGGTCTGGTTGTTTATTATTAGGATAAATATTAGCTTTTGGATTCATATAAACCCATACTTTTGAACTAGGTTGTTTAGAATGACCCCTTGGTGGGTGTTCTAATGTTAAATTTTGCCCTGCATACGCTTCTGCCATAGGAAATTGTTCGTTATATTCTGGAATCGTCATCTCTGGACAAATTCTATTAATTCCAGGCTGAATAAGAGTCTCACGGTCCCTAGATGCATAAAACGTATCATTACTATCTGAACTAGGTAACTTCTGGTCTAAATGATTAAAATGATAATATCTCGGATAACCATGACACCCTGTTGCATTTTTATTTGTACACGATACAGCTGAATGACCAAGCACCAAACTATACTGAATTAATGATACTAAAATATATGATATTAAAATGGATAATTTCATTTTAATATACAAAAAATTTTATCTTTAAATTGTTTTTATATGTTTTATGTTTTTCATCTTGACTTACATTTATTCTAAACTCCAAGATAATTCTCCTTGATAGAAATCGTCACCACTAATTTCTTCTAAGAATGCTAGACCTTCTGGTCCATACAAGTCAATTGCATCTGGATAATCACATTTACCTCCCATAGTTTGACCAGTAACAGGGTCAACAAACTCATTACCAGTTGGGTCACATGTATCAATGATAGTACCAGTAAATGACTTCTCACCAACTGTAACAGTTAATTGTCTTCCACACCATGGAATTTGGTCTGATTCTGCAGGTCCAAGATTCTGCCAAAGAGTAGTCCAATCTTCTTCAGTAAATCCTAAAAGTTTTGGATTAATTGCTAAAGCATTGCCAGTTGGAGCTTCACTTACACATTGAAACTGTGTATCGTTGAAATATGTGATTGTTCCACTAAACCCAGAAGTAATAGGGATAATCTCAGGAATATCAGTTGGTGTTACAATAGTAGTAGACGTTTCAGTTGGGCTTGGAACTACTGAAGATGCAGGTGGACAATTATGGTCACAAGGTTCTTCAGTAGGAACAGGTGTTGGTTCTGGACAACCATGATGACAAACCTCTGGTTCAGGTGTTGGAGTAGGAGTCTCTTCACATTCTTCAACAAGAACTTCTACTTCTTCACATGGCTCTTCTGTTGGAGCTGGAGTTTGAACAAGAGTAACAGTCCTTGTAATATATTCAGTTACAACTTGAACTAATGTTGTAGTAACAGTCTCAGGTGGCATAAATCTTACAATAGTCTCTTGAGGAGGACAAGCTTCAACTGTAGTCGTTGGTAATACAACTCTTACAACTTCTTCAGTTGGTTCAGGACAAGGTTCTGTTGTAGTCTGAACAGGAGGAGGAGGAATCTTGATAATCTCTGGTGTTTCTTCTGGACAAGGTGTTTCAGTTGGTTCAACTACTTCTACAATGTCAGTCTCACAAGGTGTTTCAGTTGGTACTGGAGATGGTTGTGTAACTTTCACAATTTCTTCAGTTGGTTCTGGACAAGGTGTTTCAGTTGGTTCAACTACTTCTACAATATCAGTTTCACAAGGAGTTTCTGTTGATGATGGAACTGGCTGTGTAACCTTCACAATTTCTTCAGTTGGCTCTGGACAAGGAGTTTCTGTTGGTTCAACTACTTCTACAATATCAGTTTCACAAGGAGTCTCAGTTGGTTCAACTACTTCTGTAGTGGTAGTAGGTTCAGGAACTTGAAGTAACACATCAGTTTCACAAGGAGTCTCAGTTGGTTCAACTACTTCTGTAGTGGTAGTAGGTTCAGGAACTTGAAGTAATACATCAGTTTCACAAGGAGTCTCAGTTGGTTCAACTACTTCTGTAGTGGTAGTAGGTTCAGGAACTTGAAGTAACACATCAGTTTCACAAGGAGTCTCAGTTGGTTCAACTACTTCTGTAGTGGTAGTAGGTTCAGGAACTTGAAGTAACACATCAGTTTCACAAGGAGTCTCAGTTGGTTCAACTACTTCTGTAGTGGTAGTATTAGTTGTTTCATAAATAGATGTTTCAGTGGGTTCACTTAAAGTCGTTGAAGATTCAGTTGTTGAAGATTCAGTGGTTGAAGATTCAGTGGTTGTATCTGTTACATTTGGACTACTTCCAAAGAAACAGAATCCATCAAGACATGATAAAGACGTATCACAATCTGAATCAGCAGAACATACATCACCTTCACAATGCCCTTCCCACTCACAAAGAGGGTTTGAAGGAGGTGGTGTACAATATCCTCCTTCGCAAATCATTGGAGCAACACATTCTTCTGAAGTAGTACATGAAGTATATCCTTCACCTAAAGTTCTTTTATAGAGTTTTTTAAGAATCTCCGGAAAAATTGGTGAAGCAGTTGTTGTACTGGCAAATAATAAGGACGCAATAAGAACACTTGTTCGCATTTCTTGTTTATGAATTAAAAAATTTTGTTTTTAAATCAAATTTTTTTAATTTTAATATTTAATTTTTTAACAATTTTACTGAGTTTTCAAAGTTTGTGTATAACTCTATACATTTACTTCTTTTTTCAGGGTTTCTAATCATATCAGTTAAAAACACTTTTAATTCACTTTTCATGTCATACTGGTCCTTAACATCTTTTGGAATACTCAAATATGTATAAAAATACATAATCAAAAACATTAAGAAGACTCGTTTATCATCTGTCGTTTCGCATTTTGTATCAATTAAATTATTAATCTCTGGTGTATGCAAACTATCAACTAATTCATCTATCATAGGATAGATTTCTGGATGTCTATCACGAAATTTAGTAAGATTTAAATCCATTACTTATTCTCAATATTTTATTTTAAAATTTTAGACATTCTTAAAAATTTATTTATTTCTTTTTATATTATAATTATGAATACAATTATAATACTTCTAGTCATTCTTTTGTGTATGTTTTATATTAATTCAAAAGAATCTTTTGAAAATTATTATATAGACTCAAATAAAACTCAACATGATATTACTAAAATACCCATAGTATTAAATGATATTATTGAATTAAAATATTCTAGTAAGGAAAATGACAATCTTAAATTTGTAACAACTAAAGGAGGTTATAACAATGTTTCGTCAGAAAACCAATTAACTACAATCAATGGTAAAGAAACAAGATTAATGTCTCTACACTTGCAAAATACAGTACCATTTTCTGGCATTTTATTATAAATGACTATATTCTTCTCTAATTTTTTTTAAAGCATCAATAATACCATTAGCCTTTATATCAGTCATAAAGGGTAAACTTTCTGAAATAGCTAATAATGTACCAGAAGTAAACATAGCATAAGTATGAAATTTATTTTTAGGTAATTTTGAACTATCACTTTCTAACCTAACTCTTATAATTCTAGGTATAACTAATTTATTTCTCATAGATAATATATAAATTTATTTGGATAATAAATTTAAGTAAAAATACTTATATAATTCCAATATTCTTAAAAACATTCTTTAAAGACTCCCTATCATAACTATCTAATGTCTTTTCCGGATACACTATTTCAAAAATAAAAATTAAATCTCCATTACCTCCTAAACCTTTCTCTTTAATATGATATCTCTTATTTGGATTAATTATTCCAAATATATTTGTATTTATTCTGATATGTTCGTCAAAATGAGGTATAATAACTTCTTTACCTATAAATGTTTCAGCTAATGTTAACTTTGACTTGAATATTAAATTCTCACCTTCTCTAATAAAATATGGGTCCTCTTCTATACATACTTCAACTATTAAATCACCTGGTTCTTCTGTTTCTCTTTGTGCTTGTTCGCCAAATCCTCTATAAACTATATTATGCCCATTTCTACAACTTTTAGGTATTTCAACTTTAACAGTCTCTTCAACTAATATATTACTACTTCCACTGCATCGTGCACAACTACTATTATTGATATTAATAGTTCCACTTCCATTACACATGCCACACCCTGACTGAATTTGTTGAACAAAAGGACCAGTCTGTTGAATTCTTGTAGTTACACCACTACCATTACAGTTACCACATCTTTTTCGACAATCAAAACATAACTTATTTAACTTTAATTTTAATGTTTTTATTAAACCTGTATGTATATCTCTTAAACTTACATTAACTCTATGTAAATGATTACCACGTTTTTGATGTCCTTGCCTTTGACCATTTATATTAACATTGATATTCATGCCACCCATCCCTCTAAATAATTGTTCGAATATATCACCTCCAGGAAACCCTCCACCTAAATTAGGTATTTGACTAGGATTATCATATTCTCTTTTTTTATCTGGGTCTGATAATGTTTCATAAGCTAAATTAATTTTTTTAAACATTGTATCATCACCCCCATTTTTATCTGGGTGTGTCTTTAATGCTAGCTTTCTATATGCTTTTTTAATTTCATCTTCACTAGCATCCCTACCAAGACCTAAAATTTCATAATAATCTTCTTTGTCTTCCATAAATTAGTTAATTATTAATAAGATTATATTAATTAACTTTAAACACACATATCCATTAAGTTTTTGAAGATACAACACAGTTTAACTTCATTTCTATATTATTTATCAAATCATTCTTTAAAAAATTTGATAATACTTTTTTAATATTATCCTTTTTTAATTCTTTTCTTATTTCTTTTATTGCATCCTCATATAGAGAATAATCGTAATTAGTATCATCCTTTTTATATTTTTTAATACATTCTGCTAACTTTGTTTTTAATACATCTAATACAGGGTCACTTAACAGTTCACAAGTATCCTTTAAACCCTTAATAACTGTTATTGTATTCCCTTCCGAATCTTCTGTAATTGAATTAAAAGTAGGGGGGTATTTCTTAACATATTTTACAGCATGGTTTTCTGGATGCTCCTGGTCACATAAAACACCGTTTATATATTCAGTTAATAAATAATTTAATTTTGTTTTATCAGTATCATACGATTCTATCACTTGTTTCATGCGATCAGGAGAAATATGTTCTAAAGACAGTTTAGTAATCGGTTGAATTTGAATATTTATATTAAATGTATTATGAGAATTTATATCAGTTCTATTATTATTTCCATTTATAACAATACCATTTTTATATAATTCTTCAATCTTGTTATGAAAATCTATTAACGTCATTTGTTTTCCTACAGAACATGAATTATCCCTTAAATGTCGAGTTAAACTCTCTTTTCTAGAATAACTTGTATTACAAAATCTACAAATATTTGTCATTTTAATATAATTATATATTTTATTTTTTAAAATTAAACATTTAAAATTATTTAAAGCTATCATTTTTAGAAGCCAAAACAGAAACTAATGTACTTATTACTATTATTTATACCTACAATATATGCTCATACATACCTATTATCACCTACCTCTAGATACCAAGGTTTATGTATACCAGCAGTAGATTTAAATACTAACTGTTGTGCTCAAAAACCAAACACTGTGTCTACTACTTATAGACGTGGTCAAATAGTGAATACTCAATGGGGTAGAAATAACCATATAGGTGGGTTTATTAGATATTCTATTGTACCTTTAAGATTATCAGATAATTTGAATATATTTAATAATGATTCTAATGTTTTTCAATATAATTGTTATGCACCTCAATGTATAGGAATAAACAATAATTTTTATACACAAGACCCTTATGGAGCAGGATATAATGATAATAAATGTTCTATGAATATCAAAATACCAGATTGGTTACCTGATGGCTCTTATACAATACAATGGAGATGGCATAGTGGTGGAGATAGTTATAATCAACGTAATTTAGGATTACGTGATTTTATATCATGTCATGACTTTCAAATAAGAGGTGGTCCATTAATTCCTAAACCACAATGTCCATTATTTATAGGTGGTGATGCAGCCAATCCTAATTTAAATGCTTGTGAATTCTTTAAAGATAATAGTATAGATACATGTATATTAGAAAAAGATTGTTTTAGCTGGTATGCTAAAGCACCTCCTAAAACAATAATGCAATGTCCAACAAATATTTTACCAGGTGGTATAAACAATGCTTTAAAAGGTGTATTTTTACCTGGTCAAAAATTACCTTTATATGTAGGTCCTACAACACAAACTAATAGAAATCCTGGTAATCAATTTATTAACTTGAATAATATAAATAGACAATATAGAAATATTACATCTCCTCTAAAACAATTACCAACTGTAACAACATCTAGACCTATACTAACTAGACCTACAAATACACCTAATACTCAATCATGTAAAGAAAGTACTTTTAGATTTATTAATAATTCTTTTCAATTTACATGTGTTTTATAATCTACTATCTAACAATTTATTATGGAAATCTACTAATGTCATATTTCTAGCAATTGTACATGAATTATCCTTTAAATGTCTCATTAAACTTTCCTTCCTTGTGTATGATGTATTACAAAACATGCATGTTCTTAGATATATATTTTTATGTATTTCTGCTACATCTTTAGATTCACATGGTAATGTATAATTTAAATTAATTAATAACTTTTCTTCTATTTTCTTTTTCATATCCTCAATAGATATATGTTCATACATTGATTTTAGTGAATCTATAATACTTCCGACTATATTAACTATTTCAATTATATATTCTACATTACAATCAAAAAACTCTCTATTATTATTACATCTATATCTTTCTAATATATAATGGACACATTTTTCTAACAAATCAGCATTACTACATTCAAAATCTAACATAATTATTATATTATTCACATTTGCTGTTTGCATACCTTTCACTCTTTTAATAACAGCATCCTTTGTCTTACCAATTTTATAACCACCATCCATTTTAATAACATATACATGACCAGTTTTTTCTATTTCTTCATACACCTTTTCTTTATACTTTGTTAGTTCTAATTCTTTTAATTTTATTTGTTCTTCTAGCTCGTACTTACCTTTGAGACGGATTTCCTTTATAACATTGAAAACCCATTTTTGAAATAATTTAGCAATTGGTTTGCGTGATATCATCAAAATTTTGTATAACCCTTGTTCTTTTAACATTACCATTTGTTGTATACCACCAGGGGTAGGATAATATCCTACCCCTTTCTCATCTTCGTCAAAATCTTTTACTGTTGATAAGACATCTTTAATTTCTAATAACTCTCCTATATCTTTTGCTTTAAACAAGGGTTCATCATATGTTCCGTGAACCTCTATATTTAAACCATTAAATTGTTTAACTAACAAGTTTTCTATATTTTGCATTTTATAAATCTAATTTTTTATATTTAAACAAATTTAAATTTTATCGACTCATTTTACTACTAACACACCTCACACATCCAAAACTTAGTTTTTACGACTAAAAACTGATTTTCACACACATCTGTTTTAATCGATAAAATATTGGATCATTAATATTTTTTATTATTTATGGTTTGATTTTTTAAAAATAAAAAAAGTGGAATGTGGGGTGGACTCTCTTTTTTTTGATTATTTTTTAATTTTGGGACCCCCGAATCAAAAATTTTTTGACAAAAGTTTGATCAAAACTGTTTTTTAAAATTTTCAAAATCGGCACCCCAAAAAATCAAAAAAAGGCAAAAAAAAGAGAGTCCACCCCACATTCCACTTTTTTTATTTTTTTATTTTTAATCGATATTTTTATAACTTTTACTAAAATATTTACAATTATCGATTAAAACAGATGTGTGTGAAAATCAGTTTTTAGTCGTAAAAACTAAGTTTTGGATGTGTGAGGTGTGTTAGTAGTAAAATGAGTCGATAAAAATTAAATTTTAGATATTATAAATTTATCTAAAATTTAAATGTTATAAAAATTGTATAATAGATTTCATATGATTATTTAAAAATGGATATACTAAATCCATTACAATTTTTATATGCCATGTTGGATTAATAATAATAATGTTAACAAGGTTATGACTAAACTTATTTGTAATTAATTTAGCTAATTGTATACCTACATTAATTTCTAAGAGATGTTTCATAGTAAAATCTTCACCATCAAATACCCATATCCATTTATCAGTATTTTCAGATAGAATACCATCATAATGTTCTATAATACCATTTGTATCATAATATTTTGTTGCTTTTGCAGGACAAGTATAATAATATGTAATATTGTCATAACTTCCCATATTTTTCAATGAATGACTACTAGGATCATCTTCACAAATTTTACATGTATATGACATATATCTATTACATAGAGATTTAATTTTTAATTTTAACATTACATATAGATATTTTTGATAATAGTAGTTTAAATTCTCTCATAGTTATTCTTTGTGATGGATTCAATTTAAAAACACCTTTAAATATTTCATTAATAATCACTACGTCTTCCTCACTAACTTTTAACTTATAATTATTAGAGTTGAAAATAGTAGGTTCTAATTCATTGTCTTTAAAATACATATAACATTTCGCATATAATTCGTCTTTGAATCTATGAGCATATTCCCATGGCATATAATCATATATTAAATTATATAATACTACACCACAACACCATACATCAACTTTATCAGGCATATATTCAAGTTGATTATAATATTCCGGTGGGAAGTAGCCTTCTGTACCACAAATATCATATGAATATGTATAGTTGTTATCTTTTTTAAATTCAAAAGATTGACCAAAATCAATAAGTTTAACACTATTATTTGCTGTATCTAATAGAATATTTTCTAACTTAATATCTCTGTGTGCTATTCCAATGTCATGCATATATTCTAATGCATCCAATACATAATAAAAATTTGTTAATAAATATCCATCGTCATCACATCCTTTAAGATTCAAATAATCTAACATATCAATACCAACAATATGTTCTAACATTAGTAAGTTAGCGTCTTCTTCAATGTCAATAATCTTCATAATGTTCGGGTGATTTAGTTTTGAACCAATTTTATATTCATTTAATAACATTTTATGTACTAAATTATACTTTTTAATCATATCTTCCTTATTCCAACAACCAAAATTAGTATTTAATTCTTTAATTACAAAACATTTATTACATTCTTCAGGTGTTATATCGTTATGACAATGTTTACATTGGAATAACTTAACAACGGCGAAACCACCATGACCTAATGTTTTTTTACAAACAGCGGTTTGAAGATGATTTGAATTTTTAAAGTTAAAGTATCTCATTGTTATTTCTCTATTTTACAATAAATCAATACTTTTTCATTTTTTAATTAATGTTTTTATGCTTGAAATTCTTCACAAATACCAGACCAACTACATTCTAATTCTCTAAGGTCTCCTAAATATTTATTAGAATAATCTGCTTCTTTAAGTCTTTCAACTAACAGGTCCATAACAGCAAATAGACCTCTATATCCTCCAATCTTATATATTTCTTCACCTAGTTCACGACCACGTTTTGCAAAAACAATTCTATTATAAGAGAAATCACTATTTCCAAACATCATATCAATAATTTCTTCAATAAATCTGTTATACATTTTATCTTAATATTTAAATTATGATAAATTTAATTCAATTTTTAAATAGTGTCATTACATATTCCCATAAACTCTTCGTAATTTGATTTATGCTGTTCCCTATTTAAATTTTTATTTTCTATTTCTAAACGATTTAATAATCTAAAAGTGGGTCCCATATTTAATATAGGTGCTGCATAACAAATTCCATTTATTAATCCACTTATACACTTTTCAGCTGTTAAAGAATCTCTATCTTTATGAATAGTTGAACGATAACCTCTTGTAAACCCGTACAATCCCATGCTAGCACAAAATGTAAAATACGTTTTACCAATAAACGACATTTTATAATTATTGAGATAATTTTAAATTTCTCTCAACGAAATCCCAATTTATTATCTTGAACCAATTATTAATATATGTCTCTCTATCATTTCTTTCATCTATATAATATGCATGTTCCCATACATCTAAAACTAATAATGGTAAATATTTACAATCAGTTAAAGGATTATAAGCATCATGAGTATTAATTATTTCTAATTTAGATGTTTTTATATTTTTTACTAACCATATCCATCCAGAACCAAAATGACTTTTAGCCTTATATATAAATTCCTGTTTAAACTTATCATAAGAACCAAAATTAGAAGCGATGTGAAGCATTAAATTTAATGACATTTCTCTATAATTAGGTGTCATACAATTCCAATAAAAAGTATGATTCCACACTTGTGCAGCATTATTATAAATATCTGGAAAATCTTTTAAAATATTTTTATCTAACAAATCAATTAAACGTAAACTATTCTTATTAAATTTAGTCATGTTAACTAGTTTGTTTAATTTATTAACATATCCTTGGTGATGTTTGGTATAATGATAAAAAAGAGTTTCTTTACTAATGTATGGTTCTAAATCATCCATAGTATATGGAAGTTTTTCTATTTGAATAGGAAATGGACTAAAATTATATGTATTATAGTTATAACCTCTTCTAGAATAATTATTTATTCTATTATCTTTCTTGCATCCTAAAAGTGATAATAATTCATCCATAAATACAAATAATATTATATTTATAGAAAATAATTTAGATTTAATCTATATAGTTAATTAAAACCCGAATAAATATTTGAAAAATGAAAAGAATGAAATAATAAAATCCAATAAAAAGTTATTATTATTAACTGTTTGTAATTGTGTTTCATCTTCATTGTCTTCGTTTGATGAATAATCGTCTACTTGAGAAAATTCTGAAGATTCATAATCAACTAATTCTGTATCAGATGTTTCTTCATCGTCTTGGATATCATCCAGTTTTCTTTTATATCTCTTTCGAAGACTACCATGAACTTCTAAAGAGCCCTGAGAATCTTCAGAACTGGTTGTTGTAAGTTCTTCTTGAAATTCTCTTAATCTAATATTTAAAATACGACGCCACCATCTTTGAATAGTAATAGCAGCCCTAGTGTCATGTACACCATTATGTGTTAATATTGTAGTTGGTGGATAATCCAAAGTTGATGTAGAATATCTTCCGTCTTCTGAAAAATAAAATCCCATTTATGTTTATAAATAAACACTTTATTTTTAAATTCAATTTAATTATAATTAATTTATTTCTCTATTGTATAATAACAAAAATGTCAGTTGCAACTCCCAAAACTAATCCCGAAAGAAGGATATATAATTTATTACCAGATAAACCAGATGCTCGTGATATTATGTTCAAAGCTGAAAGGTTATTAGGTGCTGAACCTGTAACTCTACCACCTCGATATGATTTACGAGTTACCGGCGCTGTTCCACCTATTTTAGACCAGGGTAGTATAGGTTCATGTGGACCAAATCAAATTAGTAATTCTTTACGTTTTTGTTTAAGAAAATTAAAAGCACCTGTTGATTTCCAACCATCAAGATTGTTTATCTATTATTTTGCTAGATTAACTGATGGTTCCCCATTAAATGAAGACACTGGTATCACTATTAGAGGTGGATTAAAAGCTGTTCAAAAATACGGAGCATGTAGTGAAAATAATTGGGGATATGATGTAACTAAATTTACTCAAAAACCTAATGAAGCAGCTGTAAAAGCTGCTGAAAATCATATTCCCGGATTTAAATACATTAGAGTTCCTCAAAATCTAATGAATATTAAACAAGCATTGTTTGGTGGCTTTCCTATAATTTGTGGTATTCAATTATATACATCTTTTGAGTCTCCTAGAGTTAAATCAAGTGGAATAGTCCCGATTCCTAATCAACAAAAGGAAGCTCTCTTGGGTGGACATTGTGTAGCTATTGTTGGTTATGATGACACCAGACGTATTTTTATTATGGCAAATACATGGGGTAACTGGGGTAATAAAGGATATTTTACTTTATCTTATGATTATATTATGAACCCAAAACTTGCTTCCGACTTTTGGATTGTTACATTTTTCAAATAAACTAATTTCGACGTAAATTATTAATTCTTTTTGGAATTACAGTAACCATGATACTAATATAAATGAGAAGTAAACACATAACTGATACTACACCAATTATTACATAAATATATGGTAACAGTTGCTCAATCATATCCTGTGAAATTTTATTTAGTGTAATATTACTTAAATTATCCAAATTATCTAAATTTGGAATTGATGACATTTTTTAAAATATCATCAATTTTCTATAAATTCAATTTTCTATAAAATCAATTTTCTACTTTAATTTTTTAAAAATACAGTGATAGGAAAACTCCCATATCTATACATATCAGTAATATTAACAATGTTATCTGTATCTATAATTTTCCCACGAACCTTTCCATTCCCATATAACACATCAACTTCTATTAAATTTCCGTCAAATACAGTTAGTTCATTATCGTTTTTAGCTCTATAATTAGAAATTGCTGGAAGAATAATATTTTCGGGTATATTAAATTTCCCTTCAAGGCGAGCACGAGTGAAATATGATTTTAAAATATCTGGTAAATTTTCTGAAATAGATAATAATGTATATGAATTTCCTTGGTCGTCTGAAAAATATGATTCAGTATCATTTGAATCCATTGAATAAATACTTTTTGATTTTTTTTGAGTAGGTGTTAAGGGTGAGGTTGCCTTTCTTGGAACGTATTTTCTAGTTTTAAAGATATTACTAATATTACTACTTGTTGTACTATCAGGTGTAATCGGACTTACACCACCCATAAATGGGTTAAAGGAATTATCACTTGAAGCTGGCGAAGAATAATTTGATGTAATCGCATTTAATTTTGTTTGGATTACTTGACGTTTTTTAAGTATTTGCTCCCTTGTTCTACTGTCAGCTTTTGGTAACTGATTATTTAACTCTTCTAATATTACTTTTAATGAATGTTCTTGATTTAAATCATCTAATAAGCTATCAATTTTTTTATAAATTTCTTTCTGTTTTAATTCTTCAGATAATTCATCTATTTCTTGTAAGTATTTGTCGAAAATATTGTTTTCTGGGCCTTTACCACTTTGTACTCCCACTCCCATATGATTTTTTTCAATAAATCTAATAACATTTTTAGGTATGTCTAAACGTCTATCTTTAATAGTTTTTAAAAGTTTATCTTTTTGTTTAAGGGATATTTTAACTTTTGATTTAGAAATAATATCTAACATATATTTTACTAAATAACAATATCTACCGTTCCATTTGTTCATATCTTGGGTATAACCAGACTGTTCTAAAGAAATTTTACATAAAATTTGACTATGACCCTTGCATATGTTTAATAACTTGGGATTTTTTTCACAAGCTTGAGCTAATGTTTTTATATTTACCCTAAACATGTATATTATAATATACATATAAAATAAATTATTATAAAATAAATAAATCTTATTATTCTTCATTTTCATCATTTCTAGGAGTATAAGGAGGTGGTGGTTCATCATACGGTGGTAATATTTCTAATTCAACCTCATTTTTATCTTTTAAACAGTTTATTGCCATACGATATAATAAGATACTTGTCCAAATCATTACGTTTACAGCTCCAAATATTATAATAAATTCCATATAATTTATATTTAAATTTATGTTTAAATATATGTTTAAATATATGTTTTAGATTCTTAAATTTTTAAAAATAATGAGGACCATAATCGCATAAAATTTCCTTTAGTGGTCTAATATTTCTTGATGCAATCATATAAACATGGGTTTTCCCATCTTTACCTTTACGAGTATCGAAATAAGCATTATTTCTGAATTTAGACCCATGGGAGTCATTTGCATTTCTAACAATAGTACTATTTTTATCTAAACCATCCCAACATTGAACATCTTTTTCTTTTTGACCCTTCTTTTGTTCATCGCAAAATACATATGAGTAATTAACATCTTTATCTTTACCATTTCTATTGTCTAAACGTCCACTTTTAACCTCCATCCATTCTTGAGAATATTCTCCAATAATGTCATTCTTCTTAAATCCTAATGGTCCTGCAAACAAACCATTACCACCATTTTCTATATTAGAAGGTGCTACAAATAGATTTTCAATGAGTGTTGTGTGAATATGACAATATTTAGGATAAATACCAATATGTAATTTACATCTTCTATTAGTTTCTGGGTCAATATAAATACATCTTTCATGCCCAGGTTTAGTTTGTGCTACTTTTTCATAATCCCGTCTTTTAGGAGACGGACTGAATGGTCTTTTAGATGTCTTGAAATTTGGAGAACGATATTTCTTATTAGGACTTTTGAATTTTCTCAAACGAGCACCACCACTCTGCATAGTAATATACTATACATTATTAAAAAAAATTTCTGCATTAATTAAAATTTATTTATTTACTTATATTAATGAAACTTAAAGTAGGTAATAAATATACTATTAAAATAAACAAAGAAATACTACATGTTAAATTATTTGAAATTGATGAAGATTTAAAAGTACTTTTATTTGTATTATTAACATCAAAAAATCCATTAAGTGCTGACATAATAATTGATTACAATGGCACGCTCGATAATCCTAAATTTTATACTGGTGAGAATCAAGAAGTTGATATAAAGGATGGTATTAAAGGTAAAGCAACTAATATTGATATCGAACCAACTAAAAAACAGTCTACAAAAACTAACAAAAAATCTAAAAACAATAAATCAAAAAAATCTAAGAAGTCTAAAAAATCTAAGAAGTCTAAGAAATCAAAGAAGTCTAAAACAGTTAAACGTAAATCACAAAAGTCCAAGAAATCTAAAAGTGTAAAACGTAAATCTGTAAAACGCAAATCACAAAAGTCCAAGAAATCTAAAAGTGTAAAACGTAAATCTGTTAAACGTAAATCACAAAAGTCCAAGAAAGCAGTTAAACAAAAGTCAGTTAAAAGAAAATCAAAAAAATCTAAGAAGTCTAAGAAATCTAAATCTAAGAAATCTAAAACAGTTAAAAGAAAATCTTCAAAAACTAAGAAATCAAAAAAATCTAAAACAGTTAAGAGAAAATCTAAAAAAACTAAGAAATCAAAAAAATCTAAAACTGAGCGTGCAACTTCTAAGAAGTCAAAACGTTCAGTTTAAGTTTAAAAAAATTAAAACATTAAAAAATGTTTTCTACAACATGGTGAATATAAATTTTTGGCTCCTACCAAAACATTGCCATTTGATGACACTTCTGTTTTAATTAGCTTTGTAAAACTAGCATGTGTACCATCTTTGCAATAAACGCATAATGCTGATAATTTAATAATTTCATCTGCTAATGGAACTAATGAAATTATATCACCAATAGGTTTCATATTAAAGTCCGATGATAAACCAGCCACTATGAACATCTTACGATTATGTAAATAATTAAGCTCATTGTATACGAATTTATATAAATCTTTATAAAACTGTCCTTCATCTATAATTATGATATCAGCATATTCATACTTTGAATTAAAAAAAGAATTTGTTTTGAGTTCTTGTAAATCAGTAACCATAATAGCTGGAAATGATTTGCCGTCATGTGTTTTCATAATACCTAATCCTCTCTCATTAACTTCCATATCTTCATGACGTTCTTTATCTAAAATACTATTAATAACTAGAATTTTATCTGTTATATATTTTAATCTATTTATTTCTGATAACAATGTAGAGCTTTTAGAACTAAACATTGGTCCTATGATTAACTTTAGATAGCTCTCATGAAATTGACTTAACATCTTTGTAATAATTTCAAACCATAAAATAATTTCAGTTTTTGATTGAAATTATTTTCCATGTATATAGTAATATGTATATAGTAATCATTGGTATATTATTTATAATTTATTTACTTAACACATCAAAAGAAACATATATTAATAGTCAATATAATGTTCAAAAGCTACAATATAAACCTAAGGAAGATGTCTACATGACATTTTTGGGAAATTTAAATGATTCTTATAATAAATATTTAAAAGAAGTAAACAAAGATTCAGATTCACCTATCCTTCAAAAAGCATTATGTGATGATCGTATAAGAAAACAAGTACAATCAAAGGCTTTAGATGATGCATTTGATAAAGTACCAGATATGAATATAAATGAATCTGTGTTATTTGATAAAAGTATACCAAGTGAAAGTAAAATACCATTTGAATTAGTTAAAAAAACTGCTAGACAATGTGCGAACAAAGCATCTACACTGTGCGAATTGACTGAACCTATGTTATATATGAGTCAAAATACAAACTTTCCACCTAGATGGATATTTAAACCATACAAAAACGTAAATTTACCTAAACATACAAATTTAAAATGTTGGGATAATATGTTAAATTGTTGTAAAAAAACGTTAAATTAAAAAAGACCCTTGAAAGGGCCTACTCTGCTAATAGCTTATATTATTTTATAACTTATATTTAATAATTTCATTTTGTTTAGTTCTATTTTCTGGAGGAATAAATTTATAACCCAACTTATTAAATATTTCTTCTTCAGATTTTAAAGTAATAGGTCTTTCTTTCTTATCAAGTAAACTATATTCATTTAAACGATAACCCATTTCAATTGCATCTTTTCTCATTATTATATTTAATTCTTGGCTTCCAGTAAAATATAATACTGCAAATGGATATTCTTCTTGACTTGTGATTAAGATATCCATTCGTCTTGCACGCCTTTTTCTTTTTAGGTTAACAATACCCATATACTTTTTATCACCCAAAGCTAATGAACTTTTAATATAATTTTCATCCTTAAGCTTTTCAATAATTTTACACATAAGTTTACAACGCTCTTCTGAAGTTGTTTTTCTGCGAAGTGTTACTAATACATCAATATCACCTGATTCTTTAACTTTTCGACGATAACTACCAACAATTGTTATTTGAATATCCTTATCCAAATTATCTAACGTAGTTAATAGATAGCTCTCATGTTGTTCCATTTCTTTTCTTGGGATTTTTAGATTTATGTCGTTGTAGTATTTCAAACCAATTTTTTGCTTATTATTCAATAAGTCTGGATTTTCCTCTAGTTTATTTTTAAGGTCTTCAATTGAAGAAATTTTATACTCTTCAACTAATTGTTTTGCTTTAGTTGCCCCAACACCATGAATTTTCATAAGGTCGTCATAAATTTGAAGATTATGTTTCGTACGCGCCTTTTCGGCAGAACGAAGCTTTCCTGTTTTAAAGATTTCTTCTATTTTTTCCCTAATTTTTTCACCAATTCCACTAATATTTTCTAAATCCGACCACGATTCAACTTTTTCAATAGATTTTAGTTGTTTAATAACTTTTTGATAAGCTCTTACTTTAAATGTTTGCTTTTCAATTGTTTCCTTTTTGACTAGGGTTTCTAGCTCGGCGATAATAATCTCTTTATACATTTTGGCATTTTTTGTTATTTTTCTTTTAAATTCACTTTTTTAATTTATATAGTTATATTATAAATGGCGAGTTACGCAAATACAAGAGAAAGATTCGGTGCTATTGAAATTTCACCTAATGGTTATATCGACGCTAACGAAAATAAAGTAAAAAATGTTAAATATCCAACACACGAAGGAGACGCTACTAATAAATTCTATGTAGATAGATTTAATCATGTTGGTGATGTTAAAATGTCAGTATTTAATGGTGATTTTTTTGGATGGTTAAAATGCGATGGACGTAGTTTATCTAGAACTACTTATGCAGCTTTATTTGCTGTTATTGGAACTTCTTTTGGAAGTGTAGATGGTAATTCTTTTAGTTTACCTGATTGTCGAGGGCGTGTTTTAGGTACTTTAGGCCAAGGTGCTGGTTTAACAAACAGAGCTCTAGGTGCTTCTGTTGGCGCTGAGACTCATACTTTAACAGTTGGTGAAATACCAAGCCATTCTCATGGAATTACTGACCCTGGACATACACACAGTTACGTTAATAACGCAGGTGACCAAAATACAGATAATGCTTTTTCTACTGAAACCGCAGCAGACCAAGTTGATTATAACCAAACAACTGGTAGTTCAACAACCGGTATTACAGTTAATGCTACTGGTGGTGGTGATGCTCACAATAACATGCAACCTACCTTATTTATTGGACATGTATATATTTATGGTGGTTTAGAAATTGAAGAACCCGTTCTTGATTTCCCTTTCCTTGGATAAATAAGTTTTATATTAATTTAATAATAATATAAAAATTAATAAAAATTTATGGCATAAATGTTGTATAGAATTTAGCACTATTAGACATACCAGTAGCACATTTACAATTTGGTGAACAATTATATGTACCATCACGTCTATTAACTTCACTACACTTACTGCAATCTAAGACTAAACCTCTAATAGCAGGTACATATCCAGAAGGACATTCATCTCCAGTAATAGCAAATCCACCTGGAACAGCCCAGTTTGCACCTGTATTAATCATCTTCTTGTAGGCTCTAATATATGTAGTATCCCAGTTAGGTACACTGTTTCTAAAATTATTCATAGCATTTCCTATTTCTACATTACTTTGTGTTTGAGGAACACGTCTTTGACAAGCTAATCCCATATGAGCATCATGTACTGTATAAAACCATTGTCTAGATGTTAAATCTCTACTAAACCACGATACATGTTCCATTTCTGTATCTAAATCAATAACTAGTGCATTTGGTTCTTGAACACCCATTAAAGTTGTAATCTCAGCATCGAAAATATCTGTTTCTCGTCTACGTAATTCTGGACTAGTAAAGGTGCACATTTTTTGTTTTCTAATATAATCAAGAGTTTGTAATGGTATACTACTTCTTACTGGTGGATTATTAATACGAATATTTGGTGCACACACGTCACGGTAATATTGGTTTGACCATCTATACATTCTTAAATCAGTACATGGTTCTACAGTTGGGTCACATTGTCCTCCACTTGTTCTTTGACAACCTCTGTTATCAATTAAACTATGAGACCCCATTAAAGCTGTCATCTCTTCCATAGTTAAATTTCTTGTTTGTGCAAAATTAGCAAAACCTTCTAAATTTAGATTAGCACCAGGTAATTTATTTGCTGGATTAGGTTCAATAGAATCATATCTACCAACAACAAATGGTTGAACTGGGTCTTCTTTAACAATGGTAGGTCCTCCTTGAAATTCTGTAGCCACAGCACCACAAACAGCTACAATATCTGCTACAGAGGTATTATAACGTTTAGCTAAAGCCAACACATTTTGAGAAAGTAAGAATGCCCAACTATCATAGTTATTTTCAGTACGTCTAATTTCATCATTTGTTAACATAACAGACCCATCTGCTCCACCATAACCTTCTGAAATAGAAAATGAATCATGAGCTGCTGCACGAACATAAAAATTACATAAACGTCTATCATATCTACATGTAGCTTTACATCCTGATATAACACTACGCCAGTCTACTCTTGTTGGGTCGTATGTATTAGTTACTGTTTTTGGTTTCCATGATGGTAACTTAACTTGAAGAGTTGGATTTTCAGCATCTTTAATTAAAAGATTTGAATCTGTTGTAATTTGTGCTGTTACATAGGAAGCAAATAAAAGACCTAGACTTAATACTTTCATTAAATTTATTAATGGTATAATAAATTTAACTTTAAACTGGTTTACATAAAAAAAAAGGACCCGAAGGTCTTAATTTAAATTTATTTTGTTAGTTTTGTATTTTTATATATATTTATATTTTTGTATTTGTATTTGTATTTTAAACAGGTGGTGCTTGTTGAGTAGCTGGAACATAACCATAGTAACTGCCATCAGGGAATCTACAGACTCCATTTTGACATTTTTCTCCATCAGTATAGACATGGTTAGTATCACATGTAACTCCATTAGGCTTTCCAATACAACCAGTATTTTGAAATGGCATTTCTTCACCTAGACCTAACCAAATACGTTGACATGTACCTTGAAGACAAATTGATTCATAACCTGTTGCACTTGTAGGAGTGCAATCACTACCATCTGGTGCAGTAATTAAATTACAAACACCGCTTGCTGGACAACTGTATGTTTGACATCTGTTACTAGCCTTTGTCACAGGAAGACTAAGTTGAGTGTTACATGTACCTGCAAAGCAAACACCAGGAACAGTATTTCGAGTACATGTTACAAAATCACGAGCTAAACTACAAGTACCCTTTTTGGGGTCGCATTTCGTACACGCTGGACAACGTAGAGGACAAGTAGGGTCCTGAGCAAGAACAACAGATGTAAAGAAAAGAGAAATAATAGCAAATGAGAACTTCATTGTTTAGTTTTTAATATTATAATTCTAAATTTTTAAATCATTTTTTTTTTAGTGGTATACTTTAAGATGTATATTTACTTTGTTGGTATTCTTATAGCTTTATTATGGGGAGTTCGTCCTGTATTACAGAAAAAAATATTAAATGATATAAGTCCTCAGACTGTTATGGTTATTGGTGGTATATTATATTTTATTTTTATAATGATTTATGCGTTGACAAATAAGGATAATGTAGCAAAGGAAATTTCAAATTTGACTGATGAACAAAAAAAGATTCTGTTAACTATTTCTTCAGTTGGCTTTATAGCTTCTTTACTATACTACTATGCATTGTCTAAAGAAAGTTCAGCCAAAGTAGTAACTATTACAAGTATTTGGCCAATATTTGCTATATTATTTGGAACTATAATTTTGAATGAAAAATTTAACCCAAAATTATTAATTGCAGTAATTGTATTATTAGTTTTATTTAATTACATAGAAAATTAATAGAATTTTATAGAAAATTATAGAAAAACTTTATAGAAAAACTTTATAGAACTTTTTGTTATTAAATTATGGTATAGGACACCATTGTGATTGCCATGGATTTCTAGCACCTCTCATATAAACAATATCAGATGGTGTAGGATAGAAAATTCTGTATAAATTTTTATAAAGTGTCTGATTAACATAAGATACAGTCATCGTTCTTACTAATGCACTTGGTTTCGCAGCTGTTTCTCCGAGCATCGGGTCTTCATATTTCCAGTTATTATAAACTAAATTGTAAAGTCTATTAATAATAAATGGTTGAGCAGAAGTTGGATTTTTAGTTGTTAATGTAGAATCCATCATGTGCATTGCTCTCATCATATCTCTATCTTCGTGCATTAAATTATGACAGTGGAACATATAATCTCCTTTATGTGGTCCAAATCTTGCTAACACATATACAACTTCACTTGGTCCTAAATAAAACACGTCTTTCGGTGACCAAATTTCATTTGTTCTAAGACCAACAGGTTCAATACCACCAATAATTTCACGGTCTCGTCTAAGTAAGAAGAAATCAACCAAATGCATATGAACAGGATGGAACCATCCACCTCCAGTTTTAAACCGCCAGACTTCCCATGTGTTCTGTCCAACATCACTTGCAGCAATTTTAGCAGTATCCCATGTTTCGCCGTTAATTGTCCACATTCCATTACTTCTACCAAATACCATTTCACGATGATACTGTTCAGCAGTAGCCATTGCCATAGCAGCATCTCGATCAGCTTTTGTTAAGACATTAAAAATGGGTTTCAAAGGGTCCGGTGTAGTTTGAGTGGTTATAAATACAGGAGCTGGTGTAGTTAACGCTGGACCAAATGTTGCACGTGCAATTAAATGTGAATTGCAGAAATATGGTACATCTTTCATTACTTTTGAATCAAAGTCATTCCAGAAATAGATAGTTCTACCTGCATAGTTTTGGAAATTACATACAATTTCATAACGCTCAGCAACACCTAAATATAATCCTTCAGTAGGAAATGCAATATGAGTATTTCGAAATCCGCCATCTGTTGCAATCACACGACAAATTCTTTGTGAAATATCATTTAAATTGTGGTCCTTAATTTTAAAGAGATAAGGTCTGGCTACAGCAGCATTTAAGACTCTAAATCTCAGCCATTTAGGCTCTAAATTCATTTGTGGAAATGGAACTCCATTTATTGTATTAATATCTCCATATAAATCATCCTGATGAACATTAAAATGGTCAATGAAAAGTTGACATTTGTTATCTAATACTTTATCCCCTATAATCATTGAATATTCTTGAATATCTTCTAAGTTCCATGGTTCTCCACAACCACCATCTTTTAATTTTGCACTTGTAATTTTAAATCCAGCTAAACCTAAGTATGCATTATCTGATGTAATATGAAGAGCATGGTCATGATACCAACCAGTACCTGCACGATTATTTGGATAAACATAATCCTTTACTTCACCAAAACATGTAACATCTTCAGCCCAACCGTCATAGGGTGCTAAACTTGCAGACCCGTGGAAATGAACACTGATTGGTCGTCCACTTCTTCCAGTATCAGGTAAACATGGTTTGTAAGATTGCTTGAAATAACCAGTAACAGTGTTAATTTGATTTTTAAATCTTACAAGTGATTCATGTCCTACTGGAACTCTAATTGTAGGACCAGGTACACTTCCTCCGTATGCTAAAAACCAAGTTGGAGGCAGTGCTTTACAAGCAGGAATAGAATTATCAAATGGTCTTGATTGTAGTTGATTGATAGAGAAATCATATGAGAATATACAGTGACCATCATTTCTACATACCTTTTGTTTTGGTACCGCAACGGGTGGTTCCTTGAATTGGTCTACAAAAGGTGTAATCTTAAAAGGAGTACTTGGAAACCCGCCTACAGAATATACTACACCATCTGTTTGTGGACAAATTAAATTTGGATCCCCAAATGGTGTAACTGGAATCGGTGGTATAGTTTGACTCAATACACCGCTCATTAAAAGACTTGACAAAGCTACTAAGTTATATATCATTTTAATTAAACTGTTTAACTTGTAATTTCATTTTTTTTTAAACTACTTTAATTTATTCTATTTAATTTTTATTTAAAAACAATATTCTTTAAACAATAAATGCGTTTAAATTGGTTAACATTACCTTTTACTGCAATAACTACGCTACAAAATTCCGGAATTTGGAATATTTCCAAAATTGGTTGGGGACGTGATAATAAAAATCACGAAGTCTTAGATGATGGTTCACTTAAAGTATTTTATCCTCAAGGAAGTTATTCACCAAGTAAATTTCCACAAGGAGGAATAGGTTTTTATGCATCACCAGACTATATTTTTCCAACTGATGAAATCGTTTTAAGTTATGATGTTAAATTTGATGAGACTTTTCATCCAGTTTTAGGAGGTAAATTACCTGGTTTATTTTTTAGCGAAGGTACTGATAAAAAATATATGAGAGAAGCTAGTGGGGGTAATCATAATAATAACACAGCTAGTTTAAGAATAGTTTGGAGAAAAGATTTTGATGCAGAAGCATATGTTTATTTACCAAGAAATCAAAGTAATGAATATTATGATATTCCCAATATTGTTAGAAATGATGATTTTGGAGATTCTTTATGGAGAGGTTTATTTCAATTTAAACAAAATATGTGGAATCAGGTGATGATTAGGGTCAAACTAAATACATTTGACAAGTTTAAAAATCCTAAAAGTGATGGGTTATTAGAATTATGTATAAATGAACAAAAACAAAAGTTTAATAAATTAATTTGGCGAACAAATAATACTACTCGTATTACAGCTATATTATTTTCCACATTTTTTGGAGGTGGTAGTATTAAGTATGCTACACCTAACGATACGTGGAGTTATTTTAGAAATTTCAGAGTATCTACTGATGGAAATTTAGCTTCGAAACAATGTTAATATGTATTTAAATTAAAATAAACCCACTAGTGTGGGTCTATTTTAATAAAAGTCATTATACAATTTTATTTGTTTTTTGTTTTTATTATTTGTTTTTTAGTTTTAAGTTTTTATTAGTTTGTTTTACTTTAATTGAGAATTTTCCAGTTTGAATTTCCGATATTAAATAACATAAGAGTGAATATAATAATAGTTGACAACATTGTAAAAATCTTATTAATAAACGTGAATAGAAGTAACCACAAGAATTGAACACGTAGATGTGAATTAAATAGAGAATATACCAAAAAACATACAACTGGATAAGACAGCAAAACAATATAAGGTACTAAGCTCGTTACATTTTTAGGTTCATAATAAGCAGCCAAAAGATAGATAAAGTAGAAAGTGTTAAATAATCTGAAATATACAAGAGACATTCGTAAAACATCAATCAGAGTAAAGAATCGTGATAGAATATTGACATTAGAACCAACAATATTAAGTACAGAATTGAAGAATGTATTATGAGTCCATCGTTTACGTTGACTGAAATAAGAACTTAGACTTTGAGGTGGAATAGTATAAGCATGTGCTCTAGTATCTTGAAAAATTTTAGCATTATCATTAGTATAAACTACACAACTTGTAAAACGTCTATCAGTACCCATAGTTTGTACACTAGTTTCAAATAGATTCTTTTCATTTGGTAAGAGTGAGTACATCTTTAGAACATTGCTAAATGATTCATCAACCTTTACCATAGAAATACATCCAGGTAAACATAAAACTTGAGCAACTAAATCTTCATTTGTTCGACGGACATATTGACCATACATATATTGGTAATTTTGAAGATGATTCCAAAATGTACTTCCGTCTGTCTTATCAACATTAACCATACCAGCAGCAGCTGTTGCACCTTTAGTTTTAAGGGTGTCAACTAAACATACAATTGCATTTTCATCAATGATAGTATCTCCATCAGTACAGAAGATATAATCAAATTCATTTACTCCAAAGATATCAAGAATGTCTTGACGAAGTGATTGACGTAATTCCTGATTGATTGTTGCAAAATTACCACGGTGTACATTAAATAGGTCATGAATCAAAATAACACTATCCTTTTTACCAAGATTTTGTTGCTTTGTAATACAAACAACATGTTTATCGTTACGAGTACCATACGAAATTGTCAAATTAATATCTGTAGCTTTCCATGATTGATACGTGTATTCTTTAACTAGATTTACATTATCTAATAGTTCATCGTAATTGTTTTTACCATCAGAAATTACGACAGGTAAAATATAATGAGGACCTCGTTTTGAATTTAGAACAGAATCTAGAGTTTTACTTACCTGTGCAGTCGATTCCTCAAATGTAGGAATAAATGCAATCACTCGCTCAATTTCATCACTCATTTCCAATGAAGGCAAACCATGATATTTCTTAATAATAGCTCTATAAATCATATTGAATGCAAACATAACTGACATGATAATATCCTTAGATTTCAAAGCAATTAAAATGAATAGAATAACTTGCAAATTTTGAGTATAATATACTAGAACACATCCAGCAGCATTTACTAAAATCAAAAACGTAATTAAACACCACTTCTTAACATAAAACAATCCCTCCTTAGTTGTGTGTTCGAAATGATTCATTTCTACTAATAGAACAATTAGAGAGATTAGACCGACAATGCCTAGTCCAAAGGCAAGAGCAACAATAGCAGAGGTTTCAAGAGACATTTTATTCTTTAAATACTTAAAAATTAATTTAAAGATAAAAATTTCAATTTTTTTTTACTTTTGTGATATTATTTTAGATATTAATAAAAACTTTTTTTAACAGTATATATTAAGAATGATAGTCATATTAATCGCATTAGCTTTTTTGTACTTTTTTGTATTTAATACATCATCAATTACTGTAAAGTGTAATTCAGATGAGCAAGACGCTTGTAAAATGTACAATCAAAGAGATATTCAAACCAAATGTACATCTATGTGTAATAAATTAAACCCGAAATACATCTTTAACGGACAATACACAAAAAATGATAATGAACATATTTGTGGATGTAGTGAATCTCCTGAACAATTTACATTAGACTTTACTAATGTTGGCGAGAACCCAGATATTCTTCCAGATATTGTACCAGATGATTCAAAATTTTCAAATAGAGATTATTTAGAAAAAACAGAAGAAAAAAGATATCATAGTCTTATTTTCGGATAAATAAAAAAAGGACCCGAAGGTCCTAATTTTTGAAATTTTTTTGAGTTTTTACATTTTAATTTTATTTTTGAAGTAAATCATCATAAAACTTGATTTGCTTCTTTTTTTTGGAAAACTTAGAGAAAAATGACTTCCATGACCTAGTTGATTTCTTTGATTTATCAGATAAATTAGAAACCTGTGAATTTCTAGGAACGTTTGGATATTCTTCATCAGAATTATAACAATTATCAGAATAAGAATTATCAGAAAATCCAGACCAGCTTACCATTTTTTGATTTTGCTTTAAAGATGCTTTACATAATTCCATATCTAATTGCTTATTCCATTTTTGTTTCATTAACATATATTGCCTTGGACTCAATGGTAAAGACATTACTGGTTCGATTTCAGAAGTATCATATTCATGTTGATCTTCATATGATTGCGCATATAAATCAATAATCGGATTCAAATCTTCGTTGTTATCATCATCATTATTGTTATTGTAATCGATTTCAGTATATAAACTATTTCGAGCAAATAATTCACTTACACGATTTACATCATATCTGTCGTCACGATTCCAAGTTTTATTGGACCATTCATATGTGTAATCACTACTATCACGTTTATATTCTTCATTTGAATATAAAGAATATTCATCTTCAGATTCAATATACATTGAATCAATGTATTGAATATTTGGATTCACAGCGGATAAATATACTTTTTGATACGTCATTTAGGTAAAAGTAAAAATACTACATTTTAGTTAAAATTCAATTTTTTAGAACTTCATTAATTAAGTCTATTTCAGTTATTTGGTCTCCTCCACTTTCAATAATAACAGGTATTTTATTGTCTTGTGCAAATTCTAATAATGATTTCAGGCCATCTTTACTATTAGAATAAATTAACCCAGAACCAATTTCTTCATGTAAATCTCTACAACAACCTAAATCAACTTTGGAATCATTTAGATGAAATACAGTTATTTCATTAATACCTATGTGATGGTCCCAAAGTGATACAAAATCTTCAAAGTTTTCTTTTGTTTTAATGTTATATCCCGACGCAAAAATATGAGCTGTATCTATACAATAACCAATTCTAGAATATTCTTCTTTTGACAATTTATTAGATAAATATGTCTTGAGTTTCCCAAATGTTTCAATATCATAGAAAATATCATTTCCATTTTTTGTTTTAGTTGATGTTTCTAAAATTAATTTTACTTTACATTCTCGCGTTTTGTTTATAACTTCTTTAACATTTTTATAAAAATTATCTATACAATCTTCAATACTTTGTTTATTTGTATTTTTACCCATATGAATTATAACTCCTGTCATTTCTTTTTTATTATCTGGTATCATTTTATCTAAAATTTTAATATCATCAACAACACTATTTATTGCCCATTCATTATCTGTCTTTATAAAATTAATAAGATATTGGCCATGAACAACTAAATAAATGTTATTTTCTTCTATGTATTGTTTAACTTTAATACAATCTTGTTCATTTAGTTTAGATTTACCAATTTTCATTGGCGCTTTTAGAAATATTTGCGCAGCGACATCGAATTTATCTACACATTCATCATGTGATTTTTGATTAAACTTAATACCATGAATAATAGATGGAGAAATGCTTGTATGCCAACCTATAGTTAACTTGTTCATTGTATATATAATAATAATATATACAATTAAAATTCAGTTTCTTTTAAGCTTCGCTATAGAGAACCTTCCATTTAAAATATTCCATAAAAGCGTTTCGAAAAACACGTTGTTTAAAATATGTATCTAAATCTTGGCGAAGAATGTCATAAATGACTTTTGAAGAACATACTCTATCAGGTAATTTACCAAGTACAGAGTCACCTAAACAATTAATAAACTGTGTTGTAGATTGCGTATTATTATTGCATACGTAACTATGAAATGTAAAATAGTCTCTGGACATAATGTTTATTTTATATAAATAAAAAAAAGTATCCAAGTTAACTTAATGTTAAAAATTTATAAAAAAAAAAAATATTTAGATATATTATAAAATGTCTCAAAGATCTAAAGTTATTCACGATTTTCGTTCTGTTAATCTAGGACAATCGCAATTACAAATTACAGAAGCTGGTTCAGCTATTACTCTAACACCAGCTGAATCTGGTGATATTATTCTTTTAAATGCTACCGGTGGGTCTGTTGTGACCTTACCGCCACCAATCTCTGGTCTTATGTACAGATTTATTGTTTCTAATACAGGTGCACACACTTTAACAGCTCCAAGTGCTTGTATTAATGGAGCTGTAGCTATTTCCCAGTATAGTACTAGTGCTAACTTAGCTACAGGAGCTGCTAAAACTGTTATAAAAACAACAGCTGGAAGTTTAATTGGAGACAGTATTAATTTAGTTGCAGCTAATTCAAAATATTTCTTAAGTGGTGCCGTTAGTATGCACAATGCACTTCATATTGCATAAATTTTCTTTTTATTATATAGTTAAAATTAAAAATATAATAAAAATTATAGATTATTTGCGACTTGGAATATTATAGTATCCTTTAGGTAAAATTTGAAATTCTGGTTTACAAAATTGACGATTATGAGGAGATAAGTCTAGGGGCTTCTTTTGAGACATACCATCACTAGTAAATTCTAAATTATCAGGTGTAAATTTACATGAAGCACATTTAGTATTGTTTCTAATAACACCTCTTAAATTATTTTCAATATCTACATTCTGAGTTGGAATACCAACAGGAATGTAACTTAAAAATGGCGGAGTTACGTCAAAACATTGGTTTTGATTAATAAACATACTTGTATCTGTTATATAATTGAAAATACTTTTATTTCCTTGGTTTTGTTGGTTAATATAACATTCATCATTCTTAAAATGAGATTGACTAACATTTCTATAATCGCTCATGTTTATTTATTAATATTATAAAATAAAATAAATAAATAAAAATGTATTATTATTTGCTTCTAAAATAATTGTTTCTTTTAATAATTTCTTGTAATGCAAAATTGTCTATACCTAATTCTTCTTGAAGTTTCATCATACCACGTGTTTCTTTAGGCAAGCAACTTAAACCATATCCAAACTTACCATCATGACCAGGAACACGTGTTCCATACTCCCCGAGCCTTTTATCTAAACTAAATAATATTTTTAACTTTTCGTAATCTACGCCTAATTTTTCTGAGATTTCATAAATTTCATTAAAATACCATACCTTGACTGCTAAATGCACGTTTAATGTATATTTAAATAGTTCACATTCTTCATACGATTTCATATATATATCTATATTCTTATTATGTTTATATAATTCTCTAAATAAACCCAAGACATCAGAATAATCATTCATCTCAGTATTTGGATGTAAACCCACTAATACAAATTCAGCATTATACATATCATCTTTATAAGTTGCTTCTCTTAAGAATTCGGGTGATAAGATAATATCTATATTTTTAAATTCTTCATGAAATTGTTTACATGTTCCTGGAACTAAGGTACTTTTAATAATAACCCGCGTTGTTTCTGTTACAGAATTATTTAATTTTGTTAAAATATTTCTTATAATAGAAGTATTACACGACCCATCATCATTACTAGGTGTAGGAACAGCAATAAAATAATAGTTAATATGATTTTCACTTTCAGAATATCTAATAAGTTTTTCAACATTTGATGTAAAATATTCAAAACTACCATTTTTTTGCTGTGTATCACATACATTAAATCTTATGTTATTTTTCTCACATAAATACCCTACTGCACTACCAACATAACCATAACCTATAATGTTAATTGAGTTAAACATATTTAACATTATAAATGACTTGTTTTTAAATTAAATATTCATTCATTTTTAGAAAATAATTCATTAATATTTGAATCTACTTTATTATTACCATACCATAAAAGCCATTCTAAAGACTTTTTATCAATAGGTTCACTTGTATGACTCATAACATGTTTGAAGGATATCTTAATATCTTTATCAAGTTGGTCTTTTAAATTTAAAATCTCTTGAATTAATTCTTTATTTTTAACTTCTTGACCTTTACTATTTTTCCATCCATTTTTTTGCCAACCTTTTGACCATTTATCAATGCAATTAATTGAATACATCGAATCTGTACAAATAATATTTTTCTTATCTTTAAAAGCATCTTGATTTTCGTTTATTGTTTTAAATATATACTTTATACCAGATAGTTCTGCCTTATTGTTTGTAGGGTCAGATACAACTAAACGTGTTTTGTTAAATTTAAAATAAGGTGAATCATCTGATTTGTTTTGAGTATCTATAAATAATACGGAATAACCGGCTTTAGCATATTTTTTACCATTTCCTTTACAATTACCATCACTAAAAATATATAATTCATTTGATTCCTTTGGTTCTTCTATAATACCTAAATCTTGAATTATATGTTTAACTGTAGTTGTCGAAAATTTATTAAGTAAATCCATTATACTCTTTTCATTTAATTTATTCTTATATAAGAATATTTGCAATTGTTGATGATATTTTGAAGACATCTTTCTATTTATGTTATTATTATTTAATATTTCACTTTTTAAGAAAAAAAATTTTAAATATATATTATAAGTTATTATAAGTATGGATACAATAAGTATAATTATTAATTTGATATTATTATCAACTATCATAGGTTTTATGGTTTATGTATCAAAAACTGATAGATTTAAAGGTCCACAAGGACCAGAAGGTCCTCAAGGACCATTAGGTCCAGAGGGTCCTAAAGGAAAAGATAGTCAAGTACAAGGCCCACCTGGAAAAGATGGAGAAGTTACTTTTGAGTTTATGAGAAATAATACATTTTGGTGTGCTGACTCTGATTTTTGTACATTACCAAATCTTAAAACAGGAGTAGACTATGGTGGTGCTAAATTATATAATGAATCAAATGCAAAAGGAGACTTCTCTAATTTCAACATTGAATCTGATAATGATGTATATATTATTATAGGTAATAATAGAACATTACGAGTAACAAAAGATAAATTATTTATTGGTAAAAGAGACATTCTTAAAGAACTGGATGACCTTAAAGATAATATTGTGAGAAAGGACCGTATTTACGGTGTTAAATCAGCAAAAGGTGGATATTTAAGTGACCAGGGTACACAAGGTGCTGCATGGCGTTCTAGACCAACTTTAAAAACAGATAATGCTGTAATGAGCTTTGATGAAATCAAAGGTTAACGAGCACCTCTATTAATCATGTTAACTCTATAACCATAAATTCCTTGGTTTAAGGATAGTCTAGAACATTCTTTGTTCTTTGTCATATCTTTACCTTCATTTTCAAAAGATTCTTGTTCTCTAATGAAAAAATAATATACAATAAATGCTAGGAATAAGCCTATAATTAACGCGTTGTTGTCCATTTATATAATACTATATAAATAGATATAAATATTTTTAAAATACAGATAAATTTTTTATAAATAACTATTCTTTATCTTTCCCTGGTCTTTCCCTTCTTTTTCTTTTAGACTTTTTAGATTTCTTTGACTTTTTAGATTTCTTTGACTTTTTAACAGATTTACGTTTAACACTTTTAGATTTCTTTGACTTTTTAACAGATTTACGTTTTACACTTTTAGATTTCTTTGACTTTTTAACAGATTTACGTTTAACTGACTTACTCTTTTTGCTTTTTTTAACAGATTTACGTTTAACACTTTTAGATTTCTTTGACTTTTTAACAGATTTACGTTTAACACTTTTAGATTTCTTTGACTTTTTAACAGATTTACGTTTAACACTTTTAGATTTCTTTGACTTTTTAACAGATTTACGTTTAACTGACTTACTCTTTTTGCTTTTAACAGATTTACGTTTTACCGATTTGCTTTTTTTAGATTTCTTAGTTTTTGGAGAAGTTTTTCTAGAAGGTGTTTTATTTTTTGATTTACTTTTTTTAGATTTACTCTTGGGAGCTTTCGGAAAGGACCTTTTTTTGGATTTCCTCCGTTCTTTTCTAGGTTTAGCTTCTTTTTGAGTAACAATTCTTGCAGATAATTTACAAATTAGGGTTTTGTCTGAATTGGATAACTTACCCAAAGTTAATTCTAAGTTGGATATTAAATCATTACATGTAAATGGTTCATATAGATTATATATTTGGACAATATGTTTTTTATAAAATAGTTGCTTATCAACTAAAGGAATAATATCCTCATGTAATTCGCTACGATAAAATAATGTTTGAATATTATTTTTATGTCTAAAACCTATTGTTTTATAGTGACCGGTATTTCCACTTTGAATAAAATTTAAAATAATAAATTTATCATTATTATTCTCAATCTTTGTTATTGTATGTGTATTTTGGTTAAAAATAAAAATATCTATGTTTAATACATTCGATAAAATTGACAATGTTGTGTTATCTCCTTCAAAATTAAAACCTTGTTTTTTTACTTCTAATGCAAGCTGACGTTTTGTTTTAATACTATGAGGATTCCAATCTCCATAAAATTCACCACTGTCTTTTTCTGCTTTATAATTATTTAAAATATCTTGAAATTGCATATCACTTAATGTTAAAATATGTTCAGCAACAAGTCTTCTTAACTTTTTATGTGAAAATTTAGTATCACTTCCTTTCAAAGCTTCTTCTAATGACCTAAATTGACAGTTACCGTCAGGTGTACAATCTTTAACAACATAAAAATCTGAAAGTAAGATTTTTTTCCATTGTTCATCAACTGGAACCCATACATATTTTTTATCACTTTCTGGGTCTTGTTCTTCTTCTTGTTCTTCTTTTGGTTCTTCTTTTGGTTCTTCTTTTGGTTCTTCCTTTGATTGTTCTTGTTGAAATTTAGGGGATGTTATAGATAAGGGTGAATCTATAGGAGATTCTTCTGCTGATTTTGGAGTGTATGTAGATGATAATGTAATACTGGATGGTAATGATTCTAAGTCAAAATTATCGTCTTCCATATTAAGCTTAATATAGGACAATAAAAAAATCTTAATTAATAATTTTAATTAATTAAAATTTAAAACATGTTAATATATATACTATTAGTAATCTTCATCAAAATCTTGTAAATCATTTTCAGTTACATTAAACTTAACATTAAAACCAATTTGTTTAATACCATTTGAGTTATATTTTTCAATCTCTTCTCCAAATTTAATCTTTAAAGATTTTCTTAGTTCTTTAATATCAGGTGTTCTTGTATTAGAGTAATTTTCAGCCCACCACTTCATAAAGTTATTATAAATAGACTTGATATTTTCAAATCCATCAGATACTTCTGTAAGACATTCTGTAATATATTCATTGAAACGGTCATTATCAGCTTTATATTTACTAGTAGCAATCTTAACTTCTTCTGGTTCTTCAATTTTACCATTAATTTTAACTTCATCTTGATATAATTCAAAATAATGAATCAGAATAGACATGAAATAAGGTCGCCATTTTTTAATTTTATCTTTAATTGTTGGGTCAATCTTAAATTCATTTGATTTAATGGGATTATCACAAAATCTACTCTTAAACTCAATAACACGTAAACGACGGAATGTACCACCATCAATAGAGTTTACATTTGGAAGGTCATTACAACACATAAACATACTAGCTTGAAGTTTGAAAGAAATAGGTGCTTTATAAAGTTCACGTGCAATAATTGTATCACCTCCACTAAATGCTTTAATAATACCGGTTTTAAGTGTGTCACCATATTCTGGTTCTGCAAAAGATACAAAACGTCTACCTTTAAGACGAATAATATCAGGAGATGCTGATGAACTCATTGCACGATTATTAGTAAGAAGTGATACATCTGCAGAAGTCATATAATCTCCAAGTGTATATTCTAAGAAATTAATTAATGTACTTTTACCATTTGCACCAGATAAACCAGTAAAAATATAGAAATGTTCATCATTAATTCCTAGTAAAGAACGTCCTAGAACCTTAAGAAGATACTCAAACACTTTTGGATTTGGTATGATTTTACGTAAAAAGTCATAAATTTCTTGAACTTCTACGCATTCTGAGTCATAATCAATAAAATCATATCCAGTTGTTAATGTTAAATAATCACGTTGTTCACCTTGTCTAAATTCCATATTTTCCAAATCGTAAATACCATTTTTAAAACCAATTAAGTAAGGATTAGAGTCAAGTTTAGATACAAAGTTTGGTTCTAAAGACTTAAATAAATAATGCATTTCTGTCATGACATTCTTTTTGAATGATACATTTTCAAGTTTATTAACAATATTATCTACAAGACTATTTCGTAGATTTGCTTCTAATTTATCTTTATTCTGAATAAATTCCTGCAAGTCAGAATTTTGAAGAGCTCCAGTATCACTAATTTTAATACCCTTATAATATTTTTGCAACTCTTCTGAAATTAAGATATTCATAATATGAGTTTTTGCCCAACGAATTCCATCAAATTCATACCAATCTGGATTTTTAATGTCATCAATTCTAAAACGATGTTTGTAAATGCTGTATATAACTTTTGCAATTTTATAATGAGAACCTGAGAGAGAATCTTCTAATAATTTTTTGATATCAGGTGTAATATCGATATCTGCTTTCCAATATTTTGTACTCATACTGAGATACAATTCAGGATAGTCATTTTCAAAATTTTCTGGTAACTGAAACCCTTCATCTGGATATTTTCGTCTTAAACAATCTTGGTCATAACATTTAATATAAATTCCAGTCATATTAATTTCTATATAAATTGGACTTTGAGTTCTACGATGTTCTCTACCCATAAATGGGCACATTTTATCTTGCAAACTAATATAGTAACAAAAAATTCCTTGTTTATTTTGAGTAGCAACAATCCGTGAAATATTAAAATCATAATGTTCTAAATGTTCAGAATAAACTTCTTTTAAAAAATTTAACAATTTAGATATTTCAGTTGATACAGACTTGTTTTCAATTCCTTTAATTGTAATATTATTAGCTGATGTGTGTTTTACTATTTCATTTTTAAATGTTTCTTTAACAACAGATAACGTTGTATTATTTTTTCTTCTAATAATTAATTGTAAAAATTCATCAAATGTTGTGTCTTTAATATCATATAATTCATTGTTTTCAATATCATATATTTCGTAAACACTTGAATAATGTTCCAAGTCACCTTCATAATTATCCTTTTCTTTTTTAATTTCCGTTTCACTTTTCTTAGAACCAAAAATTCTGAGTCCTGTTCTATAAACAGATGTATCAATTAATTTTTTATGTTCAATATTTGATAATTTCCCAATAATAACTTTTGCTAGTTTCTGTGCATTAAGAGTATTCACAATTAATTTAGGAAAATTAACATGATACTTGTCATTTCTTCTAGTAATAATATTTGTTTTAATCCCTGATTCAGTTTCAAACATTTCATCAATACTTTCCAAACTTTTATCAATAATTAGTTTAATATCTCCAATTTTAATTTTATATGTACTTTTCTTAGGTGTTTCAATATCTAAGAAGAATGCAAAGCGTGTTGAATCATTGATTTTTTCAATTAAATACATCGATTCATCTTTTATTAAAGCATTAAAATACATCTTATAAAACTCATCATATTTTTCATCAGGTACATTATATTTTCCTTTACCTCTAAAAGCCAAATGAGTTAATTGTTTAGGATCTTCAATATCTTTTGTAAAACGCTCCAAATATTTAGTAAATGATGTCATCTTCTGTTGTTTGTTTGTAAATTAAAATCCAATTCATTTTTTTTTAAACGATTAAATACAAAATTTAATTTATTTATATAAAGTATATCATGAGTTATTTAATTAAGGTAACAGACCATATTAATAAAAGTGAAAGAATCATCCATCGCCTTACTACATTAGATACATATAATAGTGATTTTCAAACTATTATTAATTATTTAAGTATCGATAATGAATATCAATCTACACTATCCAATGGTGTAGCTGAATTAACCAAAAATGAACAAGTTGTAATTCCTGGATATTTTTATAATTCTACAAAAAATATCAGTACTTTAACTTATACTCTTACCTTGATTAAAGTAGATGAGAAGCTATCAAATGTCTTTCTTACCGAAACTACAGATAGTCACACTCAAACTGAAGAGTCAAATGACCTTCAAACAAAAGAAACTCAATGTGAAACATCAACTAAAGATACCCCTTCACAAGTATATGCAGAAGTTAACAAACTTAATAAACAATATGAAGATACAGAGTTTTTTAGAGAAGATGATGAAGAATTTGGAGAATTTCAAAGTTATACTCCTGAATTTACTAATGTAGACTTAAATAGTCCAACATTTCCTTGTTATGACAGGTCTAATGTTATAATTCCTCCATATCAACCTTATTCTACTAATCCATTTCAAAATAACTCATTTCAAAATAACCCATTTCAAAATATCATGAATCTTCGTGGAGATAATGAAGATGTACATTTTACGTTTGGGAGTCAAGTACCTAAGACTCCAACGCAAGTAGTCACAAATTGGGCACCTGAACTAGTTCATGAATTAAAATTTAGACTTGCTCAACCTAATGCAGGTTTAGTACCAACTAATTCAAGTATCAATTATTATTTATAAATCAAAATAAAAGTTTAGTTAATTCAAATAAATCATAAATTTGAATTAATTAATTTCTTGATATTTATTAGAGTAAAATGTCTTCTGTAGATAAATCTGTAAAAGAAGTCCAGGATATAATGCAAGATAATTTACGTAAAATTCTTAAAAGAGGCGAAGACCTTCATATGTTATCTCAAAAGGTTGAAGATTTAAGTGGAGCTGCCGCTTTATTTAAGAAAAGAGCAAAAGAAATTAAAAGAAAAGTTGAAACACAAATTCTTCCTACAAGAGAACTACCAAAATTACCACAAAAAGATGAAATGACACCTATTAAAAGGGTTAAATCTTTAGATTATTTAACAGAAATTGAAGATACACAAATGAGTGAATATGAACAACAATTAATGGAATATTATCATGAAGGTCATTATCAATATGTACTTGATAAGGCATCACAATTAGGACTGTTAAGGTTTGTAAAACATGTACTAGAACTATCTACATTTTACCCACTTGAATTAAATATTGCTGACTCTTTAAAAGCTGCTTCTTATTACGGTCACGTAGAAATAGTTGAAGAATTATTAGAGCATGATATAAATAATGAAAGATATTATGGTAAGGCTCCTAGAGAAGAAATTATATCTATTTTACCTTTTTTTGATGATAAACCTCGTATCCCATATACAAACGAACCATTAACACATGACGATTTGAGAAACTCTATTATAAATGCTCATACAGCCAATCACTCTGAACTAGCTAAAATATTGGAAAATTATTATTATAGAACACATGCAATTAAAGACCGCCACGACACAGCTAAAGCTGATAAGTTTTTAGCTAAATTAATTTAATTCAAGTAAATCGTTATTATTTATTGAATTAATTTAATTCAAGTAAATCGTAGTATTCTTTAAAATATGTTTCAAATATATTATATACGAACGGATTCGTTCTTATATATTCTCTTGATTTGTTTGCAGTTTCTTTTTTAAATTCAGTTGTAGTAGACAATCCACCAATACCCTGAGATTCTACACGGTCAGTTGAATCTGTCATAAATGAAATTAAACCAGCACACATGCTTGCAATATTCCATGAAGGACTATATAATTCTTGATGATATCCTGTAAATGATGTACATAGTTTTTTATTAATTTCAAATCTTCCTGATGGGGTTAGAAATTGAAAGTCTGGAGCTTTAAAAGGATATTTTGGAGGTAATGTAACCTTGCCTAAATAAACACCCCCATCATACTCTGTATCTTTTAAATCATATACAATAAAATACCATAATTCTAAATTATCACTTGGTTTTAATATTAAATTTGGAAATTTAAAATTATCTTGTTGATATAGCTGAATTTCTTTATTAATTCTTTTATTAAATGATGATGACATCGTTCTTATTTTATCTATATTATTTTTAAATAAATTTTTTATATATATATAATAAGATGAGTAAACGCACGTGTGACTTTACAGAACCGAACGGTTTTGAAAATTGTGTATATAATTATTTTTGTCAATGTTATAATCAATGCATTGGTTTAGATAACAATTTTCAAAGCAAACAAGAAATTTGTACAGAGATTATTATTGATTCGGATGTAGATGATTCTAGCTATTACGATAGATTAATCAATAACGCATTAAATTATTTTGTAGATGAAAAATTACTCTATAAATCTGGAATCAAATACTATATAGTATTACCTGATAATACCCGATTAAAATTAACTTGGGAAAATATAAAAATTTTGGACACAGAAAATGATAGAAAAATGTTTTGGTTACTTCGAAAAATGATTGTTGACAGTATTCTTAAAAAACTTTTGAAACAAAATAATTTATCAAGAAATGATATTCAAGTTTATAGTGTTGGTTCAGCTAAATTAACATCTGATTATGATATCACCTTGTATGGTAATACTGTATATAAAGTGAAAATTATAAAATCGTTTCAGAAAATTTTTAAAAAATATTTTGGAGAAGATAGTTCTATTGTGTTTGATACTAATATATATGGTAAAGCTTATATAACATTTGATAATAGAGAATATAGTGGATATATTACAGATGCTACATGTGGTCAAAAATTTTATTACTTAAATGAAAACCCATCACAGGATAGTCAATTAATGTGGGGTTTAATCAAATATTTAAGAGACCTGAGAGATAGTTTTGGTGAACATATTTACAATGACCTCGTGACTTTTATGCAAACTAAACTACCAAGTTTCAAAGTATTAAATTATGCTAGTAAAACTCTTATTTATTTAAGAAATAAAGACCCAAACCAAGTTAATTATACTTCTTTGTTTAAAAAAGAACAGAGCTTTATTGATTCATATGGTAGCGATACACTCCTTGGTATTCATGATTTTATAAGTGTTATAAATTTTTACGGCACAGAAACCTATTTTACTAGAGGTGCCTTTATGGATACAGTTGTAAATGCACAAATGTGTAGCAATAAGATAGAAATACCATTAACAGAGGTTGATTATTTAACATCAATTTTAGAAAATGCTGGGTTTTTCTTTCTTCATCATAACAAAACTAAATATGTAGTACGTGTTTTAAATACAGTTAAAGTACTTATGAAATATTATCCTAAATATACTCTTATACAATCCAAACTTGATAAACTACAAAGTTTATTAGACAAGTTAGAAACTAAGACAATCAAAAATTCTAAAGTAGAAATAGACTATGATGGTAAATATTGCCATGACTGGGCTAATCCAGAAGAAGACGAAGTTGATATTTTAAAATGTCATAAATACGAATTGTTTAATATTATTATGAACTTGGTTTTTGGACTATTAAAAATGTATCATATTCAACATCCATTTATGTCACGATTGACCTTTTATCAAAAATATGTTATTAAATCATCGGATGAATTTGGTGATACAGATTTATTACCTTCACCTGAAAAACCATCAATTTTACCAGGATTAAGACAAACTATGTCTTTAACTACTTTGAATAATTTATAATTTCTATTTAATTTAAGCATAAATTAAATAAATAACTTGAATAATTTATTCCATGTTCATAATTTCGTCAGTTGAAGTTGCTTCTTCATATGATGGTAATTCATTTCTTACAATTGGTTCTGAAGTAGCTAGTTCAGCTGGTTGTTCAACAGTACTACTAACTCCTTGTTTTTGCTTTTCTCCGAGAGTATATACATAGTATCCTGCACCAAGACACACCACTCCAACCATTAAATTATTGTCACGAACAGTCTTTAACATAGAGTATTCAGTATCTTTGGCGATTAGTGTATCTAAAAAGAACAAAAGACCAAATCCAAGAGCTACTAGCGCCACAGCGATAATATTATAATGCATTTTATAATATAATAAAAGAAAAAAGCATTTAATAAAACACGCATAATAAATGTTAAACATTAACAAATTCAAATGTTAATACTCCATTTTCGATTGTCACAATATTATACATGATACCAAATACATACAACTTACATTCAGGATTATTATCTCTTAGTTTGAGATTGAGTAACGCTTCGTCAAATCTCCCCATATTGATACTACCTGTAGGTTGTTCATCTTCTGGCTTAAGTGCAAATGGCATCACATAAAAATGTTTAGTTGGGACCACCGAATGTACAATATTTGGAAAGTAATCTCTAAATATATATTCTGGTAAAAAGTTATCGTATCTATGTCTACCATCAAGAAGTAAACTTGCTTCAGTTATTAATGATGCTTCATCTGAACGTCGAGCATAATTAAAATAGTTATTGTTATCATAATTATTTTGGTCTACGCAACAAAATAATAACTCTTTACATGGATTGTTAAAGTTAATTTTTGTTGTAAATAAATTTTTCCCAGGTGGAATTGTGTCATCTCCATTATAAACCATTTGTGTTATGACATATTGATGTTTTTGACTCTGAAAATTATCTAAAACAATATCATCTAACATAATATATTCAGCAAATATATTTGAATCTAATATTTCTACACGTACAGGGTCAAGGCCATCGTAATTAATAACTTTATTAAAATCTGCAAAATTAAAATTAATCTGGATTTCTTGGCTAGTCATGCTTAATAATGGTAATGCCATTGAATAATGTTTTGTAAACCAAAAATCTAAGGGAATCATTAGATCGACTGGTTGTGTAGCATTATATATATTACTTCTCCAGATATCTGATTTTAAAATCATTCTATTATGACCTAGTTCACTAGACTGAACTGTTAATTCATTCATAATATCTAACCCTACAGGATATAATTTATCTACTACTACACCACCTATTTGTAACTCTATGGGTCCATTAAAAATAGAATACCCAATCGTATCTGACCAACAAGCATACTCACCCCCATTTTTAACTATAGGTGGTAGTCTTAATTGCAAATATAACTTTGATAATAAATGACCTTTTTTAGGTATTACTATATGTGTCTTTGACCCGAATTTTGCAGGGTCATGTAATGGAAGTTTATATACATCATTTGCAAAATTAACATATCTAAAATAGTGATATTGAAAAATATTGATTTCTGGATCTTTAGTAAGATACACATCTTGTATACCTCTAGCTTGTAATTGAAGTGTTCCTGCTACCATTACAATAATAAAATATAAAAAATTATTTAATTATCCTCACTTTTAATTTTAAAACTGAGGTGAATTCCTCACTTTTAATTTTAAAACTGAGGTGAATTCCTCACTTTTAATTTTACATATTTTACATATTTTTCATACTATTAGGAATCTGGTTGAATTCAATTGTATCGATATAATAAAATCTTTTAGGCACACCACCTATATATCCTCCCTTATTTGTTAAAAAATCTTGTACTTCTCTTGCAGTCTCTTCATCAGAATAAACACCGTGAATTTTCGATTTCGAATAGACGATATAAACATACATTATTTAAATAATTTGAATTAATTTTAAGTAATTTAAACTTAAATAATTATTTTATATATTATATTATAAATATGAATTCTCTACTTCAATCTAGTCTGTACGGTCATGATTTTGTAAAATACAGACAAAATAATAGTCAGAGTGAAAGAGAAAGATTCAGTCATAATGTGAGAACCAAAGGTATAGGTGAGTTACCTGTAGTTATTGATTCAGTTGATCCAGTATTAAGTGAGGGATTGGCCGGTCAAGATGCTAAACGATTTAACAGAAATGGTAAAGAATTTCATTTTCATATGGATTTATTAGTAGAAGATATTATTTTAGAGGTAAGACATAGAATCAAAGTTGATGACACAAAAGTCTTAAAATTAGGGTTAGAAAATGGTAAAATGTTAGATAATAAAGATATATTAGGAGATTTATATAAAAAATATAAACATCAAAAGGACGGTATACTTTATTTATTATTAACACAAGAAACTTCTATGTACGGATATATTATGTCATTGTTAAGATATATTTTCGGACCTAACTTTATGAAAAAGTAAATTAATATAAACCTTTAATATACTGTTTCAATTTAAAAATATAAAATATTAAAAATGTAAGTAAGTGATGGAATTCACCTATATTGATGCTATAGGTATAGTAGCTGGTTTTTTAATTGTGTGTAGTTTTATACCCCAATTGATTCTTATCATTAAACACAAAAGTGCTAAAGATATATCTATTACAATGTATATTGTTTTATTAATAGCTCAAATTTTGTGGATGATTTATGGCATATTAAAATATGACTTTCAAGTGATATTAACTAATGCTATTACTAGTTTATTAACTATATTAATTATTATTTTTGCTTTATGGTATTCTAAAAAACCCACAATCATTTCTTCTTAAGTTTACCTTTTTTATCAAAAAAATTATTTAATAAATCTTCAGTATCATCATGAATGGACCACTTTTCTCTAGGGATTTCTCTAGAAGACATCTTACCCTTTATTGGTTTTTTTATACTTTTTCTTAAGCGTTGCTTAATAGGAACTTCTTCTATATCCATTGGTGTATATGTACTTGTTTTTCTTTTTTTAGGTGAAATTTTAAGCTTTCTTGACATAATAGATGTTAACATATCTAACTCATCCTCTTCTGTGTTTTCTGACTTTAGTTTATCGGATACAAATAAACTACTTAATAAATTGCTTAATTTATCATCTTCTCCATGTTCTTGTAAACTTAATTTTGAAAAATCTAAATCAACTTCAGGTGATTCAGTTCTTTTTCTTTTTCTAGGCTCTGAGCTATCTTCTTGTTCAGAACTTTCAGTTTGTTCTATTGGTTCAGAACTTTCGGTTGATTCTGTTGGTTCATTTATGCTTAGACTTGTTAAATCAAGTGGTACATCTGAACTGTCAAGTTCTGTAGACTCAATTTGTTCAGTTGAATCAGTTGAATCAGTTGAATCAGTTGAATCGGTTGAGTCGGTTGGTTCTGTTATACTTAAACTTGTTAAATCAATAGGAAGGTCATCAGATGTTTCTTGATAATATTCAGATGACGTATCTGAATCTATATCTGAATCTGAATCACTAGAGTATCCGCATTTTTTTCTGCATTCGTCACAAAAACTACTCATTATCTTATTATATAATACCAATAAAATAATATTATATAAATTATTCAATTTCTGATTCAAAAATATTTCTACTTTTATACTTGTAAAACTGATAAAATATAATACAGTCAAATAGAGTGGTAGAACTACTACCTACAATCCATTGAATATTACTTTTAATATAATCTATATAATTATTTTCATCTAAATCATACATTATAATAAGCACAGACAATAGGAAAAATAAATTGGCTATATTGATTATTATAAAAGACAATAACGACAGTCCTTTTGTAGATTTTCTCCTAAAATTTAACCATATTTGAGGTAGTCTAGCTAGCATGAATATACTTGTAGCTGACCAAGCAATTATATCTGCTATTATTAATTTTGTGTCATATGCCTGTATTATTAATACAAATAATGTACTTAAGAATATTAAAAGTAAACTACCTATAACTAGTATAAATTCCCAAAATGATAAATAAAAATAAGGATAATCTAAAAATTCTATATTGTCTTCATTTTCTAATAAAGGTGAATCTTCAGTATTATCTAAATCATCATCTGACTTTAAAATAGCTTTTCTTCTATAATACAAAATTTGACTAATAATTACAATATCAAGAATAATGTGATATAATGCTGCATAAATGATAACAATATTTAACTCTTTTATATATGCACTTATAATTGAAAAAATATCACCTAGAATAAGACAAAATAGTAAAGATAAACTTAAAGCAACAGACTTTTGAGTTTTATAGTTTTTATATAATTGAGGTATAAATACAAATAACCATAATCCATTAGATACTGTACTAAATATCCAAGCTAATTTTTGACCGATTGTAAACTCTTCCCATGAATACATCCTTGAATTTAAAGATTGATTATTTTTAAATTCAATTAATTTGAAGGTAACATATTACTTACTTCGTTTAATAAATTAGGATTTGTCGCTAATGAATTAACAATAGAAGCTAATTGTGGATTATTTAACATATGAGTAATATTATTAGTAATGTCTGGAATTTTAAATGCATCTAAAAGTTGATTGTTAGAAATTAGTGTTGGTAAAACTTGATCAATTTTTGGATGCATCTGAAGAGCTAGTAAGTTTGAAGCAGTTTTGGGATTATTCAGTAACATACTGATATTATTATATAAATTAGGGTCAGAAACCATTCCAGATATTGTATTACGTAATTGTGAATTATTACCTAAAATAGATACTACATTTGCTATATCTGGGTTATTTTGAATAATGGTAACATTATTAGCATCAAATGGATTAGAAATTAAACTATTAACTATTTGAAGAATTTGAGGATTCGTAGAAATAGAATTTACAATATTTACATATTCTGGTTTCTTTTTTATTAACATATCAGCCATTTCAATATCTTTCTCTGGATTCTTAAATGCTTTACCAAAACCCATTATTAAACTTTGTAATAAACCATTAGTAGGAATATTAATTAAAGGTAAAATTTCGGAAATAGCAAATAATACGTAACCAATAATTGTCACTGCAACTTCTGCATTAGAACTCATATTTTATTTAAAAATGTAACATATCTTTAAATAAAGTATATACAGTTTCATCTACTAAATAAACGCACACTAAAATTACATAAAAAAAAGTCGCAAAAGCGACTCTTAAATTAATATATTAATTTACAACATAAAATATGCAAATAGAGATGCTAGCCCAAGACTTCCAATACTATTCTTCATAGCAGCATTAGTAGGAACTGCTGTTGGAGAAGGAGTTGTAGTTGTTGTTGTTGTATTAGTTCCACGGTCATCACCTGGACGTGGAATAACATTGTCATCACCAGGTTCTTGACCTGGAACAACTGGTGGTTGAACTGGTGGAACAACCGGTGGTTGAACTACACGGTCATCACCTGGTCGTGGAACAACATTGTCATCACCAGGTTCTTGAGCATTAACTGCTACGCTAAAGATTGCAAGAAGAGCAAAAAGAGAAAGATTAGTGAATCGCATTTTTGTATAGATGGTTCTTATTTTTTCAAGGACTTTATTTTTAAATTCATTTTTTTTATATGATTTTAAAATTTGATAATTTTTGTTTTAGAAGGTATAACTGTTCCTAGTTGTTTTGTTAATTTAACGTTCTTAACTTGTGTATAAACTACATTTACATTGTTAGGACAATTATTTTTAGTTTCAAGTAAAATTTTAGCAATTTGTATAAGAAATCTTTTGTGGATATCATCACCTTTTGATTCTAAAATAACATGAGCTGAACTAATATTATTTATATGAAACCATAAACTTTCTGGGTGAGAAATTTTAATAATTTCTTCATTACCTTTCGCATTTTTACCAATATAAATATCATATAGTTTATCTTCTATTTCAATTGTATCTTTTTTAAAGTTCATTCTTTATTTTTAGAACAAGATCTTAATTCAATTATTTATTTTATTATTATTATTATATAATAAATGAAAATCACAGTAGGACAACAAAATATGGCGGATACGGTCAATGATTTACCAATGACAGTATCTTCAATGGATTTTGAAATGAAATCAACAAGTGATGATTTTTTTAAAAAAAGTGGAGGTAATCCTTTTGAAGAAAAAGTAGAAGTAAAAAAACAAGAAGTTAAAGAGGTTCAAGTAGTTAAGGAAGAAAAAGATGAAGGTTTATCTGGAAGCTCAATAAGTATGATTGTCTCTCTTATTATATTCTTAATTATTGCATCTATTTTAGCATATCTTTACTTTTCAGCACCTGCAAAACGTGGTAAAAATTAATACAATTATAATATAAAATTTTATAAAATTCTATATAAGATAATTATATAGAATGTTGATTTAAGAACTTTTGATTTTTTCAGCAAATTCTAATGTTCCAAAAATTTGTGAACAATATTCTTCATCTTTTCTAACACATACTATAGTTATAAACTTTGTAGGTTTATAATCAGTGTCATCTTGTTTTCTGTTACTAATTGCATCTAAGAATTTTAAAATAGGAATCATTAAACAATTATTGATTGGATCAACACCATCCTCTTCACTTCTTGGATCTACATAATATTTTTCATTTGCATATTTATCAATAGATAATATTTTTTGAATCTTTGTAGATTTATAATTTTTCTTATTGAAAAAGTAAATTAAGTGATTAATGGTTTCATTAATGTAGAAACCTTCATTTAAAATTTCATAAATATCACTTGTATCATATTCTGAATATTTTGGATTTAAAAATCTTTTAACGACTCCAGGTCCACCAGTTGGACCTAATACAGTTGTTAACGTAATTCTTTGAGAAGTATCTATAAACATATTATAAATGTCAATAGGACTTTCTCTTCCTGCTGTGTCAACTATAGTTACATAACCTACTTTGCCTGTTTCAAATTGTACTTCAAATACCATATATAAATGTGAACGACTTGATACAGGGTTATTTGGTGTTTTCTTAATTCTAAAATGACTCTTTCTATAACTTTCTAGTAAACCTGTTAATGTATTTATATTATCAACTTTGATATCATTTAAATTTACTTGACCACTAATAAACTCATTAAATTCTTTTTGTTCGTCTCTTGCATATTTTCTCATTTGAGGAACTTCATTGACTAAATTAATAATTTTACCACGAATGTTACTAACTGTTGGAACGAATTTGTCAATATATTGTTCAAATAAGTATTTAACACGAATTTTAGATACACCTTTTAAATTTGCTAATCCATAATGTAATAAACCAGGAACTCCCTTATCACCAATTAAACTATACGTTTTACCGCTACCACTTAAGCCGTATCCAAATAATACAATTGAATAACCATCTTCTACTTGTTTAAATGTACTATATAGTCCAGGGCTCACAGTTTCATTACTTTCTTCTATAGAATCTGTGTCGATTTGTAATTGAGATACATCACCCGAACCAGATATACCAGTATATACATCTTTATTTGTAAAATTATCTGTAAAGATTCCATAGAATTCTCCAAATGTTTGTTTCTTGTTAACGTTTGCTACTTCTGAACAATCAATAGTTACCTTTTTACTATGTTTTTCAAGATAAACAGTATTATGTTTTTGTTCCTTACCAATTAATGGTTTAACTTTAATATAGACTCGGACAGCTCCACTTAAATCTTCATAAATATTTGTAAGAATACGGTCTTGTTCTCTAAAAATACCAATATTATTATCCCAATAACTAGAAATATTATTTAATTCTTCACAAAATTGAGCTGGAATATTCTTCATAGTTGCCTTAGATTTAAATAGTTGAATATTTGGACTATTAACATATTTACCTAAATCAAGAAAATCAATATGTTTATTAATTTCTTGTCTAACAGTTTCGAATCTGTTTCTTAAATTTTCTTTCATTTGGTCATTTAAGTTTGTAAAATTTGATATTTTATCAGGTGAATTAATTATTCCATCTAATATAGAAATAACTTGCTTTTTCCTAAAAAACATATTATTCACACTTATAAACTTTTGTAACGTTTCATGACAACTAGAATAATCTATTTCCTTTGGTATAGATGTGGCTGCATTCTTTTCTAATAATTTTTTAGCTTCGTCTAATTGTTGTCTTAAATTACTTATAATAACATCTCTTTTCTTAAGTTCTTCTGAATGTTCAGAAATTGAACTTTCTAATTCTTGATTTTTAAGACTCAATTGCATTAATTGGTCATTTAAAGATGTATTAACTTCAGTCTTAATGTCAGATACATTTGATTTAAGTTGATTCAATAATGCATCTTTTTCCTTTAAAGACAAATTTAAACTATCAATGTAATCATGTTTAGAATTTAAAACTTTCTTTAAGTTGCTAAAAATAACAGCAAGCTCAGATTGTAACTTTTCTTTTTGTTTATTAACATCAAAGTTATTTTGTTCAGCCCATTCTAACCATTTTCTATTATAGTCTTTAATTTGCTCTATAATTTGTTCTTTCTGATTTAAAATAAGTTCTATACAATTCTTTTTAAAATCCGCTAAAATAATATTTTCCAATTCTTTTTCTGAAAACTGTTTCTGAATTTTATTTAGTTCTTCTTGAATTTGTGTAATAGTGTCATTTAATCTAATTATTTCTTCTTCTTTATTATTTAATTTAGTTGTAAATGCACTTAATTGTGATTCATTATCTTGAATTGTTTGTAAATGTTGTTTTTCTCTTTCTGTTAATAATGACATTGAATTTTCAATAGCTGCTTTTTCTGATAATAATTGTGTATACATATCCTTAAGCTTAGAATCAGAATCTTCACCCTTTACTTTTACAACTTCATTAATATAATTGCTAATTTGTTCTTTGAAAGCCTGTATTGATTGAATAATTTGTTCTTTTTCTCCAAGTAATTTCACTTTACAAACTTCCTGGGCTTCTTTCATTTCATTTATCTTTTGTTTATATTCATCTATATCTTTAGTATACTGTTCCTTTATTTCTGTCATTTTTGATTCATACTCTTTTTTAACCAGTAAAATATCATTGTTTTCAGATGTTGTTTTTTCAAGTAACATATTATACTTAGCTTCATATTCTGATTTCATAGCACTTTGAAGTTGTGCCACAGCTTCATTATGTTCTTTTTGTGAAATAACATCTTTTTCTTGCAGTAAATTAAGTAAATTCTGTTTATCATTTTCATCAAAACCAACTGCTAGAGGAACTTTACTTAACAAATCTATAAATTGTGAATGAGATAATTGATTTAAATCAACTGGTTCAATTAATTTACATAATGAACCATCTGTATTTATATATCCCATAACAAATTTATTATCTGAAATAACAAATCCTAAAGACCGTTTTTGAGATTTCTTTGTTAAACGTAATGGTGTAAATACTATTTTAGGATATCTATTTTTAATATAATTAATCAACGTCGCATCATCAACATTCATTTTATTAGTTATTATAACATAATAAAATAAATTTTATTAATTTTCAGTGTATCCTAAAATATTTCCATCAGAATCTTCAATCATAGTTATTGACTTATCTCTTAAAGTACATTTTTTAAACTCTGAATCCCATACTAAATTATAATGTTCACATGGATAACAAATATTAGTTTCTGGTTCTAATTGTTCATTAACCCCACACACCTTAATAATGCTATTAATAAAATCTTTCTTTTCCTCCTGACTTGCCTCTGGTAATTGAGTTATTTCCTTTCTCTCAATTTCTACTTGAGGAATGACATCTAATTTATCAGCTGACAATTCTATTTCACTATCATTATCTTGTTTAGTTTTACTTACTTCTGGTTCACTTTCACTTTCAGTAATTTCAGGTTCATTTTCAGTAATTTCTGGTTCACTTTCAGTTACTTCAGGTTCACTTTCAGTAATTTCTGGTTCACTTTCAGTAATTTCTGGTTCACTTTCAGTTACTTCATGTTCACTTTCAGTAATTTCTGGTTCACTTTCAGTTACTTCCGGTTCACTTTCACTTTCAGTTACTTCTTGTTCACTTTCACTTTCAGTTACTTCATGTTCACTTTCAGTAATTTCTGGTTCACTTTCAGTAATTTCTGGTTCACTTTCAGTTATTTCCGGTTCACTTTCACTTTCAGTTATTTCCGGTTCACTTTCACTTTCAGTTACTTCAGGTTCACTTTCAGTTACTTCAGGTTCACTTTCAGTTACTTCCGGTTCACTTTCACTTTCAGTTACTTCCGGTTCACTTTCAGTTACTTCCGGTTCACTTTCACTTTCAGTTACTTCCGGTTCACTTTCACTTTCGGTTTCCGTTACTTCCGGTTCAGGTTCGGTTGTAAAGCTTGGAAGTCCTTGAGGACCAGGAGGACCTTGTAATCCTGTGAATCCTTGTTCGCCTTGTTCTCCTTTAGGACCTTGGGGGCCTTCTGGACCTTGCGGTCCTTCTGAACCTGGTTCGCCTATGTCTCCTTGTTCTCCCTTTTCACCTTGTTGTCCTTGAGGTCCTTGAGGACCTACTTCACCTGGAGGACCTTGAATACCTTGTGGTCCTGGTAATCCTTGAGGACCTTGAATACCTTGTTCACCTTTATCACCTTTATCACCTTTATCACCTTTAGGTCCTGGTGGACCTGGTATTAACTCAAAATCTGACTTTTTATTATCAACTATATCATATTGGTTTAATACATTAATTCTAATTGGTACGTCAAATTTTATTGTATTATTTTTATTATCTGTAAATCCGATAATTTCAGTTGGTAATCTATTAGAATCAAGAATTACAGCAGATATGTTCGTATTATTAATACTTGGCAACTGTGTAGGAATAAGAGATTTGTTCATATCTTGAAGTAATTCTTTTTGTTGAGACTCTTCTAATGTTCCTTTAATAGGAATAAAATCGTCTTGAATAGGATTATGTAAAATTGTAATATTATTAGATAGTGGTGTCTGTTCTAATTGTTCTTGTAATTCAGAAATGTCTGATTTAGATATAATTGGGCTATTATCTAATTTTTTATCTAAAATATCATCATGTTCTGGGATAGTTTTAACTTCTGGAACGGTTTTTGAAGTTTTAATTGGTTTAGGGATTCTATGTAAATTACCATTTTTATCTACAAAACCTTTAATATATTTACCTTTTTTAACAAATGCTCTAGCTTTAAATTTCTTGTTATTATAACGATGATATGTAGATGGGATGTCTAGAAATTTACTCGATGGATATACCTTACCTCCATATTTATTTAAAATTTGTGTTAAACAATTTTTAGCAGATGTAGTATTGTATAAACATACATCTTTATCAAGTTTAAATCTTCGCCTTTTTAATTCTTTATAAATAGACCCCTTTGAACTAATTACTCTCCCAGTTAGTGGATTTACATAAAAATGAGGTTTTCTATGTCCACTTCCTACCTGTGGTTGCAATACATATATATTATAATTAGATAATGATTCTTGACCAAGTGGTTGTAATATAGTATTCTCTGGAAGAACGATTTCATACACGTCATTTATCTGAGTAGCCTTCGAAATATTTGCTATTAAAATAGGTGTTGTAACAGGAATATAAATTTTCATGTGATAATTACCAAATTGTGGTAATAAAATATTACTTGTAGACATAAATCCTTGATTAATATCTTTATCATAAATATTTGTCATAGCCCGATAAACTATATAATAAGAATCAGGTGAACAATTTGATAATATAGGTCTACTATATTTAATAATATTTTTACGAATGATACCTAAATGTTCAGAAGGACCTTCAGTTCCTCGTAATCTGGAATTAAGTTCAGGGCCATGTTTTACATATGTATCTACAGCTTTTTTAGCTTCATCAGATTGATATTGTTCAGCATTTGTATAATTAATGGTACATACATTAAATTCAGGAAGAGTATTTTCTTTAATACGAGATTTTAGACTTTCCATGTGAGCGGATTCGTCATAGTCTTCTAATAAAAATTTATCTAATTCTTCGTCTGAGTAGCTCATTATTAATTATACAATAAAAAAAAATACAATAATTAAATATTAAGTATCACTTATTAAACACAAATTATCAATTTTATCTAAACTATTTGGCATATCTATATCCATATAGTTATCGTTATCATTATTTTGATTGTGAATAATAAATTCATCCTCGTGGTCATAATCCGGTTCAATTAAACAAACTGTACTATTATATCTTTCTAAATATTCCTTGTTACGAATTTTAAAAATAGATTCTTTATAATCTAAAAATAATTGTTCGTCAGCTTGATATTTTTTAACCTGGTCTATACATGCTTTTAAATGCGGTTTTGCTTTTAAGAACCATTCTTTTCTTCTTTTAACATTTATAATAAACCATTTATTAATAAAATAATAAATAGGAGATACTTGAATATTATCTTGTTTATAATTGTTAATAGTATTATTAGCCCAATCAATATATTCTTCAGGTGTATTTAATGAATCTGGTGGATATATATACTTAGTTTCACTATTATCTGGTTCCTCTATTTTATTTAATAAAATTCCTTTATCTTGATTACCTTCAATTGTTTGTGAAATAAAAGAATGTTCATTATCTAATTCTTTAATTTCACATTCTAAAAAATCACATTCATCTAAATCTGCAACTTCTAATTGTATTTGCATTTGAGCCCAATACCAAATAGGAGGTACACCTTCTTCTATTTTACGGGAGTAAGGACATTTTATTTCTAACATTATACCATTAGGTGTAATACCATCAGGACTAGCGGCTAACCAATTTAGTCTCGAGTGTGGTAATAATCCAAATTCAAACACATCTGTATTATATTTACGTCTATAAAGTCTTGTAGCAATTTCTTCATATTTTTTTCCATGAAGGGTATAAATTGAATCTCTAAATAAGTTTTCACCATAAAATGTTCGACATTTGTTTATGATATAATCTATCTTATTATCGTAATGACTCATACAATGGTCTGGTTTATATTTAAAATTTTGTACATTAAAATCATCTACATATATTTTACATAAGTCTTCAGATAATGTTAAACAACATGCCGCTTCACTTGCTGTAATCCTTGTATTTCTAGCTTTATACCATTCTTCACTACGTTGTGGAGGCTGAGGCTTTTTTTGTAATAATTTTACACGTCGCTGTAGCCTTTTTAAATTAACATCCATTAAACATTAAGATAATATTATATTATTTCATTTTATTTTAATCGCAATTTTTAAACTTCGTTAAATAATTAAAATTTAAAGCTAATGGTTTATTAAAGAGAAATGACATCTAAAAAGCCAATCTTACTGAACAAATCTCAACTATCTAAGATTATAGCAAAAACGTCTAATACATTTGAAGAACCAGTTACATTGGAAAATAGTCATGATAATATCAAAAGAGTTAAGGTTATATATGATGAAGCTCAAGAATTATTGGTTAAAGAAAATCGTGTAGATAACGAAAAGTATGTTAAATGCATTGAGTATTGTAATAAAATTATAACATTCTTAGATACATTAAATCCATTTCAAATTAATCGTATAAAAGATGATATAAAAACTGTTTACTATATTAGTGCTGAAGTATTAGTTAGAACGGTTGGTCTTCATATGAATCGTACAGAATTTAATGATAGAGAAAAGGGTATTTTATATACATCAATTGCTCATATGCAAAAAGTTTTAAGTGTAGACCCATTTAATCAACAAACTAAAGAATTATTTAAGATTGTATTTATATACCTTAGTATTTTTAATTCTAATGCAAAAGAAAATATCCAATTATTATCAAATGTTTTAATGGTAAATCCCTGTGACTATCAATTACAATATAATCTAGGATTTATGTATCAAAGAATTAATGATTTAGAAAAGTCATTACAGCATTTTAAATTAGCATTGGGTATTATTGATTTAGAAATTAAGGGTACTAAATCTAACCAAGTTGATTTAATTAAAGTTCTTAATGAATTTAAAGTAAAATGTCTTAATGGTTTAGGTGGTATTTACTTTGCTATTCAAGATAGAGAATTAGCAAATTATTACTTTTTTGAAGCTCTTAAAATTTATCCGGATGACCCTGATATTAATAATCAGATTGGTGTTGTTTATACAGAACTTAGATTTACAGATAAAGCTATTAAGCATTATAAACATGGGATTGAAAATTATAAAAAAGCTCATATTTCAAATGACCTAGATATGTTACTTGCATCTATGTATATGAATATGGGTTTAGCGTATTGTTATGAAATTAACTATCCAATGGCGATTGATTGTTATAACAAGGCACTTAAATATAAACCACGTCTTTCATTGGCGTATCAGAACAAATTACTTGACCTTAATTATATTTCACATATGATTGATGACCCTATGTATATTGCAAAATTGCATAAGAATATTAATAAGATTTACCCAAAGGTTGTTAATGATTACAAGATTGCATTACCAGATTATAAACCAAATGAATTAATTTTAAAATGGAATGGTAAAGACAAACAAAGTCTTATTGGTAAAACGAAATTAAAAGTTGGATTTATTAGTGGGGATTTTATTTGTCATCCAGTTAGTTATTTCCTTAATTGTATTCTTAAGTTTATTAATTACGACTTGTTCGATGTTCACTGTTATTCATTAAAGGTTGTAGATTTAAAAGGTTCATTTCCTCAAATTAATTGGAGAGTTGTGAAAGGAACGAGTCCTGAAGAATTAAAGAAAATGATTCAAGAAGATAAAATTGATGTATTATTTGATTTAGCCAGTCAAACAGGAGATAATCGACTAGATACATTTGTATTAAAACCAGCACCTATTCAAATTAGTTATTGCGGATATCCAAATACTTCAGGATTATCAAATATGGATTATCATATTGTTGATAAAATTTGTGATTCGGATGGTGTTACACCAGGTCCTGGTGGTATAGTGAGAGCAAGTACACAAAAGTACTATACTGAAAAACTTTTATTTATGGACCGTTGTTTCTTAAGTTATACTCCATCTATAGGAATAGATAATTTACCAGAATTAGAAGAACAACCTGCTACAAAGAATAATTACTTAACTATTGGTACATTTAATAGATACAATAAAATAAATGATAGAGTAGTTGCTATGTGGGAGAAAGTTTTACAACGTTGTCCAAATGTACGATTTGTTATTAAAACAAAGGAATTTTTAACAGAATCATTAAAGCAACAGTTTATTAATACATGGAAAGACCCAGAAGCTTTTAAACGTGTAACTATTTTACCTTATTCAGACACTTATACTGAACATTTACCTGATTATAATAAAATGGATATTGCATTAGATACATTTCCATATTCTGGAACAACTACAAGTTGTGAAGCATTAATGATGGGTGTTCCAGTATTAACATTATTTGATGGAGACCGTCAATATCATTGCCAGAATGTAACAGCATCTTTAATGGTTAATTCAGAATTACCAGAATATGTATGTCTTTCAGAAGAAGAATATATTAACAAAGTGGAATATTATTCAAAGAACTTGGACAGTATATCCAATCTTAAGCAAACTGTTAGAGAGAAATTTGTTAAAAATATTTGCGATTATCCTACATTTGTTAATGAATTAGAAGATAAACTTTTAACAATTTATAAAAATCATAAATGGTAATAATAAATAATATAATTTTTTATAAATAATAAAATTTTTTTTATATGTAATAATTTTATAAAATATAAGAATGAAAGAAATACTTCATAATTATATATCCATTCCCATAAAAAATACCCTTAATACACAGCACTTTAATCATTTAGAATCTGTAGGTCAGAGTTATACAGAACATTTTAGTGATTCTATGAACTATTCCTGGAAATCATTAAAAGGTTCTTTTTATTTTTTTGCTCATGGAATATATCCAGATATATTTGAAAAATCAGGTTCCGACACTATCTTGGATTTAAAAAATATAATACAAGATAAATTAGATAAAATTAATGAACAATCACAATCAAGTTTGTAATAACATGAAGGATATATTATTACAATTTTTAAATATCTTCCCATATATTAGTATAATGATAATCTGTAATTTCAATTTCTGGGTAGGCATATTCAGGTTCTCTTTTTTTTAATTTATTTGATAATTTTTTGAAACCGTAACCAATTAGAAAACCTGTTAAAGTACCTGCAACTGTAAAAAGTTGTTGTAACATAATATTAATAAATAAAATAATTTATATTACTAAATAAAAAAATTTATTTCATTGAACTGTAGGTGACATTAACTGTCGTTTCCTTGTAACTGATGTAAAAAAGTTTCTAGATAACAAATGTAATATGATTTTTTCAAATTGACCTTTTAATCTGTGTATACTTGGTCTGTTTAACGGATTAATAATTAACATCTTCTCCACTATTTGATTTATCATTTCAGCAATTTTTGGGTCGCCAGATTCGCTTTCTTTGTATAAACTTATAAATTTAGGTTTTGATTTATAATAATCATAATATGACATTAATGATTCGGGAGATAATAACGGGGGTAAATTTTCATTAAGGTACAATCTAATTTTTTCATCAAGTAATCTATCTTCTTTTTCGTCTGATGTTTCTTCTTCGATACTACTAATTGAGCTCCTATTTTCATCTAGATTATTAATATAATCATATAAACTTTCGTTTTTATGTTTTAAATCCATTAGTGTTAATTCAAAGTCTAATGGGTATTCTTTATAATATTTACTCTTATTCCTAATATAATCTAATTTATATGGATATGGATATTTATTATTCAGCATTTCGTAAAAGACAATCCCTAAAGAAAAAACATCCGTTTTCATATAATCACTTTTATTAATAGGCATAGATTTACCTTCCTCTGCTGTTTCTGGATTTGTTAATAATTTTTCTTTTAATTGTAAAACACTTTCTGGAGTGTGATTGATAATACGAAATACTTCTGGTGCTAAATATAGAATCGTTCCAGATGGTCTGCATATTTTGATACAACTTACACCGAAATCTATAAATAACACATTTTTTATTTTATTATCCACATATTGAATAATAATATTATCAGGTTTTATATCATTATGTACTACACCATAATTATGTAATTTATCTAATTGTGAAATTAATCGAGACATTATAAATATAATATCATCTAAAGACATTTGACTATTAGATTCTTTGTATCTATTTAATAAACTAGACAATGTTATGGCATTATCTAAATAATTAGTAACTATAACATATTCATTATTTTGATAGTCAACAAAATCATCAATTAAACAAAGAGACGATAAGTTTTTTTCATTGGAACAATTGTTATATTTTGAGATTTTCTTTAAAGCCTGAACTTCTAATAAAATATCTGGAATTTTAGACTTTGTTAAACTAATTTTTTTCATAACATATTTTATATCATCCTTTTTTACTATATATGTTGACCCATATGCTCCTTTACCTAAAAATTTAATAATTTCATATTCTTGTGGTTTTGTACTAAATGCCCATTTTTCATTATAAGGCATGTCTTCAATATTTTTAGGTACACCTTTTGGATATAACTTAACATAATGATGATACTTCTCCATAATTATTATTAATATACAATAAAATCTTTTTAAATAATATAATTTTTTTTATAAGATAATAGTAATAGTAATATAAATGGATGATATAGATTATTCTCCAGATTTAGACATTCCAAAATCCGATGATAAAACCATGTTAATAGTAATAATTATATGCGTATGTATATTATGTGTATGTGTTAGTGTTTCATTAGGTGGATATTATATGACTTCTTCATCAACAAGTTCTAAATCAAATCCTTTAGATAATATGTTATCTAAAATAACAGGAACCCCGTCTTCAAAAGTGTCTGCTTCAGTAAAAACTTCAAGTAAAAATACATCATCAAAACCCTTACCTGTAATTCCAGGTGTGCCTAAATTTGAAGAAGATAAATCTTTAAAAGCTATGGCTTTGGAATGTAGTGTTAATATTAAAGACGGATCTCCAATATATACATGTACACATCCAGATAATTTTAAAATTATTAAATTAACAAGCGGTCCTATTTTTAAAATCTCTTCGTCTGAAGAAACAGATGCTTTTAATGTTAAAACAAATGATTATTATATTATAGTACCTTTTGTATTTATTGTTGATTTTATTGTATCAGTTAACTTAGGAGATTATGATTTTAAATCTGTACAAGATTTTATAAAAGAAATAAATAAAGTTGATGCTAAATATGACCAAACAAATGCTATTCCAGACAAATGTTTAAAATTACCTATGAAAACTCGTGGTGAATCAAAAGCTCCATATAATACAACATGTATATTCTTCCCTGGTTTTACTAGTATAGGTGCATTAATTACGACTATACAAAAAGCATTAGTTGACAAAATTCCAATAAATGTTTTAACAGATTATTATAATATGATTGATACTAAAATTCAAGGTAAAAATCCTGAAATCACAATTTTTGAATATGTTATGTATGTAGCTAGTATGAATAAAGTAAAGAGCACAAAGTATCGTTATTATGGAACATGTATATCTACAGATGAAACAATAACATGTTAATTTTTATATAATTTATAAATTTTTAATTTATTATAATATAGTATAATAAATTAAAATGGGAATATGTATTCTAGGTATGGGTGATTGTAACACCGAAACATCTACGGATATTAGTGATATCACACGTAATAATGTTGAAATAAATAATAGTATTAAAAATAAAATTAACCAGGATTGTAATCAAACAACTTTACAAAGTAATACTATTAATATTATTGGTTCAAATGTGAAAAAGCTTTCTGCAACTCAAAAGAATTCTCTTCAATCTATGTGTATTATGCAAAGTATTTTAAAGAGTACAACTAATGCAGACGTTGTTAATAATTTAATGAGTAAAATCAAAGAAAACTTAAAATCAGAAGGAAGTGTTTTAGGTTCTCCATCTTCAAATAAAACAGTTATTAAAAAATTACAAGAAAATTCTACAAAAGTAGATAATTCAAAGTTTAATGATATTTCTAAACAATGTATTTTAAATACTACACAAAAAAATTTATTAAACATTATTGGTTCTACTATTGAAGACACAACAACTGATCAAGCTAATGAAGCTTTCCTTAAATGTTTATCTCAACATTCTGATGATACTGGTATTGATGCATCTGTTTTATCAGATACCAAAAATGATACAGATATTACATCTTCAGCATCTGGTGGAGATGTAGGTAAATCTATTGGAAGTGCAGCCAAGGGAATAGGTGAAGGTGTCGGTACAGCTGCTAAAGGTATTGGTGAAGGAGTTGGAGCAGGTATTGGAGGTATTGTATCAGCTTATATGACACCAATTATGATTATTTGTGGTTGTATTTTAGTAATTTCTTTAGCATCTATGGCATTTATGTTTATGAAACCTGGTGCTACATCTCAACTAGCTCAAACTGCCACAACAACCGCTGCAAGTATACGTCAAATGTACCCTCCAATGGGAGCTATGGGTGGAATGCCATCTATGGGGCCACCTGCGTATAATTAATTTTTTTATAAAATTTTTTTTTGTTTATATATTATATAAACAAAATGGATAATAATACAATCTTATTAATCGTCGCTCTAATTGCTGTATATTACTTTTTCTTTTATTCACAAGAAAATATGACAGATTTAACTCCTGAACAACAATTATTTGTTGATGGATTATATAGTTATATAAATGATAATGATGTTACATTTGAACAATATCTTCAATATCTTAATGCAACCAAAAATACTAATATAAATATTATTGATAATGAAGTATTTGTTGGATTTAAACTTGCTAAGAAAAAGGGAAACTTTACTAAACAACTAATTGTGGAAGAAATGAAATTATAAAGATATTAAACTTATTATAATTAATTAATAATAAGTTTAAAGCATCATCATTAATGCAACTACACTAATACATAAACAAAAACATATTAATAATGCAACTATCAACATAATCATATTTTTATTATCTTGTGGTTCTTCTTCTGTTTCGCCAGTTTCAGTTGCACTAGCAACACCACCTGAAGATGAAGCCGCGGCTACCGCTTCTGGTTTATTAGATGATGGGGATGATGATTTTGGTTTATTAGCAGCTGCCTGAGCTGCTGCTTCTGCGGCCGCCTTATCAGCTGCAGCTTTATCTGCAGCTACTTTAGCTAAAGCTTCTTCTTCTGCTTTTTTGATTCTAAAATCATCTTGTAAACTAGATAAACAATTATTGTTTTGAGAAATCGAACTGTCATTAAGCTGACTACCAATTACATTTGTTTGATTAGCACAACATCCTACTGTAATAGGAGTCGTATCTAATTGAGCATCTTCAGGCCATGGCCTGGGAAAACCCGGACAATGGAAGTCTCCAGGTCTTCCACCTCTTTCACGCGATGTTTGGTCATTGGCTTCATGCATTTTTTGGTCATGTGTCTTTTTACAAACAACATGACCGCAATTAGCCCAATTGGTATCATTTCGTTTATGTTCCCAACCATTACCAAAATCATTTTGACACCAATGGCCTTGAAAGTTACTACATGAACCATTTCTGACTTTTTGTTCTTCATCATTTTTGGAATTAAAAATATCATTTCTCCTGTTGTCCCAATCTCTCTGAGCTGCTTGAGTATTACCTCTATCTACATTACATTTATGTTCATGAGCACCTTTTTGGGTGTTCCATTCTCCACGTTCTCTTTCTTTAGCTGCAGTTAGTTCACCGTTTTGTCTAACTCTAGCCTGCAAAGTTTCTATACCTTTTTGGCAAGATTCCATAGCTGCTTTAATTGCGTCTGACGAAGACATTCTTATATACAATATGATAATATTTTAAATTTATAAAATAAGTTTGAAATATTAAACTTTTTTGTTGATAAAGTTTAATGTTTAAAGATACTATTATAATAGGATGTGGACCAGCAGGTTTACAAGCAGGTTATTTCTTGAAATTAATTAATCATGACTATATTATTTTAGAAAGTTCAAATACATCAGCGTCATTTTTTTCAAAATATCCTCATTCTAAAGAACTCATATCTATTAATAAAGTATATAACGATACTAAAGATAAAGATTTTAATTTACGTCATGACTGGAATTCTTTACTAAATAATCATAAATTAGAAATGAAAAAATATACAAAAAGTTATTATCCTTCTAATGATAATTTATTTAAATATTTAAACGATTTTTCTAAATTATATAAACTTAAAATACAATATAATACACGTGTTTATCATATTACTAAAATTCAAGAGAATAACATAAATTTTAAAATAACGTGTACACATGACGATAAAGAAGAAGTATGGACATGTAATAAATTAATTATCGCAACAGGATTATCGATTAAAAATACACCTAACATAAATAATATTAATTTGTATGCAAAACATTATTCAGACTTTCCTAAGGGGTTTTTCTTAGATAAAAAGAATTTGGAAAAATATAATAATAAAAAAGTTTTAATTATAGGACAGGGTAATTCAAGCTTTGAATTGGCGCAAATTTTAACACCTCATTGTTCAAATATAGTTATTCTTGGTAGAAACTCAACACCCAAACCTTCAATATGTACTCATTACGTCGGAGATGTTAGAAGTAAGTATTTCGGATTTTATGATACATTTATATTAAAAAGTCTTAATGCTTTTAATCACTTAACAGAGCATGAATTATATGATTCCACTATAGTAAAAACTAACGATAATAAATTTTTTATTAAGACTTGTAAAGAGTCATGTGAATGCCAATATATCAATTACGATGAAATTATTAATTGTACAGGATGGTCATTTGATAGTTCTATTTTTGATGAATCTATTAACTTAACTATGAATTTTAATAATAAATATCCTGTTATAAATGGATTATATGAAAGTATATCAACACAAAATCTGTTTTTTATAGGAGCCTTAATGCATTCTTTTGATTATAAACAAAGTTCTGGTGGATTTATACATGGATTTAGATATTTAATTGATAATTTTGTAAAAATAAATTATACTAAATTTACTCCTAAATTATTTAATTTAGATACTATTTCTAAGCAATTTTCAAATAGAATTAATCAATCTTCTGCATTGTACCAAATGCACGGACAATTATGTGACATTTTTTACAAAATAGATGACAATTATATATATTATGAAGAAGTACCATTATCTTATATATGCACTAATAAAAATACTAAAATTTATATACCACATGGATATATTTTTATTTTAACATTAGAATACGGTACTAAAATTGAGTCAGATTTAAAACGTCTTGGAACAAGAACAACTAATATTGGTACAGAAAGTTCATCTCTCTTGTTACATCCAGTCTTAAGAATTTATAAACATGAAAATGATAGTTTTTCTAATACAGATGTTTTTTACCCAAATTATACAAATTTATTAAATATGTCATTTTTACAAGATATTATTCATTTTGATGAAGATTTACTAACAGACTTTACTAGTGATATTAAATATAATGATAAATTCTATAGAATTATGAAAAGTTACTCATAATATAATATAAAATCTACAGTACAATCTAAAAATCTACAGTATAGTATAATCTAAAAATCTTCCTTTTAAACTATCTTTATAACCTCTAATTTCAATTTTACCTAATGTTTTTTTTAAATGACACTCCTTACATAAAATAGCTAGATTATATTCTTGATTTTTATGATAATGAGTATCATTTAAAAATCCAGATTCATCAGCTTCACACTGAGGTATAATATGGTCTGTTTCTAAATTTTTAGAAGAACCGCAAATTTCGCATTTCTTAACTATTTTTTTAACATTATATACACTTTTTTTGGAGCCGAGTACACCCTTTTTATTATTTAATAGTTTATTTCTAATTTCAAATGCATCGTCTATTAATAGGTCATCTTCTAATATAGTTTTTGCAACTTCTAAACCGTATAACTCACTACCACTACCAGATGTTAATTTTCTTTCAAATATTATATCATTATTTCTAATATTAACACTTAAATGACAGATGTTAATCTTATTGTTGTTTACTATAGATTCTTCTTCATTTAATTTATGAAGATGTGTCGTAAAAAAGAATTTACTATTTGTAGATATTAATCGTTTAAGCACTGACCCGACTAGTCCAACGCTACTACTATGTTCTGTTCCTTTACACATTTCATCACAAAGGACTAATGTATTAGGTCCAGCACATCGTATAATCTGTTTTAAGCCTAATATTTCTGTGATAAAACTTGATTTACCACTAAATAAATTATCAGTTAAATCAACTTGACTAATAATAGTATTAAAAGGAGTGTATTTGAATTCTTTACATGGAACATATAATCCACATTGAGCTAATATAACGCATATACCGATGGCTCGTAATAAACTGGATTTACCCGAACTATTTAATCCAAATAATAATAATCCATTTGTTGTTTCATTTAAAGTAACATTATTAGGTATATAATTTTTACCTAATCGTTCTATGATAGGATGTCTTAACTCTTTAGCCTCCATAAATGAAATATTATTTTGTATTAATTCTGGGCATGTATACTTATATTTTTCTTTACATTTAAAATTTGAAAAACACACATCAATTGTTTCTACTAATGTTTTAGCCTTTGAAAATAATGCATTATATGAGGCATAATATGTATTCATTATATTTAAATAATGTAGTTTTATTTTTTTATGTAATAGTTCTCTATAATTTAATAATTCAGTAGATAAATTTACAAGTTCATCTGGGTAAAATTTAGTTGTATTATTTGTTTGTTTTAACCTAAAATCATACTTTAGTTTATTATCTTTTAATTTTTCTAAAAGTAATTGGTATCTAATTTTAGTACAAACAAAAGAATATCCTTCATTATCTGTATAAACTAGTTTAATCATTTGATTGTCTTCTTTAGAATTAATCTTAGAATCATAAAAAAAACGTAATTCTTCTCTTTTATTTTCAATATCTGTAATTTTATCTTGAATGGCATCTAATTCTGGAATGACTCCTTTATTAAAATAATTCACAATTTCATCTTTAGATGTATTCAAATCAATTTTAACCATGGTATTCAAATCAAATTTTTGTAAATAATCTCCAATATACTTTTGGAACAGCTGAACATCATCTTGAGTTAAATTAATATTAGAAAAATTATAATCACTGTTTAAAATATTTGTGAGCTGTATAATATTTTCATAATTTTTATGTAATTTAACAAATTCATATGGGTGTAATAGGTCTAAACTCATTTTTCTATGTAATTTTTCAAAATCTTGAATATTATTTAATATTTTATCAACATCTGTTATAATTTTACCTAAACCCTCTGTTATTATATATCTTTCTTGAATTACATTAGAGTCTTTAAATGGTTTACATAATAATGACAATAAATGTCTTTTACCAATTGATGTTTTAGTATGATTGATTACATCAAATACAGATTCAGGTTTAGTTTTATGTTGGGAGCTTTTACTAATTATATTTAATTGTTCAACAGTATTTAATTCTAGAATTAAATTAGAAGTTTCATTTATAACTTTAGGTAAATTTAAATTTTTAGTATATGTAATATCATGTCGTCCAATAAATTCTATTGTATATATTAAATTCACAATTGATAATTCATATTCTAATAAATTCATATATTCAATTGGTGAAATTAACCCAAATGTTACATGAGAGTAAACTTCTAATAAAAACTTATTTTGATAATCCTTATCATAAAACTGTTTGACATCTTGCTTACTTAAACACTTTATCATTACATTTTCGTAATTATTATTTAAAAAATCGTTTATTAATTTAATCCCCCAAAAGTCATTATGCATAATTTTTACTTGAATTTCTTTTGGAAAATACCTATAAATAATTCTATCTAACTCATCTAAACATAATGCTAATGAATTAACATCATTATATTTGCACGTAAAAATATTTTCTGTAATTTCTATATCATTATATTCATTTTTAACACAACAAATAGATGTATTTAATGTATGTACTAACGATGCATTTTTTTTAGAAGATAATTTTGTAGTTTGGATATCTAGTATAATTGATAATAAATTACCAGAATTATATTCTAAAGGTTGTAAACTAGGAGAATAAATTTTTGTTACTCCTCTTTTTAAATTTCCCTTCGAACTTCTATTATTTGCATCTTCCAACTGATTAACTAAAATAACTGTATAATTAGACGATAACAACATTGGCAAAAATTTATCTAAACAGCTTGTATTAAACCCAATAAAATTTACATTAATTTTACCAATAATTTTTGATGTATACTTCATATCATTTAAAATTTTTGAGACTATAGATGCATTACCTATCTTTTCAAATTCATTATCTATTTGATATACTTCATAAAAAGCTCCATTCTCATATAAAACACATGTATTTTCACCATACTCTTTAATCTTTTCATTATAAATATCAAAATATTCTTGAATCATAGTAGACTTAGTATATTCAACTTTAGTAGACTTAGTATATTCAACTTTAGTAGACTTAGTATATTCAACTTTAGTAGACTTAGTATTTATATTTTCTTTTGTAAATATTTCAGATTCCATTTTAATACGGTTAAATATTAAAATGGTTTATTTTTAAATAAGACAAATTATTTTAAATAAATTTTTTTTATTTGATTATAATATAAATAAATATGGAATCTCTACAGAATGTTCAAAACTCTGTGCAACAAGTCCTCCGAAACCCATACATCATGGCAGTTTTAAAGGTCAGTTTAGTTTTATATGCCGCTAGAATCGCTCCACAACTACCATCTATGGTTCAAGATTCTTTCCAAAATACCTTTGTCAAAATTATTTTAATTGCTTTACTTGCCTATATCTCAGAAGTTGACTTCCAATTAGCCATCTTATTAGCTATTGCTCTTGTATTAGGAGCTAACTTATTGAGTGGACGAGGTGTATTTGAATCTTATGGTAATGTTGAATCAAATAATGTAGCAACTTATCACAGTGATATGTCTAAATATACAGACCTTTTAGGAAAACCTGCACAAGTTGGTAAATTCAAAATTATGGAATCTCTCTCTGATAATTATCCTGGATGTAACAAAGTTACTATTAAAGATTTAGTAGCACTTTTCGATGGAGATGCTCTTAAACTCCAAAAAACAGCTCAATATGCCTTTTCTGAATTACATTCAGCTCTTCCAGAAGGTAAAGCAAAAGAAAACATGGTAAGAATGGCAAGAGCAGCCGGTCTTCCATACAATGTTGAATTGAATGATGAAAATGCTCCATTTATTGCAACACTTTTACTTAATTATGGATACAAAGTCTCTGAAGATTGCCAAGCACCTCAACAATAAATAACCTTAATACAAGATAGAGTATAACCTTAATATAAGATATAGTATAACCTTAATATAATTATTAATTATATTAAGATAGAGTATTTTTTAAGAATATCTAAGTTCGTTATCTTTAATAATCAGATACTTAACATCTAAATTATCATCATTAATACTTTCAAAGTATTCTTCAGTTTCACCTACTAAATGTTTAACAATTTTAGAATAAAATCTCTTTTGTAAAATTTTAAGTCTATCTTTATTGTTAATTAGCAAAGTATTTTTACCAAGTAATTTATAAATATCTACTAGACTAGAGGTATAACTATTATGATATACAATAATGTGTAAATTTAAATTAGATGTTAATAGTTTGTTTAACTTTTCAAAATCATTAATCATATTATAATCAATAATAAAAACATGTCTTTTTGTAGACTCTAATTTTGGTACTGATAATGAAGTTTTAATTACTAAATTATTAAAATATAAATAAGGATTTTCAAGTAAAATATCTCTAAAGTCTTTTTTATTTTCATTAAATGTAAATATATGTAAACTATTATCATATAACTCATTAACAGTTGTTAATTTGCTTAATTTAAATAATACTTCACTCAATAATTCTATATTTTTTGATTGGTCATTATTAACTATCAATAAATTTCTCTTATAAAATTCTGAAGCCTTTAAAACTAACTTTTTGAAGTTAGGTCGATCAACTTTATCACTAATCTTTGATTCAACATTTGGTACCACTTTTTCATCTTGTCTAGATTCACTTGAACTCTCTTGTTCGTCTTCAGAAGATTCTTTTGATTTTTCTGGTTCCGAAGAAGCTTCACTATCGTCTAAACTATCAGAAGTGTTTGAATTACTTGAAGATGATGAACTTTTAGATGTATCTGACTTATCTGAATTATCTGACTCACCTGAATTATCTGACTCACTTGAATTATCTGATGACTTATCTGAATTATCTGATGACTTATCTGAATTATCTGATGACTGGTCAGAATTGTTTGATGACTTATCTAAATTATCCGATTTATTTAATACATTTTTTTGTGAAACTTCTTCTTCAAGTTTTTCTAACTTTTTTTCATCACGTTTATATTGTTTATTTGATACAAATATATTTGTTAATAAATCCGTAAGATTCTCCATGTAATATTATTTATAAATAAAATAATATTAAAAACGAGACGACCTTATTTAATTATCCCATATATTATCCCAAAACATATCTATTAAATAATCCCTGCCTTTATAATATTTTCTAAAAATTTTTCTATAATACATTTCTTCTTTATTTTTAGGGATTGTTTTCATATTAATACTCAATTCATTTAATAAACTTTTAATAAAAGTATCATATTCTTCTTCTGATATCAAATTATTGATATAATTAGTCAAACGTAATTCAAAATTTGTTAATGAATGACATAAACATTGATGTTCTCTCCATAAAAATTCACCTGGTATTAATTCTTTACCATATACATTTGTTTCAAATGCCTTTCTAAACATATATTTACTAATAGGTGATTGATTTGATGAATAATAACCAGGTCTTCTAAATTTTGGATGTAGGGTTAATACGTATTCTATAAGTTCTCTATTTAAATAAGGATGTCGTACTTCTAAACCGAACATATTACTAATTCTATCTGTTCTTAATAAATCAAACTTGTAAAGATTTTGTAATAATTTAACACTTTTGTCTTGAAACTGAGTATCATCTAGGTTATTAAAATTTTCATAACCACCAAGTTCATCTAAACCATCACCTGTAAGTAAAACTTTGACATTTGTTTTTGTTTTAATATAATTCATTAAATAATAAAATGGTAATGATTCTCTAACTGTTTCAGGGTCATAAGTCTCTAAATGATAAATAATTTTGTCTATATCTGCATTTAAAACTGTTATTTCATTTACATTTATAATGTGATGATGTATATCAATACCATATTTTTTTTCAATAAATTCTATAAATAAACTAGCATGATTACAGTCTAAATTCTCACCACCTAATACATCACCTAATGTAAATACATGAAATGGATTATTTGTAAAATCATAATTATCAGCTATTAAATTTTCAATTACTAAACTAGTTAATAAAACACTATCAAAACCACCAGATAACAAAATACCAACGTTTTTATCAGACATACTATATCTAGATATAACACTTTTTTTAATTTTATCTTGTAAATTTTTATAAATAGAATCAATAGAATCTGGTTGAGTTGATTCAATTGTACATACTGAAATATCTTTAAATTTATCAAGTGAATAATAAGGAATAAATTCATCTTGTTTGTTCATAATTGACTTTTGAAAAGACCAGTAAGTACCAGGTAACACATGTTGTATTGAATAAGAAGGATTTTGTAATATATAATTTGGTAAGGATTTCATTTCAGACAAAAATATCCATAATGACATGCTTTCATTTTTAACATAATATAAAGGTCTTAGTCCTAAATAATCTCTGCATGCATATACATTTAGATTTCTTAATTTAAATGTTTTAATGTTTTCTGTTAATATAAAAGAATACTCTCCATCCAACTTCTGTAATGTATCATTTAATCCATTTTTTATATACAATGGTAATATAACTTCTACATCACATTTAGATGCTAAATTCTTATCGCTAAATTCGTTTTCATTTACTAATTCTGTATAATTATATATTTCACCATTACATACTAATCTTCTGTCAGGTCTATTTCGTAATTCTGGATATTCCATCAATTTATATACAATAGGGTCTTCAAACGGCTGAGATGCATTATATGATTCGTCATTAATACAAAGTCTATGATGTCCAAATATAAAGCTATATTGTTTATAATTTCTTAATTCATCTCTACTTAATGATAAATTAACAGTTTGTTGTTGAACACTTGATAAATTATTCAGATTATCTGTTGACATATTTGTGTAACTTGAATCATCTGGTCCACGATGTTTCATATTCATAAAGGAATTAATAAAATCAATATTAATACTTGTGTCATTGGTGTGTATAATAAATTCAAAACCACCCATAATTAATATAATACTATATATTAATTAATTAAATAATTCGCACTTAATTATCCTGAAGAACTAGAATCATTATTTGCAATAACATTATAAATATCATCAAATTTCTTAAAGACTTCAATTTTATCATTGACAGTAACACGTTTTACACGTAATTTTATCTTTAAACGTTCTACAAATTCATCCTTAATAGTTTTAATATTATCAGCTTTAAGTTTTTTATTTTTCTTAAGATGTAAAATATACATCACTAATTCTTCATTAATAACTTTCTCAGTTTCTTTATTTATTAAAGTCCGAACGGAACTTGGTTTTTTAGGTTTTATTTTATCTTTTTCCTTTTCCTTTTCCTTTTCTTGTACCAAATAAAATGATTTATCTTCTTCTTTGAATTTTAAAGGAAAAATCTGTTCTACAACACCTCGTTTAATATTCCATTTTATATCTTTAAATTTAATTTGTTGCATATTATCTTTTATAAGTGTCTTAACACTATCTATAGTATTATTTATTTCATCACCAGTAATAAGGTCTGGTTCAACCAAGTATTTAATAATGAAGAATTCAATAAAACAATTGTATCTATCAAGCTTTTCTTCATCTGTTAATTGACTCCATTTTTTAAAATATTTACCTTGTTGACTTTTAATTGTTTTTTTGACATATGATTGATTGTAAATATATTGATATAATTCTTGTTTTAAATTATTTGTTGAATTATTTAAAAATCTAGTAGATGTTTCTATAGATTCTATGAGTTGTTTATATTCTGTCACTTTATCATTATAAATAGTAGCAATAAATTCACCTTGTTCTGTAATTAACATATCATTGTTTCTTTTAATATTAACAGGTATATATACTCCATAAAAAGATGATATATATTCATTAATATTTAATCCAGTTTCTATAACAATATTACTAATATTATTGACAATAATTTTAAACTTATCTTTAATTTTTTTAGTTTTAACAGATGAATTTATATAATCTTTTAAATACTCTTCTGAATCTATAAGTAAATTATGCTGTGAATCAGATAAGTAATCCTTATGAAGTTCTATAAAATATGTTTCCATATCTTCTTTTTGTTTTAGCAAAATATTATGTTCAACTTTTAGAATGTATTTATCATATAAATACCTATACAACTGACCATTATCTTCTTGATTATCTAACCAATTGAGACGATTATCTTTGACATTATCATCCATCATAATATAAGGACAGGACCCATACATGTCAATAATATCTTTATGAAAAAACAAAAATCCAGGTAATTCCGAACACATAGATTCTTCTTTTTCCATATAATCCTTTTCGATTTCTACCATTTTTTCGAAATCATTTTGAGCCTTTTCTCTTTTCTTTTTTAATTCACTTAACAATTCAGTAGAATTAGATTTATTTTTAACTCTATGATATTCTAATGAATCATTTGCTCGCATAACTTTTTTATATTCATTATCTCTTCTATTCTTATCCTTAGATAATTTGAGTTCTTTTACAGCTTTTTCCAACTCTGTCATATATTCATTTTTCTTATCATTTAATGCGTCAATAAATTCTACATCATTACTCGAGGAACATTTGTCGATAATTTCTTGAATATTACTTTTAAGAAAATTTATACGTTGATTCAGTAAATCAGGATTCTCCATGTTTGTTATCTATTATAAACCAATATTATTATTCATTTTTTTAAACGTTAAAGGAATCAAGATAATTATTCATTTATTACGCAAATTTAACTAACTCTATTCCAAAAAAATTACAAAGTTTTCTAACATATTCGATATCTCTATATTCGTCTTTATAAATAATTTTACGTATTTTAGTCGCTGATAATAATTTAATACAATCTTTACAAGGACTTAATGTTGAATAAAGAATAGCATCTTCAAACTTGCTTTGAGCGTATAAAACAGCATTTGTTTCTGCGTGTATAACTATCTGATGGATATATTCTCTATCTGTCCAATCAATAGAGGAATCATCCATACCAGCACATATTGAGTTATACCCTGTACTTATAATACGGTTGTCTTTAAGAGATACTAATACTGCACCTACTTGTGTCTTTGTATCTAAAGACCTTGTTTTAACTACGTCAGCAATATTCATAAAATATTGGTCCCAAGAAATTCTATTAGTCATGATGAAGTAAAGTTAATATAATTGAGTATTAAATTAAATTCAATTAATTTTAATGCGTGGTTAATTTTGAAAAAGTAATTTCTAGATATAGTAATATATGATTCCAGACAAACTGTTTATTAACCTAAAAATTCTTAGTAAGATTCAGAAGAATGGAAGAATTTCTAGAAGTAGTGATGGTATCATTGCATTAGAACATGAAACTTTTTATCAATCTATTAAAAGATTTGTTACTAGTGATAGCAGACGTCAATCTGTATTCGAAATTAACAGTATTATCAATGAAACAATTGAATGTATGAATAATATTGTTAATTCAAAATTTATGAATAAAATGTACAGTAATACAGATGAATATTACAAAAATTGTGAAACTCTAGGATTACTATTAAAAGAATTAACATTAGCTAAAATTGGAATCGAAAATCTTAAATTTACATACTCATCAGACCCTAATGTTAATTCACAATTGGATATTTTAATTATCAAAATTAATAGTTCAATTAAGGATATGCAACATAAACTTCTTTATTTCCAGTCATTTTTACCAGATGCTTATAAACAAGAATTTGAAGTTCCTCAATCTACACCAAGTTATTTTATTAATGATGGTAAGAATAATATACCACAAACACCCTCAACACCCCAACCCCAACAACCTAATTCATATACAGAACAATTTATGGAAAGTCAGTTTTCACAAGAACAAAATACAAACTTTCTAAATACACCAGAAATGGGTGACGAATTAAATAATACAATTATTGATATGAATAATATGGATTCTGTTATCTAAATATTTAATTGAATATGAAATTGATTTAATTTTTTTTCTGAGTATAATATAATATGAAATCATTAGATTATACTTTAGAATCATTACCAGGGAGTCAATTAGAATTACCAAATGCAACCTTACCATTAGCTAATCCAAAACCTATTCTACAACAAACAAAGAGTCAAATTACTACCAATCCATTCATACAAGAAACTGGTTCAGATGAACCAATTTTTAACCCAACATTTAATCAAATTAATGAAAATGTATCTGTCGCATTTATAGGAATATTGGATGACTTATTTAATAAACCAGATGATGAATCGTGGAATACATATCTTCCGAAAATATTATCAAAAGACCAAAGATATAATTATATAGCAGTATTAATTTTTTTTATAGCATTGTATATCTTACTAATTAAATAATCATCCTTGTTCAGGTGGAAACATAAATGGGTCACCTGTTAAAAATGAAGGACCGCGCATACTTCTGTAATTCGTTCTTTCTAAAGATGTAATACGTTCCTGCAAAAGAACCATCATATTAGTTAATTCTTCAACTTTTCTCTCTAATAAGTGAATTTTTAATTTCATTTCATCTTCTTCACTTTTAACTGGATTAATTGGACAAATATTTATAAAACCTTTCTCGTTATTTTTATCCATTGGATATTCAATAAATAAAAATAATTTTAAATTAAATTTAAACATACATATGTAAATAACTTGTATCATCATATTTTGATTCTAAACAGTTGTCTATAAAAGCCTTTGTAATATGTACAGTTTCAGTTGTTTTAATATTAAGTAAAGCTAAATTATCATTTACATCTTGACAAATATTTTCCGAATTTGTAATACTTAAGTTTGATTCTCTATATTGACCTGTTAATAGTAAATAATTAATTCTGTTAAATAATTTTTCTAAACATTTTCTTAATTGTCTGACACCCTCTTCTTTGGGTACTTTTGCTTCAATAATATATTTAAGTAGTTCATTATCTAGATTGATAAATTTGTCCTTTTTAATATTTAATGTGTTAATAATATCTGGAATCATTTTTTCAGATGCAATTGTTACCTTTGCATCAGAACTCGGTGAATCAATATAAATGATTTTCATTCTATCTGATACAATTCTATCTACTTTGTCCGCCTCATTAAATGCTATAACAAATAAACATTTACTCATATTAATATTAATATTTGAAAGATAATTGTCTTGAAATTTATTATTTTGTTCTTCATCTAATAAATGTGTCAAAATACCATTAATTTCTCTACCCTTGTGCTCGCTAATTTTATCAATTTCATCTAAATAAATAATAGGATTCATACAACCAGCATTAGATAAAATTTCTACAAATTTACCAGGTTTAGACCCTACATATGTTTCTGAATGTCCAGTTAATACACTGACATCATTTAATCCACCAAAATTAATTTGATAAAATGGTAATTCTAATGCTTCTGCTAAAGTTTTCAAAATAACTGTTTTAGCACACCCAGGTGGACCACACAATGCTAAAACATGACCTTTACTATGTGGGTTTGAGACTTTTCTAGCAAGAAATTCCATTATTTCATCCTTTACTTTATCCATATTATGTACTTTTTTATCTAGATGCTCTCGTACCATTTTGAAATAATTATTGATTTTATCATAAGAATCCGATGACCTAACTTTAAACGGTTTATATTTTCCAAATGGAATATTTAAAACAGTTTTTAACCATGTTTTACCCTTAGCATAATCACTATTTCCAAGTTTTTGAATACTATCATATTTATCTAATAAAAAAACTTTTGTTTCAACATCTACATTCAATAACATAATTTGTTGTTTTAAATCTAAAGTCGAATCTTCCAACTTACGCTTTTTCTTGAATAAACTTATATCTTTTTCAACATTTTTAATACGTCTTTTTAATTTATTTTGAGTTGAATCATCATATTCTTGTTCATTATCTGAAGTATGACGCCTTTTTGTTAATCCAGGTGGAGGTGGCATATCTAATATTGGAACAGGTGCAAGAAGAGTAGGTAATTGAACAGGAGGAGGAGGTGATTGAAAATAACTTGAACTAGAAGGGTCTGGAAACCATGGAAGAGGATACATATCTTTTAATTCAATCCAATAAATTTCTTCAGGATTACGCGGATTAACCAATTCATCGGCCACATGATTCATAACACACACATAATAATTAATTTGATTACTAAAAGAGTCGTAAATAGTTACAACGTCACCACGTTGATAATTAACATTGATTGACCATTCGCCTTTAATCATTTTGTAATATTTAACACGTCTAATATTTCTTTCCACAAAATAATAATTCATTTTTTATTTTGTATAAATCTAATTTTCTGTTAATGATTTCGGTTTATCAGGTATATTATCTATAGGTTTAATTTTATTCATAACAAAGTAAAATGGATTCTTAATAGTGTCATATACATTTTCTATAAAGGAAATATGTTCATTCATATTATTTGTTCCATCTTTTAAATATTTTATATCTTGTTCTAAATTTTCTATTCTAGCTTCTATGTTAATTATCTTTTTAAGAATATCATCCAATTTATTTAATACGATATCCCTTTCTTCCATTTATAATACCATAATAAATTAAATAAATTATTAGAACAATCATGAGTAAATCAAAAACATCAGATACACTTGTAGATCGAGATAATTTAATATATTTAGATGAATTTAATTCTGGATATAATTTCTTTGATAATACAACTGAATTACTAACAGCTGATTCTAATGAAGTGAATTTATAATAACTCTGTCCATTATGAGTTCCTAAATTATACATGTTGGGTATTATTTCATTTTTAAATGGTAAATAACCTTTACCAGAAGTGATAATATAAGCTGTATCTTCAGAAATCCGTCTTTTAATATTATCATTAAACTTAACACCTGGAGATATAATACTAATAGTTGGTGGAGGTAAATCAGGATAAGCTTCTTTTAATTGTAAAAAAATTTCATCTACTAATTCTTGATCAGTACATTCATCTGCTGTTTTATTATTATTATTTGACTTTCTATCATTAATTGTTACAGCAGTTGATATAACTGTTTTTGAATCTTGTTCTGTAAATTTCATATAATCACTTAATACTATAAATGCTACACCCCAAGATGATTTTGGAAATCCATAAACCTTATTTAATTGTAGAGATTTATTCCAATGAAATGTAACTGAAACATAATCAATATAAGCAGTGTCTTCCGAAAACTGCTTTAAATCTCCCCAACTATGAGGAATTTGAAATGTAGACATTAAAGCATATAAATTTTTTGGAGGTATAGCGAATATATACTTACTACCTTTAATTATTTCTAAATGATTATCATGAGATACTTCTAATGAATCTATATTATTTTCCTTTATACTAATCTGTCTAATATCTGTATCTAAATAAAATGTAATATTTCTTGACTCTAAATGTTTTTTCCAAATTTTCATTAAACCCTCGTCATTTGGTAATTTAGGTTGATATAACGAATAAAAGAATTGTTGATTAAATAATTGTAAAAATTCGTATAATGTATATTTATCTACACCTCCTCCGTCAGTTAATTTACAAACTCTATCTATCATTTCTATTGAATCTGGATTAAAATTATTATTTGTTAAAAAGTTTTTCAAAATTATATTTCTCCCATGATAATCATTTAACATTAATTTGGAAAATTCTAAGAATAACAGAAACAATTCACCCCAAGTTAACGTCGAAAATACAGTCTCACCTCCAATTTGTGTTATAGAAAAATTATAATTAGTAAATAAATCAGTAAATTCAACACCCATTTCTTTTAGTAAAGATTGGAAAACTGTATAAGTTTTACTATATACTCTTGGTCCATGTTCTGTAAATAACCCATTAACACGTCTTACTCTGTGACATCCTCCTATAACCTTTTCCTTTTCAATTATTAATATTTTTTTACCTAAATGACTCACACATTGTGCTAGGGCTAAACCAGATGGACCAGCTCCTACAATTACTAAATCATAATTCATATTATAATAAACATAGATAATAAATTTATATTTTATCTATGTTAAAACTTTATTCAAAGATATATTTTAAAGTACTTATAACTAATTTCGTATAGTTATCAAATAATTTTGTAAAATGTTCTTCATTAAAATAATCATTAAAAATGATGTAATGAGAATCAGGATATATTCTACATGATATTTGAATATTCTCATTGAGAACGTCTTCTAATAATTCATAATAATTTTGTGGTATATCATATTTTTGTTTAGGTAATGTGTATGCATAATTATTAACATAATATTCTGGTAACATTGAATCCCATATATAATGTAAATTACTTGTCCTATTTTTACCATCAAACAAAATATTTACTTTATAACTATTTCCACCTCTATCATAACCCAATAAATGCATGGGTTGGGAGAAATCCTGTATAAAATGTACTAAAAATTTTAGTAATTCAACATTAGACAATTTGCTACCATCTTCTAGTGGGTACCCATACTCAAAATTATGTTTAATAGAGTTTGTAAAGTCCAATAAAGCAGAAATAATACAATGATTTTCACAATATTTATCGACAACAGTTTTATTATAACGTTCCCTATGACACTCTAATATATCTATAAAATGTAAATCTTTCGTCCAGGCATATTTAGGTTTTCTTTTTATTTTATCAGCCCATGAACTTATGGATTCCAAACTTTGACCATTAAATAAATTATCAATCTTTGATTTTATTTCTGGTTCATGTTTTAATAGATAATTATCAGTTAACATTCCTAAATGCCCATGCATTTTATACCCATATCCCATTACACATGAAAAAAAGGTGCTAAAAGCACCTAAAAATATATAAATTTTCATATTGTGTGTGTTTGTGTTTTAAAATATTTATTTTTAAATTCTAAAACTAGAAATTTTATTGACTAATTTTTTAAATATATTTTTTTTTGTTGCAGTAGTTTGTACATTCATTTCTGTATTTTTATTATCATATGTATTGTCTATAAATATAGTTTGTTTTGGGTAAGAATAAACTGTAACATTCTCATTAAATGTTACAGTTGGACTACCACCAATTATAAAAATAACATTTGAATCATTTAACGGTTTGATAAAAGTATTTGTGTCATTCATCCTTATTATATTATATTTTAATTAATTATTCATTTTTTTACATTTCATCTGCCCAACTCGTAGACTTAAAATCACCTAGATTACTAAAATCCAAAACTTTACCTTCAGGAATAGGTTCTAGAGGCTTACTATTAGAAATTTCATCTAGACGATAATCTAGAGTTTCTTCTACTTGAGGAAGCTTTGTAAATGTCAAAAGTAGAACACCGTTATTCATACTCAACGTCATTGATTCTTTACTAACAGGTTGAGGAACTTTAACTCTTCGCATGAAGTTTCCATAGTAACATTCAGAATAAATAATAGTATCATCTGTTTGATTTACTAAATTTTGTTTATTACCAGATACAAGCACAAACTGTGAATCACGAAGTTGAACACTTACCTCACGTTGACTAAGACCTGGTAGTTCCATCTTAATAACATACGTATTATCACGTTCAAATAAATCAGCCTTTGGTGAATGTTTATACTTCTTAAGATTATTCAGTTCAAACAAGAGTTCTTTAAAACTTAGCTTTGGTTTAGCATTACTATCGTTAGTAACATCAGAAGTATTTCTCTTCTTATATGGTTTCTTAAACTTCTTAGAAACTTGTTGGAATTGTTCTTCGTTTGTAGTTGTGTTGTTCATGTTATCGGAATTACTTGACATTTTTAAATATAAAGTAATATAAACTATTTTCAATTTTTTTTAACAGAATTTCCATCTATTATTGCAATTATGACAGGTTACAAACGTTGTCATAGGTTCATCAGCTGAACGTGTTTGCATTTGATAATATGATGTCTTATAAGTTTTACATTTACCACATCTAAACATACCCTGGACATCTGGGTCTGGTTTATTGACTTCAATTTTCTTATCACCATATTTTTCTAATATTTCATAATACCTTGATGGAAATAATTTTTCTGAATCAAATTTTGCTAATTCAAATTCAGTAAATTCTTTTCTAAATAATCTATGAATTAACTCGGTATTTTTAATATAACTATCAGGATTTAAATTTGTATAAATTCTTACAGCTTTTGCTGTATATGTATGTTTAAACATAAAATCCCACTCACTACTAGATGAATTTCCGACGGCATAATTAAAAATACCTCTTTCAATATTTAATGCAAATTTTTGAATATCGTCTGAATTATATGTATAAGGTTCTCCATTATATTTTGTTAAAAGTTCAAATAGTTTATTATACACATTTTCTCTATAAGGATGTTTTGGAATATAACTATCTCTTGATAATTCTGGTTTACGTTCTTTGTGTGCTTGATTAGATGTATTTTCATTTACAGATGATTTAATATCTAGTTGCGACGATTCTTCTTGAACTTTCTTTTTACGAGGCATTTATTAGATTATTAATAAAGACTATATTCAATTTTTAATTTACATTTTTTTTTTATTTTGTAATTATATAATAATATATAGAATGGCTAAATCATTTGCAGACTATTTTTTTGGGTCAGAACCATCTACTCCAGAACTACCTGATATAGAATCAAGTGAGGATTTATATTCTCCTACTAATTATGACATTCCTCAATCATCTGATATGTCTATGGATACAGAAGAATTACTTGAACGTAAAGAAGAATTAAAAAAGGAAATTAAAGAGGAAACAAACAAAGAAGAACGTAAAGAACTTCAAGAGGAACTTAAAGATGTTGTTGAAAAACTAGAAGCAAAAGAAGATGATGATTTCCCAGGAGTTGAAGAAGTTTCTTCACCTACACCAGTATCAACTAGTGAACCAGAAATAACGGAACCAGAAACAGAAACTGCTATGATTTTACACCCAACAGAATCTGGTAAATCAGAAACATCCGAAGGAACAACTACATTTTTTGAAAATCTATTAGGTGTTTCTCCTAAAATGATTACATATAGCTCTGAACCAGAATCCGATAAGCCTAAAAAGCAAAAAAAATCTAAGAAATCTAAGTCTCCAAAACCAGAAAAGAAAGCGAAGAAATCTAAGTCTCCAAAACGTAAATCAAAAAAGTCCAAGTCAAAGAGAAAGTCCGCTAAGAAAGCTAAAAAGACCAAATCAAAGAGAAAGTCCGCTAAGTCTCCAAAGAGAAAGTCCGCTAAGAAAGCTAAAAAGACCAAATCAAAGAGAAAGTCTGCTAAGAAAGCTAAAAAGACCAAATCAAAGAGAAAGTCTGCTAAGAAAGCTAAAAAGACCAAGTCAAAGAGAAAGTCTGCTAAGAAAGCTAAAAAGACCAAATCAAAGAGAAAGTCCGCTAAGTCTCCAAAGAGAAAGTCTGCTAAGAAAGCTAAAAAGACCAAGTCAAAGAGAAAGTCTGCTAAGAAAGCTAAAAAGACCAAGTCAAAGAGAAAGTCTGCTAAGAAAGCTAAAAAGACCAAGTCAAAGAGAAAGTCTGCTAAGAAAGCTAAAAAGACCAAATCAAAGAGAAAGTCCGCCAAGAAAGCTAAATCTCCAAAACGAAAGTCTGCAAAAAAATCAAAAAAATCAAAGAAATATTAAATTAATTTAATTAATTAAAGATTGCTCTTTTTTAAAAAAATTATTTTATTATATAATAATATAATAAAACAAAATGGAAAATATCGTTCAGACGTTTGACTCTAATATTAACACTATCTTACAAGATTATGTTAAAAAGCCCACCATCATCCGAGGTGTAGTTCATCTTTTGCTTATGCTTTATGTTGTTCGGTTAGCACCACAACCACCTAAGCCAGTCTTAGATTTGTTTGAAAATATTTATTTCAAACTTTTCATCTTCTCTCTCGTTTTATGGACTGCACAATTTAGTCCATCAACATCTCTATTAATCGCATTAGCCTTCCTTGTTACTATGAACTACGTTAACACTGGAAAGGTATGGGAATATTTAGAAAATGTACAAGAGGCACCTGCAGTTCCTGCTGTTTTTCCTGCTGATGTTGCTACACCTGAACAGGCTGTTGAAGCAGTTAAAGTTTTAGCTGAAGCTGCTGCCGCCCCTGCAGCTGTTTCCCCAGATGTAGTTGCTCCAGTTGCAGAAATTGCTGTGTCTGCTGTTCAAACTGCAGAAGGTGTTGCCGCTGTTAAGGCTCTCGCTGAACAAGCTGTTGTTGCCCAAGCTGGTGAACCATCTCAAGTTGCTGCTGCAGCTCAAGCCGCAGTTGCTTCAATGGCACCTGAGGCAGCAGCTCCTGCTCCAGTAGCTGAACCTGTAACAACTCAACAAGCTGTTGCTGCAGTTCAAGCTCTAGCTCAAGCAGCTGCTTCTCCTGATGCTGTTGCACCTGAAGATGTTATGCCAGTTGCTGAAATCGCCGCAGCTGCAGCTGCTGCTGCTGGTGACGCTCAAGGAGTTGCAGCTGTCAAGGCTCTTGCTGAACAAGCTATGGAACCTGCAGCTGGTAAACCAGAACAAGTTGCAGCTGCTGCTGAAGCCGCTGTTGCAGCCGTAGTTGAAGCTCCACAAGCTGTCCCAGCTCCTGCTCCAGCTGAACAAGCTGCTGGTGCTCCAACTCCAGCTGCTCAAGCAGCTCAAGCCTCGGGATGCTATCCTCTTCGTAAATACGATATGTCTCTTGTTAAACCACAAGTTTCTGGAAGATTCACATATGAAGATTATCAAGCATTCACCTCAACCCCTCAATAAACTCGTTAACTAGATAATTTTTTTATATTATTTAAAAATATAAAAAGATGTTAGATACAATTTGTGATGTTCTAAAAGCAGCGTATGAACGTAATTGGATTTCAACACGAGATGGTAACGCTTCGTATAAGAGAAGAGATGAAGAGTATTTATATATTACACCTAGTGGTGTACGTAAACAACACTTAAACGCTGAACTTATCTTTAAGCTAAAGTTTAAAGACGATTACACAATATCAAAAGAACCTTGGTTAAATTTAGAACGAATTGATGATGATTATCAACGTAAATTAATTGGTCTTGAACCAAGTGGTGAATTACCACTTCATGCATTGTTACAAAGAATTGTACCTGAAAATAGAGTTATTTTACATCTTCATCCAACTTATATTGTTGCAGCAATGTATGCTGGATGGAATCTTCAAACATTAGCAGAAGAATTTCCAGAAATTAATAGATATACTCGCGTAGGTCCCACTGTACCTATAATACCACCTATTAGTAAAGAATTAGGAATAGCTTCAGTTAAGGCACTTAATTTAAACGAAACTACTGGCGAAATTGATTTTGATATAATTGGATTAGATAGGCACGGTATTATTGCAGTAGCTAGAGATGCTTGGAGTGCATTTGAGCATGTAGAACGTCTTGAACATATTTGTAAAATAGCATTAACATCAGGAAATCCAGTTAAGAATTAATATTTAAAACTTCTTTAACAGATTCTTTCATTAACATTCTCTTATACCATTTATAAACATGAGGATATTTCTTAATAAACTTTTTATTTTCGTCACCAATATTTACAAACATATATAAATAAGGAACATGAGAAATATCTGCAATTGAAAATGAATTTCCACCAATATATTTAGATTCTTCTAAACGTTTCTCGTATACTTCAAAAACCTTTCCTAATTCTTCTACAGCTGAATTAAGAATAGCTTCATCTGGAACAGCTTCAGGGTCTTTCCACGTTTTAAATACTTTCTCATAAATATATTTACTAATAGGTGGGTTGAAATTTTGAGACTCTACTTCTAACCACATATCTACATAAGGACTTTCATTTAAAGTCAAATCAGTATCATCTGTATTATTTTTAGCAATATATCTTAAAATAGACCTAGATTCAAAAAGTTTGTAGTCTCCATAAACAATTGCTGGTACTTTTCCAAAAGGTTGTAGAGTTAAATATCTAGGGTCTTTATGATGTCCTTTCATTAAATCTAATTCACGTAATTCATATTTTAAATTTAATTCTTCTAGTAAAATTAAAACACGTTGTGTACAAGTTGCAATTTTATTGCCATAAACTACAAGTTTAACCATTTTTTATTTAAATTAAAAACATTATTTTTAAATAAAAAATTTTTTTATTTAGTAATATTAAAAAAATGTTCACTCAAGCAAACTTAAAACTCGTTGCAACTATTCTTGTTATCGTTGGTGCTCTTAACTGGTTAGGTGTTGGTCTCCAAAATACTAACTATGTCTCACAAGTCGCAGGACCTAATGCTCCTCATGTCTTCACCGCTGTAGGTGTAGCTGGTGCTTATCTTGCTTATCTTATGTTTACTGGTTATCGTCAAACAGGTCGTCTTGAACCCTATGAAAATCGTCGTTAAACATATATTAGTCATCTAATATACAATATTCCATGATAGATTTTGATAAATTTTCTGAATTTTCAAGTGATTCTTTTTCCTGTCCTTTTTTCTTTTTTATTTTTATAAATGAAATATAATTTCCTTTAGAAACATCATCTAAATTTATACTGTTTTCTTCAAATAATGCATTTTGGAAATGTTGTTTATAAAAAGTCTTTCTTTGTGCAGCTTGACTTTTATATACAGAGAAATTATCTTGAAAGTCTATAATTAATGGATTTCTTTCTGTATGGTCCTTTCTAAAAATACGTCCTACAATTTGTTCCAATTTACCACTTTCATTTTTCGTTGTATTTTTTAAATGTCCAATAAATTTCTTTGGTGTAATTAATAAAAGTGTATCCAATTCTTTTTCAGATACACCTTCTCCAAACGCTTGATATGTTGCTAAAATAACTTGACATTTCCTACCCTTTTCAAGGTCTTTTTGTTTCATACCTCCTAAAAATAATCCGTATGTAAATGTAATTGCAAGGTCTTCATCTAATAAAGACTGAATTGTCAACAGGTGATTTCTACGGTCACTTAATACTAAAATTTTTCTACCAGATTCTTTATTTATTAGGTCTTTAACAATATCTACTATCATTTCATTTCGTTTTGTCATTTCTACTAATTCACTTAACATACTAGTAAATTGAATTTGTTTTTGACCTGTAAATTTATTTTCTGTTGAAATTTCTTTATAATCTTTTGTATCTATTTTAAGATATCTAATAATGGGTGGTTTACCTTTTCTTTTTTCAAATGTTTCACAAACAATATCTCCTAAATGCCATTTAAAAACATATTCGCAACCATCACTCCTTTTAGGAGTAGCAGACAAACCTATTGTGTATTTACTACATAATTTAAATAAAATTTGTGAAAATACTCGAGATGCTGTATTATGGACCTCATCACAAACTGTGATTCGAAAATCTCTAAATAATTCATCTGGGTAATCTATTCTAGCCATACTTTGTAACATAGCTACAACAATATCACAATCATGAATGTTAACATTTTTTTGACCTTGAATAGTACCTACTTTTGCTTCTGGTAAAAATTTATTAATTTCACTAATCCATTGATTCATTAATGGAATTTTATTAACAATAATTATAGTTTTTCCTTTTAATTTTGATAAAACGTATAAAGCCATTACACTTTTACCAGTACCTGTACCAGCGCTTAAAATACCACCACCTTTTTCATAACATGAATTTATTAATGAATTTACTGGTTCAGTTTGTCTATCTAATAAATCTCCGTTAAATTCAATAGGATGGTCCCATTCTTTTCCTTCAAAGTATTCTGTAACTACTTCTGGAAATCCAAATTTCTGAATCCCGTACATTTTAGGAATATATAATTTTGTCTTAGTATCTAAATAAACTGGATAGGTTGTATCATTATTCTTACTACCTGGAAATGCAAATTTATTATCAACTAATGGTCTTCCACGTAATTCTAATTTAATTTTTAAAAGTTCTTCATCAGTAAAAGTTGATTTGCGAAGAACATAACCTCTTTTACTAAGATACATTTTCTTAATTTATACTAATAATATATTATTAATTAAGAAAAATTTCAATTTTAACTTGTTCGGTTTAACTTGTATATAATATAAATTAATTTGTATCTGTTAGACAAAATTTAACTTGTATCTGTTATTCCACGTTTTGAACTTACATTAAATGCCTTAGTTGCATCTACTACTTCTGTAATTTCTAAAGTAAATGAAAAATCTAAATCGTTAAAATCATATAATGCCCCATTATAATATACTACAGAAAATTCTAATTCTTCTAATTTATCTAAAGGTATAGTATTAAATTGTTTAGGATTACTCAAGTATTTAAAACATACATATCCAGGGGGTTGATCAAGAGATATTCTTGAAAAAATATTTTGAACATTTCCTGTATTTAACATGGTATCTAATTCTGGACAGGTTAAAAATACATAATCTTCGCCTTGTAAATTAATACTACGAGTTAATATATTATTTTTAGTATTTGTTTGAATACCGTCAAATCCATGTTTTAAACTACTAATATATATATTAGAACCACCACCTGTTTCCGTTATTGTTGCGTAAACATTTGGAGCCATAAATGTGAATGTATTTTCATCTAAGATATCCCTCACACTATATAAATTACCATTTAACATTGTTTTTGATATACCACCAATATCTTCTATATCATATAAATAGAAATCATTATTAAGACCTAAGATACCTGTAATAGTAGGAGATTGAGTTATGGGAACGAAAGAGTCGCTCGTACCTGACACTTTTACTATAGAAAAACTGTCTACTGAATTAACTGAATGAACAACATAACCACCACCATCTAAACTAGGTTCAACACCAGTAGTTAAAGTGCTATTTACATACGTTGGACTAGTACCAGATAAACGTACAATATCACCTTCTACAAAATTATGGTTATTTAATGTTGTTATTGTTATAGGTTGTATAGGGACTAAATTATTTTGACTATCCATTAAGTTAAAAACTGTACCATTTTGGATATTCACAATTGAATTAAATCCATGTCTTGGAAAAGACAAAGTCATTAATCCAGTTCCTATATAGGCTGTAGTTAAGTTATTTGTATCAATATTACTAAGAGTAACATCTATTAAAAATGTTGTTGATGTTAATACTGAATGAATTGTATAACTTCCACTAAATCGTGGAGTAGCTGTAACATTATTTATCGTAACTTTATCACCTTTTAACATTTTATGTGGAACAGATGTTTCAATTCTAGTATACCATACACTATTTATTTGAATATATTGATTATTCACATTTATTATAGGTACTGTCCAACTAGTTAATGGTGTTTTTCTAGCTAAAGTACCATAATAATCTCGTGTATGTGTATTTTGAGGCCCTAACACACCAGGTAAAATAACAGTTGTGGATGATGGAACTGCTTGTATTAAATAAGAACCATCATAACTTACATCATCATCTACGTTTGGATCTGTTGTTTCAAGTAAATTAATAGTGGTATTTACATCTCTTAAATCATAATTATGATTAGTAAATGTTGTAATCATGAAAGATTGTACAGGTGTTTTAATATAAGATGATACTGGTATTGGTTCATTTGAACCGAAACGTAAAAGATTTGCTTGAGCATTATTAATCAAATTTGTTACAACAGCCTCATTGGCAACTTGTACGCGTATTGATGTAGTACTATTAATATTCGTTATAACATATGTTCCATAAGTAATAAATGTATTAGTTACAAATGTACCAACAGTAACAGGTTGTCCTACATACGTGTAAGAATATTCAAAATTATGTTCATTAGCTAATACAATATCCATTTGTACAATATTTTCAAGTGTATGAACTTGAGTTTTTACCAACTGACTACTGTTTTCTAAAGAAAACCCAATATTTTGCGCAACTGTTAATTCATTTTCACCCCATAATAATTGAAACGGTGCCTTACGTCCAGCTTTGACAGTGTTTCCTCCACCTACTACTGTATCAGCAGCTTTTAAATTAACTTCAAATGTAAATTGATTTGGACCAATTACAGTAATTCTATGAAATGTATTAATAACAGTTGCTGTGATTCCAGCAATTGCCTTAGCACCAACAAAGTGAATAAAATCATTAGTAACAAAGCCGTGACCTGGAGAAAATACTGTTATAACACCACTAGATAATGAACTAGTAAACGGATTATTCGGTAATTGCTTTAAACTAAGAGATGTAAAGGTGACAACATCTGTATCTAAATCTAAATCAGGTTTAAAATAATGATAATCAGGTGTAATTGCAGGAGTTGTTGTAGCTCCTTGACGACGTCTGATTAAATTTAACTTTTCTTGAATTTCATTTTGCAAAGTAGCAGATGTATAACTTCCAGTTCTTAAATCTATATTGTATATAGGATAACCAATTACACCATTAGTTGTAACTGTATAATCTAGTTCAATATCTTCTAAATTTCTCCAAAAAATTCTATTATTTCCTGTATTAATAACAGCATCAGTATTAGGAAATTCTAAACTTACCATTTCTATAGTTTTTACATTAGTAAATGTTTTACCTAAAAAAATCTTAAAATGATTAGGCTTGGGAAACTTTGTTTTTATTCTATCTCTTGAATCTATACTAACCAATGTTTTAACTTCTCTTGTAAATCTTGAAGATGACGCTTTACTATCCTCACTTCCTGTATTACCAGTATTATCTTTACTAAAAGCATTAGTATTCATAATATTTGCATCATCTTCGTCTTCACGTAATTCTATTTTATTAATTGATGCAATTAATTTTGATTCTACCTTTTTTTGCATTTCTTTTTCATAATATCTCTTAAATTCATCATTACTATCTCTTGATAAATTTGGATTTAGTTCAGGTTTAGAAATATAAACATTTGTCGTCAATAAATCGTTTGGATCAATATCCATTTTACTTATTATACACAAGTAAAATTAATTAATGAAAATAGCGAGCGGCCTGAATTTTATTTCTTGGCAGCTTGAATTTTATTTCTTGGCAGCTTGAATTTATTTTTTTGCAGCTTGAATTTATTTCTTGGCAGCTTGAATTTATTTCTTGGCATAAGTATCAATCAATAATAAAATAAATAATCCAAATATTAAATAACTAATTAATTCCATAATCTCTTCGTTACGAATACGTTCATTTTCTAAATTAAATTGTTTCATTAATAATTCTTTACATGAAGGACATTCTAAAACATGCTTTGTATATTCTAAATGTTTTTGACTAGGCTCATCATCAAAACGTTCCCTATTTATTCTATTATTATTTACCGGGATATTTGATGTCGGTAATGGCGGTGTATAAAAACGTTGATTATCTTGAAAAGTTTCAATTCTTGACTCTTTTTTAGGAACCTCCTGAGCAGCTAATGTTATATCAGCATAATTTCTAGATATATCAGTTTCAATGGGTTCAAAAAGTCTATTGTCATATTGAGACACATTTAAATTATCATATAATTTAGTATCATATACATTTGAATATTTAAAATCCGGAAAAACTGTTTTAACATATGAATAACTCATATTAATTATAATTAGTCTAGAAATTAAAAATATCGAAATATATAATTATCAAATTTAATTAAAATTAATTTTAAAATAATTTTAATCTCAAATTATATTAGAATAACGTAATATGTCCGAACAAACACAAAATGAATCGAATAATGTAATCGGATTAGAATATATGAATAATCCACTTTATAAACCAAATACTAGTTATGATTTAGGTTTTGCCTCTCTATTTGCTTTTTTAGGTGGTCGTCATGTCATTAGTGATTTTTATGATCATCGTCCAGATATCTTATGTAATCCATTTGTAAAAATAGTTATTTTATTTTCTATATTATACATGAATATCAAGAATATAAAACTAAGCATCGTTATGTTCTTTGTTTATATATTATTTATTGATAATTATATCTCTGATAACTGTAGTCGAGAATATATTGATGGTACATTTAAAAAAAACATTTAAGCATTTCTAGCTGAGGCTTTAGCTGCATTTTTACGTGGTCTACCCTTACCACGAGCTTTAGGTGCAGGAATATTTTTTATAATATCTTCGCTTGTATCTGTTTCATTTAAAATCTGTTCAATATCAGGACGGATTTTAACTTCTTCTGTCTCCTTTTGCTTATTCTTTTCTCTCATAGTCTTAATAATTTGTTCTATATTTACCGAATCAGGTGAATCAAATGATGGTCCTCTGATTTTAGACGGAACATTATCAGAATCTTCAGTCTCTACATCCTCTTGATGTTGTTGTTGTCTTTGACGATGCAATTCTTCTAAACTAGGTACTCGGGGAGCTTGAGCAAAGTTATCCATAGATGCCTGGGGTTGAGGATTAAAGCCGCGAGGTGGACTAAAGAACTGTTGTGATGTTTGTTGTGGTGGTGGTGGTCTATATTGTTGTTGAGGAGGTGATGACATTTGAGGTGGAGGAGATGTTGGTTGTGACTTTTTCATAAATGCTCCCATTAAATTAGATAATGTATTAGGGTCTTTTGCTGCTTTTTTACTAAATGAAAACATGGCACCTGACATTACAATCATAAGTAACAACTTTACTTCTGGAGACATAGAACCTGTTCCCTTATATTTTTCACATAACTCGGATAAAACTTCATCATATTCAGTCGTTGCCATACTATATGACATAGCTTCACTCCACCCATCTAAATCTACACCAATAGGGTCATAAGCTCCGTTCAACATTTCAACACCCTTAATACCCATAACTAAACCATGTTTACAAAATTTTACCATAGCTTCATTATCTAATATAGCTTTAATTCTAGTAAACTCATTTTTAATTTCATCTAAAGAATTATCCATAGTCATTTTACAAGACCATCTACCATTTGATTTTTCAATGATGGTATACAACTTAAATAATAGTTCGCTTTTTTCTTTTCTAACTTCTTCACTCTTATTTTCTTTATTAACTTTTCTTCTTTCCTGACGTCTTAAATTAGTAGAATCACTTGAAGAATCATCCACAGTACTTTTTCTTCGTGTACTAGATTTTTCACTAACTTCTTTAGTTTTCTTTGATTTTATTGATATGACACTAGACTCTTTCGTTTTATCTTTTTGTATAGGCATATTGTCCAATGATATTTCTTCGCTCTTTTTATTTAACTTTTTCTTATTGGCTAATAATTCTAACTGAGACATACTAATTTCATCCGATTCTACATCACTCACCTTTTTCTTAGAAGAGCGAGTAGAAGCACGCGATAATGATTTAGATTGAGATTTATCTATTTCCATAATATAATAATGTACAATAATAAAAATCTTATTTTTAAACAAACTAGCTTGTTTAATTAATTAAATTTAAATTAATTAAACTTACACTCACTCAGTAGACATTAACAACAGTCTCAAAACACCTAAATCAGCAACAAAATATTCTAAAACTAAAGGTTGGTCATTTGTTAACAGTAAATTCATACTCTCACATAAATGTGATGCTTTAATAAAATTCATTAAATATGATAATTTAAATTTACCTTGAACAATATTATCTGAACTTTTAGAAAATTTCACTGACCTAACATCCTCTCCGTTTTGCTGTAATAATGCCTTTTGGTCCTTATTCATTGTATCATCTATTTCAGAAATAGCAGTTCTAAAATCTGCTATACCATCTGTACAACTAAAAATTAACTGCTTTCCAACACTTTTTATTTCTACAATTTTACCATCTAAGAGATGAATATCTTTAATAATTTGCTGAAATTGTACAGAAGGCATATTTATAATATAGTCAAACTCCATATTTTGAACATGAACCATCTTTTCTTCTAACGCTAATAATGGAATTTTATAACCTTTCACTTTACCCTGAAACATATCCGCTAGCTCAATACCTAATTTATCTGTATCATCACCATCCATATAAAACGTAATTGTCTCTCTACGATTAGCAGATTTAATAGCTTTAAAAAATGTTGCTGTATCAATACCAATTATAATGGGTTCTTTACAATAATAACTTTCAAACTTTTTAGCATCAAGCTTGACGTATGTAACAGAGGCTTTGGCAATATCGAGTGTTGAAATTTTAATATATTCAGGAGTAATCATAATATTAGTTTCCTTAATATAAGGTTTAATAACCTCAAATAAACCCTTTATAATAACAGCTTTTAAAGTCTTTATTGTAAAGAGACGTCCTTTATTTTCAGTCTCGTTCATTTATATGTTCGAATAAATTTTTATTTTTAAATCAAAACACTAGCTTTTTATAAAAATAAATTATATCTGTTTATATTAATAGTCGTTATGCCAACATTAAGTGTTACTGTAGTTAATAAAAAAACAGACAAAGTAATAAATAATGAATATCCAAATATTTTATTAGATGATTCTATTAAAAAAATAAAGGAAAAATTATTTGTATTTTTTCCAGAACTTATTCCTAATTTAGTTAAAATTGATGTTCAAAATAATGATGGAGAATTTCTCACAATTATTGATTCTAATTCTCTTTTATATGAAGCATTTGATACTCTTCCTGACGAACCAGTTATTTTTATATCTAATCTTCAAGATTATGTATCTGTTAAGGATGTACAAGATTTATACATTAATGATTCTAAATTTAAAACATCGTTTGATAGATATAAAAAAGAATATTCTGATTTAACTGAAGAAGATTTATCATTTATTATAAAATTAAATCTTATGAATATCGGTCTTGGTAATATTAGCTTATCTGATATTCAAGATTATGTTAATACTACTCAAACAAAAAGAAAGAAATTATTACAATCTATTGAACAACAAGAAAATGACCCAACATTGCAACAATTTTATACACTATCTCAGGAATTTACACCAGAAATTAATTCTATTACATATAATGATATTAGCTTAGTTATAACAGGTGAAAATGTTACCTCTGGAACTAAGGGTGTATTTATTAAATTAAACGAAATTTTTAATATATTAGAATTAAATGACAACTTTCCTTTTATAGCGTTGGGTAAAAAAAGTAGTTCATCAGATGTCAAACAGCCACAGATTAAAATTTATAATAGACTATTAGACATAGTTCCAGATAAGGAAATTAAGAGTTGGGTATTAAATGAAAAAAAGAAACTTAATGAAGCTACTTACAAAATTATCAAAGGTCTTATGATAAAATCTAAATTCAAAAATACAAATAATTATTTAACAATTAATATTATGCCTAATGGTATTATTTATGTAAATCTCAAGGTTGCAGAAAATGATTCTGGCAATTTGGATCAACTACTAAACGATATTAAAGATAATGTAAACAAAGTTATCGATTATATCAATTTGTTGAAAACTGTATTTTTAAAATCTAAGAGAATTCTACCTGTGGAAAAATCATCTATAAATGTAGATTCTGTAGATACAACTATTGAAACTGGTATTTTTATTAATAGAACAAAATTCGAATCGTTAATAAAACAGGAACTTGTATCAAAGAATATTTTAGAAGTTAAACGAACAGAATCATTAGATGTATTGTCAGCATATTATAAAAAATTTAAAACACGAGAAGCTATAGAAGATATAAGAGGTATAACAATTAATATTAGAGATAATCCATATAAAGAAGATTCAAGTATTATCAAAATATTCGGTGCTGATAACCAAATGCAAGCTACTATTATAGCTTGGAATATACTTATATTAAGTGAAATGAGTGAACTAATTAAGAAGAATGGATTATTCGAAGATTTTAGTAAAAAAAGAAAAATTAGAGAAAAAACTAATAAGAAAAAACTTAAAGAACAAGGTATCCATTTTGACTCTAGAGAGTGTCAAGCTATACGTCAACCAAAACTTAACCCAGAAAATAAATTACCATTAAAATCAGACGGTTACACTATTACTTTTAATAATCAAAATTATAGATGTGACAACCCTAATTATCCATATCCAGGATTTACAAAAAGTAATATTGTCTGTTGTTTTAAATATAATCAAACAGGTAATGAAAGTTATATCAAAAACGTTGACCCAGAAAGTTTAAACATATTAGTTGAACCATCTAATTTCAAAATAAAAATAAAACAAGGTAAAACCTCTTTTGAAGCATATGTTATTAAAATTGTATCTGATTATAAAGCAGGTTTTAATGAACAAAATAGTATGCCACGTTATTATTATTTATCTAATACAACTAATAAATTAACAAGTCAAAATGATATTATTCCAATCTATAATAAAGATTTAATAGATGCAATAGAACAAGAAGATAATATTTGGTTAGATAGAGTAACTTTATCACAAATTATATACCCATCTGCATCAAATAAATGTAGTTTTAAACCTGATTTAAATAATCGTGCATCACTTCATTCTCCATGCAATGAACATAAGAAAAATAAATATTTTGGCTATACATCTAAATCTATACCATGTTGTTTTGACAAAGAAAGAGACGCATATGTGAGTCGTAAGAAGAAAGAATCAGATATTACAAAGCAATATATAATTCAATCTGCTGATAAAATATTAAATTATAAACAATTAGGTATTTTACCACAAGACCTTTCGACATTATTTCAAAATGTCTTACAGGTTAAAGATACGCATTATAGAATGGGCATTATACAAAACAATAGCTCATTTTTAAACTCTTTACTTTTAGCCATGAACAATATAATCAGAGGACAAACAATAAATAATCATAATGAATTTAAGAAATTTATATCAGAATATCTAAGTAAAAACGAAGGTGAATTTAATAAACTAAATAATGGAGATATTAGTATTAAATATGGCAATATAACAAGTTATATAAATTATATAAATACAGACGATGTCTTTTTAAATTGGTTAGAACTTATAGATTTATTAGAGAGAATCTTAAAAAGAAATATTTTAATAATTGATGTTACAGAAGGTACACGAATTTTATGTAGACCTATATATCTCAATCCTAAAAAATTCGGAAGACCATTTTTGATATTATTAAAAAAGAAAAATACATTTGAAGTGGTTATAAGATTAATTACAAAAGATAAGAAAAATGATGTTATCAAAGAATATGAATACACTGACAAATTAATTAAATTTTTTACAGAATATTATACACAAACATGTATACGTAAAAATGTATATCCAGAAAATTATCCTTTTATACCCATCCAACCACATCAATTATTTATTACTAAACTTAAGAGTCAAACAACTAAAACAAATATTATAGGAAATATTAAGTATCAAGTTAAGAATGATTTTAATAAAGTAAATATGTTAATGACCAAGCGTGGTATTTTAATTCCTATTCTAGAAACAGGTATTATTGATAATCCAGAGATAAAAGTAGTTTCATTTTCTAGTCTAATTAGACAAAATGATAAACTTCTCAAACTGAAAGATTATACAAATGCTTTTAAAGCATTAAATAAATTGATGGAAACTGTTAAGGATTTTAAACGTATAAAAATATTAGGTATAGTTGATAGTAATATTGAGAGTATAGGTGGTATAGTAACAAATTTTAACTATATTATTCCTTATAAAAAGGATTCTAAACAGCATACATATGAGAAATTTGATTATAAATATTACCTTGATATAGATACAAAACTACATAATGCAGAAGACATCACAGGCGATTTTGGTAAATATAATGTCATGATAGATGGTATTCACAATAATATATTTAGTATTAAAAAAATACTTGGTGAGAAAATCAGTGAAAATCAAGATGTTAAAGATACAATTGAAAAACTAATTAAACGTCCAGATATACCTAAAGCTGATAAAATAATGGAGCTTCTTGAAATATTTGAAAGTTTAAATATACAAACAAATAATTCTACATTGTTAAAATCTATTGCAAATGAAATTTTAAATGATAATAAAGAACGACTTATACTAAATAATATAATTACATCTGATACATTTAATAAAAATGATGTTATTATCAGAGATTCTGAATCTATATTACTAAATATAGATGATATCAGAAAATGGATTAAAAAACACCAAGTATTAGTTTAAAAATAATTATTAATATAAATATATATACTATATTTATATGGAGGAAGATAGAGTTTTAACAGATTCAATGATAACTAAATATAATACTGCAGCGGCTATATGTGGCAAGGTTTATACAAAAATTAAAGATAAGATAATCTCTCAAAATGAGAGAAGTATTTTAACCTTGACAACTTTTGGTACTGAATGTATTAATGAAGAATTTAAATCTATTTATAAAAAGGAAAATAAACATATAGCCTTCCCTGTTAGTATTTCACTTAACAATTGTTTAGGAAGTTATATTTATAACCATACAAATCAAGAATCTGAATATAATAACATAAAAGATAATGACATTATCAAAGTAGAATTAGGTGTTTCTATAGGTGGTTGTATAAGTATTTTAGCAGAAACATTTACAATCACTGAAAATAAGGATATTAAACGAATTAATGATTTCTTAAATAAATTACAAAAAGAATTGGTAAAAAAGATAAAACATGAAGAAACAGCCGATGAAATGCGTATTTTAATTGAAAGTAAATGCACAGATAATGATATTTTTCCTGTTGAAAACTGTATGAGTTACCAACAATGGGAAGAATATTTAAAAGGTGATACTTTAAAATATATGATATTAAACTATCGTAAATATTATGACCAAGATGATTATCTAATATCACCGGAAAATATAAATTATGAATTTGAAGAGAATGATATTTATACAATTAACCTCAGTGTAACACCTACTATAGATGATATAGAGTTAAAATATAAAAAATCAGATGAATCTCATATTTATAGACTTACTGAATTTACATACTCTTTAAAGTTAAAGAGTTCAAAAGCATTTTATAGTCAAGTTAAGTCAAAGCATCGTAATTATGCGTTCGATATTTCACCATATTTACAAGATGTTAAAAATAGAATGGGTATGAGAGAGTGTATGACAAATAATATTTTAGATAATTATCCTATTTCATATGTTCAGCCCAGTCATATTCCGGTAATTACTAAAAAATTTACTATTATTGTTGGCAAGAATGAGAGTAAAATATTAAAATACTTTTAATTTAGGTTTTTATAAAAATTTATTTTAACTAGTTATAATATAAATGGGACAATCTGAACCTGAAGCACCTCAAATTCCTCCAGAAGTATATATTTGTTCGTATAATAAATATAGCTTTGATGAAAAATTAAATGTTATTCGTGATGCGCATGAAGTGACACAATTTTATGCAGAATTATTATTACAGGAGCGTTTACCTCTTAAATTAGACCAGTATAAGAATTACTCTGATCATACAGAAGAATATTTTAATCCTACTCGTAAATTTGTTTTACCTGACTTAGGTATGAGTTATTATAAGTTTTATCAATATATCAATTCTATACCATCATTATATGAGAAAACAGATATGACAGAAAATGACCGTAGAATGATGTTAAGTGATATTTTCAAGAAATGTTATATTGTTCAAAAATATATAATTGAAGATTTATGGGATGATTGTAATGGTCAAGGTGGGTTTAGAGTCCCACCAAGAAATGCCCCTCAACAAATTGAAAACCCTTCATTAGAAGGAATGACTGATGTATCCTCTGAATAAATAATTAAAAACAATAACTAAAATTTTATTTATTGTTTTAATGTATAACAAACATAATGTCTGTTATTTTGCAAGCACCTGTTTTATATCAAGTACCACTTAGCGATATTCAAAAAATGGAAATAACCGAATATATTAATCAATATCGTAAAGCACACCAAGCACCTAATTTAATTTGGGATGAGACAATTGCTAATTATGCACAAACATGGTCAAACTATCTAATAAATAATAATTTATTTCAACATAGTGGCTCTCAATTGTATGGAGAAAATTTAGCCTACTTTAAAGGTTATGGAACAGACATCATTACACTTATTAAATTGAGTATTGATTTATGGTATAAAGAAATATCTTACTATAATTTTAATAAACCTGGATTTAGTGATGAAACTGGTCATTTTACGTGTTTAATATGGAAGAATAGTAAAACATTTGGTATGGGTATATCTATTTTAGATGATACTGTTGTTGTATCATTTAATACATCTCCACCATGTAATATTATAGGAGAGTTTGACCAAAATGTATTACCTAAACTAGATAATATTCAATTACCACTTCCTCCAAGTGTACCTACACCTACGCAACCCATATCACCTCCTATACAACCTCCATCCGAAGAATCTATGGAAATGCCATCTAATAAAGTTATGATGATGGTTACAACTTTACATAAAATTGTAGAAGAGCTGAAAAAACCACATTCAAATAAAGTAATGATTATACATTATTTAAAACATGTTATAAAACAATTAATTCATTATTCTTAAAGCTCACCGCCTAATAAAACTTGAGTTTGACTTCTATAATTTTTAGTTCCTTTAACAGACGTACTCAAGGGTTTATCCATAACTCTAAGTGGAGAGCTAGCATCATGTAAATAAACTAAATATTGTTGTAATTGACTAACAATTAAAGGTACACATGTATCTATAACTAATTGATTAAGACGGTCTACTTCATTGGTATAAATAAGTAGTAGTTCCTTTTTCTCTTCTTCTGACATAGATTCATCGATTAATTTAGGATGTCTAGAATATGCTAAAAATATACTTCTCATAATTACTAATAATTCACTATTAGATTGATAATCAATAGTTTCTTTAGTGTGTTTATACACTACCATACGGATTAATTTCTGAATATTATCAACATTTTCCTTTGAAAAGAAAAGAAATGTTAATAATGTTTCTCCATACAAGTTCTTAAAAACACTATTAGTATTAGACCCTTTTAAAGATTTATCATCAATAGTAAACTTGTATGTACCAGGTGAAGTAAGCTTTTTAAGGTCATCTACGGCTAGAGTTTTTTCACGTTCTTCTTTAACACTTAAAAGAGTACGTTGTTGTTTAAGATTACTACCATTATTTTCTTGAAATTGACTTGGGTGTAATTCAGGTCTTTCTAAATTCATATTAATAATAGTATATAAAAAAATTTTAATGAAATAAATTAAATTAATTCATTTCATTACTTTGTATCATTTAATTTATTAATTTCTTCAGTTAACTCTGTTATATGACACCTTTTTTCTGGGTCAGGATTTAACATTAAATATAATAAATTCCTTGACTCATATTCGGGGAAATATAATTGTAACTTATTATTAGCTCTATAATACAGATACTTCTTATATTTTTCATCAGTTGACAAAGCTTTATGCCATGGGAATGAATGATAAATTATTTCATATAAAATAATACCACATGCCCATACATCAACCTTTTCAGGATTATATTCTTTGTCATTAAATTCTTCAGGAGCGATATAAGGTAATGAACCATGTAAACCTTTGTCTGGAATAACAGTAGATATATGAAGAGAATCATGAAAAACTTTGGCTTCTCCAAAGTCAATTATTTTGATTCGTTTATTAATGTAATCTACTAAAATATTTTCCAACTTTAAATCCATATGAGCAATACCAATTTTATGCATATAAGAGACACCATCTAATAATTGTTTAAAATACATAATTCCATCATCATGATTTATGATGTTCTTACTAATTAAATTAAATAAATCAGTTCCAGGACAATATTCAAAGATAATAGAATTATCTTCTAAATCTACATCTAGAGTTTCTCTTATACAGGGATGATGTAATAATGTACCAATAGTATATTCGTTTATTACACTTTTACGTAACTTTCGTGCAAGTTCAGTCTTTTTAAATCTGTTACACTTAATATGTTTAACAACGAAATACTGATTACATGTACAACCATTATTTTTCTCTTTACATTTATATAATTTAACATCCCCAAAGGAACCACTACCTAAATTTTTAATACATTCCGCGTCATGCAAATGACTCATGTTACACGGATGTAAATGACAAATCATTCCTAATAAAAATAATAAATATATTTTAATTATTGAAAATTTCAATTAATTTTAATAAATTTTTTTAATACGTAATTATAAGAGAGATGTTATCTGATAAAGTTAAGAAAATTCTACCTTATCTTTTAGGAACAATTTTAATTTTCTACATGGTCAAACCATCTATATCATTTAAACCAAATGGACAACTTAGAAGTTATGGATTTGGATATGATAGTGATGGATACAAAAAAACATTATACACAATGCATAATATAATTATTTTATTAGCTGTGTTACTTTATATTTATATTAACTAAAGACAAAATGCATCAAATCAGAAACATAACTTGATTTATTTTTCATATAGTTAGACATCACATTTAATGCTTTATGAAAAATTTCAGGGTCACAATTATTAATTGTAATATCGCCTATATATGCATTTTTTATTTTAACAGCTGTTATACCATCTTGTTCTACTTTAGATATTTGCTGAATATTTACAAACTTCTTATAATCAATAATATGATCACCATTAATACTGACATAATAAATTCCATTTAATTTAAAAAAAGAAAATGATATTTTTTTGCCATCAAACTTTTTAATGACAAAATTATCACTATTAATTCCAGAATATTGTTTAATTATCAATTTACCTTCATGTTCTTTTAATTCAGTAGTATCTTCACCTCGTTTATTCTTATACTTATCAATAACTAGATAATTATATGAGATGTCAGAATCCATATTTATATTAACTAATAAAAAAAACACACTAATTAAACCAATTAAATCGTAATTAAACCATTCTCATAACTATTAACCGTTGGACATAACATATTAAACCAATAATATTTTAACACACTTGAACCTCGAATACATTTTATAGATTTATAATCAATATTAAATATATCACCAAATGTTATTATATCAAATATATCATTCTTATAAATAAATTCTGTCACAAATTCTAAATCATTAATGGTATCATTCAAAAACATATAATAATAATAACCTGCTTTTTGTACATATTTAGTACTACAATTATATGTATCTAATTGGAAAAAAGATATGTAAGATACTATATTTTCATTTACATCTTTTATAATAAAATGATGGAAACTTTTGTTTGTAAAAATATTATTAAATGTTTTAATATCTATATGTTCATATATTTTATAAGTTTTTTTACAATAATCTATATATTTAGTATACAATAAATCTAATAAATCTGCATCAATATTTGTGTTGTTTAAATAATTAATACTATGTGTATTTTTATACTGTATGTTTATATTGAATGTATTATATTCTTTAATTAATACATCACTATTCTTATAACTTAAAAATTGTGTATTATATAGATTTGGAATATTTATAATCCTGTGGTAAAATTGTTTTGTAGAAAAATAAGATGTTTTAATTGGTGTACCTATCGTATAATACCCTGTATTAATAGTATATAATTGTAAAAGTTCTTTTGTTAATATATTTATAATATATCCACTAACTCCTAAATTTCTTAATTTATGAATGATACATAAAAAATTTATTTCAGATGTTTTAATGGACGTATCATTATTTACACATACTTCTGATGGTCTTCCTGATATATAGCCTATTATATCTGATTTTCCTTTTGGATAAAATTCAATAAGAATAGAATTATTCCCAATATAAAATGATAAAAGTTCTTTAGTATATATTAACCTAAGACTTGTGTCTTCAGAAGTAATATAATTATTATTTAAGAATTCTATAATAGACTCGATTTTATCATTACAAATATCAGATGGATATAATATCTTATAATCTAATTGAAAATTATAAGACTGTAAATCAGTATTTACTTTATCTAGTAATACTGTATTTTCTAAAATAACTTTATATTTATCAGATAATTGTAATGGTTTATCTATCCAAAAACTTTTCTTCATTTAAATTATCTTTTATTTTTTTTATTTTTTGACGACGCATCCCCCTTTCTTGCGTCTTCATATTCGAAAACTATCTTAGATGCATTAGGATATTTTTTTAAAATTTCTTTAGTTTGTTGTCGTAACCTTTCAGGGTTTGAAGTGGGGATAATATTTTGAATTACTAAATTATCAATAGTTTTTGGTTTTAAACTTTTACTCCAGTCTATGTATAAATAAAATGGCTCAATAAATTCAACCTTATAACTTTCTTTAGTTAATTCATTGATTAAAAAATGAATACATGCGAGTCTATCATATCCAGGAAAACCTATAATTATATTAGGAACTTCAAAATAAATAAATGTATGGTCTGTTCTAGCATTTGTCTCTACTATCTGGTCTATACACTTATTTAAAACTATTGTAAATATTTCATTTCTCGCCTGTTCTTTTACATGCCTTTCAGCATGTAGTTTATCAATATTAGGAATCTTTCTATTCGTATTACTCATTTATTATTATATTATAATAATAAAAAAATTTTAACACCAAGACTAAATGGATATTTATAAAATATTTTTCAGCTTATTTTTAGGTATAGTACATCTCTTACAAATTTGATTTAAAATTCTATTACAAATCATCCTCTCAATATCAATATTCAAAGATGCACTTTCAATCAAATTATTATCTGTTTTTTTGATAACACGAATAAGCGTAGAATTGTTATTACTAAATTCTTTCACATAAACTGACCTATCTCTATATTTATCATTCGATATCAATATACAATTATCATTATTAGATATCAAATAACTAAATATATATTGACAAAGAAAATCATCTTTGTTTTTGTCTAAAATATCCGAATCATATTTACTCTCGATAACAATAAATCTAATATTAATGTCTTTATATAACTCTAATATGTTATACAAAATAGTATCGTAATTTGTAATCTTTTTCATAACAAATAAAAAATTACCATCACGTTTTATTCCACTATAAGCAATATATTTTGTAAAAAATATTCTAAAAAAATCTAGAGTATCTTTCTCTTTATTAATATGCTTTACAGAATGAAAATCTATATTAGACATTTTATACTTGATTTCTCTAAAATCTGAAAAGATGTTTAGAAAGTCAACTATATAAATAGGCGAATGCTTCTTAATATTACTTTTTATATAAGTAATTCTACTCATTTTATTAATAAAAGTTTATTATCTTTAAATTCATTTTTATTTTATTAAAACAGATTTTTTTCCAGTTTTATTAATCAAGTCTAAAATATAATCACTAGACTTATCAGAGTTAACGTTTACAAGTTGATTATCAAAATCAACATCCACCTTTGTAATACCAACATCACTCATAGCCTTAATAACGGCACCTACACATCCATAACAAGACATATGAACTTTAAATTTATAAGTATTCATTTTACTTATAAATTTATTTAATTTTAAATAGAATTACCAAAATAAATAACGTCTTATAGTTTGAAACCAACCTTGTGCATTTTCAACAACACGCTCATTACCCGGGTCAGGTAATCCCCTTAGATATACCATTATATTAGCTACAATTACTCTAACAGATGGTATCATAACAAACTCTTGTCCTAAATAAACACCAGTAAACAGTATAAAAATAGTATATAGCATTTTATTATTATTATTTATTTTCCGTTGTTTTTAAGCTAAAAAAATCCTTTATTGTAACTGGTTTTAGACGTAAAATAGCCTGCTCTTTCATTTTACATTCTAACATGACGTCTATTGGAAAAGTAATTTGTAATAAAGATTTATGTAAAAATTGTATATAATCAGAGTGTTTGCGTCTAGCAGTTTTAGAATCATTTACTGTAATCCCTGGTACACTATTACTAACATGAACTTTTGGTTTTATACCACGTTTATGCCAAACATTAAAAACTTTATCAAAATATTCTTCAATTGGTTTAGATGAACCATAAATGTCATCATGATGAAAATCTAAAACAATAGGTATCCCTAAACGTTCACTAATATCAAGTAAGTCTTCTACACAATACGCCATTTCACAATTTTCTAAAACTAATCTATTACGCACATTTTCTGGTAAGTTTAAAAAATTTTCCTCTAAACGTTTTAAGGAAGCCTTTTTATCACCATATACTCCTCCACCATGAATAATCATTACACTATCAGACCCCATACCCATACGGTCAAGAATGTCACAATGATGTTTTAGGTCACTTACAGTATTAGCTATAACAGTTTCACTCGGACTTGACAATACATCATATTGACCAGGATGCATAGTTAATCGCATATTATTATCACGCGCATATTGTCCGATTTCTTTAAGTAAACTGTCTGCGAAATCAAGAGTATAACCATGCTCTAAATGACTAGCGAATGGAAACATTTCAGAACTAAGACGCATAAATAAAATATTATGATCTTTATTCCATTTAAGAATAGTTAAAAGGTCACGTAAATTTTGTAAAGCAAGTTGTTTTACATATTCTAAACCTTTTGTTTTAAGAGTAGCTAATCTAACAGTACGTGATGCAAAAATATCATTTTTACGTAATTCTGTACAAATACATGCATATCCTAAGCGAAAATTAGATGGTACAATCATATTGATAAATTTCAATATAATTAATATTTAAATTATTATTCAATTTTTAATGTAATGTTTTGTTCGTCAAGTTTGTCACTAAAATCTAAATGGAAAATTTTGAATGGTCTTTTAGAATACAATTCTCCATAAGTAGGACCCTCTTCACTTAATGGTAATTTAGGTTCATATAAGTTAGAGACTTTATTCACCAAATGATTTAATCTAAATTCATTCTTCCATAATTCGTCTATTACAAAATTCATGACAATGACATCATTATCTCTATTAAATGTTTTAAATCTAAATGTGAAAATATCCTCATCTCCTATTTTAGTTTTATGATAAACTATTGAATTTGGGGTAGCAGGCCAAACATGGTCTGGTGGAATTCTTACTTCTTCCATTTCTATAAAATCTAAACGTTTAACATTTATAATAAAAATATTTAACTTGTGAATAATAAGCTGAGATATAGCCTCATCCTCTAACATAACCTTCATATCAACCATATCTTTATTAAAAGTTAAAAATAACATTGTATCTAAAGAAAATATTAAATTTGTACCAGAAATAGTTGTATATAAACCATTGTAAAATCCATTAAATGAACCACCGAAAAAATTTGTTTTTGGTTTGTCTTCAAACCATTTACTCATTACTTTAAAATCAAATACAGTAGATAAATTTGTTCTTACAAAAAATAATCCATCATCTTTATACTTGGTATAATATTCATCTTCATTTAATCTGAATATCTTTATCATATACTCAAAAAAAGACATAGTTCTAAAAAACAGACTATGTGTCACTGATTCAAATTCTTTTGCATCTCTTTTATCATAAAAATCGGTGTATAATATCTGTTTAGTTTGTTTATACATTATTTGTTTACTTGATTCTTTGGAATCAGAATACAAAAAGTAAAAATCAAATAAATTAGCTAGTTGAGGATTCTTTTTTACTTGTGAAATATTTTTTACCCAAGCCTTCTTAAATTCGACATAATTTTCATTATCAGACGCCACAATACCAATAATTATCTTCATATTAATATTATCAACTAAATAAAATGTATAATTTTAACGATATCCTAGTTTAGAATCTAATTATATTTTAATTGTATTAATTAAAATGTTACCGGAACCAGATGCTTACCTTACTTTAAGTAAATATCTTAAAATGAGCCAAGAAAACTCACCACGTCCATTTGATATCAATATTATGGCATTGATTCATCATATATGTGACAGTTTATTAAATGCGCGTAAAGGTATTTCTAAAATTAATCCAAATACAGAAATAGGCAAGGAATTATTAGAATATGAAGGGTATACAGGTACGCGTACACGACATTTTTATAATAATATTTGTCGTTCAGATAAGTTAGAAAATATTAAATACTTGGAAATTGGTACATGGAATGGAAGCTCGAGTATAAGTGCTATTCATGGTAATAATTTAACTGGATTATTTATAGATAATTGGTGTCAGTTTGGTGGTGACCCAGATATTTTTAGAAATAATCTAGCTAAATATGGAAACGATGAATCATCATACTATTTATTAGAACAAGATTGCTGGAAGGTTGACATAAATGCATTAGATGAAGTAGGACCATTTAATGTTTATTTATTTGATGGAGACCATGCTGAGTTAGACCACTTTGAATCTTTAAGATATTATTATCCCGTATTAGAAGATGTTTTTATTTTCATGGTAGATGATTGGAATTGGCCAAATGTACGTGATGGAACTATGCGTGCAATAGACCAGTTAAATCTTCATGTTTTATTTAGACATGAAGAATTTGTAAGTGAAGATGAATTAGAGGGTATGCCAGAACATCATGGTAAAAAGACATGGTGGAATGGCATTGGTATATTTTTATTAAGTAAATCTTCTAAAAAACTCTAAAGTTTCTTGATAAGTTCTTGTAAATCAAGCTTCCATAATTCTTCAGGTGTTTTATTTTTAATAAATTGTAACTCTTGACGTTTTGCCTCACATTGTTTATTAAGCTCGTTAACTTTTTCTAAAGTTAAGGAATAAATCTGCATTCTAAGAAGATAATCATATGAATCTTCATCTGTAGGATAGTCTCTTTCTTCTAACAAAGAAATAATATAGTCTTTTGATTTCTTGTTAATATCAAGAGTTCCTTCAATATATTCTTTAATGAATCGAGACTTAGCTTCTAAAATCAAGAGTTCACGTTTTAATTTTTTAATAATATATTCACGACGCTTAATATAATATTGAATTCTTATATCAAAAAAGTCTAGTAAGATATCTACAGGTGTATCGTATTTTGTTAAAATAAGACTTTCATTAAACAAATACATATTGTTTGTACTAAATGATTTTACTAACTTTAGTTCCTTTTCTAGAGTTCCTGATTTAATAAGGTCATCAAGGTCCTTTTCATTCTTAAATTCAATAATAAAACAAATATCATCATTTTCATCTTTTGTCTTATTTTGTACATCTTTTAATTCAAACTTTTTCTTCTTTGTTTTTGATGTTTTGTCTGCAACCTTTTTACTTAAATTATTTTCAATAAGAGATTCCAAAAATTCCTTATATGTTGTTACACCCATACCAACTGGAATTTCTGTAATTTTAATTTGTTTATCAGACAATCTTTCCCAACGACCCTTAGTAACATAAGACCCCTTATCTATTTCTTCAACTACTCCATTAAATCCTTTGAAATATGGTTTAAGTGGAGGAGGAGTATAATTTTCATCATCAATCATTTTTATTAAATGTACAATAATGTCTTTAGGGTTGAAACTTGGAATATATGTAGAATATCCTGTTCCTATACCTTCACATCCATTTATAAGAACCATAGGTATAATAGGTAAGTACCATTCTGGTTCGATAGGTGCACCATCATCATTTAAAAAATCTAACAATGGTGTATCATTTGGATTGAAAATCATATCTGTAGTTTCACATAACCTTGTAAAAATATACCTAGGACTAGCTGCATCTTTACCACATTGTAATCTACTACCAAAATTACCATCTGGGTACAACAAATTTAAATTATTTGAACCTACAAAGTTTTGTGCCATATTAACAATAGCACCTTGTAAAGACGCTTCTCCATGATGATAAGCAGTTTCAGCTGATACATATCCAGACAACTGAGCAACCTTAATCAAGTCTTTTTTATTCTTTTTCAACATGTAATATAAAATCTTTCTTTGAGATGGTTTTAGTCCGTCACATAAACTTGGAATGGAACGTAAGTTGTCGTAGATAGAAAAGTGAATTAATTCTTTGTTAATTAAGTCTTGATAACTCACTCTTTTTTGATTCATATCCAAATAAATTCCCTTATCATAATTGCTTAACCAATTCTTACGTTTATCAGAACACTTAATTACTTCATTATTAGATACTTCAGATGCATCATCACTCCCAGACTTTTTAGCTGCTTTGATATTCTTATCTTTTTCAAATGCTAATAGAATAGATTCATCACATGTCTTATCTTTGTAGTAGTAATCAACCTTTAGTTCATCCAAACGTTTAAATGTATCTTTAGCATCATCTTTCTTAGATGTACCTAAACCTTTGAAATATCTAATTTGATATGTATTCAAATTAATACCAGTCTCCTTCCATTTAAGATAATCTTGCTCAGTAAAGAACTCCATCACTTTTTTACCTTTAATAGCTTTTACAATAGGTGTTTTTAATGTTTGAATATAATCCAGTTTAATAAGACTTGGCCACCAATAATGGAAAAAATTAACAAGTAAAGCTTTAATATGAGAACCATCAACATCCGCATCTGTTAAAACCATCACTCTTCCATATCTGAGGTCAGATGTATCTTTATACACTTTATCTTGTTTTAATCCGATAATTTGTTTGAGATTGTTGATTTCTTCATTTCCAATTAGTTGTGAAATTGTTGCATCACGAACATTAAGCACCTTACCCTTTAATGGAAAAACGCCATATTTTTCAGGTCCAATAACTGAACGACCCCACATTGCAAATGTCTTTGCTGAGTCTCCTTCTGTTAAAATAAGTGTACATTGATTTGATTTAATTGTACCAGCCCATAGTGCATCTTCAAGTTTTGGAATAAAAATTTTACTTGTCTTTTTACCATCAGTTTGTTTACTCAACGATGCTGATTCTTTTAATTTACAGAATTCAACAATTTCTTCAGTAATAGGGCTTTTATATAGTTTAGTAATAAATTGTTCACTTACTGTAACAGTACATCCAAAATCCTTTGATTGTGTAGTTAATTGTTCTTTAGTTTGACTGTTAAATACAGGATTTGCTACAGTTGCTCTTAAAAATAAAAAGAGTTTATCTTTAATAAAATTAGGTTTCAATTCCTTTAATTTTTTCTTTTCTTCCAACATTTTTTTGAGTTTATTAATTATTTGATAAAGAATATAATCGACATGTTTTCCACCCTGAATAGTAGCATTACCATTGACAAATGAAACTTGTTCATAATGAGTATAAGGAACAATCGCATATTCCCAAGTGTATTCAGTTACTTCTCCATTTTTATTCTTAATACGTTCTGTATGAGATTCAGTAATAACTTTCTCACCTTCAAAAAAATACTTAGTATAATCAACTAAACCCTTTCCTTTTAATTTTTCACCATTTAAATAAACCTGAACATTGCCATTTGTACACGCAATACAATCTAATACACGTTTACGAATAAGAAGGATAGTATCATCTTCTAGACCATCCATATCAAAACGACTGTAGTCAGGAATAAATGTAATTTTTGTATAGCTTTTACTAGAATTACTAGTGATTTTTGCTTTAGTACGTTCGGTCATATTATTAGAAAACTCTTGAACAAACTTTTTCCTTTCATCACTATCAATAGTTTCGACAACAAATTTTTGTGAATAGATATTCGTTAACTTACTCCCCAGACCATTTGTACCTGCACCTGTACGTGTTGTTGAATCATCATAATTACTTCCAGAAAGAAGATGACCAAAAATCAATTCAGGAACATAAATATTATGTTCTTTATGTAATTGAATAGGAATACCACTTCCATTATTCCAAACACTTATTTCTCCTGTTTCCTTTGAATATTCTACTTTAATCATACTTACAGTTGAATCTCTAAAAGAATGGTCTGTAGCGTTCGTCAATACTTCATCAAATATTTTCATGAATCCAGGGGAATATTCTACCATTACTTTCTCCATTTTATAATCTTCTTTAGCAACCCAGAGCTCTTCCATCTGTTTTTTCACAGACCCAATATACATACCAGGACGTTCAAGAACATGTTCTCTTTGAGATAATTTTTTATAAGTATCTTCTACTGTTTTTTTACTTTTGGACATTTTGCCTATTCTGTTAAATAATTTAAATTATCTTTAAATTTCAATTATTTATAAGTTTTTAACCGCGAGTTTAACAGTATAACCATTATAACTAACCGCTTCTATATTAATATTGTATTTTTTTAGAATATCTATTATAAAATGCTCTTTAGAATCTTCTACTACACTCTCATTATCTCTTAAAAAATCTTTAATAACTTCTTTTAAATCATATACAACTTGTGATGAATATTCGTCTTCTATTAAGACATACGCTATTAATAAATTTTGTTTAACTTCATTCATATGTGTATATAACTAATTAGTTTTAAATAATATATGGGCCGAATTATTTCACCATTCAGTTATAAAGATAATTTTGAAAACAAATCAAGTGATTCATCCATATTCTTTTCCTTTTTATCATATAATTCTTGAATATCATCAAATGATAGTTGAAGTTTCTCTTCTTTCTCATCTTCAGGTAATTTATCATTTATTTTCATTAAATTTATTAATTTAGTAGTATAATTAAAAATAATATCCTTATCTTTTTTAAAACTATTTCTATAATGTTCTGAAAAAAATCTCTTATCTAGTGTATGTTTACTTAATATCGGATAATTTTTGAAATTAGCTATATCTATTGTAAAATGATATCCTTCTCCTGTATATTCTATATCCATAAAATCATCTTCTGTATATTCATCAACACTCATATTAGTATCTTCCATATCAACATCCTCTTCTTCTTTTCTCTTTTTATATTTTATATCTTCATCTGATATATCAGATAGAAAATCTTCAATTTTCCTCTTTAACTCTAAATTTCTATGAGTTTCTAATAATTCTTTTGCTTTTTTTAAATAATTTACTAAACTAATAAATCGCTGCCTATCTTTGCTAGATTTATGAAATCTAAGTTTTAAATTTTGATTAATTTCTGCATATATATCTCTTAAATCTTTTTGTAAATATTGACTAGATGCTACAGGTAATCCGTTTGAAATTTCTACAGCAAACGAATATTTCATATCTGATTTTGCCAAAACTAAATCTAAAATTGGTAAATCATGATTTAATGTAATATCAATATCTAATTCTCCAACTGATAAATAGATACGAATTTTACTTCTGTAATCTATAGAAAACAAGGTTAAATTACCTTTTTCTATAAATCTTAATCTAAATTGTCCTGTAGATGATTTACCATCTTCTTTTGTGTATATAGGTTTAAATTGTACTTCTAATTTAATGTTATCTTCACTTAAGTCATGTTTTGACTCTAAATGTTTCAATATTGATACCTTATTTTTATATAATCCAGCTATTAATTCTGATAAATAATATGTCAAACTTTCAATAAGAATTGATTTATCTTTAGATTTACTATAAATGACCTTAGTATCTATATCATTTGTTCTTTTAATTTCTTCAAGGTATCGTCTATATGCATCACCACCTGTTACAAATATATAGTTTTGTGTTTTATCCGTAAATGTATTATCTACTTGAATAACAAATGAATTGATAAATACCCTGAAGGCTTCTGTAACATTTGCTGAAAATTCATTAATAATATCTGGTTTCTTTAATTCTAAAAAATTTTTTAATAAAACTCCTAATTTTAATTTATAATCTGTTCTAGAGGAAAATAATATTTTATATAATTTAAGAATCTTTATATACATTTTTTCTGGATCAATATGATAACGAACTAACAATTTCTCTAATATACGTCTTCTATATAAATCAACATCATACTCTTTACTTCTTTTTAGTATAAGTTCTGAAAACAAATAAAGACCTGTTAAATTTAAATATTTCATATCTCCAACACATGTTGATATTAAATCTTTATTAATAATGGAAAGTGCATTTGGTTCTTCAAGATAAATAACTTCAAAATATAAAATTACCTTTTCATTAAATAATGTATCTTTATGTGTTTTCTTTTTATTGAGTGGGTCAAATGTTAACTCTAAATGCATAGCTTTACAAGCTGGAAAAACACATCCATCTTCAGAAAAATTTGTATTGATTGGACAATATTTTTCTAAATGTTTTGCATAAAATTTATGCGATGATATTTTTTGCTTATTAGTTTCATTTACCTCTTTTCCTACATTTGATATATATGTTAAAGAATATGTTGATGATACACTTTTATTATCATTTAATTTCTCCATAATTTTATCAATGCTTATACAAAATTTTTTATAGATTTCATCAATTTGAGTTTTATCAGTACATATACAAAATATATCATAATTACCTGGAAGAATAGAATTCTTTTCTAAAAGACTCAATTCTTCTAATTTTAAATTATCTTGGCATTGTTTAGAAAAATATTGTTCCCATGCTCTAGACCCAGCTACAAATGTAACAGAAGAATTGTATTTTTCAATATCATATAAGGTTGATGGAATATAATCTAAAATAACTTTTTCTATATTTTTTTTATAGAATTTATGAAATTTATCTCTAATATCTATACCTTCTTTAAAAATAACTTCTTCATTACTTGTTTTTAATAATTCAGGTATATCTTCTGGTAAAAAATCAGTAATATTATTCATCTTAATATACATTAATATTTTATTTTTGATAAATTATTAATATTTGTTAAAGTAATTTATGGCTTTTCCCCATCAAATTTTCCATCAAATGCTTTGAATTTACCACACCAATCATCATTTTGACCTTTTTGACCTCCACACCACCCAAATTGAGAACAACATTGTTTACCATTGCATGCTTTATTTCCAAATTGTGGTCCGCATCTCCCATCAGATGTAAATGCATTTCCAGACCAATTAGTTGTGGGAGGGGATGGGTTAATAGTAGGTGTTTCTGTTTTAACTAAATTTTGAGATACAGATTCACCTACACCTGGAGATTCTGTTTTTTGAGAATCAGTTGATGTAGATTTTTCTTCTCCAGAACTCATAAAAAAATATGAACTTAAAGAACTAGAAATTAGTAGTACACACACTACTACAGCGATAATTATCATCATTTTTGTCTCCATGTTGTTATATATAATAGTAATATAAATAAATATTTCGTTATTTGGATAAAAATATTATATTCATTTATATTAATACGAGGTAATATGCCTAAACCATTAGTTAATAACAGAATTAATTATCACAACGCATACTCTAGAATTATCAATCACGATATGTTCATTGGTCAAGGTGTACGTAGTGGTGATTCTCCTACTTTTGCTAATTTAACCTTAACTGGGGACGCATCTATTCAAGGAAATTTATACGTTGAGGGAAATACATCTATTTTAAATAGCAATGTAGTTGAATTCGAAGATAATATTCTTTTAGTGAATAGAAATGAAACAAGTACAGGTGTTACTTTATTTCAAGCTGGTTTAGAAATAGAGAGAGGATTATCAGAAAATTTTAGAATTGTTTATAATGAATCTAATTCACGAGTAGAAGTAGGTCATATTAGTAATTTAGAACCTATCACTATAAGAGAGTCATCCCCGTTATTAAATGGTATTATGACATGGAATGAGTCAACTAAAAGAATAGAGTCATCAAATCAGATTAATATACCAATAAGATTTAATAGTACGGTTAATAGTACAAGTAGTACAAATGGAGCATTTGTTTTATACGGAGGTGCAGGTATTAAAAAAGATTTATACGTAGATGGAAAAATATATGTACGAGGAACTACACATGGTAATTTTAGTACATTATGGTCAGATACATCAACTGATGACTTTAATATCACCAGTATGCAAGACATTAACATTAGACCTAATATTCGTATCAATATACCTTTTAATAAATATTTATCATTTGGTAATAGTAATCAAAGTATTGTAGCTAATAGTTTAACAAATGCATTAAGTATCACAAGTAGCGGAGATATATACCTTACTCCTAGTGTTAATAAAAAAATTAAAGTACCTAATCAAATCCCTATAACTTTTTCGACAGATACAGAACAAATTTATACAGATAGTTCTAATAATATAGTTATTGCTAGTAGTCAGGATGTTTATCTGTATCCTAATAATGGATTAGCTAATGGTAAAAAGGTATTTGTACCAGTTGATACACCTATTGCATTCGGTAACCAAAATCAATATGTTATTTCTAATATTAATAATGATTTAACTGTTGCCGCAAATAATAATATTTTACTTAATCCTGGACCTACACTTGATGTTAAAATACCTGTAGATTCCGGTATTCGTTTTGGTTCAGGATATCAACGAATTACTGCTAATAGTGACAATGAATTAATTTTATATTCAGAAGGTGATATGTTTTTAACTCCACAACAAGGTTCTAAAGTTCATATTCCTGTAAATGTCCCTTTAACCTTTGCATCAGATACACAATATATAGTAGGTGATAATCAAGGTAATATAACTATTTCTCCAAGTAATAAACTTATTATAACATCACCTATTCATTTCATTAATACAGATAATGCTATCAATGGAACTACTGGTTCTATTTATACAAATGGTGGTTTGGGGGTTACTAAAGATATTTATGGTACAAGTAGTTTAATTATTAAATCAAATAGTAGTGGTTTAGTCCAATTTAAAAATAATTCAAATACAGATTTGTTTAAAATTAATGCAGCAACAACTGGTGGTAATGTTAGTATTATAGCTGGTAATGGTTTAAGCTCTAATGCCGCACTTGATATTACAAATTTAAATCTTTTAAATGCACAAAGTTTAATTCAATTAAAGTCTGCTTTTGATTTAACTAGTGGATATATGATTGGTAGAGGTTTATCTTCATTAAATGGTGGGAGAACTCTTACAATTAATTTACCAAATTATACAAGTTATACATCTAGTGGAGCAAGAAGTAAATTTGCTATTACATCTAGTAATTGTTCGGATGAATTATTCACAGTTGAATCGGAAACAGCAACAGTTAGGGCTGTTGGTGAAATTTACTTTTCAAATACAACAGATAGTACATCATCAACAGATGGTGCAGTTGTAATTAGTGGTGGTGTAGGTATAGGAAAACATGTATTTACAACTGGTAAAATTAATCATAAGGTTGATTCTAATAATGCATATGAATTAAGAGATAGTTCGAACACTGTATTATTAAATAATGATAGCATTACTAAAAAACTTACTATCAATGAATATGTAGAAATAAACAGTTCAAATTATAATTCATTTAGAATTACAGATACAGTTGATGAAATAGTTAATATTGATACAATAGATAAAAAATATACATCTTTATTACAACATACTATAACTAACACTATTGATTCCACAGATACAAGTAATGGTAGTGTTATAATTGACGGTGGTGTTAGTATTAAGAAAAAACTTAACGTAGGCGATAATACATCATTCTTTAATGGTGTGAATATGACAAATACACAAATTACAAATCTTATGGACCCAACAGCACCTCAAGATGCGGCTACAAAGGCTTATGTGGATTTAGTAAAACAAGGATTATTTGTAAAAGATTCTGTAACTGTTGCAACAACCACCCATATTAACTTGAATTCAACAGTTGTTATAGGCGGTTCAATTGATAATTATACATTAGTTTTAGGAGATAGAGTTTTAGTTAAAAATCAAAATGACCCCAAACAAAATGGTATTTATACTGTTACATCTACAAGTCCAGTTAGAGGTGTCGATTTAAGTATTGGAGAAGGAGCGGCTGGAATTTTTGTATTTGTTAAAACAGGTGATATAAATGCTTCACTTGGCTGGATTTGTAATTCACCCATAGGGGTAGATATTGTAGGTACTCATGATTTGAACTTTACACAATTTACTGGTCTTGGACAAGTTACACCAGGATTCGGTTTAACTAAAAATTTTAACGAACTCAGTATCAATATTGATGATGTGTCTATTGGTGCTGTTCCTGGAACTGGTGAATTACGTATTAAAGATACAGCTTTAGGTACAGGATTAACAGGTGGTAGTGGTAGCCCAATAGAAACTACAACTGACCAATCTCATGTTACAAAATTAGGTACAATTAACACTGGTACATGGCAAGCTGGTATGATTGGTGTAGCTTATGGTGGCACTGGTACAACATATTTTGATGCTGGTAATATTGTTATTGGTAATAACACTGGTCCTTTAATTTCTGATGGTAGATTACATTATGATGTAGCTAATGGTAGATTAGGTGTAGGCACAAATACTCCTTTAGATAACTTAGAAATCAGAAGTAATGACAGAACAACTCTCTTTATTAATTCAGATTCTGATGCAAATAATACTAATGCTAGACCACAAATTCGTCTTAGTTATAACGGTACACTTAACAATGCTTATATTGGTTTAACTCGTGGATTTAATCAATTTGCAAGTCAAGTATATAGTGATGCACTTGTTATTAGTAATGACCAAACAACTACTAATTCAAGAATTCAGTTAGCTACTAACCAAGTATCCCGTTTAACAATTTTATCTAATGGGTTTATTGGTATTAATACTTCTAACCCAAGTGTACGTTTACAGGTGCATGGTGCAATGAATGTAACTGATAATACCAAATTCTTTGCTACGAAACCAAGTACATCTATCACAGAAGGTGCGATGGTTTTAAGTGGTGGTTTATCAATTGGGTGTCCTACAAATAGTATTGATATTGGAAATGGTGGTGGTTTAACAGTTGAAGGTGGTACTAGTATTGGCGGAGATTTATACGTAGGTGGGTCTATTAATTCAGTAACAGCATCTGCAAATACATTCAGTTATCTTACAATTACTGCAACTGATGAAGCTATTAATCTCACAACTGGTTCTTTTGTAACATTCGGTGGTCTCACTATTCAATGTACAACTGACGCATCATCTGTAACAGATGGAGGTAGTTTATTAACACCAGGTGGTGCAAGTATTGGAGCAAGTATGTATGTTGGTAGTACAATTTATGGATTAGTTGATGCATATATTGGTAATTTATACTTATATTCAGACCCTGATGCCACATTTATTCAACCCCCTGATTTTGACCGTAATACAAACAGTTTTCTTCCAATTCATTTTACCAGATATAATAATACCGAAGCAAATGCATTAACCATTGCAGATACAGGTATTGTTCTAAATGATTCTCATTCTATTCAATTAGGTGGTACTTTACAAGTTCCAGATGGATACACGATGCAATATATACCCCAAAACTTTAATATTATTCCAAATAGTACAACATCAAATTATAACATAAATATAGGTACAATTGGTAGTTACTCTAATATTAATGTGTATGGTAATAATTCAGGTCAAATTAGATGGCATAGTCCAAACTCAAGATTATTAATGACCAATCTTTCTATTCAATTAAATAAACTTAACTCTAGTGGTAGTATAGTATTAACAACACCAAATGTTGGCTCTGAAAGTTTTGTACAAGCAAGTGGAGCAAATATGACATTGAATCTAGGAGCTGGAAGTACAGGTGGACAATTAATTACAAAATTATCAAATAACGTTGGTGATTCAACTATTACATTTACACCAAGCAATATAACATGCAGCACACTTGTTTTAACCAATAACATTTATAGTACATTAAATGGTCCTGTTACTTTATCTGATAGAGTAGAGTATTCTGGTAATGCTTTACACCAAACTGTTAATAATACAAATGGTAGTTCATTGTGGATGTATATGGGTCAAATAAATACCTTAGGAACAGAATCTGGATATTGCGAAATAGATTTTAATAATGGTGTAAACGTTTCCAATAATAACCTTTCTGGATTAAAACTTGTTGTTGCTATTAATAGTACATCGTGTATTGCATCTCATTCACATTATGGTAATTTAGAATTTGATTCTACTAATAAACCTATTTGTTACATTTATAATGATTCAGTAAATGACTACCATTTGTTTGTAAAACTAGCTCCTACTTCTCAAACAAATATTAATGTAACTGCTCAACGTAATACTAAATTCTTATTACTTTCAGAAGGTACAAGTAATTCACCATCTGGAACTTTTAGTGGATACAGTGGAATTTGGACTTTAGAATATACAACACAACAAGAAAGTACTTTAAAATATACAACAGGAGATTTAATAGTAGAAGGTACTACACTACAAACAGCTGATAATTTGCCTATTATTGGTTATAATAACAAAAATACAAATAGTTCTCGTGATATTGGTGTATTATATCAGAGATACCAAGAACCCAATGATGCAGGTACAGGAGATATAGTAAATAATTCAATGGTTGCACAATTTGTTGATTCTCTCCCAAATCAATCTTTAATACCTGATTTATATCAAATTAAATTTAGTAATTTAGCTAATGCTAATACAGACTATTATATAGGATGGTGGATTAAAATCGTATCTGGTACAAATACAAATCAAGTAAGACAAATTATTTCTTATAACGGTCCTCAAAGAGTAGCAACATTATCAACACCTTTAACTACACAAAATCCAAATACTGGAGCAACTGTGAACTTTTATAGTAATAGTTATGTAGTTAATTATTATGACGAGGTAAATGATACATTTTCGTTAAGTTATACTCATAGTAAACCAAGTAATGGTATTATAGATGTAAATGACAATGCAGACTTGAGAATTCGTGGATTATATTCTACAGATACAACAGTATCTACAAATTCTAGTTCAGGTTCTTTATATTTATTAGGTGGTATATCCATTGACAATACAAATGATGCAGTTAGTTGTACATATGGAGGCACTATTACAACAGCTGGTGGAGCAAGTATTAGAAAAGATGTACGTATTGGTAATAATTTAAGTTTAGGAGAAATTGGTTTTACAAATGAAGAAAATATACATATTAGAAAAACTACAGCTACATCACGATTTGAACATGATACTGGTTCTTACAGTTATATTGATTTTATGGAAAATAGTACAACTTCTAGATATGGTATTTTATTCGATTCCAATATCAATGAATTCTGTTTAACAAACACAAATACATCTGAAACACCCCTTAATGCCAATAAAGCCTTAACTATTAATAATTTAGGATATGTTGGTATTAATACTACAACAAATGTTGTGAGTCCACTATCAATAAATACGAATAATTTCATATCTACAAATTCAACAACTGGCTATTTAGGTTTAGTAGCTGCAGCTACAAACTCAAGCGTTAACACATTAGGCGCTAGAGTACTTATGTATGCTAATAGTCAACCTGAAAATAGCCAAGGGTGTTTAAATATGTATGCTGGTCATACAACAGCTGGTAATATTAGTCTATTTACAAATAATGACATTGAAAGAGTACGTATCAATCATGTAGGTAATGTAGAAATATTTTCAACACATGTATCTACAAACGATACTACTGGTTGTTTGATAACATCAGGTGGTGTAGGTATTAAAGCTACAGCTAATGCTTCTAGTATTACAACTGGGGGTGCCCTAACTGTAAATGGAGGTGCTGCAATAAAGAAAGATGTGTATATCGGCGGTGATATATATATAGATGGTAAATTTACAGCATATGATGCTGTTACTGAACCAACAATTAATTCACATAACCCTATAAATTGTACATTTATCGAATCATTTACAAATATACTGAGTACAAATGGTGATTTTGGTAATCTTATATTTGGTTTTACTGTTAACCCTTCAAATGCAAGTGAAAATTGTGAAATTGAATTTGATTTACCACAAAGAGTTACGTCTTTTAGTAAAAGATTTGAAGTTATATCGACATGTACCGGATATGTTGATGATACAAATGTTGTACCATTAATGAATGTACTATCATATGGTAAAACTGGTACAATAAGACTTAAAGTTAAATTCCAAAGTGTATCAACAGCTACACATTATTTCCAAGTAACAGCTTCATATTTAATGGTTTAAATTTTCATATAACTTAATAAATTATATGAATATTAACGTATTTTAGATTCATGTTTATTTCGTAAAAGTGTATCCACTTCGTCTATACTTAACATTTTTATATCTGCTAATGTTTTAATTTGTTTTGTTACTTCTTTAATTTCATCATCAGATAGTTCTAAATTTAATTGATTAACTCTGTTTTTAACAGCATTCCAACCAGTTAGTCTATGTCCAATAGACACATAACGTGACATACCAAAATCTTCGGGTTTTAATATTTCATATGTAGATGGATTATTTAATATAGCTTTTGCATGAATTCCAGCTTTATGAGTAAATGCACAATACCCAGTAATATAATTATTAAATGGTACTTGGATTTGTACACTTTCAGCAACAATATTTTCTAATTCTCTCAGATAATCTAATTGATATTTAGACTTAATCTCTTCTTTATCAACTGTATACATTCGCGCTATTAAACCACCTAAAGGTGTAATACCATTTCTTTCTCCTATACCTAGTACTGATGTATCAATATGAGTTGCACCAGCTTTAAGAGCAGCATAAGCATTTGCTATTGAACATCCTGTATCATTATGAAAATGACACTCAATATCACACGATACAACTTGTCTAATTTTTGAAACCAAATCAAATACTTGTAATGGGTCAGCACAACCAACTGTATCTGCAATTCCTACTCTATTTACACCTAATTTATCTACAGCTGTATAAAGTTGAATAAGGTCATCTAAATTAGAACGAAAAGAATCTTCTGATGAAAATCTAACTTCTAGACCTTTTGATTGAATAAATTTAATAACTTTTGTGGCATGTTCTATAATATAATTCATATCTTTTCCATGTGAGAATTCTCTTAAAAATGAAGAAGTACCAATAACTACATCTAAACCATCAACACCTGTTTCAACTGCTATTTTAGCATCATCCATATGACATCTTATATGTGTTAAAATTTTAGAATTTAACCCGAGTTTACATATAGCTTCACAATCCAATCTAGATTGTTCTGATGCTGCAGGAGAAGTTAATTCAATATATTCTACACCAAATTTATCTAATGCTTTAGCAATTTTAATCTTTGTTTCTGTATCAAAAAATGCATTTGCAAATTGTTCACCTTCTCGAAGTGTTGATTCGATTATAGAAAAAGGTATGCATTCTTTTTTAAACATTGATATACATATAAAATAAATTATATGTATACAATTTTCATTTTTTAATTAGTACTACCAAATCCACCAGCTCCACGTGATGTATCTCTTAAACCATTGACAATTTCGAATGATACTTCAGCTAAGTTAGGTGCTACTAACTGTACATAACGGTCGCCTTTTTTAAGATGAAATGGTAAATTACTTGTGTTATATAATGGTGCTCGTAATTCACCCGTATATCCTGCATCACATAATCCAATTGAATTAGCAAGTCGAAGTGGTGTTTTAGAAATACTACTTCTAGGAAACATAAGATAACTATGATACTTTTTTTTCCATGGACAGAACCATGCTCCTTGAGATTGTAATTGACACTGAATACCTAAATCCACTAATTTCATTTCTCCTGGTCCGATGGTAATATCATTAATAATAAATAAATCTAATCCACTATCACCTGCATGATATGTTCCATGATTTCTATACATCTCCTTAACATTTTCTGTTTTACAACGAATAAGAAACTTCATTTTAAATATATATTTATATTCATAACATTTTTAAATCATTTTTTTATAAAATAATTTTATTGTATTAAAGCACGCTATTACAATAAACTTTTTTTATTCAATATATAATATATAATTGAAACCATGTCTGTTCAAGCATTATCTTTTATTTTTCTAAATGGTATAACCAGTGCCATATTTTTTAAATACGTTGTTAACTATGTCTATGAAAAAGTAACTAAAGAAAAAGACGAACAAATGCTTTGGTTATTATCTAAAATTAATAAATTAGAAACCGAAGTAAATGAATTACACGAAACAATTGATTCATTAGAAGAAAAAATCCAAGCAAAAGAAAATTTATTAAAAGAATCAAGTGATATGTTATTTAACAAAATTGACAATTTTATTATCAGTAATTATGATACTGTTCAAAAAACTGATGAAAATTAATTTCAATTAATTTATTGAGTTATCAATTAAGTTATCAATTAATTTATTATATATAATTATCATATGAATAATTATATAGAAGTAATATTTTCGTACATAAATGACTCTTTTAAATATTATATAAATGATTTTTTAAAATGGTCTGATAATTATTTAAGTAACCAGACTAATATTTTTGGTATCAATCCCGATGAAGATACACTAGAAGATTATTAGTCTTCTTAGGATTATCTGTTAATTTATTTTTTGATGCATCTTTCATCATCTTATCCTTTACTGCCTTCATATTTAATGAAGGAAACTGGTCTAAATAATGGTTAAGAACCCCTACAAGGTTAGGTGTAGCCATTGAAGTTCCACTATAAACAGCAGTTTTACCATTTGGAATAGTACTTAAAATGTCAACTCCAGGTGAATATAAATCTGCACAAGGTCCATAATTTGAAAAATAAGCTCGATTGTCATATTTATCAGATGCCATAATAGTTAGAATACCACGAGCACTGGCAGGACTTGTACGGCAAGCATCAGAATCCTCATTTCCAGCAGCTACAACAACATACATAGAATCACTTTGAACAAGAGCTTCAACTGCACGGTTAATTGCACGTGAAAATCCACCTCCAAGTGACATACTCACAATACTTTTAACATTAGGATTCTCCTTCAGTTGTTCTTGATGACGTTTATGAACAAATTCTAATCCATCTAAAATTCCAGAATAACTTCCAGAACCTTCACAATTTAAAACCTTAACAGCAAATAAATTAGCATCTTTACATACACCATAACTCTTACTTCCAACAAGACCAGCACAATGAGTTCCATGACTATTACAGTCAGTATCTTGGTCATCTCCTGCAAAATTAGCTAACCATGTAGCACGCCCTTCAAATTCTGGATGATTAACATCAATACCTGTATCAACTACATAAGTATGAATAGTTGCATCCTTGTTTTGATGACAACTTCCAGGTTGATTATATTCAAATGAATTATCAAGTGGTAAATCTCTTTTAACAACTCTATCTAAATGCCAAGGAACATTTGAAGACATCATTTCAAATTGTTCCTCTCCTGGTTTTTGAACATAAAATACCGGTTCCTTTGCTGTTTCGCCAACAATAGGTTTAGGTAGAGTAAAAACTTGATCTTCTTCAATCTCAAACAATTCTTCAAGGGTATTTGTAAATGAATTATAATTATCAACATGAGTCTTGTAAACAGTTAAATCATTAATTTGAACTAACACTTGTAAATTATGTTCCTTAGCAAAAGATTCATAATTAAATGTATGAACATGATGTCCACGTGGAGTTAAAATATAATTTTTAGCTTGAGCAGCACCGACCAAAAATAAACTAGTTAAAGTAAAGAGCTTCATTTTGAAATGAAAAGTGTATTTTATACTTTTCATTTTTTTTTAACTTTAAACTGGTTGGTAATAATTATCATCTTTATTTGATAAATATTTGATTTTATTATAGAATTTTTCTAATAGTTTAACACTCAACATTATATTCACTAAAATTAAACAACTTAAACCAGCACCCATAAATACATATAATTTCGACTTAAATTCTTCTGGTAAATCATCAAAAGTAACTTTTATGACAGCAAGTGGATCGGATTCTAACATTTTTTAAATAAAATTAACTTTTATTTTTAAATTTCTTTAAAATGTTAAGAGAATTAATTTGTTAAGACTTTATATTTAAATGTCAAATCAGAAAATCCTGCAAAATTAGGAGTAGAGTATTGTAACTGTCCATCATTAGTAATATTAAAGGATAGTATAGAGTCACCTACATAATTCGAAACAATTTCCCATGAAGTTCCTTTATTAACTGCTCTAACATGATAGTTAGCATATAAGTTAGTTGTAGCTATTAATCTGGCAGATAAATATAAATCGAATCCCCATACAGAATCATCATTATAATAAATGGTAGGTATATTTTGAGATGTTACATTATTTGAAGCTGAAAAAGTTATAGTCGAGAACTGATCGTGAGTGTTAGGTGTTATATCTACTCCTCCAATGTACATTCTGTTACCAACATATAAGCTTTTTGCAATACTTGAACCACCAGCAACTGTCAATCCACCGCCTCTAGTTAAAGACGTTGCCTCTGTTGAGCATTTTATACTGATACCCCCCTCTGACACTATAGAACCAATACTTGAACTTATAGAATTAATTGTATCATGGACTAAAATTCTACTTAATCCTAAAGAAGCAAATTCTGTTAAACTAACAGTTCCTGTACCAGGGTCATTTGTTGATGTACCTAATTCAAATGTATCTATATTTTCATTCCAAAGTAAGCCAACATATGGTTTGTTATATAATTGAATTGTATCTCCTAAACTTGGATTTTGATTAGTCCAAACATTTTCTACTGTTAATACACGAGTAGAACCAACATATCCAGTAATTTTACGAACTTGATTAACACTAAATCCTGATGTGATTTTTATCCACCATCCGGTATAATTATTATCGACATTACTTGAACCAATTGGTAATTTCAATTGTGTGGTAGTCATACCTGATTGATTTGGTAATGTATATGTTTCGTGTTGGTCACTTGTATCATTAACTACATCGCCATCAGCCGTATCATTATTTGTTTGATAACGTTGAATTAAAATACCACCATCAGATGAACCAGCTGGTCCAGAGTTAATAACAAGAATATTATCTGAAAGTAATGTATTTGTTGAATATACAGTATTGGTTGTCCCAATAATTGCAACATTACCAGTTACTACCATATTACCAAGTACGTTTACATTACCTGTAATACCAACACCACCTGAAACTCTTAAAGCACCTTCATTAGCATTACTACTATTAGTTGTACTTAAAAATACAACATCCCCACCAACATGCATATTTTTTACTATACTAGCACCACCAAAAACTGTTAAACCACCTCCATTTTGAACATTTGTAGAAATAGCTGTTGTTTGAATGGTAATTCCACCTACAGTAATGAGTGAACCTGAAGATAAACCAGTACTGTTTGTACTATTATTAAGTTTTGTCTGTCCATTATTATTTGAAATATCTATTGTTTTTTCAATAAATGTTCCTGAACTATCATACCGTGATACAGATAAATTATTAGTAACTGTATTTCTATCAATAGAAAATCGTTTGAGATTTGTTAAATCGTAGAAATTAACAAGAGAATTAGTATTATGGTAAAAATTCTGTACACCATAATTGTATAAATCACCCCCAATATAAACATCTTTACCAATACTAGCTCCACCTGGTGTCAAGAAACTTCCTCCATTACTTACATTTTCAGCATTAGTATATGTTTGAATCGTAATACCACCAAATGTTAATAAAGAACCTGTACTTAAATTCAAAGATTCATCTGTGGCTGTTAATGTTAAATATGCAAATGTACTTGAACTTGCACCCCCACCATTAATTTGACCTTCTACATTTAAATTTTGTTGAATGTATAATTCACCACCAAAATAACCACCGCCATTTACAGTTAATGCACCTGAACCAAAATTACTAGCTTGTCCAGTGGCAACTGTTAATCCACCAGCAATATATACTGCTCCTGATGTACTAGAAGCGTCCATTGTATGTGTAAATTGTGCAGGTCCACCGACTATTAAATTCTTAGCTATACTAGTACCACCTTCAACTGTTAAACTTCCACTTGTAAATTCACTGGTTGCTTCATCCGTATTATATATAGTTAATTGGTTCATATAATTGTAATCATTTGCCCTCACAGTTCCATTTATATCTACTTGATAATCTGGGGATGTCATATTCACACCAAGATTACCATTTGTATGTAAAAATAGATGAGTGTTTGTACCAACATTCAATTGAAGTGGTTTTAATATTCCTGTTCCATCAGCATCTGTATGAATATTATATACACCGTTGGCAGAAGTAGAATTACAAATTATTTCTAATAATTCAAAATCGTCAGACTTTATATTATTTAACCCATACAATTCTATAGAACTAGTTGAAGGATTATTTAAATCATTATTAGAAAATACGTATCTATCAGATGGATTAGTAATGACTAAATCTCCATCGGCATTTTGAGAATAAAGAGAAATATTACCAGAAGTGGAATAAATATTAATAGTATTACCAACATGCATACTCTTTTTAATGCTAGCACCACCAGCAACAGTTAGTGCACCACCACTTGTTAAATATAAGGCATCATTTGTATTATTGATAGATAATCCACCTTGCATAACTAGACCACCAGAACTACTGTTAGTACTATGCTTAGTTGAACTCATATATATACTTCCATCTGTTAATAATTTTATTTGTTCAAGATGAGCATTCGTTTGGAATATAAGTTGAGTAGAACTACCATTACCTGTTTTATTAGTAGATAAGATGTAATTATTCATATCCCATCCAAGTTTTAAGTACTCACTATCAGTTACACTATTAGGTTGTCCTAAACCAAATATCTTAATATCATTGGTATCATTTGTATCACCATCTTTTGTAAAGAAACATATACTAGATGGCTCAGCAATATTTTGACCTTGAATAGATAAATCATTATTTGTATTACCTCCAGCTAATATAGAATATCTTTGATTATCACCTACAAATTGTACTTCATTTGTACCCTTAATTCTAAATACTTCTGTAGAATTACCACCTATAGATGAACTAAAAAATGTAAAATCCTTATTAGTATCGTATACCTGAAATCTTAAAGAACCAGATGTTACACCTAAACCCGTAAAAATATTCGCCTCAGTAACTGTTTCTTGAGCCTGATAAAGTAAAATTTTATTATTTTTTGTAGTATTCCATAATTCTAAACCTAAAGAATCTCCCATATATGTTTTCTTAGTTACACCAAGACCTCCATAAATAGTTAATCCATTACCAGTTGTACTTGCTAAAGCGTCAGTTGTACATTGGATAGTAACACCTCCCTTTACGATTAAACTAGCAGTTGTCGTATTTTTAGATTCTACAGTATCTGTTATATTTACAAATTTATGGAAATTACTTGAATAATCACCTATAGTTAATAGGGTGTTGTTTGTACTAGCATTTGAAAAAATAAAATTACCATTAGTAGTTTTAAATAACATATCATTTTCTGTTGCAATAACTAAATCATCATCTTCCATATTAAATGTTGTCGTAGAGGAACCTGAACTATTTTGTAAAGCAATTTGAGAGTCACCTGTATATCGTACTAGTAAACCAATTTCATCGGTGTATAATTGACCAATTGTTAATGTTTTAGAAAGCATAACATTCCCACCAACAGCTATACCACCTGCTACTGTTAAAGCACCTCCATTACTAGAGTTAGTAACATCTTCAGTTGCATTAATACTGACACCTCCATCAATAATAAATGCACCAGTAGTTGCATTGGTTGAATGGGTTGTAATATGAATATTTAATTTAGTATCAAATAATTCTAATCGTTTAGACATACCATCAGGACTTAAATATAAATATTTATTAGATACAGAATCAACAAATACACGATTTATATTAATACCATTTAAGGACAATGTACTTGAATTATTATCTAAAATAATATCATTTCCAAAAAATGTTCTATTATGAACTGCTAAACCACCTCCTATAGTTAAGGCTCCTCCACTCGTCGAAGAAACGCTATCATATGTTGCATTTATACCTACACCACCATCAATAATTATTGCTCCATTTAAACGATTAGTAGATACAGTGGTGTTAGTAACATTAATATCACCACGTTGAATTGTTAATATTTGGGAAGGTTCAACCGTAATTTTTTTTAACCTAATGTCTGACATTTCTATTAATATAGTCCTAGATTATTTATTTTCTATTTATCCTTGGGGTAAAAATTTAAAATTTTTATATTAATAAATGTTAATACAGATGTTTGAAAAACCCATAGTTATTTATTCCGATTACTGCGTTTACTCTAAAAACTTTCTACAAACACTTATGAAATACCCTGATTTATTTAATTCTTTTATTAGGATGAATATAGACGTTGATCCGAGAAGCAAAAAAAGACCTCAAGCATTTTACCAAATTCAAGAAGTATTAGATATTAAAATAACTAAAGTCCCTACGTTAATTACACCTAATGCACAATATATTTTATCTGATGTTGATGCGTTTAAATGGTTAGAATATCAAGTAAAATTATTAACAGATACATCTGGAGAATTACAACCATTTAATCCAAATGAAATGATGTCTTTTTCAGATAATTACGCTGATTATGGTTCTACTGATTTATGTGATGCTAAGGAACAAAGTTTTAAATTTTATCAAAATGGAAGATTGAGTGATGATAACTTTTTAAACACTGATAAAACATGGGACCCAAATAATTCTGGTAAAACAAATGGATTTTTAAATGATTTAGAAAAGTCCACTCCTAATATGGACTATGCTAGTAAACAAAATGAAAGACAATTTTTTGATGATATGCGTCAAAAAGATAAAGGTTCAGTTCAAATTAATATGAGAGACCAATATATTCAGCAAAGTAATAATTCATCACATTTTAATGTTCAACAAAGACAAAATATACCACAACAACGAGCTAGCGGTAATATAAATTTTATGGATAGTAATTTCGGATTAGCTGGTCAGTTAGGAAGTTCTAGTAATATGAAAGCTTCTGCTAAAAGTAAAGAAGTTGATATGAAGTTACAACAATTGATGGCAGATAGAGAAAATATTGATTCTGAACTAAATCAAAGACCAAGATTTTATTAAAATTTTTTTATTATATAATATTAATGTGGTTATTAATATTACTAATACTATTATCCTTATTTGTTATTTTTACAAACAACAAAGAAAATTTTGAAGGTATATATTTAAGACCATGGGCTACAAGAATTACTAGACCAACACGTAATATGAGTTATGATTTAAGAGGAGAAGAATTCTATCCTCCGTTACTTAATCTACCATTTGATAATTCAAGTATTGCACCAATACCAAATCCACAATTGATTGATAGAAATCATATTTGTGTTTAAATTAATAATTAAAACTATTTTGATTTTTTTTTTATTTGTTTAATATATAAACAAATGGCAAGAAGTCACAGAAAATCAGCTAAGCGAGCAGCTAAACCATCCAGAAAAACATATAAATCTAAATCCAAGTCTACACGTCGTTCAACTCGTAAGTCCAAGTCTACACGTCGTTCAAGTCGTAAGTCCAAGTCTACACGTCGTTCAAGTCGTAAGTCCAAGTCTAGTCGTCGTTCAACTCGTAAGTCCAAGTCTAGTCGTCGTTCAAGTCGTAAGTCCAAGTCTAGTCGTCGTTCAAGTCGTAAATCCAAGTCAGTTAAGAAGACCAAGTCTAAGAGAAAATCTGCTAAAAAATCTCAAAAAAAGCGCCGAGTTAAGTCTCATTATCGCATGAGAGGAATGGGTGGAATGTTAACTATGTTTGGTGGAGCAGCTGAAGAATTAGAATCTAATTATAATAAAGAGCGTACAGCCTTTTTAGATGCTAAGACTAATTACGAACAAGCACCAGACAAATCTACTCGTGAAGAATTTCGTAAAGTTATGGAATCTGCTAAGGTTAGAATGTCTCAAGCAAAGGATAAAATGAACGCTCTTCTTAAGGGTGTTGGCGAAGCAGCACATAAGGCTGCTAGTCAACTTAGTGCATCAGCTAAAACTGCAGGACAAAAACTTAGTGCTGGTATCAAATCATTTGGTTCTAGATTAAGTAGTGGTTTAAAGTCATTTGGTTCTAGATTAAGTAGTGGAATCAAATCTATTGCATCAAGTGTTAAAAGTAAATATGACAAATATAAAAATGATAAACAAAAAGCAGAAGAACAAAAACAAGATTTAGAGCAATGGAATGTATTAAACAACGCTCCATCAACAGAGTCTTCAAGTGAAGCACCATCTTCCGATTAATTTTAGTTAATTAATTGTTTAATTATTAATTTATTCTTTTATTGTATAATTATAATAATTAAATGATATTAATCGAGGACCGTTTTCAGGATTATATACAAGATAAATTTGATACAAATACATTAACAATGTTAAATGAGTTTATCTTTTATGGTATTTTTATCTATTATTACTATTTTGGCCCAATACAAGATTCTCAACAAAACTTTACAATTTTAAAATATATTTTAACAGTATTTACATTAAGATACCTTTTTAATTATATAACTAAATATACTATTATCAATGAACAAAAAGAAGAAACAAGTTATTTCCAATTCAATGGTAAAATAGCTATATTTACAATTCTCGTATTATTTTTATCTTTAGAACAGAAAAGCTTATATACTACATTAGCCATCGTGTTTAGTTACGCGCTCTTGTCTAGTGCTGCTAAATACGGATATACCATAGATAATTTAATAACAGTTGGTATCACCTATTTTATTTATTCATTAAAATTAATATAAAACGCAATTACGCGTTTAATTTAAATTTAAATTTAATTTGATATAACTTTTTTCACTAGTTATATTAAGTTGTGTTACGTCAATGAAAGGCGTTATCTTAGATACTATTAATATTGGTATATTAGTATTAGACGAGGAATTACGTTATGTATATATTAATAAATTTATGAAAGATTACTTTAAAGTAGATGATTCTTCTAATATATTTCAAAAAGATACGTATATAACATATATACATCCAGAAGATAGAGAATTAGAATTAGAAAAATGTATGACATTTTTAGAAACAAAATCCCAATCTTCTAGTATATGTAGAATTAAAATAGGCAATATTGATACATACAAATGGATAAAGGTTAACAGACTTTATTATACAGACAACACTACAAATTATTATATTTATACAATTGAAGACATTGATGAACTTAAAAAGTTAGAATTGATGATTCAAAAAGAAAAACTTAGAAATGATGAAGAATATTCTCATAAATCATTATTTTTAGCTAATATGAGCCACGAAATTAGAACACCTCTGAATGGTATTATAGGAATGTTGACCTTACTTAACGATACCGTATTATCTAATGAACAGCGCGATTATATAGATATGTTACGAGAATGTTCTATTAATTTAATGACAATTATTAATGATATTCTAGATTTCTCCAAATTAGATGCTGGAAAAGTTATCTTAGATATTGATTGTCATAGTTTACGAAAATGTATAGAATCGGTTAATGACATATTAGCCGCTAAGGTATATGAAAAAGGATTAGAATATAATTTTGTTATTAATCCAGGTGTACCAGAAATGATAGATATAGATTCTAATAGATTTAAACAAGTTCTTCTTAATTTGTTAAATAATTCTATTAAATTTACCGATAATGGAACTATATTTTTAGATGTTACTAGAGAATCATCTATTAATCCAGATGAAGTTATTTTAAAATTTAGTATTACTGACACAGGATGCGGTATAGCACCCGAAGATAAAATTAAATTATTTGAATCTTTTAGTCAAATAAATTCAAAAACAACTCAAAAAATTAATGAAGGAACTGGGTTAGGATTGATTATTTCACAAAAAATTATAGGTTTAATGAATGGTGATATATGGTTAGATTGGAGTGAAATTAATACAGGAAGTCGTTTCTGTTTTACAATTAAAACAAAAATATGTAAAGAATTAACAGAAGATAAGGATATACCACTTCCATATAATAATTTTTTACAGAACAAAAAGATTTTTATTTTAGATGATAATCGAGAGAACAGACTCGGTCTCGCTAATTTAGTACATAAATGGGGTATGATACCATATACATTCTCTTCAGCTATGGAAACATTGTATATGTTAAAATTAAAACAAACAGAATTCGATTTAGGCTTAGTTGATGTTTGTATGCCAGAAATGACTGGAAAAGAATTTGCTGTTAAACTTAAAAAACAACATGATGATAATCAAAGAGAACATATACCATTAATTGCATTGAGTTCATTAGGTGATATTCAACATGATTATACACCATACTTTAAAGGACAATTGTTAAAACCAGTTAAAGAATCACGTCTTAAAGAACTTTGTACAAATATATTAATTAAAAATAATTCAAATAAATGTACAACCAATAATCAAATGCAACAAAGTATTTGTTTTGACCTAGATGTTGATTTAAAGGAAACTATTGATATTCTTTTAGTAGAAGACGTAGTAATTAATCAAAGAGTTGTAACTAGATTTTTAAATAAACTAGGATTTAATAATATTGATATAGCATCAGACGGTAAAATGTGTTTAGATATGCTATCACAAAAACGATATGATATAATATTACTAGATATTCGCATGCCAAATATGAATGGTGAAGTTGTATGTAAATATATACTTGATTATTTTAATAATCAACCAATAGATAATGCATATAAATTTAAAAATATTACGAAACCATATATTATTGCTGTCACAGCCTATTCGCAAAAAGAAGACAAAGAAAAATATTTAAATATGGGATTCAATGATTATGTTTCAAAACCTATCAATATTATTCATCTTGAAAAATCTATGAAAAATTTTATGAAAAGTTTACTATCAAATTAATTAATTTTAGAATAACTAATTAATTTATAAAGTTTCACACAACATTTTTTCAAAATTATACCTCAATTCATCAATATTAACTACATCTGTCGTATCATTTAATATTACCATATCGTATTTATTATTTTGATAATCATCTAAATCGCACTCTGATGCATGTTTACTAATTTTTTCATATAAAGTAATGTCCCCTTGACTCTCCCTCAATAATCTAGTTTCATTTCTATGTGATGCTACTACCTTTAACATTAATCCATTATTTTTTTTTACAAATTCATATTCATTTTTAAATCGAACATCAGATATTACAAATACTGATATATTTCTCTTATTATGAATATTTATCCAATTATCTAAATAATTCACCCATATGTCTTTATTACTATTTCTACCTACTTCTGTTCCTTCTGTTTGCAATAAACGTCTTGACTCAGGTGTCTTATTTTCATAAACATCTTCATAACTAACATTACTTTTAGTCATAACATTTACTTTAATTTGGTCCGCAAATGCACACTGTAAATATCTATAACCTACTTTTTCTAAAACAGGAATAATTACATTATTTGTAATATAATCTTTACCTGAACCTAACTTACCTGTAACTCCTATAATAATTTTCATACTGTTATTCATTATAATTTAAATAATATAATTCATTTTTTGTTTTTAAACTGTCTGACAAAATCTCACTAATAAATTCTAATCTAGTCTTTAGTTCAAAACGACTTATATTCTCTCTTCTATTACTATAATTACTTGAATTTTTAATTACATTTTTTAACATTAATTGCACAGCTCGAGTCGTTTCATTCATTGTATCGATAATATCAGACATTTTATCTATTTTTTTAGATTGAGATTCATATGTTTTTTTCATATCATTCATACTTTGAATAATAGTATTTTCTTCACATTCTTTCCTTAATTTACTTAATTCATCATTTACTCTATCATACTCTAATAGTAATTCGGCGTATGTCTGAACTTGTGACATTTATAAATATAATATACATTCGGATATTATATATATTTTATGGCCGCAAACTTACTCATTTTTACCCTCCCATTCTAAATTATTATTTCTATAATTTTTAAAATCATATAATTTTTTAAACATATTAATTAAAGCTTGATATCTAGGCTTTTCATCAAAATCTAACGTTTTTACATGCTTAAAATAAACTAAAAATTCTCTTGGTAATTGTTCACATAATTCTTCATCAGAAATAGATTCCTTTTTTTCTAAAATCATTTTATATCGTTCTTTCTTATCTTTATGTTTTAAATTCTGCCACGGTAATTTACCTCTAAACAAATAAATTAATAAATATCCAACTGCTTCCAAATCATCTTTTCTTGATTGTTCATACCCCTTATGAGCAGCTATACTAGCATATCTAGCAGTTCCACAAAACTTATTACCTTTTTTAAATGATATATGTTCATCATTTCTTTTAATATATTTTTTTGCCAATCCAAAATCTATACAATATAATTTTTTACCATTATCTTTGTCAATAACAAAGTTATCAGGTTTTATATCTCTATGAATATATCCTTTCTCATGTATATATCTTAATAGTTCAATCATTTGTATAGCTAACAATATAACAGTTTTTAATCTTAACTTTTTTCTCTTTATTAAAATACTTTCTAATGAAGGACCTAATAAATCCATAACAATTATTTTTTTATCTAACTCCTTGTTCTTTAAAACTTTCATATTCGCTACACCACAATCTTCTGATTTATCTTTATTCAAAGCATTATATACCTTAGCTTCCTCCAATAACCATTTTTCACCGTTTTTCTCTTCAGTATTAATAGGTATTTTTATAGCGACTTCTTCATTTGTTTTTTTATGTTTTGCACAAAATACATCGCCAAACGAACCGCTTGAAATATATTTAGTAATTGTGTAAGAATTAATTTCAGTACCGATTAAAGATGTTAAACTCTTCTTTTTCTCAACCATTAATGTTAATAATTAAAATAATTTTTTGTTTTAATTTTAAATACTAACCGCGAGTAAAAAATCCATTTTTAAAAATTTTTTTTATAAACTTATATTATATGCCTTCTAAACGTTCTACATCAAAAAGTCGCGTTAGAATACATATTGAAAAAGGTGCCTTACCAGGTTATACTTTATCATTAAAAAGAAGTGATAGAAGAGAATTACTTGATAAACTTGTTAAAAAATATGGATGGAGTAACATTGTTAAAAAGCTTAATGTACTTTATATTTACAATATGAATAGATACCCTATTAATGCTGGTAAGTTTCGTAGAGATATGTATTATATTCAAAAAAAATTTTCACCAAAACAGAAAACTTCTCAAAAATCTTACAAAAAGTCTAAACGTTCTAAACCCAAAAAGTCTAAACGTTCTAAACCTAAAAAGTCTAAACGTTCTAAACCTAAAAAGTCTAAACGTTCTAAACCTAAAAAGTCTAAACCTAAAAAGTCAAAACGTTCTAAATCCAAAAAGTCTAAACGTTCTAAACCTAAAAAGTCCAAACGTTCTAAACCTAAAAAGTCCAAACGTTCTAAACCTAAAAAGTCCAAACGTTCTAAACCTAAAAAGTCTAAAAAAGCAAAATCTTGGTAATTAATATAATTATAATTAATTATATTACCTACTTATTTTCTGTTAAACTCTTTAATAATTCTTTCTTAGATAGTATTTCTTTTTCAAAGTCTTTTTTAATTTCATCTGTAAGAATCATGTCTCTTCCAGAAGTAACAAATGGGTCCATTAAACCTAATACATTTTTAATTTGATAATAATTTGGTTTTAATTCATCTTGTCCAGATAAGGTAAACCTAGCATAATTATTTTTATCTAAACGTATTGATAAAATTTCAGTTGCGTTAATAACTGTTTGCGAAGGTATATTAGTTCTATAATTTATTTCTGCATTTTTTCTTTCAATACTAGTTTGTTCTCCATAATCTGTATTATCCTTAATAAATTTTAAAATATTTTTGATACGAATTTTAACTCTGACATTTCGTGTCATAAATTTTGTGTTATCTACCAAATTAATATTGAATATAAATAGTCTATCATCTTCATTATTTTTATAATATAATTTATTTAAATCTGTTGTAATTTCTAATTTATGTCCTTTAAATTTAGGTACATTCGTTTTTAAATAATCAATAATTAGTTTTTTTATAGAGGATTCAAATGGAAATGGTATATATGGATTATGTTCCTTATAATCTTTTGGTTCAACATCATCATCTTTAAAAGCCTTTTTAAAAACTTCTATAAGTTCTTTAGTTTCTGTTTCAAAAATATTTGGAATATAATATGCAGGAATAGCGATATTATTATACCCAACGATAGTTGTTACATAATGCTCTTTAGTAACAGATGAATAGATAAGATATACAATAACTAAAATAAAAAACAATGCTACTATATCTTGCATAATACTATATTATATAAATATTTTAATTATTATATAATTATTTTATTAATTATGTCTTCTTTCCCTAGAAATTTCATCAGATGCTTGTGCTTCTAATGCTGGATATCTTTTAGTTATGTTCAAAAATCTATGAAGAGTAATCCATAAAATTCCTATCCAAATAAACAAATCTATAAATCCAAAACTAATATTTATAACTGTACCCCTACACTCGTATCCTTTTTGTAAACAATCTTTAGTTAATAACGTTATACATACAGAAGCTGTTATCCATAGTATAGTCATAAAGAATGAAAGTAAACATGCAACATTATTTAATATAATTTCATTTTTATTACAATTATAACGTAGAGTTAAATATAAAATACTTAAGAGTGTAGATATAAAAGATACACATAAATAAAATCCAAATTGACTTGTAGTAATATAATTATCATTATAATGAATCCATATACTATTACTTATAATACAAATCAAAGATATAATTGTATTAAATACAAATAAACTAGACAATACGTATTTCATATTATGACAATTACAGTTCTTTAATTTCATTTTTTAATTAACACGAAAATTTTCTAATACTATTCCTTTTGTTGGTGACACACGCACTGATTCGATACCAAGACTTTTAACTTCGTTAATATTATAATATACATCATCAAAAAAAATAACTTCTTGTGTTGAAACATTTGTCTTATCGATTATTTCTTGTAGCATATATTTCTTGTTCGTATATTCATATATAGAATTATAATGTGGTGTGACATCTTTCTTTTCATAAATAATTTCTTGAAATAAATCATATATATCCATTCTACTCAAATAATTATAAGGTGATTTATTATGAGTTGCTAAACACAAAATCTTACCATTATCTTTTAATTGTTGTAAAAAATCTTTAATTTTTTGTGTATATTCTTCACGATAGGAATAATCTACTAGATGAAGATACAATGTATTATCTAAGTCAAATACAAATACTTTATAATCATGAATACTGATTTCTTGTTCACACATTTACTCAACTAATTCTAAAATTTTAGAATTAGTTTATTATTCAATTTATTTAAACTTGTCCATATAAAACAGCTTGATAACCATTTATATATGGTTGACCATATTGGTCATACTCTACAATAGTTATAGGTTCAGTTTGTGAATAATGAGAATAAAGCCTTATTCTATATTTCCTTCGTAAAATACGTGCCAAACATATATAAAAAATTAGTACAAGTATTATACTTATTAAAGTTATAATCCATACATTGCGAATATCAAAAGTGGTATTAAACATTTTTGATATATTTCAAATATAAATACGATTTTCACTTTTTAATTAATTTAATGTAAATAGATATAATGTTTTATTAATCTCACCAACCATTTCATCTCTAATATTTAATAAATCTGTATCAGATTCTTTCAAATAATTTGGTACTTCATATTTTAAGAACTGAATATACTCTCTTAAAGCTTCTGAAATATTTGCGTCATGAAATTGTTTTACTTGAACATTAAATGAACTTTTAAATTCTGGTCTCTTATATCTTCCCATATATGTTTCAGTAAACTGGTCAATTAAAAGACCTAATGTATCATATAAAGCACCAGAACCAGTATGTCTAGCATAACTTGTTGTCGACCAATGATATAATCTAATATTTAATAACATATTAAAAAAAACCTGTATGATAGTTTCGCATCCCATGGTTTATATATATTATATAAATATAAAATAAAATTTGAACAAATTAATTATATTTAACCTTAAGCTCTTCAACTAGTTTAATATAGTTTACTTGAGCCTGAAGTTTAGATAGACCTTTTACGTTATTCCAAGCATTCCATTTAGCTACATCTTTAAACATATAAAAAGACGGCTTGTCTGTATTAATATCTCCTACAGTCCCTTGCTTATAATTACCATAAAGTTCAAGTAATTCATTATCACTTGGTTTAGTTTTAAGATTATGCACTTCTTTACTTGCATCTTTAAATAAAGTATGAATAGCTTGATTTCTTGCAGACATCTAAATTTAATATATACATATTAAATTTATTAAAAATATATTTTTTAAACTCAAAGTCCTCCACGAAGTCTAAGAACTAAATGAAGAGTTGATTCTTTTTGAATATTATAATCTGATAATGTTCTACCATCTTCAAGTTGCTTTCCAGCAAAAATAAGACGCTGCTGGTCTGGAGGACACCAATACCTTATTATTTCTAATAAGGAGTAGACTATATCTTAAGCAAATAGAATTTTCTATTCACCGACTTCCGTTTAGTCGTTGAACCTTCTACATATGATATATATATTTATATCACTTAGTAGCTTGGCTGCGGATTGTCCAATTCTTAACATTTTTACCATTGGGTACGGCTATTAACCGTGGTCTTCTTATATATTTCTATATAAGAATGGTAGTTAAGACTCTAAGGAGATTCCCGCAATTTGAAAGTCTTGCAAAACAAATGTTTCACTAGCAGTTGAGTATATTAAATATGATTTTTTATATGTCGTGTTAATGAATCTCTATATTCATATTCTTTATTACATCTATTGCATTTATGTAATATATTATTATTTATATGAATTTGTTTTTCATGACGTCTTCTTCCTTGTGGAGAGGAATATATTAAATCACAAAATGAACATTTATATTCTCCTTTCCACCCTTTATTAAATTCATCTATAGCTTTGTTAATTTGATTTATTTTATACGGAATTTTCATATATGGTTTTATATCTTCAATAAAATTTAATGCTTGATTATGATTTAATACCCATTAATTTCCATAGCATGTTTTATTCTTACTTTCACGAATTCTTTGTCTAATATTACCTCCCCATATTGATTTCCTAATTCTAGTGGAGTTATATCATTTTGAGATATACATAAACGTAATCTATTATTATTAGATTTATCATTTGATATAGAACCTTCTCCTTCATAAAACCCGCAAAACCACACTTTATTTTCAAAGGACGACATTTTATATTAACACACAACACTTTTTAAATCAATTTTTAGTATAGGACTTCAAATGTTTTTCTATAAACAGAGCCTATATGTTTATAGCATACTGCTTTTCGGGACCCCTCCATTATTGATTAATCCCTTCCTTGTCTTGAATTTTTGCTTTAACGTTTTCAATTGTATCAGAAGATTCTACTTCTAAAGTAATAGTCTTTCCTGTCAAACACTTTACAAAGATTTGCATTTTATAATTATTATATATTAATATTTTTAAATAACTTTAACAATTATGCATATAAATATGTTTACATATATTTATAAAATCTTCTTGAACTAAATCCCATTTCATTGTGTTTACTATACTACATACTAATTGTATATTATCTTTATTATATGATTTTTTAGAATCAATTCTATCAACTGAAACATTATAAATCCTATTTGTTCTACCTTCATATGGTACAAATTGAGTTGTCATTTTAATTCCAGATATATTACATGTATTTTTATTATTATATAAATTTATGATATCTTCTAATGTTATACATACATCAATATTCCTTCTTTCAGCATTTTTTAATAAATCCTTATATAATTTTTTAAAGTATACATCTGTGCCATGTTTTTCATAATATTCTTTATTTATAATTTTACCACAATCTTTACAATATGACTGTAAACCGTCAGACGCCGATTTATCTTTATAAAAATCAGTATATGGTTTTATCATATTACATCTCATACATGTTTTATCATCAGTTTTGATATCATAATTTAATTGCTTTCTAGAAAGTGACCTGCACAATTTACATATTGACATGTGTCCATCTATACAATTTTTATTTTTACTAAACATGATTGTCGGTTTTAGTATATTACATTTAGTGCAACTTTTTTCCATAATTATATATGCATAAACTATTATATTTAAATCATTTTAGTAAATGATTTAATTAACTAATTAATTTTTTAATTTAAGCACTCTTAGCCTTGGATTTCTTGGACTTACGAGGAGCAGATCGCTTAGATTTCTTTGATTTCTTGCTCTTCTTTGACTTGCGAGACTTACGAGGAGCAGATTTCTTAGATTTCTTAGACTTGCGGGACTTGCGAGCCTTTGACTTCTTAGATTTCTTAGACTTGCGGGACTTGCGAGCCTTTGACTTCTTAGATTTCTTAGACTTGCGGGACTTGCGAGCCTTTGACTTCTTAGATTTCTTTGACTTGCGAGACTTTCGGGACTTGCGAGACTTTCGGGACTTGCGAGACTTGCGGGATTTGCGAGACTTGCGGGACTTGCGGGACTTGCGAGATTTGCGAGATTTGCGGGATTTGCGAGCAGATCGCTTGGATTTCTTGCTCTTCTTTGGTGCAGAGCGCTTAGACTTCTTTGATTTCTTGCTCTTCTTTGATTTGCGAGACTTACGAGGAGCAGATCGCTTGGATTTCTTACTCTTCTTTGGCGCCTTGCTTTTGCGAGATTTGCGTGACTTTCTCTTAGGAGCAGGGGATGAAGATTCAGTGGAAGGAGAAGCAGCTGCCTTCTTAGCCTTCTTGTGGGAGCGTCTGTGAGAACGCTTTACTGAGCGCTTATGAGATTTTGGTGCGCTCTTCTTGTGAGAACGTTTGTGAGAGCGCTTTACGGAGTGAGCCTTTGGTGAGCGAGGAGATTTCTTATAACTTTTACGACCAGCCATGTTTTTTTTATACTATTAATAAATATTTTATTTTTTTGAAATTCAGAAAAAAATAAAGTAAAAAAGATATGAATATTATTTAATGAAATTTAATATTAATTAGATATTTAAATATTCCATTAATTGTTTATATTTATCTTCAATTGATATTTTTTTGGACCTAGTTGTCATCCAATCTTTGCCACTTTCTTTTTGTTTAGGGTGCAACTTTGTACAACAAAATGCATCGCCTTTTAATTTAGTCGCTTTAACATAATAACAATATTTAGGGATATTTTCTGATTTAATTTTACAATTGTCTGGTAAATTTGAACCCCTTGTATAAACTCTTTTCTTAGGTATATATGTATCAACTGGTTCTTTATGTTCTTTTTCTTTATTTGGTTGTTGTTTTGTAACAACAATTTTCTCTTTTATAATTTCATGTTTTTCTCTTTTTGTAATTTTTTCTTCACATTTATCAATTTTAGGAATTACAATATTATTTTTATGTTCTTTATTATTTTCGCACCATTTTCTCATATTTTCAGCATTGTTTTTTAAATATTCTTCTTCATTTTCTGCTCTTTTCTTTTCACGATGTTTTATATAATATTTCTTTTCATTTTGTCTTTTATTCCTTTTTTCAATAATGTCAGGTCTTTTCTTTTGTTTAGCATCTTTTTGGCGACATTTTAAACATCTCTTAACAACATTACCAGATTTCCCAATAAAATCCGCTTCAATTCTATAACATTTACAGTTTGTACATTTAAACTTATCTTCATTTTCCATTTTAATAATTTTTATTAAAATGGTTTATTTTTTCAAGTTTTAATTAGGAGGACTAGCAAAATATATAGTAAAATATAATTTGATCAATTGCTGTACGCAAGACCACCCATACCAGCCATAATTCTGAGAACGTTGTAGTTAACAGCGTAGACACGGAGTTGGATAGGGGAAGTTCCAGTGGTGAGGTCTAGGAGAAGAGTGGCATTGTCAATTCGGGACATGTTGACAGTTCCAGAAGGTTGGTGTTGTTCAGGGTTGAGAGCAAATGAGTATACATAGATACCAGTTGCTGGGCATCGGGTGTGATGTTGATAAGGTTGAACAACGTTGAAGTAAGTAGCATCACGAACGGAGAATCGGTCTTGTCCGTTAAGTTGGAGCTTAGCAGATGCAAGAGTGTCATCACCAACGTATTCCTTACCAGCAGTGTTGGCAGAGTCAGTGTAATCAGCCCATCGGTTCTTGTTAGGAGCAACGTTGGAGTCTAATTGAAGGACCCAGACAAGTTCCTTGCAAGGGTGGTTAAGAGCAAGCTTGGACTTGACAGCGGAGTTGCTGTAAGATTCAGCACCGGTGAATTGGAGTTGCTCAATTAAGTATTCGTGTTGAACTTGAGCAAATTGTCTACGTTCATCGGTATCAAGGTAGACGTAGTCAATGTAGAGGGAAGCATTGGCAATGCTTGGAACACCAGATGAAGGAGCAGATCCGTTATGGGTGATATAGCATTCAGATGCAGCACGGAAGGAGATGTTGAACTTGACTTCGTGATATTGGAGAGCAATAAGAGGAAGAGCAAGACCAGGGTTTCGGCAGAACCAGAATTGGAAAGGAATGTAAAGGGTAGCAGCAGGGATGGAAGCTGCAGGGGTGGTAAGAGCAACGGTTGAACCAATCATAACGTTGTAACCATCTTCCTTTTCAGCAGTCTGGGTAAGCTCGTTCCAGATGTTGAGCCAGTCACCATAGTGACGGTCGATTTCTTGGCCACCGATTTCAATGTTGACGTAGTCAACAATGACATGACCAATGTTTCGGGTCCAGGCAACAGAAGCACCAGCACCAGAGTTAGCAAGAGCTGGGAGGTCAACTTGAAGGTAGACCTTGTGGATTAAATCACCGTTTCGGGAAACAGTGCAAGAAACTTTGCGTCCGAAGTCAACAGTTCCGTTGAAGGTCTGTTCGATAGCTTCGAGAGCGAAGTTAGTGTGACGTCTGTAGACGACTTTGAAGAAAGTAATTTGAGGATTTCCGGTAAGATAGATATCTTGGGCGCCATAAGCGACGAGTTGCATTAAACCACCAGCCATTTTTGTTTTTTATACTATATAAAAAGAAAAAAAATTTTTTAAAATAACTTAATTAATTTAAAAATAAATAAAATTAATAATACTTTTCAAACGCTATAAAAATTGTTCTGTCTTCTATTTTAATTTTTAGTTCGAAACCGTAACTCCTAATATATCGTTTCAATAAGAACAATTCATCTTCGCTTAGTATCATAATATTTCTATGTCCAAATAAAATTTCAACACCATGTAGTGTTATAACACTTATTATATCTCTAATAAATGTATGATTATTATAACCCTCATTTTCCATAAAATCAACTGTAGACTCATCTAAACTTAAATCTATAGAATTAGGTTCTCCAGGAGGGTTAGTAAAAATTTGTTCCGCTATATATCTCGTATTATCTTCTTCCATATTTCTTATTATATCAAATTAAATTAATATCTAAATTATAAACGAATAATGTTACATATAAACTGACAATCATATCCATAGTATAATGCGAACGAGTAACACCTAAAATAAACAAATGTATGATATTTAATAAACTAAATAATCCAATATTTAAAACATTTGTTTCTATAATTCCATGTTTAAACATTAATAACGTTAATAATAATCCAAAAGCAAAATGACCCGAAAACATTTTATCATAACATCCACCACCAATTGTTTTATCAAATAAACTTAAATTACCATATTCATCTGGGATAACCTCAACATCTGTATTTTTAGGTAATATAGTAGCCATAATTGTCAAACTTCTCAAAAATATGATAATCAGAAATTTCAGAATAAACTCTTTAAAAAAGTCATTCTTAATATTATCCGTAACTAACTTATGAATTAATGGTATAGCAAATAATACCATATACCAATTTTTAGTATAATTGTACTGCGAATAATTATTAAAATTCATATGAAGAATATCCCATACTTCATCTGTATTTTTACACTTATTATCTGGAAGTGTATAAAAACCAGTTCCAGTTCTATATACAAATTCCATAGCTTTCAAATGTACAATAACTATTGCTGTAACTAAAATTGCAAATGTACTGTGTGTAATATCCATATTAATATATATGCTTAAAAAAATTTATCAATAATTCCATATTTTTTCTTTAAACTATTTAAATTTAAGATTATTTTAAAATTAATTGACAATGAGTGAGTATACTCCTCTTTTAATTGATGAAGATGAAATAGCCGAGAGAGAAGAAGCTATAAATCATATTCATCAAGAAATGCTCGATGTTCATGAAATTTTTAAAACTTTAGCTACATTATCACATGAGCAAGGATATTTACTGGATAATATTGAAAATAATATTGATAGTGTTGTAATTAATGTGGAAAGAGCTGATGAAGAACTTGTTTCCGCTGATAAAAAACAAAAAAAATATAATAAATGTTTATGGTCAATTTTAATAATCTTATTTATTATATTATTAATAACAATTTTAGTACTAACGTTAACACTAAAATAAGAAATCAATCTTTAAATTTATTTCTTATTCAATAACCATTTCATAAAATTATTATCAACACTGATTTTCATAATTAATGAACTGGCTTTGTTGATTTTATCCCATGAATTTACAAATTTCGGAAACTCTTTTTGATGATTGTCTGAATCTTCTATAACCCATGAATCTGCATTTATATCAACCTTTTCTTTTCCTTTTTTTTTAGAAATATCTAATGGTTCTTTAATTACATTCTCTTTCATCAATTCATTCGTTTGATATACATTCTCATCACAATTGATAATATCTATAATACTGTCACTTATAACTATATCATTTTCAGGTGTATCTAAATTATCAACAAACGTTTTTAATTCTTCAGTAGAAATTCTAAAAGATGGATTAATCGTTAATAATTTTTTTAATAATGTTTTCATTTTACTATCAATTATATTTTTTTTATCAATGTTTTTATGTAAATCCATCTGTGTTGTCGCCTTAGAAAAAAACAACTTTAAATCATGTATATCATATATGTCAGAAAACGGTAACATATTAAAAATAAGTTCATATAAACATATTCCATAACTCCATAAATCAACCTTTTTATCATAAAATTTTACATGTTTTATATAATCGCCATCTGATGTTAATTGTTCAAACTCTTCTATATTTAGTATAATCTCAGGTGCCATATAATATGGTGTACCACATAATTTATAATATTTCTTTTTTAATGCACTTGCACTAAAATCAAAATCACTTCTAGTTAAACTATCATTTAATTTACAATCTAAATCAAAACACGCAAAACCAAAATCACTTAATTTAAATAAAAACTGGTTATTCTTATCCTTTTTTACTAATACATTATGTAACTTTATATCTCTATGAATTATATTTAAATCATGCAAATAACTAAGAGCATGAACAGTATCTTTTAAAAAACTCTTAATAAAAGTACTTTCAAAACCATTAAATATATTTCTTAACTTGAAATCTCCTATTGTATAATCTTTTAAAATACTATACAAATCTCCATACTGACAATATTCCATTTTGATATAATATATTTGCTCCTTAACATCTGATGAAAAATACTTTATAATATTGTCATGATTTAATTTATTTAAAACCTCTATCTCACTATCTATCAAATCTCTTAATCTTTTATAATAATATTCTTCTTCGGAATCTAATTGTTGTAAAAGTTTTCTATTTGTATTATATGGTGTTATACTAACACTTGTTGTTCCTGATACTTGTTTATTATATTTTAAAACTTGTTTCATTTCTAATTTAGACTTTTTAACATACTTTTTAACTAAATTATCTAAATTAATTTCTTTCACTATAAAGAAATCTTCGTCATCATCATCTGTATCATCATAAATACCGCTTAACATCAATAAACTTCCAGATTTCTTTTTTTTACACAGATGAACACTTGAAAATGAGCCTTTTCCAATCTGTTTAAGAACATTATAATCGTTCATTACTCTACTATATGTAAATAAAAAAGTTTTTTCAACTTATCGATTTAGTTTTTAAAAAATCCGTAATACTTTTATATCCTATTTCGATTAATTTATGTTTTTCTGAAGCCGTTAACGCAAAATTCACACTTTGAGTAATATCTTCTGTATGAATATACACCGTGCAATTCTTATATTCTTCACTTCTCGTAGTATGTTTCTCTTTTTGTACCATATAGCAACTTAATATATGATATATATAACTTTCAATATCGTCTATTTTTTCATCTACATCATGATTATCCATCTCACCATGATTAATTAATTTAAAACCTAAAAAATTACTCAAATCACCTTCAAACACTCTAATGGGATAATTATCTATTAATCCACCATCAATATGAATATCACCCTCAAATTCATTAATTGTAAACAAAAATGGAACACTTATAGACATTCTTACTGCATCTAATACTTTAACATCAGGTGTTTCACTATAATTAAATTTTTTATAACAATACTTATTTAAATTTGTAGCCATCACTTGAAAATCTACATGATTCAATTCATAAAATTCTTTCAAAGTAATCCCAGGGTCAACCCCCTTTTTAACCATTAAAGACTGAATCCAAGATATTAAATTTGTACCGCTATCTAACCCATATTTACTTACAAAATTCATAATTCGAATGTCCTTTAATTGGTCAAATTTCTTGTTTAACACTTCCTCTAACATTTCAGCATATGTATATTTCAATAAATAAATCAAACTAAAAATACTACCAACAGACACTGCACAGATGGTTTTAATATTAAATAATGGTATTATACAATTATTCTCATCAAAACCAGGTTTATCTTCTTCTAAACGTCTTTCATATATTAACTCTTCTATTTTTTTAAACACACCAACATATGCGATTCCTTTAATAGCACCTCCACTAAAAGCAAGTTTATTGATTTCCATTTAGTGTTAAACTTATAATAAAAAGCTATATTTTTATTATAAATCAAACGACCTAAAAATTAAATTTTTCATTATAAATGTCATTTATATATACAATTTTCTCAGACATATCAATATCATTCATACAAACATATATACCATGATTACTTTCTAGACCTAAATGTACTAAAATATATTTCCATTCAATTAAACCTTTATAATATAAAAAATGACGTATATCTGCTGTAATATCTCTGATATGGTCACCATCTTTATTAATTACACCACAATAATTAATCATATTTATATTATTAGGATTATATATTCTAAAGGCATCTGTACTATTATAAAAGGTATCCTCAACAATTTTAAATTTATAATACTTATTATTATTATGTTTACCTAAATATTCATGTATAGTATAATCTAAATCTCTTGTTCTATGAACATGAGTTTTGACATATATGTATTTTGGCAATATATAAGTTATTTTATCTACTATAGACAAATACACACTTACAAATGATAATATTATATTAATCAATAATCTATAAAAATTTTGTCTATAATTTAACACAAGTAACCCACATAGTATAAATCCAATTGTAAAATACATTATTTAAAACTAAAAAACTATTAATTTTAAATAAATTATGGATTTCTCTCAATTTTTAGTTAATAATCCAGAAATTCCTACCATTAAGGAAATAAAGGGGAAGATTAAGGAACCTGAAAAGGATGCAAACAAGGAAAAAGAAAAAGTTAAACCAGTTAAAAAAGAAAAAGAACCTAAAATAAAAAAAGAAAAAATAGTAGATTTAAAATCAGTATTTAAAAATCCTGAACAACTTGAAAAACCTAACAAAGTTATAAACGACGATACTCCTGAAATCAATTTTAAAAGAGGTGATTTTGTCAAAATTATTCGTTTAGAAGGAAGCCCTCTTAATGTATATAAAGGATACTATGGAGAAATTAAAGAGTATATTTATAGAAGCGATTCTGCATATATTGTATTAGAAGCTATGGCCTATCCTCGACGAATAAAATTTCCTTTAGGTCATTTTAAACATCGATATTCTTAAAAAATTTTTTATTAGTATATTATAATGATAGAATTACCAGAAGGTATTGATTATACCGTATACAAAGGAACTAGTGGTATGAGCACTAAACATTGGGGTCCAGCTGCTTGGAACTTTTTATTTACAAGTATTATGGGACGTTATCCTGATAAAATTGACACAACGAATAGTGAACATATTATTGTTAAAAATGCATTCAAGCAAATGTTAACAGGTTTACAAATTGTTATGCCATGTATTTTTTGTAGAGAATCATTTAAAACATTCTTATTAGAATTACCTATTGAACCTTATTTACAAGGTAGAATAGAATTAATGTATTGGTTATATTTAATGAAAGATAAAGTCAATAAAAAACTCATAGGTCAAGAAAATAAATGTTACAAAGACGAAAAACGTAAACTAAAAGCTATGTTTTATAGTGGAGGTATATCAGAAGAAAATTATTATAAAAATGTACAAGCATTTAAAGAAGAAACATTTCATACTATTCCTACACCACCATTTAAAGAAGTCCTTGATAAATATGAAGGATTAAGAGCAGTTTGTTCTGATAAAGCGAAAACATGTGCTTTACCTAAAAAACAGTAAAATCTAGATACATTTAATTTTATAATGAATATAAAATTAATAAGTTTAATAAGTTGATATTTAGTTACCGATTTCAAGGAATCGACGGTTAGCTCCAACTGGTTGTTCATAAGAACTGTTGTTAAATGGTCCAACTTCACTTTTTGGAATTGGTGGACAAGAACGAATGTCAAGATAAGGAATCTTGTTTGATTGTACAACAGTGTTAATACCCATATGGTATCCAGCTTGTAAAAAGTTTTGTTCTTGGAGAAGCTTAGAAACTGGGTTTTGTTTAGCGAATTCATTAGCATCATCATAAGTAGGTAAAAGGTCGTTGGCACTTAATTGAGTTTGACCTGCAACAACACGTTCTAATTGAGCTTGTTGTTCTGATTCAGCTAAAACTGGAGCAGCAACAGCCTTAACATCAGGCTGAGCCATAGGAGCCTGAGCTTCAACGGCGGGTTTAGCTTCAGCTTCAACATTATCTAAACTTTCACGGTTATAGTATTTCATGAAGAAATAGACTGCAAGAAGAATTAAGATAACCTTAAGCATGTCATTTTTTTGAATCATTTCTAGTATGTCCATCGTGTTTTAATATATAGTAATAAAATAAATTTATTTTTTTAAAATAAAAATGTTAATTTAAAAATAAAATACTTAAAATAGTAAATCAAAATTACTCGGTTTAAAAAATTTAAAGAAATATTAAAAATACGAAAATGGATAGCGAAACAGAAAGTCATACAGACTTTCATGAAGAGTTTGAAAATGACCAAATAGACTCATTTATTACAGAAGAGACTGATTATATAATGGATTTATATTACGACCTTCAAGATAGAATTCCTTATTTCTTAGATAAGGCTAGATTTCCTGATATTATGTCTTTTATTATCGATAATAAATTTGGCCTATATAAAAATAATAAAATTTACGATACACGTGATATCGAATATTTTATGTATGAATACAACTCTGAAATAAATGCATCATTTTATATAATCAATAACTATCTACAAAAATACAAAAGATTTAGTTTAGAATATGATGTTTTTACAAAATTTGCATATGACTTTACTACAATTTGTTAATTATTTAATACATTTACCTTTTTTATTAGTCATTTGTTTCTTAGGAATACCATAATGACCATTAATTGCCATTAACATGACATCACACATATCATCCTTCTTACCAGAAGCTTCTAATTGATGTAACCATTTATCACATTCATCCTTTAAAAATTTATTTTGTAAAAACCATTTCGAATATTGAATACTTAACCATTTTCTCTTAGCATAACTACCTTTTAAATTACATTCTATTACTGGTCCAGTATACGCCTTTAATTTTTGAGCTGCACGTACAAATCTTATAGTTGTTGACGTATTATAATATAGTTCTACTAATTTACCATATAAAATATGAGATGTAAATTTCATCTTTTGATTAACTTTAGGTTGTAGTTCAATTAATACTTGTGTTACTTGATTAAATATATCTATATGTGTATCGTATATATATTGTACTCTTGTTAAAACTATTTTAGCAATATCTTGAAGTAAATAGTCATTGACAGCTTTTTTCTTAAATATATACTTTTTATCTATTTGTTTACCATTCATTAAATCCTTGGGGAAATGAGTTTTACAACAATGTAATTGATTATTATCTTTTAAATATTTAAACCCGCATTTTTTACCACATACCTTCCCATTTTTTTGTATACCATTACACGTGTAATCATCTATATCTAATGTATTATACGTATCCCATAAATGAATTTTATAAGTAGATATGTCTTGTTTATTACCAGCACTCATAATACACATTGCTAAGTTCCTCAAACCAACATCTATTGTTAGTATCATTAACAATAGATATTATTTTAATTTTTATGGAGTAACGTATTAAGTTTTAACCATTTTAGCCAATAATAGTAATCCACCCAATAATGATATATTAGCCCAAAACGGTATCGACTTTTTATAATTACTAAAATCTGGAAAATGATATATAAATGTAGCTAATATTGTAAAAACAATTAATGCAACAACACTATAATATGCTTGTTCTTTATAATTTCCAGTGAATGTGTAATAAACAATAACAAGAGGAGCAATAATCTCTATTAATATAACTATTACAATAGCTAGATTATATAACTCATTTGACATATCAAATTGAAGCTTTTGTTTTAAACTTTCAACTACACTATTAAAGCCCGAAAATTTGTTAACACCAGATAATAAAAACATAACAACAAGTAATGTTGCTATTAAACTCTTATTTTCTATAATATCTGTAATATCTGTCATATACTATAACATAATAATTTAATTTATTATAATTTCGATACTATATTCTCCTTTCTTCTACTATAAGAATAGTAAAAATAAACAACTATACTAATTATTAATATCACTGTTACCATATATACCTTGCGAAAATACTCATACCATGTTTGTTTTCTATATCTGTTTTTAATAGGTACACATTTAGATTCATTAATAATTTCATAATCAGACTCGTCTTCAACAAAATCGATATCTGGACAATCACATGACTCAACGCATTCTAAATTGTCAATAAACAACTCTTCACTTTCTATTTCACCTTCTATTTCACTTACAACTGTGTCTTGGGTATCATCTACATCCATTTCATCATCACCATAATTATTTAATTCGTCATATATTTGACGTTTAATTTTTTTACGTATTGAACCAATCATATGACTTGATGCATCACTATCAGTATATGTCTCTATATCACTGTCACTACTGTCACTACTATAGCTACTGTCACTTTTAATATTACTGGATATATCACCATCATAAATATCCGACATTATTTAACCTTAATATATGTCAATAAAAATTATTTTTATAATAATCGTACCCTAAAAATGTTTTCTTTTAAAAAAATTTGTCACTGTTTTTATTATCTGTTTTAAAAAATTATCCTTTTTACATATTCTATCATTAACATCATACTCTATTATTATTACTTCATCATTAAAGTGTACAGTCTTATGTAACTCATTCATTACTATTTATCAAGTTAATCATTTTTATATATGTACGCACACGCGGTAAATTTTATTTATTTGTTAATGATATTATATAAGAAAACATGAATGAATTTGAAAGATTATCGCTAAGAAAGTTTAAAATAAAAAGTATGGTACCAAATGCTACAGTATTGTTATTAGGAAGGCGAAGAAGTGGAAAATGCCTACTTAAAGGAGAAAGGGTATTAATGTATGATGGCGAGATTAAAAATGTAGAAGATATAAAGGTAGGAGAGCTTGTTATGGGAGATGATTCAACACCCAGAATCGTTTTAGAAACACATAATGGAACTGACACAATGTATAAAGTAACAAATCGTAAAGGAGAAAGTTATACAGTTAATAGTCATCATATTTTATCGTTAATTTATACTGGTAAGAAAAATATGAGAGATAGAAAAGACCGAAGTAGTTACCAAGTAACGTGGTTTGATAAAACACAATATAAACTAAAATATAAAACATTCTCTTATAAAAATAAAGATAAACAAACAGTTTATTTAGAAGCTACAAAGTTTTTAGATGAATTAATCGATGACCGTGTTGTAGATATTCCTATTAAAAATTTTTTAAAGTTATCAAAAAAATACCGTAAAAATTTATTAGGATACCAGACTCCAGTTGAATTTCCAGAAAAAGAATTACCAATAGACCCATATATGATTGGTTATTGGTTGGGTGACGGAAATTCAGAAGAAGCAGTTATAACATCTCAAGATTCAACTGTATTACACTATTTTGCTAAAAATCTTCCAAGTATAAATTGTTATTTACAATATAGAAAATCTAGTAATTATTGTTACGGTATAAATGGTGAAAAAATAAAAGGTTATAAAAATAATAACAACATATTCCTTAATACTTTAAGGCAATTAAATCTAACCAAAGAAAAACATATTCCAATGATTTACAAGTGTAATTCTCGCACAAATCGTCTTAAATTATTAGCCGGTTTTATTGACGCAGATGGACATTTAGGTAAAAGATCTGATTTTGAAATTACACAATGTATTAAACATGAGAGACTTATTGATGATATAATATATTTAGCACGTAGTTTAGGATTCTCAGCAACTAAATATATTAAAAAAACATCATGGATACATAATGGCGAAACAAAACATGGAGAAGCCTTCAGAATTAACATTAACGGTAAGGGAATAGAAGAAATTCCAACATTAATACCAAGAAAACAAGCTAATCCTAGAAAGACGCGAGTTGATACATTAGTTAGTCAAATATCAGTTGAAGAAGTAGGTGAAGGATATTATTATGGAATAGAATTAGATGGTAATCATCGTTTTGTTCTAGGTAATTTTATAGTCACTCATAATAGTTGGCTTGTAAGAGATATCTTTTACCATCATAAAGAAATCCCCCTAGGATTAATTTTTTCTGGTACTGAAGAAGCTAATCCATTCTTTGGAGATTTCATACCTGATTCATTTATTCATTCAGAATATGACCCAGAATTAATAGAAACTATGTTAACAAAACAATCTCATAAAGTTAAAAAAGCTAGAAATAATGGACATGCTGATACAGATGGTCTCACACCATCTAATAGAGCATTTGTTGTTTTAGATGACATGTTACACGATGCAGCAGCATGGAAAAAAGAAAAAACAATTCAGAGTATTTTTTTCAATGGCCGTCATTATAATATCTTCTTTATTTTAACTATGCAATATCCATTAGGTATTCCTCCTGCTTTACGTAGTAATATTGATTACGTATTTGTCTTTAATGAACCTAGTATTAAAAATCGTAAAAAAATATATGATGATTATGCTGGTATGATTCCAAGCTTTGACCATTTTTGTAATATATTAGATTCATGTACACAAAATCATGAATGTTTAGTTATTAAAACATCTGGAAATAGTACTGATTTAAGAGACCAAATTTTTTGGTACAAAGCAAATAAACATGACCCATTTAGAGTTGGACATCCTAAAATTTGGAAATATCATGATTTACATTATAATGAAAAGTACGATACACAACGTGACGAAGAAAAGGAAGAAGTTGATAAACTTCGTAAGAAGTTTGCCAAAACAAGAAAATTAAAAATTATTGTCAATCGTCAAGGAGATGCACTAGAAGCAATAGAAGAATCGGAATAATTATTTATGAAAAACTTTTGTGTCATTATCGATTTTATCATCTAATATAATTACATCTATATTACTTTTATAATGCTCTTTAGAACATTTATCTTTTAATCCAAAAAATTCGCAACTAGGATTTTTACATAGTGATATATAATCAAACATTTTATATTGTATATTATCGTAAAAGTAACACTCTTTATTTGATTGTTTATATTGTATATGATGTTTTGTTTTTGTATGTTGATTAAAATTCCATGAAATATATTTCTTACCACAATGACATAGTTTTAATTTTTTATTGTCATCTATAATTGATTTGTTATAATCTTCAATATCTATATTATCATATTTCATATTATAATATAATTTTAATATTTGTTATTTTTCATTTATTTAAAACTCAATATCTTGTACTAATTCTTCGCATTTATTAAGATATTTGTCTAGGAAATATAAATCTAACCAACTACTACCATATTTATATTCATCTGTAAGAAGTCTTTCAGCCTTTGAAATGTATACGTGCAATTTATTGTCATTCGATTCTTTAATATCATATTTCTTATACAAAGAAATAAGTTCACAGTACTCTGTATATTTCTCTTGATTCATTTTCGATATTCTCTGTATATTAATACAAAAGAATTTAAATTCATTTTTTTGTTTGTTAATTATATCAATGGAAAGAACGTTTACTGAATCAGGAATATTATTACCTAATTTTCAAGGATTAGAATTATCATCTGCCTCTAAATTAAGTCTTGATAAATTTGCTAAATATATGGATAAAATTTTTCTTGAAGATTTAACATCCTTACACCCAGAATTAGGAACTTGTACTCTTTATTCACATTTTATATCAGATTATTATATAACTATTGATTTTAATACATTTTCATACATTGTACCTAACCATATATCTGATAAATTACATGAATGTAAAACAAATAGACATATACGATTTTATGTTTTACCTATAGTATTTAAATTTAATGAAGTTGACTCCCATGCAAATGTAATTATCGTTGACAATAAAACTAAAACTATTGAAATGTATGAGCCACATGGTTCAAGATTTTTATCAAAAGATATATTTTATGATTTAGAATACCATATTCGTAATTTAATTAGTCATATTTTATCAAGAAGAACTCATTTTAGATTTAAAAATGTACATTATAAATGTCCCATAGGGTTTCAAACAAAACAATCTAAACTTGATAGAAGCACTGGTCATTGTGTAGCATGGACCCTATTCTTTATTCATGTTAGATTGTATAACCTAGATTTAAGTACATCCAAGATAATAGAATATTTTGATAGTTTTAAACCTGAAAAACTCGATACATACATACGTCAATATATTACTTTAATAGATAAACAAACAAAAAATACTAAAAAATTTTATAAAGATGCATATATAAATTTTAATCTGAATCCTAAAGAAGAACAATATGTAAAGGAACTTATAAAAACTAAAACTAAAGAATACTTTGATAATTTAGATACGAATATATATTTATATAGCGGATTACCATTTAATGAAGTTAACAAAATTTTTAAGGAATTTATTAAATATAGTAAATTTGATTTTTTTCATAACCTATATTTTAAAACAGTTGAAGAATTTTTTAACAAGTGATTATATTAAAATTTAATTTATTGTTTTAATATAAGAATATGGATAAAACACTTCCATCAAATGATATATTTGATTTATTATTTAAACAAACTAAAATAGAATACCTTAGGACACTAGAAAATACATCTACAGACTATATAATTGATGTTAATGATAATATGATTCTTCCAAACTTAAAATTAGTAGAACCATCTGAATCTATTTATTTACGAGAAGATATATTCTCTAAATATCTCGATAAAATTATAGTTGATTCATTTCAACATTATGGTAATAAAATTTGCCTTTTAAAATCAGTATTTTATACTGATTATTTTATAACTATTGATTTTGTAGATTTCTTATATAAAATACCAAACATTCTATTAACGTCTATTAATAAATGTAAAAACAATCCTTCTATACGATTCTATGTGATACCTATTAGATTAAATTTAACATATAAAGATGCTCATTCAAATGTTGTTATAGTAGATAATTTATACAAAACTATAGAATTTTTTGAACCTCATGGTAGCGTGTTTAGAGGATTTCATGTACCCAAGCCATATAATATTGAAAATCATATAAAAATTTTACTATCTAGATTATTCCCTATACGTTCTAAATTATATATTTATAAAAATGTTCAAAATAGTTGTCCTATAGGTTTACAGGGACAGCAAAGTTTAATTAATCCTGGTAGTGGTCATTGTTTAGCATGGAGTTTGTTATTTATAAATACTAGAATAAACAATCTCTATTTTAGTCCAGAATATATCATTAATTATTTTAACCATCATTTTAGTCCAGTGGATTTAGATATTTATATGAAAAGATATATTTCTTTATTAGAACAAACTACGCATAATATTAATACTAAAACATTACCTAATTTTAAATATCACTTAAACTTATCTCCAGATGAAAAGATACATATATCAAATAGAATTCAATCATTAACACAGCAATACTTGTTAGAACTTACTCATGAAAAAGATAAAAGTATGATTGATAAAATATTTGAAGAGTTAATATCTTATCATAAATTTCAATATTTTAATGATATTTTTTTCAAAACAGTAAATGAATTTATGGAGGAGTTTAAATCTGACATAGATGTAGATTCTGATACAGAGGCATCTTATCATAGCACAGAAGAAGAAATTATTCCAACAAAACGAAAATTGTCTGATTCATATGATATTTTTGATGATAAAAAAGCAAAAACTTCTGAAGAGTTAAGTCCATTATCTTTATTATTTAAGGAAATGGACCAAAATACGTTAGATGAAAAAAATAAAGAAGAAAAACCATATATAGATACAACAACTGTACGTGATAATAATTTTGATAAAGAAAGTAATGTAGAAAGTTCTAAAAGCGATACAAGCGATACAAGCGATAAAAGCGACACAGAAAGTGAATTTAATATGTACGAGTCAGATGAAGAAGAACTCAGAGATTTATACAATACATTCGCATAATTATCCAGACTTACGCAAGTTTATTTTTATAAAATATATATAAAAATAAAAATGAATCGATAATTTAGGTATAATTTGTATAATTCTAAATTTTACCTTATAAAATTTTGAGTAAGGGAGGGAGGTTTTTTTTCGTTATTTTTTATTTTTGACACCCCTGTTTCAAAAAAAACAGTTTTAATCATACTTTTGTCAAAAAATTTTTGATTCGAGGGGTCCAAAAATAAAAAATAACGAAAAAAAACCTCCCTCCCTTACTCAAAATTATTTTTGACTATTTTCATGAATTATTCAATTTGAATCGATAAATATATATATTTATTAAATTTGTTAAAATTTTACTACTAAAATTCTGCATAATTACCCAAAATATTTATTGCTATTTTTTGATATTTAACAAAATCAAAGGATAAACTATAATTGTCTAAAATAGAACTTGAAATTTTACTACTAAAATTTTGCGTAATTTGAATAAAATTAAATTATTAGTAAGTTATAATAATGATATTCAAGTGTAATTTATGTAATAATGAATTCAAAAAAAAGCAGTCTTTACAAGTTCATTTAAATGAAAGACGATGTAAATCAGATATGTTAGATAACTTGTATAAATTGCATGAATATATAGAAAGTCTAAAGATTGTATCTTCAAGCCAGAACATTAATCAATCTATTATAGGAGGTGAAAATAATACATATATTAATGTTAAAATAGAAATTAACCCTATAACTAAGTTAGATATATCTCATATAGAACCAGATAAGATGAAAAATTTAATAGAAAAATATGATGATGACAATACTCAAAAAAATCCAGAAAAATTAAATTTACTATTAACAGATTATATAAAAGATGTTATTTGTGATCAAGAACATCCAGAAAACCATGCTGTTAAATATATAAAGAAAAAACCACCTACATACAATTGTTTTATCGAAGACACTGAAGGGAATACAGTTACTGTTATCAAAGGTTTAAAAGATACATGTGAATTACTTTCAGACCCTATGTTAAATACTTTAAAGGTTAAATTAAAGCAATTTTTACAAAGATATAAAGAAGATGAAGAATTCGACTATTCTTTATATGAAGATGCTATTAAACAATTAAGAAAAGAACTAAATAAAGGAGCTGTTAAAAAAGCTTTAAGTTCGGTATTACAAAATGATATACTCAATAATATTCAAATGAAATTGAATATCAGTGCTAACAAAAAATAAATTAAATTTCACTAACTTTTATAATACCTTCATCTATAAGACGTAAATATGTTCTACTACCTACTTTAACACGTCTTTTAGTTTCTGGATTGATTATCCAATCTTCTAAACTTCTTTTTAAAGATTTACAATTGTTCTTTATTGTTTTTAAATTTTCCTCATCAATACTACTTCTACATAATGAACAAATGTTTCCATTATTTGAAATATGTGTGTCAATACATTTCACATGAAATGCATGCTTACAATTAAGGGTAATAATCAATTCCTTTTCTGTAATATTTTCTGTATCAAAACAAATATTACATTTATATTCTTTATTAATAAACGAATTATAGTCTAATTCTGTACCATCTTCGACAAAGTTATCTCTATAATCAATATACTGATAATGTTGCTCTAATCTACAAATAATATTATCATAATTAATAACATAATTATCAATTTCAAAACATCTCGTATATCTAGGTCCATATGGATATTCTTCTAAAAGTTGTGTTAAATCATTGAAAATATCTTCTAAATATGTCATTAAATAGTTATGAATAAATGTAGTAAATATCTGTGGTTGGGAATAATCATGAATATATCTTAGTAAACATGTTTTCCATGATTGATATAACACATATTCTGTATAACTAGGGTCATCCCTACCACCTGGTTCATATGTATATGGATTATTATCAAAAAAACTATGAAATGTTAATAAAATAGTTTCAATACCCATAGAACTAGTCCACTTTTCATTATCACTTGGCCATGTATTTAAAATAGTACTACAACATTTACCATCTTCATACATGTTTGGATGTATTCTAACCCCGTCATAATTAACAAATGTAACTTTTGGTGGTGAGTGTGGATAATCTTCAGGTAAATCAAAATTTAAACGAACAAATTTGTGTCTATATACTGAATCATATGGGCATTTAATAATAGCTTGAACTTTATTTATATTAGTTTCATCAAAAGCAACTAAATAATCATTTTCTAATAATGGTTTTTTATTTTGTTCTATAATTAGATTCCGAATCTCCTTTAATAACCTTTTGTTCATAATTAATTATTATATATTAATTTTAAATATATTTAGTATTAGTAATGTATATAATATTAATTATCATTTTTTTTATTGTAAGTGTCTTTTTGATGATGGGTGTATTAATAAGTACACATGAATTAACAAAAGCTAGCATAGAAATTAGGCAATCAAATATACATAATAGAGGTGTATTTGCTACAAAATATATTAGAAAAGGAGAAACTATAGAGATAGTTCCATTAATATCTGATGTATCATTAAACAATATAAGAAAAAGTAAACTAAAGGATTATGTTATAACTACACCATCTAGATTTCTACATGATAATATTGATGTAGATGATACAAAATGCAGCGTAATGTTAGGGTTTGGGTCTTTGTACAATCATTCAGATGATAATAATGCTGGTTGGAATTTTATTGATAAAAATACTATGATAATAAAAGCTGTAAAAGATATAAATCCAAACGAAGAAATATGTGTAACATATGGTGATGAATATTGGAATAAAAGGACTAAAAATTAATAAAACCATGGATATGGCCCATATCCACATCTATACGGATAACCCCTTCTATAATAAGGATATCCGTATCCACCGTAATGAGGATATAAATGATGATATCCGTATCCACCGTATCTATAATGACTTAGTAATTCTACCCTTTGTTCTCCTGGATTCATAAGATGTGATGCAGTACTACAGCCTGTACTCGATAATTTGATTTCTGGCATAGGTCCTGTCATAGGTCTATTATGTAAAATTTGTGGCTTTATTTCGGAAGTTGTCATATTTCCATGAGTTGAACCTGTCAAAGACATATTAATTATAATAGTGTCTATAATTAATATAGAAAAAAATTTTTTGATTATCGTTTGGTTAATTTTCCTTCTTTGTATAACTTGTATAATTTTTCTTTAGTTACTTTTTCCTTTTCTTTTTCTTGTTCTTTTTCTTCAATATTTTTAGGTACAAAAATAATATTATCTTTTAATTGTACTGACCATGTCAAATTTTTATTTGTGTTAACTAACATTATATATCTCATTTCTGGGTCAACTAATTTTAATAAACCGCCAACTCGGAATTCTTTCGTTTGTGTATTGAAATATCTTATCCATACTTTAAAAGGTTTTAAGTTAAGTAAATATTTTTTTTCTTGTGACGTTTTAAGTGCCCTATATCCCTGTAATTTTTCTCTTATTTGTTCCTTAGACATATTATCTTGTTTACTACCTTCTTTAGGTTTTTTATAACCAGATTCTACAATAGAAGTAAAACGATATTTACCACCGCCTTCTGATGAATAAGTTTCAGATTCACTATTGTAGTCATCTATTGAAGATTCTTCATCAGATGATTCTTTTTTAACAATACGATAACCAATTGAACTTGTTGCGATTTTTTTACTAGACATATGTTTTAATTCTATTATATAAAAGTAAATTAAATTTAAATTTATTTTTTAATTAAATAGAAGAAAAGATAAACTTTTTTTAAATGATATATAGTAGATAATGATTATGCCATATATCAATAGTCTTTTCGACAATGTAAATAATATCATCCCTGAAAGTAATAAATCAGGAAGTTTATGGCTTGGTAATTATAAATCAGCATTAGACCCAGTCTTTTTAAAAGATAACAATATATCAGTTATTATTAATTGTTCAGTGGATTTACCGTATGTGTATGATATACTCGACCCAGCTCATCATGGGTTAAATAAACTTGAAACATTCCGCATTCCTGTATACGATTCATTATTAGATCATGATATTTATATTATGGAGCAATATTATCATACAGTTATACCATTTATTCTTAAAAAAATGTTATCTGAACACAAAAATATATTAATTCATTGTCATGCCGGGGCTCAACGGTCAGCTTCTGTTGTTGCTGCTATTTTATTTGTTCTTATAGATAATGATATCATGAAATTTGATAATTTACAAAATAGAACAGATAAATCTAAACTTATGAAAAAAATTATCAGTTATATTTTAGAAAAAAGACCTCGTGCATTTAGTTATGGGTTCAGAGTAAATTTTAAAAAGTCATTAGAAACCTTTTTTAATCTTGAACTTTAGATTTATATTTGAATAATTTATAAATCTAAATAATTGTAATTTAATTTTTACGACCATGAGGTGTTCTAACGATACTGAATCTTCGCCATTCATTATTCCAGTCACATCCTTGTCCATTACTACCACCATCAAGACATCGTCCGTTTTGAGTTCTAAATTCATAAGTAGGAGCATCACCCGATAACCAACCTTGAGATTTACTCCAAATATTACCATCATCGTGTATTACGAATTTTTGGTCACCACCCTTTTTAATTCTTAAATGACCATCAGTAGCATCTAATGTCCATCCATTACCAATACCTAATACACCATTACTTAACATATATGTTGCTTTACCCCAATCCCACTCATCCTTTGCATTACCAGGAGCAATCCATAACCCCCTACGGTCGTCATTTGGAGCATGGAATATCCATCGATTTTTGTCTTGTGTACCTCCGACAATCATATTAGTACCTTGAACACGCATATCTCCTGCAACACCATTTGGAACATGTAATAGACCATCTACTTGTGTATCACCTCGAATCCAATTATTTCTACCTCCGTGTTTATGTCCAAAATGTGTCCAATTGCCTTGAGGATTCTTAACAGATAATCCACCCCATTCATCATCTACTCTAACATGGGTTGCTCCATCATAAAATTGTATATGAGATGGACCAATATGAATTTTATCTTTATTACCAGTTCTCAAAAAGATATTATCATCTGATTCAATTTTAAGTTGAGCATCATCATGGATTTTACTACCACCATATCCCCAATCTAATCCTTTTTTGTTTGCTGGTAGTTTACATAATTCACCGTCAGCACACCACATAACACTACCTTTTAAAAAGGTTTTACTAGCGTCACTTTCATAACCAGCACCAGTATCACCCTTATCACCTTTATCTCCCTTATCACCTTTATCACCCTGGTTTCCTTTAAATTCAGGATATACTTTTAATTTGTTAATAACATCAAGTTTTTGTTGTTCATTGAAATCATTCCAACCTACTGTACCACTTTCACCTTTTGGCCCTTGTGGACCTTGTAAACCTTGCTGTCCTTGTGGACCAGATTCGCCTCTTGGACCTGGAGCTCCTTGACCCATTTATATTATTGACAAATAAAAAAAAATTTTATATAAAATTCCATTTTTTACAATTTTCTTCACACTCTTCGTGATATATACATGATGGAAAGTCATCTTCCCAATGTGGTAAAATATTATTTATTAAATAACTTAATTGATGAGTTCTAATAGAATCTGATAATCCTAGTTTTGCTTTTGAGTCGTATATACAAGAATTACCTATTCTACATTTTGTTTCTACATTATACCCCCAAGTCCAACATAATGTTCCACAGTGACCATGCATAATACTGTCAGCATTATGACCAAAATGATATATTCTATTATCTTTATTATCGTAATTTACACCTAATAAATCTAAATAATGTTTACCACCTGGACTGTCAAACGTTATAACTTGTTTATTATATTCTAACCCTAACATCACTGATAAAAATCCACCTAATGAATGTCCAGTGAAATATACATTTGAATTATCAAAATCTATTTCTTTTTTAATATTTTCAATAATTGTAGGTAACATTGTAATATAATTTTTCTCTATATTTAAAGAATCTTTGTAACAACTTTTTTTACAATCATATTTGGATTCATTTTCCTCTCTACAAAAATCTTGAAATACTTTGCTTTCTTTATAAAAACAACAACTAAAAAAAAGATTATCATTAAATTTATCATTAGGTACAGTAGAATTAAAAATACTTAGAAACATTGGTAAAAAACTAATACTTGTACCTTTGATAGCTACGACATTGTGAGATTTACTTTCATCAGAAAATAAATATCCCCTAATATCATTTTTGTCTACAGATACATCACTTGTTAAATTATAATCAACTTTTTCCCACTTTGAATCATTTGTTTCTAAATATGCATTGTAACTCATTAACATCATGTTTTTAATTGTATTATAATTAATAGGTAAATCATACGTACCAGACTGTGAAAAGTGGTCAGGAACATCTAATTCAAACATAGGTTCTGTGTGACTTTCTATAGATGTATACGGTCGCCGTAATAAAAAGCTTGAAGTAATTATTTTATTTAAAAATAGATTAATTTTCATTACTTAAATAAAATAATTTAATTTTAAATTACTTACGTTACTGTATATTTCACTTAAATTGTAGTAATAATAGATGGTAGTTCATTTGTATATTTAGTGAAAACATCTCTAATATTTTTTTGTTTATTTTTTTGTTTATAATACATAAATTCAAATTGATTACCTCCTATATATCTAACAATCCATCCATCTGCTGCGGCTTTAAGAATACAGAAAAATTTATATATGAAATTCAAAATGATTTTCTTATGAGTCATCTAATATAAGTAAGGATAATTATTTATTCGTTTGTAATTTAATAACGCGTTTAAAATACGTTAATATTATAAAACTAAAATAGTTATTTATAGTAGTACAGTTTAAACATAACTCATTATTATTTTCATTATGAGGAGGAAAAAGGAATATGATAAGGAAAATAATTCGAAGCGCAAGACTTCTCATCAGAAATCATCAAAAACCCAAAACTCTATATTAAAAATTCATGATGAAAAAATGAATGAGTTTACAAAATCATCAAAAGACAAAAAAATAAAAGAATTAAATATGTTAATTACTAAAAATCTAGAAGAAATAGATATACTTAACAAAGAAGTTGCTTTAAAACGTGTTAATCATAAGGGATATGCTGATTTAAACTCAGATATACCTTTAAAAATTACTAGATTAGAAGAGCATAATAAAAATTTAAGAAAAGAAATAGATTATATTCAATCTGGTAAAATGGAAACAGAATATATATTAAGTACATGTAATCTAATCAATGATTATATTTCATTAGACGAACAAGAAAAAGATTTAATGGTAAAAGAAGACGAAAATATAGAACGTGAATTATATGAATTAAATCAGAAGAAGAATGATATTATAGATGACTATATGAAAATTGTTGACCCGAATTATACATCCTTTAGAAAATCTGCATGTAAACGTTCTGATATTTATTGTGAAAATTGTGATAGTGTTTTGATACCAAGTGATGGTTTTGCAGTATGTTATGATTGTGGTATGAGTAAACCTATGATACAAATTTCAGATGAACTAGGATATAAAGAACTTCAAGAAATTGATTATAGACCACAGTTTACATATCAAAAAGAGACTCATTTAGAAGATTGGTTGAGACGTTTCCAAGCCAAAGAACATAAAGAAATTCCTCAAGATATACTAGACAAGGTAGTTTTAGAAGCTCATAAGCAACGTGTTAAAGATTTAAGTACATTAACAGAAGCTCAAGTGAAAAAATACTTGAAGAAACTTGAATTAAATGATTATTATGATAATGTGATTTCAATTATTAATAGAATAAATAAAAGACCTCCCTTTGTTCTTACTCAAGAAGTTGAAACAAAAATTAAAGAAATGTTTCAACAGATTCAAGCACCATTTGAAAAATATAAAGACCCTAATCGTAAAAATATGTTATCCTATAGTTATTTATTACATCACTTCTTCCTTATTCTTGGTCTCCCAGAATTCAGTAAATATTTCTTCCTCCTCAAAAGTCCTGACAAACTACGTCAACAAGACCAAACATTTAAAAAGATTGTTGAAGAATTGGCTAAATCTGACCCTAAAACTCCATGGAAATTTTATCCAAGTATTTAATGCAGATTTTATCCAAGTATTTAATGCAGATTTTATAATTAGTATAAGTATAAAATCTATTCAAAATCATAATTTTCAAGTAAATTATCAATTGTAGTTTTTGCATTCATAGCTAATTCTCGTAAACTTACAATTTCATTACTGTAATGTCTAATTTCCTCAGATAATTGAAGTTGGTGTTTAATTATTTCATTTTCAAAATAAAATGAATTCACATTTTTATCAATATTAAGTGTTAACTCTTCTAAATCTTTAACTTGTTTAGTTAATTGATTATTAACATCGAGTAAATGATTAATATAAGTACTAGTTTGACTATTCATATTAGATGAAAGGTCTTTTTGTACACCAATAAAAAAGGTTTGTAGGTCTGTTCTAAGAGACACATCTTTATCATTTAAAGTTGTTTTAACATCAGTTTGCAATTGCATTAACATATTTCCTAAATTTTGATGCATGTTATTGAATAAATTAAAAATATCTGTTTTATTATGAGTATTATGTGTTTCACAACATTTTTTTAACGTTTCTAATAATTCATTTCTATTTTTATTATAAACCTCTTCAATAGCTAATCTTAACTTACTCTCTAAACATTCTAAATAATGTAAATTGTCTATAGAAGAATCACTGGATGTATCTGAATGATTTTCTTCAGACACTATATTTTTATTCACACTTTCAAGTATGGAATTCTTTAATTCTAATAATTTATCATCTAGATATTCTTTTAAATCATTATAAATCTTATTTTCACGTAACTGACAGTCACAACAACCATCCATGTATTTAAATGATTCAAATTTATTATGTAAAATATCAATTTTGTTTTCAAGATTATTAAACTTATTTAAGAGCTCAACAAGTTGGTTATTTTTCTTAAATAAACTCATTTTAAATATATATTGTAACTAGTTAAAAATAAATTAAAAAATTAACGTAATTATCTATTTTGCGTTAAACTTTATAAATTATTTTAAATCAGAATTATATATAGTATGTCTAAAGGTAAAGGTAAAGCTATTGATTATTTAGTTGAAGACCCTCCAGTACCAAGTCAAAAATACGCTTTGATTAGTATTGTTGGCCCTCATATGAGACAAAAATGTGATGTTTGGGGTTTAAAGATTCGTGGTGTAGCAGATTCACTTGAGAATGCGAAAGCATTAACTAAACGTATTATGAAACTCGATAAAGATTATGATATTTATACTGTAGATGTAGGCAAATTTTTCCCACTTGCAGTTGAACCATATGATGTATCTAATGTCGAATATGAAAATCAACAGCTAAACGACCTTATTAAGAGTTACCTTGAAAATAAGGAAAAGGCTAACGAACACTGGCATCATCGTAAACAAGAAATGATGAAAGAAGCTATTCGTGAAGGTAAGGCTGAAGGTCAAAAGGAATTAGCTAATAAAAAGGAACATCCTATTGCAGTCCTACAACGAATTCAGAACTTTGAAAACCAACTAAAGGAGGAGACTGAAAGATTAGAAAGTTTAAAGGAAGACTTAAAGCTATCTCGTGAAAAGCTCGAGACTTACACAGATGAAGAACGTGCATTAGCTGATGCTGAATTACGAAGTGCAATTGAAAATAATGTGGAACCTAAAATTCCAGAAGAAAAACAGTTAACTATTGAAGAAATTAGAAATGAAATTATGCAAGAAATCGAAGATGAGTCTGCTCAGGATGAAATCGGAGATACATTAAGTAAATTAAAGTCATTAGAAGATGAAATTAAAGAGTTAGAATCAACCTTATCTTTAATTGACAAGGAAAATTCCCCATCAGTTTACAATACACTTGATAAACAATTACGAAATTTAAATGAAAGTTACTCTTCTTTAAAATCAAAATTAAATTCAGGAAATGCAGTTAATTCGTATATTAATAGTAATTATACTGAGGGTAAGCATGACAGTTTATTTGAATAAATATAAATTAATAGATTTTTTACTAAATTTTTACTAAATTTTTATTTTATTGTTCAATAATAATAATCATTATATGAGTGAAAACAATAAAATAAATATGGAAAATGCTTTACAAATAGCATCACGATATATTCTACAAGGTTTAGCTATAGCAATAGCTGCATATTACGTTCCTTTAATGTATAAGACCAGTTTAAGAAAACCAACTTTTAATGAAATATTTTTAATTTCAATTACGGCTGCATTTACTATGTTTATTTTGGATCAATTTATAGCACCAGTTGGATTTGGTGCTAAGTTAGGTGCAGGATTTACTATTGGTCAGAAATTAGTAACACTTGTTTAATAATTGACAAGTATCTTTTTAATATGATAAAGATTATTTTTAAAACTAGTTTTATGAACTGGCATTTCATATAATTTATATAAATCTAAATTTACATAAATAGCGTTCATTTCCTCATCCGATATACGTCTATAAGCTCTTCTATACAAAACATGATCAATACATGTTCTGTCATAATCTTGACGTGAATAAGTTATATAAACTATATTCTTTGACAAGTCAAATTGAACATTTTTACCCATTTAACCTAATATTAAATACAAATAAAAAAAATATTAATTCTCTTTCTGAATAAAATTTAATTCAATTAATTTTATTCAAATTAAATCTATAATTAAATCTATAATTTTAATCTAAATTGTAAAAGGGATTATTTTTTAATTGTTGCTGAGCCAATCTACCATCTATACGACTATTTTCAACTTCACCATATTTATGGAAAATAGGTTGCTGATAACCTATTATTTCCTTTGAAGGAATAACTTGTTGATTATTTACATTTTCAATACGGTCCTTAGCTCTCTCTTTTAGCAACATATTTGGAGTTAATTTTATGTCACCAACTGCTCCAACACCTCCTGAGATAGAACCTAGGGTTGATTTACGCCCACTTGGTCTAGTACCTTTTAGTATTATTTCTTTCTTTTCAGTAATTTCAGCATTATGATATTTAGTTCTATTTTCAGCAGTTTGAGTATGAGCCTTACCAGCTCCACGATAATTTTTAACATGTACTGCATCACGGACTTTAATTGGGTCTTCGAATGTTGAACGAACCATGTTTGTTTTATGTGATGCATCAGCATTACCACTATATGCATTATCTGAAGTAATTTCTTTGTTTGTAGTCTTGGCAGTATATTTTGCAATATTGTATCCAACTTGGTCTTTTTTATTAGCCTGACCCCTATAATCTTTGTAAATAAGGGTTTCTTTGTTTGTAGTTTTTAATGAATAATCTGTCATTCCTGTATTTTTATTTCTTTGAACCGCACCCCTTACATTACCAGAATTATCTCTCTTACCAACAAGAGTCTCCTTGATTGTAACCTTAGCTTTATCTGCTAGAGAAACCCTTTGACCAGCACCACTCTTATGTACATTAAGAGTTTGATATTCATTTGTAGTTTCTCTTTCTAATTCTGGTAAATTATAACTATCTTTGCCATAATCATTTACACTAGGAATTTGACTGCCTCTATTTCTTTCAGTATCTGAACGTAATTGTGTACGTTTAGGAGGTTGGAAAACAGAAGAAAAATCTAATTCATCTGTATTATCAAGACCTTTGAGACGTGGTCCAGAAGCTAAAGATTCTTTAGCCACTCGTGCTCCATAATATTCTAGATTTTGGTCTTGTCTAGATGTTGGTGTTAAGTTATCTAAATTATCTCGTTGTTTATTTGCAATAACAGCACCTGTACTTGTAAACATTCTTTCTGGTCCAAGACTATAATGAGTATCTGGTCTATTTTTAGCAACTGGTGTTGTTGGTGCACGAACAGACCCAATTTGACCAGCCTTTGTTCTTCCTTCGTAACTAACTTGAGCTTTACTGACAATACGTAACTGGTCTATAGTAGGTTGAAAATTTTTACTTAAAGGATTATCAAGTGTTCCTGATATAGGTGCAGCAATACGCTCTTCATAAAATGGTTTTTCACCTTGTCTAAAAGCCGAGGGAATAAACCTAGAAGTATCAATATTATCAGTTAGTAAAGGTGTACCACTAATATCTTGTTGCATTGGTTCAAAACGAGGACCAACTTCCTGTTTATGAATAAAAGTTGATGTATTCCCTGTAAAATTATCTAATGTAGATACATTTGTAAATGTTTCAATATTTTGTTTTACATTGCTACCAAAGAATGGTACCATATTTGAATGTTCTCTCTCAATAGCTTGTCCAGTTAATAAACTTACATTTTGACCACTTAATGCTCCTGCTCCGAAATTTGAAAATCTTTGTTCATTATCATTTACATCCAAATTAGATGGATTAAACATAGGTCTATCATGAATTTTTCTAGATTGTACTTTGAAGATATTATCTCGTCTATTATTATCATCAATTTTAGCTAACTCAGAAGATGAAGATTCCTTTAAATTAACATTTAGAATAGTATCATTACCTACAGAACTATAACTATTATATATTGGAGGTAGTATACCTGTAAATGCTGGTTTTTCAGCATCTTTATAGTTTTGTAATGAACGACCTAATACTTCATCATTAGATGCATTTACCTTGTCTGAATTATAAATGTTTAAGGAGTTTGGTTTCTCTAATTCGGACATTTTAGTAATTTCTGGGTCCTTTTCACTTATATTTCGAATATTTTCTTGAGCACGTGGTGTTTTATCTTGTAGATAATAACCAGCCGCAGTTATTAATCCAACTAATGCTACTGTTTCCATAATTATAATAATACAATATAAAAAATATTTTAATTTGTCTTATTTTAATTATAATAAATATACTTTTTTTATCAGATATATATTAGAATGATGAAGAAATGTTCATCAATTAAATCAGGTGGAGGTGGTTTAAAACGGACAAAGAGTCAAGATATTACACCGGACCAAACTAAACTTAATATAAACTTAATCGAAAAATTACAATCAGATACACCATCTATTCAAGAAATTCAAAAATTATTAGAACAAGGCGCAGATCCAAATATTAAACATCCATTTTTAAACTCTTATACTACTATTACAAATGTAATTAAAACAAAAGATGGTCCTGAAATTCTAAAATTATTATTGGAATATGGGTTAGATGCCAATCTTCAAGACATACAAGGTTATGATAATGGCGATACACTTTTACATTTTGTTATAGGTTTAAAAAATTTTAATTTAGTTAAATTAATTGTTAAACATGATGGATTAATAAATTTAGGAAATAATAACAAAGAAACCCCTCTTATTAAAGCTGTTAAGAAGAAAGATATAGAGATTATTAATTATCTATTACAAAAAGATGCCGAGCCAAACGAATTAACATTGTCTCATCTTACAGCACTCCATATAGCATCTGTAAATAATCTCATAGATATTACTAAGTTACTTATTAGATACAATGCCGATGTTAATATAGGAGACAGTCATGGCCTTACACCAGTAATATATGCTATATCAAAAAATAACACTGAAATTATAAAGATGCTATTACCTCATTGTAATGCAGAAACTATTGCAATGGCTTTAGAATATGTATTTACTAAAAGAGATTTAAATATGACCAAATTACTTGTTGAAGACGACACATTTGATTTAATATATGATAATCAGGAATTACTCTTACATACGATGAAACTTATTTTTGAACAATTTTTACAAACATTTAGTGATTATGATTTACATATTATTAAATGGTTAATTAGTTATATGGGAAAATATACGTTTGATACTCTTATGGAGAATGAGCCTAATGTATTAACTGAATTAATGTACATATATTCCTCAGATGTTGATAAAATAGAGTTTCTAATAAATTTAGGTGCAAAAGTTGAAAATATTCATCCAGAAACAGGTGATACATCTTTAATTGTAAGTGCAAAAAATCCTTATACAAATATAGAAATAGTAAAATGTTTATTAAATCACTTAACTACATCCAAATCAACGTATATAAATCACGAAAATAACCAAGGAGAAACAGCTTTAATTTTATTTGTTAATTTTTCAGATAATATTATTAAATATTTATTGGATAATGGTGGCGATATTAATTATAAAAATAAATATGGGGAAACCTTTTTTATGTATGCTTGTAAATCTTCAATAGATATTACTTATTTAATAAAACATGGGGCTAATATTAATAATCAATCTTTAAATGGAGAAACATCTTTAATGTGGGCTATCAAAGATGAAAATGAAACAAATGTGAAACTTTTATTAGATAATAATGCCAATATAAAACTTGAAACTATAGAACATAAAAATGCTTATCAAATAGCATTAGAATTAAATAATTCTACAATTTTAAGATTATTAAGTGAACATATATTAGAAAATAATATAGACATTAATCCTAGATATTATAAATATATAACTAAGTATACATCTGATAATAGATTTAATTGGAAAGATGCATGTAAAACACGTGATAGATATGAGGTTCAAAAATATAAAGATATACTTCATATAGACGATTCGGGTGTAGAGGAAGTATGTGAAAAATTAGATTCGTATGAAAAGGAATTATTCAATATTAAAGAACAGAACATTACAAAATGTGTTAATTCTGACAATCTAGATGGAAATGATGTAAATGATATTTACCCAGAAAACTTTTATATGTATCAAGAAAACGGAATTACTTATTGTGAAGATATTCGCACTCTTTTTAAATTATTAAAATCTTTTAAAAAACGACAACCTCCAAAACCCGCTGAAAATCCATATACTGGTAAACCATTATCTGATACGATTATTAAAGATATTGAGGAGAAATATAAAATATATAATACTATATCTACAGGTAAACAAATAGAAGAGATAATTACACCAACAACACCATCTTCAAAAGATATCCTTTCTGGTCAAATTTCTTTTTTTTATAATATAATGAAACAACTTTCTAATAAAGAAATATTCTTAAACTCTCACATTAATACATTGGATAGTTTTATTCAATATTTAAAGGATATTCAAGTACACGGTAATTTGATATTTACAGATGCCGAATTACAAAAAGTTAAAAATGATGATTTAAATAAATATAAATATCAAACTATACAGTTATTATTATCAAAAGTATTAGCCGATAAATATAAATATATAGAAGGAGAACAAATTATATATCCTACTAGAGAAGCTATTCAACAAATATGGAATAAGATTTTTAAATAAAATTAAGGACCCGAAGGTCCTATTTTTTGATTTTAATAATTATTAATTTTTTTGTGATTTTAATAACTAATTTTTATGATTTTTAATTTTATGATTTTTAATTTTTATGATGTTTAATTTTTATGATTTTTAATTTTTATGATTTTTATGAGTTGTTAATGTTTACCATATCAATTCCATCCTATAAGAGTTTTAATAACATTTTTATCGAGTGAATTCACCTTTTTAGTTACTTCCTCCAACGTAATAATAGTGCCTTGCTTTTTATATTGACCATGAAGTTGTTTTAGTGTTCTATAAAGTTTATGAGATTCTTCGACTGTAATATTATGCTTAATATGACTTTGATAGTAGAGATTATGAACTTCCTTATAAAGTTTATTCATACAGTGCTTAATCATTGCAAAAGTCATTTTATGCTCAGGATAATTAGTCTCAAGAATTTGAAGTTTTTCAGGTTGTTCAAGTAATTCAAGATACCTCATTCTAATAAGAGGCACATTACCTCGTACTTCTTTAATTTGAGTATAATGATTGAAATCATATTGATATAGTTTCCAAGAATTATTAGATGCATCAAAGAACTTGAGAATTACACCTCTCTTATCAGGAAGATAATAATCATCTAGTGGATAATTAATTACAGATGAGACATCAATATTTTTAGTTCGTCTAATACAACGCCGTGGGTCTTCATTATAAAAATAGTTAGTAAAATCTTCTTGTTTAGTTTCATTATTAATACGACCAATATAAATTAGATTATTGAATTTGTGATTAACTACAATACGATTTTCTTTATGAATCAAAATAAACAAATATGTGTTAGTTTTATCCAAATTATCTACAGTATAATTAGAACTATTAAAAATTTCCCAAAACATATCACTAAATGTTTTATCAGAACTCCAATAACTTTTACGTGCATCAATACATCTTGTAGTAGCAGCATACCATGTATCATTATAATTATACAAACGAATAACTGTTCCATCTTCACAATATTCCATACGGAAACGATTGTGCATAGTCTTTAAACCTTCAATTTGGTTGACTTGAGAACTGTTATTGTCAATATGAACAAATTTATTTTGAGACATGCACACAATCTTATTTGTCTCCTTTTCAAGAATAAGACCATTACATTCCAATTGCAATGGTGAGAGTTCAGTATTTTCACGGTTAGCTACCAACAAATACAAGTTTTTCAAGTCATCTTCATTCGATTCACGTACTTGAATACCTGATTCTGTTGCAATTTCCTTGAGTTTATCAAATGATTCAGAATTCTTAATTAAGTGTTCAATATTAGTAATTGAAACAAAAGTAGTAAGTTTAGATGAGTTAATTTGAGCCATTTTGAGTTGATTAGTTTGTTGTACTTTTATTTTATATCAGTTATAATTCATTTTTTTTTTAGTTAATTTTTTTAGAAATTAGTTAATAATTTTTTTAGAAATTAGTTAATAATTTTTTTAGAAATTAGTTAATAATTTTTTTATAAACTAATTATAATCAACTATGGATAATCAAACATTATTATTATTAGGTATAGGATGTTTAGTATTCTACTTTATTGTTTATAAAGAAAATTTTGAAAACACATGTGATAAAGACCTCTGTAATACACGAATTAAAGAATTTATTATTGATAATAATTGGTCTTTCGATAACTCATCAGTTAAATTCAAAGAATGTAATGCATGTAAAAATAGATGGTATCGTTCTAGTGAATATAAGACCAGTGATAATGGTAAAACATGGGTTAAACATTCAAATGTTAGAGATGCGTATAAAGATATACAACTTTAAAAAGTAATGAATCTGTCAATGCTATTATTAGTAACTACAACAGATGATTGAACACGTGTTTTAACTTCTTCTAATTTCTTATCATCTAATGCATTTGTTTGTGGAGTATATTGTTGTTTACCAAATAGATTTTTATTAACTTTCTTGAGATTCTGTAAATCAACTTCTTCTACATAATCTCTTGATACATACATTGGATATTCGACCATTCGATATACCTTTCTTTCTTTAGTTGAGTTTCTAAATTCTTCGATTGTTAAATGACCTCCAAACATTTTTAAAGTACATCGGGGTGGGGCTTTTTCTAATGGTTCGTCTATAAAAGATGCCAAAGATTGAATATATTCGTCTTGATATTGTTGATTATCTTTAAATAATTCTTGGATAGTTTTATCATTGTATAACATTCTTATATAATCATCTTTTAAGTCGATAGTATAACCACCTGTTAATTGTTTGTATAAATGAGTAACCATAGACTTAGATTTTACGTCCATTTTATGGTCAGATGCTAGCATACATGCAAAGCTACAATAAACCCCCTTGACTCTGAATTTTTTAAGCTTGTCGTTATAATCGAACGGCATCCCTATAGGTATCGTGTCAAATTTATGACAACACCACCAGCAACATACGTCAGTTTTATCAATCCATTCAGAAGCCTCTATATATTTATCTAAAATCATGAAAACGCCTTTTTTCTTAATATCTTCATAAGATTCATTTTTGGTAGTTACCTGTTTATTATCTTTTACTTGTTTATTAACATTATTCATTAATTTTGATAATAAATTATCATCATTATGTAGATTTTCAAGATTTTTAATCAATTGATTATCTTGTTTTAACCTAGATTCTAAACGTTTTTCATATAATTCTTTAATATCTAAATTTTCACTATTTTCTATATAATCACATAAAATATCATTATCATCATCCTTTGAAAAAACATTTCGGTTATCTTCACTAGAATTATCACTGTCACTGTCACTTTCTCCACTACCACTTTCCGCACTATCACTTTCTTCATTTGTATCATCATCAAATGTTCTTTTTCCTGTTTCTAACTGGGATATTTTTGTACCAAAAATAGTATCATCCTTATTATACTCACTTTTTAATACGTCATAAGTAATTGTTTTTTTAATAGCATCTTCGTCTTCCTTAATATCCAAATGCAAAATAGATTTATCATTATCATAAATGACTGTTGTTAAAGGAATTTTTTTACGAATCGTTGAACTAAAAAATTTAAGAGCAGCTTTTCTACCACGTTTTTTCTTTTGTTTAACTTCTTCTTCGACTTTTTCCTTCTTCTTACGTCCACGCTTCTTTTTTTCTTGTGGAACAGCTGGTGTAGTTTCACTTTCTATAGGATTTTTCCTTGGACGCCCCTTCTTCTTTTTTACTGAAATATTTACATTTTCTGGTACTAGTTCAATATTTTCTTTCATTTGAAGAGTTGTTGACATCTTATTACGTTAAATCTTAATTCAATTATTTATATTTTGATAATCAATTTTTATTTATATCTTTTTTTAAAAACTTTTTTTAAATGTTAATATTAAATAATGTCAAACGATACTTGTCCAAGTTTATTAGATACTTTAGGATTTCTTAAATTTCCTGACATTCCAAACATTAACATCGATAATACTATTCAACCCAAACTTGATGAAATTAACGCCTTAATTCAATCTTCAGAGAAATCATCTGATTCTCAAGACTCCGCCGAATTCACCGTACCTCCACCTGAAACAGACACAGATGAAACAGTTAGCGAACCACCAACTGAAATATTAGAAGATGTATCTAGTGGAGTACTAGATGAAGCAACATCTCTAGAACCAAAAGAATCCCAAACCGGATTTGAAGCCATGTCAAGCATTCTAGGACCATCTGAACCACAATCTGAAGTACCCGCAAGTGAACCAGAAGCTGAATCAAGTGAACCAGAAGCTGAATCAAGTGAACCAGAAGCTGAATCATCTGAACCAGAAGCTGAATCATCTGAACCAGAAGCTGAATCATCTGAACCAGAAACATCTGAACCTGAATCATCTAAACCTGAACCTGAATCATCTGAACCAGAATCATCTGAACCAGAACCTGAATCATCTGAACCAGAAACATCTGAACCAGAAACATCTGAACCAGAAGCATCTGAACCTGAATCATCTGAACCAGAAACATCTGAACCAGAAACATCTGAACCAGAAGCATCTGAACCTGAATCATCTGAACCAGAAACATCTGAACCAGAAGCATCTGAACCTGAAACACCTGAACCAGAAACATCTGAATCATCTGAACCTGAAGCTGAATCAAGTGAAGCATCATCTGAACCAGAATCTACATCAAGCGAAGCGCCTTCAGAACCTGAAACCATGGAATCATCTCCTTTAGAAGAAACATTTTATGATGCAAGCGAAGATTTAAATACTGATGACCTTCTTAAAACGACAATCCCAACTAAACAAGATGGACAAGGTAGACGAAGAAAATCAAAAAAATCTAAGACTTCTAAACGTAAATCTACAAAGAAAGCTTCAGTACCTCGTAAGTCTAAGAAATCTACAAAGAAAGCTTCAGTACCTCGTAAGTCTAAGAAATCTACAAAGAAAGCTTCTGCTCCTCGCAAGTCTAAGACTTCTAAACGTAAATCTACAAAGAAAGCTTCAGTACCTCGTAAGTCTAAGAAATCTACAAAGAAAGCTTCACCACCCCGTAAGTCTAAGACTTCTAAACGTAAATCTACAAAGAAAGCTTCAGTGCCTCGTAAGTCTAAGACTTCTAAACGTAAATCTACAAAGAAAGCTTCAATTCCACGTAAGTCTAAGACTTCTAAACGTAAATCTACAAAGAAAGCTTCAATTCCACGTAAGTCTAAGAAATAAAACTATATTTTATGTATTATTTAAAATATAGTTTAAATATTTTCACTTGTCATGACAAAATAAATGTTTTGTACCCGAACTAATATGTGTTTTTTCCATTTGTTCAACAAATTCCCATACAATATTTCCTTCTTCATTTGAATAATAAACCTTCCTAATGCCAAGCTTAGACAACTTCTCTATACACTGAGTACAAGGACGAGAATTTCGTAAAGCGAGGTTCTTGTTAATTCTAATAACTAGAATATCCATACCACGAACCTTTTTTTTGGGAAGTCTTTCAAAGACTGTAATTTCTGCATGCATAGTTTTATAATATATTTGGTCATTGAGTTTAATTTCTTTTACAAATTTGTTAGCTCCAGATGAATAAATAGTATCTCCAGACATGAGCGCAGCTGCATGTTTATAGTATACAATAGACTCTATAGCAATCTTCTTAAGCAATCGTATCGGTTCTTCAAACCTATGATTATACATATTATCAATTACTTCCATTAAATATTCTACAAAAGTATAATAAATAAGAAATTTTCATTTTTTTTAAAGTAAATTTAAATATTAATATATGTTTCCTTTAATTCCAAGTTAAAACCAGCATGGTTATCTTTTTCCCATATATTTCGAATATCTAAAATGACACTATTATATGTTATTCCAACATTAGGAGGTCTAAAGTCTTCTTCTATATCATTGAAAAAACTAGTAATTAAAAATTTATTATTCATATTAGGAAGGTAACATTTAATATAAAAATAATCACCTTTTTCGTAAAAAAATGATGAAATATTATCTATAGGATTATACACTTTATTTTTGTAGAAACAAACCAATGAATTATTGATATTTTTAAGCATTGTATATAGTGTTAAATTATCATATTTCTTAAATAAAAATGATACATTTTTTTTTGATGAATCAATCCATGTTATTTTTGGATTATAAAGCCTAAGACTGATTGTTGGTGTAAAAAAGTAATTTTTTCCAGCTCTTTTTTGGTATTTTTCAACTAGAGTAATTGTATTAGTTGATATTAAATCATTAATAATTTCGGAATTAAGAATAAATCTTCCACTCATAATTATTAATAATAAATAAAATTTATTCAGAATTTGTACTTGTTCTACAACAATTCCGACAACTTGGACATTTTGTACTTTGTTTTGTTAACCACTCTTTTATACATTCCTTATGATATATATGATTACATTTTAATTGTATCAATGTCGGTTTATTTAATTCATCTTCTGTTAAATCTTCTAAGCAAATATTACATTGTTTACCATTAATTAACTCTTTATCAGTAACAATATCTAATTTATTAAACTCATCTTCAGTTAGTGTTACCTTAACATCTTCTAAATCTTGTAAATTTTGTAAATTTTGTTCCATAAAAGTGTTAAAATTTGTAAATAAAGAATTCAATACTGTATCTGTTAAATTATTTGCTAAAGAATGTCTATGTATATTTTCAAAAGGTGACCATATAGGTGAATTTGTTGGTCCAATTGGCCAAACAGATGTTTCCATTAAATCATAATCATAATCATGATTTCTTTGTGGTTGTCTATATCTAGTATTACTTAACGATTCATTTTCATCGTCACTAAAACTTGTAATTCTAATACGAGAAGGAATATTTAATGGAGGTAAGTCTTGGTGTAAATGTTGAGATGATACTCTTGGTAATTCAGTTGAACGTCGTAAACGTCTTTGACTACGGATAAAGTTTCTCTGTTCTTGAGGATATAGTTCTATTGTACGTCTTAATAAATAAGCATTATTAATAATACTTTGATTAAGTCTAAACTCAGGAGTATGTTCATATTCTCTTGTAAAAGGAATTTCATTTACCTCTTCAACAAAATGTTCAAATAAATCATTAATATCATCTTCCCAGTCCATGCGATTTATAAACTCACGTATATAATTCATACTATTATTATTAAGTAATAATAAAAAAATTTCAATTATTACTTAACACATAAATTAAACAAAAAATTATAAATCGGTTAATTTAAATCGTTTATTAATACTATCCTCATTTACATAATCTTTTGATGTAATTAGGTTATTATCTAATGCCGCTTGAATAAGTGATTTATCACCATACATATGTTGATATTGTAATACCATTTGTTTATCTTGTTCCAGTTTTTGTTTCATTTCTAATTCTTGTTTTTCTAATAAGAGTTGTTCCTGTAATCTAAATCCTTGTTTACCGCTACTGTTACTTGGATTTAAGTTCGTATTTCTATGTTGAAGTTGTAATTCGATTTGCTTTTGACTTTCGCTTTTACTTAAAGGTGATATTTTTTTGGATGTACTCGCCTCAAAATTTACAGGGATTTCTATTTTTTGTTCCGGATTTTTAGCAGATGCAAATGACTTTTTATAATCAGAATAACTTGAATCATAATAACCTAAACCAGTTTGTCCATAATTATCTCCTACTATCATAATACCATTATAACTACTAACATTTGCTAACCCATTTAAATCACCGCCATTATACCCATTAAATCCATCTGTTGTTTGGTGATAAACCCCAACCTCCATATTATTTCCATGACTTTGTTGCTGATACTCAAAAGCCTTGTTAAATTCATCTCTATTAAATTGTTTAGAGTTAAATAATTGATAGGGTTTATAAGTAAAATTATCATATTCTTTAGTATCTGATAATCTTGGTTCTACCTCATAACCATAATCGTTTGGATTCTTAATATGCATTTTATCAAATTCTTGATTAAATAAATCTAATTCATCAGAATTATCAATACTTTTTGGTTGTAAATTTGTATTATTATATACATCAATTCTTTCTCTATTTTTTGAATGATTTACAGAACGCTTCTTATTAATAATATATTCATAAGATTCAACGAGAATCTTAAAATGCAACTGTGCTTGTTTAATCTTATTAGGGTCCTTTGTTTTAATTTTATCTGGATGCCACATTTTAGCTTTTTTTCTGAAAGCTTTTGTTATAAAAGCCTCATCATCATTTGGTACCACATCTAACATAAAATATGGATTAAAGGCTTCTCCATTAACAATAATTTTGTCCATTTTTAATAATATCATTTAAAAATGATATTAAAATTAAACGAAATTTATTTGCTATCATGTTTATACTTATTTATAAATAGGCATTGTAGATATATTTTCTCAAATTTTCTTTAAAATTTTCATGTAACAAATCATTACTAACATTTAATTCTTTTTTAGTCAACATATTATCATTCATATCTACATAAACTAATTCTTTTTTTACTACATTTCCATTAATTAAGTATTTTAGTTGTTCATAATTCATATTCAAGTCAGTAAGTTTATGAAAAAGACTCTGAGTTACATCATCTAGTACAAGATATTTAACATCTTCTTGAAAATACTTAAATAATGTAATAATATTGTTTCGTTTACAATCTAATTGTCTCCACACCAAATAATTTAATGCTTCATACTCTTGATTAAATTCTGCATATTTAGCATTAATTGTAAACTCAAAGTCTAAATTTCTTTTGTTAAACTCTTTTGTAAATTGTCTAGTAGCAAAACTAGACATAGTTGTTAAAGTTTTATTTACATTACCATTATACAAATCAGGATAATCAGAAGTGTTATAAAATACCATATGAATTTCGTCATTAAATGAGTAAATCATACGTGGATTAAATCTATCATAACATTCTTGAGATACCTTTAATAACATAGTATTATATTCTTGCCAATCATCAATCTTTTCTTTTATAGATAAATTCCTAGTATTTAAATATTCAAGAATCTCCTTTGACTTAAGAGACACTATGTATGGCTCATACTGAGAAAATTCTTGTCCATTATATTTATAAAGAACATTTTGCATTCTATTTTTAAGAGAACTATTATTAAATATAGTTTTTTGTATATATTCTACAAATGCATCCATTATAACTAATCTTGTAATTAATTATAATAAAGATAATTTCATTTTATTTTTACCACACCGAATTAATTCTATTTAAAAATAAGATTACATATACTTTATAAATTATATGGATACTTGCAATTCTGAATTTCAATCGTGGAGTAATATTTATTTTACTCAATTATTTACAACTCTTGGTCAATTAACAGCTGTTATACTAGGTGGAACTGTAGCTGTTCCAGTAATCAGTTATTATTCAAAGAATTTAATTAAGTTATTTGCTAGTAAAAATGCAAATATTACTGTAGGTATTAAGGCTTATGCTAAGAATGAAGGTGAAGAATGGAAAAAGGCATTTAAGACTAATTAATTTTTCTTTTTTGGAGTTCTTGGTTTTCGTTCCTTTTTAGATTTTTGTGAGTCTGATAATTGTTGTTTTTCCTTTTTAAGTTTCGCATCTTCTTCTAATTGTTTATCTCTTATAGTAAACAAATCATCTATTATATCTTTACCATTAACTTCTTTGAATTGCATCATTTTTATTTAATATAATGCAAATTTTTAAATTTACGAATTAAACTTAAAAATTTCAATTTTAATTAATTGCTAATACTTTTTTTCGAGTCACTTTTTTAGGTTTTACTTCAATTTCACTGTCTATATGAATTTTTGGTGAAGTTTTAATAGAGTATTGTTCTAAAATAATATTGATATCTCCTTTACTGATATCATAATTTTTATATTCTATTTTTTGTTTAAGAAGATTATGTTCTTTAATATAATCTAAAAATGGACCCTCAGCATATTCCTTACTTTGTTGAATTAATTTACGTCCGACTGCTGTAACAATACTCCCTAATTCCTTCAAAATTAGATTACCCTGACCTCTACCTAAAAATCCATAAGTAGAATTCAGTGATACTTTAATGGCTAATTGAGTTGAATTTAAGATATCTTCTAATAATTTATTTCCTTCTTCGGAAGCTTTAGCCATTTCTCTTTTCACTTTTTTACGTTCTGCATAAAGTTCTTCAAGTAAAGCTGGTAATACACCTTGATTAACTTTTATTTTTTCTCCGTCTATAATTTCAGTATGTGGTTGAACAACTACATAATTATAACTAACATCTTTTTTCTGATATTTTTCACTTTCATCTCTAGATGATTTAATAGGGTCATGTACTCGACAATAATAACGAATACGGTCTAATTCATCCGCATTAAATAAATCAACTGTTTGATTAAATTGAACTAATTCTTTTTCTTTTGTCCTAATTTTAGGTTTCATCTTTTTAATTTCATCCTTATCTTGTAATTGAGAAAATGATTCTCTTAAATCTTCAAGTTCTTTTTGTAAATGATTTAACTCTTGTCTTTTAGACACTTCAAAATACGCTTGCTTACCACATACAACTCCTTTATTTTTACCACTTTTACCAATACCTTCGCATGTATGTTTTAATGTATACTCAATACGGTCATCCCATTTGATACGTTCATATTTAATTTTATCACCATCAATTTCTTCTTCAAATATACCTTCTTGTTCCGATTTAGGCATATATTGTTGATCCAGAATAAATGTAGAATAACACAAATTTCTACTAATCATAATCGTAGGATACAAACTAGCAAAATCTAAAACCGCAATATTTTCATTATACATACCAGGAGTTGCATCCAAAACTGTTGCTCCTGTAAAACTTGTATCAACTAAATCTTCCCCATTACTTAAACAAACATTTTTATGTTCAATTCCTTTATAATTACATTTAGCAGTGAATTGTTCTGGTGTTTCTAACTCTGTATTACATAATACTATAAAAGTAGTTGAATCAACGATTTCGTTAATTTTTCCGTTTAATGACAATAATTTACCATATGAATTCTTATTTCTTCCACAATTAACTGTTATATAATCTCCAATGTTTTCTAAATCAAGTTCATGATCGTCTTTTGTTTTTACGATAATAGGATAGGAATCTTCATTAAAATTGGTATGTGGTACTAAAAAATCCATTTGTCTTGCTTTACGAAGTAATTGTGAAAACACCTTAATCGTTTGTCCCCTTGTTGTTAAAAATCCAATAGGTACAAATGTAACATTAGCTAATTGAATAATTGTAATTAAAATTAGTTGTTTATCAACTAATTTTTGTAATAGTTCTGTATCCTGTATACAATATTCTCCTATAGTCCTAATTTTATCTGGAGTACCTTCGTCATAATACTCGAAAATTTGTTTAGCACTAACATCATGTTTACCTTCTTTTAAAATTTCATTTGCAATATAATCAAGCTTGTAACTTGGATATTTCTTCATACCACGTTTGTAATGAATAAGCAAGTCATAATTAAGACGTCCGGGAATGTAAAATCTAAAAAAATCAGAATCTCCATAAGCACTTGAACTAAATGTTTCTTTTTTACACACTGTTGGAACCTGATGAAGTCTACTTAATTTACTCATAAAATATTCATCTAAATTATATAATTTGGCACGTTCGTAAATATATCTACAATCGAAAGTATCACCGTTATATGTATACATAATATCCGGGTCCATCTTAGATATTAGTTCACACCATCTCTTAATTAACTGTTTTTCAGTTTTACATTCTTCTACAATAATTGATGGCTCACCTTCTTTAACTTCTATTTTTTCACATTTTTTTAAAGTTAATAAATGTTTAACTAAAGTCTTAGATTCTTTATAATATTTAAAAGTTGTAGCTACTTGATAAATAACATTAGGATAATCATTACCTACTTTCTTACATGGGTCTGGAAATGTTCTATCATAAGAATAGGTTTCAATATCCCAACTTGCTTGTAATAAATTTGCAATGTCTTTTTTCTCACGTAAACTAATAATATCTTTCCAATTTATAGAAACTTCGACTTGTGTTGAAGATGAGTTTTCTGTATATTCTATTTTATCATGTGGTAACTTAATCCATCCCGCCATTAATATATCTTTAATATGACAAAATCTCATAAATGGCTCAAAATTACTCTCATATAATTTATACTTCATACTTTTACTATTAATACCTGGAATTATAACAGGATTCTTAAAAATATATTTACTTTTATTCATTGCTGTATAATTATCAAACACTAATCTTAGAAACTTGTAAGTTTTACCATTTCGAAAACCAAATAAATCCTTTTTTTCAATCACTCTACATTTATCTTTTAATAAAGAATCAGCGTAAGATATATATTTACCATTTACTTTAACTTTAGATAATTGATAACTCTTCTTTATAAAATCTATAAATAAATTCATTTGTGATTTAGTGAAGCGCTCAGGAACTTTAATAAAATAAAAAGGTGTAAAACTATGTATATTACATGTAATGGATATACCGTCTTTTGTTACACCAAAACATCTCATCATATATTTATCATTACTATTAGCGATACTATTTTCACTTTCATTGTCACTATCACTGTCAAAATCATTACTTTCATCTTGAGTATGCCATTCTATAATTTGAAATTCAATATCATCCTTCTTTGAAAGATTATTCTTAATATAATTATCTTTATAATATGTTTCCATTACTTCTAAAATAATATAACTTATTATATTATTTCATTTTTTAATTATGATATCACCGCAATTATACAATCCTAGTAATTGTAATGCTACTTGAAATAGGAGTTTCACCTGCTATAGGAGGTGTAAAATTAATTGTTTCATTACCAGCTGAGCTTCCTGCAACTTGTAATGTAAAAGTTTGACCAGAAACAACATTCATTATAAACGAGTTTGACCATTCTTGATTTATAGATGTAGATTGGAAATTTTGTGTATTAGCACTTCCAATAATCTCTGTACCATTAATGGTTCCTCTAATTGTACCGACTCTCGAACCACCTGTTGCTGACATAATAACCAAATATGATACTAAATATTTACCAGTTTGATTACATGTAAAGTTACCTGTTGTAGAATTATATGTCCAACCATTTATTTCAGGTAAATTAGTATATTTTATAGTTTCAAATGTCTTCTCTCCAACAATAACTTGTGTATTTAATTTAAAACCCCATACATAATTATTATTAGTAACAGCTAACCCCATAGGACCCATGGTACCAGTTAAACCTATAGGACCCATGGTACCAGTTAAACCTATAGGACCCATGGTACCAGTTAAACCTATAGGACCCATGGTACCAGTTAAACCTATAGGACCTGGTGGTCCTGGTGGTCCAGTCTGTCCCATCGTTCCATTGTTTCCAACATAATAATAGCAATAACAATAGTTTTTACAACACTTTTGACAAAACATATATATATTTTTAAATATATATAGATTACTCAACATTATAAATTTTTATAAATTTTATTTTATAATATAATATCATTATAGGATGAATCTTCCGTATGATGTTTTATATCATATTTATTATCTAATAGATGATTATATAACTTTGTTAAATTTTAGTACACTTGATAAAACATTTTACCATCATTATATTCGAAGATATAATGCTCCTTATAAACATAAATTCTCAGTATTATTCAAAGACGTCTTTTCTTTTTTAGCTATGTTACCGCATTTAAAACCCTGTGACGATGATATTCAAATTTTTATGTGTATACAAAGTATGTGTATAGAACCCATATTAAAACCTATAATTTCTAAAGATATTCTATTTGTATACCGATTATATAAAAACATTATATTCGAGGAAGCGACGTATAAATTAGGTGTTAATTTAGCACCTGATTTAACTAATATGATTCTAATTCAAGGCCCTAATCACATTGATAGAAATTCATTAATTAAATTTAATAAAAATAAAGTAAAGCTTGTTTTACCGCAACATAATAGAATATTAGAACTAAGTACAGCCTTAAATTTTTTATACTTACGTCGTCAATTTGATATATTAGAGAATTTTATGTAAAATTAATTATCATATTTATCAAACCAAATTTTTACATGAACTGGTAAATTATTATCATCATATTCATAATCTAATATAGTTTTAAATCCAAAACTACTCATATATTTGTTAATAAGTATAAATTGGTCTTGTGTAATATTTTGTAAATTACATTCTTCTCCAAATAAAATTTTTAGACCTGTAAAAAATAAATTGATTAAAATATCATCTAATAATACAGATTCATTTTCGGGATTTGTAGTATCTAATCTAAGATTATATGTATTCGGTTCTTTAGGTTCTTCGCTAAAAATTAAATCGAATACTTTAAATGCGTCTTGGTCGTTTGTCATGTTACGTATAAGACTCATATGTTATTATTTTTAAATAAACTTATAGATATTTATAGATTATTCCAATCTATTATTTTTTTATTTTTTGTATTTAAAAGTGTATTAATATTATTGAATACATTTGAACCTATAAAAGGTTTATCAGTTTTATAACAACTTAATGGACTAGGATGACTGGAACTCAAAACAACATGTTTATTTAAATCAATATTCGAATATCGATTTAATGCAAAATTTCCCCACCCAACGAAAATAATATCATCACATTTGTTATTGATAATATCAATTATATGTGTAATAAATCTTTTCCATATACATTCATGACTATTAGGTGTTTTCTCTTTAACAGTTAAGCTAGCATTTAATAAAAAGACACCTTGTTTAACCCATGATGTTAAATCACCATTTTTTGTTTCTACCCCCAATTCTTTGAATATATTTCTTAAACTTGGAGGAATAGCAACTTTGGGATTTACAGAAAACGCAATTCCATTAGCTTGATACTTTGAGGCATAATAAGGGTCTTGTCCTAAAATAACTACCCTTATATCTCCAGGATTACATAAATTAAAAATTTTAAAAATATCATTTTGATTATATGGAAAAAAATATGATTTAGGATAGAGTCTTATTTCATTTTGTAAAGATGTTTCTAGTTCATTTAATAAACTTTTATCAATATAATGTAACCACGTTTGTGGTATTAAATTTTTTAAATTTATATCTTGTGAGTAATTCATTCCTTAAGATATAAATTAATACCAAGTAATTTCAATTTTTATTAAACATTCATCATATACGTCTTCTACAATAAGGACAATGATAGGGATTGTATCTATATTTATAATAATATGGACAATTCATATGATGTTCTTCTTTTGAATTAAACATAACTGCGAAGAAAAATATAATCAATAAAAAAAATGCTATTGTATTTAACATTTTATTATAAACAAGAAAATAATATTAAAAATCGTCCAAATCACTTAATAAACAATCATCGTCAGCTTGATTTTGAATAATTCTCAGTTCGTCTCTAGTATCTTTACATTTTATAATTTTATCTATATACAGTTTATTTAAGAATTTTTTCTTTTCATTTTCAGACATGTCTAAATATTCTATTTTCATATTATAACTCTTAAAAAATAAAGTCATATTATCTATAAATATTGATAAATATTCTAAAATGTCATCTATATAATCTTGTTCTATTTTTATATTTGTAACTCTTATTTTTGAATTAAATTTCTCCACAAGTTTAGCCTGTTTAAACCCTGTAAGTAATAAATATAATTGAATTTGAGTTTTTTCATAATCTCTGAGTGAATTAAAAAATCCTTTTGTTCTATTTTTTACTTCAACTACATAAGAATTATCTGTGTTATTTTCATCAATATAAATTCCATCCATTTTACCACCCACATACCATGTACGTGTAGATGTTTTTTTGAGAATATATTTATAGTATTTTTGACTTGTATCTAATGTTACTTGGTTTTCTTTTTCAAAAATTTTTATGGCAGAGTCTTCTTTTAATGTACCATGTGTTTTATTAATTAATGATTCTGTATGTTTTAATAATTCTTCTTTTTGCTCTTTTTTAATTTTTCCCTGTTTTTCTAATGTATCAATTGCATTATTAGTGATTTTTCGTTTATCTTGTGTTTCTTTAGAAGAACTCGCAATAGTATCTATTATATCTTTTCCTAAATCTTTTTCAATCTTTTGAGATTGTGTTAACGAAATTTGGTCAATCTTAGTTGTTAAGTTATCTATATTCTGTGTAATGGAATCTATTTTTGTTTGATTATCTTTAAGACGTTTGGTGTATTGTCTTTTTGTTATTTTCTTATCTATCAAATCTTGTTCAATCTGATTTTTTTCATTTTCAAGAACTAATAGTTCTGCTTTATTATTGACTACTTTATTATTGAATTCATCTATACATACTTTATATTCAGGGTCATATTTTTTCCAAAGTCTTTCAAATGGAGTTATATAATCCCATTTATTTTGTCCTATAAATGATGCTATCTCACTTATATTTAAGAATATGTTAATCATATTAAGAAATATTTTATAATATTATCAATACTTATTTTAATCAATTATTTTTAACGTTAAGTATAAATTAAGGTTTTATTTTATCAACTTATATTAACTTATTTCTAATGAGTAAATATAATATAAAGGTTAAAACAGTACCTAATGAAACTCAGAATTTTTATAATGAAACATGTCCAACATGTCAACAAAAATCAATGGTATCTGTAGTTCAAGGACCCCAAGGTATTCAAGGTATTCAAGGCGTACAAGGCATACCTGGTCCTATAGGACCGCCAGGTCCAGCTGGTCACCAAGGACCTCCTGGTCCAGTTGGTCCAAAAGGGAAAGATGGAGTTATTGGTCCGCAAGGTCCTCAAGGGCCACCAGGGCCAACAAAAGGAGTAAAAGGAGATACTGGTCCACCTGGTCAAAAAGGACCTAAAGGAGATACTGGTGAACAAGGTCCAAGAGGACCACAGGGACCACATGGTCCTAGAGGTATTCAAGGTCTTATTGGTCCTCCTGGCCCTCAAGGTGTACCAGGACGAGGATTACCACCTACATTAAATTTATATATTCAAAATGAGAGTTTGCATATTAAGTATATAGATAGTAAAATAGTTATAACAAAGGATGGTTTTATTATGTTACCTAACTTTAACATAACAAAAGAAAAAGCTATTCTTAAAGGTAAAAATGTATTGTATATTGATAATGAACGTAACTTAAAATTAACTTAACTGTTGTGTACCTGTACCAGTAGCATATATAACATTTCCTTTAAGTTTCATTACCCAATTTATTACAATGAATGAACTATCGTATGCAACAAGTCTATGTGAAAGGTTTACTTCTTTCTCTAGAGGAATACGGTCTAGTTGTTCAATTGTATGACGTATATCATCGCGACATACAAAATCTAATAATAGTTTATTATATACTTGAAATTTTGCATATCCAAGAGCATTTAAAAATGTCATATTTACTTTTTTAAAACATAATTTACTGTCAATTATACATAAAAAGGCAGGATTTGATTCAAAGAAATTTTTATATAAAATTCTTTTATTGATATTAGGTAAATCTTCTGTGTTAAATAGACTATAACAATCACTTGCACTAAAACTAATGCTTTCTGTATCTGTTGATACATCAAGAGGTATAGAGTCAGGTTCTCCAGCTTTGAGTACTTTTAGAATATTACAATCGATAATTGATGTATCAATTTTGCCAAGTTTGAACTTATAAATCTCAGACGATATATCACATTGAAATCCAACAAAGTAATCTATTTTATTAATATTTATTGGAATAAGAGTAATTAAATTAACAAAACGGTCTCCAAGTTTTGTAAAATTATATGTTATAAATTGACATTCTTCTTTCCGATTAAGCTTTGATTTAACATTAAATAATATTTGATTGTCACAATAATCTCTAATACTACCTCTTTTTGGTTCTAATTTTGGATCTTGTAAAAATCTACAATTTTTACCTCTTATTTCTGATAATGTATAACCAGTTAATTTTTCAAAAGACCTATTGGCATAAATAATAGAATTATCCTTTGATGCAGTAGAAATACAATATGGTGTAGATTCATCTATCATTCCAATATTATATACAGGATTTGGTCTAGTCATAATTTTATATAATATTTCAACTAAGTTAATTTCTGTATTAGAATATAATCCAGAAAATGAAACAGGAATATCTATATCCCATTCTAACCTAGCATTTGGGTTATATTGAACTATATCTTGACATTCGTTTTTATAACCAAAACAATTCGCTAATAATCTTATATTCGTACCAGGAGCTACGGTATTTATAGAAGTATGTGTATGACCGTTAATACAAGCAATTAGATTAGAATTAAGAAATAATGCTTTAATATGGTTTGAATCTTTATTATCTAAATAAACATTGGAACAAGATTTATGTGTAGTATAATGAGTTAATATAATTGATTGTATATCTTCTTTATAAAGTTCCTCTACAAGATAGAGTTTTGATTCATAAAATAATTTAGATTGATATTCAAATGTTAAAAGTTGATTTTCCTCAATAAAAATATTTTTAAAATTGTTTGCAGTAGGACCTTTGTCAGACCATAATGTCGAACCAATAATTTTAACATAATTATTTTTATCATCATTCTCATCAAGTTTATATTTTACTGTTTCAGTAGTCGTATTCATATAAACGCATGAATTATTTAAAAAATAAACATTTGATGGAAAATCTTTTGCGTATTCTAATTTTTGTTGCATTGTTTCTATTTTTTTATTACGTCCTCTTAAAATAGAATAATACTCATGATTACCATATACTAAAAATACATTTTTATATCGTTCTGAACATTGTTTTAAAAATTTGTTAAATAAGAACGTACCAGGATGTCCTATATCACCCACTAAACATAAGTTATCAGAGGTTTTATGAATATGCGGTATACTTTTAAGGTATTCTAAATGTATGTCTGAAATATATTGAAACATGTGATAACTTAGAAACTTGAAGTATAAATTTCTTAAAAATATATACTTGAATAAATTCTTCATTTTTTTTTTTTTATTTAATTTGGTCTAGGAGAACTAGGGCATGGTGGAGGGCACGGAGGTGGACATGGTGGAGGGCATGGTTTGTAACACCCATATTTAAGTTTATTAATTAGACTTTCAGTTGTTGCTGCTGCAAGTTCATCACGAAGACGTTTACTTTCAATCTCACGGGCAAGCTTTTGAGTTTCGTAATTGCTTTTTGCAACTTCTTCTTTAAGTTCACAGCAGCATTCTGCCATTTCTGCAGAGGCCTGGGCGTTAAGTTTGACTGCCTCATACTGAACCTGAGCAGTATTATTTACAGCTTGAAGTTCAAGATGACTTTCTACATGTTGTAAATCTTTTTGTGTAGTAAAAGTATTAGAAGAAGCTTGAAGTTCAATATCAGTTGTATTTTTATTATCATTAATTACAATATCTTTTGTAGCTGTAATAACTGTATCATATTGTTCATTTAGTTGCTTTCTAGTTTCAAGTGCACTTGATTCTTGAGCAGTCTTGATATCATTAGTTGTTTGGCTAATCAAATTTGACACTTCATTCTCAGTTCTTAAAATAGCATTTACTGCATCACCACCATTTCTTTCAACTGCTAAAGCAATAGCAGTTCCATTTCTTTCGACTGCATCTGAAACATGATCAGCATTTCTTTCAACAGCTTCACGGTTAGCTAATCCGGCTCTATAAATAGAATCGTCAATATAGTAGGCTAAACGTTCACTATTAGCCATACCAGCAATGTTCGTTCCTATTTGCTCTTGAAGAATAGCAGTAGTATCATCACATTGAGTTGCAGCACATGAGGTTGATGCTTGGTTAATAGCATCTAAAACTTGTAAATTTGAAACAGCATTTGAATTATCCATATTATATAAAAAAAAAAGAGGTTTTCTTTTTTAATATTTAGAAACAAAAAAATTTTTTGGAATAAAAGATTTTTTAAGCTTTAAAATTTTTTTGAGGAAAAAGTAATTTTATAGTTTTTAAACAATTGTTTAATGATGAGAACCACCAGCAATCTTATTAATAAGATTTTCAGTGTTGATAGCTGCAAGTGCGTCTCTAATTCTATTGCTTTCAATTTCTTGAAGAACTTGTTGTGTAGTTTGGGCAGAGCTCTGAACAATTTGTTTAAGTTCACAGCAACACTCTGCAAGTTGTGCAGAAATAGAATTTTTATTTTTAAGAGCCTCTAGTTGAATCTGAGCAACATTTTGAGCAGCCTGTACTTCTAATTTACTCTTAACAGATCCAATATCTAATTCTGTTTTACCAAAGTTACTAGAGGCTTGAAGTAAAATCTTACCAGTATTTTGATTATCATTAATAACAATATCCTTTGTAGCCGTAATAGTTGTAGCATTATTATCATTAATTAGTTTTCGGGTTTCTCCAGCAATAGCCTGTTGAGCGGTTTTAATTTCTCCGGTTGTACGCGCAACAAGATTAGTTACCTCATTTGTTGTTTTTTCTGTAGCCTGAACAGCTGAAGAACCATTTCTTTCAACTGCTAAAGCAAGTGCAGTTCCATTCCGTTCAACAGCATCTTTCACCCAATCAGAATTTCTTTCGATTGCTTCACGGTTGGAAAGTCCACTTCTGTAAACATTGTCATTAATATTTAAGCCGAGGCGTTCGTTATTAGCCATATTGGCAATGTTAGTCCCTGCCTGTCCTTGAAGAATAGCAGTAGTATCTGCACATTGAGCGGCAGCCCCATCTCGGGAAGCTTGACCGATAGCACCTAAAACATGTAAATTTGAAACAGCATTTGAATTATCCATATTATATTAAAAAAAAAAGAGGTTTTCTTTTTTAATATTTAGAAACAAAAAAATTTTTTGGAATAAAAGATTTTTTAAGTTAAAAATTTTTTGAAAAAGATTTTTTGGAAAAGATTTAACTTAAGTTTTTTGTAATATTTTTAATATTATAAATTTGAAACATTCACACCAGCCTTAGCTAACAGATTAATCGTATTAGCCATAGATAATGCTTCTTTTAAACGTGCATTTTCTGAATTTGTAAAGGAATTTGTAACAGTATTTTGTAAAGCTGCAATATTAGCATTTGTTTTACAACAACATTCTTCAATATTTGCATTGGTTAGAGCACTGTTTCTCTCAGCTTGAAGTGCTAATTCGTTAGCTTTTTGAACAGTCAGTAACTCAAGAGCTGATTTAGAATCAGCAATATCTTTTTGTATTTGATTTTTACTGTCAGAAATTTGAGTAGACAATAAATTAGTTGATGCAGCTACTTGTAACTGTATATCTTTAGCCCGTGTTAAATTGTTTGTATCATATTGAGCAGCTTGAATAGCTTGTTGATTTGCTATTAATTGAGCGTTTGTATTAACAGAACCAAAACCACGTTCTAGTGTCATTCCAAGTAACCCATAGTTTCGTTCAGTTGCAACTAAATTAGCAGTTCCATGTCTATCAGTTGCCATCAGATTATGTAATCCCATATGATGAGTTGCTGCCCAGTTTTTATCGCCATTTCTTTCTGTTGCAGCTAGATTAGCTAATCCGAAATTTTGTACTTCGTTTCCTAATGCTAATCCAAAACGTTCAGTTGTTGCTATATTAGCCAATCCATCAAAACCATAACCACCATATCCATAAGGACCATAACCACCGTATCCGTACGGGCCAAGTCCACCATATCCTAATGCGTCGGCGCCTAAGCCAAGACCGTATCCTAAACCATATCCTAAATAAGCCATTATATATAAAAAAAAAAGAGGGTTTCTTTTTTAATATTTACAAACAAAATTTTTTTTTGAATTAAAGAGAGTTAATTATTACTAAATTTTTTCATCATTAGTTCCATATTAGCATTTGCCAAAGCATCTTTCATCCTACTATTCTCCAATTCTCTTATAAGTTGTTGCGTGGCATGGTTTGTAGTAGTCATCATTTCTTTTAATTCACAACAACATTCCATCATTTGAGATGATAAAACTTTTATATTATTTAAAGCTTCTAAATGTAATTGAGAAATAACTTCTGCTACTTGTAATTCTATATGACGTTTAATATCATTTATACATAATTCTACCTTTCCAATATTTTCAGAGGCCTGCACTGTTAATTTTTCAGTGGCTTTACATAATTCTAATTGTATATCTTTATTTGATGTTACAACTACATTTTGAGTTTCTGATATAGCTTGCTTTATATCACTATTTCCTTTTTCTTGAGATATTAATACATCTGTACTTAACTTATTTATTGTATTTTGAATATCTCCAGAATCTTTTTCAATTACAGAAATTATATCTCCTTTAGATTTTTCAATAGACAGCGCATTCTCAGACCCATGTCTCTCAACTGCTGATAATATTTCAGAACCATTTCTGTTAGATGCATCATTTGCAACTATACCAGCTCTTTCAATAGCATCTCTATTAGAGAGAAAGAATGATTGATTTGTAGCCATATTCGCTAAATTATTACTATTTTGTGAATCTATTATAGCAGATATATCTACAGATTCTTTACTTGGCGTTATTTCATATTCAACAGCGGATGACATATTAAAGAATATTTAATATTCCTTAATATATTAAAGATAAAAAAAGTTTACTTAAAAAGACTTGCCCAATCTGTAATTTTTTTATTAGATGGTTTAACTGGCTCTTCTACTGTATTTAGTTCAACTTTAACTGGTTCTTGTATTGTAGTTGATTCAACTTTTATAGGTGTTTCTGACACGGGCTTTAAAGTAATTTTCTTTTTCATTTTCATAGTCTTAAATTTAAATTTTTCAAAATCTTTGACTAACTGTGGATGTGTATATTCTGGATTATAACCATGAATGTTAATATCATTTACATCATTACATACATTTATACATCTAAAAGTTCTTTGTAAAGATTCTTCATCTTGTGGAAATCCATCACATACTTCGCATGAACCAAAATAACCAGATACATATATATATTTATTTTTATAATAATAAATGACAAATAACTTACCCTGCCAATCTTCCTCGCACCAATAAAATATTCTTTTAATAGGTTCCTTAAATAAACTTTTGTAAAAACTTCTTGAACCGTAAATACGTTCAATGTCCTTTACTGTTATATAAAACTTTTTAATTTCTAACAAAAACGGTTCTGTTATATCTGAGAGTAAGTTTTTTTTAGGTTCTAATTCCTTAGATGGTGGAGATGGAGGTGGTGGTGGTGGAGGTTTGAAAGAATCATCAGTTAGATTTTCTTTTAGAATATCCGCAAAAGATTTTTTAAACATGGCTTATGTTTTTTAATATAAATACTTATAAAAAAGTTTTATTTTAAACGTCTAATACCGCATCTTTATTATATTTAACAATGTTTTTATTTTCACCCTTATATCCATAACAATTTGATAGTAATTTAATATTTGTTGATGGAATTTTAGTATTAACAGAACTATGTGTATGACCATTAAGACATGCTATTAAATGTGTGTATTTACACAGTTCATAAATATTTGTGGTATAACCACTTGCCATAAAATTACCTTGGTAATAACCATTACATAAATCATGAACTCCATGATGTGTTAAAAGTATAGTAGGAAATATATCTGAATTTAATTCATTGATAATATAGTCTTTGTTAATCCTAAATAATTCTCTTACATTATCTGGAGTTAATAAGGTATTCTTTGATGTATAAACAAATTTATAATCATTTATTCTAAATGCTGTAGATTGATTGATATCTGACCATAAAACACTTCCAATAATTTTTATATACTCATCCATATGGTCTTCTCTATCTAATAATTTTTTAACAGTTGAATTTTTTTTGTTAAGTAAAACATGGTCATTATTTAGAAAATATACGTTTGATGGAAATTTTAAAGATTCCTCGTCAATTTCATTCATAGTTTTTTTGTTATGAGATTTACAATAATATTCATGGTTACCGTAAATCACGAATACATTTTTCCAGTTCTTAGAACAATAATTAATAAATAAGTGATAAATATCACTGTATGCATATCCAATATCACCTAATAAAAATAGATTATCACACCCTTCAATTTTTTCAAAATCGATATTATTTATAGTATTATAATGTTCTAAATGTAAATCTGAAATATATTGAAACTTGACCATAACGATAAGTTTATTTGTTATTTTAATTTAATTAAATATGACTTAATTAAATTTCAATTTATTTATTATTTAGTCATGACTCATTTATTATACTTAGTCATGACTCATTTATTATACTTAGTCATGACTCATTTATATACTTAGTCATCTTCTTTCATTTTAAAGTCACTTGCCTTAAGTTTAGCACCTCCATATTCAACTAATTTATCATTTGTATAATTAATAATATCATCTAATGACTCTTCATTATCACTTAATACACATTTAAAAAATCCTAAAAGAGGTTTTGCAAGTTGTTCTAAATAACATTTTCTATTAAATTTCAAATTGTGTTCAATTGCATATTTTGGGTCTTCGCCTAACTCACTTTTTTGAATAGTTGGGTCATCTGATTCAATATAAATATAAGGAATCCGGTCTCCTACCTGCACTTCTTCATGACGTGCTTTTAACTTTTCAGCTAAATGTACATGTACAGGTTTTGTTTTATAACTTTTAGCTAACATAGCAGATACAACAAGGTCTTCAATATCAATTTGATAATTATCAATTCTATCAATATAACTTTTATAGATTTCAACACTTGCATCTAAATTTTCGTCATTCACAATACAATCAATTACTTCAGAATAACAATTTTTAACCATTTTACAATAATCTCTACGTGTAATTGCAATTCCTGATTTTGTAATTTCTTTCAACTTAAAAGGGTCTTTCATATTCTCATATTTTTTACCAATATACCGCTTCTTAGTTAACAGAATAAAAGGTTGAAACACTTTTTCAAATTCCATCTCAATTGGTTTACGATTAAAAACTTCTTCTGTAAGGTTATCTCCACAAATAGTTGCAAGTTTAAATGTATCTGAACGATTTTTTGTAAAATCTTGACGATTATATTTTAAGGACAAAAATACTGAGTCAGTATTAAGTATTTGTAATTGTCCTATACCGGCTCCAAATCTTCCAATAGTTGTTTCTATATCATATACATAATCATTTTGAGGTTCTTTTTCTATAATTTTTTTAACATCAAATTCATTTTTAACCTTAAAATTAGTTTGACCTAGGAAATATATTTCCTTTTTCTTTGGATGATTACTAAGATTAATACTTATATCAAAATCTATACTTCTCATTAAATAATACATACATTGAGCACCGATTTTACCTTTTACACAAAATCGTGGATTATTTATACCATTTGTATGTGTTTTTGCACCATCTGCTTCCCAATATCCTTTCCAATAAGCCATTTTGATTTCCTTTGATGCATTTAAAATACAATTAGGTACTATTTTATATTTATCTCCTTCTTCATTACAATCTTTTTGATAATAAAACAAAGGTCTATATTTATCAACCATATATTTTATACTACCTTTAGGTACTAGTTTATAAACACCACTTGATTTTAATGTATCTAATATTTCAAACTTAATTGGTTCAATAGATTCCAAAATATCTTTAAAATAATTCAATCTTTCTAAATTATTATTATTAAGTGCCCACGAGTTTTTGATTCCAGATTTACAATGATATGATCCACAACTTCCATCTCCTTGGAAAAACCCCCATACTTCAGCTTCCTTTTCAGTCAAAGGATAATTTTCAAATTTAAAGTTGTTTATAATATTTCGTAAAGGATGTGTTGAATTTTTATAATAGTCGCAGTCTCTGCATTTATTCATTCTACCATCTTTTTTATGACTGTTCTTATAAAACTCATTAATGTCTTTTACAATATGACATGTATTACATATTTTAGTTTCTGTTATATTTTTTTTCATTTTAACTATAGTTTCTTTTTCTTCAATGAATTCTTTCGGAAAGGTATGTGATAAAGAATCCCCTATCTTTACTTCTCCTGGTTTTACTGGTTCTAAATTAGAACGAATTAAAGAATGGTCTTCTGTTACATCTACACACCCAGTATGAGTAAGTACTCTATACATTTTTTTATCACACTTATGTCTAATTACTTTTTTAATATCAACCCACTCGTTATCACTCCATACTTGATAATCTGACAAACAATATTCCTTTTCCAATCGAATTGTTTGATCAAACATTTTAAATCCAGGATATTCAAAGCTTTCCGAGTTATTAAAAATACTTTGAATAGTTTCAATATGAACTAACCCATCCTTTTTCAAAAGTAAAGGTGTATCCCCTGTTACGGAATCACCATATACAATTTTAATCTTAATATCAACTGGAACTTCAGGGTCTTCTTTAAATTCTTTATTTGTTAAATTCAAAATGTATTCTTTTGTATTATCATTGAATTCAATTTCAATTTGGCGGTTAGGATAACGGTCTCTTAAAAGAGAATAAACCATTTCAGTATCTTCAATAGTATTTGTTTTAAATTGAGATGACATTTAACTAATTATTAGTAAATAATTATTAGTTAATTTTAAATTCAATTGTTTATTATACTTATTCTTCTTGAGGTTGTTCTTGGGGCTGTTCTTGGGGTTGTTCTTGGGGCTGTTCTTGGGGCTGTTCTTGGGGTTGAGTGTGTTCTTCAACAACTTCTTGGACTTCTTCAATAGCTTCCTTGAGTTCTTCTACAATTTCTTGAGCAGCTTCTTTAACTTCATCAACTACTTCAGCGATTTGTTCTTGAAGAGGTTTATCTTGGTTTTCATGTACTTCTTGAATAATATCATGAAGTGCATCTTTGACTTCTTCAACAACTTCTTCGACTGCTTCTTCGACTACTTCGTGAATTTGTTCAACAATTTCTTGTACTTGTTCAAAAAAATTAGGACGTTGGGAGCGTTTTTCCTTTTTAATAGCTTTCGACATTTTTATAATATAGAATAATATTTTATTTTTTTATATAAAACACAAAATGAGTGAGCATCTTAAGATATTTAAAGAGCAAGATAAACAACTTGAAGAACTATTTAACTCGGTAAAACGCCAGAAAGAAATAGCTCAAGCCTTAAATACTGAACTAGATAATCAAAATCAATTATTAGAAGTTTTAAAAGAAGATGTTGAAATAACACAACAAAAGGTAAATATATCTAATAAACGTTTAAATAATATTGTAGGAAGTCAGAGAACATGGGTTCAATGGTTTAAAAGTTGGTTTAATTAATCTATTAATTTATTATATTTTAATTTATTGTTCTATATTATATGTCCTCATCCTCTTCTTCTTCTTGTTGTGGTCAGGGAATGACCAATATGATGTCACAATTTCAAACAGCTAGTACAGCCTTTTCATCCATAAATACTAAACAACACCCTCATAGCACTCAAACTAGCACTCAAACTATCACTCCGCAAATACAAACAACTCAAATAACACCTCAAACATTTTCAAACACATTTACAAAACGTGGATTTATGAAATTCAGTAGACCAACAACACAATAAATATAAATATAAATATATTTATTGTTAAGATAATTATATTTTATGGTATATGCTTTGAAATATTGGGAATCTTGGCTTCCCACTTTTTTGAATTTCAAAGTATTTAACTGTAATCATAGTTCCTTTTTTAAATAATGTTTTCCAATTTTTACGTTGTTCATCAGTAAATCCACTACCTACATCAAACGTCCCTTCATAATTCTTATTCGCATGTGGAGCCCATCTAACAATTAGGTTACCCATCACATTACTATTTCTACCATCTCCAAATTCCATACTTTCTACAATAGCTTCATCATCTAGGAAATCTTTAACTTTTAAAAGCATATTACTTCTCTTGTTTTCATAATAACTTTGAGGGTGACGCAACATTGTTCCTTCTGCTCCATTTGATACAAGGTCTTTATGTAGTTCTTCAAATTGTTTTTGATTTTTAATTTCAATATGTTCTACAAGTTTTACATGAGGAATATCCTTTAACATATTTTTTAATATGTCATATCTCTCTTTAAATGGTTTGCGTACTAAAGGTAAATCAAATACCATATATGTTATTTTTCTCCAGTCTGAATCTACAGGATTTTTCTTTCTAACAACTCCCATCCCTTCAAAATCACCTCTTTTTGTATATAGTTCACCATCTAGTAGTATACCTTGGGGTAATTTTTGTGATATTTCATCCAAATACCATTGTGGTGCTATAAAAGATTTATTATTACGAGAAAAGAGTTCACCGCCATTAGGTCCATTATAAAATAATGCTCTATATCCATCTAATTTTTCTGACATAAAATAACCAGTTGGGTCGTTACCAGCATACTTATTTGCCAACATCACTGAAAAAGTATTTTTATTAAATTGCTTTTGTTCTAGTTCAGATTTATCCATTGGTTTAGGTTTGTCTTCAGTTACTTTTTCTCTAGTCTGTTTAACAGACTTTTTACTTTTGCGTTTTACAGTTTTAACAGTTTTAGACTTTTTACTTTTTACACTTTTTGTTGTTTTTGATTTAGATTTTTTACTTTTGCGTTTTACAGTTTTAACAGTTTTAGGCTTCTTACTTTTCTTTGTTTTCGATTTTACTGATTTAGATTTTTTACTTTTGCGTTTTACAGTTTTAGGCTTCTTACTTTTCTTTGTTTTCGATTTTACTGATTTAGCTTTTTTACTTTTGCGTTTTACAGTTTTAACAGTTTTAGGCTTCTTACTTTTCTTTGTTTTCGATTTTACTGGTTTAGATTTTTTACTTTTAACTTTAGGTGCCTTAGATGGTCTTGATTTTTTAGTTTTAGATTTTGTTTTAGGCGTCTTTGTTTTCGGTATTGATTCTTTTTTCCATCGCTTAATATTATTTTTGGTTAAAATTACTTTCCAATAGTTACCATCATTTCCTAGTTTAGAAGTACCAATTGAAAATAATGTAGCCGATTCAGACGGACTTGGTCTTTTCGCGTTCATTTTAACTCCTATATATGAACTAAATAAATTAAAATTATTACATTAATCGTCGTATTTTTTTTTTATTTATCTATAGTATAAATATATATATGTCACAATTTTTTCCACCTTCGAATCCTTTAGCGACATTATTTCATGGAAGTGTGACTATAGAGCCTGGTTGTGACCATACATCGGACACAGCTGGTGGTCTTTATGGTTTTGGTGATTTATTCGTATCTCGTCAAATTCAAGTTGGTTTTAGTGGTTCACCATTAGCAAGTTCAGGTCCAACATCGGGAAGTTTAGTTGTCCATGGTGGGATGGGTGTCTTAAAAAATGCTAATTTAGCCTTAAGTTTAAATGTATTAGGAACTACTGGTAATGCAACTAATCTCAGAGAAACACATATAGATACAACTTGGGGACCGTTAACTATAACTGGTGGTAACCAAATTCTTATGTCGATTGGTGATAGTATTACGTTTGCTACAACAAATAGTGGTGTTACAGTTTCAGCTGCTAATACTATTGTTTTAGAATCTAATTTAAATGCATCTAATGCTATTCAATTAACAAATAAAAACGCTCAAGGCGGTATCAAATTTTTAACAGGAGAAGCTAGTGGATTCCATTTAACAACTGGTTCTGGTGGCGCTGTTATGTTAACATCCGCTGGTAATATTACATTAACAGCTAATAATGGAGATGGGTCTTTTACTGTAAATACAAGTCAAGCTAATCAAAATTTAACATTAAATTTAACAGGTGATACTAATTCTGGTATTTTAATCCAAAGTTCTGGTAAAAATACTAGTATAGATGCTATTGCCATTAAAACCTTACAAACAGGGGGAAATATCGTTATTTCTAATAGTGGAGGTAATTCTAATGCCAATATTCAACTTTTAGCAGGTTCTACGGGTATTATAGGAACTACAAACACAGGTGGTCCTATACAATTAACTGCTAGAGATGCTGCTAGTTATTTCGTAAATAATACTGTACCTGGTAATAATGCACGAGATTTACGTATTGCGGTTGACGGGATGTCTGACAGTTCTTTAGTATTAGAAAGTGAGGGTACAAGTTCTATTGATTCTATTATTTTAAGAAATACAAATACTCAAGGGTCTATGTTAATTAGTAATGCAACAGCTGGTTCTGGAGGTATGAGTTTTTATACGGGTTCTGGTGGATATAATGTTGCAACATTATTTGGAAGTATTAATATGGTTGCTAGAGGTGCATCTAGTTCCTTTATTAATCAAACAACAGCAGATTCTGGTCAAGATTTAACTATTTGTGTAAAGGGTGTTTATAGTTCTGCAGGTGTATCTACAGGTACAACTCAAGCCAATAAATTAATTTTGTGTTCAGAATCTATTTCTGGTGAATCTATCTCTTTAAGAACAAGTGGTGGTACATACATTAGTTCACAAGGACAAATTAATATTCAAACAAGTGATACTGGTGTAGGTATTAACATTGGTACTACAGTTACTGTTCCAGTTAATATTGGTACAGCTACATCTACAACAACAATTAGAGGTAACTTAGATGTTCAAGGAACTACGACAACATATGATTCAACTATAGTTCAAATTGCAGATAATTTTATTCAGGTAAATAATCAACCCACTGGTCTTTCAACACTAGATGGTGGTTTAGCTATTAAGAGATATCAACCAGCTAATCATGGCTTATGTAGTGCAGTCACAGGTAGTATTATAAGTGACGCACCTGAATATTCTGGTACAGTCACTGGTATTACATCCGGAAGTGGTATAATATCAGTAAGTATACCAACTACTGACTTTAGCACAGCAAATGATGCATATGTCGGATATTGGATTAAAATGACATATCATCCTCCTGGTGTTAGTACAACTAACGATGTATGTTGGGTAAGACGTATTAAAGATTCTACATCAACCGCTAGTACTGGTGTATTTACTATATATAGTACTCTTGACCAAACTACAACATTAGGTAGTCCAGTTCCTATTGAAGGTTTAGACTTGCCTAACTCAGGAGATTATGCTGTACCTAGTTTCCCATTAGCAAGTGGTGCAACCCTTACTTTTTCATTATACCCTTGTCATTGGATTCTTAGTATGTGGGATGAATCACATAAAGAATATGCCTTGGTATGTACAAATTCAGTAACTAACGCTCCGGAAGCATATGCAAATGTAGAACCTTTACATTATGTTAATTTACACGTAAATGATATAATAGCAAATGTTATTACTGTTAATAGTATTAACAATTTAACAGCTGATGTAAAATTCACTCTAACGTTAACAGATAATTCAACCACAGCTGTTCAACTTAATACAACTCTCATCAGTCAACAATTAGGTCAACCATATCCCAAATTCGGTATTTTCATGGTTTTAGTTAGACCTAAAACTGCCATTGAAACATCTCCATATGCTATGTTTGTAATGGGTAGACGTAATGATATGACTTCATGTGGACAAGTTGCTCGTATTATTTCCGTTAAAGGAACAAATGGTGAAATGTTAGATATGGATTGGCCAGCTGATTCATATCCTCGTTTAATGTATAGACCAGCTCCAGGTAGTGCAAGTACAACAGATTATACTCTCAAATTTATTACAGTTTAAAAGACTTTTTAGAATTATTTTTAATTTAAATTAATTTAAAAATAATAGGTTTTTTTGATTAAATGTTAAGTGGTACGTATTTATTAGGAGCACAGTTTATAGAAGACATTAACCCTGATTGGATTAAAATTAGTGGTGTTATTTTAGGTGAATCAAAAAAATTCTCTTATAAAACATCATGGTCTAGAGATATAGAAACACTTCTTATTAGTTTATCTAAAGACCCAAATATAACGTGTGTATTATATAATTGGAAAACAGGTGATGCATATACAAAGACAGGTTTTGATTTAACTGATAAAACAGATTATGTACGTAATCCAGAATTTACTACATTTATATTGAAACGGAATATCCATAAATATCTTAATTAATTTATTTATAAATATTTTTTTTAAAAGATTATAATATATATAATGGGACAAGGTAAACCAGGAAAAGACGGTATTGATGGACTACCTGGTCCGATAGGACCCCAAGGTGTTCAAGGACAACAAGGTGTTCAAGGTCCACAAGGGCCATTAGGGCCTGTTGGGCCACAAGGTACACAAGGACCTCAAGGTGTAAAAGGAGATACAGGACCACAAGGTCCTGCAGGACCTGCTGGTAAAAATTTCGATAAAACTAAAACTTTATGGTGCGCAGATGGTTTATTATGTAGTACTCCAAATGGTTATTTTACTACAAAACATGATGGAGTATGGATTGGTGGAAATCAACCTAATTCATGGATTTTTCATGCACCAGGAGATAATAGGAACGGCTTATTTATTGCACCTGGAACAAACGGTTCAAATTGGGATTGGGGAAGTCAAATAAGTTTAGATAAAAAAGGAAATTTAATAACATCTAGAGATGTTACTGTATCTGGAAATTTACATTTAAAAGGTAAGCCTGTATGTAGAGATATTAATACAAATTGGAGTGATGAGGGAGATGGTAGTATAGCATATTTTAATAAACATAATTTAGTTTGCGATGATAGTGAATATTTAACTCGTTTTGCATATGAAAGACGAGGTGATGGTACTGCAAGATTAAACGGTCGTTGTTGCAAAATGTGGCAATAATTATTTTTAATATTATTTTTTGATATTAAAAACTCTTTATATAGATTTAATTTTAGTAGTAAAGTTGTATGTAATTACTTCACCATTTCGTTCAACTTGAACTTTTTCGGCTTTACGTGTTACTCTGTATTCATAAATTTTATGTAAGGAACCTTGAGTAGTTTCTCTAATTTTAATCTTAAGACTAAGTGGTCCAGTTGCATTTATTGAATGGTATGCCTTGCTAAAAGCTTTTTTAGCAGCTCCAGCTGGAGTTTCTGAAATAAATCTTCCATCACTATAATTCACTCGACCTCCTCGAGTACGATAAATACTTTCAATTGTAAAAGAACGTGACATTGTATAATATTAATCAATAAATTAAAATTTTATAATTTATTGAATTTAGTGATTGAATTGTTTTTCAAGTTTATCTAATCTTTCTTTTAACATTTTATTTTCTTGTTTTAATTCCTTAATACAGGCCATATTTAATGCCGTGATTCTATCATATGCTAAACTATAATATGCATCTTGACTATTTCTCATTAATAATTCAGGGAAGTGTTCTTCAAAATCTTGAGCAATAAACCCAATATGGTCATTATGGTCAAATGTATGTATTGAATTATATTTTAATGGATTAATATTATCTATCTTATCAAGAATTGAAGTTAATGGTCTTAAATTTTTCTTTAATCGTGTATCTGAACTTGATGTAACAGTACCTCCTACATACACATCCTTTAATACACCCATACCACCCGCAATTGTAATAGCACCACCGTTAGTAGTAGATGTAGCATTAGTAGTTTTTGATATACTTACCCCACCTGAAACTACAAGAGCTGCTGTTGTACTATTATCGCTACTATTTAAACTTCTAATTAGAGATGTTCCGTTAACATCTAGTGTAGCTAAAGGAGATGTTGTATTAATACCTACATTATTTGATGCCAGAACATTTAATATATTAGGGTTTCCATGTACACCAATACTTGCTCTATTAGAAGTTGAACCAGTAGTAATATATGTAAAAGCAAATTCTGCCTGATTTCTAGTAGAGTTAGCTTGACCTAATGTAAAATACACTGTATTATTTTCTGTCATAGAGCTATTTAATGCAGATATAAATCTCCCAGTATCAGTGCTATTTCCTAATACAACACTACCAATAGTATTTGTTGACCTAATTGTACCATTAACATCCAATAAATATGTTGGATTATTTCTACCTATACCAACATTACCACCTGTTGTATATAAATTACCTAAAGTATTTGAATTAAATTCAGCACGCAAACCATTACTAATATATACATTTGCTGACGATGTGTTTGTTGTAACTAAATTAGTCGTCGTATTATCTGTTGATATTACTCTAGGTATATAAGCAGTATCACCTACATATAAATCTGCACCTATACCTACTCCTCCCGCTACTGTTAAACCATTTCCTTCTGTTGCACTATAAGCATTTGCTGTATTTTGGACACTAATACCGCCAAATACAACTAAAGCACCATTTGCTACATCAGTAGACCAGTCGGACGCTGTAAGTGTAAGATATGCAAAGGTACTACTAGCTGCAGCAGCATTAGAATAACTAATACTTCCACCAACAATAAGGTCACCAGCAATAGACGCACCACCGGCAATAGTTAAAGCACCGCCATTAGATACATTCGTTGCATTTGTTGGACAGTCAATAGAAAGACCACCTTGAAGAACAACACTACCAGTAGAGCTATTACTACAGCTTGTAATATTATCAAAACGACTTAATGCATATACGTTCATATATCCATCTTGAGAAACAGACATATATTCATATTCCGTTGGGACACCACCACCTAAAGTACCAATAAAAGCTGTTCTGAAATTCGTGGATGGGTCACTTTTGAGACGAATATCGAAATATCTATAACTGGCATCATTTAACCCAATGTAATCTTTAGTGCTAAGCCGGAACCCGCCATCTTGATTGGCTGCATATGGTATAGAACTGATTTCCAGACGTTGATTAGGAGATGTGTTTTGAATACCTACGTTACCACCAGTAGTCCATAAATTACCAATAGTATTACTATTAAAAGTGGCGGCAAAACTACCAGCTGTAACACGCGCAGTACCAGTTACATCTAATCGATAGTCAGGAGATACATTATTAATACCTACATTACCACCTGTTGTATATAAATTACCTAACGTATTTGAGTTAAATTGTGCAAGTAAATTACTTGTAAATCTACCAGTACCAGTAACATCTAAATTATAAACTGGCGCTACATTATTTGTATTAATACCTAATGAATCTGGGGTTAAAAACATATTAGCAGATGTTTTGTTAGAATACCATTTAAACTGTCCACCAGCTGAACTAAACCACACTGTATTAGTTTCAATTCCCATGGCATAATCTACACGTGTTGACGAAATATCTGGGAATAATACCATTTTTGTCCCTACAGAACGTGTTGACATCGTTGGTGGGCTGACTCCAGCTTTACTAAATACAATAGTATTTCTTGTTGAATTTGATAAGGCTATATCACCTGAGAGATTAATAGCACCCATTGAGCTTGTAATATTTACTACAGTATCAGCAATAGATATAGTACTATTACTTCGTATTGTACCATTAACATCTAATATATATCCAGGAGTTGTGGTATTAATACCTACAGAACCCCCAATTAAAGCTATTCTACCTAACGTACTTTCTATAATACCTATATTTCCTGCATCAAACTGAATTTTAGGTCCTTGTGTACCTGGGAATATTTGGTCATATAATTTAATTCTTGGTATGGCACTACCAGTGTTTGAACCAAATTGCGCAATTAAATTACCACCGTCACCTGCAACTCTTACATCTAATGCTGTTTCAGGACTAGTTGTATTGATACCTACATTACCTCCCGTTGTGAATAAACTTCCAACTGTATTAGAATTGAATCGTAAATTCGCAGTTGATGTAACTAAAACTGTACCAATAGTACAATTATTAGTTATAGTATTAGTCATTGTTCCACTTGAAAGAACAGAATTAGTGATAGTTGTATTTGTTGTACTAATATTTGTAAGTATTGTATTAGTGGATGTAATATTAGTTAAAACACTGTTAGAACTAGATAAATTAGTATTGATTGTATCTGTGTTATTTAGTGTTCCTATGCTTGTATTAGTAGATACTAAATTAGTTGTCGTTGTATTTATACCTGTAATAGTACCAAAACTTTGATTTGTAAGTATAATATTAGTAGTTGTAATATTAGATGTAGTTACATTAGTAGAAAGTAAGTTAGTTGTAGTAATATGTGTTGAAAATAAATTAGTCATTGTAGAATTAGTAATATGTGCGTTGCTACTAGTAACTGTATTACTAGCAACTGTATTACCAATATATACATTCTTAATAACTGACGCCCCACCAGCAACCAACAACCCGCCACCATTTGTTACAGATTCTGAATCTGTACTACATTGAATAGTAATACCTCCAAATGTAACTAATGCACCACTTGATAAATTAACAGCTTCATCTGTTCCTGTTAAGGTTAAATAACTAAATGTGTTTATATCACTACCTGTTCCTGATTGTAAGTTTCCACTAAAAGTGATAGTGCCACCATAAACATTACCTCCAATATAAACATCTTTGGCAAAACTAGCACCTCCGGCAACTGTTAATGAGCCACCACTATCAAATGCTTGACTATTCTCTGTACCTAATATATTAACATTACCTGTTTTGATATCAGCAGTAATTAGATTATTTAATAAGGTTCCGGAAGAGAATCGTGATATATGCAAATCATTAGAAGGTAATAATCTACCTAAACTCCAAGCAATAGTATTAGATGTATTTCTAAATGTTATATAATCTTCAATAGTATTATTATAAATATCAAGTGTATTGAGTAAACTAGTGTAATTATCCAAATAAATAACATCATTAAGTAATCTGATATAAGTACCATCGTCAGCACTTCCTATTGCAAAATTACCACTACCAACATTAAAGGCATTTTGACCAACTATCCAACTACCAACTGTAGTATAATTATTCTGCTCTCCAAAATAAATACTTGTTTCATTACCTGTTGTAACAGGTGTTAATTTAATCTGTGAACTCATATTATTTCTAATATTTACTTGACCATTAATACCAAGTCCGCCATAAAATATACCACTACCCGTTAATGCAGAAGTACTGTTATTAGTACTATAAACAGTTATATTTCCTCCCAACATAGCATTTTTACCTAAAGCTAAGCCTCCAGCTATGGATAAAGCACCACCAGCTGTTTCGCTAGATGCTCCAACACTGCATATGATACCAACGCCTCCTAAAAAGTAAGTACATCCAGACGAATAACTGGTTGATACTTCTGAACTTACAAAGCTGATATTACCTGTTACAGAATTTACATTTAACTCACCATCAACATATGTATCACCCTTTATACCAACTCCTCCATATACTACTAAAGCACCATCATTAGAACTTGTACTTTCAGCAGTGGATGTTAAGTATACTGGATTTGTTACTGTAGTTGTGGCATCAGATACGGATAATCGAATAGTAGAACCATCTGGTTGAAAATTAGTAGTTCCACTATGTAAAATTTGCATTTTCATACTGTCATTTTCTGTATGAAGTTGGATATGACCTGCTGTATTATTACCAGCATATAGATTAATCTGACCGGAGTTAACTCCTGTATCTATGCCATACATTATAATTCTACTTCCTGTGGTGTTTAATAAAGAACTACTAGCAGCTAGACCTAAATAACCAGTATGAGCACCTTGTGTAGTATTTAATCCAACAAAACTATTAATAGGTAAAGAAATATTACTATATATATTAGCAGTTGAGCTTATACCAACTGCTAATTTTGTAGTAATGTATGTATTACCTATGCTATTTGTATGGAAAAAAGTATTACTTTTTGTATTAGTACCACTATTTATATATATATCACCTCCTATAGCAGAATGCATATATAGATTTGAAGAGGTGTTTAAACCTATAATATTATTCTTCGTTACCCCTGTAGGGTCAAGAAATTTAAGAAATTTGTTATTATCTACAGTTAAATTATCTTTAAAATTCCAACTGCTAGCTGACATACTTATATTTATCTTAGATAAAATATTTATGAAAATTTCTAAATAAACTATGTATTGTTTCAAATAATACATAGTTTGTTTCAAATAAATAATACATGGTTGTTTCAATAAATAATACATGGTTGTTTCAATAAATAATACATGGTTGTTTCAATAAATAATACAATTAGTTACTTAGCAAATACCTTCATTCTAACTGTTTTTTCAATTGATGAAATAAGACTATTAAAATTATCTACGATAGAATCAATCTCCTCTAAAGATTTAAAACCTGTTACTATAATATTTCCACTTTGAAAAATAAGAAAAGTAATATTATTACACGTACATTTACTCATACATTCGCATATTCCTAATGTTTCTGTGGGTTGTTTAGAAATTTTATATCTTAATTTCACACCTGAATATTTTTCTGGTTTATATTCTGTTATATAACCCTTTTTTATTAATTCGTTAAATAATCTTTGTCTATTTAATTCAAACTGTAATTTAGAATAAATATTGATGCAATTTATGTCACATTGTAATTTTTTATCTTTAAAATTTTTTAATTCATTTATAGAATAAATTTTAGTGTCTTGCAAGAACGGATTACAATTGTATTTATATTCTACAATTGGTTCTATTTCTTGATTGTTTTGTTCATAATCCGAATGTAGATAATCATAAACTATTTTACCAATAATATTAGATTTCCCATCACCGTCATAATAAATAAATCCAGTGGTATAATCAAAATTAACATTTGAATTATTTTTATATAATTTACTTTTATTTTTTAAAAGTTCAATTCTAGATATACCAACCCTTTCCCCATTTAAATTTAAGAGAGTTTTACTCCTTTTACTTTCGAATTTTTTAGCTATAAATAGTCCAGTATTTTTATCTATGGTATAATCTTTTTTATGAATATTATATAATGTTTCATTTTTATCATTAGTATATTTAAATCCTATAATAGTTCTATTTGCATTATCTTGAGAATATACATTATTAGCATTATCTAAATATACATTGTTTATATCTGATGTAAGTAAAATTGTATCAAACTCTTTACATAAATCAATTAGTTTAGAATATAACAATACTATAACTTTTTTACCTTCTGAAGGATGTTTAACACCTGTTAAATGTAAACTACCATTTCCAAATAATTTTACATTTATTATTTTATCTTCTGAAGATGGATCTAAATTAACAATGATTGATACCTGATTATAAAATAAAGTTTTGTTGATTTTATTTTGATTTTTAACTTTAGATTTTTTATAAATTGCTGTTGAATATTTTCCTTTTAAGATACTCGATTTCCCAAAATTATATTTAATACCAATTATATGGTCATCTATATTCAAATATTTACCGATATTCATTAAATTTAAATTACAGTTAGGAATCTGTAATGACATTGTAATAGTTGATACTTTATATGAAGACATCTTCTTATAATTTAAATTTAAAGATTGTCAAAAAATTATTCAATTTTATTCAAATAATTTTTTGTATATTAAAGTTTTTTATATCAATAATTTTTTTATATATTAATTATATATAATGGAACAACAACAACAACTCCTTTTAGGTATTCTTGTTTTGGCAATTCTTTACTTTGTCTTTATACATAACACAGAAAAAATGGAAAATGTAACAGCACCTATGGTTACACCTCCTATAACTCAACCTATTGTTTCACCTGTTTCACAAGCAGCTGATGCGGTTCAAGTATTAGCTTCAACTGCTATGGCCCCAGCAGCTGCTTCTCCAGCTGAAGTAATTCCTATAGCCAATGCAGCCATCGCCCCAATGACAAATCAAAATGGCGTTGCTGCTGTTCAAGTATTAGCTCAACAAGCTTTATCACCAGTGCCAGCGCCTCAACCACAGGTGCAACAAGCTGTCGCTACAGCCATGAATGCTATACCAGGTCCATCTCAAAAAGAATTAGATGAATACCGTAAATTATGGTTAAGTCAGAATGCACCAGTACAAAGTACATTACCACCAGTACCACCTATGGATATACCAGAGACTCAAATTGTACAGTCTGTACCAATTGTACCAGCACCTGCTCCAACTCAAACTGGTACAGCACCACCAGCATCTATTATTGAAGCATTTACACAAACTTCACCAGCTACGCCACCTGCAGAACAAACTCAAACTATTTTTGGAGTACGTAATGCATTCACTGGATTAAGATGTTATGATGAAGCTCTTCCTATTGTTAGTGTAGATGCTAATACCTTTACATGTATTAGTAAAGATGGTCAAAAATGTTTAACAAGAGATGAACTTTTAATCCCCAATAAAACTGAAGTAGTCAATGGAAAACTAGTTCAATCAACTATTTTCTGTAGAAACAGAGATAACCGTACTGTTACTACGTGGGTAGCAGGTACACCATATAATATTGGTGATAATGTTACTTACCAAGGTGTAAAATATTTAGTTATTAATAATATTCCAGCTGACAAAACACAACTCCAACCAACTCATAGAGATGCTTCCAGATTCTGGAAAAAGGCGGATGATGTTAATACATATCTTGCAAAAGATGGTATTCGACAAAAGGCTGGACCAGCAAATAAGCCAAATACAAGAAATATCTTTAAGGATTTAGATGAGAACGGTTATTATACCATTGAATGTACTTTAAATGGATTAAACGACCCTAACCATTGGTGTAATCAAGTTTATAATAGTGTAGATAAAATGTGCAATTCATTTGTTAATCCAGATGGTACACCAGACCAATTAAGTAAATCGTCTGTTCCAGAATGTAGTGGAACTTTGCAAACATTCAGAGATAGTTGGAAAAATTTAACACCTCCTGAAATTCCACCACCTCCACAAACCAAGAGTACCCTTTGGAAAAGACCACCAGCTAATGCTGCACCTGCTCCAGGAGAAAAACCAGGTGCATTCCAAATTTCAGATTGTAAAAATAAAATTTGTTTAAGAAATAGACCAAAGGGTATGGATTTAAAAACATGTCAATCTAACTGTGATATGTGTGGAAAACCAACTTGTTAAATATCATCTATATCGATATCTTTATCAGAACTTGAATCATTTCCGAATTCAATTAATTCATCTTCATTTTCTTCCTTAATAGTTTCTAAATCTTTAGGAATTTGACCTTGTTTTTTGAGAATTTTAACTTCATCTGAATTATATTTAAAAATAACATCACATTTATCATCTTGATATTCTCTTAGAGAAACTAAAATAATATCATCTTTATTAATCCATACTTTTTTGTACATATTACCACGAATAGTACCAAGACGTTCAATTTTATCTGTCAAACATAATACTTTAAGACGACCACTTCCAAGTAAATTTTGTACTATTCCGTAGTCTTGTAATTCTTCTTTAAAAGGTATATGTCGAGCAGCTTGTTGACTGTTTTTTGCTGCTGCTTTTTTAGCTCCTGAACCACCAATTTTATTTTTAGGCATTTTTTATAATCATAAAAATAAAATTATTTAAATCAATTTTCAATTTTTATTAAACGTTAAATTAAAACTCATCTAAGATAATTAAAACTCATCTAAAATACCAAATAATATCTGTTCTTCTTCTTCTGTTAATTCAGTTATAAATGACACTTTTAATTCGTATTGGTCATATGCTATAAATTTTACATCAAATGTATATTTTATTTTATTTTCTATCTGTTCTATTTTATCAATACTTTTATTGTATACACTCAAAGTATACATAATATCTTTATCCATAACTTACATATTAAAAATTACTTATATTTAAGTTAAATTAATTCTTTATTAAGTAAAATATACGATTTTAAAATTTCATTACAACTATACATTCCTATACTTGTTGTTATATGCCAAATTGCATGTAATTCAATATTATGTTGACAAAAATGATTATCAATATTCCAAATAACTAAACTAAAAATTAATAAAGAAATACCTTGATAATTATGATATTTTAAATGTTTCCTAATTTTAGAATAAATTTTAAATTTTTCTAAAGAGTTATTGATATCTATTAAATCAACTAAAGAATTACTAGTTTTAACTACATTTCGCTTTTTTCTATATTTAACATGACTTAATTCTGTTTCTGATTCTACATTAGTATATTTAATAGGTTTAACTTCTACATAATTAAAACGATTCATTTGGTAGAATATCCTATTTAATATACTATTTAATTTATAGCACGTATAAATAAGAAGCATTATGAAACAAACAAGAGAACCTTGGAATGTGAATACTTGTAATTTCGGATTTATATAATAACTTAAAATAATAATAGGTATACTGTAAAACATCCATTGATAGTTTAATTTAACTAAATTAATATGATTAATTAAGTGAATTTCTTTAGTTATAATTCTATAATATTCAATTACAATTAACATCATAGGGATTTCATCCCACAATTGCCAAAAATAAATTAAGGTTCCATGAAATAACATAGTACCAATACCTACGAAAAATAATAAAACATTTGAATATTCAAGACTAGTTATATTATGTCTATAATTATTGTAAAGAGCGTATATAGAACTTATACATAAGAAAATACCTGTCAAAGTATTCCAGTACTCTGCAATAATTTCAGATTTCACATAATCTAATTCGCACCAATTAATAGAGCTTGCTCCAAACATGATTGTAATTATTTAATTAAATGTTAATTTTCATTTTTTTTGATTAAGTTTTTTTCTTTTATTATATTAATAAACAATATAATGTCTGCGCATTTTTCATTTACAAACAGTTTATATGACGAGTGCAATCTTGAAAAAAAACATCAAGAAAGCACTGGTGCTTTTAATTGGATAACAGAACCTGTTTACGAACATAAAGACAGTTGTCATGTAGGAATAAGTCCATTTATGCATAATCAATTCCGTAGTATTCCATCCAATGCTATTGAAATAGAAAATGATTTACGTAACCAAACACGTCTATTATCTAGATGTCCAGGTACTCGTTTTGACCCTACTCGTCTAGAAAATTGTAAGGATTGTCAAAACTGCAATCAAGGACTTCCATGTGGATGTTCACATTGTCAAGATACTAAACAATTATATAAACTAGCTGATTGTAAAACCAGTAATCTAGTTCCTGAATATACACGAATTAATAAACCATGTAATATTTTTAGTGGAATTTCTATTAATCGTTTCCATCCATTATGCGAAGATTTACAAGATACTAATAAGATTCAATCTAATAGTTATATCGGAACTAGTACTCGTCTTCAAGTTAAGGATGCTTTTAATAAGGCTAGACAGGAACAACCTAAACGTTCTGGTTCTGTTCCTCTATTTAATCCACAACCTTACAAATTATAAAAGTTATAAGTTACAAATGTAAAATTAAAATTAACTAAGTTAATTTTAGTTTAAAATTTATCAAATAAGGATTTAAATTTTTGTTCTTCTTGCATATCTTCAAGATTAACTTCTTCATGGTCTATTTCTTCTAAAGACTCTGTATCTTTATCATTATTATTATCAGACTTATTAACTAGACGTCGTTTTTCTGGTCGTTTTCCTAGTAAAAAAGAAAGGAAATCATCATGACCATTTGTAATTTTGAACATTTGCCATCCAACAAACATTGTTATTAAAGTTCCTGAGGTTTTTCCAAGTCCTCGTACAAAAGACTCAACAAATAATTGAGATAATATTTTTGACATTTAATATTAGTATATAAATAAAAAATAGATTTAAGTTTGATTTTTAACGAACAAGTTAAAAATGTGATTTTAATTTGAACTTTAATTGTAATATACTATGACTGATTCTATTGAAGTCATCAAGAATCAGTTTTTTTCACAAGATAACATGAATTTTATAATGAAAATAGTCTCCAGTAAAAATATTAATATTACGACATCACATCAAATTCTTTTTAATGCATCTAATCAAATATTTAACAATTTTATGCACACAGTTTACACTCAAAAAAAACTTGTCAATCCAAATAAAATAGAAGATTTATTGATTACATTAAATAAAATGGTTATTGATTTAATTTTAGATAATAATAAAAATCTACCTGAACGTGACGATACAAGGAATAGTCGAATAGATACAGACACCAGTATAAAAGATATTCATATCGATACAGATAAAGATACAGATACCGATACAGGGTATAGTTATATAAGGGATAATCAAAACGATAAAATAGATGGAAATAATCAAATAGAAAAGGATATTATAGTTGATAATACAGATAAGGAAATTGTAAATTATATGGACCTAACACCTAAATCTTTAAATAGTTCAATGAATGTGATGTCTGAGTCTCTGTATATTTTTTCAGAAGATTCAGAATATAACAATGGTATTTATAAATTACAATTTCATCAAAGTAATGTCAGTAAAATTTGCTTTGATTCTTTTGAATTATTGAATGATTTATATAATATTACTGAATATAATAATACATTTGAGGTTACAGAGAAGGCTATAACAAAAAAAATAAGCATCCCTATAGGATGTTATAATTTAATAGATTTATTAGAAATAATGGAAAAATGTATATTAGAAAAGCTCAAAGATTCTAAAATTAAATTAACATATAATAAACATAAAAATAGAATTTATATAACTAGCGAAATACCATTTTCTTTTCATTTTATTGAAAATGATAATGTATTTATTCCATTAAGATTTATGTTAGGTTTTGACAAAAAAGAATATATGAATAATAATAATTATTGTTCTAAAAAAGAACCGGCATTAAATATATATGATAGCATATATATCAAAATATTAACTTTGGATAATTTAAATAATCATGTATGTCAAGATTTCAAATTTTATGATAGATTGGATTTTGACCATATAAATTCTTTTGGAAATGTTGTGAAAATTACTGATATTAATAATGTTATACATAATATGGATATTGATAATTTATCTATAGAATTATATTATAGGCATATTACCCATAGAAAATTTTATAGAATTAACGACCGTCTCAAGTTCACATTAAAATTTAATATATGTAAATAGTTTAATCATTTGTTGTCATGTCAGTTATATCTAACTCAGAATCTGAATCACTCCCTAAAGTATATATATCCGATACATTATAATATATTCTTATATTATCTACTTCTTCTGAATCTGGTTCTATATCAGTTTCATTGTTATCTAATGGAATGTATGATTCTAAAATATCAGTCAGTGTATCATCAGATGATGTATTTATCAATGGTTGCATTTCTTCATTTATATTATTTAGAGCATTTAGAGTTTCATTCAAAGTTTCATTTAGACTTTCATTTAGAACGTCATTTAAATTATCATTTATCATTCTATTCAATAATTCTTCTATTTCCGTAATAGTAGTTTGAATAGGTTGTTCTACATTTATATTTGGAGGTGGAATAGGTATATTAAATTCTTGTATTTCTGGTATCTCTTGTATCTCTTCTACAATTGGTTCTGGTAATGGGTATGTGTTAATGTAAGTTTCCATATCCATAACTGTATTTTTAGATATAAAGTCTGTAATATTTTCTGGATGTTGTGTATTCAAATGTTCATATACAGTGTCTTCAGAATAATCTAATATTAATTCTTTATAGTAATCTGTAAAGATAAAAGTTTGTTTATATGGTAATAATTCATAAGCTGAAGGTATATTCATATATTTATCGTATAAATAATCTAAAGTTTGGTATCTAATAGATGGTAACAATGAATTAATACAATGGTATATGATAGATTTCTGTCTTAATTTATTAAGAAGTTGGATACCTAATTTATGATTATCTATAGTACAATCGCCTTGTTCATGATTTTGACAATTTTGATTACATTTATAATCAGGAATATATTTGTTAATAAATCTATCATAATCAAAACGAAAACATCCACCTATACCATCAGGATTCCAATGATTATTTGGAATTCCACCAGTTCTAGTACCTATTCTACCACAAGCATAACATCTTTCTATATTATGATGTCGCATACCATTACATCTTTCTGTTTTATGTAAGTGAATTTTACAAATTGGACATATACAATGTACATTATGTTCTATCAATTTAATTATATAATCTATAGCTATTTCGAATGTTATTTCTTTATTTAGAAAAAGATATTGGTCTTCATCAAAATATCGTGTTTGATCAAAAATATTATCATTGTAAACAACATCTTCAAATTGATGATGTTCTTTTATGAAATATCTATTAAAAATATTAGGATTTTCATTTTCAGATGTTAATTTACAAAATCTACATTCTCTATCATAACGAGAAACTTCTTGTCGACAATGATAACAAAATGTTTTACAGCATTTCTCATTTTGATGACATTGAACAATTAAATCTCCAATATCAGCTGATTTAATTAATTCATTTTCAATTAAAATAGGATATTGACATATTGATTGAATAAGTGTGGACGAGAAATAATTACATGGACAGGTTATAACTGTATAACCTGGAAATGCAAATCTTTCAGAATGTGCTATAAAATTTGTTTGCTCAAAATCATCTAATATTTTCAATATAGAATTATGTTCGAAAATATTTTTTGTACCAGCAGGTGTTAAACATTCTTTAAATGGATAAGGACAATATACATGAGAATTTAATTCATTAATTGGATGATTTGTGTAATCTGTTACAATTGTATGTAAACATTTTATACAAATGTAATGAATTCCACATGTACTTTTAACTAATATATCTGATGTAATCTTATCTAATGGAATATCAGTTAATGTAAAAATTTCTTCTTGTGGATTTAGGTTTTCACTAAAACATACACAACAAGAAATTTCTTCCAAAACATTATCTTCCATAACTATATCAATGGTTGAATTCATTAATATAGACTAATAAATTAAAAAATTTAAATGCGTCGTATTATTATTTTTGCTTTTTAATATTTACCTTAATTTTCTTTTCAACTGTATAAACTTTGTTAGTTAAAATAGATTCTGCTATATCTTCAGCCTTTTTTTCATCACATCTTAATTTTTCGGTTAATTTTTCAACTATAGCTGGACGTTTAAATGATTGACTTACCTTTCTATCATATAATAGAATTTCTCCGTCTTTTAAGCTAATACTATCCATATTATTATCACTCATATATTCATGAATCTCTTTTTCAAGTTGATCCAGTATTTTTTTTTGTTCTTTTTGTTTTTTTCTAAACTCAACAATTTCCTTGTTTAATTCGAGATATAATTTAAATTTCTCTTGAATATCCATCTTTATTGTTTTATAATTTTAACATAAAAAAATAAAGAATTCAGAACGTAAGATGCTTAGATATAATTATATCTTTGTCATCAGGACGAAGTGTACATCTATGTTCTTGTACATTTGAATCTAAGGAAACATTACAAAGTATACAAGTTAATTTATCTCTAAATAAAGATGACATATTGGAAGAGATATTACGAAAAGGTCGTGGTAAAGTATGACGACGTACAAGATGTTCAGTGGACATTTTCTTACAATAAAATAATAATATTTTTTTAATATATAAACACATTTTTAAGTTAATATCTAGTAATTTTGGTCTAAATTAAGAATTTCAAGGCCTTTTTTAGCAGCTTCTTGCTCTGCATTTACTACTTTTCTACCTGTTCCGATACATAATATATAATTACCTTGTGAAACTATAGTGAATAAATTTGAATAAATTTGAGTAGATACTTTTTTATAATGTGATAAACTTTCTTCTGTATATTGAATAATATTATTTTGTTGAAATGTATCGAGTACGTTAAATTGTTCATGTGAAATCGTCAACATTCTAGTAAAAATCTTTCTATATAAAGGACCTTCTTCGTTAATATTTTGATATACAGGTGTTTTCCATTTTAAAGATTGGAAAAATCTTTGTAAGGAATCTTTAAAGTTATCATTCTTTGATATAAGTTCTGCAAAATCAATAATATTTTCAATAATATTTCTTAAAAATCGTTCTGCATAAATATATCCTTGTTCTTCAAAATCTTCCATAATAGCTCCTAAAAAACTTTCAAATGCATCTTCATAATAACTTGGTGTATTACGTCCGCGGTCTAAATCTAATAATGTTTGATTTTCAATTTGAAGAGAAAGCAACAAAAACTTTTTAAATCCTAAAGTTACAGCAAACTTATGTAACATACTACATTTTTCAATCTTAATCTTTAATCTTGTTAAGAATCCTTCACGTTCTGTTCCAAAACGTTGATACAAATACCTACCTAAAACAGCTTTTAAAATATGGTCGCCTAAATACTCAAGTCTTTCATTAGATTCTTTAGATAAATAGTTAATATAAACAGGTTGTTCATCTAAAGAACCTTGTATGCTTTGCGATTGTGATTGTATTTGATACTGATGATAGGATTCATGTACAAATGCTCTTTGATAATATTCTAAATTATTAATAGATAATCTATCACCATTATTAGCGATACCACCAAAATAATTTAGAATATTTTCAACTTCGCTTTTTGTTATCAATTTATTATGCGGATTATTCATGTTTGCTATCTTATAATTAAATAATATTAATTTATTTTTCAATTTTTAATAATTAATTTTACCCCATACAACAATACTAATTCTATCTGTATCACCCATTTCTACACGATGTGTCCAATAGTTATTAACCGTTTTGTCAAAAATATAAAGTGTACCAGGTTCTAAATGAAAGTCTATAATAGACTCGGTTTTATCTTGTTTAAATAAAACACGTCCATGATGAAGGTTTAAAACGATGGTAAAGTCTTGTTTATAAAAATCTTTATGATATTCTTTTATAGTATTTTTGTCAAAATGATTAATACGAGCTTTAATAGGTGTTATATTAAAATCTTTTGATATTTTAGAAATTAATTCGTTAAACAGTTCTATCGATTCTGGATTATCAACGATTGTGTGAGTATGCCATTTAATACGTGGTTTGTTTATTATTTCGTTTAATAGTGTATTTATATCTATATAATTTTGAATAAAATAAATAGAATTATATGGAATATCATCAAATTTAAACTTTATATTCACCTCTTTATTCATATTTATAATTATAAATATAAAAATAATAAATTTAAGTTCTATTGTAATAGGGCCATATAACCAATTTCAACAGTACCGTTAAGAGGGTCTGAAATAGAATTATTTTGTAATGTCATATTAAATATACCAGTTGAAGCACTAGACACATATACAGAAGGAAGACCAGTTCCGACATAATTAACAATATTTGAAATAATTTTACTATTAGAATTTATGAAAGCATTCATTATTGAAAACGATGCAGAACCTTGAGTAGCAAGATTAGTTGATACAGTTAAAACACTACCGAATTGACTATAATTACCAGTAACATCAGTTGTTATTGATGTACCTTGAGTAGCCAAGGCAAGTTGCGGTGCAAATACTCCTGGTGTAATATGTGAACATGTAATTATTCCAGTATCAGAAATCGTTGCCGCAATCCCTTCAACTGTACCAACAGCTAAACTACCGAATGTAGCTGAATTATCTACATATAAAGTTCTAAAAGAGGCCAACCCAGTATCATTAATATATGAAGGATTTCCTTCGTTTACTGGAACTATCAAATTTCCAACTGTAGCTGTCTGAAGAGCTAGATGGTCGCCGACATCACCTCCTCCTCCTGTACCTATTTCTTGACCACCAAGAGTTAAATTACCTGCGGAATTTGTATCTAGTCGTAAACCGTCTAAATAAAAGGCTCCGTAATCTTTAATTGATTTGCGTGACTGTGCCATTTGTATAATAAATATAAATAAAATAGTTATTCTTAATTAAAATAATATTTCCTTCTCCTATGTCGATATTTGCAAAAATTACACCAGTTATATAATAATAAATCACATGCCGTACAGTATAACTCTAAACAATTATTACATTCATGTAAATCACTCTTATACTTACATATTCTACATTGATTATATACTAAAAATGGTTTTATATTATCTATTGTAATATACTTCATAATATATCTAATAATAATTAGATATATTTAGTTTTCAATTAATTTTAATAATTTAAGCAGAAGCTTCAGTCTTACGAGAAGGGAAGTGATGATTAACATACTTTTGAAGCTTTAAATAAGTATAAACCTTCTTAGATGCATCACTCTTACTTGGCTCAACAGGTTCAGAGAAAATCTTCTTAAGAGCAGCATCTGGAACAATCTCTCGACGCTCATTAGGATTTTGAAGATTATGTTCCTTAATATATCTAGAAATATGACTAGTCACATCTGTACGGGCAACGGGAGAACCAGCCTTAACTGGAACACGTGGCCAGTTATCATGTTCTTCTTGGTTACTAGGAGTAAAGCTAGAATCTTTCATAGTAGCCTTAGTCTTAACAAGGAATGAATAAAGTTCATCACTAACAACTACTGGTTCAGCAAACCCAGTTGAACGACGGGGTTTAGTGAAATCACGTGGAAGCTTTTTTTTTTTATTCTTACGAGAAGCATCCTTAACAAGTTGCTCGTGTTCACGTTGAAGCTTACGAAGCTCTTGAACTTGTGCCTTAAGAACAAGCATATGAGATTGTTGAGCTTGAATTAAAGTCTCAAGACGTTGACGGAAAGAAGGAGATTCACTTTCTTGAGCAGCTGGTGTTTCAACTGGAGCTGGTTCTGCAACTGGAGTTGCTTCTACAACTGGAGTTGGTTCTGGTTCAGCAGCCTTAGGAGCTGCCTTACGAACAGCCTTAACCTTAGGAGTGGCACGAGAAGTAGCAGTTTTAGTGGAGAGAGATGCTTTGTTCATTTGATTTTTTTTAATATTTGTCAAGGAAATAATTTATAAATTTATACGCACCTATCGATTAAATAACTATTTATTTTATAAATTTGTTTTATATAATTTATGTAAAATTAAAATATTTTACTATATTATAAAAACAAAAATGTCTACCATGGAAAGACGCGCCTCTGACGTTGAACGTCTCTTACGTTTTGATACTGTTCGTGTTTCTAAACTTTTAGAACAAATTCAATTCGCTGTAATTGTTTTCATTATCGCCTTCTTTATCGGTTCAATGACTGATAAATTATTCCCAGTTCAAAAAGATGTAGAAAATATCAGTGATTTTGATCTTTACAAAGATTTATTCTTACAATTGTGTTTAATCGTAATCAGTGCTTATTATATCACTAAGGTTGCAAAAGTTATTCCCTTCTTCTTTAGTTTAAGTGATAAATATATTCCATCTAGTCATGGAGAAAACATGGCTGGTGCAGGATTAGCCATGGCTATTATTTTCGTTGGAGTTCAGAAAAACTTCCAAGCTAGAATTGCAATTCTTAAAAATAGATTTTATCCATAAATAAAACAATTATATTTACAATTATATTTACAATTAATCTAAAATTTTTTTAATTGTATATATTATAAACACAAATGGACCCATCTCAAATTCAAATTCTAATCTATGTTCTTCTAGCTGTAGGTTTATTCCTCCTATTTGCACCAGCACAATATCAAGCATATCTCCCCGTAACCTTAGAAACATCTACTCGTCAAATTATTGGATGTGTTGCTCTTTTAGCAGCATATTATTATTATAATGGTGAAAAACTATTTTAAATTGTTAAACTAAATTATATATACTTATCTAATATATATAATTAACGAATTACTTAAACATCAGTTTGGATTTAAACATTGTGTTGAACAAATTGGTATAGAGCATAAGCACCAGCTGCTCCAACTGCGTATTTAACATATTTCTCTATTTTAGGTCCGGTATAAGCAACTAAATCTGTTCCATTATAGGCTACTAAACCCCAGTTAATTGCTCCTGCAATCATAAGAATCATAACAATAGTATTAATATCAAGTTTCATTTTGGTTATAATATCTAACAATAAAATAATTTATGATAATTATACAAGAAATAAATCTAAAATTTGTTCATCAATATTTTCAAAAAATACTTTAGATTGCCATAAAAATTTTTTATTATACAAGTCAATACATATCTTTGTAGGATAAAACTTATTATATAACAATAATGTATGTTCAAGATTCTCTACTGGATATTCCATTTCTTTTAAAATATTAATTAAAGATGTTTTTGGTAAAACCATAAATAATTGTTTAATAGGAGTATACACATATGATGACTTTAAATACTCAGAATTTGATATATATGAAATTATAGTATTGAAATGCGTTCTTCTTAAATATTCAAATATATCACTGCAAAAAGGAACATTATTATACCTATAATACCAAGTCCAATTATTATGTACATGTCCAATATAATAACCAAATACCCAATACAAACCTTCTATATAATTTATACATGCATTATCAATATCTTCATTTTTAATATCATAATACATATAATATCTAGACTTGTAATTATCATCTGTAAATTTTATAAAATCATCTTTATAAAATGATAAATCCTCTTTTTTCTCTAAAATTTCATAATTTGCATGTTCGCCAAGAGCTAAAGAATCTAGTTTGAAGTTATTGAAAAAATAGACCTCACTATTTTTGAGATGATACATGATATCTTTTAAATAATAAAGATTAATGACATTAGACAAATTGTTTACACTTTCTATGTTAATTAAATGATATCCCTTCCATGAATTAATGTATGCCCTCATAATTATATCAATACCGTTCTTTTTAATTGATAATGATGGAATATGTTCTAAAAAATCATTCCCTAATAAAAAGCAAATAAGAACATAGTCGTAAATTAAATTAGTTAAATTAATTGTATTTGGTTTGACACCCTTATATTTCTCTAATAATTCTAAAATATCATTACAAATATATCTACGCAACTGATTAATATTTAAATAATCAATAACTTTCTTAGCATCTGATAAATTATTATTAAACGAGTTATCTCTAATTAAGATAATTTTATCATAATTACAATTCATTAAAGATAACATAATTAAATCAGCATCTAAACCGTATATACATACTCTCGCATTGTTTGATAATTTTGAAATAATTTTCATAATTTTATGTTCGCCTTCACCTATATCATTTGAGTCAGATATTGTACAGTTTATATCAACATCCATCAAGTTTTGTTTAAATTTATCTAAGCTTTCTCTAATTTTTGTCATAAAAGATGTACCTGGTGTAATCTTATTAGAATCCCATAAACTAGATTTATTACTTTCTCCTGATTTAAAAAATTCAGACTTATATCTACGTTCTCTTTGTTGGTTCATTTTACTTCTTGGTGCAACACCATCTATTGTTATATAAACATTCTTAATTTGACCTCTTTGTTTCGTATTCAAGACTTGATTAATTAGCAAACGTGTATAATTTAAACAATTATCAATAATATCTTTTTCAATAATACGGGTTCTGTCTTGATTATTTTCAATTAATATATATTTATCATGATTTGCTGATAATATTTGTTGCGCACATGGATGGATTAAGGAGTTATAATCAAAAAAAAGATAGTTAATATTTAAATTAGCTAATTTTTCAAAATCAATCATCAACTCATTTTGACAATTATATTTATTATAATAATATTGAAATGCATAAGGGATTCCCATCTTGTTAAAAAGGTATAACATTAAATAAAATTCAATTATTTAATGTTTATTCAATATACGACTCTACTCTAATTTGAACACATTTATCATCATCAAACTTAAATCCACTTTGTTTTAATAGAGATTTATAATAATCTATTTCATTAGAACTAGCTTCTACATCTTTTTTCTTTTTCTTTCCTTTTGTTTTAGTAGTCTTGGTTCTATTATCTGTACGTTCAGTTTTTTCTGTTTTATGTTCTGTATTTGTATCATCTTCTGAATCACTATTTGTGTCTTTATAATATTCGTCATCATCAACATCATCATCAGTATCATTTCCGCCATATCCAGATGCATCAGATGCATCGTCATCAACAACTTCTCCGTCTTCCAAATATTCTTCACCGATACTTTCTTCTAATTCATCACCTAGACCTTCCATATCACCACTTTCATATTCAGGGTCTCCTGAAATACCAGCACCTCCATCTACATTATCTTCACCTTCACCGCCATAATTAAAGCTTGTATCATCTCCGTCATCTTTTTTATCAGATACCTTGTGACGATTTGATTTACGTGATAAAGCTACTATACGTTGATTTATCCTAAAGTATACTGAATTTTTATTATACTTTTTAGATTTATTATGTTCTCTCATTAATATATCGGGGTCTACATTACTAATAATTCTAACTGATTTCTTAATCTTTTTTTTTATAGGAATGTTATCTGGGATTAATACAAGTTGATTTATATATTGTTCTCTACGTTTATTAATTGTCTCTTTCAATTTATTCTCGATTAAATTTTTGTAGTATTCTAAATATGAATCTCGTTTTTTATCTAAAGATGTAATAAGTTCTCGCTTTTGTTCAATTAAATCAACGCATTTAGATACTTTATCTAAGATCGATTCATCAACTTTATCTAGATTAAAGAAATAACCATTTGAATTCTTTGTAAATTCTACGTCATACTTTTTAAATATACTTAGAATATGATGCTTTTCTTTAGAAGTCAATCGTTTAATTTTGGAGATTAGTTCTCTTAAATATTTTTGTTTATCATTAATCATTTTGTTAATAAACAAAATATGGTTAAAAAGTATTTTTTTTTTAATTACTTACTTCATAATGAGTAACAATATTCACGATACAAAAGTTGATAAAATTAAAACTCAAGTTTATAGTTTAATGAACGATATAAAGAATGGTGAAAGAGATACGGAACTCTTACAAGATAAGTATCATTATCTATTCAATACATCAAAGACATTATTCAATTTAGTTTTAAAGGAAGGGAAAAAAGATAATTTTGATAAACAACAATTTGATAAAAATTTAGAACAAATGCTTAAGCATATATTGAAAATTCAAAATGACGAATTAACACAAAACGAAGCATCTGAAAATATAGGTAAACTGTTAGCAAAACAATTTATACCTCAATACAAATAACTTCGGTATTTTTATTACATTTATTTATTTCTATATATTATATAGAAATGGAAGATAGTGCATCTTTTGTTGCAAATGCTAGTTCAAAGCCTAGGTCATATGGTCATAATAAATTTCAAATTCAATTACAAGAAGCTAATAGTAAAATAGAAGAATTACAATCTGTTATTGATGAAAAGACAAATGAATTAGAATTATTTAAAAATAGTATGCGAACATTTCACTTACAACTTCAAGATAAAAATATAGAAATTTCTAATTTAAATAACGAATTAAATCAATATAAAACCAACTTGGAAACAATTACCTTTGATTTAAATAAGTTACAATTCGAAAAAAAGAGTCATGAAAATTGTACGCAAGAAGAACAAACAAAATTGTATAATGAAAATATGGAATTGGTTAGTACAATCAATAATCTACATAAAACAAACCATCAAATGAACGAAAAATATCAAGACTTAAAAGTCAAATATCAAACAACATTAGATTTATTAGAAAAGAAAAGCACAGACTACACTTCTTTAGAAGAAACTTATAAAAATACATTAGACGAATTAAATTTAGTTAGAGATATAAATTTAACTCAAGAAAAAGAGATAGATACATTGAAACAAGAAATATTCCAATATCATAACGAATTATCTATTTTAAAAACACAGTTATTTGAAAAGGATGTTTCTCTAGGTGAGTTACATAAAAAATTATGTTTAGAAAGATATAGAATTACAGGTAAACTTAATGAACTCGATAACATACAAAAAGAGGAATCAGAAAACAATGCTACTACAATAGATGAATCCGAGACGATTGCTACTGAGCCAATACTGAATTCTAGACCTATTAAAATTACAACGCAAAGAGGTGTTAAAATATCAAGGCGATAATTACATATCATCGAAAAAATGTTCATCTAATTCATTCTTATTTTGTTGTGTTTTGAACAACTTGGCATTTTTATAATTTTTTTTATTTGGAAAAAGATATTTTGGTAATTTTATATGTTTTTCTTCTGATTTATTTACATTGTTATCTTTTTTAACATTATCTTCTTTATCTTCTTTATCACTTATATAATATTCATTTTCAAATTCCTCTGAAGAAATATATTTTAAACCATTTGAATCACTTTGACTTTCTAATGTGACTTCTAATTTATTATTTGAATCATTATGTTTTGGTGTAGAAGATTCATCTGTATCACCTAAACCATTATCAAAATTATATTTATCTTGTGGTTCTTTTTGCTTTGAATTAATAATTTCTTTTAAAGGGATGAATTTTTGTAAAGTATTATTAATAGATTCTTCTATTTGTGTTTTTGTTTTTTTAAAATCAGATTCAGATAACATTACTTTAGGATGTTCATAAAAATATTTACTAACTTTCTTTAGACATTTATACCAAAATTTAACTAATTTGGGCGCTTTCACCTCAAGTTCATCACAAATAGATGTCATAATTTTAATATTTAATCCGTATACTATATGTAAAGTTTTTGTTAAATCTTCTTCTGATAATTCATATTTATCATTTACAAATTTTAAAAATTTACTATATTCTTTATCTAATTTATCATCAGACCAAGATGGTATCTTTAATAATTTTTCTTGAAATTCTCTTAAAGATTTATCAAACAACTTTTCCATAAATTTTAAAAAGTACTTTTTAAGAACCTCTACTAATTTTTTTTGGTATTCTTTCTTAGTTTCTATCAAATCTTGAACCCTTTCTCTAGGCATATCTACTATTAACAGTTAAAAAAAGTTTACTTAAATAACGAAATAAATTGATAACACATTATTTAACGAAATAAATTGATAACACGTTATTTAAATAAACTTTTTTTAACTATATATATTAAGGAATTATGGATACAAATTTTCATGCTTTTGTATTTATTACGACTATAGTGTTTTACATTATATTACGTAGTTATAAAAAAAAGGAACCGGAACACAAAAAAACAAGTAATTTAATTTATGTCTTAGCTGTACCTATTATTTTATATGGCGGACATTACTTCTTTTACAAAGATAAACAAATAATAAGTAATAATTCTCAGATGACAGAAATTAGTTCTCATGCATCAGAAGACTTATTAAGCATCCCTTACCCTGTAACATCCGACTCATCTACAATTTAATTAAAAATTTTAATTTTCAATGTTAAAATTTTTAACAAGCTTTTATAGATTATTTTTAACGGAAATCTCAATTTCAATAATAAAATAATCTACTTTCCATGGAACCCACCCTAATTTAGTGCACATATTTACGACGTCTTTATCTCTTAATTATCTATAAACTAATATATTGGGTATATAAAGTCTAAAATCTATGGGTATAAATATATATACAAATTGGTAGTCAAAATTTGAAATAAGGATGATAATTAAAGCATTTTATTTTAATAACCTTACTTCTCCGGACTACAGTTATAGTATATATATTTTTTTTATAAAATAACCGCAATATTAATTTAAAAGTATTTAAAATTATATTATATTTACTACTAAATGAATAATCTTCTTAATTTCTTTAATCTTAAACAGAATCAAACAGTGAATAATTGCTATGAACCAGTATATAAATTATCTGATATAGAGCGACTCAAGAGATTTATATTTTTAGGAAGTGATAATGGGAGTATGTATATGAATAAAGATACATTGACATTAGAAAATATATTATGTTTAGAAAAGTTACTTGAAGATTGTAAATATGATGATATTTTAGAAGTTATAAATACATACAAAAATAATACTTTTAAAAAGGATTATTTAATTTATGTGTTAGCCAGATGTTGTTCAGTACATCTAGATGATGACCCATTGTTTTGGAAGAAAGATTTTCGAACAGATTGTTTTAAAATAGTTTTAGATGTATGTCATATACCAAGTTATTTATTTATGTTCATTCATTTTTATGAAAAAATTAACCAGCGTTTATATAATAGTACTGGATGGAATTCACAACTTAAAAATATGATTAGTCAATGGTACCTGTTAAAAACTTCTCAAGAACTTATGTATCACGTGACCAAATATCCATCAAGATATAGTTGGAGTCATAAAGATGTTTTAAAACTAGCACATATTAAACCAAAAGATGATATTACTAATGATATTTTCAAGTATATTTTATACAATAATTTAGATACATCGAAGAGTTATCTTGAGTATCTGAGAGCTTACGAAAATTTGAAAACAGATGACAACTTAGATAATGTTGTACAAAATATAGTAAAATATAACTTTGTTAGAGAACATATCCCTACTCATTTACTTACTTCTGATAAAGTGTGGGTAAATTTAATACCCAATATGCCAATTATTGCTCTTCTTAGAAATTTAAACAAAATAACATCATTACAGATATTGGATACTTATCCAAATATTTTACAAAATATTATTGATAAAATTACTAATATACAAGTTAATCCTCTACAGCTCCTGATGACTATTAAAATGTATAAAAGTGGTAAGGGCATGAAAGGTGGATTAAAATGGGAACCTAATAAAGATATTGTTAATGCACTCAATGGAGCTTTTTATTCAACATTTAATAACTTGAAAAAATCAGATAAAAAGATATTATTAGCTTTAGATGTATCAGCTAGTATGTCTTGGAATACTGTTTGCGGAATAGATTGTTTATCAGCATCTGAAGTAAGTTGTGCTATGGCTATGATGTTTGATTATATTAGTTCAAACGTTGATATTATGGGATTTAGTTCAACATTTAAAAAATTAGATATATCAAGTAAATATTGTTTAGAAGAAAATTTAGAACATGTTAAAGATAATACATTTGGTAGCACAGATTGTGCCTTACCATTTGTATGGGCTGGAGAAAATAATAAAGAATATGATGCTATAATTGTATTTACAGATAATGAAACTAATTCAAATACAATAGAACCATCTATGGCTTTACAATTATATAGAAATCAAATGAATAAAAATACTAAACTTATAGTTGTAGCCTTAACATCAAATGGATTTTCTATTGCTAATCCAGATGATTCTAATATGATGGATGTCTGTGGATTTGATAGTAATATGTATAATATGATAAATGAATTTATAGACATGTAAATGTATAGAAATGTAAATGTATAGAAATGTAAATTTATAGAAATGTAATTATTTTAGATATTTAGATTTTTAAGAAATTAAAAATCTAGTTATAATATAAGAATTGATGGAAGACAAATACTATCCAGATTATGATGATCCAGATTTTAATCGTATTTTAGATAAATATGAATTTCAGGAACAAGAGAAAAGAAATTTTACATATCAAGACCCTCGACAATTAGTTTTAAGGAATCTAGTTTCCAAGAATACAATTTATGATAGTATATTACTTTACTGGAATGTGGGAGTAGGTAAAAGTTGTGCGGCAATTACTATTGCGGAGGGGTTTAAAGAATATGTTAATAATATGGGTAGAAAAATTCTGGTATTAGTTAAAAATGGTAATATTGAAAAGAACTTTAAAAACGAATTGTTATCAAAATGTAGTCATAACGCTTATTTAACTGAATTACAAGAACAATTTTTACGTTCATCCAAGGACCAGATTACAAAGAAGGAATTAATGAATAGAATAACTAGAAAAATAAATAAAGTATATAATTTTATGACATATGGTACATTTGTTAATCAAATCTTAGGTATGAAGGAATTTGAAAAGGATAATTTAGGTAAGAACACAACTAAACAGAAACGTAATATAGATGGTACATTATCTCGTAAAAAACCAACAAATGCCATAGAAAATTTAAATAATACAGTAATTATTGTTGATGAAGCTCATAATATTACAAACAATGATGTATACACTGCATTATCTAAGGTACTACAAAAATCATATAATTACAGATTAGTGTTATTGACAGCTACGCCTATGTACGATAACCCTAAAGAAATTATTGAGTTATCAAATTTACTCAATATGAATAATCCAGATAATATATTACCTATAAGGAATGAATTATTCAAACCATATGAAAATGGTGACCCTATTATGACAAAATTAAATAGTTCATATTTAAGTGATGGTATTTTAAAAAGTGGGTTAACATCTATTTCTGAAAAGGGTAAAGATTTATTAGCTCGTAGTCTTAAAGGAAAAATTAGTTACTTGCAATCAAATACGGAAACATTCCCAGATAAAATTGATATGGGTGAATCACTTCTACGTAAAACAGGTAGTATAAATGTGGTTTATTGTTATATGAGCTCGTATCAAAATGAAATATATCAAAAAGCTTTAAAACTTGACTCTAAGGAACATATTGAAATTGATGCTGAAATATTAGATGCTGAAGATAATACTGAGGAATACGTATCCATGTCAAAATCAAGTTCCCTTTACAAAAATAGTAGTGATGCGTCTACAATGACATATCCTAGTGGTATGTTTGGAAAAGATGGCTTTTTATCGATATTTAATGAAGTAAAGGGTAGTTCCGAATACAAAATATCTACAGAAAATATGGATATTTTAAAATTAGATGGTCAATTACATAAATATTCTGCTAAATTAGCTCAGTTAATAGAAAATGTTAATAAAAGTCCAGGTAATGTATTTATTTATTCAAATTATGTGAATTATGGAGGTACATCATTATTAAAACAAGTTTTATTAGCAAATGGTTACACTCAATTTAAGAGTAAGAGTAAAGACTCTTCTGGACATTACAAATCATTTATTTTGTACGATGATTCAACTAATGTTGAAACTCGTGAAGCTCAAAGAAAAATTTTTAATAGCGAAGATAATAAAGATGGTAAATATATTAAAATTGTAATTGGTTCTCCTGTAATTTCGGAAGGTATCACTCTCAAAAATGTTAGACAAGTTCATTTATTAGAACCAGCATGGAATATGAGTCGAATTAATCAAATTATTGGTAGAGCTGTTCGTCATCATTCACATGATGCTTTACGAGAAGACCAAAGAAATGTTGAAATATACAAATATTGCTCAGTATTTAAGACAAAAACACCTATGTATTTTATAGATAAGGAAAAATATATTTTAGCAGAGGAAAAAGATAGGTCAAATAAAGTAGTTGAAAGACTTCTTAAACAAGTAGCATTTGATTGTAATATTAATTCTAGAACTATAAAAGGAGAAGCTGGTTCTGCTGATTGCGATTATACAGATTGTAAATATAGTTGTTTATTAAAACCAACTAATAGAACATTAGATAAATATACTTATAACATGTACATTAACTTTTTTGATGAATTCGATATTGAAATTATTATATCATTTGTGAAAGATATGTTTAAAAAGTATTTTATATATAGCATTCAAGATATCATTAATAGAATTAAGGGATTAGAACCTATGATATCAAATGAAAGTATATTTAATGCACTTAAACAAATGATTGATAATAAAACTATATTATTAGATCAATATGATAGAGAAGGTTTTCTTATAGAAAAGGGAGATTACATAGTCTTTAATCCTATGGATATTGATATTAATTCAAGTATTTATGCTAAAACACTAGACTTTACAGTTAATTCTAATGAATATACGTTAAATGAATATGTAAAGCATAAGTTTAATGAGAATATTGAAATAGCGTCTGAACTTAAGGAGAAAAAGAAAACTAAAAAGACTCAAGAAAAAGTCGAATTATCAGACGAAGACCTCAAATTTAATAAAAAGGTTATGAAAAATAAAATTTATGGTTCATATAGAGAACGTGCAACTAAAGAGTCTGGTGGATTGTTTGGACCATATGATGGTAAATTTAGAATTATTGATATAAGAAGTATTAAGGATGACGGTGAAGATAAAAGAAAAAGTATATCAGGTATGGCCGCTACAAGTTATAATAAAAAGAAACTTATAGATATCATTCAATATCTAGAAATTACAAATAAAGAATTACAAAAATACTTGGGATATCCAAGTGATTCGATTGATGTTAAAAAATTAGGAATTGAACAATTAGTAGATATTGTTGAAAAACACATGAGTAAAAAGAATATTATCTTACGTTAGTTAATCTAACAAACATTTTTCTTCTTTATATTCTTCTTTATCAATAAATAAAGAATTATATATTTTTTTGGATAGTACACAACCTAATTTTCTTTTACCTATTTGAATATTACATAATAGTTCTTCTTTTTCTTTTATATCTTTTAAAGTGTTATATTTATCAATGAGTTGAGGTAAAGTTGTATATTGTGATGCAATTTTAGAAGCTATATTTGTTGATATACCTGGTATAACTGATAGCATATTTATAAAAATATTTTGAGAAGCACTATCACTTTTCTTTATTAATTTAACAGATACAGGATTTATTTTACCAAAATCCTTTAACGATAATTTTGAATATAAAGACATTAACATTTCATATGTTTCTAAATCATTTAATGTATGAAGAACTTTATATTGATGTTTAAATATAAGATTAAGAATAGAGCTATCTATAATTGATTTAGAAATACTACCATACTTTTTTAAATTTTTATTACCTTCAAGTAAATAAATAATTTTATCTGGTACACCGATTGACTCTAAAAGTCTTTGTTTTTGTTCACGGAACCTACCATCAGTTATACTAGATGCTAAATCTAAAATAGTTTTACGTTCTATAATATAAATAATAGAATTATCATTTGAATTTTTAAAAACAAAATCACCTATAGGTAAATTCACAATTTTATAAGAAATTGAGGTGTTATTATCTGTAAAATATTTAATTATTGCATTTTCACGATAGTCTATTTCTAAAATTATTTCTGAATTCATATTTTTTCAAAATTTTAAAATATAGATATATATTAATATGAGCAAACAGAAAAAGATTTCTCAACAAGCGAAGGTTGATACACAAGAATGTAAACCCTCTCCCCTAAGTTTACTATTAGCCGACTTTATATTTATATTTCATTGTATCATAATTTTATTTGTTCTTATAGCCCCATTAACTAATATTCCAGCTATTTTAATATTACATATAACATTTGCTCTATGTCTAATGGTTCACTGGCATGCCAATTCAAATATATGTAGCTTAAGTATACTAGAATCTCATTTACGAGGAATAAACAATAGAGAAGATACATTTACTCATAAATTTATAGCACCTATATATGATATATCTTCTACTGAATGGAGCAATTTTGTATGGTTTATAACATTTATTGTCATGTGTATATCAATATACAAATTATACCATACAGATAAGTTTAAAGAAGCATGGAAATGTTATTCTGAAATGGAATCTGCACCAACACTTTATGGAAAGTTATCTAATACATTAGAATGCTTTAAACCATTATTTATTATATAATATGCGTGAAATTATAGTTTTCATTTTATTAAGTAATGATAACTATGGAAAGTGAAGAATCATTTAAAAACCAATTTTTAAACGTTAATTTCGATAAATTTCTATTCGAAAATAATAATGAATTCGTTAATTCTAACGAGTTTTATATTCAATATAAAACAGAATATATGTCTAAAACACAAGAAAATTTAATGAAATATTCTGAGTTAATGAAAACATTTAAACATATGGAGAATAATTATACTATTGATAAAAATAAATACTCTTATACATTTGTTAATAAAACAGAATATACTAGACTTAATAAAGAACTAAAACATATATTAAATGAACAAAGAGTATTATATAATAATTTTATGAATTATATTCAATTTATCAATTCTTAATTTAATTATTTTTAAATATTCGTTGGAACAAATATTATATTTAAAATATCATGATTTGGTAATTTACTAGCAGCCCAATCCGATGCATTATTTTTAACTAAATCCCATGCTGCATTAGCAATATCTGTGCATAATGTATTATTACAATATTCTTGTGTTAAAGAAATTAAACCCTCAAAATTTTGAGACATTGATTCATTATCTCTTATACATAATGAGAATCCTATACACCAATCTGTAGGATTAACTTGTGGTACTAAGTCGAATCGTATAATTTTAACTAGAAAATGGGTATTAAATGTATTAACATCTATAGCATTTGATGTTGAAGTTACTGTTAATTCAGTTAACCTATCTTGGCTTAAGTTAAATTCAGCCCAGGTGTTTACTACATTTTTAACTGCGTTCCAAGCTTCTGCAATAACATCTTGACTTGTATATCCTTGCTGTAACTGTGTAGTATCTACAGATTTAGTATGAATAGAAATTCTATTATTAGGCCTGCAATGCACCTTAAAATGAACTGATACATTAGTTGTTGAATTATCAAAATGAACAGTTGTTACAGTAAAATTATCAGTAAAGTCTTGTAATGATAAAGTCATATTTATCATTAGTATATAAAAAAATAAATCAAAATTATACATGTATCTTTATAAATTTAATATAATTATATGATTTCATCCATATAATTAATTTTTACATCATCGTATTAATTGTAACTGTAATTTGTCTAGATTTTTCACGTTGATGTTCTAATTTTTGTTTGTATTCATAACAAACTCGTAATTCTTCCTTAAGTTTAGTCATTTGTTTATCTAGTTGTTCGATAATATCATCTTGTTTATTAATATATTCTTTTGTATTTTTATAAAATTTGTTATGAATATAAAGAATATCTTCCATTTCCATTTGCTTAGTACAAACAGAACATATTCTTGAATTTAAATATTCTTCATCTATAACACCATATCTATTTGCATCTGTATAATGATTATCAACTAAACATCTTATATGAAAAATATGCCCGCATGTTAGAATCATAAAACTATCTTTGATATTATGTTGATTATGACATAAGTTACATGTATGCTCATTTGTTTTTTTTGTTGGTTGCGGCATACTATCATATGAATTTATAGTTGAATTATAATAATTACTTTCAGGAACCCCTGAAACTATTGGTTTTTCAAATCTATCCATTTTAGGAGGCTTGCTAATTGATACATTTTCTTTTAAAATTTCATTTTCTTTTTCGTGAATCTTATAAGTTCGGTTTACATATTTTATATCTTGATTTATATCACGTTTTATAATATCTTCAGTCTGTTCATTGGAAGTTAAACTCGAAATATCATTATATTTAGCTGGCGATTCATTCGAATTTGTAGTCTCTGAAGAAATAGAATTTCTTCGTTGAGCGAGTTGTTCTTTAAGTACATCTACATTGAAATTATCGATAATTAGAGATTGCCTGTTCTCTTTTTTACGTTTATTTAGAAACTTTATCATATCCATTAATATATATGATTATGTATATTAATTCATTTTTTTTAAACTAAATTATTGATGTCGTTATCATAATTCCACAGTATTCTTGTGGTTTTAATGTATAATTAGTATGTTCATAAATATTCAATTTCATGGCCTCTTCTACTAAAAATCTAAAAATAAATTTAAATTCCGAACCATGTCCTAATATAGGTCTACCATTTTTATCATAATTACATAAATGAGCCAATTCATGCAAGACTACATACATTAAAATATTTATATCATATATTTTTTCATTAGTATCTCTTGTTCGTAAACATATATGCATATCACGTTTATCTATAGTATATGTTGTATATCGTGGGTCGACTGCAGCTTCTGATATAATATATGGCATATAATTATCTTTGAGTTTTTCAATGAAATAAGATTTTTCTTCATCATTTTTGTATTTGTCATGTAAATGTTCAATTAATAACATTATATTTTTATTAATTAGAGCCAGGGTATTGGCTGAATCCTTTAAAAATTTTTCACTTTTATTGTTCCCTCTTCTAATTAAATATACTTTACCATCTATATCTGATGTAACATATTTTATTTCTGCATACGTATATATCATATGATATAAAAAGTATACGACTAAAAATATACCTAAAATTATAATAATGGTAGTCATTTCTTATTATTATCAAATAAAATTTTTTTGAATAATAAGAAATTTATTGTTTACTTTGTTGTTGATGTATTAAAATATCACCCTTTGGTCTATAAGCTAAACTAGCTTCACATACAGGGCATAATTTACAATCATCAGTTCCAATCTTAGTATCAGTCATAACTTTCTCAGCATTTTGTTGTAAAAAATAACGATATGCATGAATATTATTAGTTCCATATTCCTTTTGTAAAGCAGCATTTAAATCGCAATTAGGAAGGTAAGAGGTGAATGCACGACCATCAGCCATAGTATATTTCATTTTTATATTTATATAATATATCTACATAAAATATTTTTTTAATTAAACACTTAATTAAAATAAATTATTCATTACCTCTTTGTTCAGGACCATCCCGTCTTATTAAATATTGCCTATAATTAGAATTTAATGGTAGATAATTAACAGAAAAACTAACAGATGACTGTACTTGTGCTGTATTCTCGTTATTCTCGTGAGAATCATTCGTTGCATCTTGAAGTTGTTCTTGAGTTGATTCAGACGATTGAGGCAGAGGTAAGTCTTGAGGTGCTTCTGTAGTTGAATTTTGAGGAGATTCAAAATTATTTGGAGATTGATGTGGAACTTGTGTAAAATTCATATCTCCTGTTAAAAATCTATTAAAAATATTATTGAATAAACCATCAGAAGGATAACTTGGCTCTTGAGATGTTCTTAGTAACGAATTCAAAACAGTTGGAGTAACAGATGTTCTGAATGTTTGTTCATTAATCTGCTCATTAACTTGTTCATTAGGTGGAATAGTATTTCTTTGTTTTATATGGTCATTTATTAATCCTAATTCATTATCTAAAATTTTAAATGTTTTTGACACGTCATTTTTATAATTTTCCAAGTATTTTATACGCATTTTAAGTTTCTTATTATCTTGTTTTAATTTGGTATTTTCATGCATCAATTCTGATTGTCTTATCATAACAGGAAGATATTTATCATCTTGTTCTTTTGATTTTATATAATAATACCAAAGTAAAATTGTTATAACGCAAATAACAATTAGATATTGTGTCATCGTATTATAATGAAGAAAGTTTTTAATTATAATATTTTACCGAAAAGTCAAGTTTAATAAAAAAAAGAGGTAAAAACCTCTTAGTAATTTGTATCAATTAAATAATTTTCACCATTCAAATATTCTTCGCACAAAGTATTATAGATATCAACTGAAGAAAAAATCTCTTCACGCCTTGATGAAGATGCAAAAAATATCTTGGAACAACTATATTGAGCATTCATATTTTCAATATCTGTAGCTACACTTTTAATCATATTTTTTTTAGCAATGTCATATGGTCTAATTAACTGTAAGCATTCGTTTAATGTAAACCATCCTATATTTCTAACTTCTCCTGTTTGTACTTTATTATAAATATCAATCTTTGGTGGAGGAACTCTATCCTTAATTTTTACTAAATAATATATATGTCTATATTCTACATTATTAGTCCCTACAAATTCTTCTTTGATAATAGGGTAATTTTTAATAAAATCATAACAATCTTTATCATATCCTGTTTCTTCATAAAATTCTCTTTCAGCACACGCAATATTTGTTTCTTTCATATTTCTCCTCCCCTTTGGAAATCCAAACTCTTGAAATACATATGTAGTACTTGACTTTCTTACTAATTCAGGAATATCTAAACTCAAATATTTCTTTTTAGCTAAATCATATTCATTCTTAAAACATTTACTATCATGATTTACCCATAAATCACTCCAAATAGTATCAAAATCTTTGGTTAATAAATTTTCTTTTTCTTTTTGAGTCATTTCATCTAAACATGTTTTTATTTTTTTATCTTTCTCATCTTCATAACCATGTCTAATATCATATTTACCTCTAATAAAATCAATATACCCCATAGTATCTTTCCTCTGTATCATTAAAAATTTAATTTTAGGATATTCTTTGTCATTATCCGTATTAACATTTGTTAAAATATCCTTTAAACTTTTATTTGTATCGTTTAAACAATCACTTTCGTCTTTACATGTTTTAAAAGCAATTATACCAAAACTAGTAATTGGTCCTGTACATTCTTTTAATACATGACCACGTTCACCACAATTTACACAATAAACGTTTTTAAAATTTGGTTTGTAAATATTTGTTTGTTCATCCTTGTCACGGTCCCTTTTAATGTCTTCTGATATTTTAGAGTCCATATATAATACATTAAGTTTCCTTAATCTTCTAATATAATTTAAATTTTGATTTTAAACCATTTTTTTTTTAAAGACGTTTCCTACCTTGAAGAATTGAAAAGATATTAATTAACATTCCTATACTATATTTTGACTTTAAAGGTATATCAGGTTTATCATCCATAGACTTTCCAGGTAAATCCATAAGAAAATCAAATAATTCACCTTCTTGTTCTGCATCTAAGAAACTAGATTTTAATGGAGATGTTGGTGAATCCGCTAACTTAATATTACATACACGTTGTTGATTATGTCTAATTATAATTCCATGACATTTATCTAAAATCTTCTGATCTAAATCACTTATCTTAAGTGCCTTTCGTAAACGTTCTCTTAACTCTGGTGGAAACACATGAATAAAAGTTATATATAGATACATAGAAATATTATAAATCTCCTTTCTAAAATCTAAGTGACTACTTTTATTCATAACTTTTAAAGCTTCATTATAACCTTTTTTAGTATTCACTAATACTTTTTTTAAAGTTAAAAATATAAAATCTACCAAATCATACATTTTACTGGCTTTATAAGTATAATTTAATGAATATTCTGGTATTTTTTTAATTAAAGATGCCTTTACTTCATCTGATATATTTGTAGCTATATGATTTAAAGGTATATCTGATTGGCGATAATAATATTCAAGAACTGTTTCAAAGAAAGTAATAACCTTCTCATCGTCTGCTAATGAGTATTTTTTTTCTACATTTGAAATTAAACTTTTTTCTTCTGAGGTACTTAATTTTTCCAATTCAGAATATTCTTTATATACAGGTGGGCTATAAATATACAGTAAGTCGGATAATTGATACAGGGTTTCGAAATATTTTATTAAATTGTTCATTACTAATACCCAATAAAATATATATATTAATTTAAAGATAAATTAGGTTAAATATTAATATTTTCAAATATGGATTTTTACTTTCTCACATCACTTGTGAATATGTTTTGGCAAATTTTTACAATATTATTTGTCTTATATAGATTTACATCATTTTTTAGCATGATGTATAATTTTGTCTTATTTTTAGGTAAATTACTAAAGGGTGTTTTTTACGTTAAAGACCAAATATCTCGATATATAGCTAAAAAACGTGGATATTCTTATTTAAGTGAAGAAGAACTTAATGGTTTACATAGGAGAAATACAAGTTGGTATGATAAAATAAAGTCGTGGATTTTTGGTAATCCACGACGTAGTAATATCCCATTATATGAGACGAGAACATCTTTTGTTCATAATATGGGAGAATCAACAATAGATTTTGATGCAATGAGTCCTCGAAGTTCACGACCAGATTTAGATTTTGAACAAAATATGATGAATTCTTCTCAATATGAATCATCAGAGTTTTATATAAACAAAAATTTAAGAAACAGTTCAATTTATCCACCACCACAACATAGAAGAACACAATCACAACCTTCATCTAGAGGAAGAGAGTCTTCACCATCTTATTCTCATGTTTCTAGAGATTCTCGTGTTTCTCACGTTTCTATTCAAACTTCAACTCCTACTTTAGTTCACCCTACACCACAAAAACCTTTTGATGTTGATGACAGTAACATGTTATTTAATTCACATTTTTTAACTAAAATATTACATCCTTTTTCATCTGAAGAAACAGATAAAAATAACGATAACAATGATAAAGATAATGATAATAAAGATGAATTAGAAAAAGCTTTACTTAGTTCGGATTACAATGAAGTTTAGTTTTTACGTTTTCTTTCCCATGGATATTTTTCTGGAAATGGTTTACAAGCTTGTGCTTCATAACGTTGTTTCAAAGTTCTAGGTACGGAAAAGGAACTTGATTTACTATTATAACCTACCTTTTTAGTAGCATCATACATTGATTTATCGATTGATAATTTATCAGTTTCTTCACTTAACTTTTTAATACGCTCTTCTTCACGAGACTTTTCAAGACGTTCCAAATATTTTTTATGTTCATTTTCTTTAGCTTGATTAATTAATTTCTTATTTTTTTTAATAAATATTTTTAATTTTTCTTCTGATAAAATAGTTTCTTTTCCTTTATAATTTAAAGTAATTTTTTTACTATATAAATCAATATATAGTTTATAAAAATCTTTAACAGACCAACCCACTTCATAAGTTGTACAATAATTATAATCTCCTAATTCATTCTTTAAAAAGTCAATAATCTCAAATGATTTCATACAATTATCGTAAGATGTTTTTAATAAATCAAAATTTGTATTTAACCATACATTAATATCTTTAATGAGTTCAGATTGATTTCTAGTATCCATGCTAGATATAGTAAATTTTTCATGAGTTTGTTGCACATCTTCTTTCTTCATAGTATTTTTAACATACATAGAAACATTATATACACTATAATCGTATTCTAAATTCATTAACTTACCATTTGTATCATAATATTTCCATATTTTTCTCTTGTTAGAACTACTACGACTATGCGAAGTAGAAACTGAATAATATAATGAATCAAGTCTTTCCATTTTGTAATTACTTTACAATTACAAAATTAATTCAATTATTTAAAAGTTACAAAAAATTATTTATCTCTAAGTTCTTCAGTATTTTCATTATACATTGGATATTTAGATTGACAAACTTGCATGTTTAACATCAAGTTTCTACATATTTCAGGATTATTCTGATTTTTAACAAAACATCTAAAAGCTTTTTTAAATAATTCTCCACAAGGTCCTTTTGGATTATTTCCCATACATGGACAATTCCAATTGATTTCCCCTGTTTTTGGATTAATAGCTTGATCCATCTTATTATTTATTTTGATTTTTTTAATTTATTTATATAAATTAAATTAATGGATAATAAAATTGTAGTGTTTACAAAACCAGGATGCCCATACTGTAAAAATGCAAAAAGTTTATTATCATCACTGCATTTACCATTTGAAGAAATTATATTGACTCCATCTGACCCAAATTATGAATATAAGAGAAATAGATTATTTAATTATTATAATCATAGAAGTTATCCAATAATCGTTATTGATAATAAACTTATAGGGGGTTATTCAGAATTAGTAAGAGCATATGATACTTTAAAATTACATGAAATGTGTTCTAAGATAGGATTACATGTCCCTTTTGATTTTTGATTCCCATAATTGAATCATATTCTTAACATTTGACGGTTTCTTTTTTTCTTCTTCACGTTGTTTTATCTTTGCATATATTAAGGGTGTCCCGCACTTAACAGTTTTTCTCTGTTTATAAATTGTTTCCTTGAATTTCAAAATATCTTGTTTAATATATTCTAAATCTGTATGTAATAATCCATTAGAGGAGTTCTGTTTATATGTCAAATAAAATATAGATAATTCTCGCCCTTTTAAACCAGTCCATTCGGTTAATAATTCTTCTGTTAAATACATTTTATATATATTTTAGTATTTTAATTTTGAAAAAAATCCTTATTGTTTTCAATTATTTTTTTTATTTCTCGACTATATAATATAACATTTATGAGTAGTCTTCAAGTATTTAATACACCTACTGGAAAAAGAGCTATCTACTATCATACTAATTGGAGTTGTTATGGAAGAAACTTTCAAATTAAAGATATTCCAGATAGTGTTATGGACATATCTTATGCATTCTGGGATATTAAATCAGATGGAAGTATTGCAACAGGTGATTCATGGGCTGATTATGACAAAAGATATACAGGAAACGACAGTGTTCAACCCTCGGATACATGGAATGATACCAATACATCTAGTTTTTATGGTAATTTTGGACAACTTAAAAAATTACGTGATTCTGGTAGACAAATAAATGTTACATTATCTATAGGTGGTTGGACATGGAGTAAGAACTTTTCACCAGCTATGTCTACAAACGCTACTAGAACAAATTTAGTTAATAGTATTCTTAATATTTTCAAAAAATACCCCATATTCACCGGTGTATCACTTGACTGGGAATATGTATCAAATAACGGTGTTAATTATGGAAATGATGGAAATCTTGCATCACCACAAGATTCAGATAACTTTACTCTATTTTTAAAACAATTAAGAAATACATTTGATTCAAATGGTATGAAAAATTATACAATTGCTATGTGTTGCGTAGCAGACCCAGATAAAGCTAAATTTGACGTAGAAAAAATGCACCCATATTTTAATGAATTACATGTTATGACATATGATTTTCATGATGGAAATTGGGGTGAAACTAAGGCCGCTCATCATACTAATCCTAGAAAATCAAGTGCTGGTAAATTTAGTTGTGAGGAGGCTGCTAATTATTATTTGTCTAGAGGAGTTCCTAGCACAAAAATATTCATTGGAGCTGCTTTTTATAGCAGAGGTTTTGCAAATACTGATGGTTTAGGTAAATCGGCATCAGGAGGTTCTCCGGACATGTCATGGGAAAAAGGCGTTGTAGATTATAAAGCATTACCTCTAGCAGGTGCTATCGAATATGTTGATCCAGAATCTAAAGGAGCTTATAGTTATGACCCTATTAAACGTGTTCTAAATACATATGACAACAAAGAATCTATTATTGAAAAATGTAAAATAGTTTATGAAAAAAATCTGGGTGGCATTTTAATATGGGAAAACAGCGCAGATAAACCAATAACTGACCCACGAAGTTTAGTAGCTGTGTTACGAGATAATCTAACACATGGTAAACCAAATAATATACAACCACCTCAACCTCAACCTGAGCCTCAACCTCAACCTCAACCTGAACCTCAACCTGAACCTCAACCTCAACCTCAACCTGAGCCTCAACCTCAACCCCCACGACCTCAACCTCAACCTGAGCCTCAACCTCAACCCCCACGACCTCAAATAAAGTTTTGGACAAATAATACTAAATACAATGTCGGAGATATTGTGATGTATAATGGAAAAACATATCAATGTGTAAACGGTCATACTAGTATAGAAACTTGGGCACCAAGTAGATGGACACAAAGTTTATGGAAGGCAATACCTCAACCAGAACCAGAACCAGAACCTCAACCAGAACCTCAACCAGAACCTCAACCTGAACCTCAACCTGAACCTCCTCAACCTGAACCTCAACCAGAACCTCAACCAGAACCTCAACCAGAACCTCAACCTGAAGCTAAAAGAATAATGAAGATAACGTTAGAAATAGATTTAGATACAGGAGAAATAATTAATACAACATATAATTAATCGGGTAATTAATTAAAAAATTTTTTTAATTAATAACTATATAATAACTTATGATGATTTATTTTGTTAATAATTCAAAGAGAGAATATGTTTATGCAGGAGAAGCTGAAGGTGAGAATATTACTGATATAATTGCAGACGCTGGATGGAATGGCTTTAATGATAATATTATCATGGTGACAGATATAGAACGTTATGAAAATAGAGGGTACAGAGATGTAGATTCAGACTCTTCTAGTGAACCAAGTGAAAGTGAAAGTGAAAGTGAAAGTGAAAGTCAAAGTGAAAGTGACTTAGATACATCAGATGAAATAGATGCTTTTATGGAAAATTTACGAAGACGTGATTCTGATGAAACACTCAGTGATACAACAACATGGTCTTTACCATAAATTACCAATATAACCACCAAATATTTCTCTTTTTATCATATAAACCATGTCCTTGAAGTGTTATACGATAATAAGTTTTATCATCTTCAGGTGTAGGTGATGGAGCAATCATATGTGTAGTTTTCCCATTATGACATACTATATATCCTGGTTTATAATTAACCTTGGTTTTTTTATCATTTTCAAATTTATACAATCCACCACCAGTTGGCGGTAATTCTAAACATAATGTAAAAGATAAAGTTTTTGTATAATCAATATCTTCATCATCTTTAATTTTAACGTGTTTATATTGGTAATCTTTATGAACAGATGCTACTGGTAAACTAAATAATCGGTTACATTTAAAAATATGAAAGCCTGGATAAGCAAAACGATACTTAACTTTACTATTTGGTGCTCTTTTCTGAAAGTAATTTAATACTTTATCATAAAGATATTTGTAATGTTTATATAAAAATTTGTTTGTTTTGATATATTCAGATTCATAATAATCGAAACCCTTCGTACCTTCTAAATAACTTGCTGTACCTAGGATATACATTAATATATTTTTTGTTTTCCATTTTTTCTTATGAGATTTAACTTGTTTGGCAAATAATCTTGCTTCATTCTCTGTTAAGACTTTTTCCATACAAAAATCTGCTAAATTTTCCGAAGGTATAATATTATTTTCATATGTAATATGATTATCAATTCTATTTTCATAATCAATGAGATAATACGCATATCCTAAATACAAGCATACAATTGTTATAATTATAGCGATAACTATGTATGTTAACATATCTTATAATTACATTATAGAATAAAATTTAAAGGCAAACTTATGAAATATTTTTTTATTTGGATATAATATATATGGATATTTTATCAAAATTAAAAGAAACATCTCGTTATAAACAATTATATGATGTTCCATTTAAATTAAATGGAGAAATGCCTAGTGATTTACAAATTGCTCTATTTTGTAACCCATGTTATGGTTTTGGTGATATTATCTTCTGTCTTAAAATGTACAATTATATTAAAGAATGGTATGGTATTGAATGTACATTATTTACTACAAAACCTAAACCATTTATTGATAATGGGGTTAAAAAAATTTTTTTAGCAAAAGTACCTAAGAAATCATATGTTGAATGTGCAAACATTAAGGATATGAAAATTTATAGTATTAATGATAAGGGTGATGCTGTAAAACGTGTTAATCCACCAGTTAAATATGATTTAATTTTTGTTACGCCTTGGATAGGTACAGATTATGAACCTAAGCATAGTTCTATGAAACCTTTATTTCCATATGCAAATCGTTTTAATACATTTTTATTTTCAGAATACAATGCCCCAGAACCTCATAAATATGATTTTCCTACAGGTATTGGACGTGGATTATTTGGGTTACTTATAACTGATTGGAAAATTACTGGACCTAGAATTGTTGACAATCCATATTTAATGGTACATTTAACTCAAGATGACCGTGTAAATGTAACTAGATGTTTTAGTAAATTTATACAATTAATGTGTAAAAAATATTCCAAGCAGCATCCACAATTAGACGTTATTTTACCATCACATGTTTTAGGAGATACAAAAGGTATTAGAAAACTCATTCAATATATTAAACAACAAGGATATTACGATGAAGTAGATGTTATTACTAAAAAGGAATATCCATCCCATGATGCTAGTAAAAGAGTAATAAGATTTAGAAGCGAATTGACACCTATGCCTTATGATAAATACGTATCTATGTTTAATTATTGTTTACCAGATGTCTTAATTACAGGGGACCAATCTGTTACTGATATTATTAGTTGTTGTAAAGATTATACAATTTATTATCAGATTATGCCCTGGAAGAAAAATCTGGCTAAAAATTTATCCAAAGTTACAGGTGCTCAAAAAGATTATTTAGGCAAGGTTAGAGAATCATGTGGATTACAAAAAATGTCTGAAAGTAAGAAATTAAATTTACGAAAATTAGAACACGATTTTGATTTTAGAAAATTAGGAAAGGCAAAATTAGATGGGATTATCAATAATGCTAGATTATTGACAACAAATAAAGATATTAAGAAGTATGTTAAAACAGTATTAAGCTCTCGTAAAAGAACAACTGTAATTAAAAAGTTTAAAGATTATCTTCGCGTTTAAATAAAATTTATCATGTATTATTACAAAATTTAATTCTTTAATAATATTAATATGAACCTTAAGTCAAGAATTAAGTTATATAAATATTATAAAAAACTTCTTGATAATGCAGATGATAAGAAGAGTTTATTTCATAAAGAAAAGGTATTAGGCGAGGGATATCAGGGTAAAGTGTATCAATATTGTAAAAAAACTCATTGTAATAATGTCGGTATAGCTGTTAAGAAGATGTATCTTGATTGGAAAGAAGGTAAATATGTAGATGACATTTATAATCCGAAAGCATTAAAATATGGTGCGTTCATTGAATTAGCATCAAATCATTTAATTAATGAACTTGTGTTACAAGAAATATGCCCAAACTTTATTTTACATTATACGCATGAATTTGAAGAACGATGGAGTATTTGTGCCGAGACCTATCCTTATAAAAGTTATTTTTATAACGAATTTATTAATGATTCGGAAACATACACAGAATGGGTAACAAAAGAGCATTCAATTCATTTATGGTATAATGCCTTTTTTCAAATAACTGCTTCTATTTATGCACTTCAGAAATATTTTAATATGACACATTTAGATTTACATTCTGATAATATACTTGTAAAAAAAATTAAAAAAGGAGGGTATTGGTCGTATACAATAAACGGTAAAGAATATAAAGTACCAAATTTAGGTTATCAATTTTATGTATCTGACTTTGGACACGCTTGGATTCCTAATGAATTTAAAAGCTGGGTTCTTTCTCAAAAATATAAAAAGAAACAGATTCATAAAGCATTTGATATTTATAAATTATTCAAATCGACACTATCATTCGATACCGCACCTAAAAAATTTAAAAAAGACGTAAATTATCTGATTCGTAAGTTACGTAAAAATGATGAGTTTGAAGATATAATTGAAGAATTATGGGAAGAAAGATATGTTTATGATAGTAGTTCAGGATTACCTAAAAAAATGACATCTAAAAATCTAGGTACTTTTGACATGGATAAAAAACTAAAGATTAAAAATATACCAGATGAATTAAAACATGTTGTAGTTCATTAAAATAAAAAAAGTCCAATTCACCTGTTTCCAGATAAATTGGACCTAATTTATTAAGTAGTACTCGATCCGGGTGCCGCCCCCGGGACTCCGCTTTATAAGAACGGTGTGATAACTGTTTCACCAACCGAGCTATCAAATAATTTAAATTTGATAGCTCGAATAAATGTCTCCCCAGGCAGGGCTCGAACCTGCAACCTACGCGTTAGAAGCACGTTGCTCTTCCAATTGAGCTACTGGAGATATCAGTATAAATTACATTGATATCTACATATATACATTTTAAGCCCGACGTGGGGTTCGAACCCACAACCTTCAGATTAAGAGTCTGATACTCTACCGATTGAGTTAGCCGGGCTATCAAATTAAAAGTTTGATAGCCTAGATAATTATAGTTTGTGGTAGCGGTGGGATTCGAACCCACGAAGCATTATGCAAACGGGCTTAAACCGTTCCCCTTTGACCACTTGGGTACACTACCAGCGAATCGCTCCTGGGTGGGCTTGAACCACCAACCTTTCGGTTAACAGCCGAACGCGCTAACCAATTGCGCCACAGAAGCTGCGAATTTTTATAATTTTTAGTTTTAGTTTTAGTTTTATTATATTTTTATATTATTTTTATTTTTAAATAGTTTTTTTTTGATAAATTATTTTTCATTTATTAAGATTTATCATATGATAAATTTGATAAACTATATTTTATTATCTTTTATATTATTTTAATTATTTGTTTATGCAACTGCACGTCGGCCACGAGGCTTAGGCTTCGCAACAACAACTGGTTCCTCTTCAAGTTCATCTTCAACTTCTTCTTCTTCTTCTTCTTCTTCTTCAACCTCTTCAACCGCTTGATGTTCAGAAGTTTCCTTAACAGGTTCAGATTCAAGGTCTTCTTGAGCTTGAGATTCTTCATCGTCAATCATTGCATAACCAGTAATAGTCTGTTGATTACGAGAAACCTTAGCTTGAACAAGCTTCCACTTAGCTGAAACCTTAGTAGTAATAGTCAAGTAGACAAGTTCAAGAACAGCTACAACTTGACTACCCTTTGGAACAACAGATTCAAAATTGTCTTCATTCATTTCAAGAAGAGTCTTGGAGTCATCGAACATAAGAACTGGAGTAGGTGGCTTCTTATAGGACAAGAAACGTCCAGTGAAATCATCTCCCTTACGTTCACGGTCAAGCTTTGCACGAACTCGAGAAGGATAGTCAAGTACATTTCCTTCTTTGTCCATTGGAACACGGACAGATGGAGAGTAGAAAGCATTCTCGATAAGTTCCATGCTAACCTTTGGCTTACCCAACCACTCTTTGGAATGAGCCATAATCTGCTTCTTCACAAGCTCATCAAATTGTTCCATTTTGGTATGGAACTCACGAATATCAGCATTCTTGTCTTCTCCTGAGAATGAAAGTTCCATTTCAAAACTATCATCCTTGTTATCAGTTGCATCCTTCTTACGCCAACGCTTAAGTCCATTTGGAACATACATCTTAGGTGTTTGCACCATAATTTTGCCTCCATCATAATTTACAAAGACCATTTTACGTCCATGATTATCAGTCTTCACGTCAGAGAAAGTGATTTTAGAAAGGTCGAGATTAGTAGCTTTAATAACTGGCATTTTCTTGGTTGTTAGTATGTTATACTTTGTTATATTTTTTATGTTTAAATTAATTTTCATTTTTTTTTTAGTGAAAATTAAAATTTTAAAATAATTTAACCCATTAATCCTGCAAGATATTGAGGTAGAGGAGTTTGAGTGACAAGACTAAGACCAATACCTAAACCAGCACCAAATCGAGCACCCTTTGATACGTCATCAGTAAAAATATCTAAAGTAAAGAATGTTAGAGCAGCAACGGTTGCAATAATCATAACTTCTTTATAATTGGTACGTCTGTTAGGGATAACATATGCAGCAACTGCAACTGCGATACCTTGAATTAAATATTTAACAAGGTTATTAATAGTGAGCTTATTCCAAATAGTTTCAAACACAGTTTGACTTTCGATTCTGAAATCCTTTAAAGCGTTCATGTCTTTTTATAATATCTACAAATAAAATATTTTTATTATAATTTAGAATTAAATAATAAAAATTATATTTAAGTCTTATTTAAGGTGTGCGTTTATTTTTAAAAAATGCCTTCTTTATTTATTTAAAGTTTTAATATAATAAACATTATTATCATGAATCAAGATACTAAGTTAAGTTTATTAATGCAAAGTTTAACAGAGTTCTATAAAGAACAAAAATATATTGATGAGATTAAAAATATTGTTGACCAAAATAGTGTAATATCATTACGAATTCTAGATTGGTTTATTACTAATTATTCTAAAAAATTTCGTACTTTAATTGATAAAAAAAATGGAGAAAGTATGGATGTCTATATGAATTATAAACTTATGCTTAAGTCATTCAGTAAAAAGGCATTTGATCCATTTTGTAGAAAAAACAAAATTTACTTTTATTATGATGAAGACAAATTTATTGAAACAAGTTGTGGACAATTATGTTTCTTTAGATGGTGTTTTGAAAATGAAATTTTACAATATGTTAAAGACAATCTTAATACAATTGAACAGGATATGAAAAATTCACTTAAACAAAAAAAAGGTGAACCAATGTCACCTAATACTAAGAAACGTCAACCACTATCTATACCGGCATCAAGAAGTATTTCTAAAACTAATACAAAGTACGTACTCAAATTTGATTAAAATTTGGTACGATAATTACTCAAATTTGATTAAAATTTGGTACGATAATTACTCAAATTTGATTAAAATTTGGTACGATAATTACTCAAATTTGATTAAAATTTGGTACGATAATTACTCAAATTTGATTAAAAAATTATTCTAAATTTAATGATACAATACCCAACTTTTCAAAATTAGATTTATGCAACTTTAATTTATTAAATGTTTTAAGAACTGTTACCATAGATAAATCGTATAGTTCAGAAAACATTTTAACATTTATTTCAATATTATTGATATCTAAAACATAATAAAAACAACTGACACCTACAGAAAGAGGTGTGTGGTCTAGTAATATATCATTATCTTCGCATATATTAATAAGTTCAATTACTTGTTCAAGAATTTGTTTATTAATATTTAATTGATATTTATCAATAATCTTTGTTACATAATCAATTGGATTTTCTGTTTTATAAAAATTATCCATAAAATCTGCAGATAAATTCAACTTATTACTATTAATTAATTCCATTAATACTTTATCAGCCTTGGATATATATTTCATATTTAAATCAATCTTTTTAGCTAAATCAATATATGAATACACATTTGTTGATCCCTTTGATATATAATAAATACATACTATAATGATACCATCTTTAACTCGAGACCTTTTAGGTCCATCACAACTATTTTTAATAGCATTCATAACTTGTGAAACTAAATTACATACAGCATCTACAAATTGTTCATGAATTTGTAATTTATCACATAATTCTTTTGTATATTTGTTAAGTTTATATTCTGTTTTTTCTTCATTTGTCCACATCATCCATTCTTGCATTTTTTTTAATCTAGAATTACCAGCACCATTATATGATGATTTATACTGAATAGGTTCTTCATAACTATAACTTGAAAATTCTTGATTATTATTTAACATTAACCCACAATGATTACAAACTGAATCGTATATTAAAGCAGTGCACTCAGGACAGCTTTGATAATTTTTAGGTGGACTACTTGATACATCAGATACTTTATTTTGTCCATCTAAAATAGACCATATCTTATCCACGTCAATATCATCCATCTTACTATAATAAAACAATTATATGATAAAACTTCATTTTTTGATTAATTGTTAAATCTTATAAATTTTGATTTGTGATTTATTAATATCTAATATAATAATAGATATGGAATGCCAATATATATTTAAGAAGGGGTCTCGTAAAGGCCAAAAGTGTGGAGAAAAGAACTGTTCTTTACATGTACAACCTCCGCAAAATCTTCAAAATACGCAAAATACTCAAACATCTAATCAAACTAAAGTTGTTACAGTTAGCGTGACTATTCCTCAAAATGAACAGTCTAATAATCATAAACAAGAATTAGAAAAATTAGCAGAGAAAAAAGCTGAAATAGAAAAATCTGTTAAGAAACGTATAATTAATGAGGAAAATGTAAAACAAAAAATTTTAGACTTAGATACGTCTATTGATAATAAAACAAGTATCATGAAACAATTTCTTAATATAAAAAAACTAGATATTAATACTACAGAGTATTATAAAAATCAACTCTACATAGACCAAGCTATGTTAATCCCATGGAATAAGTATTATAACATAAGAGACCAAATAGGTGTATCAGGACATTATTTTACATTGGATGAACATATCCGTGACCGTATCCTTATTAAAAATTTTATTGAAAATCTCAAAAAGGAATTAGATGAATCGATATTTGGTATGGATAATGTGAAAAATGAAATAATTAATTATGTCTGTAAATTTATAACTAACCCTCATAGTCAAAAAAATAATATAGCACTTTATGGTAGTGCTGGTGTATGTAAAACTAAATTTATAAAGATTTTATCTAAAGCGTTAAGCCTACCATTAAAAATTATCTCTTTGGGTGGTATGAAAGATTCAAGTTATCTTTTAGGACACAGTCAGACTTATCAAGATTCAAAATGTGGTATCATTATTCAAAGTGTAATTGAAAGTAAAGTAATGAATCCTATTTTATATTTCGATGAACTTGATAAAGTTTCTAGTAGCGAATATGGTCAAGACATATATTCCGTTTTATCTAATTTAACCGACCCTACAATAAATGCAAATTTCAAAGATAGATATTTTAGTAATTTATCAATTGATTTATCAAAAGTATTTTATGTATTTACATTTAATGATATTTCTAAAATCAATAAAGTTTTACTTGACCGTTTAAATGTTATTTATGTGCAAAATCCTAATAAAAAAGAAAAAGTAACAATTCTTAAAAATTACTGCCTTCATGATATACGTGAAAATATTGGAATTCCTATAAATATAGAATTTGAAGATGAATGTTATAATACAGTAATTGATTATACAGAAAAACACATAGACTCACGAATATCAAGTGGTATAAGAGAATCTATCAGAATATTAGAAAAGGTTGTTCTCGAAATAAATAAAGAGATTTTACTGAATTTATTTGATACAACAAATATCATAATTAATAGTACACAATTCAAAAAATATTTTGATAAACTCAAGAACCAATTTATATTTACAGAAACAGACGAACCACCTTATCATATGTATGTTTAAAATTTAAATCAATTCAAATGATTTAAATTAATTTTTATAAAAGTTTTTGATTTTAATTAGTTATCAAGAATCACCTTGTTCTCTGATGAATTAGTCATCAAGAATCACCTTGTTCTCTGATGAATTAGTCATCAAGAATCATAATATTTTGATAAACTTGAGAACGGTCTTCCTTCTCAACATCAACTGGTACATTTTCAATAAATTTTAACTGTTTTAAATTCCACGTAGTTCCGAAACGACCATTATAATACCAAATTTTAGCACATTCTACAATACCTTTGAAAATTTTACCTTTACACAATACCTCTTCTACATTATTTTCATCAATTAGAATCTTCTGCTTATTTTCGTCAAAAATAACACATTCAAAATTTCCCTTCGAATCACGAGGAAGACTAATCTTCATAAGTTTTGGATAACTCTTATTTTCTCTTAACATTGGTGAATAGATATTTGGAATATCTTCTGCTTCAAAAGTCATATTACCTGTATTAAAAGACCCAAGATTATCTTGAATCAATTCAATGATTTTACGGTCAAGTGCTTCTAAAGATTCACGATACTTAACACTTGCTTCTGACTTACTTTGATTAAGTGAACAATCAATATGACAAGTAGTAAATGATGAATAACTATTTTGATTCGACTTTGCACCAAATGGAGTGTATAATTTACCAGTTACAAGTTGAAGTGGTTCCTTACCGTACATAATTTTAATGTTACGACCACTCTTTGCAACTTTGAGCTTGGTTAGATCTAAATCAAAAAGATTAACGTGAGACATCTTAAAGTTAATTATTTATTACCTTTAAATAATTAATTAGATTCAATTTTTTTTAATTAATGATGCTTCATACCTTCAGCAATCCATCCACTTCTACCTTTACCGAAGTTTCTATTAAGGAAGAGATTTCCATCCTGTGTAAATCTAAAGAATCCTTTATTATCAGTATCTGGATCATTATTTCTAACAAAGTTAATATGATTTTTATTAGCATCTGGTACAAGACACCAGTTATTGTCAGGTGGTCCAACACATAATTTACCAGGTATATTTACTCCATCTTTATTCCATTGTAAAGCAGTTCTATCACCTCCAGCGTTAGTACCTAATTGACCACCTTGATGACCTTGAATACGTGGTCCGTCAACGGCTCCAGAGAAGCCAATATAATGATTACCATCACCATTATCACGGAAACGAAGTTGATTATCTTGTAAACTGAAAACACCATCGTGTAATGTATTACCTCGAATATAATTTCGTTGATCATCTTTCCAGTCAAAGTGAGTCCATCGTCCATCACGTCTCTTGAAATTAGCACCAGTCCAGTCACGAGGCATATCACCAACACCAAGAGCTTGAGTTGTTCTTAAACTCTCCCAAACATTAACCATACGTGATTGTCCGTTTTTACCAGCACCAACAATATTAAGGGTACCATTTACACCACCGTCGTGCATACCATAACTAATTTGACCAGCATTTGCTTCTCTATCAAAACCTTGACCAAATTGAAGTGGACCAGCACCCTTAACGTCTAATCTATCTTGATGACCACCAACACCACCAGCAGGTCTATTCTTAAGTGCATCAATTTCACCAAGAACATTTCTTCCAGCAATTGTAGCATCAGCAGTTCCTACCCAAAGTTTATTCATAGCAATACCACCATGATATCCCTTTTCATCACCACCAAAGACTCGTAACCAATCATCATTTCCATGGGCGTCACCTACACCGGATAAGGTCCACTTGTCACCAATCTTAAATTTATGTGAACGAGTAACACCTTGAGGAACACGACCCCAGTCACCTACATTCACACCACCATTATCTCTAACTGAAAGACCATTGTATAATGCAACACCATTCTTATCGCTACCAACGATACGCATCCAATCATTAGCATCTGAAACTTTAAGCCCTGTTGAAGGAATTACAACACTACCATCGGCCATAAATTGTGTTTGTTTACCCCAGTCCCAGTTACCACCATCAGTACCAGGTGCAATGTAAAGTTGTTTACGACCATCATCTGGAGTATGTAGAATCCAAGAATTCTTACCACTCATAATAACATTATCACCAACAAAAGCATTTCGTGCTACAGTAACATCTCCATCAGCATTCCATGTTAACGCAGTCTTATCTCCTCCCTTGTTAGTACCTAATTGACCACCAGCATGACCTTGAACACGGGCACCATCAACTGCACCTGTATAAGCTACAAAGTGGTTACCGTCACCAACTCCACGAAGACGAAGTTGTTTATCATTCATAGCACCATCAAATGCTCCCCCGCTTCCAGCTGGACGTTTCTTAAGTTCGTCAATTTCAGACAAGATGTTTCTACCAGCTACAGTAGCGCTACCATCAACCCCTAAATTACCATGTACATCGAGACGGTCCCAAACACCAACACGACGTTCAGCTCCTGCTGATTTGTTACCAACAATCATAAGTTTCTTATAGTTACCAGTATCATTGGAAATTTCAGAACCATTTTTCTTATCATCTGGGAATCCTGACCAGTTTGCACTAAATTTAAGAGGATTAGTTGACATATTAACAAATACGTTATTATCCTTGTCCCACTGTAAAGCAGTTTTGTCACCCCCTTGGTTAGTTCCAAGTTGACCACCTCCATGACCTTGAACACGAGCACCATCAACGTTATTATTGTTTGTATAAGCAACAAAGTGGTTACCATCACCAACTCCACGAAGTCTAAGTTGTTTATCATTCATAGCGCCATCAAATCCTGCTCCTCCTGCACTGATAGGTTTACCACCAACAGTAACATTACCGGCATCTAAAGTACCCTTAACTTTAACATTACCAGTACCTCCTTGAACAGCAAATAATTTATCCCAACCATCAGAGAAAATACCGAATTCATTCTGAGCTTTGATATGAGTACCAAGAACTGGTCCTTTACTATCACCAAATGATTTCTTGTCATTTGGAACAAGACCCATACCAGTATACGTACCACCTTCTGCTTTACCAAATGATAAACTGTAAATGTTTGTATCCTTAGCATCATTGTTAGCACCAATTTGGACAGCTGGGTTTTCAAATCCATCAGGTTTGGGGAATACAGTTTGAGGAGCTCCAGCTGCTCCAATAGGTTTACCACCGACAGTAAATGTACCACCCACATCCATATTACCTCTAACTCTAAATCCACCCTTAGCGTTAACGTTTACACCTCCTGTAAAATCATTATCGTAATTAATAGTTAATGCAGAACCTCCATCTCTAACTAATGCACGTGCAGCACCAACAGCTCCTCGTTCTGGAGCTGCATCTTTACCAAGAACAAAATCAACTTGTTTATTGTAATCCATACCACCAGCTGGTTGATTACGAACATCTACATATTCGTTAGGGAAGAAAGCATATCGAGAATCTTTTGGTGCATTTGTATTTCTTAAAACAACTACACCATTTTCATCTTGAAGAACCCACTTGTCACTGAGTTTTACAGGTCCTGCTCCGGCAGCAGCAGCACCGACAGGTTTACCTTGAACTGTAACGGGTCCACTAAATTCAACACTACCATCGGCATTAAACTTGGTTTGTTTACCCCAATCCCAATCTTTTTTATCAGCTGTACGAGGTGCAACATACATAGTTTTACGCCCATCATCTGGTGTATGTAAAATCCATGAATTATCACCTTCCATAACAACATTATCTCCTACATTCATGTTACCTTTAACTGTAGCTTGTGAATCAATACGAACTCCTCCCTTAAAATCATTAGCGTAGTTGATGGCTAATACACCACCACCATCTTTAACTAAGGCTCGAGATGGTCCTGTGTCACCACGAGAATTATCACCAGCGCCTAAAACAAAATCCATAGGGAATCCTAATTCTCTATACTTCTTAAGGTCTTCTTTAGTTGCATATTTGCTTAAATCTTGAGCATTAATCTTACTAGCTAATTCTTGAAGATTTACTTTACTAATAGCATCCATACTAGCCTTAAGATTACTTAAATCTTTGACAGAATCAAGAGTAGCATACTTCTTAAGTTCATCAGCTAATGCGTATTTACCTAAATCACCAACCAATGCATATTTCTTTAATTCATCTAAAGAAGCAAACTTCTTAACATCATCAGCTAAGGCATATTTCTTTAGTTCATCAATAGATGCAAATTTCTTAAGTTCAGTTACAGGTGCATATTTCTTTAATTCCTCTAGAGAAGCAAATTTCTTAAGTTCATCAACTGGTACATATTTCTTTAATTCGTCAGCAGACGCATATTTCTTTAAATCTTCAACTAATGCATATTTACTTAAATCTTGATTGGCTGGTATTTGAGACACTAAGGCATAATCACCTTTGGGTTGAAGATTAGCTAAATCTCCCTTAAGAGCATAATCACCCTTTAGTTGGAACTTAGCTAATTCACCAACTGGTGCATATCCAGTTAAATCACCTTTAAGTGCATAGTCTCCCTTTGCTTGTAAATTAGCCAATTCTGCCTTAAGGGCGTAATCTCCCTTTGCTTGAAGATTACTTAATTCACCTTTAAGAGCAAACTTTGCTAATTCAGTAGCTTGAGCATATTTAGTAAGGTCACCCTTAAGAGCATAATCTCCCTTTGCTTGAAGATTATTAAGGTCGCCTTTGAGAGCAAACTTGGCTAATTCAGTAGCTTGAGCATATTTATTGAGGTCACCTTTAAGTGCATAATCTCCTTTTGGTTGTAATCCTTTCATATCATTATCAACTTTTGTTTGAAATTGGTTGAATTCTGGTTTCACAAGGTAATCTCCTTTTGGTTGAAAACGTTTAAGTGCCTCTACAATATTTCTTTTGTATTGAGAATAATCAGGATTAAGTACGTAATCACCTTTAGGTTGTTTACCATCTAAAGTAGTTTGTAAATCAGCTCCACCTAGGCTCATCTTCCCTTCAACAACTAAATTGCCTTGAGCATCCCAAGCTAAAGCTTTTTTCTTTCCAGATAAGAAACCTCCGGATGGCCCTGTTAGACCAGCGACATTACTGTCGTAAGATAAACCTTGAGTTTTATCTTTTAAATTATTAATCGCAGATGCTTGAGCTGCTGCTGCTGCTTGCTCTATTTGTCTGTTCATAGTAGAATATTATAATATAATAAAATAAAATAAATTTAAGAATTTATTTGAATTTATATTCCTTTTATAGATTTTTATTTTAAAGGTATATATTAAAAAATGTCAATTGCAGGAATAACTGATAATTTAACTACTAGAGACTTTAAAATAACAAACCCTGATGTATTTGTTAAAACTAACGGAAATCCAGGTATCTTACTTATTCATGCACATTGGTGCGGACATTGCAAAAACTTTATACCAACATATCGCGCAATGTGTAGGCGTCTAAATCGACGTGGAGATGACTTTCCATGTGTGGCTATCGAAAGCGAAGAATTAGATAAAGATGGAGGAAAGTTAGCTAAAGCATTAGGTGTTCAGGGTTACCCTACTATCAAGTTTTTTGACCAACATGGTAAGATTGTCGGAGATTATAATGGTAGCCGTGACATGAATACCTTATTAGATAATATTTGCAAAGTCTATCATCATTGTGTTACAAAACATTAATTACGTTTGAATTGAATTTAATTTTTATTTCTTAATAATAAAAATCAAATGTTTGTCCTATCGCAATATTTGCTTAATGCATCTGGAATGTGTAAAACGCAACAGATTTTATCTTATTCTATTGCGTTAGGTTTAATTTTATATAGTTCTATATATCTATATCTTTTGTTTTACAATAACGAATATCTAAGCATTTTTAATAAATTTATTATTTATATCGTAGTTGTTGATTTATTACTATCTGCATTTTATTATTTCAATCTTCAAGAAAAAGATGAACCACCTCGATTAGATATTAATGATACAGAAGATGGAGAAGAAGATGAAGAAGATGAAGAAGATGAAGACGACGAAGAATCTGAAGTTGAATATATTGGTAGTGAAGAAGAAGAAGACGAAGAAGAGCCTCAACTAGATTCAGATTCTCAAAAATATATTGATAATTTAATAGCTCAGGCTAGATTATCTGATCAACAACGTATGTCAGCTTTTATGCAAAAACACGAAAACGAAGACGAAGATGAACAAGAAAAAGAAGAACAATTAGAAGCACCAGAGTTAGTTTCAACACATCAAGAAACTTTAGATGATAATGATTCTAAAGACGACACTGTTAGTCAACAAATAGAAAGTATTATTGATGAAGTAGTTGCAAAGAAAAAACCAACAAAAAGAAATCAAAAAAAGAAATCTCCTGTAGCCTCTCCAATGGAGCTTTAAATATTTAAATCTTTATTAAAATTAAATTAATAAAGATACATAAAATTAGATATACATATGAGGTGGTGGTTCATCATTTTTTTCTGTTGTGATACTCTCATCTAAAAATGTATCAATATGTTTATCTGGAATAATAACAGGTAAACTTTTGTAATAGGGATAAAGCTTCTTATATTTTAAATTTACTATATTATCTTCTTCATTTGTTAAAATTAAAGTATTAATTCGTGATAAAATAATCTTAATCTTTGTTTTAATGTCTCTCATACCCTCTGACTTATTTGAAGAATTCACTAAATATTTAATGGCATCTTCACTAAAATTAATATCTTCTCTCTTAAAATTAAATTTACTTAACATATAAGGAATGATATGCTTAGTTGTAATTTCCATCTTTTCCTTGAAATTGTAATTATCAACTTTAATTTTGAATAAACGGTCTGCTAAAATTCTATCAACCTTACTAGGGTCGTTATACGTAAATACAAATAATACCTTTGATAAATCGAACTCAATACCAGAAAAATATTTATCATAATTATATTTGTTATTCGTAGTAGAATCTGTTAAATGAATTAATGTTCCTATAATTTCCTTACCATGTTGTGTTTCAGATACTTTGTCAAGTTCATCAATTAATACAATAGGATTCATTGTCTTAGTATGACGTAAAATATCAATCAATCTACCATTTCCTGAACCAACATATGTAAATCCATGTCCAGTTAAACTAGATGCATCTGATTCACCTCCTAATGAAATTGTAGCATAAGGTCTACCTAATGCTTCAGCTATACTTGCAACTATACTTGTTTTACCAGTACCTGGTCCTCCATGAAGACCTATAGCATTTATATTTACATTAGGATTTCTAATCATTTGTGTTACAATATTAATAATTTGGTCTTTTGGTTTTTCTAAAAATGATAACTTTCTATCTAACGTACCCCTAACAGTCTTAATATAGTGTTGAATATCTTCTAACGATGAATTTTCAGTAACATTGATGTCATTATATACACCAAATGGGACTGATAACAATGCATCCATCCATGCTTTATATTTAGCATATTCAGATGTATCTGTTTCTTCATACGTTTCCATAATTTCTAATTTTTTATAAGCAATAACCTTATTATCAAAAGACATTTTTGATTTTAGAATTTTAGTTCTATATGAATCTGCAAAACCATTATTCAAGGAACTTTTTAATATTTTTTCTTCTAATTTCATTAACTCTGGGTCATTCCCGCTTGAAATATTTGATGTTAAAAATTTTAAATTTGAATTATATTCAGGTGTTAATACCTCAGAATTAACTAAACAATGTACTTTCTCTAATAGTTTTTGTTTTTGTTCAACAGAAACATTCATTCTTAGAATATCTATTATACTAGGTGAATTGTTATTATATTGAGATTTAATATTCTGTAATTGTTCAGTTAAACTTTTAACTTCATCTTTAGATAAAGATTCTTTTAATTTCTTTTTACGGTCTTCTAACGGAACTCTCTCAAAAAATTCACCACCATAAATAGAATCAATTAAATCATGAAATTGTTCATAGTCTGATTCAGAATCACTCTTTAAAAATTCTTTACCTTCTCTAGCATATCTTTTAATCAATGTTTTAATTGAATCTTTAATAATTTCTTGCGTTTGCTTTGGGTCAAATTTCATGTTTAAAATTTTGCGTTCTAATCGAGTGTCCTCATTTATTTGGTCGTCATCTATAAAATCATCGTCGATGTCGTCGTGGTCATCGCGTTCACTATTTAATTCACTTATATTAGTTACAGATGTAGTTTCAGAATCCTCGTTTGTCATAATAGCCTCACTTTCATTGTCACTTGTTTCTTCTGTACTATTACTATCTTGGGATTTTTTGTGCGAAGAACTATTTTTTTTCTTTTTTGTAATATTACAATTAATGTTAGATTCATTTAATTCTAAGTCAGACGAATCAACGTCTTCTAACTTTCTCTTTTGACTACGTGTTTCTACCATCTTTGTATATGTATACAATTTATACTTACATTTCATTTTTATTTTAATTTCAATTTCTGGACACATTTTTGAAATAAAAATGACATTATTTTAATTTTAATGGTTTATATGTCTTATTATAATGACTGTTTAATAAATTAATATTTCTTTGAGAATTAACCCATTTAAAGGCTGGATCGCCACCCCAAATTAACCAACTTATAATACCATGCTTTCTATGCCATTTTGTTTCTTTAGGTCTACCTGCTTTTTTCCAATCTTTATATGAAGGATAACTTGCATATAAATGACGAGCAAACCATGCTCGCATATATTTCAGGTCTTCAATAGGAATTGAATCTTTAGTTGATAATTGTTTAGCCCTTTTCCAACCAGTCTCTATACCTCCACCGAAACCCATTTTCTTTAATTTAAAGGAATACAAAGCCACTTTTCTAACATTTTCTGGAACCTTAATCATAATTTTACTTTTACGACCATGATATTGACTTCTAGTTTTACCACTCCCAATTTGGCACATTTCACAAGAACCGTCACTTCCACCTCTTTGTTTTTTAACAATTTTTATAGCATGTTCTAAAGAAACTCTTCTTTTTTTAGGAGGTAAATTTGATTCATGTTGTTTGAGATGTTCTAACATATCTGTATCAACTATTTTTAAACAAATTGGACATGTTTTTTTAAGCAATAAGTTACGCAATAATTGCTTTTTAAGTTTTGGATCTCCATAATACCCACCTTCTTGTTCACCACCCCCAAACTTAATATTACCTTTATGCTTAATCCTAGATTTTTCACGTTTAGCTTTTTTAATACTACCTTTAGATATAGAATGATATGTTCTAGGTGTGCCTTTATTTACACGTCTAGATGGTCTACATAATGGATATTTATCCTTTGAACCCTTAACTGATTTTCTACCACATGATTTATAACCTATTATTTTACCTTTAGAATTACGAATTGGACGATTTAAGTCAACCCATTTTTCTTTATACCATCTTTTTAATCCACTTTTTGATGTTTTTTTACCAGAATATTTACCACCTCTTTTTTTATATTCTCTAACTATCCAACTAGACCTATAAATACCAGATTTAGATTTAAACTTTTTTGTAGCTAATTGTTTAACATAATTATATAAAGCTTTATTTGTTGGAATTGGAGAATCATTCCCAGCGCCTTCTTGTTCGTTTTTAATTTGATTGTAATAGTCATCTAAAACATCTAATTTTGTTTCTGGAATACGTACATCTTCGCATATACCATCTATACATTTTTTTGATTTTCTAGTTTTAGTACAACTACCTTCACCGTTTTTATAATCACATGTTTTTATAAACGTGTCATGAAATTCGTAAACTTTTGTCATCTTAATATACATCAATAAATTTTAATTATAAAATTAATTAAAATTCTAATTAAATTTAACTAGTACACATCATACATGCTTCCTTATTCTCTATAGAACACATTAAAACAGCTTCTTCTTCTTTTTTAGTAAGTGATTTACCTTTCTTTTGTTTTTCCTTAATTCGTTTCTCCATAGCAGGGTCAATCGTAAATTTCGATGCTCCAGCTGATGCTTTGCTACGAAGATAATAAATACCAGTTTTTAAACCTTGTTTCCATGCATAAAAATGCATGCTTGTTAATTTTTTAATAGTTGGTGAAGCCATAAATAAATTAAGACTTTGGGTCATGTCAATAAATGGACCTCTTCCTGCACTTTGTTCAATAAAATTCTTCATGGTAATTTCCCAAACTGTTTTATATAATTCTTTAATGTCATCTGGAATAATATCAATATTTTGAATACTACCATTGTTTGCAATAATCAAGTCTTTTAAATCCTTATCCCATAACTTTAATCTAGTTAAGTCCTCTACTAAATGTTTATTAGCTACAATATATTCACCAGATAACACACGTCTCTTAAAAATACAACTATCAAATTGTTCAAAAGATTCTGTATTACCCATAATTTGAGCACTAGAGGCTGTTGGCATACATGTCGTTAATGTACTATTTCTAACACCGTATTGTTTAATGTCTTGACGTAAACTTTCCCAATCCCATCTGCCAGATAAATATTCACTTAAATCAATACCATTATGTTCAGCCCATAAATCAAACTGAAATTTACCTTCACTCATAGGACTACCTTTAAATGTACTGTATGGACCATCTATTTTGGATAATTCCATAGAACCAGTTAATAATGCAAAATAAATTGTTTCAAAAATTTCTTTGTTTAATTTTTTAGCCTGTTCGCTTTCAAATGGTAATCTCATTTTAATATATGTATCGGAAAGACCTTGGATACCAATACCAATTGGTCTATGTGCTAAATTACTTTTTTTAGTTTCAGGTACAGGATAATGGTTAAAATCAATTATATTATTCATTGGAAGAACTATATGTTTTGCAATTTCAAATAATCGCTGGTGATTATAAACCGGTGCTTTTGTTTCTGGATCAATTTCTACATATTTAGGTAATGCAATACTAGCTAAATTACAGACAGCATATTCTTGGTTGTCAGAATACAACAAAATTTCCGCACAAAGATTACTCGATTTAATAGTACCAATATTAGATTGATTTGACTTTTTATTGGCCTGATCTTTGTAAAGTATATAAGGTGTACCAGTCTCAATTTGTGATTCCAAGATTTTCATCCAAATTTCTTGTGCTTTAACCTTTCTCTTAAATTTACCTTGTTCAACATATTTCCAATATAATTCTTCATACTCTTCACCATAACAATCTGAAAGTCTGGGACATTCATCTGGGTCCATCAAGTACCAATCACCATCTTTTTCAACTTGCTTCATAAATAAATCAGAAATCCACATAGCTAAAAACAAGTCACGAGCACGCATATCTTCACTACCTTGATTCTTTCTTAAATCTAAGAATTCAAAAATATCAGGATGCTCTGGTGATAAATACATTGCAAAAGAACCCTTGCGCTTGCCACTCTGATTTACGTAGAGACAAGTACTATTATATACTTTTAACATAGGAATAATACCATCACTATTCCCATTAGTTCCACGAATAACAGAACCTTTACTACGGATATTATTAATGTGAACACCAATACCACCACCTACTTTACTAATTTGAGCACAATCGCTTATTGTTTTATAAATTCCACCTATAGAATCATGTGTACCAATAAGGAAACACGAGCTAAGATTCTGTAAACGACTACCAGCATTAAACATTGTAGGACTAGCAAATGTGAAGTAATGTTGAGAAATTAAATGATATGTTTTAATAATATTATCAATATCATCTTTATGAACTTGAATAGCTACTCTCATGTATAAATGTTGAGGTCGTTCAACAACCTTTCCATCTATCTTCATTAAATAACTTTTCTCAAGGGTTTTAAATCCAAAATAATCAAACTGGTAATCACGAGTATAGTCAATAGTATCATTAAGAACATCTTTGTATTTTCTAACTAGTGCAATAATATCATCTGCCAAAATTGGTGCAGGGTTTCCATTTTTATCAAGATTATTATATAATTTCTCCATAACTTCACTAAAACATTCTGTGGTATTTTTATGCATATTACTGATAACAATACGTGAGGCTAATTTACCAAATTCCAAGTTTTCTGTCATACTAATAGCAATTCGAGCAGCTTCTTCATCTAACTCTATCGAACTAACACCATCATAAATTGTTGACACAACTTTTTGTGCAATAACATCGGTATCAATAGTCTTTAATTGCCCTAATAATTTGTCATTTTGTAACTTTTTCAATCGATAAACAATTTTGTCAAAACTTAAATTTTCTAAACGACCATCACGCTTTTTAATTTTCATATTTATTTGAACGTTATAATATTCTATAATAATTTTTTTTTCGATTTTTTTTTAAATTAACAAATGTCACCATTTCAGAACTATAAGAATTCAAAGGATAAATTATATTTAAAAACAAGAATTATTTACATTTATGGACTTGTCAATTAAAAAGAAAAATTCACAAAATTCATCCCATTCAGATGTCGCTACAGAAACAGATGATAATCATGTTTTAAATAAATTAGAAATATTGGCTTTAAATAACGGTTGGAATGATAAAAATGAAAAATTAATAGTAAATATAGGATACAATTGTGGTATTTATAAACAATTACATGAACAATCTTCTAGATTTTATAAACAATTAAATAAAATCATCAATTTGTCTTTACTCGTTTTTAGTGTATTTTTAACAACTGATTCAGTAATTAATTTATTAAAAGATGATATTCTTTTAATTGTTCAAAAAGTCATAATTTTTATTGTTGCAATTATATCTATTATGAATAATTTTTTAAAATATGGAGAACTGTCTGAACAACATTTACAAGCAGCAAACGCATTTAATTTAGTTTACAATGATATCAGAAATATGATGTGCATTTATAGAAAAGATAGAATGAATGCCGTTAAATATATTCAACAAACTCTTAAAGAATATGACCAACTTGAAATTGAATCCCCTGAAATTCCACAAAGATTAATTAAAAAAATGGAAACAAAACTTAAAACAGATGATACATATAAATTTAAAGATATCACTATGCCAACCAATCAATTAAGAGAAATAGAGGTCATTATTGATAAAAACGAAACACCTAGTGATAGTTTTGAATTAAATACTTTTAATGTTAAAAATAGTCCTAAACAAAATACAGTTAATAAATTTAAAATCAATAACATGCAAAACTTGGAACAAATTCATGAATGTTTTAGAATAGATGGTGAACTTTCTGAAAATGATAATATTACAGTTTCAGATGTCAATAATTTCAGAAAAAATGCACTTGACTTACAAACACAATATGAATTTAATAGATTTATGAAACAAGTTTAATTTCACAAACAAGTTTAATTTCACAAACAACAAACAACTTTAATTAATTTAATAAACTTAAATTAATTGAAACAATTAATCAAATTTTTCTTTTTTGTTACTAACAATCATATATTCTAAAGCACATGATGAACCAGAATGATAAGACAAATCGGGCATAACTCCACCCACACCTCTTAACTTGTTTCCTTCTGCCATTATAGTTTTACAAGGAATTGTGCTAATTTGTGGTTGTGGTGATAATCCTTTCTTGTTTTGTTTTTTTTCAAACTTTTTCATCTTTTTTACTATAGAACTATACAATTCCTTTTTATGAGTTTTTGTTACCTCATTTTGTAACATAACTAGTTCAGTTGAAGACCACGTTTCTTTTGTTTTAATAGCTGATTCAAATTTCATATTAATTTGGTATAAAGTATCCTTGTCTACTTGTTTCATAACTCGATGTGTCACTTCTGAATTAATACCATTCCAAAGAGGTTGACTTTGAATCTTATTTAAAAGTGGATCGATGTTATCATAAGATAAACAACGGATAGAAAAGATTTTCTCAGAAATTCTTTCTGAAGAGTTATAGAGATAACCCTTTAAAATCACCTTATATTTCTTTACTAAATAATATACATTATCTTCTATCTCTACAAAGAAATCTAACGTATCAGGTCTCATGTTTCCTTCATAAGGTGTCATTTTTAACCCTTCAATTTCTTGTTCGAAATATGCGTTTACCCAATTCTCAATGTATGTGTCATTTTCTCCATAGAAAACATTCAATACCTCTTCTGAATTAGTTACTAAATCCTTTTTGATTATTATTTGCATAATTTTGTGATTTTATATAATTACTTGACAAAATAAAAATCTGAGATTCTAAAAAAATTTCGAAAATCCATCTTGGTGACATTTTACATAAATTGAGATAAATTTAAATGTTTTTTCTTATCTTTTTTTAATTTAGACCCAGAGGATGATGATGCTATATCAATTCTCTCAAAACTACCTGTTTCAAACTGTTCATTTATATGTTTTCTCGCAGAAGGGTCAGGACAATCACCACACCATTTAGGTGCCCAAAATTTTACAGTAAACTCACTAGTATTTGTATAAGAATTTCTATTAAATAGTTCACAAAACGTCTCTCTATAATATAATTGCTCTTTTGTCATAGGCTTATTCAATGAATATTTATCTTTTTTTATTAAAAATGTTAAATTACTATACATTTTATTACAATAATCAATAATACTATCAATCCAATTCTCCTTAACATTTTCATGATTACTTACTCCATCTGAAAAAGCTTCTTTTTTTCTATATAAAATATCTTTTGGTAAATATCTTTTACCAGTCTCATCTTTTACATCAAAAGCATCTCTTAAAATTTGTTTTTCCATTGTCTTATGGTTATTTAACTTTCCAAAAACTTTATATTTAGGTGGCATTCGCAACATATATTTTACAAAATCTGGGTCGGTAAAGGGTACTCTTACTTCAACTGAATTAGCCATGCAAGTTTTATTCGCTCTTAGACAATCAAATATATGAACATCACTCACTAATTTAATTGTTTCCTTTTGAAAATCACTTTCAGATGGAGCATTACCACCGTATAAATAACTTAACATTTCATCACTCAGTTCTCCAGAAAAAACAACTTTAATTGAAGGAAATCTTTCTTTTACTTTTTTAATTAATAAATACATTGCTGTACTAGCTCTTACAGTTGTTGTATCATAAGTTTCAGTATACCAAATAACATCCTTAATAGATTTTAAACCTTCTTCTACTGTAAAATAAAATTCGTAATGTTCAGTACCTAAAAATTTAGCTACTTTTCTTGATGCAATTAAATCTGTTGAATTAGGTGTCATACCTATACTAAATGTTTTTACCTTTTTACATTTACTACCAAACTTACTCACTATACTTGCTACTAAACTACTATCTAGTCCACCAGATAATAATACACCAAAATCAGGAGAATTTTCATGTGTAAGGTCTTCTAATTGTAATTTAACACTTCTTTCTAATTTATCTTTTAATTCTTTGTGAACAGATTGTAAATCGTTATATTCGTTCCCTATCGGTTCCAAATCATAATAGTTCAAATAATACTTACTTTTTTCTGTTAATACACTATTAGTACAGTTCTCTACATTTGTATAAATATAAGTTCTAGGATAAAATAATTTAATACTTGAGGCAAACGATATCTTATCATATGAAGTGCACATTGTTAAACATTTTAATTCTGAACTAAAAGCTATCTTATTTTCATCATATCCGCAATATAAAGGTGTTATTCCAATATGGTCTCGAGAAATAAACAAATAATTAATTGTAGAATCATATAAGACAAACGAAAATTGACCATTAATTTTACTAAAAAATGTATCAAAGTCTTGGTATTTTTGTATGTATTTTTTATATAATGGAATAATAATTTCACAATCTGATTTTGTACACTCGTATTCTAATTCTTTAGATAACTCTCTCCAATTAAAAATTTCTCCATTAATTATCAAATGAATAGTATTTTCATCATCACTTAATGGTTGAGGAGTCCCATCTCCTACAATACGTAATCTGGTATGCAATAAAATAAGTGTTTTATTATTTGGACAATTTATAACTTTATAATTTGTACTATCTGGACCTCTATGATATAATAATTTTGAAACTTTACCAGTAATCTCTTCAATATATTCATCAGTGCAGTCTTGTGTATTTTGAACACAACAAAATATACCACACATTTTGGTATATCTATTTAATTTATATTTAAATTCATTTTTAAACAATTGAATTTAAAACTAAGTAAAGATATATTATTATTTTATCTATGACGAATTTAATCTATATTCATATAGGTAAAACCTTACCTAAATATATATACGATTCAATTTACCAAACATTATTAGTGTCACCTAATACAAAAATTTATGTTATACTAGATGATTCTCTTATTTACTCTTTCCGAGAAATAATTAAATCATTTAATCTTAACTTATATCTACAACAATCAATAAATTTTAGTATGCATATTGAATGTATTCCTTTAAGTATATTACAAATTCCGACGGCATATACAAACTTTATAAATAATTTACCTGAAGAAACTAAAAAATTTAGAGATTCATTTTGGATATCTACAACTGCTCGATTTTTTTATATAGAATCATTAATGGAATTGTTCAAGTTAAAAAATGTTTATCATATTGAAAATGATATCATGATTTATGAAAATTTAAATGATATTCCTGTTAATAAAAATGTTATGTATATGGTTAAGGATGCACCTAATCGTGTTATTCCATCCATTTTATACATACCAGACTGTTCTCATTTAAATAGGTTAAATAATCATATGATTAATGTACTTAAAACTTCTACATCTTTAGTAAATGATATGGAACTATTAGGTACATATTCATCAAATCATATTGAATTTTTTCCTTTTGACTTTTCTACAACTAGTCAATTTATTATGGATGGTGCTGCTATAGGTCAATATGTAGGTGGTATTGACCCAAGAAATATTCCAAATTTCAAGAACAAACCAGAAATAGAACAAGATTTACTAACACTTGATAATCCTACGATTGGTTTTGTTAACGAAACCTCTACTTTTAAACCAAATACTATTCAAATATTTAAAAAGGGATTACATATTAATAATATCAACATCCCTATTAATTTATATTATGGACAAGTTGAGTCTGGTAACATAATTGATTTAAAACAGATTAATAATTTACACATTCATTCTAAACAATTATATCAATTCAGTAGTATTAATAACTTAAAATATAATGAACTCATTTCAGGAGATAGAATTGTATCTTTATGTGATTTTGTATTATTAACACAGGATATATATCATTATCATCAAAACCTTGAACATTTTATTGATATTAATAAAATTATTATAGTAAAAAACTTTCAAACTGTTGACACAAATAGTTTAAATAAATATTTTAAAGAACTTAAAAAGAAAACAATCAAAATATTTGTATACACTCATATATTAGACTATTTTATTAAATATATATTACCTAAATTAGACAAAACTATTTCTTATATACTTTATTTACATAATTCCGACCATGAATTAACACAAAAACACATTGAAATCTTAACAAAATATGATTATATAGAAAAAATATATGCACAAAATATATCATTTTACCATGAGAAAGTGCAATTATTACCTATAGGTATAGCTAATTCAATGTTTAAACACGGAGATTTAATATCAATTTATAAAACAATGTCAGAAACATATTACAAAATTAAACATAAAGGTTTATATATTAATATAAATCCTAATACATATGCATATAGACATACTGTATTACAAGAAGTGAAGCAAAGACCTAATGATTTTATCATATCTCAAGGTAAACCATATAAGGAATACTTGGAAGAGCTTGCACAACACAGATTTTGTTTATGTGTACGTGGTAACGGGATAGCATGTCACCGTGAATGGGAAAGTTTATACTTAGGTGTTATACCAGTTATAATTAATAATCAATTTACTAACACTAATACATATGTTAAGTACTTAAAAGAACTAGGTATACCATTTTATGAAATTAAAGAAGATACATTAGATAAATATTCAGATGATTTTTTCAATGAAGAACTTTATAGAAAAATCATGTTAAATCATCAATCAAGTATTTTAAGTATACCTACATTAAAACTCCATTTTTATAAATAAATCTTTATTGTAAGAATTTAAATAAATATTATGTTTATTTAAACACTAGTAGTTAATGCTCTGAATTTAATAGTAGTTGATACCCAATCAGGTGTATTAAAGGATGTATATTGTATTTGTCCAGTATTTGTAATATAAAATTTAAATTTTGAATTATCACCTATAAATCCAGTATTTATAACCCAGCCATCTGTACTATTTTTTATACCTTTAATTTCATACCCGGAATTTAACTCACTTGTAAGTGTTGTAATACACACAGATACAAATGCGTGAAAATATCTAACAACAGTATTATCAAAATAAAATCCAGTAATATCTGTTCTTACACTTTGATTATTATTTGCTACAAAAGTTTGTTCCTTAAATATATCACCAGATGACGGAGTCATATTTACATTTTGAACATATAAATCTCCACCAAGATATAAAGACTTTTTTATAGCAACACCTCCATTTACTGTTAACCCTCCACCAGAAGTACTAGACACAGCATCGCTTGTATTATCAATTGATATACCACCGTATAAAATTACAGAAGCGTTGGTAGAATTAATGCTAGGTGTTGTATTTGTAATAGTTAATGAACCTAATGTATTAAAATTACTTTGTAAATTATCTACAGAATTATACGATACTTTAAGATTTGATACAGTAGAGTATGTACTAAATAAATTACCAATAGTACTTACTAATAAATTTGCCGTTGTTCCATTTAAATTGGATACATTTAATGTACCAATAGAAGATGTACTAACATTAAAATAAGAACCAGTCATACTACCAAATGTCACATTTGTTAATTTACAATTAGTTGCTGTAATATTACTAGATAACAAATTATCTATTGTACTTGTAACAGATGACAAATTAGTATTATTTAAAGTCACAGCATTTAATGTTGTTACATGTATAGTGTTACCATTTAAAGTTGTATAATTAATATTTGGACAGTTTAAACTCGATGCAGTTATATTTATTGAAAGTAAATTAGTTAGTGTTGAATTACTACAGCTTATATTTGAAGATAAAATAGAATTTGATGTTATATTAGTGTTAGATAAATTTGTTAATAAAGCATTTGAACTTGTTATATATGTATTAAAAATATTAGCTATAGTTGAATCAACTATATAAATAGCTCCTGAGGTAATTGTAGACGTAGCTATAGTATTACCAACTAAAAGACTCTTTTTAATACTACTACCACCATTTACAGTTAACGCTCCACCAGATGTTACACTAGTTACATCTTCACTACAATTAATAGATATACCACCATAATTTATTAAACTACCTACTGTAGACGTTAAAGACGGGGTAGTATCATATATATTTAAATAACGAAGTGAACCACTTGTATACGTTATATCGCTACCAACTAAATGACTCATCGTCCCATAAATACTTGAAATATTTGATGATGATATATTAGGAACATATAAAGTATAACCTATATAAACATCTTTTGCTATACTAGCACCGCCAGCCACTGTTAATCCACCGCCACTAGTAATACTAGTAGCGTTTTGTATAATGTCAATAGAAACACCACCATAACTTATAACTGTACCAGTTGATGAATTGAATGAAGGAATTGTTCCTGTAATATTTAAAATACCAGCTGTAATATTACTAGCTAAAGCATTAATAGTATCTATATTTGCAGAAGTTACATTTGTAACTTTAAGATTAGATGTTGATAAATCTGTTGTTAAAATATTACTTGATGTTAAATTTATAATATTACCATTACTAACATTAACTGATGCTATTGTCGCATTTGTAATAAAACTATTAGTACTTGTTTGATTAATACTTCTTAAATTATAAGTAACAAGACTTGAAGTACTAATATATGTAGAATTTACATTTGTACTAGTTAAATTAGTTGAGTCTAAGTTTGAAGTTGTCAAATTAGTACTAAGTATATTTGTACCTGTAATATTACCATATGTACCATTTGTTAATAGTAAGTTTGTAATGGTAGCAAATCCACTAAGAACGTTAGATGTACTTAAATTAGTAACTACATTGTTAAATTGGAAATTATTAATGACACTTAAGTTACCAACAGTTAATACATCTATGCTTCCTTGACTAGATGATAAAAAACTAATGCTAGCTAAACTTGAATATAGATTATTAATAGATGAATTTGTAACTTGTTCATTTGTAATTAAAACATTAGATAATGTTCCATTTAATAAATTTAAGTTAGAAATAGATACCGATGTCGACTTTAAATCTGTTGTTATTAACGAAGATGAAGAAATATTACTTGTTATAAAATTACTAGATGTTAAACTAGGAATATTACCGTTTTGTGCATATAAATTATTACTTGTGATGTTACTTATATTACCTGAACCTATTGTGGCATTATTTATATTAGCTAAATTAGCAAATATAGTTTTTTCAATGCTAGCTCCACCAGCTACGGTTAGTGCTCCTCCTGAAGTAATACTTACAGCATCTGTTGTATTTTGAATTGATAATCCACCCAATGTTATTAACGCCCCATGGCTATTATCAACGCTATTAGATGTATTATATAAGGTTAAAATCCCACCAATATTTACATTTTTAAAAATACTAGCACTTCCATCGACAATAAGACTCCCAAAACTTAAATTATTACTATTATCTGTATTATGAATATAGAAAGAACCATAATAATTTGAATCTTTTAATACTGATATACCTCCATTAACTATTAAGGCGGCTGTACTGATATTTAAACTTGGTTCTGTGGATGTTATAATGGCTCTACCAGATGAAAAAATACTATCTTCAAGAATAACACCAGGAGACGCAATATCATATTCTTTTATAGTATTTACAAATAAAATTCCTGATGCTTGAATAGAACCGTCTTCAGTATTATCACAGTTGGCCACTACTGTGATATTTGTGAATTCAGTTCCATGTAAAAATCTATTACCTGTGTTTGACATTACACTAATCTATTAATATTTAAGAATTTATTTATAGATTCTGGACACATCCGATATTAAAACTTATTTAAACATATATGTATATCCTTTATAGAATGCTATTTAAAGACTTTAGTTACAAAATTCTATTTTTACCTTTTATAAGAATATATATTTATAGTATTTTAATAGCTGTAATATCATCTTATTTTATAGCATATGAAAATGAATATACATTAACATTATTTGATAAGAATAAGATTCCTTTGATAAATTTATTTTTTATAACTGCATCAACTTTAATGTTTGGAACGCGTTCTGGTTTATACAACTATATACGACATACTATGTACATTAATACAGTGAGATTTTTATTTAAAAATATTTGTCTACAAAATCTAGATTACTGGGATAGTTATATTCATCGCAATGAATTATTAACATGTATGGTTTCTGATGTAACAATTTTTGTAAATGTTTTAAGTCGAGCTTTTAGTCTAATTTTAAAATCTATGTTAACATCTCTATTTATAGGGTTTACATTATTAAACATTAATTTTTATTATTTTTTATTTGGTATTGTACTTTGTGTGTCACGGTCATATTTATTAGAATATTTTGCTAGAGATTGGGAAAATAGGAATGACAAGGTTAATGTTGTTAAACGTGAATTGGAATCACATATTACAGATTTTATTAAAAATAACAATAGTTTTCAATTATGTGGAGTAAACAGAACCTATATGCATCTAATAGATACAATTTTAAGAGATTATAATTATAATGGAAAACAAGAATCATACATGTATAGTTTATTCATGTTATTATTTAATGGTGTTGTGAAATTTATCGATATAGGGTTTTATTTGATACGAGAAAAAAATGAGTCATTATTACATATACAAATTATCATATCTTATTTCAAAATATTGTCAGACGCAATACAAAATATAGCAGATGTTCATAAGGATTTTACAAGAAATAAAAGAAGCATTAATAATGTATTAAAGTATATCAAATTAGCACCTAACAATTATGATATTCAACCTCATTATACTACGTTATCTAAAATACATCTTGAACCTAGAATTGACTTTAAAAATGTAACATTTAAATACAAATCTAGAGGCGAATATATTTTTAAAAATTTACATAAAACAATTCATTTTAAGGATAAAATAGCGGTAATTGGAAGCTCAGGTAAAGGTAAAAGTACATTATTTAAATTATTAAAAGGATTATATACTCCTCAAGATGGATATGTTTTAATTAATAATAAAGATGTTACAACAATGGATACATTTAAGTTAAATAAATTGATATCTGTTATACCTCAAGAACCTGTAATTCTATTTGATAAAACATTACGAGAAAATATAGAATTATTTACTTATAAACCTAGCTTATCTGATAAAGAAATAAAACAAATGTTAACAAGGGTTGAATTATCTGGGTTAATTCCTCATTTAGATAATAAAATTGTTAATTTATCAGGTGGTCAAAAACAAAGACTCTCTATTGCTAGAGCACTTTTATCAAAAACACCAATATTACTATTAGATGAACCATTTTCAGCTTTAAATCAATCGTTAAGAACAAATTTATATAATTTAATTATGAGACTCTCTTGTAATAAAACTGTTATTATGATTACACATGATACATATTATCTAGATGAAGATATATGGTCTGTTTGGAAAATTTAAATTTATTAAAATGAAAGGATAATTTTAATAAATTTCACCTCCGCCAGAGAAAATTAGATTTCTCGACTAAAAACTAAGTCCACCTCCGCCAACAATTAAGTCGATATTTTTTAAAATATATCATAAATCTAAAATTTTCTCCTTTAAAAATGCATTTTAGTTAAAATGGTCTGGCGGTAATTTTCTGGCGGGGACTCTCATTTTTTTGTTTAATTTTTATTTTTCGGACCCCTGATTCAAAAATTTTTTGACAAAAGTATGATCAAAACTATTTTTTTCTGATCGGAGGTCCGAAAAATAAAAATTAAACAAAAAAATGAGAGTCCTCTCCGCCAAACACAAGTAGTATATTTACGTTAATTTTATAAATTTTAACATTTTATCGATTCAAAATGACATTTTATTAAAAAATTGTCTGGCGGATAAGAAGATTTTGTTAAATATTAAAAATAAAAATATAATATAATATTATAAATGGCTTCTAGTATGAATGTCTGTAACTTTTGTGCACTATCTTTTAGTAGAAAGGATAGTTTAATAAAGCATTTAAGAGAAAATAGATGTGAAACAGCGAAAACTATGACACCTTTAGATTATCATTATAAAATAGAAGAAATTAAGAAAAGTTTTATTATTAATGGTAATAATAATCATCATATATCAGTTAATAGTAATAATAATATAACAAATAATATAAATTTCAATATTCAAATTCAACCTATTACTAGATTATCTCTTGAACATATTTCTCCTGACCGTATGAAACAAGTGATAGAATCGTATGATACTGATAAAACTAAACTTAATTATTTGTTAACAGAATATTTAAATGGTGTTTTATGTGATCAAGAACACCCTGAGAATCAAGCTGTTAAGTATACTAAAAAATATCCCCCAACATTCAATTCTATTACTGAAGATTCAGATGGTAATACAATAAGTGTTATAAAAGGTTTAAAAGATACATGTGAATTACTTTCAGACCCTGTATTAGATGTATTAAAAACAAAGTTAGCAGAATGTATTAAAAAATACAAAAAGGATGATGATACTAATTATGATTATTCTTTATATGAAGATGCTATTAAAGAATTACGTAAAGAATTAAAAAAGGATAATATTAAAAAGGTATTATCAAATTTTTTGAAAAATGACTTGATAAATAACATAGAAATGAAACTAAGTATGAGTAGTGAAAAGATATTTTCTTGAATTATTTTGTCAATTCCAAAAACTTTTTATATTAATTAATAATATAAAAAAACTATGAGTAGTCCATTATACTTTAATCAAGGTGTTGTCGTTCTCGACTCAACTCCCACTACTAGTGCAACAAATGGTTCATTCCAAGTGTTTGGTATGGGTGTAAGTGGAAATCTGTACGCAGATTTTGCAAACATCACTAATGCCAAAACTACTAATACAACAATCACTAATTTACTTTTAACTACAGGTACCCTTGGTAGTTCATTTGTAACTGATTTAAATGCTACTAACTTATCTGTCTCCAGTTTGTCTTTATCTAATCAATTGAACTTGAATGCATTAAGTGTAGCTGTTACAAGTACTCTAGCTAATGCGGTGATTACATCATCTACATTATCTAATTCAGTAGCAACTAATGTTACAAGTTCTACATTGACTGTTACTGGACTTTCAGCACTAGGCACAGTCACTTCATCTAGTGAAACTACTGGTGTCTTAATTGCCACAACTGGTGCTACAACCGCTACTCTTCGTGTCACTGGTCTGTCAACTCTTGCTACAGCTACAGCAACTAATGTATCTGCAACCACTCTTGACCTCTCAACTGGGGCTACAACTGCTGCACTCAACGTAACTGGCTTATCTACTCTTCAAAATGTAACTGCTACGAATGAGACTCTTGCAGTTCTTATTGCAACTACTGGTGCTACAACAGCAACTCTTAAGGTAACTGGAGCTTCAACTCTTGCCACTGCAACTGCAACTAATGTATCTGCAACAACTCTTGATCTCTCAACTGGTGCTACAACTGCTGCCCTTAATGTAACTGGGTTATCAACTCTCCAAAATGTAACTGCTACAAACGAGACTCTTGCAGTTCTTATTGCAACTACAGGTATTACTACAGCTTCTCTTAATGTAACAGGAGCTTCAACTCTTCAAACTGTAACTGCTACAACTGTAACTGCTTCAAGTTTACTTGCTACAACAAGTATTAGCACTGCAACTGCTAATGCTAACCTTGGTACTTTCAATACTGTTAATACATCATTACTTACAGCCACCACTATCAGTGGAGGAAGTATTAGTCTCTCTGGTGATTTAAATGTAGCTGGTACTTTAACAGTTGTTAACATTACTTCAACTAACTTAGTTGATACTAATGTATCAGCTGGTGTTGTATTAGTAAGCACTGCTTTCTCTGCAGTTGGTGGGTCAAATACTTTGGCTAATCTATTTACAACTAATGGTAATGTTGGTATTGCTACAACTTCTCCAGGTGCAACTCTTGATGTTACTGGAACTTTACGTGCAACAACAAGCGTTACAACTGGTGCCCTATACTCAACCAATCTTACATCTACCAATATTGTAGGTACAACTATTAGCTCTGGTACTTTGGTAGCTACTACATTAGTAAGTGCGGCTAACTTAGCTGGTGCAAACATTACAACAACTAATCTATTAAATACTAACGCTACTCTTACAAACTTAGTATTAACTAACGGATTACAAACAAATAACACCTTAACTAATGTTGTTAATACTGCATTAACCTCATCTAGCGCTGTCATTACTGCTGCCACTGTCGGTACATTAGCAAGTACTACAATCAGTACAGGAACTATTATTGCATCTGGGGTTACATCTGGAAGTGCCAAGGTTACTGGATTATCCGAACTTAATAATGTTACTGCTACTAATGTAACCACAAGCATATTAATCGCAACAACTGGAGCTACTGCAGCTGCACTAAATGTGACCGGAACTGCAACATTATCTGCTGTAACTTCTGGAAATCTGTCAGCTGTACTTGCTACAATCCCTAACCTATTAACTACAAATATCAGTTCATCTAGTCTTATTGTTAATGGAATTGACTGTACTCCAAATACAGGTGATATTGTCAAAGAAGTTACATTCACTGCTGGTAATAATGTTACTGCTGCATCTGCAGTTACTGGACTTTCATTTGCTAATGCTTCTGTTAGAGGTTTCAGTGCTGATTTATCAGTTACTTTACTTGCAACTGCTGGTAACAAGTATGCTCTATACAATATTAGAGGTGTACAAAATTCAACTGGATGGTTAATTAACAGTAGTTTCATTGGTGACAATACTGGAGTTACATTTAGTATCAATACTGCTGGTAGCTTACTATATACAAGCACAAACATTCCAAGTTTCGTGTCTAATACTATGAAATTTGAAGCACAAACATTAAGTGTTTAATTATTAATTAATTACTCGTTTAATTAGATTAATTTAAAAAATTAATCTAATCTTTATATTTATATATGAGTACTAAAGAACTAATTGAAGAAGCTAATAAACTATTAGCAAGCAATTGGGAAGACAGTGAAAAAGAACTTGTTAAAAGAATGATTGACTCATTAGTTGCTTATAAATCTCTTATACCTAAAAGTTTAAAACAAGACGTTAAAGCTATGTTACAAATGGCGAACAGAATCAAAGCTGAATATGACTTATTATTAGAAAAATATAAAAATGAACATAAAGAACAGATTGAAGAAGAAAATAAAGAACACTTAGATGATGACATAGAAATTGTTTAAAAGAATTCTCTATTATCAGAGTCAATACTTTCTTGATAATATTCTTTTTCACATGAATTATTTTCGCTAACACTTTCACTTATTCTACCATCTAGGTCATCAATAATAGAATATTCAATAAGTCTATCATCCATAAAAACTTTGGCTTGTTCTAAAACTAGATTATAACTAAATTTATTTTGTAAAAATTGTATATTTGCTATTTTAACTAAACAAATGATATCAATATCATCATTTGAAAGTTTAATATCATCATATTGAATCATTGTTTTATATCGATTGAAATACATTGTATTTTTAGTTAATGTTAATTTCAATGAATTGGATGTATCTTTTGTAAGTGGAGACACCAAACTATTCATAATTTTATTCATAGTAAATTTTTTTCCACTAAACCATTTTTCTGAGTTTTCATGGACTGTGTTAATAATATATTCTTCAAGAGGTTTGATTAAATAAGTGACCATTTCTTCATTAATTTCTATTAATATTTTATTAGAATCAAGGTTCTTAATTTTTGTTTTAGGTAATTGAATAACTAATGGATTATTTTTATAATACATGTCTATAAAATGTGTAAATGTATCTTTCTTAAACTCTAAAGTAGCCTCTTTACATATTTTTTTATAAGGGGTATCGCTAAATCTAATTTTATTTATATCTAAATAATTATTACTACTAACATCCTTAGTAGCATCAGGTAAAGTATATACTACTGTTTTCATTTATTCTAATTAAAGCAAAGAATTAATTTACTTTGATTTAACGAAAAGGAAGTTTTAACACTACATTTCATCGTTTAACACACGATGTATTCGTCTCTAATTTTTGATACCATAGCTTCTCTAGATGGAGTTTCATACATTTTAATAACTTTTTTAACATTTTCAGTATTTTTAATGAAAAAGTAAATTTCCTCTAACCAGTAATATATAATTTTATGAGTTACTATAGCTAAAGTTATTATTAAATCATTGATATTAAATATAATTAAGAAATAGACTAATAAACTAGTAATGATATTTTTTAAATTTAATTTTGATAAATATACAGCTACACTCATAAGTAATATACATACCCAAATACCAGACAAATAAATTGTAATTAGTTTAAGTACAGACACTATTGAATATAATGAAAAAAATTGGAATAATATCATTTGACTATTAACCCAAAATGAACCAGAAAATGAAGAGAATATTTCATATTTATTAACAACTAACACAAAAAAAGCATTTACCACCTCTAATTTCTCCAATTCTCTCCATCTTTTTTCTTTTATAATAATGTTAGCTAGATATATCGCATCACCTAATGGAATTACATTGTATAAATATCCAACATTATAATAATATGCCATCTTAATTCCTTTATAGTAGTAATATGTCGTATCATAACTACGTAAAATATTTAATAATGAAATAAATAAACAGTTATTAATAATTTTCAATACAAAGTCCAAGGAAAGTAATTTATAAATAATAAAGATATGATAATTTTGAATTTTTTCTATTTGCGGATGTAAATGTTGAACAAAATGAACTGACATTTTTGATATACTATATCTTAAAAAAATATCCTTATGTTCTATGTATTTATCCACATGTTTACCTATAAACCTAAAATTAAGTAAGGTGTTTTGTATAGAAGGTAAAACTATTGGTAATATCAATAAATAACTATATTGGTTTTCTTTATAAAAATAGTTAATACTATTATAACCAATATAAATCATTAGATAGAATAGATATCTATCTAACGTTGTTAATTTGTATAGAGAATTATATTTATCTACTATTTCTTCATTATAAACCATGATAGCTCTTCTACTTAATTTACGCGAGCTTAATTTCAGTATCAAAAAATCTCTTAAAAAATGTATACTACACACTACACTATCAACTAATAACAAGGATTCCATTAATGTAAATCTATTATATAGACTTACAAGCGTTTGTGATGTTAAAACACTATTTAAAGTATTTTTATAATTTAAAATCGTGTTTGTAATTTGGTAGTAATTATTAGTTTCTTCTATTAAAGTATAATAATTTTCAACAGGTATAACATGATTTACAATATTTAATGTATATACTAATGTATTATTTAAAAAAGATGTAATGTTTGTCGCTATATATTTAAGCATCTTACTTAATTATATAAGAGATAATTAATTTTAAATCTAAACACTAAATTATGTCTTTTTTGGTTTGGTTGAACCTACTACTCGTCCCTGATCCATATGATAACCACCCTGATATACATTAGGTCCTTTAAATACATAATCATATATCTTAGATGGCATATTATTTTCATCAAATTGTAAATCTAATTCTGGTTTATATCTGTAAATTATTTCAGGTGGAGGTGGTGGGGGTGGTACAGGACATTTCCCTACAAAATTTGCAAACCATATAGATACACAAGAAATTAGAAGAACAATTACTATAAAATCTGATAGTTCCATTAATATAATCAATTAAAAAAAATTTTTATAAAAAATGAGTTATCTATCTCAATTTTTTTTATAATATATTAACATAATGAAAGGGTTCAGTCATCTACTTAGGTGTTTAAAACGTACGTTTCATACTAAGAAATTAAACACATTACTTACTTATAATCTTGAAAATGACAATCAATTACAAAAGATTTTAAGAAATGAAACTCATCGTCAAGCAACGAGTTTAGAATTAATTGCTTCAGAAAATTTCACATCTACATCTGTTTTACAAGCAAATGGTACTATTTTTACAAATAAATATTCTGAAGGGTATCCACATAAAAGATATTACGGTGGAAATGAATTTATAGACGAATTAGAAGAACTTTGTCAAGAGCGAGCTTTAGAAGCTTTTGGGTTAGATAATAAAGAATGGGGTGTCAATGTTCAAAGTTATAGTGGAAGTACAGCAAATTTTGCTGTTTATACTGGATTATTAAAACCAGGTGATAGATTAATGGGGTTAGACTTACCATCAGGTGGACATTTAACACACGGATATGCTACACCAACTAAAAAGATTTCTAATAGTGCAATTTATTTTGAATCTAAACCATATATTGTTGGGAAAGATTTCTATATTGATTTTGAAGAATTAAATAAACGTGCAGACGAATTTAAACCTCATTTATTAATTGTTGGTGCAAGTGCGTATCCACGAGATTTTGATTATAGTAAATTTAGAGATATAGCTGATAAACACAATTCTTATTTAATGGCTGATATAGCCCATATTAGTGGTTTAGTAGCTTCAAGATTATTAAATAATCCTTTTGATTATTGCGATGTTGTTACAACTACAACGCATAAAACATTAAGAGGACCAAGAGCTGCACTTATTTTTTACAAAAAACATTTAAAAGATAGGATAGATTTTGCCGTATTTCCTAGTAGTCAAGGTGGTCCTCATAACAATACAATAGCTGCAGTTGCATCAGCGTTATATCAAGTTAATACTCCAGAATTTGTTAATTATTCTAAACAGGTTATTAAAAATGCTAAATTTTTATCAAATGCACTTGAGAAGTATGGTTTTGATATTATTACAGGTGGTACCGATAATCATATTGTATTGGTTAATTTAAAAAGTAAGGGAATAACTGGTAGTAAATTTGAAAAATTAGCAGAGATATGTAATGTTTCAGTTAATAAAAATACTATTGCAACAGATAAGTCAGCTTTAAATCCGTCTGGTATACGTTTAGGAACCCCAGCTATGACAACAAGAGGATTTGTTGAAAAAGATTTTCAATATGTTGCTGATATTATTAATGAAATAACAAATTTAGCTATAAGAATTCAGCAGGATTCACCTAGTCCTAAATTGGTAGATTTTATGAAAACAGCAGAATCTTATATTATGGAGCTTCATATTATAAGACATAATGTTGGTAGATTTTGTTCTCAATTTCCACTACCTCAATAAATTTGTTTATTAGCAATTCTATATAAATAATCATATAATAATTCAGCTACTTTAAACCAACTGTAATCTTTTTGTATATATGATTTTATTTTACTATAACTATCTTTTGATTTATCTTGTTTAAACTTGATTTCATTGTTTAATAATGTACTCATTAAATTATTCATGGTTATATTATTTTGACAAAGACCATTCGGATCTTGAACAACTACTGAGTCTACATAATAAATATATTCTTCTCCACCATTATTATATATATCATTCATATATTCTTTTGTGCTACCAGTTTTAGGAACTAGTACATTCAATCCAGATGCTAAAGCTTCTAACATTGTTAATCCGAACCCTTCTGCTAAATATGGTGATATATATAAATCAGCTGCATTAAATAAATCATTAATAGCAGAATAGCTTAAAGTTTTATTAGTAAAGATAATATGTTTGTATAAATTATCAATTTGCTCTTGATTCATAACTCCTTTTTGTTTAAACTGAACAAAATATGCTTCTAAGAATTCTTTACACATATAAAGGTCACCTGAACCTTTAAGTAATAATTTATAATTAGTCTTTTTCAACTTATTAACTAAATTATGAAGTGCTTCTAATATTAATAAAATACCTTTATTTGTGGTCATAGCACCAATATTAATCAGTAATATATCTGAATCCTTAACATTATACATTTTTCTAACTTCATCACGCTTAGAATTATTTGAATGTTTATAAAAAATACTAGTATCTACACCATGTGTAATTATTTTATTACGTGGACTATCTTCATTATTATTAAGATATGAAATCATACCTCGAGATGACCATACACTAGGTGATGTGAAATAAATATTATCAAATTGTTCTAAAAATACTCTAATATATTCATCATAATGAGTATCATTTAATTCACTAGGTTTTTCTATCTGAAAATATCCATGATTTATTTTAGAAAACTCACTAGTATAAAAGACACATTTAGGTATGTCTTTATTATCTTCTGTAATATTTATATTGTAAGGATAAGTTTGACGATAGATAATATCAACTTTTTCATCATTATATACTTTCATATTTTTAAGAATATTATTATATTCTTCTGAATATACAAGTTTTTGTGTATTTTTCCAGTTAGGATTGTAATAAGGTGCTTCTGTAACATAAAAATCAATTTTATGTCCATATGTCCCATTAGGTCCATATAATTTCCAAAGGTGAATCAATTGGAAAGCTGTAACTTGTCCGTATGAATGTTGTAAGAGTCTCCATCCTTCAAATAATACAGATAGACGTTTACTCTTGTTATTTTCCATATTATTAATTAACTAGATATAATTAATTAATTTTAAACTAATGTGATATATTTGTCGATTTGTATTTATTGAATTAATTCATAAATTTTATTTCTGAGCATATAATAAGTATCCAATGCCTGAAACAAAACCTAGAACTCGTAAAACAACGCATCGTATTAGTGCTGCAGACCTTTTAAGAAAACATTCTCCCATTAAAAATGGTCTTAAAATTAAGAATGAAGACAAACCTCTTGAACCATATACAAAAATTATATCTAAATTATATTTAGGTAATTATCAAGCTGCAAAAGACCCAGAATTTTTTAAAGAAAAAAAGATTAAGGCTGTCTTAAATTGCACAAAAGACATTCCAAATCATTTTGCTTGTAAAAAAGATATAGAATATATGCGTATACCAGTAGATGACTCTCTACGCGAACCAGACTTTAAGAAAATGTATGAATTTTTCCCAGTTATTGTAGAATTTATTCATAAACACGTTGTCCTACAAAAACAAAATATTCTTATCCATTGTTATGCAGGGAGACAAAGAAGCGCTATATCTGTTGCAGCTTATTTAGTAGCTAAAATGGGCATGACACCAGCTGATGCTTGCAAATATATTATGGATAAGAGAAAGGAAGCATTCCACTTTGGTTTGTCTCTTAACTTCGAAGATTCTCTTAACAAATATTATAAGGATTTAACTAAGAAATGTAAAAAACGTTAATTTCAATCTAACAATTTTTGTAATTTTTAACAAACTTTGCGTAAAATTACAACAACTCATTTAAACATAAAATAATAAAAATATAAAAATGGAATTTCAAAGACTTGACATTGTGCAGCTTATAAATAACAGCCCTCTTACAAAATTATCTACAGAATTTCACACCAAATTACTTAATAAAATACAAGACTCATTTACAGATGACCAACAACAGTTATTTGTAGCTAGTTTTTACAGTTATCTTAACTACAATTCCAAAACAGACTTTGTTATTAATTTAGATGATGTATGGAAGTGGTGTGGATTTGGGCGAAAAAATGATGCTAAAAGAGTTATTGAAAGAAATTTTACATTATATGAAGACTATAAAATACAGAAAGCTGCTACGGAGACTTCCGCGCCAGGTCCATCTACACGTAATTTAGGTGGAGCAGGATTAAACAAAGAAACTATTTTGATGACAATCAACACATTTAAAAAGTTTTGTTTAAAATCTGGAACTAAAAAGGCAGATGAGATACATGATTACTACATAAATTTAGAGGAGTTAATGCAAGATACTTTAAAAGAAGAATCAGACGAATTGAGAACGCAGTTATTAGAACAGACTAAAAAGATTGAGCTATTAGAGCATAAACCTCATACATATGGGTTTAATTGTTGGAAAAAGGGTTATATTTATTTAATTAATGATATTTTAAAACCAGGTCATTATAAAATTGGTATGGCAACTGATCCAGAAAAGCGAGTAAGAAATCTAAATACAGGATCAAGTGAAAGGTCATTAAAATTATATTATGAAATAGAAACATATGACATTGAATTATGCGAAAGAACTATTCAATCTATTTTGCAACCATTTAATATCAAAGGTAGTAAGGAATGGTTTTACTTTTCGGATGATAATCAAGTAAAGTATGCTATTCATATTATGAATAATGTTAAAAAATTTTTAGACGACTTTAATTTCCAATCATATGAAGACTTTAATGTATATTTAACTAATAAATTAACAAATATTAAGTTACCAAATAAGGAGGAAATCAATCAAAATGTAGAGATAAACGAGAAAAACTCATACAAATTATGTGGGCAACAAATGAAGAATAAAACTGGAAACTATAAAGGTGTATGTTTTTGTAAAGAAAAACAAAAGTATAAAGCAGAGTTGAAAAGAGATTATAAAATTAGTTTTTTAGGATATTATTCTACAGAATTAGATGCAGCCAAGGCATATAATGATTATGCATTATTTGTAAACAAGAAAGACAATAAAAATTATACTTTAAATGATATTCCTAATTATATATCAACTCCTAAAGATATTCCTAATTTAAATCAAGAATTACAATTAGAAAAGAAAACATCTAAATTTCACGGTGTAAGTTATGATTCAAAGAGAAAATACTACGTAGTTTCAATTAAGTATAAAACAAAAACATATAATTTAGGTAATAATAAAAATGAGGTTGAGTGTGCTAAATTATATAATCAACAAGCCTTATATTTCAATAATAAACATGGTACAAAATATATGTTAAATAATATTTCTAATTATATTACACAAGAAACTAATTTAATTGATTTTGATAAAACCAAAGCATTAGACAAATATAGTAGTAAATATTATGGTGTAACATTTACTAAACAATCTAATAAATATAAAGCACTACTTGTTTATAATAAAAAACAGATTCATTTAGGGTTTTATGAATCAGAAATAGAAGCGGCAAAGGCTTATAATATAAAAGCTGAAGAACTTAATAAAATAAGTAAAAGAAAATATAAATTAAATATTTTTGATTAATTTTATAGTAAACATAACATTAAAATAGAAGTTAAACTTAACATCATATGAGGATTTTTCAAAAAGGCATCGTTTGTCTTTGGTGCTTCCGAAGTTGGTGTTGAAGTCACAGATGCTGAATTTGAAGTAGTTGTAGATGTAGAGGTCGATGTAGAGGTAGAAGAAGCAGAACTAGTAGATGTTGTAGATGGACGTGTAGAATTAGTTACATTAGATAGATTTAATTGTAATGGAACTTCCGTTTGAATTTCTCCAAATAATCTACCATTAACTGGAGTTGAATAGTTTCCAAAAGCAGTAATTTTTACTGTAAAATTAGTTACAGTGTTTGGTTGAACAAACGTTCTCATATCTAATCTTACCATGGTAGTATTTGTTAAATTCTTAGGAAAAGCTACTAAACTATTTCCTCTAACATCTAGAAGTTCAGTTGTAGTATTTGTAACAAATAATTTATTATTTTCATCATTTCTCTCAATAATATAATCAATTAAAAATGATGAATTGTTAATTACTTGATTAGGTGTAGGACTATTTACCTTAATAGTATCACAGTATACAAAAGGTAAAAGGATGCTAAAAACTAGTAAAAGTTGCATTTTAGATAACATCTAAATATTCTTGTTTTTAAATTAATTACTCTCTTTTCTTTTTCAATTTTATTTTAGTTTTCTTTTCTTTTTTTTGATAATAATTTGAACAATCTTTTATATTACCTTTGTTAAATAAATCTTTACCATATTTTTTATACCATCCATAAAACCAATAAATATGTAAACATAAAGCAGCTATACTAAAACCTAAGATGATTTTATTTTCTCTAAAAATAAATGTTAATATAGTGTGATATAATATTCTAGTCATAAAAAATGTTGTACCAAACAAATTATTATTTCTCAAACTAGAATCAAATGAACCAATGCTTAGTAAAAATGTCGGTAACTCTGACATCATATGTAATAAATATAATGGATATAATCCTGTATACAGTGAAATTAAATTAATACCTATATAAATAGTATGATGAATATTACCAGATAAACTTTTCATATATTCGGGGTATTCTTTATTACCCACCCAAATATCCATTAAAAGATAAGAAGCAAAGTAAAGAACAATCAGTTTGCCAAAATTTAATGTATCCTTTTCTTCCAAAATATTCAAAAACTTTTCTTGACTAAATCCACTAGATAAATAATAATAATTTAAGTAAACACCGACAAGAAATAATGTTAATGACGATTTAATACTTAAAATATAGGCCTTTTGTTTTTTTGTCAAATCTTTTTTTATGTAATTGATAAATTTATAATGAAAATAATAATCAATACATCCTAAAAATAAAATCAATACATAAGAAAAACCAGTTCCTGCTGACATTGTTATTTCAATGCTTCTATTTAATAATATTTAATTTTTTATTAAAAAGAATTAAACGTAATCAAGATGGTATCAATTTAAATGCAATAACTCCCAGGACTAAAATAATAAATAATATAAATGTAAACATATATTTTTTAAAAATAGATTTTTCTCTCACGGTTACAGTGGATGTTGTTTCATCTATTTGAAGTACATGATCAGATTCAATATAATTATGTGAAATAACATTATTAAATTTAGTAAAAAATTTCTTTTTTGTTGCTTCATTTAGATTTGAAAAAGCTTCTATAGCATCATCTAATGTAAAATACTCTTTAATAGATATCTCTTGTCTACAAAGAGGACATGGCATTTTATCGTTTTGTATAGAAAGATAATTTAGAAAAATTTGAAATAAGCATTGTAAATGTATACTATTTTTTTTATGACAACATTTTAACTCTATGAAATGACAATCTGATGCGTCAAAGCATAAAAAACATTCGTCTTTCAATATATCAATTTCTATAAATTCCTGTTTAATTTCTGACATAAGCGAGTTTTTTATACATTTATTCTTGTTTTAATTCATTTTTATATTAATCAGTTTCAACGTATTGGTTATTTTTAGCTATGTAAAAATTTTGCATTAATGTGAATAAAATACCATAAAATAAGGGTATACATAATATATATAATATATTTTTTAATGTTAATCCGCATCCTATATTTCTTATTCTATATCTAAAATAACTTCTAGGCAAACAGTATATACACGTATTAGTCTCTTCTGGTATGTTTATAATGATATGGTATTGTGTATTATAACTTTTTATTAAATTATTTAAATTAGTCGAAATTTCTGAAGGTTTAAGACCGTATTCTAATATAGGTGTTGTTAGCAAATCATTTAATGGAACTCGCATCGTAGTACTTCTACATAAAGGACAATTAAACTCGCCTTTATAAACTAACCAATTAATAATACATTTTGTATGCATTTTATTCTTACAACAATCTGTTAAGAATGTACAGCCTGATTCTAGGCATATACAACATAAAGTGTCACACGGCATCCTTAAAATAATTTGATTTCAAAATTTAAATCAATTTATTTCTTAAAATAACGTTTTTATGGAAACTTTTTTTTAAATGGTATAAGTATATGAGTAATATGCAGTCAGATCAAGAACGTTTAGGTCAGCATTACAACCGTTACCAAAGAATCAATACTGATGAATATAACAAAAATCATTATACATCTAACGATTTCAAAAATGTTTTTTCTGATAATTTTAATCAACAACTTAGTATTGCTGGAGAGCCTGATATTAAATATGAAACACGAGATAATTACTTAGTTATATCATCAGCAGATAGAGATACAAGTGTTTATCCTAGTTCCAGTAATTTTGTAATTCAATTAGAAAAGGAATACAAAAATATTACTAGTGTAGAGCTAATTCAAGCTATTGTTCCAGATAAAAATAATGTAACTTCAGAACCTTATTTACTCTTGAAAGTTCGAGAATTTGAAAATACGATGGATTCAAATAACAAACAAATTTATAATTCATTTGCAATTCTTCAGGTATGTCAACCTACTATATCTAATAGTTTTTTACAAATTGATAAACGTATATTTGAAAATGTTACTTTAAATTATAGAACTCCTAGAGCTAATTTGTCTAAAGTTACTATTCAAATTAGCGATGCAGAGGGTAATATTTTTGACTTTGGTGGTAGTGGGACAACAACAAAAGCTAACCAATGTTTATTCGTATTTAAAATTACAACATCAGATAGTAATAGAAATTTATTGAATAATAGAAACGTGTATTAATAATAATATATATTTATACTTATACTTATTTTTATAAATATATTTTAGGTATCAGATTACGTAAATATAGATTATGATATAACAATATAATACAATGGCGAGTAGAGTTGTGTGTCATTTTTTTTAAATTCTAAGAACGTCCCAGGATTAATAGATGATAAATTTTTATGATGTTTATATATATTACATTCTTGTAATACTGTTGCAATAAATTCTGAACAAAACATGGCTTCTCTCTTAGGTAGTGTGATACCTAATAAATTACAAAAAAAGTTTAATACAAAAATATTTCTAAAATTAGTATCAAAGGGTATATTTTTTTTATATTTTTTTAAATTTTTTAATATATGATTTCTCATGTATTCTCTGTTATTATTTGATGTTTTCAACTGTGTAAAATAATATGTACCATTATACTCTTCTAATCGTTTTTTTAAACAATATAAATGAACACCTGAATCATCGATTTCTGATTTTAAATTTTCTTTTGGATGAGTTTCTAATAAATATAATTTACCTTTATGTTTCACAATCATTCCCACATGCGAAAATTTACTAAACATTCTAAATCCAGCATCTATAATACTCCATCTAAAAATAACTAGGTCACCTGTATTTGCGATACCTTCTAATTTTTCATAACTCACTAGAGGTGTTTGTAACATTTCTGTATCAATATATAAACAATCTAATACATATACACTTGCTACTATCAATATAGAAACCGCTAAGGTGAATTTATCTATATTATTAATCATTAATTAATACATTTAAAAAAAAAAAAATATTTTAACATATTATATAAACATGGGACAACCAAAAGGTGGAAAAGGTGGCGGTAAGGGCCAAAAAGCTGGTAAAAGCGGTAAAGGCGACAAAGCTGGTCAAAAGTCAGGTAAAAATGAACAAAAGTCAGAAAAGAAAGGAAATAACAAATCAAGCTCATTAGTCAGTTTGTGTTTATGTGTATGTTTATCCATTGTATACTCAATCATGATTGGGTATTTAGGTGGTACAGCTATTAAAACTGTAGGAGACAATCCTGAATTAATTCAAATGGCTGCTATGGCCTCAGACTCTCGCCTTAAGAAAAATGTTAAACAAGTAACATACGGTCTTAAGGAATTATCACAACTTGAACCTAAATCATACAATTATATTAATGAAAAGGACGAGACTACACGTCATATTGGTGTGATGGCACAAGATTTAAGAAATATTATGCCAGAACTAGTTGTCGAATTAGACCAAAATAAAACTAATAGTTTCAGAGAAACGTTACCAGAAAATCTAAGAGAAGAAACTGTATATGGTGTTAAATATCAAGAGCTTGTTCCCGTTTTAATTAATGCTATAAAGGAACTCAAAGATGAAGTCGAGACTCTTAAACAACGAGTTTAAGATATATACTAAATGTTGTTTCATTTAATTTATAATTTAATTAAATGAAAAGACTAAAATTAAAACAATAAATTTAAGGATGATTATTAACATTTAAGAAGTGAACTGTTTCTACTGGTTTAAAATTAGTTCCAGAGGATGTATACTTAGTCTTAATACTGAATTTTTCTACGAATCTAGATGGAACGCCATTTCGACCTAATTCAAATCCAATTTGTGGTGTTTCAACTGATTTAATTGCTTGTGGTGTATGGATATCAAGCTTATCATCAAAAATAGCAAATGAACGATTATGAAATTCACTTTCTCTTGGTAAACAGGAATTTTTTCTTACCTCAATGTTATTTCTAATTGAATCTTCTACTAATACATCACCATGGGCTACTTGTCCTCTGTAAGGAGTTGTAGGTACTGGTAATTGTCCAAAACCAGTTCTTACATTGCAATTTGTTAAAATTTGACCACCTTGACCATTTAATAAAGATGAATAAGTATCTATACGGTCACCTGGAACAAATAATTGGTCACGGATACCAATACCAAAAAAGTTAAGCTTTTCTTTTGCTTCTAATAAATCAATATGGTTTGTTGTTACAAACTTTAGTTTTTTATTATTTGCTTTGTCTTTTTGTTGATTATAGCATAAATCTTCATTTAGTCTATTGAATTCGTTATTTCTACGCTTAGAGAATTCTGAATCATCAAAATTTGCTGGATATAACTGCGCTGTATTAGAATGAGACATATATAATATAACTAGAAAATAAAATAATTATAATTATTTTATTAATTTAATATTTTAGTGACATATATTTATATAAAGGAGAATTTTTATAAAATTCAATCAAACCTAATTTAACAGGTTCTTTTACATTTTCTAAAATAAAAGTTTTCATAGAGTAAATATAGTTATCAATCATATCTGAATTATCTCCATAATATATTACACATAAAAATACAAGATAACTTGTGATTATAAACATTAAAAAATTCCATACATTTTCATTAGTGTGAATATAGTGATTATTACATTTATCTTTACCAGTCAATCTATAATTTTTACAATATCGTCCATTTGGACGTTCTTCCCAACACAAAACCTTTGTCATGTTTAATATAATGTTATTTAAACTAAAATTCAGTTTTATTTTAAATAACATTTACCACTTAATTATATAAGTGTCATTTTGAGAATCATAATCAACGATATATCCTTGTGAAATTAATAATTGTTTATTTGATTTGGATAGAAATCTTGTTTGAAAAGTCTTTTTTGGATAATTCACTTTAATATAATTAATGATATAATTCAATTCGTATAATTCCACGGATTGTAACTTTAATTGTCTTGAGTTTTGGGCTTCATTCATATAATTGTTTAACGCATACGAAATATTCATAACACTTGTATTTAAGGAGTCGATTTTATTTGACAAGGATACTGATGAATTATTTACCCTTACTCTAAAGGATGTATCATCTTGGTTTTCATCATTTTGATGTTCATTTAATAAAGACTCTTCATCTTCATTTAGATGGTATGTTTTTTTAAAAAAATGTTTTGTCACATTAACTATTAATTCTAATAAACCATTTGATTTAACACTTTTCACAAAAGGAAGAATCTCGCTAATTAATAAAATTAGCCCTCCTAATACAGACATTGTTATTTGTACAGTATAATCATTTGCGGAATCAGACATTCTCTCTCTGTTATTTAAATAATTTTGTTTTTAAATAAATTTTCAAAGCTATTTCCACCTAATAAATTTAAAAATTTGGTTGCCATTTCTTGAAATTATTATTAAATGAACAATCTAATTCTATAGAATCATTTTTATCAAATAGTTGTCTTATTAATTTAGATTCTTTTAATCCTTTTATGTATAAAATTCCTTCATGATTATTAGATAAATTATTATAAACATTATACACATCGATATATTTACCCTTTGTAATAATTTTGACTTCATTCTGCAAAGAAATTTTAGCCACGTCGATGTGTTTTTTAAGAGAAATTTCACTAATATGTTCTATAGCTGAAATTTCCTCTTTATATATAAAGTTATTTTTAAACATTTTAAAAAGTTGAGAAATTTGTACATTAGTATCATACAATTCGGAATCTAACTCAAAAATACTATGTATACCAATCGTCAAATGACCATTTAAGTTATTTAATTTTTGTTGACTAATTAATTTATAAATTAAAGAATATCTCAAAGAATAATCACATTTTACAAGTGAAGAATCTATGGCTAAAATATCAGTAATTAAAAAGGTTTTTTGGTCATTAGAATTATAAAGATACCCTTCAAATAAATAATTATTATGACTAAATGTCGTTTTATAATTATCAATTTCTACATAAAAATCTGTTTTAGAATTTTTAATAATCAAGTTGTCTGTTGAATCTTCGTGAGGAAAAAAATAACAAATTTTGTATTTACCATTTATATGATTAGGTGTAATGTCATTTTTATTAACAATCAAGAGATAATACTTATTGTTATTATTTGGAATTATATATTTTTTATCGTTATTTACAAGAGTTTTCGATTCTGAAATAATTTCTTTATTATATAATTCCAAAATATTTGATAAATATTTTGATTTTAATACATTAGTTTCAGAGTAATTAACTGATGTTGCAATAAACTTAGACATGTTGTTAAATTGTCTTTTTTGCTAATTTATTCAGTTTTTATTTTCTATGATAATATTAATGAGTAGTCAGCGTAGACGTTTATCAACACCTCCTGAAATAAATGAATTAACGCATAATTCTGAAGAAGATTTAATAGATTCATACATGGGTCCACGTGTATCTTTAGACTCAGATATTGGGTCATTCACACCTAATGCTCCAGTAACAGAACTACCACCTACACCACGTGAGCATTTACCTACACCAAGACCAGTTCATTCGCAATTGATGGAGATGTTAAATAATCCACCACCAATGAGACGGAGTAGAGCTACCTATAATTTATTAAGTAATAATAATCAACTACCTCAAGGACCAGAAGAGCGTCCTAGAACATTAACAAGAAGTTTTGCTATGACAAATTTAAGTGATGATTCTGAATTTTTACCACCTATGTCAAACGAACCCCAAGCACAACCTAGAACTATTAGATATAATGATGACGATGAAATAAGCTATATGAGCTTTAGTACAGATGATTCAGATACTAGAGATAGTGTATATGCTGGACAAGAATCTGATAATATCGAAGAAGAAGATATTTCGTCTACTTTTGATGAAGACTCCGATGAATATACTGATATATCTTCAGATACTACGAGTATTAGTAATAATAAAACAAATATATTAGATAATTGTTTAAATGAAAGTCCAATTACACTTACAAATTATGAAGATACTGATTTAAGTGATTTATTTATAATTCACATGTTAAATCAAGAAGGTAAATTTATAAAAGGTAGCTGTTTACGTAGAGACGAGATGAGAAATATATTAAGTAGTGATTTAGGTAATTATCCAAATTATGTTATGTCTATTTATACAACACCATCATCTAAATATAAAGATGATTTACTTACTGGTTTAACAGGAAAACCAACAGGTAAAATAATTATTCGAATGCCAACAAACCAAATTTACATTACATTTGGGTCAATGAAAAGAGTTTTAACAAATCCCACAATTAAATGGTACGCATTACCATTATACGGAGGAAAGAGAAGACGTGTTGGAAATATAGCTGGTATGTATGGTTCTAGTATGAATCATGGCCAAGTTCCAGGATTCCAAATTTATAAATTATTTACAGAAGCTGAAATCAAAACTAATATGAGTGTAAGAGAAGATTCAACTGATTTTCCACACACTTTTCAGTATGATTCAATGAAACCATTATTTGATATATTAGGTGAAACTCCTATTGCTATGTTTATATCAAACGTAATTAATGAATTAATCAATGCAAATATTAGAATAAGACCTATCATTTTACCAAGAACAACTTCATTACCCCAATCAAGGCGTGAGCGTAGGTATGGAAATGAACCAGAATTTTAACGAAATTTTATGATTTTTAATTTTAAAAGTAAGTATACTTTTAAAAATATTTTTAATTGGTGAATATAAGGGAATAAGAATGTCATTTTTTTTTGAAGGAAATGGTTTCTTTGCAGATAGTTATTTAACAAATTCTACTGTAACAAATACTTTAATTCTTAACAGTGGTATATCAACCTCAAGTATTGATATGCTGAACTCTGCTGGGAATTATCAAAATATAACTAATGCAGCTATGCCAATTAACCCCCATGATGTAGCAATAAAACAGTATGTTGATGATTTAAATATTCGTATTATTAATCATACATTAAGTAATACAACTGGTACTGTCATAACAACTGACTTGTCTGGTAGTTTTGTAGTTACTGTTACCAATTTAATCATGAATGGGCCAAGTGCAACATTTCATATAACGAAAAATACCCCAAGTGTATGTGGTCATGTAATTAGACACACATTATCACCTGGGATAACATCTTTAACAGCATTAAATATATCTTGGCCAGCCTTTTCTGGACCAATTTTAACTAAAACAGATGATAGTTATGATGGTAGTTATAAAGTTAAAATTATGTAATTATCAATTACATAAAAAATTTATTAAAAATTACATACTATTTATACAACTGGTTTATTATTCAACTCTTCTAATCGCTCACGGATATTTCCAATACTATCATAAACATTATCTAATTGCAAAACTAAATTATTCAATTCATCACGTTTCTTTTCTAGAAGAGATTTATAAGCTTTTTTTTGTTCAGTTAAATCAGTAATTTCTTCCATTTGAATTACTGGTTCATCTTTTGTAATAGGAGGAGGTAACTCAATCTCCTTATTAAGTGTTTCATCTAATTGTTGTTCTTCTTTATTTTGTGTAGAATCATCTTGAATCTTTTTTGTAGAATTGTCTTGTATATATTGATAAGCTAAATATAATGCAAATGTAATTGTATGTACACCTGCTAAAACTCCTATATAATATAATCCACTTTTCATTAATTCAAATGTTTGATATATATCTTCCAAAAATTTTAAATTCATTTTTTATCAATTTAAAATTTAAGTTTAAATTCAATTTTTAACTATATTAAACAGTCTTGGGTCCAGAACGAAGAGGAACAGGGTCGGATAAACTATTCAAATCATCAGTTTGTTCAGGTGAAGATGCTGGGGCAGCAGATACTGCTGGAGCTTCTGCTGAAAGATTTTGAGCTACAAATTGACATACCTTATGTAAAATACTAGCATCTTCTAAGGAATATGCTCCACGACTTTGTCCTTTATTAACAGCTTGGATAAAGAGATTACGTGCAGTTGGAACGTTAACTTCAGGGTCTTCAGCACCTCGAAGGAGTACATCACGGCAACGCTTAAGAAGGTCAGATTCAGGTAAAAGGAAAGCACCAGCCTTTTGAGCTACCTCAATATATTGAGCTAGAATTTCAACTGAATTACGAGAATCTAAAGTAATAACTTGTGGTTGTGGTTGTTGTTGTTGATCAGCCATATTTTATAATTTTTATTTATAAAATAGTTTTTATTTTTAAACTCACATCACGTCAATTCAAAAATTATTAATTATTAATATATATTAATTAACAAATGAGAATAAATCCTCTACTAGGTGATGTAACAAATGAAATTATTGATTATATATATATTCAGACACATAAAAAGAAGAATAAAAAAAAAATCAAGTACATTATCGATACTTTAACTACTATCGCCTTTGGAGATGTCAAACCGTATTTATATACAATTTTAGCCATTCTTATTCTAATGTTTTTAATGAATTGTTTTAACTTTTACTACTATATAAAATTATTTGCCAAGTCGAATCCTCATTTTAATATGAGCTCTCTTGACTAACATTTTTAATTCTATAGTACAAGTATAGACCAAAGAAATTTTTAGCAAATATATCTAAAATATTAAACATATTGTTTTTAGTGTATGGAGACATTAATGCTGCAATACCATATATACCCCATACTATAAATACAAAATAGAATAGTTTCATAGCATTTTTAGAATGCATTGCGTATTTCGTATATATAGTGTAAAAAGTCATTCCAAAGAAAAGAAATCCTAAAGATAAAGATGATGTCATATCTATAGCCTCTATTTCTCCTAAATAACCAAATAATAACATCAAAAAGTTACAAACAAAAATAGTTATAATGTTATCTCTATGTGTTTTAACAAAATCCCAAAATTCTAATGTTGAGTCAATATCCTTTTCTAAATGTTCCTCATATTTATAAAATATAATTGTAGTTAATAACATTGTAGGTGTTGTTATAATCCAATCAAAATAACGCATCGCAGCCATTTGAGGCAAAGCTGTAATAGCCATTGTTCTCAGGACATAAATATAGAAGAATAATTCTACAAATTGTACTATCATTTCTAATGTCAATACTTCTTTGAGAATTTTATGTTTATCAGATAAATATAAAAATATACCCTGTAAACCGATTACACCAGTTATTAGTTGTATAACAATACTTAAATCTGTTGAAAATTTTACATTAGTCATTTTTATCTTACTTTAATACGATAAAAAAAATATAGAAATTTTAAGCTAAAATAAACTAATTGCTTAACTAGGAATGTAACAACTTAAATTATATTTCTCTTCCCATTGTTTGAATATTTGACGTCTTTTGTCTAATGACGATTCAAGTTCTGATTCGTAATTTTTAATAAATTCATTATTTTCACATAACCCAATAGCTTTCTGTAAATATTCACATTGTTTATTTAATAAAACCTGATTCATATCTTTAATTTTACTAATAAATTCCTCGGGAATAGATTCAAATAATGTAAATGAAGTATATGAACATTTTGTTTGTATTTTAAATTTTTCAGATAATTGTCTCAATACATATAAAAGACGAGATTTATCCTTTAATTGAAAATTTTTACAAACAATATACTTTTCAGAATTGGTTGGTCGACTCGTTTTTGGTTTATATATATAAACATCTTCGTATACTAAATTTAACAAATACAATAAATGAATACTTGTTGTTGTAAAAATATCAAATACCTTTAAAATAAAATTACCCTCAATCTTTTGTAAACATAATGCCGAATAAATTTCATTTAAAATAAGAAAATAATGTAATTGTTCCTTATTATTAAAATCAGTTCCTTCATCAAAACCACCATCTGCTGTTACTAAATAACTTCCATTATTACCAACTAAATTTTTAATGTGGTGAATATTATCTAAATTATTTATATCTCCTGTATTATCTTTACCATATGTAACACAAATATTTTTATTAACAACTCTTTTATTATAACTTGGTAAATTATATGATTTATATTGTGGTAAATCTTTATTTAATGAAATAGTATAAATTTTATATTGTTTTTCATTTTTACGTTTCTTTTTACCTACCTTAATCCAACCATTCTCATCCATCAATGGTTCTGGTTCCGGAACAATAGGTTTAAAATTCTCTAATTGTAAGTAAATATTGGAACCTTGGATAAATCCACCAGGTGCTTCAGCACAATGAAAAATTGTATCAATATCAGAATATTTATCAAAAATGTTAAACACATTAATAATTTCCCAATATTTATAAAAAGCCCTATTAATTATAGGGTCCTTTACTAAAAAGTCATATTCATTAATATACCATCTCACTTTTTTCCAAATATCTGTATTAATTTTATCAATTTTGTTACGATGTGTATTTAATGTCTCATCAAAACCATATAATTCCAATGGTTTTTCAGGTGCATCACTATCTTTAGTTTTAAAACTTATAGATGATAAAATTTCTTCTTTATCCTCGTTTTTGATTTTAATATCGAAAATCATTGTTAATCTAAATATTAACTATTTAAATTAAAACTCAATTTGTTTTTAAATAACTTTATTGTGAACTAAAAGAACCTCTAGGTGAACCTATTGGACTATTTAAAGGTGTAATTATAACAATGTTGTTATAAATTTCATAAGCTAAGTATAAGTAATACATACCTAGAACGGTGTCTTTGTTTTTCTTTAAAAATTCATATACCTTGACTGGTAATTGATTCATCAATAAATCAGACAAAAATACAAAAGCGACTAAAAGATGAATACCAATTCTAAACTGGTTGTAAGTAAATTGCATTTTATTATAATATAATCCTAGAAATTATTTAATTTAAATTAATTTAAATTAAACATACTATTAACTTTATGCATCATAAGCAAAATAAATAGCACCAAGTGCTAATACCACAGCTACTATTAATTTATTGTTTAAAGGTTCGTCATATACTAAATAACCAAAGGCTGTAGCTAAAACAATACTTAAAGCAGACCACATAACATTTACTTTACTTAATGGGAATTTATGATATGCATAATGTAATAAATAACCTACCATTACATAGGCTGAAAGTCCAAACATTAAATTCAGAGATTCAGAATCGCTTTGTTTAATAGTATTCTGAGCAACTGCTTCTACTATAGCTAGACCTATAACAATAAAAAGAATCTCATCTATAACAGATTCCTCCATCCATTTTTTTATTTTAGCACTTAATGATTCCATTAATAATATACAATAAAAAAATTACAAATATTAAAATTTAATAGCATTTAAAAATGCCTGATAATCACTTAATTCTACTGGTTCTTTGTTAAAAGAACAACTTGTTTTTCCTAATAAAAATGTTAAATAATTAAAGTTATCACCGTATTCAGCCTTTTTTCTTCCAAAATAAATCATAAAACCTAATATTATAATAATTCCAACAGTATAACTTAAATATTTTTGATAAGTTTCAAGTTGTTGTCTTTCTTGCTCTTCAGTTTTATCATGGTCTTTATAAACCTGTAAAATATAAATGATAGATAATCCAATAATAAATGCTAACCACCATTTATAATCCATTCTAGTTGTAATAATAAATATTATATAAAACAATAATGTAAATAACATTTGTGTTCTTGGACTATCACTCCACTTAGATTTACTATCTACAAGTACAACAAAAAAGTACATAGTCATAAAGCCAAGCAAATGTTTAAGCCACATATTAGTATTTAGAGCCTCTTGTGTTCTACATCCAAATAAGTTGGCTAAAAAGTTACCAGAAATAATCAAATATAATATAAAAATGCTTTTTGGCGAAGTTAATACAACATCATTAATAGTAGACATGTTTTATTAAATAACAATAAAAAAGATTTTATTTAAAATTAATTAAACATTTTTATTATTATGTCTTACAGAGATTTACCAGCTGGACGCGAGCGTATGTTAGCTTATGCTAGAGAAATAGACATTCGAAATAGATCACAAAATATATCTACATCTGAAGCTGTAGCAAGTGTATTAACAGAAATAAGAAGAACACGTTCACCTTTTAGAATGTCACAAGATATTGTATTTGGTTCAATAAGAGCAAGTCGTACAAGATTAGAAAGACTGAATAATCTACAAATTTCACCATTCTATGAATATGAAGTATTATCTGAATTACCAACAGTTAAAATAGGACTTATTTCTAATGACTTGATTAAAAAATCAAAAATAGATTCTAGTAAGGGGGTATCTTTTTGTTCGATTTGTCAACAAGATATTTATATGGATATTATCAGAAAATTAGATTGTTCACATCACTTTCATGTAGATTGTATTGATAAATGGTTTGTAGAAAATAAGAAATGTCCACAATGTCGGTTTGAACTTTGATTAAAAATAAGACCCGGAGGTCTTATTAAGATAATAAATAATAAAAATAAGACAAGTATTTATTCTACGTCAGCTGGTTTATCAATTAATTTAATAATATTTTTCATCCAAGAGTCATCATAGTTTTTAATATCATGAATATTCCATTTACTTAAAACTAAGTTTGACATTTTGTATTTTTTATCAACTAATTGTTCAATTTGTTCCTCTATACTATTTTGAATTTGTAAATTATAAATAGTTACATCTTTTGTTTGTCCTATACGATGAATTCTATCCATAACTTGAATCATTTTTGCATTATTCCACCAAGAATCCATCAAAACTAGATGATTTGAAGCTATCAAATTAATTCCTTCTGCACTAGACATCAATGATACAAAACATATTTTAATATCATTGTTAGTCTGAAATGTCTTAATAGCCTCTGTCCTATGTTTTAGAGACATATTTCCTTGTAATGATACAAACTTGATTTGTTTTAAGTTTTCATCATTTTCAAAAACATGTTTAATAATCTTTAACATACTTACCCATTGACTAACTACAACAATTTTTTCATTTTTGTTAATAACTTTCTTAGTGATTTCTATAAGTTTTTGAATTTTAGATGAATATTTAAACTCCTCAATATTAATAATATCTTTTAAAACTTCTTTGTTTTTAGTTTCATTAATTGGATGAATATCATCAACGTAACTTCGACATTTAGGACAATTAACAATTCCTGCATTTATCATTCTGTTCCAACATCCTCTACAACATTTATGCCCACATGGTTCTGCGATATAATCAGCTATAGTATCATAGCAAATAGGGCATTCTTCTTCAATATTCTTTGATTCATTAAAAAATTTAAGACGTTCAATTGCTTCTCTCATATTAGAAACTGTCTTTAACCTTTCCATGCACTGTAGTATTAACCATGGACTATTACATGCTTGCTTTAGACGTAAAATATACACCATAACATTACTATGTAATATTTTTCTCATAGAACCATCGATATCTTCAAATACCTGTCTATTAAGTCTGTCAATGCGACGAACTAATGTTTTCATACGCACTTGCGAATATTCCTTTAAAGCATCGTAAAATTCTTTTTCAATATCACTAAATTCTAATTTTAATTTTATTTCATCTTTTGATTTCAATTCCTTCAATACATCTGATTTTTTAAGTGATAGTCCATATTTTGCAATCCAGTTATTTAATATTTGCAAACCATTTAAACTTTTTGAAATAGTATTAGTCCATTCTCTCTTTGAATCAATAGCTTCATACCCTAAAAACTTAAAATAAGCAAATGCATCATTAGGTTCATTAAAAATTGGAGTGGCTGTAACAACCCATTTTTTAATATTTGCAGTATAAGACTCTCCTAAAAACATAATACTTTTACTAATATTAGAATATGCATTTCTTATATAATGAGCTTCATCTAGTACTATTCTTTCAAACTTGACTTTTCTGAAAATACTTGTTTTATCAAATTCTTTACCGTTAAATTCACGTGAAACAATAGAATAAGATGTTACATAAATGATATGTTTATCATTAACATCAATTGTATCACGATTATTACCATAATATTTTACTACACGTAATCTTGAAATATTAGTATGTTTTTTAATTTCATTCATCCAATTATCAACTAACCCAGCTGGACAAATAATAATGGTTTTTATAGGATTATGAATAATTATAGATAAAATACAAATACTTTTACCTAACCCAGCTTCATTTAATAACATTCCTCCATCATATTTATTTTCATGGTCCTTCATCCATTTAACAGTTTTAACTTGAAAATCTTTAAGAGAGGTTGTTAATTGAATTTTATTTGACATCTTCGGCAATTTATTTAACTATTTGTTTTTATTCATTTTTTTATTTTTTTACAATGATTAAGTATGGAAGAAGTGACACATGTTTATGCAGTATATTGTAAAGATGAAAATGGAGTGACTATACTGAAAAAAGCATACAAGTCAAAATTAAAAGCATACCAATACGCCATCAATAAAATATCAACTTTATTGAATATAATAGACAAAGACTATAAAGAAAATTCAGAAAATCATATATTACCAGTTGGTGCACAAGTAATATATACATTATATCAAATGAAAAATGGTAATATTTATGAACAATATGAGTATTTTAAAGAACATTGTGTTAAATTTTTTCAACATACTGCGAGAAAACCTGTTATGTTTTATGTATGTACACTTGAATTACATTAGTCGATTTTAATTTTTTTTAAATTTTTATAATAGCGTGGTGTTGTATTAACAAAATTTTCAGCTTTTTCACGTAAGTGAAGTATATTTGTTGAATTATAATAAAATAATACACATTCTCTTTCACCAGAAAATATAGTACCGTCACATGTAACAATACTTGGAATACATGTTATATATTCTGGAAAATTTAATATATCCTTTTCTAGAAATTCAGGTTCTAAGTCGTAGTTTAGGAAATCTAGATATAGTAATATCTGGGCGATAACATTATTACCATTATCATATAATGTATAAGTCATAATAATAATACAAAGTATTTTAATTCAAAAATTTAAACAAATATAAAATATTTATATATATTAAGTCGATGCCTCAATATTGTTCGCCATCTAAAATAGTACATAAACATATAAATACATGTTATGATTCACAAGATATAAAATCAATGGTTGTAGCATTTAATAAATATATTAAAACTTCAAATATATGCAAAGAAAATACTTGTATTAATCCTAAACCAATTGATATTAATCAATCAGATATAGAATTATATAATCAACTTAAAAAAGAATTACATACTTTATGTGAAAATGACTTTTGTTGGATAGATTTAGAATTTATAAGATATATTGATGATAAAAATCTAAGAGATTCTCTATTATATTTCACATTTAAACCAAAAGGATTAAAATCCAAAAGAACATGGTTTAATACACATAATATAAATCAAATTATTGAACAATATCAAGATTTATATAAAAACAAATTCTGTTTTCTTGGTGCTCAACCAAGTGATTATAGTAAAATAACTCATATTAACTGGAAAAAATTAAAACAAATTCCATGTATTGCTATAATTTTCAATACAGACCCTCATAATCAACCAGGTAAACATTGGTTATCTGTGTTCATCGATAATGAACATCAAACAGTAGATTATTTTGATTCGTTAGGTAAACTTCCCAATAAGAATATAACGTCGTTTTTAAAACACTTTAAAAAATATAAATTTACATTTAATAAAAAAGCTCATCAAAAAGGTGGTAGTAATTGCGGTGTATATAGTTGTTTTTTTATAATTCAACGTCTCGAAGGTAAAAGTTTTGAAGAAATTACACAAAAATTAATACCTGACAAATTTATGACTGATTATAGAGACTTTTTATTCAGACCTAATTAATACGCATCTTCATAATATTGCAATCCTATAATATCGATTGAATCTTGAATATAATTCCAATCAGACTTCATAATTGAAATATGAAAATACAAATTAGCCATAGATTGAAAATCTATCTTATAATAGAGTTTTGATAATATATGACTTCTTATAGTCGTAATATTATCTGGTATTGTTGTGTTTTTTGCTTCTTTTATATTGAATCTAATAATTGATATAATTAGATTCTCTTGTATAGGAAGTATATCTGTTTCTTCATGATATACATCTAAATCTCTCATATAAAAACACCAATATGCATGAATATGTTGTGTTATTCTCTGAGTGTGCATAAGTTTATAGTCTATAAACACAGGTAAATTATCTAGTAAAAATTCTACAACATCCATTAACCCCATTTCATAAGCTAGTAGTAAGTTCGATGAATTTAGTCTTAAAGATTTATCTAACTGTACAAAGTTAGTAAACATATTTACATTAAATTTATCAAAATTATAAAACTTTTTAACTCTTAATATTTCTTTGAATATAAACGTCGAATTCGTTTCACATAAAGAATTTAGGCGTTTATTACACTTACAAAGATTTATTATATCAACAATATCTAAATTTTTAATAATGTCAATCCATATTTCATTTGGTAAGTCCATTTTCCATTATATTATCTCTATTTATAGAGAATTAGAGTTTAATTTCAGTTTTTCTAAAAACTCTACCATTTTATCATTTGTTTTAATTTTAGATGGATTAAAACTTTTAAGATATAACCCATCTAAACTTTTTAATCTAGATAAAGCTACATAAATTTGATGGTCACAAAAACAATCCTCCAAATCTAATATAGCTGAATCTAATGTTAATGATTGAGATTTATGTATTGTTACAGAATATGCTAGCATTAATGGAATTTGATGAGCCATTCCTTTACAACCATCAATTTCTAATTCCCACGAAACAACTGATATAGGATGTTTTGTATTTGAATTATCAAATTTTACTATAGGTATATCATGCCCAGTACTTGGGTCAGGAATAAAATCTATAATAGTTCCTAAAGCACCATTTACTAATCCTAATTCTATATCTAAATTTTTAATTAACATAACACGAACACCCTTTTTAAGTATAAGTTCATTTATACCCTTTTGATTTAACTGGAATTGTAATTCTTTAACTAATAGTTCCTTCACATCTTGTTCTTTTCCTGTACTTGTATAAGAACTTACGTACTTAATCTTTGGTGTTTTTAACTTATTTAACTGTGTATCATTAATCATTTGCGCTTTTTTATTACTAGATACTAAATGAACATGTTGTTGAACATTATCCGGAAGTGCGTGTCGTGTTTTTAACAATTGAATATCTTCACTTGTAAAAGTATTATTTCGAATTCTCATTAACAAATTAATAAATGTCGTATCATTTTTTTGTCTAAAATTTTCTTTTAAAACTATGATATTATTTGTATTAAATACTTGTTCAAATATCGGGCTTTCAATTATTAATCTTTCGTCAATATCTTTGTAAATTTCTTTATTTTTATTAAAAACAGGTAACAACTGAAGAAAATCTCCTGTAAATACTATTTGAATTCCTCCAAAAAACATTTTGTTTTTTCTGATATTTTGGCAAATTAAATCTAACTTTTCAAATAATTCACCTGATAGCATACTAACCTCATCAATTACTAAAATATCAGTTTTGAATAAACGGTCTCTATACATTTTTCTCCTTTTAACACGTTTAATTAAAAGGTCTACAGATAAGTCTCCTGTACCTATTCCCATAAAACTATGAATTGTCATACCTCCAATATTATATGCTGAAATTCCTGTTGTTGAACAGATATACATTTTTTTAGTTTTTTGACTTGTCTTAATATACTCTTCCATTGTTTTAATTAAAAAACTTTTACCAACACCTCCAGCTCCAAGAATTAATAGATTTTTACCTTCTTTAAATAAATCTAAAGCATGTTTTTGACTATTACTTAAATTATCATGTACATCCATATTAATATTAGCTTCTCTTAACATGTCTTGAATCGTTTGATTCAATTGAGTTTCTACTTGCAACTGATTACTTTTAAACATCTTATTTTATAACATGTTTAAAATAAATTCATTTTATTTACAATACAAAATTTGTTGGTTTACAAATAGTTTTAGTTATTGTTTTATATCTACATACCTTTCCATCCTTAATAAATGTATCATAAGTTTGTACAGGCATACTTGTTTGTGTTGGCATTATCATGGATTCTTCATATACAGATTCTTCACCTAAATGTCTTTTATATAGTTTTTTTGTCATATAAGCTTTAGTATCTTTCTTCATGTAAGCTTTATTATTATACTTAGTTGTTGTTTTTGTATAATTACTATGATTATTATCATGGTCACAATCTTTATCTAATGATTCCTTCATTTTCTTATATTGTTGATATTCTTTAAATTGTTTGTAAATATCATACTCATCATCTTCTTCAGGTAATTCATATTCAGGTTGTTCAACTGGCTCTTGTTCAACTGGTTCTTGTTCAACTGGCTCTTGTTCAGCTGGTTCTTGTTCAACTGGTTCTTGTTCAACTGGTTCTTGTTCAACTGGCTCTTGTTCAACTGGTTCTTGTTCAACTGGTTCTTGTTCAACTGGTTCTTGTTCAACTGGTTCTTGTTCAGGTGAATCATCATAAATATCTGAAGGATTAATAGAATTATAAGTAGCATCTTGATATTGTGCACCTCTAACATTAATAAAATCTAATGGTCTCATAGTGGCATTCATTTTGCCACCAGAAATAGAGCAGTAAAAACAATTATGATAAAATTGTCCAGGTGAACTATACTGTCGACTTGGTGCCCATGACCATGAGCATACACATCGTTCACAATCTTGAATATTTGTTGTAATTGTAAAAGAGCTAGGTTCACCTCTTTTACCACAATCCTTTGAATAACTAATATATTTATAGTTATCTTGAGATTCATAACCGTCATAATTTACACCTAATGCACATCCAGAATAATCTGTTGCTGGTTCTCCACTATGCCAATCACCAATTAAACACCCACCACTATTAATATCTTTCTCTCCACAACTTACATCAAATTCATATGTTTGTCCAGCTTCGAAATTAACAATACCATTATTTTCTGGACTGCGACCAGCACAAATTGGGTTAACAGTAGTTGTATCTAATGGTTGTTCTAAAGATGTACCATCATCTATACCCCATACTTCTGGAATATTCAAAATCAAATGACCATATACTTGAGAAGTCATGCAGACTAAAAAGATATACACGCTCTTTTTAAACATTTTATTTAAATTAACTAATATGTTTAGAAATATATTTTTAATCATTTTTTTTTAGATATTCTAGTGCATTATATCCATCATCTTTTAATGTATTAGGAAATATTGCATTTATAAAAAAATATAAAGATGCTTTCAAAGATATCCCTGAACAATACATTCTATCTTTTAAATGTTCTATGTAACTAATTTCAATTATATCATTCTCAGATTTATTAGTCAATAACGAACTTTCCTCAGATTTAAACGAACCAAATGTTGTATATGTTTCTCTTACATAAATATCATCGTCTTCCTCATATTGTTTTGGTCTAACTAAGTTTTGTATAGGACTAACTACATAATTATTTATTGGTTGTGTAATCACAGGATTCACTACATAATCATTGACAGGTGTGACGACATAATCATTAACAGGTGTGACGACATAATCATTTACTTGACCAACAATCTTATCTTTAGCTAATCGTATATAGTTCATATATATAATTATCTTTAAAAAATATTTAAATTTTAATCGAAAGTTTCTTTATAAAATTTACTAATTTGGTCTGAACATAATCCAATATATTGTTTTGGGTCCTTTATAATAAATGATTTTTCTATAATAAATTTAATTATCGCATCATCATAAATAGAACAATTAGTAGTCTGACAACTTCGTAATTTTTCATGTAAATCTTGTCTATTATACCCTAATTTAACACCTTCAATAATAACTTTCTCAGAAATTATATGATTCATATGTTCTTTGACATTATTTTTAATTGCTTCTTCATTGATAATACAATTTTCTAAACACACTTTAGATTCATTAATAATATAACCTAATAAAACAAATGATTCTGGTATTATAATTCTTTTAATTGCTGAATCATCTAAACTTCTCTCCAACCATTGATTCATATATGTATGTGTTATATTATTCTGATTATTTATTATATATCTACTCAAAGAACATATCTTTTCACATGTTATAGGATTTTTCTTATATGGCATTGCAGATGACCCAACTTGTTGGTTTCCAAAATCCTCCATAATTTCTGTCTTAGACGATAGTAATCTAAAATCATTCATAATTTTGTATAAAGTTTGAGCAATATTTGATAAACATTGTAACACTCTTACATCATATTTTCTAGAGTATGTTTGTCCACAAATACCTATAATTTTATTAAAATCATAACTTTCCATTAACATCTTATTCAATTGATTACATTTATCAGATGTACCTAACAATTGTAAAATAGAATCTTCACTTCCTACAGTTCCCTTTATACCCTTAAATGGTAATTTATCTATAATATATTTTAGTTCTTTTAAATCTACCAAAATATCACTATTCCACATTGTAAATCTTTTACCCACAGTTGTTAATTGCGCTTTTTGAAAATGCGTGTACGCAAGTGTAGGAGTAGTTTTATATTTTAATGATAATTCTTTTAAAGTTAAAAATAATATATATAATTCTTCTTTTATAATACAAAGAGACATCTTCATTCTTATTAAATCTAAATTATCATTTATAAAATTACTTGTTGCTCCTAAATGAATAAATGATTTAGCCTTTGGACATATTTCTCCAAAAGCGTGTATATTTGCAACAATATCGTGTTTAAACATATCTTCAAACTTTTGTATACATTCAATTTCAATAATATTTTTATTCTGTATCATCTCATCAATACCATCTTGACTAATATAATGGATACCTAATTGTTTTTGAAATGTTGCTAACTTTATCCATAAATCTCTCATTGTTTGAATTTTATATATATTTGACCATATTTGCTCTAGATGTTTATGTGAATATCTCAACCCGATAGGTGTATCAAACATATCTATACTTATTAGACATTTAAATTTAAATAGAATATGGATTTGATGAATATATAACTTGAATAAATTTAAGTGCATTAGATATATATGTTTTCATATCCTCTAAAGATTGAAATTTAATTAATGTACCTAGATGATACAACTTAAAAACATCTGACGTTTCATTGTGTTTTGATACCTCTTCTAAAATATCAACTTTATTAATTATACAAATATTAGCTTGGTTAATTTTTAATGCTTCAATTAAATTATCTAAATTTAAATAATTACATTGTCTTTTACGACCAGTTGTTGCACCAAACTCTCTTCCAGTTGAACCTATTAAATGTAAGATTTTATCATTTTCAGGTTGAAATTGTCTAGTTCCAACATATGTATCATATATTTTAGATATACCATATATATTTCTAATCTTTTTAATTGGAATACCTGTATTTAAACCCCCTGCTAAAGTACAAGTAGATGATGTACAATATGGATAATTATTAGTCCAATTTATGTCTAATTCAAACCCCTGTGCACCTTCTAATAAAATGTTTTCAACATTTTCTGTGTATGGAGATGACCAAAAATTACGCATATCTATAATCGTAACACCTAAATCTGTTAACTCTTTTTTAAAATCTTCCACTCGTCTACCTATTCTTAACATTTTATTAGCATATGTAGGTCCAATACCGGAGTTAGTAGTGCCTATTGTATTATTTTGTCTATCATATTCAATAGCTTCTTGAGTTATAATATGACATCCTTTACTTATAAATAACTTATTAGTAATATTAATACCTAATTTCTTTACAGAGTCCAATTCTTCCTTTAATTTAGGTATATTAACAAGACAGTCACTTGAAATTAAATTCGTAACATTGTCATGAAGAATACCTATAGGAATTTGATGAAGTACTACTTTTTCTTTACCTTTATAATATATTGTGTGTCCAGCGTTTCCTGACCCGTTAAATCTAATACACAAATCATAATTGTTCTTAGTCAAGAGGTCATGTACAACTTTGCCTTTGCCTTCATCTCCATAGCTACATCCTAAAACAACATCTATATTTTTAATCATCTTATAAAGAATATGATTAAATATATTTAAATTAAATTTATAGTTGTTCTACACATTGGACAACTAATATTTTCTTTCTCTTTCATTGACGTCAATAACCATTTATCAATACATTTTTTATGAAACATATGGTCACAACTTAGTTCTCTAATATATTCATTCTTTTTAACATGTTCACAACAAATACAACATTCTATGTCTTGCTGCTTACACAGGCGATAATTTTTGATATCCAGATTTTTCAAATTTCTTCTATTATTATTATTCGTTTTTTTATTGCATGGATTTGTATAAATAAAAATATTTATAATATCACAATTATCAGATTCTAATCTAATATAAGAAATTAAGTCATCGTGCACTGAATTCATTAGAAGTTTAACTTATAATCACGAAAAATAAAAAAAATTTTTAATACAAACAATAATAAACGAAATTATACAACCAACACATTATTTTCATTTATATTATTTTCATTATCATTATCTAATTGATTATTATCATGTAAAATATCTTCCTCAATAGTATTTTTAATAATAAATCTAATAATTTCAATAGGACGTTTCTGACCTATTCTATCAGCTCTTCCAATTGCTTGATTTTCAATATCTTTTCTATATTCTTTTGTACCATATATAGGTTCAATAAGAATAATCTTATTAGCAGATGTTAAATTAATACCAGATGCACAATTTTCAGAACTTAAACAAATAATATTAGATTTAGAATCAGTTTGAAACTTATTAATAGCACGCTTTCTTTGATATACTGTTCCGGAACAATATAATACATCCACTTTCTCTTGTTTTAATATGTTACCTATTTTTGTTAACATATTATCCCATTGAGAAAATATAATACATTTATCATTATCTTTCATTTCGTGTTTCAAATAATAAATTATATTACCTATTTTAGTAGATTTAATTTTTTGCACTAATGTATCTAATTCATTACAACTATCATGAAGTATTTCTTGTATTTCTATATCCTTTAATAAGTAAATATCATCTTTATTAATAACAATATTACATTTTGGACATTTTATATCATCATATCTTATATTTAATTCTTCTATAAATTCATGGATACAATCTTTACAAAACTTATGTCCGCATTTTGTAATTGCTATTTGGTCTGTAGGAATGTCATCTAAACAAATAGGACATGTATCTAATTCTTTTATATTGTCAACAGCATTTTTTAAGAATGTATAAGTTCTATTCACTGTATCAAATTCTTTTTTATCATTAGTTAATTTACGTCTAAATATACCTATTTCTAGTTTAACCCTTTCTATATTTTCAAATATATCTCCTTCATTGTCTCTCTCATCTAATACATGACCACGATTAACAATAACTAATAATTCTTCTATTTTATTTTTATGAGATTGCATACTCTTCGATAATTGAACTAATTTCTTTTTGTTATGGTCCAATATAACTTTCTGAATCTCGTCTAATGTCTTGCAATTTTTAACTAAATTTCTTGTTTCTACATCTATAGATGTATCGCAGCATAATTTAATAAGAAAATCTCTATTGTTTTTAGAATTACCAGCCATATGGGCATCATATATAGAACGTTCTTGACCTGTAAATTCTAATAGTTTAATTTTATCAGAAATAATATTACCTGCAAATTCGTCTTGAACAGATTCTCTAGTATTACGTCTATATAATACACTTAATTCATGAATAATTTTTGAATTTAAATTATAAATATCGTTACAATCAAATGTTGAGTTTGTAGTATAGTTTGTATTATAAATAAATGAATTAACACCGTTAGCAAATGGTGTTGCTGATATATTCCATTTATAATCTGATTGAAAAGTTTTAATCATTCTTTGTAAAGTATCAGTTTTTGGTTTTGTAATAATTTCATGGTTTTCATCTAAATAAACCCCTTTAAAGTAATAATTATCTAATACATTTAATTCTTCATGATGAATATTTAATAAATCTCCTATAGTATTAATATTTTCATCACTATCTAATTCATCTAAAATTTGACTTATTCCTTTTTTATAATTTTTATATCTTTTCCACACAGAATTACTATTAAAACCTGTTTTGTTAAAATAATTAGTATTTAATAAAAAGTTATAAGATACAACAATTAAATCTGCAAAAAGAATATCACCAAAACTTAAATTTTTATATTGGTCATATGTCACAATTAATAACACTCTTTTGGCAAATTGAGAATCTTGTTTAAATTTATCATAATATTCTCTCACCCATTGGTCGCATAATTGGTTTGGACAAATAATTAAACTCGCATTTGTTTTAAATAATTGTCTATTATCACCGTTTTTATCAACTACATTAACTATATAATCTCGCAAATTAAAATTGTCTAAATTTTTAAAATGTGTATTTCTTTTATCTATAAATAAAGTTTTTGAATGCTCTTTACAATATAATTCATCCTTTTTATCTTTTATACAATTTGTTGTTTTATTCTTTCCTCTCTTAAAAAAATAGTTACATTTTATATTATCGTATTCTATAAAATTATCATAATTATTTTGATGATTGTTAAAAATATGTCCTAAAACAACTAGTGTTTTACCTAAACCTACTTCACTTACAATATTACCACCATAATATTTTAAATTTATATTTTTAGTCGTTATTTGATTATTTAAATTAGGTAAAATAGTACCATTATATAATAAATAATCATTTCCATCTAATTTTTTATTGTAAAATACTGATTGTTCAATACTTAGTATATTTTCATGATTATCTATATTTTCTTTTAATTTATTCATCCATCTAATATCATTCTTTTGATAATTATATAACTTAATATCATCTTTTAATAATTTTTCTACACCTACTTCTATCGTATCTAAATCTGTATTATTAGGAAGATTGTTTAAAATATCTAACATCTTACGCTCACATTCTTTTATAATATCCAATTTTATACTATGATATACAACGTCCATAAACAATTGGGCTTTATAATCTTGTCGTTTATTTTGAGATGTACTTATAATTTTTTGTAATAACTTTTTATTACCATAATTTACAATGTAATATTTATCATCGATTTTTTCTAATTTAGTTATAAAATTAGCTCTAAAAAAGTCATTAGATGCAAACGAAAATGAATGCTCTTGAAATGTATTATTAGACCTATATTGATGATTCCAATTTAAAAATGGAAATACAATTGAATCACAATAGTATTTAGAATATCTTAAACATTCAGTAGTATGAATAGTCTTTTTAATATTTGTATCGTATATAAAGCGATGCTTTAATCTATTATTTTCATAAACATCCTTTAAACTAAAAATATAAACAGTTGAATTATCTAATAAATACATAAATATATCATTATCATCAAGTGTGTCATGTAAAAGAATTTCGGTTTCACACAATCTAATAAAATTCTGATTAAATTCTTCTAAACTCATTATAATGTATCTATATTTTTCTTTAAACTAATTAAATGTTAAATTACTTTAAAAATATATAAAACGCACGAAGTATTATAACTTAAGATATGGTAATAAGTAATTTTTAACAAGAATAAAAGCTAAAAGTAGTATAACACATTTGACAATATTTATTATCATACTACTTGAATTATTCATAGACATTAATGATAGTACCTTTTTAGCATAGTCATCAACTAAAGATGTTGATGCAATGTATAAAATAACGAGTATCAGTAAATTTTCTTCATTAACTTCTTTTTGTATTAAACTAAACATAGATTCATCCTCTTGTATCTTACGTTTAACCTTTTTAATATCCATTTTAATTGAACTAGGTTGTTCATAATAGACTTCTTTTGGTAATTGTTGTTGAGGATATTCCTCTTCCTCCTCCATGACTTCTTCTTCATATTCGTATCCCTCATCCTCAAACTCTTCAGGTTTTGGACCTGGTAAATCGGCGATATTTGTTGACATACTCATTATTATTTATATATTATATTTCTTATATAATATATTTTATAAAAATACGTAATTTATTTAAATTCCAGACTTAAAATAAATAGCTTTTGATTCATCAAAGTCACTTGGTTTATTTCTAAATTCATCAAATAACTTATTTCTTAAAATCGTTAATGGTGTAGGTAAATCAAAATCTTTTTCTATACCATTCTTTAATCTACCTTCTGATAAATATCTGTTATATAACCCAGAAGAACTACTACTAGATTCAGAAGAGTTATCAGAATTAGAATCAGTATTATCAGATTCACTTGAACTACCAGAACTACTAGAACTATCAGAGTTTGAACTAGACTCATCATTATCTTTATCGTCATCGTCATCCGATAATGTAATATTATCTAATTTATCTTGTAAATCATCGTCTGAACTATTAGAAGTACTAGATGACGAATCACTAGAGGAATCTGATTCCTCTCTAGGAATCAGTTCATCTGGATACACTTCTAAAATCCAATCAAATAGTTCTTGAGAAATATAAAGGTCAAGTAAAGATGTCAGAAAATAATGTAAATCATATACTTCGTTATAATTATACGGTACATTTAAATCATCACTCTCAAATGAGTTGTCATCTCCAGGAATAGGCTCCTTTGTAATATGACGTTTTCTATCATATTGACAATTACCTATAATAAATTTATTAGGGTAAAAATCTGGAACTTTATCAGAATAAACCATTGAAAATTCAAAATCCCATAATTTAGGAATGACTCCATTATTAGGAACATAATATGTTTGTCCATCTATTTCATAAACAAAATATTGACCATCAACCTTTTTAATAGAAGTATCCATTAAAATATTCCCATAATGAAAATCATTATGCATCATACGGTAGTAATGTTGAATAACAGCTATAGTATAAATAAGTTGAAAAACAATAATTCTCCAATCTTTATCTGAAATGTCTTCATCATTTTCATAAATATCATAAATCCAAGAATCTAAACTACCACCTTCAATATATTCCGATACTAACATATTTGAACTTGTACGAATAAGTTCTTCGACTTCCAACCTTTTTAAATTTAGGAATTTTAAAGCTCTACTTTTATTAGATATCTTTTGACTAGCTAAATAAAATACGATATGTGGACTAATATTTTTACAAACAATATTATCAGTTAATTCTTTTAACGCTAGAAATTCTAAATTGGTAGGATGCTCGTGTTTTTCAAACTTTGTTTCCACAGGAACAACCTTTAATCCAACTTTTAAACCCTTTAAAACCTTACTTTCTACTTTAGAGGCGACAAATGGATAACCTTTAACTTCAGATGTATTTTTAACTTTAGTTAACTGAGTCATATCATCAAAACCAAAACGTTCGCGAGTTTCATCTAATATAAATCTTTTCTTTTTAATTTCATGGCGAATATCTTTTAATAATTTTATCTTATTAGCGAGTTCAAATTTAAGTGTTTTAGGTACAGATGGAATATCACTCATTTGTTTAATGTTATTTAGTAAAATATTAAATTAATTTCAACGCAAATTATACGTATAAAAAATTTAATTTAAATATAATGATTAATCAATTAATAATAATCATAATATCATGAATAAAATAGTTCAAATTAAAGTTTTTAATGATGTTATGGATCAATTTTTTGAATATATGGAAAATGAATTTCCGTATTTTCGGTCAGATATCGTATTAACAAAGAGTTCTATAGACTTAATTAGAAGAAGTAATCCAAGATTAGTAGTTGAACAATTTATACAATATATATCCCCGTATTCTAAACAAATTATGGAATGTGATGAAGATTTTTTTATGAATTTTGAACATAATATGGGTTTAGATAAAGAAAATCTCTTATACGGTTTAAAATTAAAAAGCATTTGGTTAGCAAATGCTAATCAAGATTCAGAAAAAACATTAAGACAAAAGGCAACCATCTTTTTTTATTTCCAAAAGTTACTTAAATGTGCATCGAAAGTTTTATTATAAGTTATGTACAAATTGAGTTATTATAATCTTTTGTATAATACATAACATGACTTTATGTTATATATTTTTTATTATAATGATATCATGTATATGGTCCATGAACATATATAGCGGTTTATCAGACTCGCAAAAAGTAAATAAATTAATTAGACAAACAGCACGTTGGGCTACAGCAGCTGACCAAGATACAAACGCGTACATAGCTAACTTACATGCAACATATGCTGTAGGATATCTTATGGCCCTTCGTGAAATTTATGGTGATGATGAGATTTCTAGATTATCCCATATAAATATACGTAAATTAGAAGAAAATATCACACAAATTATGGATAATTCTATTAAAAAGTTAATAGACATTTGTCCGGAAGGACAGCCTAAAAATAAATTTTTAGCATTTTTATCAAAAGAAGGCGGTTATTAATTACTTAAAATTTTTTTATTTATTTATAATATACAACAATGAATTTTCAATTAGACAACAATACTATCGTTCTTATTATAGTAGTCGCCTTTTTAGCTTATTATTTCTTTTCGGATTATAAAGAAGGATTCAGAGCTCAGCGTGGAATTTCACGTTCTTCAAGAGGAATAAGTTCAAAAGCACAAGCTCCTGTTGCACCACCACCAGTTGTTGTTGCACCACCTCCACCACCTCCTGTAGTTGTAGCACCACCTCCTCCTCCACCACAAGTGTTTACAGGTGATGATGCTGATTTTGCAGGTTTACTGTGAATAAATAATAACATCTTTTCTTAATTTATGAAAATGTGAAGCAAATTGGTCCATTTCTTCTTGTGAATTAAACTCAATTAATCCATAAGAATTATCAGGTCTATTACCTCGTACACCTAATACAAAAACTTTATAAGTTCCTTTTAAACTAAACTCTAGTTCTAAATCTTCTCTTGATTTATAATCTGGAATATTAAAAATTCTTAAAATATATCTGTCCATTTATATTATTACTTATATTTATATATTTAAATTAAATTTCCTTTATAAATTAATTCAACTTCGTTAAATAAAGAAAACAAATATATACATAAATATAAATAATGGAAGAATTAATTAAGAAGGAGTTATTTAAGAATGTTGATTCTTTTTTAAATGAACTAGAATTAACTATGGAATATCTCGATCCACAAATAATTCCAAGTATTAGAAAGTATATAGAGAAAATAGATACAGATAAGGAAGAATTTAATAAATTTTTAGATTATACAACTCAACATTTAGGGACATTTGAGTCTAAGATTTCAGCTGTCTTATTTTCAAACAAGAAAATCAAATCTGATTTTTATAATTTTCTAAATGGAGTTACTCTTTTCAGTAATATTCTAAATTTTAGAGTTTTTGAAAATGAATCCAAAAATACTAAAAAGGGATTAATTAAATACTTATATTCTATTTATATGTCTAGTGTATTTTTAAATCAAACAAAAGACACATCTAATGAAACAGATGTTTTACAGAACAAACTCAGTGAATTCGTTTCAAAGATTCAACAAGAAGCAGAAACAGCTTTACAAGCTGGTGATATTAAACAAAGTAAAGCTGGGTCTAGTTCATCTAAGCATAAAAGAAGAAATGCAATATCAGTTGGTCGTTCTAATTTACCACATCCAGACCCATCTATTTTAGCTGGTTTAGGTGGTGGTTTAGGTGGTGGTATGGGTGATATCATGGAATCTATTTTAGGAAATAAAGAAATTTTAAATATTGCTACAGATATTTCACAAAAAATGCAATCTCAACAAATCAACCCAATGTCAATGTTATCAAGTCTAATGACTGGTAATATTGAAAATACACCTTTACAAGGATTAGTAGAGGAAATTCAGCAAAAAGTAGAAGATAAAATTAATACAGGTGAAATAGATAAGTCAAAACTTGAAGACCAAGCTAAGAGCATTATGGGTTCAATTACAAGTAATCCTAGTGCATTAAATTCAATGCCTGGAATGTCTGATTTAATTAATAACATGGTTAAAGATATGGAAAAGAATGAATAATTAAATTAAATAATTAATATCTTTATTATCATGTTTTATATACGAAACGTGCATATTTTTAACTTCAATTAGTTCTTTCCATTGTAATCCTAATTTTTTAATATTTTCTTCTTTATCAGTATTAATCCAAACATTAATACGGTCTTGATGTTTTCTTATATTCAAAGCTATACCACATATATTATCTTCAAATTGTTCCCCAATACATCCTAATACTGTATATAACCAAACTTTATCTATAAATTCTGCATCACATGTTTTCTTAAACATTAGAGTCATCTTTCCTCCGTGTATATTAGCAGGGTCTTCCCACATAGGTTGAATATCTTTTCTAAAAAAATAATAATCAAATGGGTAATTTAATTCAGATGCTTTTGGAATATTGTTAAATACTCCCCAAAAATCTTCTATACTATTTACAGTAATAATATTTTTAACTGTATCCATCCAATTTTCTACTTTTTTATTAGTATCTGTTTTAACAGATGTCCATAAGCTCCATTCTGTATTTAACGGATGTTTAACATTAAAATTTTTTGGGTCATCAAATACTGTTACAATTGGTGTTTCAACGTAATAATAATTATTTTCTTTAAATAAAAATAAGTCAGGAGTTTCGTCATCCTTAACCAGAATAACTATATCATTATTAACGTTTATATTTAATTGATAATATTGAGCAGCAGCAATTAATGTAGTGTTATCCCCTTGAACATTTACATTAGACATTTTAGTGATATATTCTTCAAAAGATATATTTTCATTTAAAAAATCTATATATTCATCTTTATACGTAGATATTTCTGTAACAATATTGTGTCTTACTACTTCATGCGATTCCTTTGTATACCATCCTATAGAAGCAAACAATGAATTATTATCTTTTGGAATATCAACTTTAATTCTCGAAGTCATTTACTTAATAATTTCTTATTTTTTTAAATAAGAAATCTTTTAAATCAATTTTTAGTTAAAGTTTATATAAAACAATATCTTCATCGTAACTGTCATAGCTATCATAACTATCAACAGAATTATTATCAATAAACGAATCTCTAATATTGTAGAACTCAGTTAATTGTTCACTTGTTAGTTTATTAGTTAAAACATCCATATCCCATGGTTGTCGGGGATAATTTTTAATTACTTCAAATGTCATATTATCATTCAGTGTTAATTCAGACCAATTCCATCTTAAGAATGGATTATCTAAAACAATTTCAATAGTTACAATTTTATTACGTGAAATTTTATCTAAATTCCATGGTTTATTTAAATTATTTCTTACAATATTCCATGTAATATAATTACAACTAGATAAAAAATCATAATCCCAAGCCAAGTCTTTTGAACTTTCAAAAATTTCTTCGAATTGCAATGAATTCATTATACTTTTAATAAACTTGTATAATGAATTTTAATTTTCAATTTTATATAATGAATTTTTATATAATGAATTTTTATATAATGAATTTTTATATAATGAATTTTAATTTTCAATTTGTGTAATTAGTAACAATTTCTGTTAATTCTTTAATAAAATTTGAAATATCTAATTGGTCTTTTGGCATATTTACTAAGTAATCATGACCCTGTTTAAGTAAACTTGGGTTATCAAGAATTTTAGATACATCATAAAAATTGTTATAATAAAGTGGGTAGTCCTCTCCTAAAATTTCAACTACAGGAGGAATAGGATTGACAATAATAGGTGTATTTCTAACAACACACTCAATTAAAGTATTACATGCAGACGCATCCATTAATTTTAAAAACACAATATTTTTCGAAAGTAAATCATCATATTCGCTATTATCTAAAAATTCAATAACATTAACAGATTCTTCCATTTCTACAATATAATGATATAATCCCTTAATATGCATATTCTTAAAATCGTTTCTACAAATATCTACAACATTATGCTCTTCATTTTTATTATTATCATCATTTAGTTCACAGTATAAATCATCTAAAAAGTTATTTGGTGGAAAATAATTTTCACTATTTTTATTCTTTAATATAGACTTTTGGTTAATAATAGAACCATCTGGTAAAGTTACTCTATAAATTCCAAATACATCTCGTAACCAATTACCAACCTGTACCAACTGTTTATTTTCATTATTCATGAAATTATCCCATGTAAACTTGACTTCTGTAGCTTCTGTTGGATGTAAAATAGTATGAACATTTACATTGTTGAAACCTAGCTTTCTTAAATTACTTGAAACTTGATCACTTAAATATTGTGTCATTACAATTAATGCTTTACATGACATTAAACTTTGAATAAAAGTATCATTCTTAAATAATTCAAGACAGTTATAATTATTGTTATAATTTGAATATGTATGATGAATAAATCCAATCCATTTTCTATTATACGGAATAACACCTTTACTCATATAAAATTCTCTGTTCCAATGGAATGTCTTATCAATATACGTATCAATTATCAATGGTTCATTTATATTATCATTATTATTTAATTGCATAACAATGTTATTTACAATATATTGCCATCCACTTCTATGTAATCGTTGAAAATTTTTATTAACGATTGTAATATTATTTTTGTGTGCTTGTTTATATGCATAATTTTCATAATAATCATCAATAATCCATCTAATTTGATTTGCAAAATTCGAATTTAAAACATTTTCATATAAACCATAATAATATGGGGCATACGGGTCTCCAGTTAATGACCACAAAATTTCTTCTGTTAATAATTTCTTAAAAGATTCTAAATTTCTAAATCTTGATTTAGGTAAAACACTAAGTAATGTTCTACCATTTAAAACTGCATCTATATCATTAATAGAAATTTTATTAGATACTTTCTTTAATACATTTGAAATAGTTGTTTTAAGTAATACTTTCTTTTGTTCGCCAGTGATATATTGTGGTGGAGACTGTCTAAAGGTTGTTAATGCATCATTATTATCAACTAATTCTAATAATTGTGTGTTAAAAATATCAGTATCATCTTTCATCTGAGATGCATAATTCTTTAACTTATTAAGAGTTGGGATATAATTATTCTTAACATCTCTAATAGTGTCCATTACTTGTTTCTTAGGAAATCTAGTTGGTCTATTTTTATCATCAGTTTCTAATTCAATAAAATAACTATGAACATCCTTCATATCTTTCTTCAAATTATTTAATTTTTTACTAGCATGAACACATACAAATGGTGTATGAGTTATAATACTTAAAATAGTTGCATGAAAACGACCACATACAACTAAATCTAATGTCTTAAAATATTCAATCATCTCATTTGTACTTATAGGATTATAAGTACCATCATCTCGTTGATTTGGAATCAAGTAATATATATTATCCGACTGACCATTTAATTCTTCCTGAATATCCATAATCATTTGAATATCAGAATTAGATGTTCCAATACTTGTATCAAATGGAATAAAATGAACCTCATGATTCCTAGATAAATCTAATGCCAACTCACATATTTTATCAATAAATCTCTCACCACGCTTTCCTTTATTATCTAACCATGGTGCTGGTAATGCTATACCAATTTTGTTAATATCTTTCTTAGCCCGATATGGTTTGTTAAAATTAACTAAATTTGATTCATTTAATAAATTAAAAGCAATATCTGGAATAGCCTTAGCATATGTATCTGTATATCTGTTTTTAGTTAAGATACCATCAGTTTTATTTCTCATAAAGAAGTAATCACCAATATCCATTACACTTATTAAATTAGGATATGTTAATCCGATACCTACAAAATAAATAGGCTTATTTGAAAAGAATTGTCTAAACAAGACAATCTTACTATCGTCAAAAAAATAATCATTAATTAAATCACCCCCACCTATAATTACCTTATCTACAGTCTTATACAAACTAGTCTCTGTATTTAAACTATCTAAATTTTTAAAAATTAGTTCATATTTTGATGAATCTTTAAAGATGTGGTGTCGAAAAACATATTCAAACACATCATCACCCCAGTTTTGACGATGATAATATCCGAAAATCAGAACTCTTGTCATTTTTTATTACTATATAAAAAGATTTAAATTTATTAATTTAGACTTTAACCGAATTAATTCTTAAAAAAAAGTAATAAATCTATAATTTCAAGAAATTTATTTTAATAGTAAAATATATATAATGAGTGATATCTCTACAACATTGTCTATGAATGGACCTCTATTTACTCCAAATGAATTAATTGGATGTAGTATTTTTAATCTTAAAATGTTTTTATTTGTTCTAATGATTATTATATGTATAAGCTGTCTGTCTAGTTGCTTAAATTCTATGTTTTCACCCATGGAAGACCAACAAATGTATAGATGCGGACCAGAACACTTTGCTAATGACGAATTCTTTTCGTATAAAGATACAATTAATCCTGGGTATTTTATTTATCAAAATGCTGCATTGACTTCAAAAACAAACAATCTCATTTTTGGTCAAGCTAAACGTTTTGTTCACCCAGATTTAAAGTCATCTAAACCAACTTATATGCTTGAAATTTTAGCTAACCTGTATATTCTCAACGGTAATCCATTTGGTGTTGAAAAATTAGGTATCGATGATACATCTTTTAAACATAAATATATCGCTTACTTGAAGAATACTAAAACTGGTAAAAAAGAAAACATTGGACAAGTTTTACGTGATGGAGATGGTATGTATAAACTAAAGTTTAAATCAGAAGAGTTAAACGAATATGTCCCTTATAATGAAATAGAGATTGTTCATAAATCCCCACAAAAAGAAACAACTGTTTTACAAGGTAAATTTACCATTCTTTAAAATTTAAATAATTGAATAATTTTGATATTATTTAAATTACAATCATGGAGACACTATCTTTTAACGATGAATGTTCTATTTGTATTGAAGATTTTTATAACAAAAATAATATAAAATTGTCATGTAATCATACATTTCATTCAGAATGTATAATGAAATATATTGAAACAGAATTTAATAAATATCGCAAACAAAACCAAATTGAAGAACTTTGCTGTAGACAATTTAAATGTCCACTTTGTAGAAGATTTATATCTTGTAAAGATAGCAATACTCTTATATATAATTATTATCAAAAATATAAACAAAAGTATAAGTTAATTAAAAAAGAAATTAATAGATTGCAAAATGATAGCTATTGGTTAACATTTAGATTTCAAATGAAAAAACTAGTCTTAAAAACTAATCACCAAGATGCTTATAAATTTTTACTGGAAGATGAAACATTACTTGAAACTATTATGATACATAAACAAAAATATCGTGAAATAAAAGATTTAATGAATTCTTATAGAGATATCTATTATGGAAGATGCAAGTTTTGTACATCTCATGTACGTCTTTTTGATGTTTAAATTAATTAACATATTAAACCCCAACTTATTTAAAATTAATATAAATTGTTATATTAATATGGAAGACCACTTAATTCATTATCTTACACTCATTTCAAAGTTATCAGATATTCTTCAGTATATTAATGAAAACTTTGAAGAAAATGACTTGTCATCTTATATCAAAGAGTGTAAAAGTTTATGTATTCATAAAGTTAAATCGCATCATTTAATTGAATTATTTTTAAGTGAACTTAAACAAGAAAATAAAGAAGAAGACTCAGAAAAATTTAAAGAATCTGATAAAGAAAATCTTTCAGATAAAGACATAAAAGATACTATAGACAATTTATCTGTATTGTTGAAACCGCATGGTTCAACAGGTATGTCCCCTGAAATATTTGACTCACTTGGTAGTGGAATAATTAAATTATTACGTCCAAATGACGTAGTAAATCCGACTATAGAAATTAAACCTCAAATAAAAAATGAATTAAATACAGGTAATACAAATATTAACTTTCAAATTAAAAAGAAACATGAACATTGATATTAGTAATGAACAAAAATTTTTAGAACAATATAAAAAAAAAATTATCAAAGATGTATTGAAAACTTTATGTAAACAATATTTTATTTACGACACAAACGACAATGAAGTTGATATCGATACTCTTCAAAAACAATTCTTATTTCCAAAAGTATTGCGACGTTGCATTGGTACAACAAATACTAATCCTGTTAGTCAATGTTCTAAAAATGCAATTGATAATTATGATTACTGTAAAATACATTTATATAAAATGTGTCTAAGTAGACATGATATTGATGATACTACGCATGATTCATATATTCCACCAATTGAATTTAATTGTACAAGTAAACCTACTGATGTACATAATCTGCAAAAGAAATTTATTGAAGATTCTTTTTATTTTGTAGATGATAAATTTATATATGATTCAAATAATATCAAAGTTGGTTATATATGCAATGAAGAATATATTTTAACATCTGATCCTTTTATATTAGAAACATTAGATATTTAATCACAGAAACATTAGATATTTAATCACAGAAACATTAGATATTTAATCACAGAAACATTAGATATTTAATCACAGAAACATTCAAATATTTATTTAAAATTGAATTTAAATTTTATCCAATTTTAAATAATAAAACAATGTTGGACTCTTATCCCAAAACATATTTTATTGATATTGACGGTACAATAGTGCCTAATCTAACGTTAGAAGACCTTGAAAAATATAATCAAGTTCCTAATTTTATTCAAGATTTGCTCCCAGGTGTTAAAGAGTTTTTTAACCATCTTCATAAATACGATGTTGTAATCTTTACAACCGCAAGAGGAAGTGAATTTAAAGAATTAACGGAGAGAACTTTACGATTTCATAAAATTAAATATAACCAACTTATTATGGATTTACCTGCTGGTCAACGTTTCCTTATTAACGATACTGTGAATATGTTTTATCAAAAAGCTATAGCAGTTAATGTATTGAGAAATCATGGTATGGGTGACATTACTGTTTTTGACCCAGAGAATTAATTTTGTTTGTGTTTATTAAATAATTCTAAAAACATGTCTTCTAGATTTTTCATATAATCATTTTTATTACAAACTTTACCATTTAAAAATTGTTCTCTAGTTTTAATTTTTAATTCTTTCCAAAATTCAAGAGATTTATCCTCCAACTCTTTAATTTTGTCTATCATTTCGTTTATATTTTGACATACATAATATTCCATATCTGAATTTTTCAATATACTACATGTTACATTTTGAGGATGAAAGTAAAATTCTGAATCATACACAGAAAATACAGGAACGCCCATCATTAATGCTTCACAACTCGTAGTTGTACCAGAATAAGGGAATGTATCAATTGCAATATCAACCTCATTATATGTTTCTAAATGTTGTTCATGACTTAATGTACAATCTAAAATTTTAATTCTTTTAACAACATCTTTATCAAATTTATCCAAGAATTTCTTTGAAATATTCTTATTAATTAATGCTTTAGTCTTAAATACAAATCTTACCTTTTTATTTGTTCTTAAAATTTTATTAAATACACTAATCATGGAATCTGTAATTTTATTAATTCTATTATAACACCCTATCGTAATATATTTATTAGATACAAATGGGTTTAATGTCATTTTTGGAAAAACAAAGGAAGACATTTGATTTTTGTCAGTTCTTTTAATAACTCTTGGGTCATAACATAAAAAGCAATTCTTCATAAACAATAATTTTTCAGAATAATATGGTTGTGAAACTACATAATTGTCACAAATAGAATCAGTTATACGATAATCCATCTCATTTAAACCTGTAGAAAATGGATAACCTATGTATGTAATCTGTATAGGAGATGGCTTATATGAAAATACATCCATACGATTAAAAGCAGTATGACCAGCTAAATCAAATAGAATATGAATACGGTCATTATAAATTAAATTAGCTGCATTTTCTTGAGACATATTTTTAATAAACTTGAAATTTAAATTAGAATTAAATAAACCCGTGTCAATCAAACATTCAGAATAACACGTCACATTGAATCTCTTCGTATCAAAATTTTTTAAAAACGTACTTATAAAAAAACTAACTGGATGGTCAACAAAATCTCCTGATATAATACCAATATTAATTTTACCATCATTTGTTTTAAAAAAGTCAGAACTAAATTTATAAGGGTTGGGGTTTTTAGCATATAATTTATTAATTTGTTTATGTTGTTGAGTAATATACATTTTATCCTCTAATTGGTCAAAGATATAAGATAAATTCATAATTTTATTCTGAAACGGTAATGCAAATCTAGGTACAATTTTTAAAGCCTGGTTATACGCTTCAATTGACTTTTCATTATCACCATTATAACTATGCATATGCCCATAATTTAAATACACTTCTGATAATAAAAATGTAGGGTCAGTTGATACAAAGGTTTTTTTATAAAAAGTGATAGCTAATTTATAATGCACTTCTGCTAAATCTGTACGTCGCATTTCAGTATAAACAACACCTAACTGATTATTAATATCAGGGTCTTCTTTATCTAATTTAAATGCTTTTAATAAGAAATGTAAACTTTCAGGCCATTTCTTAATACCTCTGTAAATAGAAGCAATACCATTATAATTATTAATCATTAACCTCTTATCAACTTCTGTCTCGCTTGATGTTAATTTAATAGATAATTTATAATGAATAAGTGACAATTCTAATTTATTGAGACGTTGATAAATATGACCCAAATTATAATGTAATGTAGGATTCTCAGGTGAAAATAATAATGCATCATTTAAATGTTTTAAACACATTTCATAATTAGATTGTGAGAAATATGTTAACTGAGTATAAACACTAACAATTTGAGTAATTGCATCTTTATGCTCAAACTCAACTTGTAAAATAGTTATGAAAATATTTAATGCTCTGTTAAATAAATTATATTCAAATTGTGTTAATACAAGTGGTTTATTATCAGTTCTAGTTGCATTATTTTTATCTAGTTCCAATTTTTTTTGTATAATCATTCCTTCAGCAATAGTTTTCAAATAATTTCCTAAATTAAGCAACGAGTCTATAAATATATTTCTTGGAATACGTGGCTTTGCATCTAATAATAGATATTCTGTTATTTCAACTGCACCAGCTATTTTATTATACTGCTGACATGCTAAAATTCTATTCTCAGTCTCCTTAATAAAACTCTTACAATTAATCGATTGTGATAAAAATTGATTAGCTTTGTCATAAACCGATTTGTAATTTTTTGCATTATCTAGCTTTTCATTTTCACTAAAATTATAACTAATAATTTCTTGTAAAACATCGATAAATTTCTGTGATAATTCACTCATAATAAGTTATTATTAGTTTACTTTTAAATAAGGATGTATTTAAAAATTGAAAATTTATCGAAGTATGTAGTATTTACAAAATGTCTAACCCAACTGAAACTTATAATTTCGATGTATTGTACGGTAAGAGCAAAGATTCAAAAATTAAATCTTGGAAAATTTCTGTAGAACGGTATGATGATTACTCTGAAATTATAATTTTACATGGATATAATCGTAAAATTGAAACTCGACGTCGAATTAATAGTGGTAAAAATTTAAACAAATCAAACGCTACAACTCACTTTCAACAAGCCATGCTTGAAGCTAATAGTAAATGGACTAAAAAGAAAACTATCGAAAATTATTCTGTTATATATCCTGAACAAACACAACAACAAACACAAGAACCGGTTATATCTTTAGAAAATCTTACTCTTAAAGAACAAATTGCCTTTCCAATGTTAGCACAGGATTATTCGAGACACAAAAAAAAAGTTTTATTCCCATGTTTTATTCAACCTAAATTAGATGGTTATAGGATGATTTATAACACAACCTCGAAAAGTATAACAACTAGACAAGGTAAAGAATTCTCAATCGTTAAAGAATCAAATTTGTTATATAAAGAATTATGTTCTTTACCAGAAGGGTTTATTTTAGATGGAGAATTATATGTACATAATTCTCCAGAAGATTCAAATAAAGTATCTTTTGAAACACTTGGTGTTTTAAGAAAAACAAAAAATTTAACTAAACAAGATATACTTAATCTTAATAAAATTCAATATCATGTATATGATATTATCGATACAAAACTTCAATATCACAATCGTAAAACACAATTATCTAAATTAATTGATGATAAGAATTTTACAATGATAAAAAATGTAATGACATTTCAAGTAAATTCCGATGAAGAAATTCAACATTATCATGAAAAATTTGTAAATATTCAAAACTACGAAGGTACAATGATTCGAAATTATAATGGTATGTATAAAGAAAAATATCGTTCATATGATTTACTCAAATTTAAAGATTTTATGGATAGTGAATTTGAAATAGTTGATTATACATTTGAAAAAGATACTAGCGGTGCAGATAAAAATCTTATAGTTTGGATTATCAAAATTAAAGATGATATTATATGTAAAGTTAGACCAAAGGGTACTAAAGAGCAACGGCAAGACCTTTACGAACAATGTATGCAAGATTTTTCTAAGTTCAAAGGTAGAAAACTATGGACAAAATTTTTTGAATATACAAGTGATAATAATTTAAGATTTCCTACAACAAAAACTACAGATGTCTCTAGTTATATTAGAGATGAAATAATATAACTAAATAACTTAATATAAAACCATTAAGTGTCCTGTTGGGCACTTTTTTATTGACATTTTTCATCAAGATATTTTGTATAAACTCTTGAAAATAATCCTTTATATTCTGGTAATTGATATCTATAATGAATATGTCTATCTAATTTACGCTTCATAACACCAAATTTATTAACGTAATATTCTGCTGGGCAAGGTAATTCAATAATTACTTCACCTTTATCATTTGTTTTCTTAATTTCTGTATTAGCATAATCACCGTATGCATCAAAAGGATTATCAAATGTCTTTTCTGTACCTTGAGACCCCCATGCCATAACTATTGTATTTGCAGGTAAACCAGACAATTTTATTTGTTTTAAATTTTCAGTTGGTTTACCAGGTCCAACAGGAATAACAGTATGACCTAAAAATGGTAAATAATAATCTCTATTAAAAATAAAGTAAGCTGCTGCTAAACCAATCATTAAAAATAAGACTCTAAGAATAAGAGGATTTGTTATATATCGAAATATATCGACATTTACTGTTGCCATAAAGAAGTAATTAATAGCACCAATGATAACTAATAATCTTGCGAATAATAATAAATACATGTTTATTATTATAATATAAAATAAAATTTAACTAATTATTTTACGTATCTCTAGGGAAAGGTGAATTTCTAAATGGGTATGGTTGTGTTTGCATAGGCATTTGAATAACTAAAGGTTGTTGAGCTCCCATCCGTCCTAATCCAGGTACAAACAAACCTCCAGTATTTTTCTTACCTTGAGGTTTTTTAGATTTTTTAATAATTAATAAAACTATCACAACTAATATTATGGACGAAAGTATACATATACCTGCTGTGGTTAACTGAAAATTAAACAAACCACCCACCCCGTCAATTAAACCTGAGAAGTCCATACCTAAAAAATTTGTAAAATCAATTATACCGAACATAATGTAATCATTAAAATAATGCGGTAATAAAAGTATCTTATCACCATCTTTAACGGATTTTGGTAAGTCATAATCTAGTGTCAATGTATTATTAATATAATTCTTAACCTGTCTTACATTATTTATAGCATCTCCTGAAATAATTTTAACCCAATACGTATTATATATTTTGTCCATTTTTTTAGCATTGTTTGCTAGTTTAATTTGATTTGCACCACCACTAACAATCCCGATTTCTATATATTTCTTTTTATCAATTGCAGCAAAATCACCTATATCATATTTTGTAGTTTTTGTTGGAGTATCTCTAAGCTCAGATTCTAATATAACAGTCTTTGTTGAAGGATTATACTCCTTAATTTTTCGCACATCAATATTTGATTTATTTACTATTCTAATCCATAAATCTGTATAGTTAGATTTGGGTAATTTATTTGAAAGTATTATATTTAACTTGTCAGAGTTCTTTTGTACTAATCCATTAATAATAGACTCCATTCTAATATATACTTAGAAAAAAATAATCTTGATGTCGTTATTTTGATAATTAAATTTTAATTATGTATAGTAAGAGTTTTAGAATATGTCTAAAGATTTAACTAATAAACCATTAAAAGGTACATCTTTATCAGCAAATTCTGGTGTTTTCGATACACTGCAAGCAAATAATATTATTTTACCAGCTGAAAGTATTGATGGTTTAATCGATGGGTCTCAAATTGTTGGTGTTACAATTACCGATTCAGAAATTATTAATACAATCGTTGGAGCAAACGGTCCGAATGAAGGTCACTTTACACTGTTAACATCACGTGGTGATATTACATTTCGTACAGTAGATGGAACAAAAAGTGCAGCATGGGACTCTATTAATGGTGTATTCTCCATTTATGGTTCATTTGTAGTAGACGGTTGCAGTACGTTAGGTAATCTAAGTATTTGTGAGAATACTATCAGGGCAGTAAATCAAAATGGTGATGTTGTGATTGTTTCACGTCAATTAGGTGGTATTTATTTAAGTGGTCCTGTAACAAATATTGTTAATTCCTTTGGTAATTATTTAACATCAGTAAATAACGGTAATATTACATTTGCATCAAGTGACTATATAGATATCACATCTAAGAGTAGTGCTAGTACTATATCTGCTTTTTCTGGACAAACCTTTAATACAGGAAATGGTGACATTACGTTTAATACAGATACAGCCGTAGGTGATAAATTAATTACATCAATTTTAGTTACATCTGGAAGTATGGTTGTTGCTACAGCTACTCCTAGTAGTGTTAAAGTTGGGGATATTATTACATTATCACAAACAACCTCTGTTCCATCTATGAATGGGACTTACTTAGTTACAGAAATTATAAACAGTAATCGTTTTTCTATATCCAGTGGAACTGCACTTACTAGTGATGCTACATCTGGTATTTTATATAAACCACCTACTAATAATATTAACTTAAATGCATCTGTGCATGTTAAAATACCAGAAAACATTGACTTGACATTTGGTAATACAGATAACTCCATTTACGGAAATACTAGTGGGCTTTATTTTAATAGTGAAGGTGATATGATATTTAAATTATCTGGGTCTGATATTTTTAATATTCCTCAAAATACTAAATTTCAACTAGGTAGTTCAGGTAATAATTATATAAACTTTAATGGAACAAGTACAAATATTCAATCTTATAACAATATAAATATCACAGCAGCCAATATTCTTAATATTAACTCTAATGAAACATTTGTTAACTCACCAGACATATATCTTAAAGATGCTAACCCTATGATTGCTAATTTTACACAAAATGCATCTGATATTAGTGACAGAGGTATAGAATTTAACTATTTTGAAGGAAATGTTTCAACTGGCTCTGCAAAATTAGGATGGTTTGGTTGGAGAAAAAGCACGGGTAAATTCACCTTTCTTAAAGATGCAACTAATACAAATGAAGTTTTTACTGGAAGTCTTGGTGAATTTGAGATTGGTGTTACAACAATCGGTTCACTTATGATTTCCGCAGGAAGCACCATTAATGTTAACTGTGGGTCCTTATTAAATGTAAGTAAAATTACAGGCTGTGGTAATATATTAGATATAGATGCATCTAACACCGTTAACATTTCAACTGCATCTAGAATTGCTCTTCAATCTTCTGGAGATATTTATACACCACATAATATTCCCATAACATTTGGTACATCTGGAACATACATCAAAGAGAATGTTATAGGCAGTTTATGGTTAGCTGGTTCAAAAAATATTATGTTAAATACACAAACAAATGGCTCTGTTATTATTCAACCAAATATAAAAATGTCATTTGATGGTACATCTGTAGGTAATCAAAATATTTCATCTGACAGTTATGGTAACTTAAACTTAATTTCAAACAAGAATATTAATTTCACTACAACTGGTGGAAATATAATTATTCCTCAAAATACTTCAGGAAATGCATCTGGATTTCCTTCAATCCAGTTTGGTGGAGATTCTATTACTACAAGTACTACAGCAACTGAAACTATTTCTGGAAGTACTCGAGGATTATTCTTTATTTCCAATAGTAGTACTGGTAATATTAACAATATTGCTACAAGTAGTGTAAATATTAGTAGTAGTTTAGGTAACTTTTTAGTTAATACCTATAATGGTGATATCCAACTATTTGCAACAAGCGGAAATATAACTACTGGTGGCAATGTAAGATTATATCAAGGTTCAAGAGTTATTTTTGGTATCAGTGGTACATCAAATAGTATCAGAAGTAATTCTAGTGGAAATTTAATGATTAATGGACCGAGTTTGTCTCCAACAACTGGTACAATTGGTAATTTAATTGAATTAAGTAATGCAGCTGTGATTAATTTACGTGCCGGAACAACAGTTAATATTCCAACAAGTGTTCAGACTAATTTTGATAATTCTAGTACTCGATTTATTGTTGCAGATACAAATAATAACTTTAATATTACAAATAATTCGAATGGAAATATTAATATAAGTACACTTAATTTAAATATTATAAATACAAGCGGTACAACTACTATTTCAAATAGTACAAGTAATGTTTTAAGTTCTCGTGTAAATATTACAGCACAAAATTTTACATTAAGTGGTAATACTACAAATAGTATAACAAGTATTAATACACAACATGTTAAATTATACGACCCTATCTTGACATTAGCAAATTATACAACAGGTTCAATGGACGGTAAAGACCGTGGTATAGAATATAAATATACTAATTCTTCTGGTGCTAATAAATTAGGATGGTTTGGTGTTAAAACAGATACAAGCGAATTTGCATATTATTCTGATGCGGTTAACAATAATGAAGTTATTACTGGTACTCTCGGTCAATTTGCTCTTGGAAGTGTTGTTGTAGAAAATAGTGTTTCTTTCCTTAATACTGGTAATATTAATCTTAATTGTGGTACAATATCTAATACAAATACATTGTTAGGTTGTAATGGAGTTATAAATGTTGTTGGTAATACAGCTGTTAATTTAGTTGGTAACGCAAATGTTAACATAAGTTCAGCTAATATTAACTTAATTTCAAATACAACAGGACGCGTATTAATACCAATATCTGTCCCTTTATCATTTGGAACTACAAGTAACAATATTAATACAGATTCTATTGGTAATATTACTATTACATCAAATAATGGTTCAGGTACAATTATTCTTAATGCTAATGTTCAAATTAATGGAACAACAGAAAATGTCTATAGTACAGTAACAAACGTCCAGGACCCCATTTTCTCATTAGGTGGGGTAACTGGTCCAGTAACAAATGACGGGAAAGACAGAGGTATCGAATTTAAATGGTATGGTACAAGAGATGGAAGTACAAATAGTAAAGTTGGGTTTTTTGGGTTTGATAATAGTTCACAAAGATTTACATACATTCCAAATGCAACAAATGCAAGCGAAATCATGACAGGAACTCCTGGTGATGTTGAATTTACAAACGGTTATTTTAAAAATTTAGATGTAAGCTGTGGTACAGTATCTAATTTAGCTGTTATAAATGCTTGTCCATCTCAAGGATTATCACTTGTTAGTTCTTCTGGTAATATAAATGTTAGTAGTTCTAATGTTATACTACCTACAAATACTAAACTTATATTCGGAACAACAAGTAATACTATATCAAGTGATTCTGTTGGAAACTTTTTAATCAATAATAGCAATAACTCTAGTGGTGTAATAGTAAATACAAATACATCTGGAAATGGCTTTATACAATTTAATCACAATTCACCAATGTATTTTGGGTCCAGAACATCAGGGAATTTATTAGTAAGAGATACATCTGGTAACTTTAATATTGTTAATTATACTGGTAATATTTATCTAACACCTTTGACTGATATTACATCACAAAGTTATGGAAGTGTTATTATTCCGCAAAATGATAAATTAGTCTTTGGTGAATCGAATACCAGAATAGAAAGTGATGGCACAGAATTACAATTATATGGTACAAGTGTTAGTATTAATTCAAGTTCAAATATTACAGTAACTAATAATGTAGATATTGCTGGAACATTAACTACAATTGACCCAGGTACATATATATATCAACTAGGAACTAAACAATTACTTAATATTACTTATATAGATAATTCACCAATTGCTGGTAATATATTTGTTACTACTAGTCAACCTCACTATTTAGTTGTAGGAGACCAAGTCAAATTAGCTAATACAACCTCTGTACCTAAAGTAAATGGAGATTACATAGTTAATCAAATCATTAGTGACAATACTTTTTCAGTAGCTGGACCATATATTGGTACACCTGGTGATAAAGGTACTATGTATGGTGTATTAAAAACGTATCAAGGTAAAGATGTAGGTATCGAAGTTGATTATTGGTCTACTATGGGTAATACAAGTATTACTGCTGGGTCTGTTAATTATAAAAGAGCATTTTTTGGGTGGTTGAATAATACACAACAATGGACATATTATAGTAATGCAACTATAGATAATTCTATTGTTACACAAGGTGTATTAGGAGATATACGTGCAAATGAATTATTCCCCAATAAGATAAATGCATTCATTTTAACTGGTAGTGTAACGGCTGGTAACAATGCAATCGTTGGAAGTAATTTCCAGATAACTGGTGGTCAAATAGATAGCACCCCTATTGGTCAAAACACTGCTCAAGCTGGTCGATTTACAGCTTTGGCAAGTACTACTTCTACCAGTTTAGAAAACGTAACATTTCAAAGTAATATTAATTATAGTGCGGAAAGTTATACAGTTAGTTCTTTATTACCTAATAGAAGTCCTGTTGGCAACAGAGTTATTAGTTATGTAACTGTATCTGGTGTTGGATTTATGGGTACGGGTACTATGCCAGTTACAGGTTTAGCTAACGGACAGTTAAAACGTATAGTATGTGTTAGTTTAAGTGTTAATAGTCAATATCAATTAAATTTTGCATCAGGTAGATTAATTGCACCAAACCCATTAGGTGGGCCTCCACCTACTAGAATTATATTTAAAAGACAAGGCCAAAGTTGTGAACTTATGTGGAATTCTACACAAATAAATTCTACAACAGGAGCTTGGATTTTAACCGGTGGAAATGGTGGTTATGTAAGTTAAAATAAAAGTTAGTTTAAAGGTATAGTTCTATAATCTATTAATGCAGATTATAGAATTTATTAGTCGCCACTCCACGTGGTTTTTAATTGTAGGTATGTTATTGACAGGTAGTTTAAATACTATTTTAACAAAATTACAAGATTCAGTATGCGTTGATAAATGTGATACAGATAAACCTGTTTATTTTGAACAACCTATGATTCAAACATTAAATATGTTTGTGGGTGAAATTATGTGTTTATTCTGGTTATTATTTTATAAATCAAATAATCAATATGAACTTATTGTAACAGAAGACACTAATTCACGTAATTCACTTATATCATCTTTACTTTTATTTTTCCCAGCGGCATGTGATTCTATGTCATCTACATTAATGAATGTAGGCTTAATGTTTACTTCAGCTTCTATTTTTCAAATGTTACGAGGTAGTATAGTTATATTTACAGGGATAGTATCTACTATATTCTTAAATGTAAAATATAATTTTAATCAATGGTTATCCTTGATGATAATATTTTTAGGTATTACTGTTGTAGGAACTTCACATTTTAATACAACTGGAGATAACACTTTAGTTGGTATTATTTTAATTATATCTGCACAAATTTTTAGTGCTTCTCAATATGTTCTGGAAGAAAAGATTTTAGTTCAATATAACGTCGAACCTTTATTAGCAGTAGGATTAGAAGGAATTTTTGGAATGATATTAATGATAATTATTTCTATATCATTCCAATTAACACATACAATAGACACATGGAAGGGATTACAACAGTTAATTAGTTACCCGTCATTATATTTACCTAGTTTAGGAATAGTTGTTTCTATATCATTATTTAATTGGTTTGGCTTATGTATTACAAAAAATATTTCATCTACTTCACGTTCAACAATAGATATATGTAGAACATTAATTATTTGGATAATTTCATTGAGTTTACGTTGGGAAACATTTCAATGGTTACAAGTTATAGGTTTCTGTATTATGATTTGTGGTATTTTCATTTTTAATAAAAAAGAATTTTCAGCTCAAACTAACCATCAATCTTAAAGATTAGGATTATAGCGTAAACCTTCATCTTCATATTTAGTAAAAGTATAATCACCTCCTAATTCATTAATCGTTATAGAATCTCCATCATATAATTCATTGTAATTTTTTGTTTTAAATGGAATTTTAATACGGCCTCGACTATCATTAATAGTATAGTACTCTAGTTTATCGGTTTTTCCTGGATATTTGTATCTTCCAAATACAGGAAATTGACCTTGAGACCCAGACAAATAACCTAGCATTTGATATTGCTGGTACCCATCATATCCACGAGAATTTAAGTTACCGCCAGGATAAACATTTTCAGGAGGTGCTAATGGATTATAAATTTTGTTTAAAAATTTACTTTGTAAATGTTCACTACCTTGACTAATTTGTGTAACATTATTTTTAAGTGCATCTAATTGAATCTGGCATTTTTGTTCTTTAAGTTGTACATCATGTAAAGAATCCTTTAATTCTAATACCTTATCGTATAATTTTTCTTTTGTCATGTTGACATATGGATCAAAATTAGTTCCTATATAATTTTCTGAAAATTTGAAATAAACCAAGTAAAATATAACACATACTAATATGAATAAATACATATTAAATGTTGGTCTTTCAAAACATATTCTGTCCATTTTAATATAAACGAACAAAATAAATTATTGATATTCGATAGGTTTAAAAAAATTGATTAAAATATATGATATTTATATATTTAAAAGTAGAAAATGGAATCTCTCGAATATGAATATGATGTTCATAAACATTATGAATTAAAATTAAAAAAGACTAGTTATATAGGCAAAGGATTATGTGGATTACTTAATTTAGGAAATAAATGTTATATGAATTCTATTTTACAATGTTTATTTAATAGTTTGAAACTAACAGATTATATATTATCTACTGATTATAAAGATGATATGGATACAAAAAGTAGAAAAAATGAACATTATGTATTACATAGTTATGTGACTCTCTTAAATCATGTATGGGAATCTAATCAGTTAATTAAACCAAAAACTTTTATAGAAAATTTAAGTAAATTTCATAGAAAATATTATAGTTTACAACAACAAGATTCCCACGAGTGTTTATTATATATTTTAGATATTTTACATAAAGCTTTATCTTATGAAATTGAAGTAGATATTAAAGGTGAGGTTAAAACTCGTACTGATGAATTAATGAAAAAGTCATTAGAAACATGGAAAGCATTTTATGAAAAGGAATATTCTTTCATTATTGAAACATTTTATGGAAATTTAGTTAATAATATCAAATGCAATAATTGTAATTTTTCAGAAGAAGTATTTGAACCATATAACAATCTAAGTATTAGTATACAAGATACAACTTCTTCCTTAACAGATTGTTTAGATAATTATTTTAACAATGACCATGTTATAGATACATGGAAATGTGAACAATGTAATAATCAAGGATGTCATAAATCATCCATTTTATGGACATTACCAAACTATGTCATAATTAATTTGAAAAGATTTAAACAATCTGAAGGAGTTTCAAAAAATAATAATATGATTACGTTTCCTCTTAAAGATTTAAATTTGACAAAATATATCTCAAAAGATAAAAATGACCTTAACAATTATATGTATGATTTATATGCAGTTAATTATCATGGAGGTGACTTAAATGGAGGACATTATTGGAGTGCTTGTAAAAATTTGGATGGTAATTGGTATAATTTTAATGATGGTAATGTTTCCAAATATAATTCTTCCAATTTAGAATCTCAATTGATTACTAAAGATGCATACATTTTATTTTATCAACGAAAATTTATTAAAAAAACACTTCAAATTTAAATGAAAAATAAGCCCATTTAAGGGCTTAATTTTAATTAAATTAATTAACATGTGTAATGAAAAGTTCTTCCATTTAATTTTTTTGTGTGTACCTTCTTTCCATAAATATCTTCATCTTCCATATAAATAAAAAAATCTCTATTATAATCATTTGGTGTTATTTTTAAAAAATGTTTCATTCCAGCATGGTATTTACAAATATTAATTGCTGATTTATATAGTACCATTTTTTCAAAATCACTCAAATCTTCTATACGTTTTTCTCCATTTATTTTAGAATACCATAGAATATCACACCTTAAATAATTACCTATACCACTTAGTAAATTTTGGTCTAATAAGGCTATGGCGATTTTAGTTTTTGGTTTTTTATCAAGTCTAGAATAAAATAACTCATATGACATATTCTTATCAAATATATAAGGTCCTAATTTGTTCTCCCTGAAATAAAACTCTTCATCATTTAAACAAACAATTATACTTCCAAAATTTCGTGGGTCAACATAATATAAATTATCATTCTTTAACTCAAATTTAATTCTTGAATGTTTTTCATTTTCATCAGACCAATAACCACTCATACCATGAGTTATAACTAATCCGTATTTATTATCAAATTTAATAAAAATAGTTTTACCCTTGATAGTAATATCATTAATTTTACATGGTAAAGATTGTTTAAATATATCAAAATTAGGTAATTCTTTTTTAATATATTTACCAGACACAATTTCTATGTTACATAAGGTGTTATCATAGAAAAATTCTTTAATGAAATTATAATACTCAAGTACTTCAGGTCCTTCAGGCATTTTTATTCAATTGAATAAATTTTATATAATTTATTCAATTTTTATTATAATGTAACTTCTTCCATCTCGAGGACTTCTGCACGTTGACTTTCAACGCTGGGGGGATGATGAATTTGTGTCTCCATTCTGTCTACTTCCCGCATAGTAATTTCTGGAAATGTACTTTGTTGCATTGTACTTTGTGACGATATTAGAGAATTTTTAAGATAATATAAAATTAAAAATACTACACTAGTCCATACAATTAATTCCAAAAACCCAAAAACTGTTAAGGCAATAACTGTATCACAGTCTTCATAATTTAAGGTACAATCTTGTAATAAAAGAGCTGAAAATATATATGATATTAACCAACTTATATTTAAAAAAAGACTTGAAACAAATAAGAAATATGGGAAATACATATACCTTTCTCGTAAAGTCTCTATTGAATTATATTGGTGTAAAAAACAGGTTTCTAAAAAGCCATATACAAAAGATAAGAATGTTGTAAACCAATAAAAATAATATGTATCCTTTAATTTCAATAAAGAATAATCAATTGTATAATAGTTAAAAATGCAAATTATAGCACATAAACTAAATATAACATTGGATGTATATAGATAAAATATTGTTGAATTCATTTATAAAATACCATTTTTATAACAACTTTTCAATTTTTATGAACATAATATTTACGTTACATTTTACTTTTTAATTTCATATATAATGATAAAAAGGATAAAAATATGTCAGGAGTACAAATTAAACATTATCTTATGTTATTTAAAAATGATGACAGTCTTAATCATAAAAGAAATAAGAAAAAATTGTCTAAAAGACATATTTTAAAACGTGTCAACTTTGAATTTGTAAAATATAATGATAATTCACAATTACTCCAAACATTATCAAAAGCATTATTTCAAGCAAAGAAAAAACATGTATCTGAATGTGGAGTTATATTAGATTCGAATATTATGATTCATGATATTACATACGTTCCTGTATTTCCAAATAAATATGATGTTTTGTGTTTAGAGAGCGAATTAGAATCTTATCAAAAGACGAATGAAAAATCACTTTATTGGACAGCGACGAATATTCTAAGTTCTGGTAACTTTATAATTAATGGAGGAAGTATTGATAAAGTTTTGTCTATCATTAGTGATTCAAAATCTATGAATGAATTTTATAAAAATTTAAACAAACTTAATATATTTAGTATAACACAAACTCATTTATCAGAAAAAGATGAACATTACATACACGACCCTTTAATTATCAATAAAAAACTAAATGAACAAGATATTTTATCCTATGATTCAAAATTAGCTGAAGAATTTTATAACAAGTTTTCACAATTAAATTTAACAATAGAAAAAATTAAGTCTGTCAAAATTAAAGATGAATTTTTACCTAAAATATCATTGATTTGTCCATTTACAGATAAAAATAGATTCTTTCATACTATGTTAACCTTTTTGAAATTAGATTATCCACAACATTTATTAGAATTAGTTATTATAGATGATACTAAATCTGAGAAAGAATTAAATTTACCAGAAGATAAACGTTTTAGACTTATTAATATCAATAATACACAAGGTGAAAATCCACTTCCTTTAGGATATAAAATTAATACAGGTGTGAAACATGCTTCTAACGAATTAATTTTACACTTTTTTGATACAAATCATTACAATCTAAATTTACGTCAAGTAGTTACCCATTTTATTTTAAGTAAAAAAGAATGTATTATGTCAATTGATACGGGGTTATATAATCAAAATACTAATTCTTATACTAAACTACCGGATTTAGCAAATTGTTTATATACAAAAGACTTTTGGACAAAGTGTTCATTTGAAGAAGCATCACATAACTTTACAATTAATTCAGATTTAGTTTACAAGTGGATATCTTATAGAACAAAAGAAGTCTTGTTTTTACCATTCGTTTACATGTCATTTAAACTCATTAATCAAAAAGAGAATAATAGAGTATTTGTTGAAACATCTGAATGTACTCTTAATTTATCAACTCTTGTTGATAAAAAAATTAAAGATTCATTTGATTTATTATTTACTGCTTAAAATATTATCAACCATTGTATTAATATACGTTTCAAAGGTTATAATAAACATGTCTAAATTTTTATTCCATTTAATTTCAACATATTCTTTACATTTTATGTTGATAATTTGTACTAGAGTTTGGTACGCAATTAAATTAGATACAGTAGGATTTAAATGTCTAGCACACATTATATCGAGTAGTTGATATAATACAATTAAACTATCAATATCGGATGTTGTATTAAAAACTGGAGGAATAAAAGTTGAACCATCTTTACATTCTACTAAAAGTTTAGTAAAATGAAGCGCTATATTATTTAAAATTGATGTATAATCCATTTAATTATAATTACAAATGTTTAAATATTTTTAAATTGAACTTAACTTACGTTTTTTTCCAAAGAATGTTTCATTCTTTTGTTCTTCAACTTCTTCTATTTCTGTTGGGTCATGAACTAATTTCTTAAAATACTTCAATAATTTGACAGTCATTTTGATATCATATTCCGCAGAGTGTTCTAAATCTTCATTACGTTTTAAATTACAACTTTTACATAAATTAACTAATGATAAACTTTGTTTTTCATGTAGTTTTCCAGATAATTTCAAAAATTGAGATATAGTTACAGTATCAAGAGCATTATAACTAATATATTTACTATATTCTTCTTCAGTTAATAACCCACTTTGTTTAATAAATTTAATATCAAATTGTATATTATGACCAATAGGAATTAAACTATATTGTTCTTTATATTTTTGTAAAAATTGCAACAATTTTCTACGAGCATCTATTAAATCTATAGATTGTTGATGATGTTTAACAATATCTATTTTATTAACTTCTAAAGATTCAGGATAAATATGATACCCATTGGGTTGTCGTAAAGCTATATTCAAACAGTCGATTTCTTTTAAGTTTGAAGTTAAAATTAAAAACGATACAGTCAATAAATGACAATCGTTATTAACACCAGTAGTTTCACAATCAAATGCAATATATTTAGCAGTCATTGTTCTGTCTCTTAAAATGATGAAAAATATCATAAAATTCAATTTTAAAGAAAAAAACAAAAAATATTGCTTAATATTAATGAATGTATTAATAATTATAGTTGTACTTATAGCTATTTGTTTGTGTACAACTGGATTCTTTGATATTAAAGAGCCATTATCACAACAAGTTAACGAACTTTATGATTTATTGCAATTAATCACCTGTGAATTAGATAAACAACATACTGAATACATAATGTCTGGTGGTACCTTGTTGGGTGCTGTAAGACATGGGGGTTTAATTCCATGGGATGACGATGCTGATTTAGGTGTATTAAATAAAACACCACAAGAAGTTATAAATATGATGAAACCATTAGAGAAATTTAATATAATAGCATATGAAACTATTAAAGGTAATATAGTTGTTGTTAAATATAAAAATTCAGATGTTTCTGTAGATTTATTTATGATGAAAAAATCTAAAAATTTAACTGATAATCAAGAAACATATAGGTATTTATTCCCATATAATATTCAATACCCAAATGAATGGTTTTATGAACATGAATTGTATCCATTAAAAGATTATAAATTTGGACCATTGATTTTAAGAGGCCCAAATGATTATGAAAATTTTTTAAATAGAGCTTATAAGAATTGGACAACAACAGCAGATAAATGGAATCATCAATCTTATGGTCATGAAGTAATACATACAACAGAATTTTATCCTAAACTACCTGACCATCAATTTATTATTAAAAAATGCAATCTTTAAAATTTTATTTTGTTAGGTTATATTAATGAGTGAAATTTCAGATATAATTAAATTCGAAGATTCTTCTGAAACTATTTCAAATGATGAAATTATTAATTTTGCATTTTTGTATGATGATAAAAAACATACACTTAAAGAATTAGAAGATTCTATTATAACTAAATTAAAAGATAGTAATGATATGACAAAAATGAAAACATTTTATCTTAACCACCTTGACTTATTCGTCAAAAATCAAAATAAATTTCAAAATATCATTAGAAATAAGTTATTTTTAGACAATTATATAAGATACCGTACAGTTTTTGCGGATATTACAACATTTCTAGAAAGTTTAAATTTATATTCAACATTAAGTCCGTCCACGCCAGGGTCTAGACTTTCAACGCAACCGTCTCCTCGTACACCACAGACACCATCTACACCAAGTTCTACGTTGTCAAGTCCATCAAAAAGTTCAATAAAATCTAGATTTAGTGGGTTATTTGGTAAAACATATCCTATATTGTCTATATTTCACCAAATAGAACCCACTGAATTTGCATTAAAATGTCATCGCATGTATTTAGCATATTATTTTGTAACAGAAATGCGAGAATATCAATTTTATTCTAGAGTATCAACACGCGAGGTTGATAGATATGCTCAAGAATTCTCTAATTTTTATAATAATCTTTATCGTAAATTAGAGAGTGAAATTGAATTGTTTTGCGAGTCAAATCAATTTTCTTTATTAGCCGACGTTTTTATTATATTAACGAAATATTTTTTAGATGTTGGCAATACACCCTTAGCCCAAATTGTAATAAGTCTTATAGGTAGATTCCAGGTTTGTAAACATAAGAAAATTCATCAATTTTTAGATGAATACAATATTCATTTACCATTATCACCAGGTGCTTTGAAAGATTATAAAAAATTTACATATTTAGTTGATCCAGATTCTATTAATAAAGCTTTTATTACAGCTCAAGAAACAGAAAACAAGATTAAAACTTTTTCATTTATTCAAAAAAAGATGATTACAACTCGTGATGAGATTTTAGCTCAGCAACTCTTTTCTGTAAAGCCAAATTATGATGATTTCTTGATTTTTAATTATATTAACCCTAGAATTATTATCAAGGAAAAATTATATACATCTTCTACACCTGGTGGTATGGAATATTTATGTATTCAACAAAAATGTAAACAAGAAGGTAGTGGTTTTGATAAAAAAACAGCCAAGTATCCAAGAAAATGGAGTAAAGAGTATTGTAAAAAAACTCCATGTAAAAAAATGGGATTTTCACAAAAATCTAGTTGTAGATACTACAAAAATTGTTATAAATAATTTACCAAAATTGTTATAAATAATTTACCAAAATTGTTATAAATAATTTACCAAAATTGTTATAAATAATTTACCAAAATTGTTATAAAATAATGTCAACGTATATAATTTACTATAATTGTATACGTTAATTAAAAGTCCCATTCTGGAACTTCTTGAACAGGCTCAGATTTTGTTCTTTTACGTTTTAATTTAGGGCTTTGGGGTCTTTCAACCTTAAGTTCATTTCTTAAAGGGCTAGGTTTTTTAACTCTCTTCTCCATCTTTTTTTTAAATTCGTGCGGATTAGTAGCCTTTTTACCAACTCCACCCTTTTGTTTTTTACCCTTAGACTTAGATTTCTTAGTTTTAGATTTCTTAGATTTTTTTGGGACTGCCTTAGACTTTTTAGGTGCAGACTTCTTAGGTGCTGACTTTTTAGACTTCTTAGTTTTCTTAGGTACTGACTTTTTAGACTTCTTAGTTTTCTTAGTTTTCTTAGGTGCTGACTTTTTAGACTTCTTAGTTTTCTTAGGTACTGACTTTTTAGACTTCTTAGTTTTCTTAGACTTTTTAGACTTCTTAGTTTTCTTAGACTTTTTAGGTGCTGATTTTTTAGATTTAGACTTCTTAGACTTCTTAGACTTCTTAGCCTTAGACTTTTTGGGTGCTGATTTACGTTTTGTGTTAGATTTGGACTTCTTAGCCTTAGACTTTTTGGGTGCTGATTTAGGTCCAGATGGATGAGCAGAACGTATGTGGTCACCCATTCTCCATCTTTGCACCTTTTTTTGACAAACTGGGCATGGTATTTCTTCTAATGGATTATAAAAAGCAGGTCTATCTACATGTTGATTTTTAGCGATAGAAGAATATTGTTGAAAATTTTCCAAGAAATCATTACGACATCCAGAAATTATTTGGTATAACTTTGTAATATCTTCATTTCCTAGATTTTTATCTGGGTGATTTTTAAGAGACCATCTTAAAAAATTCTTTTTAAAAATGTCTACATCATCATTCCAAATACCTTCTTTTTGTAAATCTGCATAACATTTTGTCAAGTAATCTTTAGTTATCATATTAGCTATAATATTATGTAATATTTTTTTTATTTTTAATAGCTCAAAGTATTATTTTAATTTATTTACCTTTATTAATTAAGGACAAGTATGTCAACAAAAGTTATTGATATTTATAATACTTTAAATTTTGTAAGTGATTACAATAATGTCGGTTTAACTGCCGCTAGTAATAGATTAACTGTTGATAGTGGTGGTTTACTAACTATTTTTAACACTACTCAAAGTCAGAATAGTTCTGTAGGAGCTTTAGTATTACAAAACGGAGGTCTCAGTATTAATGCTTTGACAAATGCAACAAGTGTGTCTAATGGTGGAGCTCTTACAGTTGCTGGTGGTGCATCTATTGCTGGAGACCTTATTGTTGGTGGAAGTATCAGTTATTCTAATGCAGCTGCAGCTAGTAGCACTTTTGCTTATTTAACATTAACAGCAACTGACCAATCTATTGATATTGCAAATGGTGCTTTAGTTGTATTTGGTGGTATCAGTGTTCAAACAAGTGCTGACGCAACAAGTATAACGAGTGGTGGAGCATTAACTTTAGCTGGTGGGTTAGCTGTCTATAGTTCTATGTATGTTGGTGGAACAAGCAATTTACAGGATGTCATTGCTACAAATGTTACTGTGGATAATGTTAGTGTAAGTGATATTGTAGCCACAAATATTACTACAACAACACTCTCAGCAACTAGTTCAACCATTCCTAACTTTGTTGCTACAAATATTACTAGCACAACAGCTATTATTACAGGAGGTTTGCGTGCAACTGGTACATCAAATACTTTAGGAAGTATTTTTACAACTGGGGGAAATGTTGGTCTCGGAACAACAAGTCCATCAGCTGGTTTCCGTTTAGATATTAATGGAACACTTCGTGCAAATGCTACATCAGGAACATTTCATGATATTATTGGTAATAATACTTCTGAAGTCATAGAAATCCAAAATACAAATGCATCAGGTGGTTCAACTGTGAGATTTTTAAATAATTCTGGAACTTCTCAAGCTTCATTCGGTTTTAATAATGCTAATGCAAATGTTTTTCAAAATAGCGTATATTTACGTAGTATAGCTTCTGTTCCTATTAATATCGCTGCAGGTAATAAAACAAGTAATCCAGTTATTTTTAATGCAAGTGACAACTCCGTATCTATTACTGCTACAACAGATGCATCAGATACAAGTACTGGAGCCCTCAAAGTGTCTGGTGGTGTAGGTATAGTAGGGGACTTATATGTTGGAGGTGAAGTATATGTTAATTCTCCGATGAATGTCACTATCAACAATACAAGATACAGTTCCAATTCTAGTACAGGTGCTATGCAATTAGTTGGGGGTATTAGTATTGATGTTAAAGATACAACAAATTCAAATGCAACAAGTTATACAGCTGGTGGTGGTATAACTCTTAATGGTGGTTTAGCTGTTGCGCAAGATACATTTTTAGGTGGTATTTTAGACATACGAGGTGGTTCAAATAATATGAACCCAATTAGATTACAATCATTACAAATTTCAAGTAATTATAACAATGGTGCAAGTACGGTTATCCAATCAGGTAATGCAACTAGAGACGCGACTTCATTCACACCTATAGCTTTTTCTGGTTGGAATGACCAAGCTAATCCAAAATTAACAATTAACAGTTCTAATGTAACCATACCTACTGGCAGCAATTTAATTGCTGGTGCTAATTCTCACACAATTGGTAATATTTTTACTACAGGCGGTAATGTTGGTATTGAAACTACAGCTCCAAGTGCATCTTTAGAAATTAATACATCAAACACCTTTGGGCAATTATATCTTGGTGATTCAGTTCAAAATAGAAAACTAGTATTATGGCAGAGTGGTGGTAACACACATCAGTTCTATGGTTTCGGTGTAAATTCATCAATTCTTAGATATCAAATTTTTAATACAGGTGATGCACACATATTTTATGCTGGAGCAGGTGCTTCAAGTTCAAATGAATTAATGAGAATTACAGGTCTTGGCAATGTAGTAATTGCTGGTAGTACATCAACAACTGCTGTAAGTGCAGCCAACTTTTATGGAACTAACATGACAGTTGGTGTTCTTAATGCATCAACAGGTATCACGGCAGCTAATATTAACTTTACAGGAGAATTATATAAAAATGGAACCTTGTATGTATCTAGTCAGTGGCTTGGAACAAATGGTAACATTCTGTATTATGGAACAACTGGCAGTGGATATCTAGTAGGTATTGGAACAAGCAACCCAACATTTAATCTTGATGTGGCTGGTACGACAAGAATAACTACATCATTAACAACAGGTAGATTATTAAGTACAAATCAAACAACAACAAACGGTGTATTTACTAATTTAAGTTCTGGAATAGCTAATATATCAAATTTAACAGCTGGTAATATTAACTTTACAGGGAATTTATCACAAAATGGAGCTCCTTATATAGGAAGTCAATGGTCTGGAACAACTGGTACACTTTATTATGGTACAGCAGGTTCAAGTATGGTAGGTATTAATACAACAAATCCAGAATATACACTTGATGTAAATGGTATTATTAGAGCAACTGGTATTTCTATTTTAGGAACAACCAACTCTCTTAACTCTACAACTGGTCAATATGTTTACACCAGTATGTCTTTAACAAGCACTGAAAATGTAAGTTCGTTTACTCAAGGTGGCGCATTAACAGTTGCTGGAGGTGTTGCTGTTGGTAAAAGTATGGCTGTAGGACAATCTATTAGTTTAGGTGGTATTTCTAATGATATAGCTGCTACATTTGCAGCAAGTAATAATGTGTCAACTCCAACTGCTATAACAGGTTTAATTTTCCCAACAGCAAATATTCGTGCATTCAGTCTTAATATTCAAATTCAATTATTAGCTGGTAGTGGAAGTAATAATTTATATGCTTACTACACAATCGATGGTATACAAAATACATCTGGTTGGGCTATAGATGATACATTTATTGGAGATGTCACAGGATTAAGTTTCAGCATAGATAATACTGGTCAAATATATTATACATCTACAAACGTTGCAAATTGGATTAGTTGTACACTCAGTTATAAAGCAACTAGTTATTCTATTTCTGGTAATTATATCCAACCTGCTCCAGCAACATCAGGTAACTTCTTAGTAACACAGAATCTTACAATTCAAGGTACAACTGACGCAAATTCAGCAAGTTATGGTAGTGTCGTAACAGCTGGTGGTATAGGTGTAGGTAAGAGTGTGAACGTTGGTGGTAGTGTTATTCTGAATAATGTATGTACAACAAGTAGTGGAACGTTTGATGCAGCTAATGGTCCTGTTACACTGTCTAATATTACTGGATTAACATTTTCAACAACTGTTTATCGTTCATTTAGTATTTTAATGAGTGTAAGTGTAACTCGAAGTTCTGGCGGTAATTATAATGCACAATTTACTATAGAAGGTATTCAAAGAGATGCTGGATGGTATATTTATGTATCAAGTTTAGGTGATACTATAGATATTACATTTAATATTACTGCTGCTGGTCAATTACAATACTCTACATCTACTACTCATAGTAATTGGTTATCTACAAAACTCAATTATCAAGTTACAGCTATTTATGTGACTGGTGGGTTTAATACATTTACATTACCTGGTGGTACAACAGATATTACTCAAGCTCTTAGTATTAGTAATTCAACCGCTTCTGATAGTAATAGCACAGGTGCATTAATTGTTGACGGTGGTGTAGGAATTGCAGGAACAGTAAATGTAGGAACTGGTCTTAATACACCAAATGTAAATTTAGGTATCTCAAGTATGTTCTCTGGTTCATTTATTGCAGCAAACAATGTAAGTAGTGCCACAAATGTTACTGGATTATCATTTACAACAGCAGATATTAGATATTTTGAAGCTAAGGTTGTTATTACAATTACAAAAACAGATACAACTACACTTGATGAAATTATAAGCTTACGTGGCAATAATAATGATAGTGGTTGGCAATTATTTACAGAAAATATAGGAGATACTTCAGGTGTTGTATTTACAATTACAAGCGGTGGCCAAGTACAATATACATCAACTAATGTTGCAAGCTTTTCAAGTAGTATCTTTAGATACAGTGCACAGCAATATACTAAAACAGGCACTTATTCAGCAGTATCAAGTGGGACATCTGGTAGTTACCTTATGGATAGTATACAAGTAACTAGTACACAAAATGCTGTCTATGGTTCAAATGTAGGTGCTATACACGCATTAGGTGGTATAACTGTTGAAAAAGATGCTATTATACGAGGTAAAACATATACATATACGTATTCTGTAGTCGTACCTAATAATACTACATCCTCTAGTATAACATTATCTGTAGAAAGTGGAGCATATTTATATACTATAACCAGAAACGATAGAAATTATGCTTGGAATTTAAGTGGTATTTTATATATAAATAGTCTTAATAATAATGCGTATAATTCAACTATAGGAAGCTCTAGTGGTATGGCATTTATTTCCTGTACTACTACCAATTTTACATTTAACCCTAATTCAGGTATATATGGAGATACTTATATAATGACATTAACTAAAATAGTTTAATTTACATCTTCAATAAAATTAATAAAACTGTTAATTTTAGAGATTCAATAAAATTAACGTTTTTGTTAATTTTATTTCTTCACTTATATTAATATAAGATGTCGTTATCATCAAAAGTTAATTATTCATTAGAAGCACTATCCGGTATAACGGTAGGTAATATCAATATCACTGGTAATATCTATCAAAACAACAATCCGTATATAGCTAGTCAATGGACATCTACTTCAGGAAATGCTCTTAGTTATACGTCAGGCAATGTCATTATTTCAAGTGGGGCTTTATTAGTGTCGGAGTTAACAACTGGTAATATTAATTTTACAGGAACATTATATCAAAATGGAGCCCCGTATGTAGGAAGTCAATGGACAACAACATCAGGTAATTTATTAACTTATACTTCTGGTAATGTTCGTATTAGTAATGGAACACTATATGCTGGTGGAATTACAGCCGGAATATTATACGCTAATAATTCTCGAGTTGGTATTAATACAACATCACCTCTTTTAAATTTCGATATTCGCGGATCGTCATTTGGTATTAGACAATCAGATACATCGCCGTGGGACCATTTATATTTTTTAATTTCTTCATCAAGTGCATCTATTCGTTCTGGCGGAGCAGAATCTGGGTTATTTATAGATGTAGCTTCTGGTTCTGGATATACTTATGGAAATACAGCATATACTAGTGTAGCTACATTTACATCAAGGGGAAATGTAGGTATTGGAAATACATCTCCATCCTTTAATTTAGATGTGACTGGAACAGGAAATATTACAACTAGTTTAACGACTGGAGCCTTATATAGTACTAATTTAACGACAACAAATATTGTGGGTACAAGTATTACAGCGTCTAATATTAATGTTTCGGGAACACTAACAGTTGTAAATATTACATCTACAAATTTAATTGATACAAATATAAGTGCAGGAACATTAGTAGGTACATCAGTTAGTGTAGCTAGTTTATCAGCTTCTTCTAGTACTCTTGCTAATTCATTTGTTTCAGGTGGTTTAGGTATAGGAACAACCAATCCTAATACATCTTACAATTTAGATGTTGCTGGTTCTATTAGAAGTGGATTAAGATTAGATATTGGAGGAAATCAACCAATTTACAGTGGTAACACATTAGGTAGATTATTTATTACTGGAGCACAAAATTCTGTGACTGCTGGACCAAATATTCTTATTACAACATCTCAAGATTCATTTCCCACATACAATTTCTTAACATATGGGCATGATTCATCATGGACAATGTATGATATGTATTTTGATGGAAGTTCATTTAGAAATAGCGGAACAAGTACTGCTTTTGCAATGTTAAAAGATGGTTCAACATTAAAATGGAATTATAATTCAAGCGGTTTTAGTGCAGGAGCCGCAGCGCCAATGTCAACTAGTATTTGCATAGGAAGTGGAGGTAATGTTGGTCTTGGGGGTCAAGTTACACCTGTATATACATTAGATGTAAGTGGTGGTGCAAGAATTATTAGTGGTATTACAGCTGGTTCAAGTACATTTACAACTGTTTCAGCTGGCGATTCACAATTTAGCAATTTATCTACTGGTAATATTAACTTTACAGGAAGTTTATTCCAAAATGGTTCTGCATATATTGGAAGTCAATGGGTTGGTACATCTGGTAGTATTTATTATGGAACAGCTGGGTCAAGTACAGTCGGTATTAATACAACTGCTCCTGGTACAACACTTGATGTGTCTGGTACAGGTAGAATTACTACTAGTTTAACATCAGGAGCACTTTATAGTACTAATTTAACTACAACTAATGTTGTTGGTACTCGTATTAGTGCAGGCAACTTTGTTGGTACAACCATTAGTACAACCAATATGTATGGCTCAACAGGTACAATTAGTAATTTTGTTGGAACAAATTTAAGTGGTTCTACCCTTAATATTTCTAGTACAGGTAGAATTACTACATCTTTAACTACTGGGGCTTTATACAGTACAAATCAAACAACTACAAATATTGTTGCTACAAATATTTCATCAAGCACTCTAAATATAAGTAGTCCCACAAATGCTACAAGTGTTTCCAATGGAGGTGCACTTACAGTTGTTGGGGGTGCTGCTGTGGGTGGCGACCTTATTGTTGGTGGTAGCATTTTATATTCTAATGCAGCAGCAGCAAGTAGTACATTCGCTTATCTTACATTAACTGCGTCAGATTGGTCAACCGATATTGCCAATGGTTCATTAGTTGTTTATGGTGGTATTAGTGTACAAAACACTGCAAATGCTGTAAGTGCAACGGAAGGAAATGGTTTAACTATTGCTGGTGGTGCAGGTATAGGTGCTGATTTATATGTTGGAGGAAAGGCGAATATACCAAATGTTGTTTCTAGTAATATTAGTAGTGGGACTCTAAACGTATCGACAGGAATTACAAGTAATAATATATACTTGACTGGAGATATTACCTATAGTACTAATAATAATTATATCAATATTCCTGATAATAGTTTTATTCGTGTTGGTGCTGACCAAGTATATAAAACACATATGTTAGTTGTTGGTGATAATTATACTGATGCTGGTGGTAGAATAGTTTACAGATTTTCAAGATATACATCTTGGGAATATATAAATGGTGTAAGTGGCTCTCCCCAAACTAAAATGACATTGGTATCATCTGGTAATTTAGGTATTGGTACAACATCTCCTGTAACAACACTTGATGTGTCTGGAACTGGTCGTATAACAACTTCTCTTACTACAGGTGCATTATATTCTACAAACCAAACTACAACTAATATTGTAGCAACTTCATCTACAATCACCAATTTAAATATTCCTGGTACTCTTACTGTAGTCAATATTACATCAACTAATTTAGTTGAAACTAATATTACAACGAGTGCTTTATTGAGTACAAATATAAATACTACAACATCTACAATTGCTACACTTCTTAATACTGATACGATTTCAACTAATATTTCTAGTGGAACTATCACTGCTACAACATATACAGGAGGTATTGTTTCTGTTACATCTATTACTACAGGTACTATACGTGTTACTGGTAACGCTGATTTATCAACTGGGTTAACAACTGTTACTGATTTAACTGGTACAAATATTACATCTGGGACTATTAGAGCATCTACTCTTATATCTACATCTAACTTATCAACTAATAATTTTAGTGCTGGTACTATTCGTGCAACTACCTTAATAACTACTTCTAACTTATCTACGAATACCAGTACAATCGCTACACTTCTTAATACAAATTCAGTTTCAACAAATATTTCTAGTGGAACTTTAAATCTTTCAACAGGAATAACCTCTGCAAGTGCTCAAATTACTAATTTAAATGCTACAATATCTACGATTGCTACACTTCTTAATACAAACGCAGTTTCAACAAATATTTCTAGCGGTACACTAACACTTTCAACAGGTATAACTTCCGCAAGCGCACAAATAACTAACTTAAATGTTACAAATGCTACTGTAGGTGCACTTCTTAATACTGATACGATTTCAACTAATATTTCTAGTGGAACTATCACTGCTACAACATATACAGGAGGTATTGTTTCTGTTACATCTATTACTACAGGTACTATACGTGTTACTGGTAATGCTGATTTATCCACTGGTTTAACAACTGTTACTGATTTAACTGGTACAAATATTACATCTGGCACTATTAGAGCATCTACTCTTATATCTACATCTAACTTATCAACGAACATAATTACAGCTGGTACATCTAGAATAACAACGAGTTTAGTAGCAATTGGAAATTCAAATACGTTAGGAAATATTTTTACAACTAATGGCAATGTAGGTATTGGTACAACTTCTCCCTCATCGTTGCTTCATTTATTTAGTAATTCAAATACAAGAATAAATATTGATGCTCCGTCATCTGCAAATTCAGGATTTTCATTACGTAGTGGAGGGGTAGAAAAAAGCGTAATTTGGAGACCCAGTAATACGGATGATTTTGCTATATGGATGTCTGGAACTAATTCAAATACATTATATATTAAAAATACAAATGGTAATATAGGTATTGGAACTACAAACCCATCATTTACACTTGATGTTAATGGAACAATTGATGCAAGTACTTATGTTACTACAGGTGCGTTGTATAGTACAAATCAAACAACAACTAATATTGTTGCTACAGCATCTACAATCACCAACTTAAGTATTCCTGGTACTCTTACAGTAGTAAATATCACATCTACTAACTTGGTTGAAACTAATATCACAGCAGCAACAATTATCGTTACTGGCGGTTCATTAAATGCTACCTTTAACTCAAATACCATCGGTAGTATCTTTACTACAGGAGGAAATGTGGGTATTAATACATTAACACCAAGTGCTCCTTTACATATTACAAGAAACGTTGGATTTGGTTCTGTAAATCCTTTAATAACCTTAACAGCCTTAACTGGTACAGATATTGGACCGGCACTTGGAGGTGGTTCAGTTAATTTAGAAGTAGGTGAATCTGGTGGAAATGTTACTACATATAATGCAGGTAAAATTGTCTGGGGGTCAATAGATAGTTTATATGGACCGGTTGGAGAATATAATGGTTTAATAATTATCCAAACTGCTAATAATAGAACTCTTGGTAATTTACTAACTTTAACGGGTAATCAACGAGTTGGTATTAATACAACAAATCCTGGGTTTGATCTTGATGTTAATGGTACAATAGATGCTATCACATATACTGGTGCTAACCTTGCCATTACATCGGCAACAGCTGGTACGATGATTGCTAATGATTCCCTAAGTATCGGCGGTATTAGTTCTTTCTTTACTGGTAGTTTCTCAGCTAACAATAATGTAGCGTCTGCAAGCAACGTAACTGGTTTATTATTCCCTTCAGCAAGTGTCCGTTCCTTTGTAGCAACTCTTAATATTAATGTATCAAAAGCCGGTGGTAACTTGAATGAAATGGTAACACTTGAAGGTGTTCAAGGAGATTCTGGTTGGATATTATTTGACTCCAGTTTAGGAGAAGATACAGGCTTAGTATTTACAATAGATTCAACTGGTCAAGTTCAATATACATCTATAAATCACATATCATGGACTTCTACAACTATTCGATTTGAGGGACACTACTACACTCTTGCTGGAACTTATATACCTACTGCATTACCTACAACAGGAAATGTATCAATTACAGGAGACCTAAGTATTTCTTCAACAAAAGACGCAACAAATACAAGTTCAGGAGCCTTAACTGTTTTGGGTGGAGCTGGTGTATCCAAGAGTTTACTAGTTGGTCAAAACTTAAATGTTGGAGGTGTGTCAAATACCTTTACAGGAAGTTTTGCAGCTGCAAATAATGTTGCTGCAGCAACAAATGTTACAGGATTCTTAGTACCAACTGCTACATTCAGTTCATTTACAGCAAGTGTTAACGTCCGTCTTCTTACAACAACTACAACACTAAATGCACAATACCTATTTGAAGCAACACAAACAACATCAGGATGGTTACTTAATGACACCTCTCTAGGTGACTCAGTTGGTCTCACATTTACAATTACATCAGCTGGTCAAATTCAATATACATCAACAAATGTGGCTAACTGGCAAAGCACTACAATTAACTATTCGGTCACAGCAATCAGTATTAGTACAGGTTTTACAGCTGTTCTACCAACAAGTGGAAGTGTAACTATTTCAGGTAATTTAACAATTGATAGTACAACCGACTCAAGCTCAACAAGTTCTGCCTCTCTTGTTTTGGCTGGTGGAGCTGGTATTAATAAGAGTTTACTTGTTGGTGGAAACTTTAATATTGGAGGTGTTACAACGCAATTTGCCGGAACATTTAGTGCAGCTAATGGTGTATCTGGAGCAACATTTACAGGTTTATCTTTCCCTAATGCAACTATTCGTTCATTTACTTGCACAATCAGTATTAGGGTAGTAAGCAACGTTAACTATAATACACAGCATACAATCGATGGTATTCAAACAGCTACTGGTGGATGGCAAATAAGTGACTCTCAAATTGGAGATGCTTCAGGAATTACTTTTGCAATTAATTCAGCTGGACAAATCACATATACTTCCCCAACATTTACAACTTGGACAAGTACAACAATGCATTACAACGCTGTTGCATATAATATTTCAAGTAGTTACACTCCTATTCCAATGCCAACCGGTGGTAGTTCATCAGTCGCTGGTTCACTTGTTATTCAAGGTACAGATGAAGCAAGTTCCACGAGTTCTGGAGCATTAAGTGTTAGTGGTGGTGTTAATGTGCAAAAGAATTTAATTGTAGCCGATAATTTCTTTGTTACATCTGCTGGTAATGTAGGTATTGGTACAAGTAGTCCTCAAAGGTCATTACACGTAGCTGGTCAATTTATGAGGCTAAGTAGTGGCAGTGGAGCTAGTTATGGTGAATTTTTTGTCGATAATTCGGCTATGACGATATTAGGTAAAAATTCTGGAAGTTTAATTTTAAAGTCTCAAGGTAATTGGGTAGATGAAGGTGTATTTATTCAAAATACAAATGGTTCTACAATTTTATCCGCACTTCAAAGTGGAAATGTTGGTATCGCAACTACAGCACCTGCATATACATTAGATATAAATGGAAATCTAAGAGCAATAGGTAATGCATTTTTAACATCAACAACAAGTATTTTTAATACAGTTAATACCTATTCTCTTACTTCAGGTGCACTAAATGTCACAGGTGATATTGTTCTTTCTGGAAGTGAACTTATGTTTACCCAGACTGGTGTAGCTGTACCTACAATGAATGGTAGAAGTGCTGGAACAAAAATGGTACTTTATCCAGGAAGTAGTGCTAGTACTGGTGATTATGCCATCGGTATAGAAACAAATAATACGTGGTTTCAAGTACCGAATTCTAATAGTGGTTATAAATTCTACCAAGGAACAACGAGTAGTATGGTAATAGCAACTGGTGGTAATGTTGGTATTGGTACCACGGCACCCAGTAGTAACTTGACTATATCTACTAATGGTGCTGGTCCACAAGTAGCAATGTACCCACAGTCAAATGGTGGTGAAACATCTATGTCTTTTTATAACAATAATATAGCCTCTGGTAATACTACTAGATGGGTTGCCGGGCATAACGTAACTGTTGGTATTGGTAACTTTGGTTTTTGGAACAGTTCATTTAATGCTCCTGTTATGGCATTAACATCTACTGGTAATGTTGGTATAGGTACAACTGCTCCTGCAACATCATTACATGTCAGTCAATCTGGTGGAACAGCAAGTATGTCTATTCAAAATAGATCTAGTACAGGTAACTCTAGTATTGACTTCTTTAATCATGGCGGCTCTTATATTGGTTCAGTTGGGTTTGGTAACACATCGAGTTCGAGTGGAACTCAATTTGGTAATAAATTATTTTTGTATCATAATAACCAAGATGCTGTATTTATTGGTAGTAGTACAACAGAGAGAATGCGTATTACAGCATCTGGTAATGTTGGTATTGGAAATACTGCACCAGCTTACACGTTAGATGTCAATGGTACGGCTAGATTTTCAAATGGTATTACAGGTATCCCTCATTTTAATTATTTCACTAGTGCTGCACAGAATGTTGCATATCCAAACACTGCATTAACTGGTGGTAGCGTTGTAGTAGATAATGCTTCAGGATTTAACTCTACTACAGGCAAATACACAATACCAAGAACTGGTGTTTATTGTATTAGTTATAACGTACGAGCTAACGACTCTACAATAGACCAAGCTATTGTTTGGGCGTTTACACGTTCAGGTAGTACTACTTCTAGCTCTGATGTTTGGATACCAAGAGACCCAAACAATAGACGTAATGCATCATTCAGTAGAATAATAAATATGATTGCTGGAGATTTAGTATTTGTTACAAATAGTAATAATAGTGTTAATACTTTAAATTTAGGTAATGTAGATATGTCAATTTATATGATTTCTGTTTAATTTTAATTTAATTTCTATCATTTAATTTCTATAGTTATAGTATTATAGATGTCTACATTACGACAATTTAACACGCCTATTAGTTTAAGTAGTGCGGCTTTATCTGCAACTCATAATTCTAATACTGTAGCCAATATATTCACAACTGGTGGTAATGTAGGTATTGGTACAACATCTCCTGTTTCTACATTAGATGTGGACTGCTGCTGAAAATGGAGCATATAATTGGAAATTCCAAGTTTATATCAAAATTTAGTTAATTTCTCTTAAATTTTTGACATGTTTTTCGGTCATTTAATTTCTATACTTATATTAATAATTAAGTATAGATGTCTACTTCTAAACTTTTTGGTAAAAATATTCTTATCACTTCAACAACAGAAGCAACGTCTAATACTGTTGGTGCTTTCTCTACTCTTGGTGGTATTAATGTAACTAAAACTATTCTTACTGCTGGAGGGATTAACTCAATTTCAAACACCAATACTTTAGGAAGCTTATTCACTACCGGTGGTAATATAGGCATCGGTACTACTGCTCCTAGTCAAGCACTTGAAATTAACGGTAATTTAAATTTTACAGGTAATTTATATCAAAATGGTTCAGTTTTTAGTGGAAGTACCCAATGGGGTTCCACAGGTGCTAATATTTATTTTAATACTGGATACGTAGGTATTGGTACAACTGCTCCAAGTTTTAATTTAGATGTACGTACATCAACAAGTAGTACTTATGGATATACTGGTAATTTTATTTCTACTGGATTAACCTCTGGACAGCAAAATGGTATAGTTATAGGTAAAACAAATACTGCTAATAATGCAGTAGAATTACGTCATTTTCATGTTTCAGATGGTTCAAATCAAAATATGTTACGTATTGGATCTGTAGGTAGAGATAATATGATGGTTGTAAGATACGATGGAAATGTCGGTATTGGTACAACTGCTCCAAATTCTACATTAGATGTCAATGGGACGATAACTTTATCTAATTCTTTGTCGCAACTAACTCAAAGTAGATTGGCATTTCTTAGTCCAACAGATAATTTTATTTACAATGCAGGTACTGTTGGTCATTACTCCATTACATATAATTCTGAAGCAGGTAATATAAATGGACCTGTCGGATATATGACTGGATATGGTGGACTACGATTTTTTACACAAGGTACACCTAGATTAAATGTTGATTTTTCTGGTAATATAGGTATAGGAACAACATCACCTTCAGCAAAATTAGATGTAAATGGAAGTTTTGAAGCAACTGGTAGCTTACATACTATCGGTTCTCTGTTTATTAGTGGAGGTAATGTTGGTATAGGTACTACTTCACCGAAACAAGCTTTACAAGTTTTAGGTGGATTAATGGTTTCTACATTTAATCCTATAGTTGAACAAGGTGCTTATATTCAATGGAATAGAACTAGTGGTGCAGGGGAGACATGGTTGATTAATCAACGTGGAGCTGGTACGAATGATTCTATTCGTCTTGCATCAGCAGCCACAAATGGAAGTACAGTAACAGAATGGTGGAGGTTCCAGAGTAATAATTTGTATAATATGGTAGGAGGTAATATTTTTATTGACAGTGCTGTAGCTAGTAGTCAATTTATTTTTGGATATAATACACCTAAATCTTCAACGCAAGAAGATAGATTAGCTGTTTATAACAATGTAACAGATAGAAATTTAGCATTCAGAGTTACATCTAAAGGTACAAGTAGTGGTACTGATTTCGTTGAATCTACTGTACCTTTTAGAGCAACCTTTAATTCCAATACAGTAGGAAACTTATTTACAACAGGTGGTAATGTAGGTATTGGAACTGGGACTCCAGTAACTGCTTTACAAGTAAATGGTTCTATTAAAAGTACAATTCCAAGTTGGTCTGTTTATATTTTCGGTAGTACGAGTCCAACAGCAACTGTTATATTAACATATAATGCAACAAATGTATCTGCTCAAAATATTACTGTAAATGCTGGAACCGGTCGTATTACATGTACTGTAGCTGGACGTTATTATGTTTCATTTACGGCTTTTGCACACAATGATTCTACTACAGCTACACAAGTATATATACAAAAAAATGGTTCAAACGTTGCTAGATTTTATAATAGTAGTAAGGTTGCTGGTCAATATGGACCAAGTACCTCTATAAGTGTATTAGTAGATTTAGCAGTAAATGATTATTTAGAAGCATCTCTAAGTTTAGGTACAATTCATGGTAATGATAATATGTATTTCATGGGTTATATGATTGGTTAGATTTCTGACAATTAATTTCTATCATTAATTTCTATCAATTAATTTCTATACTTATATTAATTATAGGTATAAATGTCTACTAGAATTATTAGTAAAGATATTCGTATTACCTCTTCAAGTGAAGCTTCTTCAAATACAAATGGTACTTTATCTACATTAGGTGGGATAAATGTAACTAAACAAATTTTAACATCTGGTGGAATTAATTCTGTATCAAACACAAATACTTTCGGTAATTTATTTACGACAGGTGGTAATATCGGTATTGGTACAACTGCTCCTATTCAAAAATTACAAATTTTTGGAGATGTTAATTTAAGAGGTAGTTTTTTTCAAAATGGTAGCATTTATACTGGTATTACACCATGGTCAAATACAGGTTCAAATTTATATTTTAATAATGGAAACGTAGGTATAGGGACTTTAACGCAATCGTATAGTCTTGATGTACGTACATCAATAAGTAGTTCCTATGTTTATACTGGTAATTTTATTTCTACTGGATTAACCTCCGGACAGCAAAATGGTATAGTTATAGGAAAGGCAAATACTGCTAATAACGTAGTAGAATTACGTCATTTTCATGTTTCAGATGGTTCAAATCAAAATATGTTACGTATTGGTACTTCTGGAACAGATAATAGAATGATAATTAGGTATGATGGTAATATTGGTATCAATACAACTGCTCCAAGAACAAGTTTAGAAATGAGTGGTGGAAATCTTTTAATATCAAATACAACTGGAAGACTAGCATTTTATAGTGGAACAGATAATTTTATTTACAATGCAGGTACTGTTGGTCATTACTCTATTACATATAATTCAGAAGCAGGTGTTCCACAAGGACCTGTAGGATATATGTCTGGATATGGTGGACTACGGGTTTTTACACAAGGTGCACCTAGATTAAATATAGATTTTTCGGGTAATATAGGTATAGGAACAACATCACCGTCAGCCAGATTAGATGTAAATGGAAGTTTTGTAACAAGAGGTATTGTTAATACAGTAGGAACGTTATTTGTTAGTGGAGGAAATATGGGTATAGGTACAGTAGGTGCACCAAAACATGCTTTACATGTTGGAGGAGGTGGATTGATGATTTCTTCAAATAATCCTATTGTTGACCAAGGCGCTTATATTCACTGGAATAGAACTGGTAGTGGAGGAGAAACTTGGTTTATTAATCAAATTGGGGGTGGTTTCAACAATTCTATACGATTTGCATCAGCAGCTACAAATGGAAGTACAGTAACAGAATGGTGGAGATTCCAGAGTAATAATTTATATAATATGGTTGGTGGAAATATATATATAGATTCCAGTGTAGGAAATAGTCAATTTATTTTTGGATATAATACACCTAAATCTTCAACGCAAGAAGATAGACTTCAAATATATAATAATGTTAGTGACAGAAATCTACCATTTAGGGTTGGGTCTAAAGGTACAAGTAGCGGAATAGATTATGTTGATTCGATTGCAGCATTTGTAGGGAGTTTTAATTCCAATACAGTAGGAAACTTATTTACCACAGGTGGTAATGTAGGTATTGGAACTGGTACTCCAGCAACTGCTTTACAAGTAAATGGTGTAATCAAAAGTACAATACCAAGTTGGTCTCTCTATATGTCTAATGGGACTGCTATAGGTTCTGGGTCTGTTGTAACATATAATGCAACTACAGTTACGTCTCAAAATATTACGGTTAATTCTGGTACCGGTAGAGTAACATGTACTGTAGCTGGGCGTTATTTTGTGACATTTTCTGCTTTCGCTGATAATAATTCAGCAACGACAATAGAAATATGGCTACGAAAAAATGGAACCAATGTAGCTAGAGCATGGGATGATAGTAAAGTAGCTAATCAATGGGGTCCTAGTTTAACTATTCGAGTTTTAGTTGAAATGGTTGTAAATGATTATTTAGATGTTTTTGTAACAAATTTAGGAAATGGAGCATCATTACATTTTAATGATAATATGTATTTTATGGGATATATGATTGGTTAGTATACTCTTTAAAATTAAGACAGTTTCAGGATAATTTAATTTCTATACTTTTAATTTCTATCATTTAATTTCTATACTTTTAATTTCTATCATTTAATTTCTTTAGTTATATTAATAAATAAAGATGTCTACATTACGACAATTTAACACACCAATTAGTTTAAGTAGTGCTGCTTTATCTGCTACACATAATTCTAATACACTTGGTTCATTATTCACTACAGGTGGAAATGTAGGTATTGGTACAATTTCTCCTTTAGCTAATTTAGAAATATCTACACTTAATTCTACTACATTATCTTTACATGCAGCTACAACTGGTACTAGTATGTGTAGTATAGAATTAAATAGAAATACTAATATATTTGGAAGTGACCCCAATAGAGATTATAGATTAACCAATAGTGGAGGTCAATTTTTAATACAAGAGGGTATATCAACTACTATAGGAACTTTATTTGCACTTTTTGATGACCTCATAAGTTATCGCCCTTTAAGAATTATATCATCGAGTGGTTCTTCTTTGGGTGCAGCTTTACAAGTTAATCATAACACTCTTCACCCTATGAATGGTTCAGTTACTCCTAATAATGCCTTTGGTATAAGAGTATCAGGTAGTACTTCTGGTATTGGAACAACTGGATGTAGTTGGATTTTCTCACAAAATGAAGATTTAGGATTATCATTATTTTTACATCAAGCGTCAACAAATACATACTTGCCAACTACAGGATTTACTATTAGTACAACTGGTAATATTGGTATCGGAACAACTTCACCATCTTATACATTAGATGTTAATGGTAGTAGCAGATTAGAAAGTGTTAATTTTACTAGTACATCTTTAAATTTTACAAAATTAAGTGGTTCTTCTCGCACAGCTATTACTAATATTCAAACTACCACAAATACAACGAATCGTATGCAATTATATATGTATGGTAAACCAGGTGATTCAAATCAAAGTTCACTAGATATTAGTTCACAAACTAAAGGCATGTATCTAATTACTACAGAAAAAAGTGGTACTCCTCCATTTTATCCATTATCTTTAGGTATAAATAGTATTGAATATTTAACTGTAGCAACCACTGGAGATGTAGGTATCAATACTACTGCACCATCATTTAACTTAGATATCAATGGTAGTACACGAATAGGTAACTCTGCCTCTAATTCTCTTCAAAATTATGATAATCTTATTTTAACCCCATTATCTGGACACACAGTAACTGAAATATCATTTAATCCTGCACCTGGACCTTTTAGAAATTGGATTTATAGTAATAGTCCACTTGGTATGGCTATAGGAGGTCATGGTGGATTAGCTTTCCAAACTGGACCAAGTGGTGGTAGTGTATCTACAAATATGTTTATAACAACTAGTGGAAATGTATGTATTGACACAACAACTCCTAACGCAATTTTAAATATCGGAAATGGAAATCCTGCTCTAAGTGTTACTACAGCTAACATTGCTTTTTCATATTGGGCTGGTGGGTATAATCATTATATTACTTCAAGGCATAAAAATACAACATCTAGTAATCAAAATGCACTAGATTTTTGGTTAAATGATAGTACATCTGCAAATGCAAGTTCTAGTCCAAATGTTGGCAATGTAATTGGAATGTCAGTTACAGCAACGGGTGTTGGTATTGGTACCACTGACCCCTTATATAGTTTACAAGTCGATGGAAATGTAGCATTAAATGTTATGCCAGGTATTAATTCTGTAGGTTCAATTAAGATTGGACGTCAAGATTTTAATGCTAGATGGCATATGATAAATTGTAATAATGGTACTACAGCAAGTTTAAATACTATGATATTTAATTTACATGATGCAGTTACATCCACTTCAATTACACCTGTGTTAGCATTAAGAGGTGATGGTAGGGTAGGTATTAATGTAACAGCTCCAGCATATGCTCTTGACGTTAACGGGACTATAGATGCATCTATATATACTGGTGGTAGTATTTCAGTTACTAGTATTACTACAGGTACTTTACGATTAACTAGTATGACTGCCACCAATATATTAATATCAGGTAATGTAGACGCTAGTGGACAATTTTTAGGTCAAGCTAACGATACTGTTACGAGTGCATCTTTCAGTTGGACTGGAGATACTAATACAGGAATATACAGACCATTAGCAGATACAATTGGGTTTGTTACAAGTGGTGTAGACAGATTTAGATTAGCATCAAATGGTAATCTATTAATGGCCGGTGCAGCCAATAATAATTATGGTATCAATATGCCAACAGGAGGTTATGGTATTCATTGGCAAACTGGGAGTAGTGGAGTTTCACGTATTTATGACGACGGAGATTTACGTATTTGTACAGATGATAATATGCGTTTTTATACTGGTTCAAGTGGTTCAACACCAGGTACAGAAAGAATGACACTTAATTCAACTGGTGTAGGTATCGGTACAAATGGTCAAGTAAGTACACTTTGCCTTAATGGTAATGCTGTAGGTAATGGCGTATTACAAGTCGTATCTATATCAAATACTATTAATAGTGGTAGAAGTCAAGACGGTGCATCATTTAGAGCATGGAATGATGGAAATATCATTATTGATTTTTATAACAGTGCTGGTACTAGTAGAGGAACTATTTATGGTAGCGGTTCAGGTGCTGTCACTTATAATACTAGTTCTGATAGACGTTTAAAGAAAGATGTAATCAACATGAGTAGTGCTATAAATTTGATTAAACAAATGCGTCCTATTGAGTTTACCTGGATTTCTGATAATAAAGTTGATTTTGGATTTATTGCTCAAGAAATTTACGAACTCTTCCCTAGAATGCGCCCTAATTTCTCTAGTTATTCGCATTGTGAATGCGATACCACAGACATCTCTAATGGTATTTTATGTAGTTGCGAAGAACATAACCACGATGAACCACTTGATAAAGATGGTAATCCGTTATATTATGGTCTTGATTATGGTAGATTTACACCATATCTTACTAAAGCTCTTCAAGAAACAATATCTGAATTAGAAACTTCGCAACAAACAATTCAAAGTCAAGCAATGATAATATCTCAACTTCAATCACAAATTTCTTCGCAACAACAACAAATTAATGATATTTTAACTAGACTTAGTTAAATTTTTTACTTTTCATTTAATTTCTGTTCATTTAATTTCTATAGTTATATTAATATAGAAATGTCTAAAACGTTTAATAAAGATATACAATATATATTTAATCCTCAAATTACTTTACCTACATCAAGTGGATTAACTATTACTGGTAATTCTAATACTATTGGTAACATTTTTACAACTGGGGGTAATGTAGGTATTGGTACTACTAGTCCAAGCTTGCCTTTTTCAGTTGTTGGTAGTATGAATAATAATAATTTAGTATATTTTAAAAATTCTAATACAAATGGTACAACTGCCATACAATTAGAAAATGCAAATGGAAATTCTGCCTTTATTGGTATTAGTAGTACAAGTAATTCCTTAACATTATTTAGAAATAGATTATTTTTACAGTCTCCAACTGACACAGTATTTACAGTAAATGGAATTAATACAAACGGAGTATTATTTATACAAACATCTGGGAATGTAGGTATTGGTACAACAGCTCCAGCACATAAATTAGATGTTAATGGTACTATAGATGCAACTACATACACTGGAAGTAATATTATGGTTTCAGGTAGTATTGGTAGTTTAGGTAGTATCGACGCTGGTTCACAATTTCTAGGACAACCTAACGACGGTGCAACTTCACCATCCTTTAGTTGGACAGGAGATACAAATACTGGTATGTACAGACCATTAACAGATACACTTGGATTTGTTACTAACGGTACAGAAATAATGAGATTATCGAGTGCAGGGAATGTAGGTATTGGTACAACAGCTCCATCAGCTAAATTAGACGTTTTTGGTACCATAGAAGGTATTACTTCCCTTAATACTAATTTTTCTGCACCTAACACTCTTCAAAATACTGCAAGTATTAATAATCCATCTGTATTAGCATTGCTCGCACCTAATATGCCAACATCTGGTACTACTAATTTTTTTACAGGTCGAGCGCTATCTAATTATAATGCATGCGATGTTCAATACGCCTATGTAGGTACTGGTTCAACGCAAAATTCTATGCGTTTAGGCTTTTATGGCCAACCAACTTATAACATGTCGTTATTAGGAAATGGAAATGTAGGTATTGGTACAACTGGTCCTGTGTATACATTAGATGTTAGAGGTAGTCTTCGCTCTACTGGTGATATTTTTATCGGTGATGGGACTAATGCAGAAGCTATAACCCTATGGGATATCCCAGGTGCAGCCTGGCAATTATCTACAGGCGATTATAAATTAAGTATACAAAATGGAACAGGTGGTAGTACTATGAATACACGTGTTACTATAACGTCTATCGGTAATGTAGGTATCGGTACAAATGCACCTGGTGCTAAATTATCAGTGGACTTTAATGGTATAACGCAAAATCAAAATGTATTAGGATTACATACAAGTAATACAGGAACTACAGATTATAATTTAATTGAAGCAGGTCATGGTGCATCTACAAGTTTTGTTTTAAAAGGAAGTGGAAATGTTGGCATCGGCACAACTGCGCCTGCTTACAAACTACATATTGTAGATAATACTTCAAGTCCATTCCCACTTTGGTTAGACGGTAGTAGCAAAGCAGTCAATAATGGAATTCAAATTAATTCAAATACTGGTGGAGGATATGTATCATTTATAAATTTTAATAATAATAATATCGTATCATCTAATACTCTATTACAAATAAACACTACTTCTACACTAACTACTGCGTTACAACCAAATGGCGGTAACGTCGGTATTGGTACAACATCTCCTTCAGCTCCTTTACATGTAAAGGCTACATCTAATATATCTCCTGCAAATAACGGTATTTATTGTTATAATCCTACTAATTCTGCTAATCAACATGCTGTTGTATCTGTTAGAACGGGGGGAGCAGCTTCCGGTAATCCTTATGTCTCTTGGGATATTGATGGTGTATCTGGCTGGTCTATGGGTATAGATAACAGTGATGGAGATAAGTTAAAAATATCTGGTGGATGGGATACATTATCTTTAACTAAAATGACTTTTTCAGGTAATAATGTGGGTATCATGACAACAGGACCAGCATATACACTCGATGTTAATGGTACAATAGCTAGAAGCGGTGTTCGTTTGCCACGTTTTGATAATGGAAGTTTTTCAGGTTCAAGCTCCTTCAGTATCCCTATTCTGTTTAATGATACAAACTATAATTATTGTGAAATTAAAGTAAGATATGTGGTCGGTACAACAAATATTACTATGAATCTAAGTGCTACAAGTTATGCCAGTGTAGCCATGGCGTTCAGTGAATGTGCATTGACTACAGTTAAATGGAATGCTCAAAGTACACCAGATTACCAAACATTTACATCTACAACATCTGGGGTTTTTGCAGTAAGTGTCGAATCAGCTGGAATTGATAATAATATAATATTTAGAATTGTTAGATCATCTGGTGGAACTACAGCAGGTCTCAGAAATCATTACAGTTATGACCATACTTATTGTTGGGCTGGTGTAGGAACAGCACGTGGATATGGTCAAGGGCATATTGATAATGCTTCAGTAGGTGGTTCACCCTTACAATTTATTACATTTACTTGCAGTAGTGGTACTGTTTCAGGAACATATTCAACTGTTCATTCATATTAAAGAAAATGTCATTAATTTAACAAGTTTCATTTAATTTCTTACAAGTTTTCTTTCTTTTTTATTTCTTTACTTATATTAATAAGTATAGATGTCTCAATCTAAAAGTACAAGTCATGTTTTTGGTGCAATTGATATTATGCACTTTGCTGACCTTAATAATAAACGTATTACAGGTCTTGCAACGCCTATAAACCAAAATGACGCTGCTAATAAAGATTATGTCGATAATACAGTTGTTGCTAGTAATTTAACAGGAGGTGTAGGTATAACTGTTAATACTGTAAGTAACACTATTAATGCTAACCCTAGTCAAACACAAGTTGTAGCCCTTGGAACTATTCAAACTGGAACATGGACAGCAAATACTATCCAAATTCCTTATGGTGGTACCGGACAAACTAACTTTACCGTCAATAAACTTATTTTTCACAATAGCGCTAATAAATTAGCATCTGTACCAGAATTTACATACGATTCATCCACTATAAACAGTTCTATACCCATTGTTTGTTCAAATCAAACTGATACTGGAAGTGAATTATCAAGCACTGGTAGTTTAATTGTTCAAGGCGGTACTAATATTGCAAAAAATCTCTATGTCCATGGAAATACTGTCCTTCACTCTAATCTTACAGTGGGCAATCTGCATATTAATGGTAGTTTAGGTCTCAATGCTGTAGCAGCAAATAATGCAGAATATTTTAATATCACATCTGGTGGACTTGTTGTAACAAGTTATTTTACATCTAATTCAAGTAACTCACTTGCACTTTATTCTACAAATACAACCCTCGCCAATGCTGTTATTATTTCAAATACTACAGGTAACGAACTTATTACTAATACTCTTTCAGTACCTAATTTAGGTATTTTTGGTAGTATTAATAGTTCTTATATATCCAATGGTAGTTTAATCACTTTTTCAAGTTACACAACTAATACAAGTTCAGCAAATACAACAATAAGTAATTTACGTGTCGGCTCAGCCATTATAACAAATCTCAATATTACAAATACAACCAACCAAAATTTACTTGTACCTATATTATTAACTGCTCAAAATGCAAATATATTTACTATGACAAATACGCACGGTTCATTAACAAATATTACAAATACTAATTTAATTAGTACAAACTCAACAATTACTAACATTATTCATACCAATATTACAAGTAATTCAGGATACATTAATACAATCAGTAGTGGAAATATACATGGCAGTGATACGTTAACATTTGCGAATGCAACTGTAAGTAATATTATTGCAACTAACTTGACTGCAACAAGTACAACATTCACAAATACTAGTATAGGGACTTTAAGAGTAACAGGTCATGCTAATATGAATACTATTAATTTAACAACTATTACAACTTCTAATATTCAACTTACTAATTTATTTACGTCTAACTTAAATAATCAAACCTCTACTACAATTGGTACTTTAAATGTAAGTGGATTATCTATATTTTCAACAACAAATAGTTCTAGTATGTCTACAGGTACACTATTTAGTAATATTTCTCAAAATGTAACTAGTTCCGTTGGAACTTTAAATGTTGCTAACAATATTAATAATTCTGCAGGAACTATTATTACAAATAATATTACAAGTAGCAATATGTATGCTAGTAGCTTAATGCATACATTCAATTTAATTTCTACAAATATTAATGCTCAATCAGTCTCTACAGATATATCGATTAATAGTACAGTTTTATCAAGTAATATCAGTAGTGGTACTGTCAATATTAGTTCCTCTCTAACAGTACCTAATTTTAGAAACACTAATTCAACACAAACTAACATATTTATTACAAATGAAACAGTTAGTAATTTACGTGTAACATCAAATACCACGACCAATACTGTTATTACTAATTCCACAACATCTAATGCTTTTACACTTAATAATAATTCTACTAATACTACAATATCTAATGCTTTAATATCAAAACAACTAGTTATTCAAGGTAGTTATCAAGGAACTCCTCAATTAACATCTGGTTCATTCTTTACAGTACTACCATCTACATTCATTAATAGTGTTACAGCATCTGGTGGTAATGTTAACAGTTGGTTCCCTAACTACATTAACGTTTCAACCCTATCAGCTGTCAATGACTCTATTACAACAAACAAAGTAGCTAATTTATATATTAAATCTAATGTTTTAGTAGCTGGTAGTCAAACAGTTAATTACAATTCAGGATTAACATTAGGATACGTATCAAATATTACATCTGGTAACTTAAATACACAATTAAGTTTCGAACGTTCTGATGGGTTACCTATTAGTGGTATTTATACAGAAAACTTTACAAATAAATTAATTATTATGAATGGTAGTTTGGTAGGAGGTTCTGGTATAGGTATAAACACTGTTAATAACACACCTATCGTCTTTAGTCATATTCAAAGTTCTACAAGCAGAGACCAAGTTCAATATGCTAGATTCCTTGGGACAACAAGTACATTTTATTCTACAGAAGAATCAGAATCAATTACATCAGGTGCTTTAGTTATTAATGGTGGCTTAGGTGTAGCTAAAAATATTTCATCAGAAAGTATTAAAACACAAACATTAGAAACATACGGAGATGTTACAACAGGAAATCTCCAAGTTAATGGTAATATAACAATGACAAATGGTACATTAACTCAAACTGGATATGGTGTATTTAGTTTAATCACTACAAGTCATGCTACAGGTACAACAGACATAGATTTTACTAGTGGTAATTTCGCATCAGGTATTAGTAGTAATGTCCAACCATTTACTATTGGAGCAGGAATTGTATTAGATAATGTTATTACATTTCAACATGCTGGTATATATAATGTTAGCTTACGTCTGAATAGTAATACAACAACCACTGCCCCGACATTAATTCAGACACACATAAACAAGTTTGCTGGTGGTAATTGGCAAGTATATCAAACGTGTTCACAAAAAATTACATTTGAATCAAATACTGATATTGTTAGTCAATTTATGATTGATATCCAAGCTAATGAACATATTAAATTTACAATTAATAATGGTCATTCTAGTAACTTTACAATTGACAATAACTTGACAAAATCAAAATTAATGATAAATAAAGTTGGTTAAATATATTAACATATAAATGTTTAAATTTTATATGTTAAATTCACTTGATAAGCATAAATATACTACTACTTCCAATTAATAAAATACATAATATAACAAAAATAATAATAAAAGTCTTTTTATTTGTAGAATCAACATCAGAATCAACATCAGAATCTATATTATCTGAGTTAAGAGCCATTGCATCTTGTGCAGGTTCAGTTACGGGTGCAGGACTTATAGATGTAGGTTCAGATACTGGTGCAGGACTTATAGATGTAGGTTCAGTTACGGGTGCAGGACTTATAGATGTAGGTTCAGTTACGGGTACAGGACTTATAGATGTAGGTTCAGGTGCTGGTGCAGGACTTACAGGTGTTGGTTGCACAGGTGCAGTTACAGGCGGAGACACAGGACTTACAGGTGTAGGTAATTTAGGTTTGCATTCAAGGTCATCTACGTATACCCAACTCCAAATTCCTTGTGTTCCTCCTGCTGGTTTATCGTAAGTTTTTTCTAATACTTTTTTATTATTTAAATTATCACCTATTTTAGAATTTAAATGGTTAACTGTATCTTCCCATTCACGTTTATGTGCTTGAACTTTCCTTGAATAACGCCTTTTTTCATTAATACACCCATCATCTTTCCAATTCTGGTCTAACCATTCTCCTAAACATTTATTGTCTTCAACTATAACAATTATCCACATACCTGCAGTGCCTTTATGTTCTCTAAATACATTTGTTACTTTACCATCCTTAAAAGAACTTCCTACTTTAGGAGTTTTATCACTAGCAATAAGTATATCTGCTGCTAATTCCCAATTACTCATACCTTTATCATTTACTTGTCTGGCATATCGCTTAGAACCATCAGCTTGACATCCATCATCATTCCAATTATTGCCATGATAATCCGGTTGACAACCGGTATATTCAACCTTTGCCACACCCCATACTCCAAATGCATTTTTATCTTTGAATTTTTCTTTAACTAATTTATTTTCAACTTTATCACTAATTAAGTTTTTAACAACATAGTCACCTGCTGTATCCCAATCACGTTTATGTGCTTGAACTTTTCGTGAATACCTACGTGTTTGGTCTCTTTGACAACCATCGTCTTTCCATGCATTGTCAAACCATTCTCCAAAACACTTGTTGTCTTCAACTATAACAATTATCCACATACCTGCAGTACCCTTATGTTCTCTAAATACATTAGTTACCTTACCTCCATTCCATTCTTGACCAACTTTAGGAGTTTTATCACTAGCAATCAGTATGTCTGCTGCTAATTCCCAATTACTCATACCTTTATCATTTACTTGACGAGCATATCGTCTAGACCCATCAGCTAAACACCCATCATCATTCCAGTTATTTCCATGATAATCCGGTTGACAACCAGTGTCTTCAACCTTTGCTATACCCCATACTCCAAATGCATTTTTATCCTTGAATTTTTCTTTAACTAATTTGTTTTCAACTTTATCACTAATTAAGTTTTTAACAACATAGTCACCTGCTGTATCCCAATCACGTTTATGTGCTTGAACCTTTCGCGAATACCTACGTGTTTGGTCTCTTTGACAACCATCGTCTTTCCAATTTGGGTCTAGCCATTCACCAAAACACTTGGTGTCTTCAACTATAACAATTATCCACATACCTGCAGTACCTTTATGTTCTCTAAATACATTTGTTACTTTACCATCCTTAAAAGAACTTCCTACTTTAGGGGTTTTATCACTAGAAATAAGAATATCAGCTGCCATTTCCCAATTACCCATACCTTTATCATTTACTTGTCTAGCAAATCGTCTAGAACCATCAGCTAAACAACCATCATCATTCCAATCATTACCGTGAAAATCCGGTTGACAACCAGTGTCTTCAACCTTTGCTATACCCCATACTCCTAAAGCATTTTTATCTTTGAATTTTTCTTTAACTAATTTATTTTCAACTTTATCACTAATTAAGTTTTTAACAACATAGTCACCTGCGGTATCCCAATCACGTTTATGTGCTTGAACTTTTCGCGAATACCTACGTGTTTGGTCTTTTTGACATCCATCGTCTTTCCAATTAGAATCTAACCATTCACCAAAACATTTGGTATCTTCAACTATAACAATTATCCACATACCTGCAGTCCCTTTATGTTCTCTAAATACATTAGTTACCTTACCTCCATTCCATTCTTGACCAACTTTAGGGGTTTTATCACTAACAATAAGAATATCAGCTGCCATTTCCCAATTACCCATACCTTTATCATTTACTTGTCTAGCAAATCTCCTGGACCCATCAGCTAAACAACCATCATCATTCCAAT